TATCTTTATGCCATCGCCGTCGATTCAGGTTACGAGGAAATCGACCTAACGTATCTTCGCAAAGTTACCGACGATAGCAGCGTCATGTGGACAATGTACCTTGGCGAGTATGCGAAGAAGACAGGAGTCAAACTCGTTGATCGGGCTTCGGTTCGCCGGAACGGAACCTGGGGCAAGGATATGACGAAAGCGATCATCAAAAATGCCGCTAAGATTCGCCGTAGGTACGACAAAGAACAAGCTGCACCCGTAGATCATGAACCACCGTTTGGCGTTCTTCCGCCAGACTTTGGAGGATAGTTGGTCGGGGTAGGAAGAATCGAACTTCCGACCTCTCGTTACCGAAACGAGCGCGCTACCAGACTGCGCTACACCCCGACAAATGTGATAAAATTTTGGAATGAAAAAGCCAGCTAGTCTCCACCTTTAGGCGGACTAGCTGGCTTTAACTGGCTCCGTGGGTAGGATTCGAACCTACGACCAAGTGGTTAACAGCCACCTACTCTACCGCTGAGCTACCACGGAACAGAGGGCATTTCGCCTCTGAACTTGTAATTATATTTATACTTTATTGACGCGGTACTGTCAATAAAGTATTTTGCGTAGGCTTACTCATATGCTCGTAAGAGCTTATGGTCAGGGTTCGAACCTGTTACACGCAAATCCAACAGCCGTAAAATTTCGTTAGCGCGTCCGCCCGATTTCGATGGGCAGGATTTCCAGATTAGCCGCCTTCAGTTCGGCTTCCGCTTCGGGATACCGGGCGATGATTTCCTTGATTTTGTCCCATTCGGCTTTCTTCAGGACAACAACGTCCTTACCTTCACCGAAGATGATAATGTCGTCGTTGATGTCCATGAAACAATCTCCAAATGAATGACTGTATAGTATCATTCTATTCAGTAACGTCAAGTAAAAAGTTGGTCGGAATAGCAGGATTTGAACCTGCGACCCTTTCGCCCCCAGCGAAATGCGCTACCAAGCTGCGCCATATTCCGACAATACCGGGCTCTCTCCAACCAGCCGCCAATGGAGAGACTTTCGCCCCTGGATTGTCACGGGTTCCAGGGGACCAATTTCTAGGCGCCCCTCTTTGAGGGAGGGACCTTGCTCCAACAACCGCTATGTCGGACCTTCATTCGCTTGGACTTACCGGTTCATCACCGTGCCGAGTTGGGAGCGGGAGTAGTGCTCGCATCTACCAGATATTCCAGCTTATGAGGCTGGTGACTAACTATCTTGTCCTTCCCGCGACTTTGAGCTTGAAGTTTCCTTCAAGCAATAGTAATAACTTAAATGGTTGGGGAACTAGGACTCGAACCTAGAATTCTGAGACCAAAGCCCAGCGTGTTACCATTACACCATTCCCCAACAGAAAAGTTATGCGAAGTACCACGGTTGATACTTGGCGCAACTTTCCTGTCACCCCGCCGCGATCATCGTCGCCACGGCGGGGTGTACTGTTTGTTTTTTCAACAATGTCAAAGACCGACACAACGCTCATACTATTAAAGTGCCCGAAACGCCCGTAGGCGGGTGGAGTTGCCAACAGTCAGAACAAGCCTACAGGGCTTGGTGACTGTATTTCTTCCCATATCAGACTGCTAAGCACGAAATGATTCCCATGCACAGGAACGGCACTGTTCCCATCTGATAATATTCAGGCACTCAAAAAGTATGAGTGTTATGTCAAAGACCATTTCCTTACCTGCCTCCCCGGTCATCGAAACAGCCGGGGAGGCAAATCAGAAAATTTTGCATTGGAATTTCTTCCTCTGCGAAAGTGGCGGTGCTGACGGGGATTGAACCCGCGACCCTCGGACTGACAACCCGATGCTCTCCCACTGAGCTACAGCACCACTTGGAAGTTGATAAGGCTTCCGGTTAGAGTTAAAAATTTGGTAGTCCCTGCTGGACTTGAACCAGCGACCCTCGCCTTATCAAGACGATGCTCTACCAACTGAGCTAAAGGACCCCATCAGGATTTCGGGCATTAAAAAAGCCCCCAGAACTTTACGTTCAGGAGGCTCGGTACCCTAAAACTGATGATATTCAGTTTACACGTACATGCCTCCGAGACCCGGTTGATTGACGGGTTGGTTCGCAAAGTCACGGATCATCACAGCGGCGGCTGGAATGCCCGCGCTGGTGATATCTGCAACAATGTGGAACGAACGAGTCATTGAACTGGTGGTCTCCAAAAATGGGTTGCGAGCCGCCTCAGTGGCAGTTCGTATTTCTATTTATCTCATAACGACGAGTGAGCGTCAATAATAAAATCAAATTTTCGATAAAATAATTTCCTGTTAAAAATCAGGTACTTAGTTTTCGAATTTGATCATATTACCGGGGACGATTATTTCGCCGTTGGGGGCTTGAAGCATTCCGCTTTGCATTGGGTTAGTGAATGCCGCGACCGGAATGTAAGATGGTTTCAGAACACTTCCAACGCCGTTCTTGATCTTATGGAGAGCTTGAACTTGGTCGCCCTGGCTGTACGGGGTTCCGGGGGCGATGGCATAGATATAGGTGTTCCCGTTGGCATCGTGACCAATGGAGAAATTTTGGCTGGCGGTCGTTGGCTGGCGCGTATATCCACCCGTATTGATGACGGCGGCGTCTGTTGCGCGTCGCGGTTCATAAGACGTGTAAACGCGGGTGAACTGCATGGTCGCAGGATCGTAGTCCATGGCGAATATGCTGGCGCCCGTGGAAGTGCCACCTGGGACCGCGCCCGGTGACGAGAGCGGGGCGCCCTGACCAAACATATAAAGACGATTGTTCGTCACAAAATTTTCACGTCGGAAAATAGGTAAGGTTGTTGATGCATCGGTGGATGGGTTAGTTACCGATCCGAACACATTTGCCGAAGTGGTGGCGTTCCGATAAACGCGAACTGTAGCCTTTGGCCAATTATATAGTCCGCCGGTTCCATAGGCTATTACGAGATCGTCATTCGGCATGAAACACATATCGGAGACCGCGACATTGGTCAGCGGAACCGTGTATATGAGTGCCATTGTGTTAACGTCCACGACGTTGATTTGACCGGTGGCGTAATCCGTACCGTTCATATACCACTGAGCCATTTTCGTACCATCATCGCTAAGGGCATATTTCAGCCCGACGCCTGCGACGGATGGTGTCGTTGCACTAAAAGTTTTATACTCGAAAACCTGTAGAGAATCGTTGAACTGATAATAGAATACACCTGTGGTTCTCAATCCGCCATTATATCGAGTCAACCCGTATATTACCGTTTTCCCATTACGAGACATGAATGCAAATGCACTATCGTAAGACCCTGCACTTGGGTTATTCCAGCGGGCTATCAAATCATCGGTAAAAATTGGCGTACTTTCTAGAACACCATTTACATCAAATTTGCTGATGCTCAAAAGAGTCGCACCGTTCCCAGTGAGAACGTATTGTCCACCTTGCGCACAAGTATACCGAAATGCCGATCCGTTAGAACCAATGGGGAGCGCATACGCAGTACCATTGTTCACACGATTACTAAACGTGGAAAAACTCGGACTCGTTGTGATCGTTGCCTTGTTGGGCTTGAATTTTAAAATGTGGCGATATAACATTACTGGTAATACTGCCCGATTTGATTCAATAGATAGGTTGATCCACCATCAAATGTGAAGAACGTGTACACGTCCATCGCGTTTGGTGCAGTGGAAACGATGTATTGTTCGTCATTTGGAGTGCGGCAATTGGCAGGGAAAGTCACAGAGTAACCACCTGTGGCGTTTTGTCGAATGACAACGATGCCTGTATAGGTGCGCGTTGTTTGTGTCGCATTCGAGAAAATCAAACTCGTGGAACCGACTAGTGTCAAGTTGTAAAGGTTGTTCGACGTTCCGATGTCCATGACGTAGTTACCAGATACGGCACTGTTGGAAATGACGACTTCGAAGTTGTCACCTTTGGGACCAATCGGACCCGTGTTGCCTGTCAAACCCGTGTTGCCGGTCGCGCCAGGAGAGCCAGGAAGCCCTTGAATGCCTTGGATGCCCTGCACCCCTTGAGGACCAGCGGGGACCGTTCCTGCGACGACTGTGGCGTTATTTGATAGGGTGAAAGTCAGAACACCCGTGCTAGAATTGACAGCAGCATTCGTAACGCCAACGCCTTGCGGACCTTGGACACCCGCGTTACCAATCGGACCTTGGATGCCCTGAATACCTGGGATGCCGGGCGAGCCTGGGTTTCCTTGGACGCCCTGAATACCCTGGATACCTTGAACACCCGTGTTGCCTTGGGGTCCTTGTGGACCAGCGGGACCGGGCGGCACGATGCCTGCTTCAACGACCGTGTTATCAGTCAGCGTGAAAGTCAGAGCACCCGTTGTCGAATTGACAACCGCGTTGGAGATCGATGCGCCCGTGACACCCGTGTTACCAATCGGACCCTGCGGACCTGGGGGACCTTCAACCGTTTTAACTGTCGTCGGTTCACCGCTGACACTTACGTTAGCGTCATCGGGAATGAAATAAACAGAAGTGCCGTCAATGCGGGCGTCATTAATATCAGGCATAAAAAATCACCAATTAGCGTATGATGATATTTATGCCCTGACCAAATTAAACGATTTGATTTTTGTAGCCCGAATCGGTACGATGCTTGGATGAATGCTAATAATATCGTGCGCTTCACCGGAGACATCGCCACCATCCATCATAACCTGATGGCATGGCGCCAGCGCGTGACCGATCTCACCCGGATTGGAGAGCTTTCGCATATCGCAAAGCAATGCACGTACATTCATGACTCCGCTTGGATGCAACAAAAACCGGCTTATCACATTCTGTCGAATGTTCGTGACGAAATCGAAAAGAAACGCCTGGAATCCAAAGTAAAAGGCTATGGCGGCAATGATGTAGACTTCAATTTTACGGTATTCATTATTCCGTTTCGTGGCAAAGTTTACGGTCATGTTTCTTATAATATAACCGCATGGGCTATGGAATTCTACGATCTGCCTTGGGTTAGCCATGAACCGTATTTCTATACGGATAATTATCCCGATGGGATGACAGAGACCCAATGGAAAGAGCGCGGGAATCTGTATGCTGACATGATATACAACGACTACAATTCATTCAAAAACATTTCTCTCGTCGCCGAATGCACCGACGACCGGCATATCACGTTTGAGATCGATGAATTGTTGAAATATGTTCCATCGAATGCTGAACGCACACACAGTCTTGCACTTAGTAATCTTCGCGATCAATATTTCAGAGAAAACTCAGACGGAACAGAACTATCCAACAAGGATACTTCTCCGATGATGAAGCTGATCTTCGCCGCCGAAGATTGGATCAAGAATGATGCCGTGGGAATGGAACGCCTTCGCCAGACCAAAGAAGCCATCGGTAAGCGACTTCCTCCTATTACCGCTCATGCACTGACGCTTTCTGAAGACAAGGCGGCTTCAGCATGAGCACGTTTGGTTTTCCGATCTCATGGATTGCGGCTTTCCGCACTCGTCAACCTGGGTTCACGATCTATAATCTTTTCCTATGGCGTCATGAGCTTCGGAAAAAAGGTTTGCATATGGGTGTGCGAACAGATTTCAAGATGGTGGTTCGTACCCCTAATCCTTTGGTAAGCTTCCATGACTTCATTCCCAAGCTGACAAACAAGACGTTTGTTGATCGTTGGGATTTCGAGTTTGAAACTTCCAAGGGTCCAGTTACCAAAGAGGGTATTATCGAGAATGGTATAATCGCGCTCGTTTTCTTTTTTGAAAATGAAGAAGACATGGTGAAAGCGAGATTGCTGCTATGAAAATCGATGGCGATCTCATGGAAGAAGACATCATCATCATCGAAAAGTTCATGAGCTACATGAACGATCATGGTGTCATTTCAGTTCATGAACGAACCGCAAAAGATATTAAAGAACTGACTGTGGTTGAAGATGTCATGCCGGGCGTTCGCGTTGAATGGTCTCGCGAATATACCATGGGTATTCCCTGGCATCCCCGAGACTCCATTCGGTTCATTCACACGGACCACAACATTTCATGGACGGCTCACTTCCATACGGGAGTCAATAATGAAACCGTGTTTGTGCGATTTGCCGGAAGAAGCTTCGTCCCGGTCATGGATGATATCGCCTTCTTGAAACTCAAGTTTTCAGATTACGATCACCAAAATTGGTTGTGCCCGCGTGGATAATAAGACTCCGGTTCTGGTTCTGTTTGATCCAGAGGACCAACCCGCAAATTATTTTACGATCACGCCAGATCGCGGTGAACGCACTCACATGAACTGGGGCGACATAAAATATTTTCATAGAAAATACGAATTGAAATGGGCGCATAAATTTTTTGTGTTTAGTAAAGGCGGCGGCTTTTCCGACACCCTAAGACGGCTTGAAGTTGGTCCCTTCACCGGTTGTGTCATTCAACGCAAAATCGGTAAAAGAAAAGAGTACGTTGCGTATATGTGGTTCTCTAGCGCAGAGGATCGCGAAGCATTCCAAATGGTTTGGGCATTAGGTAGATGAGATTAGTAGATACCGACGACGCTAAGCGTATGGTCGAACACATGCAATTAGCCATGTCCAGCAACGATGTAAAATATCGCTCCGGTTCCTTCTTGGGCGTGTGGGAAGGTCCGGTTGAAACCAAACAATACGCATATCATCGTACTTTTATACCACGGAAAGTCCGAGACGATTTTCTAGGTCCCACGGAAGTCAAGAATCATATCCTCTTCACGACCGATTGGAGAGTCGAAACCGTGGGGTCCGCATTCAGTTGGGATGATGTCTCAGAAAAAGGCGTTTGGTTTGAAGGAGACTACGACATTTGGCAATACGATTATGCCCTATGTAAGATAAAATTTGGTTAGAAATCAATGGGTTATAAAAAAGTTGACGAAAGCGAATTTTTTTATTGACCATGGGCTATCGTTCTGCGATAAATAGTATTCGAAACACGCCATTCGTGGCACAATCACACCTGTAGGAAACTGAGAAAATTATGTCCTTGTCGTCCACCCTCTCCAAATTGCTGCGTCGCCGTAAGTGGCTTCGACGCGCGGGGAGCCGTGTGCGTGAGGGTATGCCTATCTAACGGATAGGAATTCTCTACTGGCACATTGGAACCCCGGCGACAGAAATGTCTCCGGGGTTTTTCTTTGTCTATTCTACAACTTTTACATCGTGAATCCGATCTACGCCGTTCTACCAACGGTTTAGGTCTCTTAACAAAGCCCCCGGTGCAATCCGGTACCGGGGGCAACTATGAATGTATTTTGCAGGGGTGTAGCTCAGCGGATTAGAGCGTTGCCCTGCGAAGGCAAAGGTCATGGGTTCGAATCCCGTCATCCCTGCAAAGTACATTTTGCGAGTTTAGCTCAGCGGATTAGAGCACTGCGCTTCGGACGCAGGGGTCGTGGGTTCGAATCCTACAACTCGCGCCAACTATTCTTTCGGTTTTGCAGGCGTGTAGCTCAGATGGTAGAGCATTGGTCTCCAAAACCAACGGTCGCGGGTTCAAATCCTGCCGCGCCTGCTAAGCCGAAAGGGCGACTATGGCGGAATTGGTAGACGCGCTGCCCTCAGATGGCAGTGCCCGAAAGGGCGTGGGGGTTCGAATCCCTCTAGTCGCACCAAAATTTAAAACGGTTCATGCGGTCATGGCGGAACCGGTATACGCGCAACGTTGAGGGCGTTGTGGGAGAAATCCCGTGAGAGTTCGAACCTCTCTGACCGCACCAAAAAAGAAGGGCGGCACCCGTAGGTCCGCCCCTCAAGCATTCGGGAATTTGCAAGCAGTGATCCTTCCGATGCAGAAACTTCAGCCTTTTCAAAGGCTTGAGGATGATTAGCTCAGTGGTCAGAGCGGCAGGCCCTTAACCTGCGGGTCCTCGGTTCGAATCCGAGATCATCCTCCAAAATTTTTAGATGCCTGGGGTGTCGCCAGCATCGAAGCCAGCAGCATAACCGGCGGTATATGCATCAAGGATGCACTGAATAACGCTACCATCTGTAGTCAGATGTTCTAGACCATGCGAAGCCAATAGCTCACGTGCCATACCAACCGACTTGATATTTGCAACCGCTTCCTCTAGAGTATCAGCAGATTCTTCGACTTCAATGTCATCGTTTTCTTCGTTGACGTTCTCAAAGAGTTTCATAAATTCGCGCATAGCAATAGTTTCCGAACAATGTTATGCTGTTATTTAGCCTGGAAAGACCATTAATGCCCGTGCATACCGTCACCGACCTTTTGTACGACACGTGTCATGCCTTCGGTGATGTCAAACTTACCGTGGGATACACCATCCCTTTCCAGCTTAAAAACATAATCAAGTTCAATCCTGGCAGACAATATGGCGAACTGGTTTATCCATCGCCGCTTAACGATTGGCTATTCAAAAACATCAGTAGATACGATTACTTCCTCGTTTACGACTATCGTAAGACCGGGAAGTACAAATACTATTTCCTCTTCAAAAATGAAGAAGACGCCTTCCTCTACAAGATAAAATGGGCTTGACAACACTCTGATATGTGATATTCTCCCATTATTGCTTATGGAGATTCACATGACCGATCAAGCCCAAGAAGACATCCTCGGCTGCGCTAAGACCTTCGCGCTGAACGTCGATGGTCAAATCGAAACCATGGAATTCAACCAGAGCTATTCGGACAGCAAACGCGACACCGAACAGGGTCGCAACGAATACCTGCGTTTCGCCGCTGAATACGTTCGTGGCAAGGCTCTTGCTTGGAACGTGCTGCAAATCACCACCCTGATCAAGGACCGGGCGACCGGTCAGTTCGTCGTCGCCTCCGTCTGGAACCAATAACATGAGCAAGCAAGTCAAGACCCCCGCTGGTCCCCAAAAGCTGCGCGTCACCAAGACGATCACCGATGACGCCTACGTCGAAGGCAGTTTCGATGAAGTCATCAAGCGCATCAATGAACTGCGTACGCAACATGAAGGCGCGGGCGTCTTCACCAATATCCGCTTCGAATACGTCGGCGTCGATTATGGTCCCTATTCGGAAACCACCGACAAGCAATATCTCGGCTTGGTTGGCGACCGACTGGAAACCGACGAAGAATTCGAGAAGCGCGTGAAGCTGGAACGCGAGCGCGAAGTGTTCGTTCTGGAACGGGAACGCCAGGAATTCGAACGCCTGTCGAAGAAGTTCCGGGGTCAATGATCGACGCCAATGCCATGAATATGCACTCACTCCCTCTACCTAGAACGGTAGATGGAGTAGCGTGCAAAACCGTCTGGGTGAATGGCACGGGTTGGGTTCCTATTCCCGAAAATGAATTGGGTCAATGGTTGGCTCAGAACATCAAAGGCAAATGGGAAATTATTTTCCTGGCGCCGTCATTTCAGATTCAAGCCATCGTCTTCGATGATGACACCGATGCCGCGTTGTACAAACTGAAGTGGGACCGGAAGCTTTTGAAATCGGAATGGTTCTGATGGAGATCGAGAAAACCACTCTGCCCAATGGCGATGAAATTTATTTGGTTGCCATTAAGTGTGGCATCAAAGATCACGTTCACAACCATCCGAAACGTGTCCAATGGATTAAAAAGCATTGCCCGCAACATGAAGTTTATTGCCAATATGTTTGGGGCGGTAAATATGACATCATCTATTACTTTGATTTGGTTGATGATGCCTTCATGTTTGTTCTGAGTTTCGGGAGTGACCAGCTTTTGGCTTGGTGACGAAATTAGATTTTGACATCAAAAATTTCGTATGGTACTTTCTAAACAGTGGCTTAGGTCACTGCGCGAGTGTGGCGGAATTGGTAGACGCACTAGATTTAGGTTCTAGCGCCGAAAGGCGTGGAGGTTCGATTCCTCTCACTCGCACCAAATTTTTCGAGGATTGAATGAACAACCTTGGTTCACAAGAAATCATCTTCGAAAACTACGTCAATGGTCGATTGGATAGCTCCAAGACGCTAAACCGAACCGTGCTCGAAAGACCCGATGGCAGTTTCTTTATTCGCGAACTGAGAGGTTCTACCGAAGTGAAGAAACGCAAGGGCAAGTATTACGTCAGAATTGATTATTCAAACATCAAGACTACCAAAGAAGTGTTTAAATTTTCGGATTATGGCGGAACACGCGGCAAAAGAACTTGACACCAAACCACCCTTGATCTAGGATCAAGAATACTTTCTGTGAGGCTCTATGGCGGAACTGGTAGACGCGGTAGACTCAAAATCTATTGCCGAAAGGCGTCCCGGTTCGACTCCGGGTAGAGCTACCAGAAAGTAAACTTGTGAGCGGGCGTGGCGAAACTGGTAGACGCACCAGACTTAAAATCTGTTGGGCATAGCCCGTGTCGGTTCGATTCCGACCGCCCGCACCAAGTATTCTGTAGATGCTATTGTATCATGAGGTTGATGACAGGATCGTCACTTGTAATGCCTAGTGGATGATGGGATTCTGGAAAACCAGCTTATTGAGAAGGTTGGTATTAATTTTCGGCTAACTGCATTCAGATAGCATCTTCACAATACTTGACGAAATTATCGTAACATGCGATAATTATTCTATGCGTCAACAGGCAACTCTTATTAGGCTTCCAAAGCCTCGTGAACCGGATCGACAACGATTTCGGGACATCATGTTGCCTGATATTCTGACCTCTGTCAGTCATCCCCAAAAATTTAGTTGTAAGCGCGGACGTAACAATGATTACGTCACTTTCAAGCCGGAAGTGTATGCGTGGATCATGTCATCTACGCATCCGAAGGCTAAGTTCAAAATCATCATGCGGATGATGCGCGGTGATGACCCGGATTATGATCCGAAGGCGTCTCATTTCATGTTGAGTGTTCAACGCGACGATGATGCTTTGTTGTTCAAGATGAAGTGGCTATCGTGATCGGGCTCGGTCCTCATAAAGACACTGATCCGAAAATCGTCATCGAAATGGATGATGAAATTGATTTGGAACAGATGCGGATTTGGCTTCAGAAAAACTGCATAGATCGGTGGAATTACGATACTATGTGGAAATGGTATGACGATGGTCCCGACTTACTAATACAGTTCCTTTTTGAGAGCGAGGAAGATGCAATCATGTTTGCATTGAAGTGGGTCTGATGGCGCGCGATCCGCACTCTGATACAATCCCGAACGTTATAGTTGCATTCACTTATGATTCGATGCAGCAATTTGTGAGCAATCGCGCAACGTTTCAAATGTTATATAGTTGGTTGCGAGACAACTGCACGTCTCGTTGGAAGTATCATACGGACTATAAAAAGCGAGACGGTGATTTTTCGGCAACGACAACGTATATGTTTGAGAGCGAAGAAGACGCCATGATGTTCAAGGTGAAATTCGGATGATACATCCTATTCGGCGGCGCGATATAAATGGTTTACCGCTTCATAACTTTGCGAAATATCCGCATCGGTTGACCCATCAATTTGAAAGTTTTCAAGCCATCGGTCTGGCTGAAGATTGGCTACGAAAAACGTGCAAGGATGCCGAGGGGCTTCCTGCGTATGTTTTGGCGGCGCGATTGTTGGAAGGGAAAGTGGTCTATTACTTCCGATTTGAAGAAGACGTTATCGCATTCAAGTTGAGATTCGGATGACTACGAGTTGGAAATATCCTCATTGCGTTCACTTGATAACATACGAGAACTATGTGGAAGCAATTACCAAGTGCAAGAATTGGTGTAACACAAACAATATGATGGTCAATGATTGGCTATGCTCGGATGTTGAAATCAACGAGAACACCAAGCGTGTAGACCTTACCTTTAGGTTCATTGATGAACACGACGCAGCATTGTTTCGGTTGAAGTTCGGATGACGTTTGATGATGTATCCGAGTTGGGAATCCAATGTCGCGGTGGTGTTGGTATTACCACTACGACCTGGGCGGTGACTGATAGTCCCACTTTTCCTTCTGAAAATTTTTTTGAGTTTCCGTATTACGGTTTCAGTCCGTTCCATTCTTACCATCGGCTGCACCCCACGGCGTTGCAATGGTGTTACGATCACGACGTTGATGGGATATTCGTTTATCCAGCAGGCGGCTTTGAACATGGGGCGTATATTATTTTTAGAACTGTAGACGAAAAGATGCTGTTCATGCTTAGATGGGCTGGCGCCCAAGTATAAGTAATATTATGGACGCTATCTTTCTGGGTTGACGGTGTTACCGATCCCCAGCGAACCTTTTACGGACCCGACTTGCTTAGCATTACCAACGAAATGCTTGTTGCTTTATCGTTGGTCTGCGCGCGGTACTTACGATTACATCTTACATCCCGACATTCGGGTATGGTGTGCTCACAATCTTCCCATGCATAATGGCTATGCTTTCTTCAAGCACGATGCGGTTGAGGTTGCCGGGAAGCATGAGTTTGATTTCAATTTTAGGTATGACAGCTACTATTCCGACGTGCTATATTTTCTCAAGTTTGACACTGTAGAAAATCTCGTACTGTTCCAATTGAAATGGCTTTAACGAACTGCCTCATCATTCCGTATGAACAACGTTGGAAGGTGATCGACGCAATGACTCATTTCGAGTTGTTGGGCGGCGTTTACTCCGAAGAAGTTTTGACTACGGAAATGTATCAAGAGATCGAGTATTGGCTTAGCGATCAAAATATTGTATATCAATATTTTGGAGCGGTTGGTACTGGTATGGATAAAGCATCCGAACTTGAAGCAGCCTATATCCTATTCGAGAAAGAAGAAGATATGGCTCTGTTCAAGCTGAAGTGGTTCTGATGTTCAAAGTCAAGATTGTGCGTGAGGACAAAGTTACGATCTTTGATCGTAGCATGGCGTTTCGTTGGGACACTGAACAAGAGCGCACATATCTGCTTTATCAATCTCGCATGGGTAATTCACCGTCTTTTTATTTGAGTCTTACCAGTAACGTGCGTGATTGGTGCAAGAAACACTTGTCCAAATGCCCATCTATTGCAGGATATTCGTATCATCTTCCCTATTATATCGACTTTGAGTTTGGTTCGGAAGAAGACTACGCTCTGTTTAAATTCAAATGGCTTTGATTTTCTACTTGACGCTCTAACAAAAATTCTGTAGAAAAACACATACCACCGTGGACCGGTAGCTCAGTGGTAGAGCATCCGACTTTTAATCGGATTGTCGTGGGTTCGATCCCCACCCGGTCTACCATTTTTTGAGGGGATTATACGTGTCCAGAACATGCAGGACGGTTAAGCCCTCACCCGAAGGAAGTTCGTACTTCGAAATCGATTCAGATTTCTTCGCTTATCATGAACAGCCGGGCGACCTGTTGGTTGACGATGAGATTCTTAGCGATATCTGCGATAACCGACTAGAAATTATCAAAGAACTGATGGTTGAGGGCTCTCCCATCGACTTTGAATTACTGTACTGCAACGGCGAGTGTGTTTACGTCGTCCGGTGTAAGTCCGAAGAGGACGCGGCTGTCTTCAAGCTTAAATACTTCTGATGAGTGACTGGGATGGTATTGACTTAGTATACGATGCCGTTTGGACATCGGATAAACGGGTTGAATATCTGTTTCTGACCAAGCTTAGATATACCTACGATCCCGAACATGACGTGATTTTATGGACAGCCAGTAATGTTTCTGATAAATTATATGACACATTAGAAGGTTTCCCGCACACTCTATATGTTGAGAGACCGATCAATGATCGGATTATCGTTCGGTTTCACAACGTAGATGACGCGGTATACTTCAAACTTAAGGGCGGTTTAGTCCGCGTTATGTATTCATGAAAGTCTATCCTGCCGAATTTCGAGTCCACGGCGTTGAGAAAAATAACGCAAGTGTTCTCTGGCACAACAATCCCCGAAACATCAAGATTTGTCATCGCTGCGTCATCATCCATGACATGAGCAAGGAAGCCAATTTCGAAATTTTGAAATGGCTGTATGATCGCAATCTTCAAAACGTAGAATTTTTCATCACTCGCGATGACACTCCGGTTCGTGTATTCCGGTTCTGGTCATCCGAGGAAGCTGTAATGTTTTTGATGAAGTTCAGTCATTACACCGCTAAATAATGAATGCGCGATCTCCTAAATCTTCTTGAGGACTTTCATCGTCCCGAATCCATTCTAGACACAGACCCGGCTTTTGCAGCATGGTTCGGTGATGGCATCTTCAAGGGTTCCGGTGGTCCTATCCCGATCTTCCACCAGACCGGAAAGCAAAACGTAGACTCCATCAAAGCAAACGGTTTCGACCTGGGGCGCGTAGAAGCGCGCGGGACGGATGAACAAATGCCCGATGGCGTGTTCTTCAAGTTCAATATGAATGACATCGGTCTTGGTCATATTGATGTCAACCAACGTGCGCAGATGCGTTTCTATACGCGCGCCAAGAACCCATTGTTCGTACGCAATCGGGCTGAACTATCCGACTTCCTTCATCGCGATCCTTTATACGCCGCAACTATCGAAGTGATGGTTGAGGATGACAAACGCCTTAAACACAAATTCGAGGAAGCCGAAAAAGCAACCGATTTTGCAGAACGAAATGAAGGAAATAGAGAAGCACGAAACCAAGCTTATAAAAATTTAGATGAATTATTGCGTCGATGGAGAAAGGTCGAGCGCGAGAATGCCGCGAAGGCTCGCCATTACGCAACTAAATTTTTGAAGGCTGAAGGCTACGATAGTCTTGTCATGGAACAAGACGCGGGTGGTTTCCGCCAAGCTGCTATCAAGACCTTGGTTGTCTTTGACCCGGCTGACGTTAAGCTCGCATCCCAAAAAACTTTGGATGAAAAATTTGAAGGTGGTTTCAAGGGTGACGATGGTCCGGTTGAAGTCTATTCAAATCCTTCTCGCGTAGAGTTTGCTGGATTGCTTAAGCCGCATGGCGCCGTACGAGGCTTCTTGGATGGTGCTATGATGTATGCCTGGGATGGCTACATTGCTACCCACGAGAACGTTGATACCAACATGGGTCTGTGGGGTCAGCGTTTCGAAATCTTCGCCAGTGGTTCGGAGGGAAGATATTATACCGGTGGACAACTGCGTATGGTATTATACTGGAACTATGATTACGAAAATCCTTCGTACCCGGATGGGCATTCGGAATTCGAAAGCTTCGATGCCGTCAAAGCCTGGGTCTTGCAACTTCCGTGCATTAAGCGTTTGGGTTTGAATTTGGAAATTGAAAAAGGTTAAATTTTGAATATCGCTAAGCTCATGAACTGCGAAGACTTTGTAAAAGTTGTCTTCAAAGATGCTGACTCCATTTGGGAAATGAAAGAATGGCTCAGTCAGAAAATGCCCACTGCACGAATGGTTGAAGGCGTACAAGTCTTTGCGGCGGGCTACTCTACTAGCGGGGGTGCGAGACCTCCATATTACAGTGCCGATATCGTTTTCTTCGAAGAAGATGAACAAGCCATGTTCTTGATGAAATGGCAGGGTGACGGCAATAGCATTTCGGCTACTGAAGAATAGCCTTGACATAACTCTCTAGCGTGTTAAAAGGTATGTATTGGTTAGATACATAAGGAACTGACATGCGCGAGATCAAGGAACCGGCTCAAGTCATTCGTCGCACCAGCAAGGGTGTGTATCGCGGCGTGGATTTCTATCCGAACGCTCTGTACGCCAATCTGGTGATGCTCCTGGCTCGTAAGAACGGCACCAAGGTTCGGTCGTTCCGCAACGAAGCGCAGGGCTACACGGTCCTTCTGGTCCCGTCCTATCAGCCCGCCTACGATGACAACTTCCAAAAGATTCAGGACGCGGAACAAATGATTCCGTCTACGATGGTCCTGGCTATCGATTCGGTCAGTGAAGAAACCGCTCGTCATATCATCGCCGGGTTCGTGGAAGCCAAGTAATGCTGATGAACGGACGGCGAGTGGACACCAGCAAGCATGTTACGGTTCTCTTTGAACCGGGGCACAAGGCTTTCTATGTGTTCACCAGCCAGTTCACCCCCGAAGAACATTTATGTATCCATTTTGAAGCGGGAAAGTGGTTTCACGAAAATTCACCCCGGATCATGGGATACGCCGTTGTCGAGCGTTCGGTGATCTACGACGAAGATGGAAAACAATGGTGGAAAGTCACTTTCCACGACGAAGACCAAATGGTACATTTCCGGCTGAAATTTGGTTAGGGTTTCTTCGACAACTGGTTGACATAGGTACATTCCTTTTTGTCACCATCTTTGCAGGCTTGGTAGTGTTGGTTGTAGCTCAGTTTTTTTGAGCATGAGTCACCCCACTTCCAAGCCTTCGAACCCCATTCAAAAATTTTATTAGCATCCCACGTCGCAAGAACGGCGTCGGCGGGCAAGTCAGCGGGCTTGTCGTCGGAGCAATCGTATTGCTTTGCCTGGACAGCGGGCGGCTTGGAGTTTGCTAGCTTAATCTTCGTTTCTGGATTTCTTTTGATCGTTCCGCAGCTTGCGAGCGCGACGCAGCAAATCATCATCATTAAATGGCTTAGCTGTTTTTGCATTGGTTTCTTTCTTAACTACAACTACCGGCTTGGCTTGAGCCAGTTTCTTTTCTAATTCCTCGATTTGTTTTTCGTTATGCGACGCGCGAGCCGCAGCCAATTGAGCCTTGGTTTGTACGTCCGCCAATTCGGATCGTACGCCGTTGGATGCAGTCGCCGCAACAAACAGAATGATTAGCAAGGCGGTCACACCGAACGCCAAGCGCATCAACAGCTTACCTAGGGATTTAAGAAAATTCATAAATGTCATGTTATGTCCCTGTACCTCAAGGATATTTAGGCGGGTTTTCGAGTGATTATCTCTCTACGAAATTTTTTTCGTAAAATAGTGCTTGACAGAAAATAAGAGTGGATATAGATTGGGGACATAGAGAGACGGCGGTAACAAACTCTCTCTGGTCTTTGAAAATTTGAACGAGATTTAGGGTTAGTCTTGACCCTTCTGGCTCCCTTCGCTCTCTATGGTAGGGCGGATAGTCGGAAGTAAAGCTAAACAAGACACACCGGATGCTGTAATGCATTCGATGAAACCATGGGATCACAACGTGGCTTAGGTAAATTAGCAAGTGATTAGTTTGGTTTTGTTTGGTCTGATCGCGCCTTTCCCCCGAGAGGCAGACACCTTCGCGACTGATAACGCCTCCAACGAGGAAAGTTCAGAAGCTTCGCTGTCAATAGCTGGAATAATAATGCGGTGTCCAGTGTTGGTAGAAGATCAGACCAGACAAAAATAAATGCTTGACACTAGTTTGAACTAGTGTAGAGTGTAGATGAGAAACACGGCGCGGTTGAGGGTGTGACCGGTAAGTCCAGTGATACTTGAGTGTTGATGCGCTTGCGCTCCACTCACTTTTATTCTTGGTCTTCGGATCAAGATAGGTAGGGACGTACATCGGACTGGTTCTGTTATCAGTCTGCGTTTGAAAATCTCTGGTGGCTAAGCCTTCGGCTGATCCCCAAACTCGTGGAACGTAGTGAAGCGGGTGAGAGACCGACCTAAAACAATTACTTGGCGCGGTGCTGAACCGTTAAGTCCAAAGAGACGGTGGAGCAGCCAGGGAGCACCTTGGAGGAATGCCGACAGTGGGAGTAGCGACCCACCCACAATCAGACTGGTCAGCGCACCGGTCCTAAGCGGATGGAGTAGTGCCCATAGCGCAGGAGCGGTAAGCGGGTCCTTCGGGAAGCCAGATTCGAGTCCCATGCTGCACCGCATGAGATAGATGAAGGTGATACCGTAAAATTTGCCTGAATGGGCAAACGAGTAGACGCCGAGGTACGGGAAGTGATATCACCCGGAGATAGGCTGAAAAAGCGGAGTCAAAACCTGCGTGGTCGAAATGCCATGACGCAGGGGGTAGGTTCCGCCTTCACACTTTGGCTTTGGGATTGCCCCGCGCGAGCGATCCCGTCGAAGAGGGAAGTGCCCCCGCCAATTCGCCCGATGGGCAAGGTAAGCTTGCGGAACGAGCGCGCATATGTTGGACTTGATGAAAATCAGGGATCATGCTAGTCGTGACAGGTCGGAGAGTACGATCAACAGTTTTGCCCGATGGGCACACAAGTTCGAAGTAGCTCAGATGATGAGACTAGGCGGGGTAAGTTAGGAGACCTTCGGTGTCTTAATGACCGCTTACATCAGGCTTCAATCGTTATGAACTGATTGCGGATGCATACGCACCAGTAAGAAACGGTTGAGGGGCAAGAGCGTCCTGCTAACAGCGGGAGAGGACGGAGGTATAAATCCTCCCTTCGATATCCATTTGCTCGAATGAGCATCAAAGTTCGAAGTAGCTCAGACCCGATGTCGTGGCGCCGCGACTAAACGGGGGCAAACGAAAGTTTGTGCAAGAGCGGTCGCTAGTTCGGCGAACGGTCGGGGGTAAAAATCCTTCCTTCGGAACCAATTCGCTCGCAAGAGCACACTTATCGAAGAGACGAAGCATAGAGACATGCCATTCCCGTGTACCCGGCGGTAAGGGGCGCATGTTGGGTCAGACCCTCAGTACGCCGGTTTCGCTGTTCTCTTCGACCTTATAAAAGCCCTGGCTTCGGTCAGGGCTTTTTTCGTTTGACAATACAAGTATTCATGATAGTCTAATCAAATATTCTTTTGGAGATATTCATGGCTTTCAAAGGCGATACTGAATTCGTGGGCAAAACCATCTGGGTCGAAGACACCTTGAGCTTCTACGCCGGAAAGAAAGCCGTCATCGAAGAATGGGTTCGCGATAGCGTGGCACGAGTCCACCTTGAAGCCAGCCCGAACATCACCTTCTGTCTGCATATCAGCAAGATCGGGTGGAAGCCCAATGTCTGATCACGAAACCACGACGCAGATTTACGACATCATCGAATCGGTGGCTTATGCCAAATCTACCGACACCGATCTTGCCTTCAAACTTGGGCAAGCCAGGATGTTCCTACATGCCGCGCTCGAAAACAAAGATGCGGCAGTCAGCATGGCGAGCGAAGCTAAGGATAATCTGCTTCAAGCTCGCGAACAACTCTTCACCGTTGTTGCTCTAATTGACGCAGCTACGAAGAAAATTGACGAACTGAAATAACTCCCACTTTAAACATGCACATGGATTTTAAATATCTATGTGCGTGTTTTATTGTGTATGATTTTTGCCTTCCTGGCGACTTCGGTTTATGCGAAGCCGATCAATAATCGCTTCTTACCTCAAACTTCCAAATACATTTCTGCCCCTGCCACTATGAAAGATTTCGCGGCTAGAGACCGTACGTTCATAAAGCGCGCAGCCAAGGGCAAGGCATCCGCAATCACGTTCACGCCCGAACTTCTCAACAGCCTCAATGCGGTGAATAGCGAAGGCAACACGCTCATCACGTGGCGCGATGATTCCGTAACCTGGGGCGACCGCGATCTATGGGATTTTCCCTGCATGAGCAATGGGAAGCTCTACGACGACTGCGACGGCTTTGCGTTGTGGAAAATGCGCCGACTGATGGACCTGGGGGTTGATGCGGCGCCGTTGCTGTTCACGCTTACATACACAGAAACCGGCGGCTATCATGCCGTACTGATCGTTGTTACCACAAACGGAAGCTATGTGCTGGACAATCGCCAGCCACGAGTCATGACAGTCTTACAACTAGAACAATTCGGGTACGTGTTTGACCAACGGGTTGCCAGCGGCAACAACATGGCGGGTCAATGGATCGAACTTAAGCGTAAGCACGAACCTACACCCAAGATGGAAGATAAAGAATTTCCAAAGCCGGGCATACCTGTCGTGAAGACAGAGCCTCCGCGACCGCTTTGCTTACCGCGACCTAAGTCTCTGTGGTAAGAGCGATACGTGACACCCGAACCTGATACGGACAATCGGTTCGTTTATCTAGACCCCAAATCAGAACCCATTGGCGTTCCAGAGGCGGTTCAGGATCGCCGGGATACCCGTCCAGTGTATGATCGTAATAACGCTCTAGGATGAACGTAGGGCTCGGAACCAGGGTCATACGAACCAAGGTACCAGGGGATAGGTTCAGGGGCAGCATGGGGCTTCCTAGAGGCTTATCGCATGGTTAGTTTGAAGTGGGCGGCTTCTTCGTCATCGGTGAATGCGAATAGATCGTTTGTTCGCCAAACCGGGTTCTTACAATTTTTAACGATCCAGCACCATTCTTTTCCGATATCCCATTCACCCACTTCATTAGTAGGTTTCGTGGCACGAACGAATGATACCGTATGTGTGCCCGAACGCGGGAGCATAGGCATCTGGGAATTATCGATATTGCAATCAACAAACCAAGATGAATAATCTTCCAACCATTTCAAGAAATCTTGGCGGCGTTCGTCGGTTGTAAAATAAACAATTTGCCCATTTGTGCCGTTACTCTGCTTTCGCAATTCACGAGTCTGAATCATCACATAGTCATTAATATCGCTCAGCCCGAATGCTTCCGCATACACCGCGAAATGCGTGATGCGAGGCGGGGTTTGATGCGTAGCAGGAGATTGCTTGGTTGACAGAACAACCGGGAAATTGATTTCGAACATGGCGTGACCATATCACACCGAAATATGGTTTACAAAAATTATTGTAAAAAATTTTGGTGTTGGGTATGATGGGTTTGTTGGGAAGTGCGCGCTACTCAACAAAAACGCCCGTCTTCTGTCTGGACGTAAAACGGTGGACAGTCTTTGGGGTTTTATTAGAAAACCCGACGATCCTGTAAGTTGCGCCTAAAATAACTTACTATGTTGGACTGCCATACCTGTCGCGGAAACAGTAGTCCAAGCCTCGCTTAAGGCTTAAATGGTGTCTTGCTAACATCTACAAGGCGGTATCCCTGGCAAGGATACCGCTATAGCTTCTTCACCACGATATCCGTCACGTCTTCCCACATGACCACGATTTCGCTTTCATTGCGACCCGTGAAGTAAGCAAGAACATCCGACTTACGAATCTTGCCGGTAGCCAAGTAGGGATGGCGATCACCGTGCGTGAAACGCTTAGCGAACTTGGTAGCAACCGTTTTGTCGGTCGTCCAAGACATGCCTTCAACGGCTTCCTCATGACCCATGCCTCGATAGACAGTGAACGTGTCTGCCATATCGGCTAGAGCGGTTCGTTCTTCGTCGTCCATGGCAGCTTCGCGCCCCGGCGTGTCCATGGACCATATATCAACCCATTCACCTTGGCACTGATAAATGTTTTCGCTATCGCACCAAGCTTGTCCGATCAATTTCCAAAGCGCGGGTTCTTCGGGAGCCAGATCGAAAACAAGCGTGTATAGCGCATCGATCCTATACGGGCGTTCATGCAGGAAGATATACGAAGACCAGTCCTGATCCGCGATAGCCTTTTCCAAGGCTTGAGTCTTGTGCTCGAATTGCTTGTTGATCCAAGCGTTTTGGAATTCCGAATGAGGCAACGAGATAACCAGCGGGTGATGAAGAACCTTCATCCCCGGAAGAGGATCGTACTCGTTCAAGAACGGCGCGAGCTTCGGATTGAGAGGTTCAATCCGGCTCAGCAGTTCCGCCATTTGATCAAGAGCCGACTTCTCGTCCATTAGTCTTCCCCAACACTATCCACGTGTTGTACCATGAACGCCGCGATCCGTCGATGGTTTTCCGGCTCGTATTGTTGCGGACCAACCCGATTGATCGGGAAGATAGCACGTCGCGAAACCTTCATCGCCATATACAGGCGGTGGAAGGGCAGGAATTCCAAGCCGATGGCATGAAAGTCCGTTCCAGGGGGAGCCGCGAAAATTCGCTTGGCGAGATTTTCTGTAAAATACGTGCGGTTGCCTTCACCCATCGCAAAACAGGGCAAGTGCCGCGTAGCAACCGACGTGAAATATTCTTCGTCTTGCGCCGTCGTATATTCGTTGTTGTTTTGGTGAGGCTTGGGCGTCTTACGTTGTAAGTCCAACGCCTTCGTGTAACGTTCCGAGTTATCTTCCACGCCCGCGAGTTTACCGCAAACATCCATGGTGCGAATGATCAGATCGCGCAACCGGTTTTCTTCTTCGATGATCGGCTTGAATTTGTAGTCAGTCCTCGAAAAATGCATGTACTCAAGCGTCGGAAGCAGATTGTCATAAGCTTCCCGAAGCATCATCCAGGCAAAACAATCCGAGGGCAGATCATTGATATAGGACATACCGTCTTCTAACGTATATTCGGCGCCGCCGATGTCGCGCAAGGCGGCGTCAACAACGACGCACTGTTCAGTAGTCAACCCAACGATACCATAGTCTTCGTTGTATCGAGCCTGATAGAGCGTGGTCACAGGTTCGAACATATCGAGCGGTCCCATCACCAGATGAGTCCATGGACGCTTCTTGACCACCATGAACATGATGTCGGCGCCATTTTCGATGGGAAGGTTCGTGAAACCGCAGACAGACGGAGCACCCATGATTTTATCCTTAAACCAAGTCGTACTTGGTGATTTCAGCGAGAGCGAGGCGTTCAGCGTCTTCGCGCGAAACACCGAGGATCATCATGCTCGCCGTCAAAGCCTGAAGGCGCGCATGACGGGACCGCCTAGGGCGGTCCCACGTGAGGCGTCGTCCGATCACGCCGCTTCGCCACGTTCCAGGGCTTGGGCGGCATAGTACCGCTCGCGCAGTTGGGCGATTTCGTCGTCCAGTTGGGTCTTGTACGCCTTCGACAGGCGACGACGGGGAACGCGGGCGCCGCGCTTCACCTTGTCCAGCGACCAGCCCCACTTCAGCTTCATGAACGCCAGATCGTCATCGGTGCAGGTTTCCATGAAAATGTAGTCCACGTACCGCTTGCCGTTGACGTGGATGTATTCGACCACGCGGTAGCGGTGTCCGCTGGCGGATTCGGCATAGCGCAGTTGCAGCCACGCATGGACTTGATCGGCGTTGACCCGTTCCTTCTCGACGTAAATCTTGTGCTTGTAGACGAGGAAGTGGGGTTCATCCCGGCGGGCGCGACCGAAGTCGCTCAGAACGGTGTGCTGGATGGTGCGGGGAGCCTTACGAGTGCGGGTAGCCATTAATAAATCTCCGTGGTTGCTATGTATGTAAGATATACCAAATAACGAGACTGTCAAGCGGTAATTACGCCCAGAGTTTTTCCAGATGACGAAGAACAGCTTCAACCATTTCTTCGCCATCGTCGTAACTAGTCACACGTTCCCACCAGTTTTCGCGACCGTGGTAAGTGCTGGCGTCCGTAGCAATCTCTACGGCGCGGCGACGCGACGGAACGAGTTTCGCGATGATTTCATCACGACCCTCTTCCTCATCGAAATTGAAACCTTTCGACGCCACAACAGCGGTGGCGATGTCTTGCAAGGTCAGACGAATTTCGATTTTCGCGGTGAGACGAAGCAGCCCGTCTTTCGAATTCGTCAGTTCGTGATGCTTCGCCATAATTAGTCTCCGCTTGACTTCAGTTACGTATATAACACGCCACCAAAATCCGTCAACTACTTTTATATACTGATAAATATCCCCAACAGGAGATCGTTATGAATCTAATTGAAGCCATGCGCGCCGTTCTAGGAACGTCATTTTCCCTTTATCTGATGACCCACGGGGCGCATTGGAACGTGGAAGGTCGAGATTTTTATCAACTTCATAAAATGTTGGAAGATCAATACACCGAAATGTGGGAAGCAAATGATAAAATTGCCGAAAGCATTCGCACGCTAGATGCTTACGCACCAGCCAGTATGGCTCGTTTCTTAGAATTGAGCCGAGTTGAAGAACTTGGCATGTCGCCTATCGACGCAGATGCAATGCTTGTGCATCTGATGGCGTCGCACGAAATCATAGTGGATTTGATGACGGAAGCCCTTCATATCGCTGACGAAATGAATGAACAAGGCATCGTAAATTTGCTAGGTGATCGTATCGAAGCTCACCAAAAGCATCGTTGGATGCTCCGGTCTACCGCCAAAAATATTTAATCGGGGCGCGAGCCATCCATATCGCCATCGGGCCATGATTGCGTGCGAACATCAAAGGCGTCTAATTCTTCAAGCGTTTCCATATTCTCAAGTACCGATTTCATTGCCCAACTAGCGCCGTAGACTTGATTGACATATAACAAAATATATCCAGCCAACGTTACTAGCTTAGTCTGATTAAACGGCACATTGTTGTTATTACTATCACGCCATGTGAGACCGGCTGGCAACGGAATACCAGATGCCATACCAGCCGTCATGCCTGTGATGTTGGCGCGACTACGCTCATCGGTATCCCAGTTGTATCCAAGATACCACAATCCAGAATCAAGCTTGACCTCGCGATATGCGTTGATCTCTTGACGCTTTACTTCTTTTACTTGTTCAATCGAACGAGTATCTACAACCGACAGCAAATTACCATTGCTATCGTAAGTTTCATTACGTGTTGCCATTAGAGTTTTCTAAACCAAACAAAAGGTGGATAGTTACTGGATACAGTGTAAGCAGGAAATTCTTCGGGAAGACCACTTCCGTCGTAGGTCAAATCGGTATGAAGATGGCGAACAACATTTTCAATGTCACCTTCGATATTACCAAAGACGCTGACAACACCGGTTACAGATTTACATTCGACATCGCCGCTCGTATGCGTTGACACGAAAATCCAATCGTTGGGAGTAGTGAAATCAATAACGATTTCTTTGTTTCCAGCGGTGTCACACGGGACAACACCAGCATCGAGCAAAAGTTCGCCAGGGGCGCCATTATTGTTGCCGTACACACCAAGTCTAACAAAGGTGTTTGCAACAGCAGTCGTTACGCAAATTCCAATTCTATTGAATGTTTCATTCATGTAGTTTACGGGAATGGCATTCAAATGATCGGCTGGAACGACATCATTGATCAAAGCCGCGTCAGTGGAAGGACCATAGAAATTACCTTCAACAATGCCAGGACGAGTCGGCTTGTTGATACCAACGTCCGTTCCCGAAACACCATGGTCAATAATTTCTAGACCATCTGCTACGCTATAAGTCGTAACGACGTTATCAATGTCCGACAAAACAAATGCTAGATCACCAGAAGTGATTGCAGCACGCAATCCCTCAGAATTTACAACTGTGAGACGACGAATGTAGGTAATATCAAAAATTTGTTGAGCATGAATGGTAATACCCAAATCATCGATCTCAATATCTACTGTAGTAGAAGGATTATAAATTGATGGCATTTTATTTTCTCAACATGAAATAAAGGATACAAACTATCGATCCTAAGCTCAAAACGCTACCGGATCGAACACGTAAGCGAATTTTTTGCCCGGCGGCGATATCAATATTGATCGGCGAACTTACCGCTTGGTCCGTAATGTCACCGCTGGACGTGAAAATCATTCTGTTAGTGTATTCGGTGTCATCCACATACAACGAGATTGATTTATTGGAGGCGTTATCCGTAAAGCCAGTCATAAACGTTAGTGTCGCGGCGGTCGGCACTACGTATCCAACATTAGAACCCGTAATCGAAGGATCGACCTGCAACCATGTGTCTTTATAAGCAGTCGCCACCGAGAAACGGTAATTCAGCATCATTACAGATAGCGTTTTATTGTAGGTAGCCGGGTCTCTCCAATAAATCATGTTTCCGGTCGGGGATGCATCCGGTAACGTCAGATTTTGAACAGAAATGGTTGTGTTGCCAAACATGGGAGCATTATTCCAACCAGTGTTGGCATAGTATTCTGCACGACTGTTTGTTGAATTATAACGAATCTGCCCATTGGTCGCAGGACTTGGACGTGCAGACGTAGGACCCGTAGCTAACTGAAAATAGCTTACCGTACTGTTCGATGTCTGTTGATCAATTTTACCGAAGCGCATTTATCACCCTAATACAATAACTTGCCACGTTCCCGATAACGCGCCAAAAGAAGTCAAATCCATTGTCGAAGCTGTTGCATTAGTCATTACTATGTTATCTGGCATTACTACACTATTGGTGTTATCGACCAAAGTAATAGCTACAAACTGTTGTCCAAGATTATGCGCGATGACATAAGACCCATTAGACACGTTAGCACTGGTAAAGCTTGCTCTATAAAAACTTGGTGTTACGAGAGCCGCGCGTGACGCAGCAGCCGTGGTGGCGCCCGTGCCGCCGTTTGTGACCGGCAATGCACCGGTAACACTGTTCGCATTGGTAAGATCGAGGGCGCCCCAAGTCGCCTCACTTCCCGCCGTTCCAATCGAACGCAAAATTTGACCATTGGTCGCGGTTGAACGTACCGCGATATTGTTAGCCACAAGCCCCGTAGAGACCCCTGTCGTGTTCGCAGAGAACGCACGTCCAGTAAGAGACAAACCGGGTCCTGCGGTGTACGCAGCAGCCAGGATGGAGGCATTGGTGAATGACATCGTTGCAAACGTCGCGTTCGCAAATGTTGCTGATGCAAAAGTGGCATTCGCGTATGCAGCGGAAGCTTTCGTGTCTGCATAAGTGATGGTCGCAGCATTTACTAGCGCGGCATTGGTATACGCCGCATCGGCTTTGGTATTTACAATGGATTGTGTAGCAAAGGTAGCGTTAGCATATGCGGCGGAAGCCTTAGTATCTGCATAAGTGATCGTTGAGAAAGTAGCGTTGGCATAAGCCGCTGATGCTTTAGTATCGGCGTACGTGATAGTGGCAGCATTTGCTAACGCAGCATTGGTATAAGTGGCGTCAGCTTTGGTATTGACCAAGGACAATGGAGCAAATGTAGCGTTGGCATATGAACCGGATGCAAAGGTTGCATTGGCATATGTTGCATCTGCTTTAGTATTGGCATACGTGTATGTTGCAAACGTGGCGTTCGAATATACCGCCGAAGCTTTCGTATCAACGTATGTAATTGATGCAGCTAATGAAAGCGCGGCGTTTACATATGCGGCTGAAGCCTTGGTGTCGGTATAGGTGATCGTTGAAAATGTCGCGTTGGCATATGCAGCCGAAGCGGAAAGATTGACGGCGTTTGCAAGCCCGTTGTTTAATTGTGTAAGGTTGACCAGATCGTTAGAACCAGAGCCTTGAGCACCGCGCAGCACTGCCAGGGAGGTATCATCCGACGTGCGGACTTCAACGGCTGTCCCGTTGATTTTTAGGCGCGGTCCACTCTTACCGAGTTGCACATTGCCCGATAGCCCCGCCAATTTGAATTGTTTGATATCGGACATGAAAACCACATAATAAAGGTTGCTAATATTTATACTTATGTTATTTCAATTACCTATGAATGTTGTGGCACCCGATCCGATTTCTCTGCGTACCCAGATTGCCCACTGGGATGCCGTGGCAATGTTGTCACTATGGAAATTCGTTAAGGAAAATGGCACATTTGAAAATCTCGAAATGGTATACGACTTCAAAGGCGTAATCATTCGAGCGCGAGATTCGTGGTTTAGAACCGAAAACACACCGCGACATGCCTCCAATTATCTCCTAAGAGGCGATGATTGGGAAATTAAGTTCTTTTTGTCGAAAGACAGAAGTGGAATGTATTTCAAATGGCAACGCAAATACGCGGTTGACATATTTTCCAACGGTAGCAGAACGCCCCACACCTACAGCTTTTTCGGATATGAATTCGATGAGGCAGAAACAGAAAACCTTGAGAGGGATATTACCCTACTCAAGGTTATCAATAGCGCGGTATTTTATACGGTGCTGGTTTAGCGTCGGGTTAGTTCAGCATCTTCGATACCAGCGACCCGAAGCTTGACGATGTTGGTGATTTGGAAATGAAGATATTCCAAACCCTTTGAGATCGCCAAAAATTTATTACGAACCAGAGAAACTTCTTCTCGGATTTGCCGAATGTTCAGCACTTCCTTTTCGATGCTCGCATACTGGTCCGCAAGACGTTCAGAAATAGCACGATTGTAGTTTTCAAGGTAATTACGCTTGATGTCGCCTTTTACCTTGTCTTCCTTACGCTCTAGATAGTTCATGATGGCTTCAATTTCCTGAAGCTGTCCGAACCGGAATTCGACAATCCCCGGAAGAGATCGAGCGATTTCCTCGATTCTTCCGTGGGGGTTCAACTCAGCCGAAGCTTTGTCTAGTTCGGCATCGAAATATTCAAGAGCGTCAGCAACGTGTGAATAATCATCTGGATTCTGAACGATTTTTGAATAATATTTTCTTGCCATTGTCTATCCTAGTATTCGTAGTCTTCTTCTTCGTCTTCTTCTTCCTCGCCGTACAAATCATCGAATGCACGGGCTAGGTAGGGGTCTTCTTCAACTAAGTCGAGAAGGTCTCGTTTTTCTACGCCATGTTCTTCATAAATTTTAAGAAAAGCAATAGCTGTTTCAAGCTTGCGAGAAGTAGAAATATGCTCTCTGAACAAATCCCATACTTCCGCAATCAACTGACATTCATGTTTCATTTACTGTATACACTCCACGGAATTTACGCCCCATGGATCAAAATCCGCACCGGGGGTTAACTAGTTATTCTACTTCAGTAATATCGGTGACATTCGCTGTTTCAGTAAGGTCGAAGCCTTCTTGAACAGCGGGTTGATCCCAAGCTTCTTGTTCGGACATGATTTGATCAAGCCAACCATTAGCCTTGAAACGCTTACGATAATCCTTCAGAACTTCACCAGTTACCGGAGAAGTATAAACGTAACGCATACCGTCTTTGACAACGAGACCCTTCTTTTCGAACAAATCGAACAGACCCGAATAGGGGTCCATTCCCTTGTCATAAGGGATGTTCAGATAAACCTTTTCGAACGGCTTAGCATAACGGCTCTTACGAACCACCGCTGTCGAACGAATACCAGCAACAGCACCACCAACCAGCTTTGTGCCGTCTTCGTCTTCCTTCAGAAGATACTTGTTCATCTGAATGATAACCGACGAAGCGAATTCCAACATCTTACCACCCGGAATAGTATCCGGCTTGTATTGATCTTGGCTGTCATAAACGTGGTTGGTTGCAATCAGACCGATGGGTTGCGAAGCGATCTTAGCCATGGTCACGCGCAGCAGAGCGGTGATCTGCTTAGCCTTCAGACCCATGTCGCCCTTCATGTCGCCTTCCATGAACTGTCGTTCTTGGTTCGGCGTGATCAGCATACCAAGCGAGTCGATGATGATCATCACCTTGGCGCGATCTTCATACTTCTTGGCTTGGTTTTCTTCGCGATACTGGTCCATGAATTCGCCCAGTAATTGAGCTACGTCATCGACGGTGGCGCCAGAAATCTTCCACATTTTGTCTTCGGACGTGTCAACGCCCAAGTCATGCAGCCAGGATTCGTCCAGGGCGTTTTCGGTGTCAACGATCAGAACGTAAACGCCCTTGTCTTGACAATCCTTAACGATGTTTGCCGAAGCGATATACGACTTACCCGAACCGGAGTCGCCTGCGAACATTGTGAACTTGCCTTCAAGCGGAATACCACCGTCGAAGCGATCACAAATTAGATAGTTCAGGGCATAACAACCGGTGCTCAACCAAGTGCGCGGGTCGTTGAAGCCTTGAGAAATATTCGGAATGGACTTATCGACCTTTTTCCGAAATTTAGTCATGTCAATTGGTCTTGTCATTCATTGCCTATAAAATGAAGGAAAAAATATGCCGTGGAAGCGCGGTTAGTCTCCCACGGCACAAAGTTGTGTTCAGAAAAAATTACTGAGCGGCAGCCTTGCGAGCCATGATGCGCGCAATGATATCGTCAGTGTTCTTCTTTTCTTCGGTCGCAGGAGCCGAAGCTTCAGCAGCACCAACGGTGGTGTCTTCTGCCTTAGCAGCCGCCGGGGCGGTGAAACCAGTCGATTGGGTCTTCGGAGCCGAAGTGGTTTGGGCGTTGCCGTTGTCGAAACGAGTGCCGTACGGACGGTAATACTTACCGTAGCTTTCCATATCGAAAGGCTTGCCGTCCAAGCTATCCAAGAACATCGCCTTGATAGCTTCGATGCCGTCTGCATCAGGACGCTTGCCCTGATATTCCTTCAGATCGTACAGCTTGTGTTGGTCGATGGCGATCAACTCTTGCTCGTTCAGAGCGCGAGTACGCATGGACCATTGCGACGTACCGTAGTTGGCGTATTCGCCCTTCTTGGTCTTTTGAATCTTGAAGTCACGACCACCAGTGAAGTCGGTCGGCATGTCTTCCATTTCAGGATTCAGCAGCGACTTTTCAATGATCTCGTAAATCGAGGCATTGATCATGAAGCGACGAATAGGATTCTCGGGAAGGGTTTGTTCTTCAAACGGCGAGTTGATCACGAAACCTTGGAAGATATAGGACTTCTTCTTCCAGTAACGACGTGCGATCTCTTCCTTGTCGGTCTTCCACCACGACTTAGTGTGTTGGATGATCGGGCAGGAATTCGGTTGCCACATATCCAAGCAAGGAACAGTGACTTCTACAGGCTTATTTGAGGGGTTGTCGCCACCTTCAACGCCGTCGAACGGCAGCTTGATGACTTCGCGCTTGACCCAGAAAAAGTCGTTGCTTTCGTCTGCGTCGGGGAGGAAACGAACAGTCGCCGATTGGTCGAAGTTCATGTTCCAGAAAGGATAGCTGGCGTTGTCGCCGCCAGTCGATTGTTGGTTATTATTGTTGCCGCCTGTACGTGCCTTTTGAGCTTCAAGCTTAGCTTTAATTTCTGCTAGAGTTGCCATTATATTATGTGCCTTTTTAAAATTTGCCAGGTATAAAAGTAGTTTAAAAGTAACTGTCGAAGTAATTCTTCGACCTTCTATTTATCTTTCGAAAGGTCGTAATTCCCTCTCGATTTGTTCAGTATCGCAAAAAACATGGTTAATTCGCAATATTTTTTTAACCAAGTTTAGAAGTTTTTTGCTTCGATTTGGGGAAAGAAACGGTACCGCTTCAACTCAGTATGGTTAATATATCAGAATGGTTAATGCGGTTGCAATATTAATCGTAAACAAAAAAAGAGCCGGGAAAACCCGGCTCTTTTGTTTTAGTTTCGAGTAACACCCGCCAATGTTCGTAGGCGGTCTACTTGGTCGCCGTCTGTGGCAACCTCTCGACCCGTCATAGGGTCTTCATCGGTTGGAGCACTGACTTCGCGCTTCAGGTCTTCGCCTTGGTTCGTAGGCAATAGAACGTCCGACTTATCAAGGCTTCCTTCAACCAGGGTGTAACCAGCTTCCGACATCATGTTGATAACGTCAGCAATGAGGCTCTTGGCTTCGTTCTTCAGGTTCAGATTATCGTAACCAGCTTCACGAGCTTTGCCTTCTAGGTAACGAGTTACGCAGCTAAGAATGTATTCCTTGGATTGCGTCTTATCTGGTTCGTCATGCTTCCAATCAAGATTGGTGGCATAATCCGAATCTAGGAAGTCTGATGCCGAGAAATCGTTCATCAGTTCTTCAATGTAATCTTCCGAATCTTGAGAATATTGTTCCGAAGCATCGCTAGTCGGATCATTCCAATCTTCACCTAGTCCAAATTTTCCCTTAGCAAAAGGGCGAGCACGCGCTTCATCCAACTCTTCATCATCGTCTTCCGCGATCATGGAATCATCATCGCCCGCGCTTTCGTCTTCAACTTCGGCAGCAGCATCGCCGTCTTCGTCTTCGGCAACAACTTCCGGGGCGAGAACCTTGCGGGTATCGAACGAATTCAACCATTCATTAAATTCGCGGATCGGTTGGGCATTGCCAGCCAGTTCCGAAGAAGCGTCCATACCAGCCGCTTTCAGGGCAGCGTTGGCGACGCGACGATAGTTCTTCAAGTCGGCGCCTTGGCGAGGATTATCCAGTTGATCGGAAACGAAGCTAAGGAAGGTCATCAGTGTGTCGTCACGAACTTGAGGGATAACCAGACCCAGCTTGAAGCGCAGTTCCGAATCCTTATTTGTGAAGCCCGGCGAGTCAGACGGCATCGACGGAGTTTGCATGAATTCAATGTGACCCGAGATCAGTTCGTCCCAGGCTGCTTTGTTGATCAAACGACCAAATACCTTAACAGTCTCGTTACCGGTTTCCTTCAGCGGCTCGCAACCGCAATGTTTCATCGCTTCCGCAACCGACTTCAGAACTGTGTCATCAATTTCCTTGCCTTCAACGACCAGAGCATTACGCAGGCTCTTGACGTGCGGTGTGAAGTCGAATTCGTCGCCTTCATTCAACATATTGGCTTGTTCTTCAAGCTTGCGAGCTTCAGCAGGATAGCCGCCCGAACGAGACAGCTTCTCAAAACACTTACGCATTTCGCGCAGACGTTCCTTACAAGCTTCGCGGATCGGACCAACCGATTCTGCCAGGGCGCCAGCATTTTGACCCATGTACGAAGCAGCCGTGCCGAGATTTTGGAAATCGTTGGCGATGCGAGTGATTTGGCTACCAACCTGATCGGCGAATGTTCCGCCGTGATTGATATGTTGCGTCATAGCGCGACCACCAGCAAGGTTGGCGGTGGGGAACAAGAAACGCTCACCTTGAGCATTTTCAACGAAGATTTGTTCGATGTTACGTCCACGGCTACCCATGACATTTTCGTCAATCTTCTTCGAATGGCGCACGATCATACGCGCATTCTCTAGCTTTAAGTACGAACTACGAGTGGTACCGTACATGCCCTCTAGGATCATCATGTTATCTTCTTTCTTGTCTTCATTCACAGATGTCTTGGTCGCATAATCAGCAGGGGTGATCTTGTGCCCACGACGTGTAATATTAAAAATCATATTGTATTTAGTGGCTGCGGTACGCAGGGTATCGACCAATCCACGAACGGAAGAAATGTCAGTTTCGCCCAAAATCAAACGAATTTTGTTGTTGTCGCCTTCGTCGTTCATGGCAACCATGGGACCTTCGGGTTCAGCGAAAAAACGGCGGCATTCTGAGGGTTCAGTTACGCGCTTGCCGTCGTCGTCGTACATCTTAACCGTATAGTCATACGATCTCAGGATTTGAAAAACTTCGGTAGCAACTGTGTCGAGCAAAATCACTTGGCTCTCCCAAATATCTATAGTATGTATTTATTCCAATCTGAGAGAAGACCTATGTGGCTGAAAGATGAAATCCTCCGTCAATTCAAAGCGGACGAACCGGATTCGGTTGCAAACTTCAATAACAAATCATTGAGTCGGGCTATCGGGCACATAACCGATGACATTACTTCGATAATTGATCAAAATGTCGATGACGAAGGTCATATCAATTGGGACACAATTGAAAAAACTACAAAAAGTGCGATCAGCGAAATCGCTGATGAATGCATCGTGTTCGCCGAAAGTCTTGCGACTTTCAATAATGAACAAGGCAAGTTTATGGGAGAACTGGCGGACATCGCCGCCTATTTTCTAAAAGACAAAGACCCAGTGTTTGTCGATACTAAAAACTTGGAAGTTTTTCACTGGTGCGGTTCTACATTCGCAGATGACGAATGGGACTACTTTGAATTGGCAAAATCATCCATCATCTTCTTCAATAACGAAGAAGCACGAACCGCTTACAAACTGAAGTACGGTGTCTAGCTAGTGTAGTTCTTGCCGCCCTTGCGGCACTTCACTTGCCAGGAATTGTTGGCGTTCTCGCGCGAACATAGGGCGAGTTTCGCTTTCTGGTTCTTGAACACCAAGCCTTCCATTTCGGTGTGCGGCTGGACATCAGCATAGAGCTTGTCGAAACCGGTGAAATGATTGCGGGCAAGCCACGTATTCTCGTTAATCACCAGATGGCTAAGCGATCCGGTGTCCGTGGTTTCAAACAGCCCGGCTAGAACTTCTTGACGTTCAGCCCAGGTTTGTCCGACCAGATATTCTCCATCGGCAACCAGTACGTCATGGATATAATTCGTGTCACGCTGGAAACCCGTGACCTTCGAATGCATCAGTTCGGCGACGAACACGTACCAACCGGGACCGGGCAGAGCTTCAAAAGCCGCCGACGATTTTACCGATGGCATCCACAGGCGATGGGGCTCATTGTGGCGGTTCATCGTGACCAGTTTCTTTTCCGGTGAAACCGAAATCATGTTGCATGTCCCGTTCATCTTGACTTGCGCCACGTATCCGCGATCCTCATAAAAGCTCGCAAACGAAGGCGAGATCGCCTTGTCGGGGCGCGGAGGATACAGATAGGACCAAGCATCAAAACGCATAAAGGGTAATCCATGCTTCAAAAGAGAAGCTTAGATTACCCCATTATACGTTTAAGTCAAGTGTTATTATGCCGGTGTGAAAGTAGTTGGCAGAGCAACTACGGTCGCGTTCGAAGAAATTTTAGTATTAGCTTGGAATGTTGTTGACGAATAATAGACAGAACTACCCGCAGCGGCTCGAATAACAAAACCACTTCCGGTCGGAACATTGTAGAATGTACCCGAAGTGAAATATTGCGCACCAGTTGCCAAGACAACACCATCAGTGTTAGGAGCATTGTTGTACACAATCGAACCAGACATATTCAATGTGCCAGCATCAATTTGAATAACCGCGTTGCTTCCGGTTGAACCAATGAACAGGTCACTACACGTCATGTAACCCGAACGGAAACGCATAGCGGGGGCAGTACCGGATTCCGTGAGGATACGCTTATATGTCGATCCAGCAGCAACGTTAGAGAAATCGGCAACAACCGCGTTGGCTTGGCTTTGGAAATCACAGTCATCGATTTCAAGACGAACGCCAGCAGCGACCGTGTTGTTTGCCAGGAAACAAATTTGTGAAGGAGTTTCCGAAAACAATTTTACTTTATTGATATACAGACCAACCGGGCTGGCGCCCGTGACGGCGAAAATAGTTCCGCCCGAAAGATTGGTAACTTGAACTTCTTCAACGCTACAGCGATGAGTAGTCCAATCGCCCGTGGCGTTTGCCATGTTAACTGTTACACCGCCCGATAGACCTGTTGCGGCTTGCTTACCATTATAACCGCGAACAAATGTTTTTGCGCGGCTAATGGTCAGGGCTTCGGGATAGCTACCAGGGTTGATGCGAATGACCAGAGCCGCCGCATTAGAAATGTTTGCAAGTGCCCAATCGTGTGCGGCTTGCGGGTTCGGGAAAGGCTTCGATGCCGAACCATTGGGAGCCCCAGAGAAACCAGTGAACTTAGATACGTAAAGAACAGCGGTATCGGCGGCGGTTGGATAAACCGAACCGGCTGTAATTACCGAGTTATCGGATAGAGTGAGAATTAAATTTCCCGAACCGTTCACAACAGCATTCGAGACGCTTACGCCGTCGATACCATCTGCACCGTCCGCGCCTGCGATGCCATTTGCACCAGCGGGACCGGCGGGACCTTGAGGACCAGTGCCCCCGGCGCCAGCACCGAGAATTGTCCACTCACCATCAACGTATTGTTGAAGGGTTGGGGTAACTCCGGTTTGAATCCACAAGTCACCAGACTTGGCGACATCGGGTTGAACAGGGGAATTTGCACCCTGATAAATTACGGGACCGGCTTTGCCACCGATGGCATAGCTACGGAAGCGACTGCCTCTGGCATCATCCCAATAACCAAGATTATACGACATAAAAAATAGCCTCCGAGAAAGGGTCTCAGAGGCTATTTATGTTAGAGGCTCTGTCGGGATACCGACGTTACTTGGCTTCCTTCGAAGCCTTCAATTGCTTGTCCACCAGCTTCGAAACGATGCCGTGGGCGTGAGCGATATCGCTGATGGTGAGGGTCGGCTTCAGAGCCATGGTACCCACGATGCTGATCAGATCGGCAACAACAGCCGGGTCCTTGGTGAACAGTTCGTCCAGCGATTCTTCGGTGGTGACGAACTTCTTGTCTTCTTCTTGGATCATCATGAAATCTTCGGGAATGCCTTCGACGCCCGACAGAGCCGATTCGACCTTTTCCAGCAGTTCCACGTCATCCTTGTAGGCGGGGTTGATGACGTAGGTACCAACGGTGACGATCTTTTCCTTGATCGAAATACCGGCTTCCTTCAGAAGCTCAACGTCGGTTTCGGTCAGGTGCGAAGCCGAAGAACGCTTCTTCAGTTCCAGCGACGAAGAGGCAGTGCCTTCGATGGCGCGGAAGTTCGGCGGCGCCTTCTTCAGAGCGCAACCAGCTTCGATGAAATGCTCGGCGCCATCAGCCTTGATTTCTTCGGCGAGCGACGATTGCAGAGCCAGCAGCGACTTGATGACGGCATCCAGAGCGGCGTGTTCTTCAACGCCGACGATTTGCACAACGGGAGCTTCAGCCTTCTTAGCCTTGGTTTCCGGCTTGGCGATGGTCTTGGCGTTGGCGAAAGCCATAAGGTCGTCTCCGTTGGGGTCAATCTCTATATGTAAGATATCACCTTCTAGAGAACTGTCAACTACAATATTCAATTAAATGACTACTGGCATTCCCGCATCCATATCTTCGCCGTCAGCATCATCAAAAAGTTGATCGTCCGAGATATGTTCTTTCAAATCACCAATAGCGTTGGACCAATTCAACACAACATCTAGCATTCGTACCACTAGACACGTAGCCATAACCAAGTCGTCGTGTTCGCCTGATTTGGCTTTGAAAGATGCACCAGAAGCCACGAAAAATTTCAGTTCCTTGATTAGCTGATTACTATTGATCACCATACGATCAGTTTCGATAAGGCTTTTGAGACGAACGCAGCCCGACAACTTCTTTTTGTTGTCCGTGTTCATACCCTTACGAACGCGCTTGCCTTGACCCTTACGACGTTTTTCGGTCACAAAAATACCGGGGAAACGTTCTTCACCAGTATCTTCAATGATCTGAAGAACAGCCTCACCAATAGTGTTGTTTTCCACGGTCCAGAAAATGTCAGGCTCACCGGCTTGCTTGCCGCTCTCCATCATGGTCTGTTCTATGTACATAAGGATTCGCATGAGAATACGAACCTGACCCATAGCCACGGTGTTATTATTCTGCCACTCGGCGACCTGAATCATTTCAGGAAGTTCGAATACCTGAATAGCCGCATAGTCACCCCCGGTTCCAAGGCTTGGATCAAGAGCAACGCAATAAGTTTTATTGGCTTCCGGCTCTTTGTACCATCGAACCGTTTGTGTGTAGAAATCTGGATCAATGCCTTTCAGCATCGACAGCTTAACACCGTTGATCAAGGTTTCATCGTCGGTAACGAATTCGCAGCACATTTCTTGGCGGAACTTAGCGTCACCAAGCTTAGAGCGATATTCAGTTTCCCATGCTTCATCCCGATCCGGGTGAACATCCCATTTGAAGGTGATGGGGAAGAAACCATTCTTACCCACTTTCCCTGGCAGCGGATTGCCATACTCGTCAGTGTTGTTCAGAGCATTTTTATAAATTTCAGCGAATTGGTCTTCGTCGGACTTTGGCGTTGACGTGATGATACACGAACCACCCGTTGACAGAACGGGAAGCATAGCAGTCCAGAAATCGCGACCGATGTTCGGCGCAACGAATGCAAATTCGTCCAGATACAGAACCGAGACCGAAAGACCACGACCGGCGTTCGGCGACGTGGCGCGGCTGATGATCTTAGAACCGTTGTCAAAAGCAATCGTGCCCTTGTTGTATTCGGTTTGACCAGCACGAATAAAATTTGGAAGATTTTCATAACCGTAGCGAATACGGTCCATAATTTCCAAGGCTTGGTTGTAGGTGTTCGCCGCGATCAGAATCGTAGTGTCGGGCGTGAACATCGCCTTCCAAAGAAGGTACGCCGCCGCGATAGTCGTCTTACCAAGCTGGCGACCAGTCAGAGCCACCACGTAACGATTTTCGTGGAACGCCTTGACCATTTCATATTGATAGTCCCACATTTTCAAAGGGATAGACCCCTTGGTTGCGTGTTGGACTTTCATGAAATTATCGATGAAATAAACCGGGTCTTCGAAACAACGAGTAAGATCAATTAGATTTTGATCCGTAAACTCATCATCGATATTTGCTTTTTTGGTAACGTCGGAGGCTGAACTTTTTGCCATAATTATGTTGAATATTGCTTTAGCAATGATCCTAATCAGTTAAGTATAGTTATTTATAACAAAAAAGGGGATGCCGTTACAGCATCCCCTTTAAAGTATTGAAATGTTAATGCTTTTACAGCATTGCCAGCATCTTTTTCCAGTTGTCGGTCAGGCGCAAATCGAATGCTTGCTGAACAAGACGGAAGTTGACATCACGCTTCAGTTTACCCGAAGTCCACAGAGCGCGCAGATAATCCATAACTTCTTGCTTGTCTTCTTCGCTCAAGCCAGGAGTCTTAATGTGTGACTTAACCTTGTCGATGTAGTCCAGCATTTCCGAAGAAGTGAAGTTCATGTTGATGGTGAAAGCACGGGTGATGATAGCACCATCCCATTCAGATTCGTCCATGTTCGAAATGAAGATCACGCGACCCTTAAAGTCGATCTTGTTCGGTAGACGCTTCATCAGCAGCGATTGAATTTCGCCAAGCTTTTCGGCGTTTTCATCGCCTTCCAAATCGTCGCCGTAATCTTCGTCATCGGTATCGTCAATCATGTCTTCTTGATCGTCGCGACCAGGGCGGGCTTTCTTTTTAGCCTTCAGTAGGTGCTCAAAGCGTTCCAGATCGCCAGGAGCGGGCTTGTTGCGCAGGATACGAGAGATAGCGTCAACTACCTCATCACGGTCTCCTGCCTCCATTGCAGCGGTGTTCATGGTACGAGCGGTATCGTAAGAAATTTCACGAACCGGGTCAGTATCCAACGCACCCTTCAGCATGTTAACAGCGTTCTTGTCATCAACGACGCTATCGCAGTCATCGAAGATGACCATGCCGTTGACTTGCTCAATCAGAGTACGATACATCGCAACAGTCGTAATACGACCCTTCTTGACAACGTAGTCCTTGCCTTCAACTAGACCCAATTCTTTAATGGTCTTCATGACGGTGAAAGTCTTACCCGAAGACGGCGCACCCATAATCAAAAGAGACTTAATAAAGTTTGATTGTCCACCAGCGACCAGCTTCACCTTGTCGTGAAGTTGCTCGTACTGTTCTTGCATGTTCTGTTCGCCAGCACCTTGAAGCTGATTGGACAACATGCGCTCAAGTTGAGCCAGAACCAGTTCAACACCCGGAACCTTGAAGAAGGCGCCGTTCGGCTTACGACCGGTCAAGTGCAAACGACCCTTTGCCGCCAAGGGCTTCAGGCTCTTGACCTTCGCCAGTTGCAGCATGTTTTGGAATTCGGGATCGTCGTTTTCGGGTTGCTCGATAGGACCACCCAAGGTGTCGCCCAATTTAGCATTATCCTTTTCGACGTTCGATGCATCACCACCCGACAGGTTCCAGTGGTGCGAATCGACTTTCAACGCTTTATTGAAACGAATGCTACCCGGAATTTGAACGTCGTTTGCCTTAGCAACCTTGTCCAATTCAACCCAGGTAACATACGCCGGATTGATATCCGTAGCGTTGCGAACCATACCAATAAATTCATCTTCAGTAGAACGACGAGCTTCGGTCAATTCACGATCTTCATGGATTTCTTCTTCAACTGGGATGTTACCCATTTGCGGATGCTTAATCGCATCGACAATGGTCTCAACCATGTCATAAAGATTTCCGCGAATCGGCAAATCTAGTTGGTAGTCAGGATCACGATAGAAATCAAATGTTTTCCAATAATAAATCGTGGTTACGCCAACATCGCCCATATCGGCGGTGTAAGCCAAAGCAACCGCCGAGAGTGTACCGGCAATAGCAAAAATAGCAGCCTTTTGGGCGTGGTCGGTGACATCGTAAACCCGAGTTTTACCACCTAGACGTTGCAGGGTTCCCAAACCGCCGCCCTGAAGGGCTTGTGCAACAGCATCGATAGTACGTGGGCTCTCACCTTGGAATTCGCGAAGACGCATGTAAATTATTCCTCTTGACAGCTTTACATTATGTGTTATTTATATAACCTGACAGGAGTCTTAAACATGAAACGCTTTGAGAATTGCAATAAAGCCCAACTAGCCGTTTTGACGGCTATTGCTAACGGTGAACAGTCGTCTACGCATGACGCTGACATCGTTGAACAGCTTGTTGAAATGAATTTACTAGAACCAGTAGACGGCGGACACACTGTTCCCGTGCTCGTCTGGTATCAGCTTAAGAAATTTTTGGAGACCTGAAAGGGCTCGCACAATCCGAAGATCATGCGAGCCTTGTTGTGGGGTCCAACCCCTGGATTAAGTGTTCACGATGAATTTCAGGGCTACATCAACCTCGTCCGAAGACGCATTGAATAAGTCCAATCGCTCATATGCCGCGATCACTTTCAATAGCCAATCCTTGTAGCCGCTTAGCAGCCCACCGCCCGCGATGATTTTTTCGATCCCTTCGACCGGCATTTCTACCGGGTTCCATTGATCTTCCAAACCATAACACGAACAATGCGATCCTGACGCCATGTAGAACTTACCCCCATGAACATAGATTACTTCGGCAGTGCCGTCGTAGCTTCCCTGATCATAGATGGCGAGTACAATAACGCCGTCAAAATCACCAATGTTGAATTGGCTACACACATCTTCTTTATTCTCAAAACCTTCGAACATAGTTCTATTCCTCTCCGTGCAAATGCAATTGCCAGATAAGAGGAATGGTCTTGATAGTCAGTCGATAATGTACTTATACGAGATTACGAGATTCTTGTCAAATATTAATTTGAGGAGCTTCGCAAACAAAATCAAAGATGGAAGGGATTTCACTCTCTTGAAGGCTATTGCAATAATCGTGTAGCTTCTTCAGAGCCTCGTGAATTGAGCCTGTACCGGTATCAAACTGTTTGCCAGTTGCGCGAGAGGTAGCCACCCAATCGTCTTCACTAGTGAATTGAGCACTTCGACGCGACACCAACGTTACACGACGAGACATATCGTAGATCGTTTCACCAATCTTTACGATAGCCTTGTCCGCTGTATTACTGATGATTCGCATCGGCAATGGCGGCTTTGCTGTTTTCTTTTTAAAAATATTATTCAGAACACCCATTGGAGCCAATCATAAATTCCACACAGATTATTTATGATTGTTGAATGCAAAAAAGCCAGAGCTTTCGCCCTGGCTTTCCTTTGTCGCTAGGTGGTTTGCTTTACGCCGGGAAGACGTAGTGACCACACGAATAGCAGATCATCTTCTTGGAGGGACGCTCATCGTCCATGTGCTGATCGTATTCGTCCTCTTGGATGAACCGGAGATTGGGAAGACCGGGGTTGAAATCGGTCGTAGCGTCCCAGTTTCCATTCCAGAGGGTTTCATCGAACAAATCGGCGATTTCCTGGCGAGCCGCCGAATAGTCCTTGCCACCGTGGGCGAGAATGTCAGCGATAACCTTGTCAGCAGTTTCTAGACCGGTCATGTTTTCCTCGTTTGATTTGATGGGAAAGACGCCGGGTTTTCCCCCGGCGCATTCGCGGTCTTAGTTGTCGGCGCCCGGCAGCTTGACGCCGTTATCGACGCCCGTACGGAACGATTCTTGGGCGGACGAAGACGTGACGATATTGAACTTCGTCATGTCCTTGCGCGGGAAGCCAGCCATCTTCAGCCAACCGCCGGTCCAGACCGTGCCCAGCGAAACTTCGTAGTCGCGCTTTTGGTCGATCAGCTTGGTTTGGTTGTCGCGGAATTCGTTACGACCGGCTTCCATGGTCTCTTGGAGACGACGATACAGCGTCGCATCCATCGTACCCGGATAGGCTTCGCGAACGAACTGCACGGCGGCTTGCGAGCCCGCGCGACCTTGATCACCGAACGCCGCCTTCAGAACCTTGGTCAGGTCGTTGCGAGCCATGCTCGGAACTTGCGCCATTTCGCTGATCTTGGTGGTGTACGTGCCGAGGATGTTCGTGTTGTTCTGCCACGTTGCCTCGATGCCCGCTTCCGTGCGCGTACCATAGGCGACGGTGTTGGCGTACTGAACGAAGCCGAACACACCGAAAGCCACGACGACAGCGGCGATGATCCCAGCGACAGCCAGACCACCAATACCCGAACCCTTGCTCATGTTTTAACCCTTTTGTCTGTTGAAATTAATAGCGATAACGCGGAGAAGAAGAGTAACGACCAGTAAACAATGCCATCAGATCAATCCGATAGAATAGGTAGCTGGTTCCGATACCCAAGAGGATACCCAGGATTACCGCAGTAATCACAAGACCCTTCGGGGGCGGAATGTTGCCCTTCAGATACTCAAACTCTTTCATCGGGCGACGCACATACTGCGTCTCCGAAATCGTACGCACCTTACCAAAGAATTCAACCGGGTCAACCGAATTGATGTTCTTTCCTTCGTAATCGATCACAAGATTACGCATCTGTACGTCAAACAGAGCATTCTTGGACCAAGACATAGACTCTGCCCAATCAATCGTTCCATTGTGCAGACCGATGAACAGAATGGCGTCGTTCTTCTTGAACCCTTGCCAATTACGACGAACAGCCGGGGCATAGTCACGCCCAACGTTATTGACGATGACAACGACCAAATTCATCTGACGCTTCGGACCAACAACCGCGAGAGTGCGACCGATTTCTTCATTCCAAGCATACTCATTGGCAAACTTGAAATTAGCAGCCGCGACGCGATCCACCTTGTAGTAGTCGTAAATCTCAGTCGGATATTCGGCGATGATCGGCGCGTATCGTTCAGCCTTTTCCTTATCCGCATGGAATAGGGAATCGGCGGATGCACGGACCCAGTTCTTATAGCGGTGAGTGATGCTGGCACCATCACCGATGCGGGTCTTGGTCCAGCGTGAAGGTTCGTCCGCGCCTTGTGCGTCAATTCGATCAATCTCGTAAGATTTATCGCCAGGAAGATTGGTATAGATATACCAGTTACGTTCCCAGTCGTACTTGTAGCAAGTATCGCATTCGGTGCGATAGCACGTCTGGGGAACAGTGACGCTATTGCCCTTGGAATCCGTAGTCGTCGTGCTGCAATCATACGGCACTTGTACGCAATTACAGTCGTAGCCATTACGACATGGATTGCTCGTGTTAATCGGACAAGAGAACGTCCAGGGCTTCTTAGCGACCACGGCGCCATTGAGCACTTCGGTATCGTAGTGCGCGCTAGCATTGCCTACGCACCAAACTAGGGCGATACAGAGCGTACCCACCAGGGCTTGAACGCCCAGTTCGGGAAGCGTGATCTTGAATTCCGAATTGGGCGCGAAGATTCGCAGCGCAGCATAGAACAGCAGCGAAATCGCAATCGGAATACCGATCAGCAAAAAAATGAGAGGGTTCAGCATGTTACTTCAGACCCTCGGTCAGGATAGCGGAGTCGAATTCGAACACCGGGCGGCTGGCGCCGACCTTGGCACCAAGCGTGCCGTCCTTGTTCAGTTGACGGAAGGTCGCGACGTTGATCAGCGCATCCGAAGTCTTCTCATGGATTTCCAGAAGACCCAAAGCCGGATACTGAATGACCTTATTGTCACTCTTCAGCAGCTTGACGAAGATGGTCGGGTTGGCGTTCTTGCCATTTACGTCATGCCCCTTCAGGGCAGCGAAGTAGGCATCGCGCTTCTTATTGAGCAAGACAGTCGGAACCGTGTGGACGACGTACCAGTCTTCCATACCTACGCCATCGTGTTGATTTTGAAGCGTGATATCGAGATCGTTTTCGGCACCCCAGCGAACCAGTTCGGCATATTGTTCCGAGGCGTGAGGAAACAGCATATCGCCGCCGACGCGAACGCCAACATCATCGCGCTTGGGGCTATAAACCCGGAGCGACGGAAGAACCTTGATGGCGGGAATCTTGCGATTCGACATGATGGCGCCGCTGATGCGTTCCTTGGCTTCGGAAACGAAATTCTTGGCACGTTCAACAGCGAGAGCGATCTTGCGCTGATGCGCTTCGGCTTCGTCTACCGTTGCCGCAGCTTCAGCCAGCTTACCAGCGGCGATGGCTTCAGCGGCAATTTGTCCGAGGGTCTTTTCCACGCATATCTCCCGAAACCATCAAAGAATATCGGTAATCTATACGTGCTACGAAATTTGTCAAGCACTAATATGGTTCGGCGTACGCCATGACTTTGCGATAACTATCGGCGAAATCATCAATCAGTTCGTTGTACAAATATTTACTAACACTCTTTCGGAGAAGTGTTTGGATACGGACCCGCTCTGCGATGGCTTTCGGGTCTTCAAGCTCACGAGGACCATACGCAAGCATTTGATTTCCGGTTATCATTCCAGCGGTAATATGGTCCGCAAAAATAATTCCGTTCACACCAAGGGTTTGTTTTGGCAAAAATGGAACGAGCCAATCCTGTTCGCGCGCATGTACCGACACGTTGTAAGGATTGCCGATTGATAGAATTTGTTCTTCGTTGCCGCACTGTATATCCATAATCATCGCGGCGACGTGATCAAGCATCGGAACATTAGGTGTGTAAATGCACACGTCACAAAGATGCAGATCATTTTTCTTTGTGAACACAGACAATCGCGCTGCACCGTGGGCGGCAGTCAGCGTGCCAGATTTCTTGATTTCATAAACGCCATGCTTACCCTCAATACGAATTCTGTCGCCAGAAATCAGCAATCGGGCAGTCGTTGAACCAACCAGCTTTTCAAAAAATTTAATGCTTCGTTTGACAACGCGCCGGTTTTTATCTTGGAGCAAACGTTGAGCACGAACCAGTTCAGGTCCGGTTAGTTTCGGCGTGGGTGTCCATCGCCCGTCATTCCATTCCTCATCGGGAAGGGCAGGAAGTGCATTGGGATTGATATACTGATTGCGCGCTTCTTGCGCAGCGATCATTTGCTGACGTTCACGGGCATCGGAATCCAATCGGATCGCCCGAATTTCTGTCGTAGAAAGTTGCGACATATCCGCGTGCGAGCGTGCAATGGATCGACGCTGCAAAGCAATACAAGTTTCAAATTTGTATTTGGCTTGCAAGTGTTCCATACCGGGGCGATCTAGGTTCTCTTTACCTAGCGAGTATAGTTCGTTGACCGCAGTCAAACCCAGTTCCTTAATGGTATAGGAAACGGGGCGCATTCCATTGAAGGATGCGATTACAGAGTCTTGGCGGTTGTGATGCCGCCAATTCAGATACAGGTCTTCATGATAGAGACCCATATCCAATAGGGTATGCATATGGCGTTCGCCCGGCGGGCGTTCCAGTTTGTCGTAATTGTCTAGAATCTCGTTGGTGTCAGGACACACGTTCATAAAGTAGTGATAGGTATCACCACCCATATGTCCGCATTGCACCGAACAATCTAGAAAATAAGCAACATCAGGAGCGGGCATCAGCCACCTTGATAGGCTTTGACAGCCACAGTGCGGTTTTTAACGGCATCATCCGCAGTCTTCGCGTAGCCAACCGGGTTGATCGTCCCGGTGTTTTCAGCGCGTTCAAGAGACACCTTGCCAGCCTTGAACAGGGCTTCAATATCCGGGTCCTTGACACGGATGCTTAGCGTCTGAAGTTCGTCAACCGATTTGATGCGACGCTTGGCTTTCAGGAACGTACCCAAAATCGGGGCAAGAATCATAAAGCGAACACCTTCGCTCATTTTCTTTTCGATGATCTCGCGCATGGCTGCATCTTGCGCGGGTTCCCAGGTGATTTCGATGTCACCCATTTCATTAAGGAAAGTTGTACCGCGAGCGTTTTCAATATCAGACATTTTGGAATCCCAAACCAGACGGTGACGTTAGCACACGAAACCACCAAATTCCATGAAAATTTTGGTCAGTTTGCGGAAACCAGAGCGGTGTAATAACCGCCTTGAACGGCAACGTTTTGAAAGCCCTTCGCCTTCAATTCCATCAGACGAGATACCAGCGTATCAATATCGCCAGCAAAATTATTTAGAGTAGGTTGAGGCGTCCATTCATCTTTGGATACGTCTTGCTTTTGTGCTTGGAGAACGCGCGACGAATGCGAGTAACGGATCGGCTTCTTTCGCCAATCAACACATGAATGCCCTGCCTTAGCTTCACAATGCCCGCAAGGCACGGTCTTTGCCAATTCGCTTTGAGCCAGGGTAACAGTCATAGGGCGCCTCAAGAAATTACTCAGGGGCGCCCTATACGAAATTTAAATTTTAAATGCTACTATTTTTTCAGGTGCGATTTGATCGTTGCGACGCTCGCCGGGTCGTTGAACAATGAAACCATGCCGAAGTGCAGCGGTTCAGGGAAATCACCGAAGTCACACCAACGATATCCTTGGCTTTCCCAATCCAATTGCGGTTCAAATTCTGAAGCTACGACAGCGAGGAAATTCGAATAGCGGAACGTACCCTTTGTAAACACCAACAACGGGAATAGTTCTAGAGGACCGTGGTATTCAGCTTCTTCTTGAACTTCGCGGCGCGCTGCAACGGCGGGGTCTTCATTAGGATCAATTGCTCCACCCCAGTTACCCCAAGTGCCCGGTTGTTCAACCATATTGCTTCGGTGATTAAACAGCAAACGACCAGTGTCTTTTGCTAGGATAATGCAGCCTGCACCTTGCGCACCATAGAAACCAGTACGATCCAAGGCGTCGAAATGAACTTTTTCTTTTTCGGGATCGTATGCTTCGCTGATCGAGCCGATGAAATCTTTTGCGGTCGCAACAAAACGTTGAGCAACGTAATCATCACCCAATTCAGCAGCGGCTTGCACCAGACGTTCGATATAGGCACGAGCAACAGTCTTGGGATATTCCAAGTGTTCAATGAATTGACGCAGTTCGTGAATCTCACCATCGACCCGGTATGTGCCCGAGAAACCGACGTTCAACGGTTGGATATGATATCCCTTGGTCAAACGATAGCCATTCAATTCGAAAACAACACCAACCGGAGGAAGTTCGTTTTCGACCTTGGCTGAAATGGCACCAATCGCACCATACAGATTTTTGGGGTCTTTTACCGATTCGCGAGCTTGCTTTTTAGCAGCCGACATATCCGTAAACATAGTCACTCCACCAGAAGGACCATGAATGGAATTGTCCATCATCGCACCGACTGCACGAGTAAAGCTCATGCCGTGATAAAGAATTGATTCGTTATCAGAAGGCGTAACGTCTTCAAACAATTCCTTGATATACATATTATACCTCTGAAATAAACGAAATAGCTTGTTGAAGAATTTGGTCTTTGATAGCCGGGTCCATCTGAAGCTCATGACCCTCTTCGTCACGTAGGCTGACTACCTTGATCTTTCCATCATCGGTATAGGTCGCCGTAGCCGTGCCATGTTCGTCACCAATGTTCCAGGGGAAATTGTATGAACCGCTTTTGCTGTTGATTTCGTCTTCAAAATTGTCATCAGACGGGCTAAACAAATTGTCATCCTCATGCAGTTCGTGAGGCTCATCCTTGAAATACAAGCTAAGCAATTGTTGCTCATCTGTACCTGACTTCAAACGATTGAGCAACTGTGAAGCGGGCTCGCCTTGGATATATTCTTCTTTACCGGTGATGGTGTCACGAACCGTTACGTTTCCGATGATGTCTTTTTCATAGGTAAAACGCGGGTCTTCGGATTCGTCCAATTGTTCTTCATCGTCTTGGAGATCGGTACGCAAGAATGCGATCATACGAACGACATCTTTTTGATGAATACCCATGGTTCCCGCGATCTTCGCATAACCCGAAGGCTGCAATTCAACACCACGGGCAATACGATCATCTTCAACACCAATGGAATTCAATAGACCACGAAGCGTGTCCAATGTTTCTTGGGGGTATTGAGGAAATTCGTTGTCTTCTTTCAATGGGTTATCTGCATAACGCGGTGACGTGTTACGGAATTCCTGACCAGCAGCATCCTTCATCGGGTTGTCCGAATACCGTCCCGATGTCATTCGTTGCGGCATATTCGTCTTGGTTTTTTCCCAACCTTCGACAATCCGCAGAAGAGAGCGCATATCAGCCATTAGTTGCCACCCTTGCGAACTTCATCACTAGTACGGGTCAATGCTACGCGAGTACCATCCTTACCGTAGAGACGCTTGTAACGCTTCTGTGTATCGTCAAGATTTCCTTCCGGCGAAGTTTCAACCGGCTTTTCTTTTGTGCCAGCCTTACCGAGACCAGGGGCGTCTTTGATGCCGTTGTTGAACGCCATGTTGTCATCGGCACCATCCTTGGGCATATCCATCCACTTGAAGAGAGCATTCGGAGCATCGATCTTCTTGTTGGTCGGATCATCTTTTTGGATCGTACGCAGATAGTCTTTTAGTTTTGCGTTGTATGCATCGCCGTACAACGGAGTTTCCGGTTCATCACCATCAGCGTAATTACCTTCGTCCATCAGGGCGCCAGGGGTCATACCTTCTTTTGCAGCAGCGATTGCCATGGCGCCTTCTGCGTCCAGCAAGTTTTGCTCAAGAGCGGTCGGGTCATTGAAACCACGAACGATGACATAGGGAGCCGGTGCTTTCAGAGCGATACGAATTTCGCTCTCCAAAACGTTAGGAGAAGCGGGAAGCTCTAGGGTGAAATCCACGAAATAAATTTCAGCGTTTTCGACGTTGGTGAAATCTAGAGGACGGGCTTGGAACATCATCTTCTTAGGACGGCTAATGTCCACCGGAAGGTGCTTCAACAGAACACGTTCGACGCGATCCATTGCGTCGTCGTCCAACTTCATAACCGTCTTCAAACGATATTGGTAGTGCTTTTCGCCCTCGGCGAGATACTTCTTAATAGACATGATTATGGCGTTCCTAAAAACTATCTTATATTTATTCGACTTGACTTTTCAATATGTTTTGCTAGATTGCACCCATATTAATGAGGATTTCCTATGCCGCGTGTCACTGCGTATCGTTGCCCTAAAACTCAGGAATTTTTCGCCACTCGCGAAGAGTATGCGCGATATTCCTGTGATCGCTATTGGAAGCGTCGCTACGATGAGCGTATTGCGAGCATTCGCAGGGCACTTGACGAGAAAATGGACGAACTGCGCGGGTGTGGGTCGTTCACGGAAATCTGTAAGTGGATGGAAGATAATTCTCATGTCATCATGGAGAACTATCTAGCCAATGAAGAATTCCGGTATGGCACCCCGAAGGGGAAGCTGACCAAGAGCCAACAAAAACGGCGCGAATTTGTACGCAAAACCAAGATCACGAATTTCGAAATCTCGGATATTCATTACGGATATCAGACTACTTATTGGGCTCGCCCTTTGCGTTTGGGGCGTCCACTGAGGCGTGATAACAATAATCCAAGTGGCGCCGAAAAACTACTTGGTTGGTCTGGTAGAATCAGTTTCGTCATTCGGAAACCCGAAGGTGCTGGATATCACGATTCCGCTAGTGGAAGTGACATCTTGAACAACACCGGGCTTTTTTCAGGAACGGGCGGATCGCGTGGTACTAACGGGTATGCATACGAATTGACTATGTTCGAATGCGATTGGGAATCGCTCGTCATCATGCAAAAGATGAAAAACCGCCTTTAAGGTTTTGCTTGGTTCCGCATTTCGATCAGCTTACGGATGATGTCGTTGCGGTTTTCCACGATGACACCTTCCGTAGCGAGCGATTTGTCACCAAGTTCCGCCTTCATGCGATGTTCTTCCATGTCAAGTTTGCGCTTCTCTAGCGCAAGCTTCATGGCTTTCAATTCGGCATCACGCTTGGAATTGGCTGCGTCCAGGGCATTCTTATAGAAAGAAGCCGCAACTTCTAGAAGCCCGCGTTGCGAACGTTGATCAACGTTGAACGAAAGATCAACGATTTCTTGTGCGTGCTTCAGTGTTTGGTCATGGATTTCGTTAGTCTTTTGTCCATGCTCTTTTCCGTTCATCAAACCCAAAACTTCTTGGGCTTTTTGAAGAACTAGTGCATCACCATCCGAAGATTCGGTTTCGGTCTCAACATCATCTTCAATTTCGACATGGTTTTCCGCGTTCTCCGCGCCTTCGGCGAAAAGCTCATCCATGTTAGGAAGATTCAGTGTGTTGATAATACCTTGTGTCATTTAGTTTTTCTCTTATATCCGAACAAATCGTTCTCTGTCATAACCCGGAACTTGATCCCGCGCTTAACGCAGAATTGGAGAGCGGCAGTCCACTTGGCTTGATTGATAGCCTGTGAAATTTTTACTTGCTTTCCAACCTTACCTTCAAAAAGAGGGGTCTCTTTCAAGGGCTTGATCTCGATCATTTCCGAATGGTGCTGACCTTTCTTATCTATATATACAATCAAGAAATCGGGAACGTACATGCTCCATCGCCCGGTTAGAGGGTTACGATAGGGTACAGAGATACATTCCGACGACCATTGAACAATATTAGGATGAGCATCACACATATTCATGAATGTGTGTTCCCAGCTAGAACGATAGGTTATATTATCCGCGTTGGTTCCGCGATATTTTTGTGGGTTCTTGGGCACGAATATTCCGTGCGCGGTTCTCTTTCCGAGCATATTATCCTTTGTTGAAGCCAATCTGGCTAATAACGGGGCGCAATGAATTAATAATTCCGATGCTTTGTGAATTCAAAGCAAGCCCAGAACTACTAGCTAGCGAAGACGCCTGAGAAAGAATTTGTGATTTGGAATCTTTTCCGCCAATAATCGCGGAAGAAATCACGCCACTCAAAAGCTGACTGTTTACATATTTGTTGGCATAAGCGTTGTTTTTAGTCGATCCAGCCGCAGTCAATGCAGCAGAACCAGCCGCTACATTCACGCCAGAAATACCGGCGGGATTGAGTGTCTTGCCAACATTCAACGCCGTAGCAAGCGTACGACTACCCTTAGCGAGGTATGCGACATCAACCGCGAGGCTACGAGTCTTCGGATCATTGCTACCCGCGAGATTGTTAGCGACTCCGGTGGCGAGGGCTCCGAAGTCATAGTTCCCAAACACCCCCAGGACGCCGCTACCCACGGTCGATGATGTCTTGCGCATGATCGAACCAATGTTTGTGGAGCCTGACAAATCCGCGAAAATAGAAGAAGAATTAGGCGGACTAGCCGGTTGACTGAAACGTGTCAGTTTGTTCGATGGAATATCACCGGTATCAATTGTGTTGCCATCAAACTGTTGATTGAAAGCTGCACTGATTTGTTCGTTAGAACTGATCGGTAGAGGGGCGCCGCTGTTGCGATAATTGATAGCCTCATAATTCAAAGTCATCTGAATAGTAGAAGGCGTGGTGTTTTCGAAGTCGAAATCATCGGGATCGAAAGTCGAAATCTTAGGATGGATCAAGTCAAATTGCGTGAAATATCCACCGAAGACTTGGTAGACTTCGATTGCATCAAAGAAAAATTGTGAATTCAAATCCAATTCGTCTGCTAATCCCGAACGAGGTACGTAACCGAAACCGGCGCCGTTGTTGTTCAGCATTTCATCAGACGTAACGTCATACTTGAAATAACGGTCATCTTCTTGGTTGAAGTCACCAAAATACCAGCGGGTATATTCATCCCACATACGCATGACAAGGCTATCCGCAGTATCATATAGAGACATGCGGATAGCTTGTAGCTTAAACCCTGTCGTGACTTGACGACGCTTATTGTATTGATTTAGCTCCTCAATATTAGGTTGCACCGAAGGACGATCAATCGACTTTACGATGAAACCTAAATTTTGTTGCCATTCACTACTATTTTGCCCGTTTGACGAACGTCGGAAACGAACATAAAAAAGCGACTTCTTACGGGGGACGGTATTACCGTCCAACCCGTAAACCGTTGAAGCCTGACGTGGTGAGCGAATAAGTCTATTATCAGCCATAGACCAATTCTCTCATTACATTTGCATAGGTCCGACGCCCAGTTGAGGATTCAGGTCCATCAAGCCGTCAGATTGGGTTGCGTTATCGTAACGAATGCTCAGTTGGATGGTCATGTGATCGCTCGACTTGTAGTCAAACTGATCGTACTTAGCGGATTCTAGGAAGCAGCCTTCAAGAGTCCATTGCTCGTACACAGTGTCATTACCACCGTCGAGGGTTTCGATGAAGGTTTGGAACTTATAGTTCGAACCCGCAGCAGCCGACGTTTGTTGGAAGAAATTCATTTGCTTCTGCAACTGGTGTCCGACCAACTTGTTTACCGAGTTAGAAATATCATCACGGATAACAAGGTTGATCGAATCCCACTTCGCCTTACCAGCGTAGTACGCCAGTGAGTTGTACGAGTGAACTTCGTTCGAATCGAAAGTAACGCCGGGACGATCAACCGTCTCAACTTGTTGCGTCAGTTCCAAACCACCGGCTACCGGTCCAAAATTGAACACGCGGACGCGGAACTTCTGCTTTGTCTTGGGATGGATGAAGCCGCCACGACCACCGCCACCGCCATTAGGAATTCCGAAATTGGAAACCGTAGCCATGAATATCTCCTTAATAGCCTGTAAAAGGCACTTACTGTATTTATTTAGGAGAATTCGTAATAGTCTCAGTTAATACTTGACTTGTGGGATTCCTGCGTTAATATATGACTATAATTTCAATTAATGTTGGTGATATGGTTTCTCCTGATCCTCAATACTGGCTTCCACACGTGGAATACGTGCCACCTAAACAGGTGCAGCCAGAACGTGAGACGAAACAGGTCAGTCCCCAAAACCGCCCGTTCAAGATCGCGGAAATGGTGCGGCGCCCATATGCTCGCGTGACTGATAGTCGTTACATGACGATGTATGAAATCACGGCGAACACCGCCAACCAGTATCTTTTGCCTTACTGGGAATGGCGCCGTCTTAACAAGCGTCAATCAAGGGTTCTGGAACAAGCGGGCTTCCCAGGCTTCGAACGCGATGAAAATAACAAGGTCTATCGCGTCATGAAGAAGAAGCGCATCCGCGATGATAAATCCAACCTGCAATGGTTGAAGGATCGGTGCGAAGGGCTTTTCGCCGAACTAGATACTTCGTTTGTCTTCCAATATGTCGAAGACGCCATGAAAGCACGAATTTACTTGAGTTAATTTTCGTTAAGGCGTATGGTTAATATGTGAACAAGGGTCTAGAGTAGCAACGGTTCAAACGAGTGACCCCGAAAAACCCACAGCCAGAAATGGTAGGATGCTCTTAGGAATCGTAGAAAGAGCCGGGGATCACTCCCCGGCTCTTTTTAGTAGCTACCAATATCAAGCAAACTCTTGATTATCCGAGGCATCTTCATCCTGTGTTTAATGGAGTGAAGCAGTACCTTTACGCTGAACAGCCTCCCAGTCACCTACCTTCGGACTTATGGGTTCAGGGCTTTCGCCCTTTCGGAGCTACTAAACCAATTTCAAAATTACCGACTTCTTTTTCCCAAGCGAGAATTTCATACCCGAGGCGGGAATGTCACTCTCGGATACAAGACGACGAACATCTTGTACCAGAACATCATCCAATTTCAAACCACCATTTTGAGCAAGACGGGCAGCATCACCGTTCGATTTTGCCAGCCCAACTTCCACGAACAGTTGCGAGATCGATACTTGACCAGCGGCGAACAGATGCGACCGATGGCGATTGAGAACGGGAAGCTCGCCGCCAAAATTGGGATGAACCATTCCAGTAACGGTGTCCGCCAGGACGATCTTGGCTTCGTTGACATCCTTGGCAATAATATTTTCGATTTCTCCGAGATCAAGTTCGGTGAACAGACGCAGGAATTCACCAACCTTGGCATCTTCGACATTGCGCCAAAACTGCCAGAAATCAAACGCCGAAGTCTTTTCGGGATCAAGCCAAACGGCGCCAGAAGCCGTCTTGCCCATTTTTTCCCCAGCAACGTTGGTCATCAGAGGGGTAGTCAGCCCGAAGACTTCCCGTTGAGCTTTCTTGCGGGTTAGCTCGACGCCGTTGATGATGTTGCCCCATTGATCCGAGCCACCGACTTGCAAGATACAATTTTGCAATTCGTTCAGCTTGAAGAAATCAACCGCTTGCATCAGCATGTAGTTGAATTCAAGGAACGACAGAGACGAGTCGGGCTTGAGACGGCTCTTTACCGAATCGAACGTCAGCATACGATTGATACTGAACATCGAACCGTATTCTTGGAGAAATTCAAAGAAACCCGTTTCGCCGTTGAACCACGCTTCGTTCGTGACGAATTGAGGTTCGGGAACAAGCGTCTTAAAAACTTTCTCGATTCCTTGGCGATTGGAACCGATTTGTTCCGTGGTCAGGATCGGGCGAGCCGTGCTCTTACCCGAGGGATCGCCCACACGAGTTGTAGCATCGCCCAGGAGAATTAGGGGATTGTGACCCAGCTTGCGCATCCAACGCAACACCATGATCTGAATCAGAGAACCGACATGCAGGCTGTTCGCCGTCAGGTCGAAGCCGATGTATGCCGTGATCGGACCAGCAACAGCCGCATCATCCAACGCAGCCAAATTGGTTGTTTGGTTGATGAACCCACGGTCGGACAGGACTTTGAATAATTCAGATTTCATTTTCTTTACTTAATTACGGGCGGATGATTCTTGTTAGAATCAAGCATGTCTTGAATTTCGTCCGAACGTTCCTTGGCACAACGATCTGCATCACTTTGCTCGCCGAAGCCACAAGCCGTATTCGAAAGACGAACCCACTTCATCTTGTACACGTTCCATTCCCACATATCGTAGGAATAGTTATAATGCGGTTGCGGTACGCCATTCGCGATAATTGGGCGACGACGCATCTTAACAGCCGTCCAGGGAAATTGCGAAACGGTGATGGCTTTTTCGAATTCACCCAAATCCAAGGTGAGCTTGGGCGGTGGTGTTTTATCGTTCGCCGGATCGGTCAGCCGATATTGGTTTTGCATATACGAATGCTGATCGGCAATCCAGGCAAGGGCATCCGCTTGTGAGTTGAGAACCGGAGGGTGTGCATAGACCTTGCTGAGTGGACGCCACGCATCCATAAAATACTTTTCAACAAGATCAGACATGCCTATCTCCATAAATGATCCATATCATATACAGCGATAGAGTATAATTGTCAACGAAAAAGGGGAGAGCTTTCGCCCTCCCCTTCTTCAATTCTTTTAAGGTTTCCCTTAAGCGATAGAATCGCCGCTGTTCAGAATACGAACCGGGATGTAGATGAATTCGACAGCCTTGGTCGGGATGATAGCGACATCGATCCACAATTCATTACGATCACGACGTTCCGGGGTGTTGTTGTTCAAGTCGCACTGGACGCCGTAGTCTTCCAGGGCGCGCAGACCAACGAGACCTTCAAGGAAACGTTCGACAGTTACGCGAGCCGATTCACGTGTTTGTTCATCGTTCGGTTCGAACAAGAACGGTTGCGTGATGTTGCTCAGTTGGTACTTCAGGTAGTTGACCAGACGAGCAACGTTGATGCGGTCCATTGCGCTGTCAAGCGGCGCACGGGTCTTTTGACCATTGACAACCAAGCCACGGTTCGGAATGAACACGATTGGGTTGATCTTGTTGGTGTAAAGAACATCCTTTTGACCTTGGTTCAACAGAACAGGCTTGAATTCACCTTCGCTAGTCAGATAACCAACGGTGGTAGCATTCTGGACCAGACCACGAGTGAAGCCAGCCGGGGCGAACCACGGGTAAGCAACTTGGTCGTTATAAGCCATGGTGCAGAGAGCAACCGAAGAAGGCGGAACCATAACTTCGTTACCCGACAGATCGGTGCTCAGACCCCAAGGGTAATAGACACCAACGTAATCGCTAGAAGTGGTCAGACCATCTTCGCCGTTAGACGAAGCACCATTCGCATTGGTTGCCCACGCGGTGATGTCTGTACCGGTCGGACGCAGGCGCGCAGGCGTATCGGCAACGATGAACGACACTTCCTTTTGATCGGTATTCAGGACAACCATTTCATCGATCATTTCCGGGTAGCCCGGTGCGGCGATGAGGTTGTAATAAACTAGGTCTGAACGCAGGTTTTCGTTTTCGGAGATTGTGGCACCCATGGCACGAACGATCATCGCACGTTGAGCCTTACGACCCATCAGCGGAGCACCGTTTGTTCCATTGCCGCTTGCTGTCAGCCAAACACCAGCATCAGTCAGAGCCGGGAAGACGGGACCAGCGGTTCCGATACGATATGTTTCTTCGGTATAGTCGGTGTTAGCGTCGTAGCCGCCGAGAGCGAAGTAGTTCGGTTCCCATTGCTTAACGTTGTACGTACCATAGCGAGTGTTGAACAGCAGCATACCGTCTGGGTATGTGCGAGGATCGGGAGCATCCGGCAGCAGGTAATCGGACTTCACCATATCGGCGGGCAGTTCCGAGTTAAATGCATAGCCAGATTGCGCACCGCTATAGGTCGGACCCGAGTCAGCACGTGCATCAGCGAACACGACACCAAACGGCGAGGTTTGGTCAGTGTTGTCGATCAGTGTCCAACGACCAGTTGTGGTCGAGTAACGATACAGCAGCGGATAGTTTTCCAGATCGCTCGAATCCAGCCACAGGTCATTATCGACCAGAGCCGAACCGGTCGATTGGACCAGAGGCTTAGAGCCCGAAATGATGACGCCGTTCGGGTCAGTTGTTTGGAACTTGTGCTTGTAGCCCATCCATGTCGTGCCATCGCCGTACATGATGTCAACGCGCAGATCAGAATTGTACCACAGAGTACCTTCCGAAGGAGCCGAAGTCGGAGGAACAGTCGAAGCCTCATAAACGAGGTTTTCGAACATAGTGCCATTCCAACGACGAATTTGTTGAGTACCCGGTGTGCCGCCCGAAGCAACGCCATCGTCATAACCAACGTAGATTGTACCAACAGTAGGAACACCGAAGGCGAGCAAGGCAGCAGCGTCCTTACCAGCGTCGCCATCAGCGGCGATGCTGTCGTAAGGATAGAACGGAGCCGCAACTTCGATCCATTGACCAGCCGACGACCAATACTTAACAGACCAGTCAGCACCCTTGTTAGGAACCGTACCCTTGATCCAAACGTCGCCCGCGACCGAATTAGCCGGATATTGAGCGTTGCTTGTTTGCTTCAGAGAAACGCCATTATAGGTATTCGGAACGATGCCCAAAGTTGCCAGCGGAGTACCAGCACCATTTTGAACCGTGATCTTACCACCAGCGATTTCAGCGATCAGCAGAGCCGTACCAGTTGTGACCGAAGCCGTAACGTTCGGAATAGCTGCGTTGTTGATTTCTGTAACAATTTCAGGAAGCGTACCAGTGGTCGCGCTGAAGGAAATGGTTGTTGCGGTCGGAGCACCAACACTGTCATAAACAGTGATAACGATGGTATCGGTGGTCAGGATCGGAGCCGGGTTGGTCGAACCTTGGACCTTAGTCGGATAGTTTGCCTTCCAAGCGGTCGAACCAACTAGGAACCAAGCACCAGCCAGCTTTTCATAAAGCAGGTTATCCGAAACACTTACGACAACAGCGAAGTCGCCATCGGCGCCGAAGCCAGTTGAAGGCTCGCCGTTTGTGGTGTTCGCCGAACCCGCGACCAGAACCGGTTGGGTCAACCAAGCAACACCAGCGTTCGGATTGCCGTTCGATTGGAAGACACCAAACGAAGTTTCACCAACGTCAAACCAGAATGTACCAGCTTGCGGAGCACCGACCGGAGCCGAAGTGCTGGATTCCAGTTGAGCCGTATCGATATCAGCGCGAACAACGTAGCAACGGTTCGAAATTCCCAGATATTGATAAGCAGCCAGAAGACCATATTCGTTCAGTTCGTCGCCGTGCAGAGGGGTACCCTGAACGGTCTTGAAGGTAGGCGTACCGAATTGTTGGATCAGTTCGCGTTGCGAAGTAGCCAAGAAAAGTTCGCCAGCGCGGGAAGGAACAGAATATGGAGCGATAGTAGAGTCACTAGCAGAAATTGGCTTATTCGCAGCACTAGCGAATACCACCAAAGGAACTGTCCCAGTACCAGCGGTTGCGTAGAAGCTTTCATTATAAATTTGAACGTCTACACCGGGACTTACGAGTGTTGCCATGATTATTATTCTCCAAAATGAGTAGTAAAAGTATTTATCTAGACCTCCCCAAAACGACCCCAAAAAATCAGTATTATCTCAGACTTTTAAATGGAAAAAGATGGTTAAGGCATGATAAGATGATGCATTATTTAGGAGTTTTAAATTATGCTTATCAAAACCAAATATAAGCCCGAAGCAGGAAAAACCGTTGTTCTTCGACTAGTTACCGGAGAAGAATTGGTTGGACGAGTGCATTCGGTCGATGAAAAGACCATTTCCATCACCAAGCCGATTGCCATTCAGATGCGAATGGTTAGTGCCCAGGAAGCCGGTTTGGGCTTCGCTCCCTTCATGGGCGCCGTTGACGAAGACTCAATTTTCACGTTTTCGTTTGATCGTCTCGTCGTGGCTCCGATGGCTCCGCGCGAAGATATCGACAATTCTTATCTTCACGCCACCACGGGTCTCGTCGCTGCATCGCCCAGCACGATCCTAAAGGGCTAATTTAATACAATAAATACCGGTGTCTCTATTCGGAGACATCGGTTTTTATTTGAGGTTTTCATGCCATATCCTGTAGCCCACGTTGGTAGTGTTGTCATGGTCCAAGGCAAACTTGGAAAAGTCATCACTGGCGCGTCTTCGCATTTTGTCGAAGGCGGCGGGGCTGTTGTCGGCTCTAGCGGTGTTTCGGCTGAAGTCGCCGAATACGAATCTATCGGTATGGAAACCGAGGATATGGAACCGGATCAACGCCGGGCGTATCTCGATAACAAATATGGTCCCGGTACCGCTGATAGCTTGGAGCGGGCTTCAGTAAGCAACGCAGAAGACCCAGGAGCGGCGGGCGTTACTCCGGTCAACGGGACATCCAAGGGTGTCGGATGCGGCGACTACAATTCATCCACCCCAGATTCCACAAAAATTTCAAAATATTTTACGGTCGCTGATTTCTCGTCTGGCGTCTATCAACCGGCTTTGCGCCATACCATCCCCTCTGGCGGAAACAATGGTGTCAACAAAGCAGACATTATTTGTAATTTGAAATTTCTCGCTACCAATAGCGTCGATGCTCTTAAGGATTGGTTGTCACACAACACCGATGGGATCGAATTCAAGATTGGTAGCGGCTTTAGAAATTCTACTGGCACTTCGGATCATAACATTGGTTCGGCTTGCGATCTACATATGTTCAAAAATGGTAACAGACTTAGCCGTGAAGAACTTCGTCAACTCGCCGTCAAGATCATTACGACTGCCAAAATTCCCTATACCCAATTTCTTTTGGAGTATAGCGGTTCAGGTAGCCCCGGCTGGATTCATTTCGCGAACCGACGTTCTCAACAAATGTCAGGGCTTCCACTTGGATACACTATGACCGGCGGCACACCATATCACCCCAATCTTCCTAAGAGCGCATAATGAGCGATAAAATTAACGAAATTGCTGGCATCATCGGTGCGGGCAACCAATTTGATCCTTATTTCGTCACACGATTGGCTGACGCGAACAATGTCGTGAATGCCGTAGTGGCAAATCTTGCCAACTCAGGAGACGCCGATCTTATCGCACTTAGCACAACCCTATCGGCTAGTTTTGTAAATTCAGGCGAAATGGATGCACTATCCATGCACGTTGGCAACACGCTTGCTGACTTGCCCGCTCAAATGGATACCTATTCGACTGTCATATTGACTACCAATAAACCGGCGAACAGTGTATCTCAGGCATTTGGTGCGACATTTGGAGCACGAACATTTCTGACTGCGATTGATGAGTTAGAAGCGGCGGCGGCTAATCCCAGCGAAGCCAATACCGTCATTTTACAATCGCGTGTTAACACAATCGTTGCTACTCCTACCACTGTGAGTACCATGATCGCGGGTGAGGGCAGTTTTTATTCCGATGGCACGGCTCAAGCCGCTGCTATCGAGCAAGCCAACAAGTATGCGGAATCGTTCGCAGATTTTTCGCTAAAGGCTGTTTTGGGAGCCGTGGCTAACACGTCGCTTCTCAATCTCCTAAAAGACGATTAATTTTTCGCTTGCATCCCTTAACCAAATTCGGTAACTAAATTCTCGTAATTTTTTTATGAGTTTTTACCGTGATTACAACCAGTTTCGATCTCAATGCCGCGCAAGCTGGCATCATTGACGACCTACGCGAAGAACGCATTGACCTTCGCGAAGCCCTGGATATGGCACACGATATCCAAATCGAAGCCGAGGCGGTAGGGCTCTCGTTCTCAATCGTGGATTTTGAGTACACGCTTCGCGCTCATGCCGGGCTGTCTCAACGCGAATCGTAATGACAACGTTTCTCACCTTTGCGCCGCGATACCAACAACGACACGATGGGTCATTCACCCTGTCTTTGTTTCATCCCAAAGGCACTTCGGTTTGGACTAGAACATTGTTCAAGACGCTTCGAAATGATAATAGAGAATTCGTGAAGTGGTTTAGAAAACAATTTCCCGATAAATCTATTTCTGTTCGTCCTTGGGGCGGAAATATTGCTGACAATAATCACTATGTCGCGTTTGATCTAAGCGAAGAAGACCTCGCGTTTATAAAACTAAAATATCCTCAAATCATTATTGACCCAGACACATGATCATCATCGGCTCACGCGCAATTAGTTTTTGGTATCCCGATTTTCGGGAAGCTAAGGATTGGGACATCATTGCCCGACCTTCGGAAATCCTGGCGTGGGCTACCGAAGCAAAAGATTCCATCGTGGATATGGTGTCGCCGCATGACAAGAAAGTGCGCTTCAAGCTCAAGGACGGCTCACGTCTAGAGTTTGAGACGATCACGCCCTTGTCAAGCAACGAAACGCTAGAAACGCAAATCAACGCTCTACCATATTCCTTCAAAATGGATATTCCATTTGGTGAGGCAAACGTTCCTTCCCCGTCCATTTTGACGTTGATCAAACGAAGCCATCTGGATTGGAATGTTCACTGGCGCAAGAACATCGAGGATTATCATTGGCTGAAGGATCGTAGCGAAGGTGAGCCTAGCTTCAGCGAACTTTATTTCTATCAGTTTCGCCACGCCGAGAATGTAGAAAAATTCGGTGTTCGACGTATCAACACCAACATGAGTAACGAAGCATTCTTTGCAAAAAGCAACAACTCTGTCGGGCGTATGCTTGATCACGACGATTTGCACGATGCGATGAAGTACGGCGGGCGTCCGCTGTTCGAAACTTTCAAAAATGATTTGTCCAAAGCCAGCCTCGACAAAACACTATTCGATGCGGCATCCCTAGACGTTCAACAAAAATTGGCACGGGAAGAAATTATGGTGATCGCCCTAGAGCGTTTCATCCTCCCCGGTCGAGAACGCAACCCGTCCGAAGCCTACTCAAAGGCACTACAACGATTGACCACGGTCATGACTACCGGATGGTTCCGAGATTTTCTGATTGAGAATTGGTCTCAAATTAATAAACCGGATGTTGATTACATTCGTAAGTTCCAACTTTGGATGGCGTTATGAGTTTCAAAATTATTGACGGCAAGTACGTCTTCCTGAATCCACCAAAGACGGTTGGGGAACATTACCTTGTACAAGGTATCAAATCACCAGTTTCTTGCACTCTCAAGCATCGGTTTACGGGCGAATTTGCTGAATGGTTGGCTAGAGAAAAGATCGATTGCACACTCGATCTCTACGGGCTTTCCGGTGGATCAGCCATATCGTTTAACAACAAAGATGATGCGGTATATTTCAAACTGAAGTGGCTCTGATGAATTCGACTATTTTTAAATACATTGCGAAGCTGTCTGGTTCGGACAAGAAAACTCTTTCTCAAAAAGCTCTGAAGACTGCGGAGGAAGTTGGCGAACTAGCCAAGGTTGTTCTCCCCTTTGATAATGCTGCATCGACCACTCACCGCTTCATCGCACGCGAGCGCATCCTAGAAGAAGTTGCCGACGTGATGTTGTGCGCCCTAAGTGTCGCTTATGACACCGGGTTCACTGACGACGAGATCAGCGCAATGATGATGCGCAAGGCTCGCTACTGGGATGAGCTTCAGCAACGCGAAACCAAAGTTTCGTACCCGCTTCCCTATGAAATCCATATCACCGTTGCCGCCGGTTCAGGCGGTGTTGACATGGATCGGTTCAAGACGGCTTGTGTGGATGCTGGCGTGAAACCGATCCTTCTAGATTTGCACAATCGGTCTGGCAACGTCGTGATGATGGACAGCCAAACGTCGGGCGTTCACATGGGCGACAACAAGTCGGCTCTAGCAGAGTGTGAGCGCATTTCGACGGTCATGCGCCAACATGGCTTCCATCCGCTACGAGAGAAAATCGAAACGGTTCCGTGGCATCCGGCGGCGCCCCAAGGCACACACGCCAATCCGGTCATGCCCAAGGACTCGTATTTCGAAGCCCATCTGAACATCGTGGTCTCCGAAGATAACGTTGGTATCGTTCGTGATCTGGTTACGAAGGCAGATGGTCATCTGTCGCGCAATGCCTTCAAGCGCATTTCGGATACCGAATATACGCTTATGGCAACTCTGCGTCGATACACCGGGACGCATGAAGAGTTTAAGGCAGAAGCCGAAGCTCTCAAGGCTAATCTTAACCAAGCTGGTTTTGATGTTCCGAAGGTCATTGTGGAATTTTCGATCTATGATACAAAGATCGCTCATGATGCGAATTGGCTAGAAGCGGACCATGCTTGATATTAAGTGGATAAGAGACAACCAGGGCAAAGACATCCCCATTCGCGGGGATTACGACATCCTGCCCGAAATTTGTCTCTTAGACAGTAATGTCCGAAGCTACAAAACTGGTATCCAGCAAGCTCAAGGCGTGAAGAAAGCCCTGGCATTCACAATTGGTGACGCCAAGAAAAATGGCAATCCGCAAGGCTTCGACATTGAAGAAATGATTGATATCAGCAAAGAGAAATCTGCGCTGATTGCGGAATTGGAAGAACATATCCTTCTAGACGAAGCGAAGCTGAAAGACCTTATGCTTTCGGTTCCGAACCTCCCGGCTGATGATGTCCCGCTTGGGGATGATGAAACCGGTAACGTTGAGATTCGTCGTCAAGACGGAACGTTGGTTCATGCCTTCAAGGCGAAGGAACACTTCGAACTAGGCGAACATTTGGGTCTTGATTTTGAGACTGCGGCAAAGATGTCGGGTTCGCGCTTCGCCGTGTTGACCGGTGGTCTTGCGCGTCTTGAACGCGCTATCGGGCAATTCATGCTCGATTTGCAGAATGACAACGGTTATACCGAAGTCAATCCTCCGGTGCTTGTTCGCGACAAAGCTCTGTTCGGCACGGGTCAACTTCCCAAATTCGAGGATGATCTGTTCAAAGCCGGGGATCATTACTTGATTCCCACGGCGGAAGTTTCTCTGACGAACATCGTTGCTGATCAGATTGTCAAGGGCGATAGCCTCCCAAATCGAATGGTTGCCTTGACACAATGCTTCCGTGCCGAGGCTGGTTCGGCTGGTCGCGACACTCGTGGCTTGATTCGACAACACCAATTCAGCAAGGTTGAACTAGTCTCGATTTGTCACCCGGATCACTCCGAAGACGAGCACCAACGTATGCTAGGAAACGCTACAAGCGTCCTAGACGCCCTGGAACTACCTTATCGTGTCGTGCTCCTATGCACGGGTGATATGGGCTTCAGCGCGAAGAAAACCTACGATATTGAAGTGTGGTTGTCGGGACAGAACACGTTCCGTGAAATTTCCAGCGTGTCGAACTGTGGCGATTTTCAAGCTCGACGCATGGGTACGCGCTTCAAGGAAAATGGCGAAATGCGTTTCGTTCACACCTTGAATGGTTCGGGGCTCGCCGTTGGTCGTACTCTGGTCGCGATCATGGAAAACTATCAACAAGAGAATGGCGACATTCTCGTACCGAAGGTACTTCGTCCCTACCTCAAGGGTCTTGAAGTCATCAAGGCTATCTAATGGCTACGAAGAAAGAAGAATGGGAACTTCTATTCGAACATCCGACTAAGCAATGGGTTCGTAAAGTGGACAATCTTCCTTTCTGGAACAAAATTTTTGTGTTCGCCGTGATAGGTTTCACCGCCATCGCGACGGTAGTGATCGCTCTTGCGCTCATCAAATATTTGATACTGTTCAAAGTTCTTTTCGTTATCGTTGTTGGACTTGGTTTCTGCATCGGTCTTGGTTGGTGGCTGTTCATCGGTTTCAAAATTTTATTCGGCGTTGGCGATAATTCATATTATTGTTGACGCGCGCGGTATCCCGTGGTTAAATAGAGTTGAATTGTTGACTTGAGTTACTACCCGAGCAAGACCCGACCTCAAAAGCGGCGCCTCCAGGGAGCCAAGTCTTCGGACTTATAGCCTGTCAACAGAAAGCTCCCACTACTCAAAATTGAATGTTTTCAAGACGTTACAACCATGAATATTATCATGGTTGTTAACCATGTTTATGATTAAGCTACAGATAAATTGGTCCGTGTCTCCATAAATAAAGGCGAGGGGTTTTCCCTTGTTCGGAGACAATCATGGCTGATATTAAAAATTTCGGTCTGGTTGGCGTTGGCAGCAACGTACAACTAGGTAAGTCAGGTCCGCGCCTGAAGAAAAATGCGGAAACAATCGAGGCTCGTACCGCTGACGATAGTTCGTTGGCGGTTGTTCGTGCGGCTCCCGGCGTTGGAAACAACGACGTTGTGACCCTGAACCAACTTAACACGTCCATCAGCAACGCCGTCGCAAACGCCGGTCCAGTTGATGGCTTTCACCTTGTCATGGGTAATGCCGCGACTGAGGGCGACGGATCGTTCTCGCCGGGTGCAATCACTATCACAGAAACAACAAAGGTTTCGGATGCCATTGATGGCTTGAACGAAATCTTGGCTTTGCTCACACCGGCTGCGCCTCCCGCGTTCCCGAACGGCAACGCCCTGACCGTTGCCAACACCGCCGGTACTACTCCGGTCCTGGCTAACGGTGTCGTTGATAACAGCGGTACTTCTACTCTCGTTCCTACCAACGCTGTTTCGCGTATCACGGCGGCTGGCGTTTCTTCCAACACCTTCCAAGACATGGGACCGGGCAATTCGGGTACCATGCAACTCTTGCTGAACGGTTCGGTCCTTGGCTCTAAGGCTCTGACAGGTACAGGCGACGGCGGTACATATTCCGGTCTGGTCCTTGCCGATCAGAAAGATTATCCGCTTTCGACTGCTGGTTTTTGGAAGTCCATTGATACTACTGTTACCCTGGCGGCTGCACCGCTTGGCGTCAACAAATTCCGACTGAACCACACAGGCGCCGGTCAAACTTCTGAAATTTATTTTGTTCGTGACCATTTGACCGCCGTTCCGGCTGTCACCGCCAACGTCGTTGAAGGTGTTGCGGGTACTCTGGCGTATTCGTCCAGCGTTCCTCACTACAACAGCGGCGCGTCTCTGAACGTCAACGGTTCTATCAGCAACCTCGCTGGTCAAACATACTACGGCGGCACCGACCCGCTGGTTATTTCAGCCTCTAACAGCATTCTAACTTCGCAAACTCTGACATACGCCACTTTGGGTATTTCTACTCCGATCAATGCGAACACAACTACTGCTACAAATATTTCTCAACAATCACTAAGCGTTAACGGCACAAATATCCACAATATGGGTACCGTTACTCTTACCGGTCGCAACGTCAATGGCTCGACAGGCACAACCGCTACTGGCGTTGTTCTCGTTAAGCGCGGTACTGCTGCTGGTCGTATTGATGAACTGAGCGTTACAGTCACCGGTCTGGGTTCTTCTCCGAACACAAATAACGCAATTCGTATGGGTCTGGCTGCTGGTGGCGACACCCCGGTTCAAACTCAATCGGCTTGGGATGCTACTGCTGCAATCCAAACCTACGATGCAACCGTTGTTGGCGGTACTTTGAAGCATGACCAAACGAACTATTCGTCGGGTTATCTGCCTGCTGGTCCGAACCTGTCTTCGGGTCGTACTGGTGCGCAATACGTAACCTTCTCGTTCAATCGTTCGGCTCTATCGGCATTCAAGATCGTAGTCACCGGCACTTACGCGGGTTGCTGGATCGGTCTACCGGGCGTCTCCGACAATGGCACAATCTCTCCGAACGCTGCTAACGGCTGGTGGAATGCTTTCCAACTGTACGACGGTGCTGGCGTCCCCGGTAAATCTGGTGATACTCTAGCCGGTTGTGCTCAAGGTTCTGCGATGTCGGGTGCTTCGGGTACCTTCTCGATTACTTTCGGTACTCAGTCGTCCACTAACGCTACAGGCAATCAAATCTTGGTTCGCATTCGCCTGAATGCTGGTCAATCGATCAGTGCTCTAAGCTTCACAAACTAAGAAAGGTATAGATTTATTATGGCTATTTCAGATACAGAAAAACTAGACCTTTTGTGGAAAAAGAACTTCGGTACTTCTAAGACCGCTGGTTCGGGCACAAAGCTTGCGTCTAACGAAACCGTCGCTTCGCCGACAACTGTTTATGCGTCAAGCATTTGGGCAAACACCGACAGCACTAGCATTCCAGAAACCCCGCCGGTTTCGACAACTGCTAACGTCGGCGTTTACACCGGAGCTAATCGCTATCGTTGTACGAATGACCCGACCGCTCCGTCAAACCTCACTTGGTTCACAACTTCGACTTTTGGAACAACTGCATCGCGTACCGGTGACTTCGTTCCTTCGGCTTTCGGTGCTGGTTATGCCGTTAAGGTATATATCGGTGATCCGAACGGCGGTCCTGCTGCACGTATCCTACCGGATACAACTAACGAAGAATGGATTTTCGACTACGTTGCTGGTGTTCTGACTTTCCCGAACACCATCCCGGCAAGCCGCACGGCAACAATCGGTACGGCTACAACCGTTTCGGTTGCTTCGAACGGCATCTACATTGAGGGTTATCGCTACGTTGGTAGCAAGGGCTTTAGCGGCATCACTTCGGGTACCACCGTTGTTGCCAATATTGCTGCGCGCGACGCACTGACACCGTTCACTGGTCAAGTCGTTCACGTAATCGACGCAAGTGGCAACCCCACTGATGCGGCGGCTGGTGAATGGGCTGAATACCTGTGGACAGGTGCATGGGTTCTAACTGCAACCCAAGATTCGGCTCGTTCGGACAGCCTGACTACAAAGGTTGAAATTGACGCAGCTTCGACCGGTACAATCTCCATCGGCAACGTTGGCAATGGTGCTCGTGTCGTTGAAGTTAGCGTTGAAGTCACCGATGGTTTTGATGGCGACATGGCAATTAGCGTCGGTGACGCTAGTGACAATCTTCGTCTAATGGGCGATGATCAAAACGATTTGCAATCGGAAGGTGCTTACGTAACTACACCGATCTACCAATATCCAGCCGGTTCCGAGACAGCGATTTCGATCTATGTCACCGGAACTGCTACTCTTGGTAACGCAACAATCATCATCACTTACGCATAAGTTCGCGTAAGTAAAGCGTAAAAGAAAAGCCCCGGCAAAACTGCCGGGGCTTTTTTCGTTCCTAAATCCGTTTGGATTTAGAACACCATGACGAAACCGGCGATGGAAATGACGATCAACACCAGAAGCATGATGCCGCGATAAGCAGCGATGTCGCCGTTGCCGGGTTCGGGACCGCGCTTCGTCGTACGAATGCGCTTGCCGCTTTCCTTGTCGTATTCGGTTTCAACCGTGATCGGATTACAGATACGGTTAAAGTAATGAATCCAGAGCGGGATCATCACCAGAAACCAAATCGAGCCGCCCAGGATGCCGATGATCTGACCGCCCGCGACCTTGAAGACGATCAGAGCCATGGTGATCTTGCCCACGGGAGTCTTGGCGAAGTCGTTGACCGCGACGCCCAATTCCTTCGCAGCGGCGCCGATGCCCGAACCCAGACCCTTGCCGATCTCGACATACTGGTTCATGCGCTCGACGGTCTCGCGCGCGTTGCGAAGGTCTTCGGGGGTTTCCGCCTTCAGACGTTCGGCGGTCGCAGCGACTTCGGCGATTTGGGCATCCGACAGACCGGCGGTATCGACCTTGGCAGGAGCCGTGGTGGCTTGAGCCGAAGCCATGGCGGGAACGAACAGAAGCGATGCGGCTACGAGAGCCATTGCAAAACGACGCATTTATATCTCCAAAAGGATTAATGACTAGGCATTATACCAGATTTTCGTAAATGGTCAAATCCTTATACGGCTAAATATAGCTATGAAAAACTTCCGCGATTTGATGAATGCCATTGAAGGCAAAGCCGTTTTAACAGAGAACAAAGCTGTTTTGACCGAAGCTATTAATTATGCAGAAATGCTTGATAGCTTGTTCAATCGCATGACCAAATTGGTTCAAGCCAATCCAAACGTCACCGATAAGGAAGATGTCTTACGAGGCATCCAACAGGATCGTGCAAAAAATATTACACAAGCCGATTCACCGATTGCGTGGGCTAAGCAATATTTGAAGAAAAGTGATCGGATCACTTGGTATCTTCGTTGGAAACGCATCACTCTAGCTTATGTATATTACGATCATTGCCGTAGTGCCAAGGATGGCATGAGACAGGTGGGTGAGGATTTAATCAAGACTGAGCTTAAAGACTTCAATTACAAAAATGGCACAAATCTAACAGGCGAAAGTTTACAAGCTATACAACGGAGAATGTATCGCTTGGACTCTATGTTACGCCACTATTTGTCTTTGCCTGTTCCCAAAATTCAAAATTATCAATGGGGACGTGAGACGCCCGATGATCTAATGCGGATTTTTGCTTCTGATGAAGAAGAGTGGAAAGAAAAGGGCTCGCGATACATCGATCATGATGAAAATGATGGTGAAAAAATTATCAATTGCGGCGATCAATATTACTGGGTCTTGCTTCCACGCGGCTACTGCGATGTAGAAGCAAAAGCCATGGGTCACTGTGGTAATGCGGGTGCATCTTCGGGTGATCGTATCATCAGTCTACGCCGCCTAATTAAAGAAGATCAAAAATTAAGTTGGGTTCCGTACCTGACGTTCATCCTAGACGAGAATCAATATCTTGGTGAAATGAAAGGGCGCGGCAACGATAAGCCTGCGGCTCGTTATCATCCGATGATTATCAAGCTTCTCGAAAGCAAGTACGTCAAGGGCATCAAGGGCGGGGGCTACATGCCCGAGAATAACTTTGCCGTTTCCGATCTGCCCGAAGAAACCCAGAATGAATTGTTCGAAAAGAAACCTAATCTGGCTACTACCTCGTATCAATATAAGAAATTTGGTTGGTCCGAAGAACTTGGTAAGAAAGTCATCAATAGTCTTGCTAATGCAGACATTCGTTGTAGACACGCAACGAAAGACTATTTGATTATTGAACACTTCGCATCATGGGTAGATTTGTTAAAAGAATACGGTGATCGAGAGACCGAATATTGCGCCGACAATATTGATGATACCCAGGACATGAACTTTGAACCTATTCCCGACTCGCTATGGGATGATCTTCCAAATGATTCAATCAAAATGATTGGAGCATATTATGCCAAGGAACAACCCGATTTGGTCGCTAGTTGGGAAGAAGAAGAGGATGAAGAATTTGATCCTAATCATCTTGACGATGTTTGGAACCTTGTGAAATACGAGGACGGCGATATTATGGATGCTCTACGTTCAGCTTCGATGACTGCCCAAGAAAATGGCGCACAATCTCAAATGTTCAAGGCTCTGAAAGCTACACTGGATTCCCCACCGGGAAATTTACCGTTGGTAGTCATTTATGGTGACAAAGATCAAGAGGCATACGGAACTGCGTTTGACTGGGATATGCCAGCAAATCTCGCTCTGCCCATGCCATATGCTATGGAACACATTATCGACAAACCAGAAAAACTAGAAGAAATCGAAAGCGAAGGCTGGTTCGAAGATCAAGAATTCTCAATCTCCGTTCCGCATTACGGTTGGGACGGATGGGATAAGGAATCCGGGGTTTCCAGCTTCTTTGACGAATTTCCCCAGTTTCAACTTAAAGTCAAATAGTCAGTGGATCAACTTCATCGAAAGTAATCACCATGTGTGAATACGTCGTAGACGTATATTCACCATCGTATCCGTAGTCGCCTTCAACACGGCTATCGATTTCTATTTCACTAAATGCATAATACTTACCATCACGGACGTATGACAACGCCATGATAGTTTTCATCTGCTTACGATTAATGACACTGTAGGTTCCGAGTTTGATGTACAATTTTCCATCGGAACCAAAATCCAAAGAGCCGGGCATGTCTTCAATATCGTAGAGTTTTTGAAGACAATCGTCACCGGAAAGATCAGTAAAATCGAGTTGCATACCAACCTCCATTAATATTTTGCTTATATCACAAAGTAATTAACTACGCACTAAATAAGTGTATGGATGATGATATTTTTTCGTTTCCCGTGACTGAGCCCACGGAAGTTAATCGCAATCTCAAACGAGCGCAAAGTTTAGTTGGAACATCAGCCGGGAGACCGGAGAATGATTTCTATCCGACACCTTCCGATGCGGTAGATGCTCTATTGAAACATGAAAAATTCGAGGGCGTGATTTGGGAACCGGCTTGTGGTGACGGAGCCATTTGCAAGGTTCTTGAAAGCCACGGCTACGAAGTTTTGGCAACCGATCTCATCGATAGAGGTTGGGGTCAGGGTGATCATGATTTTCTGACTTCGGATTTGAAGGCTGAAAATATTGTGACCAATCCACCCTTCACGATGGCAGAACAATTCGTGAGGCTTTCGTTACAGAGAACCACGGGCAAAGTGGTCATGCTATGCAAGCTTCAATTTCTTGAAGGCGCAAAACGAAAAATCATGTTTGAAGAAACTCCCCTGGCGAGAGTTTATGTTTTCTCTAAACGTCTAACGATGACGCGCAATGGTGAGAAAATGAAGAATTCTGGAATGATTGCATTCTGTTGGTTAGTATGGGAACACGGGTATACCGGCGATCCAGTCATCAAATGGGTATAGCAAAAAGGGCGGGGAAATTCCCCGCCCTTTTCTCATTCTAGGTTTTGGCGCCGATTATCGGTCGGTGCGTTCAGCCTTGGTCAGCAGCGGCTTCAGGGTCGCCAGTTCAACGAAGCTGTCAGCCTTGCGACGCAGTTCGTCAGCGATCATCGGACCACCGGTACCGTCCTTGTTCATGGTCGAAACCACGGTGACGCGGACGCCCTTGCGTTGCACGCGATCCACCAGGGCGCGGAAATCGCCGTCGCCCGTGAACATGATGACGTGGTTCAGGTGTTCGGCGGCTTCCAGAACGTCGATGGCGATCTCGATGTCCATGTTGCCCTTGAAGCGACGACGACCTTCCGAGTCTTCGAAGGTCTTCACCGGCTTGGTGACGAGATTGTAGCCGTTGTATTCGAGGAAGTCGATCATCGGACGAATCGGATCGTGCGTTTCTTGATCGGTGCTGAGCGCGGTGTAGTAGTTGGCGCGGACGAAGTTCGACATTTCGTCCAGATATTCGATCAGCTTGGCGTAGTCCACGCGGAGCCCGATAGCCTTCGCAGCCGAGAAGAAATTGGGACCGTCGATGAAAACGCCAACGCGCTCATCTTCGCGAACACCAAAAAATTCTTCGCGGGGGGAGTAAGTAGCTTCGGTCATAAATCAATTCCCATTCAAAATTAACGGGCTAATCCCGTATCTGATTTGCATAGGATACTCGATTTTTATGCCTAGTCAATACCCTTACTGAATTTTTATTTACGAGGAAATTGGAGACAGGTAGAGAGGATGAATAGAGCAAGAACGGCGTCATCCTCATTCGTAAAAAACATCCCAAGATTCAAATTGTGACCAGTAGCACCCGCCTTTTTGGAGAAATCCCAAAACCGAGCACTCGTCCATTTTGAAAATTCGTGCCGGTGTGCATGAAGCCGATTGATGAAAGAAAGAGCGTCGGCTTCGATACCTGAATACCATTCCGCAGAAATAATATATGCGGTCTCTAGCCATGGTTCAGGGAACACTAGTTTCCCTTCGTAAATTGAAAAATGCTCATCAAACTCGACGTGCCCTAGATCATCATGAAAATCACCATACCATCCGGCTTTAAAGGAGATTTGTTCTAGACCCGAAGCACGTACCGCAAATTTCATAATTTCTCGCCTGGAACCGTGCCACGGAAGCCCTTCAAACGAGGGAACCGCAAGGAATATACCGTGCCGCCTGCCTCTAAGGTAAAGCAATCGGCGCGGACTTCAACAATCATACCCATAACCAAGGCAGGATTTTTCCACCATAGGTCACGTTGAATATCACTTATACCACTACCAACGAAAACCTCAATCTCTTTCCCGTCGTCTTCGCCCTGACACTTCAGCGCACCAAGCTTGCCCTTATACTTTCCATCGGGTTCACCCTCTTCAATACCAATTACCTCAAGGCTAACTTCGATGAAGGGCTTGATCTTAAGCCATCCGACGTTACGCTTACAAATATATGGAGCCTTCGGGTCCTTGACCATGATACCTTCATAGTCAGACTCGATTGCTTGTTTGTTGAATTCCTTGAAGGTTTCTTGTCCAGCGTCCGTATCTAGGTCCACCGTTACTTTGGGAATTACGTAGACCAATCCGTTACAATACTTCTTGAAAAGCCCACTCGTTTCCATTTCGGCAAGAATTTCTTGGCGAAGAACTTGTTCTACATTCCATTTTCCGGCACGAAATGCATCAAGAGGAATGATGTCAAAAAGTGCTAGGCGCGCAGCTTTCGTGTCAACACCTTCACGGCGGTTGACCTGTGTCATCAAATCTTGGAAGCTTGTTGAAATCACTTCGCCGTCGAGCACCAACGATGTCTTAAGTTCAGGTAGAAGTTTCAACAAACCTTCACGAATCTCACTGAAGTTTTCGTTGAGCTTACCCGTGCGCGTGTACTGGTTTACGGTACCTTGTTCTTTGTCCAAAACCGTAAGAAGACGCATACCATCCAACTTGATGTCTAGCATCTTGCGACCGCTCACCTTCTTGTGGTGAACTGGCTTCATTCCATCTTCGGCTAGTTGGCACGAAAATTCAGGAACGATGAAATCCTTAGCGTCATCTTCCGATGCCAGCTTCTTTAAAATTTTATTGATGGTGGACTGTTCAACACCAGCCTTGAAATCTTTTAGAAGAATACGGCGATAGAACATATTCCATGTTTCGACATGGCAACGCATTGCAGCGGCGTTGATAGCATCACGGGCGGCATGTCCGGTTAGCTTCCGAGTGCGTAGATCGTTCGCGAGGGCAAGAAAGTCTGCGAACGTATAATCACCGGGTTCGTCATCGGCTTCTTCGATCAACGCTACTTTCTTAACACCGAAAGTGATGAGCGGATCATAGGCGAGTTGGGCGCCCTTAAAAAATTCTCGTTGCCCTGTCATGAAGGCATTGATTAGGATTTGCTCTTTGTCGATGCGCGACGTGGTAGCGGAAAGGTCTTTGATAATTGAAACAGAATTCATAACCAGATTATACCGGTTACGTTAACCCCATTTCAATATTTTATTACAATCCACCCTTAAGAAGTCGGACCATGCTATCAAATTCGTCCTTGTCGAGAACGGCGTAACCGCTATCGGCTAGCATCTTCATCATCTGCTTCGGTTGGTCCAGATCGATCTTGCGATGCTGATCAGAAAGTTCATGCCAGGGACGAAGCAAGGGATGCTTCTTATCTTTCAGGCTAACCGAGGTACCATACGACCAACCATTGTCGGTGCGATCTTTATACCATTCGTCGTGACGCTGCTTAGCCCACAAGGTGCAAAGCTCAACGTATTTTGAATCTTTAATTTTTGCGGAATCTTCGAAGCCGCGAATGACTGCCACCGAGGTTTCAACATCGAAATCGACTTCGGGGTGTTCCGCGACAAAACATTGAATGATGGGTTCAACTTCTCGTTCGATCAGATCGCGTGTCAACGGAACAATATATTCGAATTTTTCACCAACTGCACGACATACCATGGACACACTACGTAGCGTTCCCTTGTCATCAGGAGTTTGAATGGTGGACAAAACACCATTAGGACCCAAATCACGAACGCACGCAAACCACTCTTTCGCAGAACTTTTATCTAGTTCCTTGGAGACAATTAATTTTACATAAAATTGAATGTTTGAGGGTGTAGACATGAGACATTTATTCCATTGGATACATTTATTTATGAAATAGAAAAGGCGGGGTTTCCCCCGCCTTCCCTGTTGTCTGAGTTATCTAGAATTACGCAGACAGATATTCAACGATTACCTTCGCGGCGCCGGTTCCGGCAATGGCAGAGCCAGTGACGGTAACAGTCAGCATTGTCGGCGAACCGTAGTCCTTAACTGTTTCTACAACGTAGATGCCAGCAGCAGATTCATCAATATCAGCAGCCGACGCTAGTTCGTTCGGAGTAGCTGTCGAACCGATGACGATGGCAGCACCGGGACCGAAGCCACCTGTGACCAAAGTACGAGTTTGCAGAACAGTACCGGCAATTTGACCGATGTCGTATGTACCATCGACTTCAACAATCGACAGAACAACGGTCTTAACAACACCAACGGTTGCGGTAGCAATCGCGGTATCCAGTTGACCCTTGTTAACAGCGTCGTTTGCGCTAACAGCGTTAGCAACCGAGACGATGCGCGACGACGAAGCATTGATAGTACCTGTACCCTTCGGGTCCAGAACGATATCGATGTTTGCACCCGCGCCAGTAGCGGCGAAAGTAACGTCAGTTGTACCGTTTGTGGCAACGAACGAAGCAGTTGCGTTGGCAACGCCAACGAACGACATGATCGCATCGCCTTCACCCGAGGAAATGTTGACCGCTGTACCCATCAGGTTCAGCGCAGCACCATCACCACCAGCAACGTTCAGGTCATAACCAGCGTCAGCTTGAATGAAACCAGTTCCGGTTTCACCGATGATGACTTGACCAGCACCCTTACCCGACAGGCGCAGATCAACGTCTGTGCTTGCACCGCCAGCCGCAAGGTGAACTTCACCAGCAGTGGTCAGATCGAGGGTAGCGGTTGTGTTGGTGTTTGCATCAGCGAGGATCGAACCAACTTCAGTCTTAACACCACCAACGTTCAGATTGAAACCGATTTTGTCAGCTTCGACCTTAACCGAGTTGAGGTTGTCTTCAGTCTTGATTTCGTCTTGCGAAAGAGTGGTCAGCGATTGAGCCAGATCATAGATCGCAGTATCCAGAGCTTCGTCAGCAGTCTTCAGGCTTGTAGCGTTAGCCAGATAGTGCGACAGTGCATTAGCCGAATACGAACCGTCTGTTTCCAGACCGGCGCCGGTTTCGACGGTATTGAGTTCAAGAATCAATGCATCAACGTTGTTGCTGATCGTAGCAACGTTACCAGCCAGCGAAGTGACGTTGGCGTTGGTCGAAGCAATCGCGTTAGCGTTGTCGCTGTCGCCTTGGATACGGGCAGCAGTTTCAGCAGCCAAATCACCAGCAGCGTTAGCGATGTCGCCTTGCAGCAGAGCGATGTTTGCCGAGTTACCGGAAACAACACCTGTCAGAGTGACAACGTTTGCATTAGTGCTTACCAGATCAGCAGCAACCGCAGCAACGTCAGCGTTGGTGTTTGCCAGATCGGAAACAACAGCAGCAACGTCGGCATTGGTGTTAGCCAGATCAGAAGCAACCGCAGCAGTAGCAGTAGCAGCAACGTTAGCCGAATCCGAAACTTCTTGTTGGCGAGCTAGTGTATAGCTATCATCGATACCAACGGTGAAGCCGGTCGATGCGCTACCAGTAACGTCGATTTCGCCAGGAGTACCCAGAACGACCGACGATTGGTTGTCGATCTTATCGATATCACCGATGGCGTTGAATACGAGACCATCGTTCGGTTCAAACAGGACAGCAGTATTGGCGCCGACCTTATAGAAACCTTCAGCAGTAACCTTATAGTAGTCACCGGCATTTTGACCTTCCGGCGGGAATTCACCCAGATCGAACGCGGTGTTAGCGGTCAAACCATCGCCCGAAACCGGGAAGGTACCGAACAGTTCAGGTAGCGATCCAACGTAGTTGAATGCGTTACCCAGTTCGCCAACTGTTTGCATAACGAAGTCGCGGTTAGCGGCATCAGTACCCAGAACCGGAGTAGCAACGTCGTGAATGACGTTGTTGCCCATGCTCATTGCGCCAGTGAAAGCAACCGAACCGTCCTTCAGGACAGCGTTTGCGGTCAGGGCAGCAACGTCAGCGTTGGTATTAGCAACGTCGGCATTGGTGTTTGCAATCGAAGCAGCGTTGGTTGCGATGTCAGCAGTGTTGGTTGCAACGTTGTCGCTCAGAGCGTCAAGGCTGTCAGCAATAGCAGTAACAGTGGTCGAAAGAGCTTCAACAGTAGCATTAACCGATGCAACTTCTGCATTGGTGTTAGCCAGATCAGAAACGACAGCGGAGACAGCGGCGTTAGCAGCGGTAGCAGTTGCGTTGGCAGCAGCGGCTTCAGTGGCGGTGTTACCCAGAACGCCATCCAAAGTTTCGATTGCGTTGACGATATCAACTGCGTTGGCGAGATAGTTGCCAGCAGCCAGAGTCAGAGTGCCATCAAGACCCAGACCAACCGAAGTTTCGATTTGGTCGATTTCAGCTTGCAACGACAGCGCGTTCGCGGTCGCATCAGCCAGGGCGTTAGCGAATTCAGCGTCCGCAGTCGCGCGGGCGTTGGCTTCGTTGAATGCTTGAGTGTCCAACGCGAAAATTGCGTTGGCGAGGCTTGTGGTGTTGTTCAGATAGAACGAACCGACTGGGGCGATATACGAACCATCGGTATCCAGACCAGCACCCGCTTGAGTCAGGTCCAGTTCATTTTGAACGCCATCGACAGCGTTTGCTACGCTATCAGCAACGGCGTTCGCAGTCGCTTGCAACTGCGAATATGTAACGGCGTCGGATGCGCTGTTACCATCGGCGATTTGGAAACGAACAAAGGCATTACCTTGTGCGTCCTTGGCAGCGAATGTTCCGTTGGTCGAGACGAGCTTTACGCCGCCCTTACCAAACTGAACGTCCGAGCCAACACCAATCATACCGAAGTTCTTGATATTAGCCATGTATTTCTCCTAGAAAAAAGTACCCGTTTGATGAATATTCACAGCAAAATATCAAGTCGAGACTCTGCCGCGTCAGGTAACTATATTTAGTCGGAGATATCGATAATTTAGCTATAAGTTATTGAAATCGTGGCATGACCTGTGGTAGAATTTCCGGTCGCCAAATAAAAACTTACAGTTGTGTCAGACCCAAAATTATACACGTATGACGGTGTTGTTGAGTAATCACCAAGCGCGGTGATGTCATTTTGGTAATCTGACATTAGTCTAGATTGATTTCCTGTATCACCAACCGTAATAGTTGCAGCCGGATCATCAAACGCTTCGGTCACGGTAACTGTAACAAAGCTCACGCGGCTTCCATCAGAAATCGTGTGGATGGCTCCACTAACAGCACTTGTATGATCGACTTCGATTTCAATGGTCTTAGCATCAGTATCCGAGGCGTCTTTGTTGACCAATTGAATCCACTCGCTATCTAGAGTGTAGATATAGAATGCCCATTCACCGTTACCGGCATCTTGAACATAGCATTGGTCGCCAAATAGGGCGGTTAGACCATCACGGGCAGGGATGTTAGGCACAACATAAGTAGCAGCCTGACGAATACCTTGTTCGATATACAGTCCAGCAGCCTTTACGCCGTTCTCAACACTAACAAGACCGAAATCATAAACAGCCGAGCCACTGATATCCGACAAACTAATTGCGCGGGCATCCGGGGCAACCAATTTAATATATTGATTGCTCGATGCAGCCGTGAATAGAGGAACACCCGATCCAGACATGGAACCGGCGAAATAATTTCCAGAAATGTCAGCATTGCCATTGACGATGGTGATGCTTCCACCTTGAGTGTTCGTAATAATCAGTTTGTTACTATCAGTAGTCGCCACGATATTCGGAATGTTTGCCGCATTGATATCGATAGCCATATCTTCTTCAAGCGAATATTCTGCACTATATTGCGACAGACCATTTGTATTTGTAGAAAAAATAACGTTTACGCCATTGATGGTAGCATTAGCATATGGTCCAGCAGTCGGAGTCATCAACGCAGGCTCACCATAAACCCACTGACCAACATCACTTTGAGCAAATGACGATGCCGCTTGCATCGAAGCAACAATACCATGTTGGCTAGTTGTCAAATTGATCGCGTTGGCACAATCCAAAGCGGTTGTTCCCACGAGAGTACAAGCAACTTCGTTTACATTGAATATAGACCCGCTAGCTGATGTACCTCCCGCGATTTGTCCAACCGATTGAGAAGGTGTGCTGTTACGCAGTTTGATCAAGATTGGGACAACGCCATTCAAAGCGTATTGCCCTGGATTGTTTGGATCGGCGTAAATTATATCACCGACATCACCAATCAAATCGGGATAGTTGTTAATCTTTTGAATCGGATTGATCATGAATTGATCCGGTCCCGTAGCAACGTACGAAACCGAGCCAACAACATACGGGTGAGCCGAATCTGTTTTTTCAAACGAATTGGTAGCCGGATCAGCCGAGATCAGATCATCGACAACAAATCCATGAGCTACTTTATCCAGCAAAAAATTTTCTGTTTCTTCGATATTTTGGAAACGCGACATCAAATTTGCATAGAAATTCGATCCGGCTCCCGAAGAAGGAATCGGGTCAACAACCGGTAGCGATTGCTCATTCAACGAGAACACAAAGCATGTGTTTGGAACACTGAAAATACCTACGCCAGTTCCACCGACGAAACGATAAGTGTTGTATCGAAGAAAATCTTCGACAACACACGTAACCGATGTCGAAGTCTTGCTGTCAATACTGATGATCTTTAGAGCAACACCTTCTTCGCGATCAGCGATATAATCACCAACGGAAATATCCATACCATCAAAAATTTTAGGCTGACGTGTCTTTGGACTCGAATGCGTTTGCGGTGTGACCGACATAGTAATGCGCCATTGGTAATCACGCGGTGTTGATCCGCCTGTCCAATAAGGATCACCCGTTCCATCGTCATAGGGCCATGCCCCTAAACCAGTTTGGGATGATACTACGCACTCAATTACTTTTGCCGGTACATCAATATATCGCATTGTAATCCTTTAGAATTTAAAGATAATGGCACCATGAGCACGTTGACCAAGCGCGGCGCCAGAAGCCCCGGTGTCTTGTTGACGAAGCTGAATAGTCATTTCTGTGAAATTACCGAAGACCGTTGGGACAGCAGCAGTTCCGCCGCCGGGCATCTTACGTGTTCCGATTTCCGCGCCCAAGTTTTTGTGCAGGAATTCGTTAGTAGTATAAGATTGACCCATGATAGCAACCGAGGCGGGCGGGAAAGGACGACCAGTAAATGTAAACTTAACAATACTGTTGAGGGTATCAACGAATGAAACAGCTACACCAGCAGAGTTGGCGATAACGCAATCCGCTTGAGAGAATGTACCCGAACCACCGCTTGTATATTGGAAATGCACATATTCCAGATAATCAGGAATATTGATTGTTGCAGTACCCGAGCCACCATCCGTCACGGTAACGCCGTTACCAGTGAAGTTCAGATTAGCAGCCGACGCCAGAACTTGCGTACCGTTCTTGCTGACAGCCACGGCTCCACCACCACCGCCACCAGTTCCGTTCGATGCGGATGTAAGACGACCATCGGGACCAACAGTAATGTTGGCATTGGTGTAGCTACCAGGGATGACAACGGTGTTTGTCAGTGTAGTGACGATGGCATTTGCGCCCGAACCAGTGATTGCACCAGATAGAGTAATCGTTTCGTTGATGCGTAGTGGGCTATAACCCAGAGCCACGGTAACGTCGGTGTTTGCAAGCGTTCCAGCACCCGTTACACGCCCTTTAGTGTCAACGGTGAGCTTGGTATAGGTACCTTGCGCAACACCCGTGTTGGACAAACTGAGAGCGAATGCGCCGCTAGTTGTGATCGGAGAAGCACCCGAGACCAATACATCCGGCGAGCCCGATAAACCAACGCTCGTAACCGTACCATTACCGCCGACGCTTGCTGTACCATTGGTAATAGCCGTGACACGTCCTTGACGGTCAACCGTAACATCGGCGTTCGTATAATGACCAGCCGTAACACCAGTATTTGTAAGATCAACAGTAATCGTGCCCGCGAGTGTAATTGGACCGCCCGAAACGGACAATGCAGCCGAGCCGTTGGCGATAGCAACGCTAGTTACGGTTCCACCACCACCGCCGCCAGAGCCCGTACCATTCGACGCTTGAAGAATACGACCCTTCTCATCAACGATAATGTTTGCACTAGTGTAAGTGCCTGGAATTACTGTAGTATTTTGCAGAGAGAAATTGTTGGTGTCATAGACCATGTATCCAGCGCGTGTCAGAACACCGTTGGCATTGATCTTAACTCGTTCAACAAATACACCTTGGTCAATATGACCCAGAATTAGGCTCTTACCAGCATCAGTGCTGATATAACCATCATCAGCACCAGTAACGGTGAACATACCATTTTCATCAAAACGCGCACGTTCGGTATAAGCAATTCCATCGGTGGACGAAACGTGTCCAAAGGATAGCGTCGAGTTTTGCGAAGCAAATACACGAACTTCGCTACCCGAGACGCCCATACCAGAGCGCAGGTTGCCGTCTTCTTGAATTAGAAGAGTTTGACCATCGTTCGGGGCATAATCACCAAACGACAGAGTACCCGACATGGTGTCGCCAGTTCGTTCAACGAAGTCGCCGCTTCCGCCGCCACCAGAGCCCGAACCCAGACCCTTTGTACCAATGTATTGATACAGTTCAATATAGATTCCGTTAGAACCAATAGAAACCGAGCCCGAGCCAACGGTAGCCGTCTTCGATCCGGGGATGTTGTTCAAGAAAATCAGAACGCCAGCCGAATAGTCAAAAACCCATTCTTCGTTGGTCGTATCGGGGAACAAACGCGCAGCAGGACCGCCATTCGGATCACCAATGTAGACCGCAGCAATATATTGCGGACCAAATTCAGGCGTAATGAAATCCCGCAGGCGGGTGATCGCGCTGTTGTAGGTTAGGGTAGCCAGCCAAGTTTGGTTCGGCGACGATGTAACGTCATTCGTCATACGAATGCGATCAACACCAACCCAACGCTTTACAAAGCCCGTGGTGGAGACCGGCGGGGTCAACGGAATGGTTGTTGCGTTTGCTTGTGCCCAAATGTTATCGGGAACAACAGGCAACGGCGAAGAAATCGCTTCGTTCGAACCTGTCTTAGCTGTTGCCGAACCCGTCTTGGATTTGCCGTACGTAATCTTTTTCCAGAGCGTATCTAACTTTTCTGAATCGCTAATAGCCATCTTTCAAATCCCTTAGTTCGTGAACGCGAGTGCCGAAATTGTTTGTCCAGCATTCAAGCGAATACGAACCAAAATCTGATTACCCGTTGCATTTGTTGAAGTTTGTGTACCGAATGTGACGGTATATGTTCCCGTCGAACCGGTCATGACCGAACCAACCGCGCAACCCGCGTTTGTGTCGCCAGGACCGCCGGGGACGCCCGCGCCGATGTACGATTGAGACATATTCCACCAGCCGTTCGCGGCATTCGGTGAAATAGAGTTGTTATCCGAAACACCCGGAAGCTTGATCCAGCAGCCAGCATAATTTCCAGTGATGGCGATCTTGAAGGTAGACACGGTTGCACGATTGAACGAGAACGTGACATATTGAGCACCGGAACGACCTGAAGACAGGTCCGGTCCAACTGGCAAATAATTTACACTATAATTTGTTTGGTCATGCTTCAGAATACCAGCGACCACGGCGGCTTCATGCGTAGCAATCGAAGCTGACGAAACCCAAGCCGCAGGAGAGCCAGCCGGTGTGTCACCAGCGGCTTGACCCACGCGAAGTGCGTTGTTGGTGTTCGGAGATGAACCCAGACCCGAAACGGGGACGCTCATTTCGTCAATGCGCGAACCAGCAGAGCCACGCTTAATCAAGACAGTGGTCGGTGATAGTGTCGTCAGTGTGCTTGCGCCGTTGACGTTCTTGAACGAACCCTGGATCACACCCGAAGTGTGACCAGTGCCGTCGATGTTGACAGTTACGGGGCTGATAGTCGCAGTAGTCAAATCTTTAGTAATCGGTGTCGTGATACCCAATGTCCCATAAGCAAACGATTGAGAAGCGATAACCGGAGAAGAAATAACCAGAGGATCAGTGCCACCGTAGTATGTATCGCCCGAAATGTTCGTAGCGGTTGTACCAACAGTCAATGATGCACCGGTATTGTAGTGCGGAACACTTGAAGAGTACGCAACAGTACCAAGTGCAGCTTCGGTAACTGTAGAAGAATTCAGCGAAGCCATGCTAGTCATTGCATCGCGGACAAAGAACACGTCCGCAGTTGCACCAGCACCAGTATGGTTTAAGCTAATACGATTCAGACCGAATGGTGCAGCAGCCAGCAGAGCCGAGACATCAACTGATTTATAGAAACCAGGGGTCGCAACCGGGAAATCTTTTTGGTCAGCAATCAACAGACCGCCGTAGTTGCCATTGTCGCCTGTACCAGTCATGACATGCGAGTTGGCGACCGCGCCATTGACACGCAATTGAATGGTTCCCGAATTGCCAGGACCCATGTCATTGAAAACGTTGGAAGTTGCGCCCGTTGTAGTAATGCGGTTGATCGCGGTACCAGCGGTGGGAGCGGTTGTGCCCGAGTTGTTTGTTACACCCGAACACAGGTACGGAGTCGAACCCGTTGTGTTGGTGATGACCAGCGCATTTGCGTTAGGGAATGCAGGCGGGGCAGAAGGGACCAGAAGGGCAAGAAGCTTATTGAGATCGTCAATGGCTTCAGAAACAACCGTCGTATTTGTAAATGGCAAGGCGCCACCGGACCAAACGACCGTGTTCGAATCACCTAGATCGATGTCAAAACCGTCACCGATGATCGTGCCGTTACCCGAGCTTTGACCAACATTTTTGATAGTGATGGTTGAAGCATCTTGGATCAATTCAATACCAACGCCAGGAATCAGCGTTTTGAATTCCATGACAACATCATATTGACCGTTGGTTCCGGCGAACACACCGTAGCCACCACCGATGTTCAAACCAGAAATAGTTTGATCAGGATTTGTTGTGGAAGAGGAATTTAGCGAAGAAGAGGACGTGGTAGACGCATTTGCGGTTGCGTCATCTTCTGCGTAATCGATTTCACCCGTAGGTGTACTGATACGACTATTATCAACTGATGGCATGGGTTTACACTCCGGGTGGTACGCCTTGATATTTAGTCAAAACCCAGAGCGGTATTCTTTAGATATTAATAAGAATTCGGTCTACCGCGCCATACTTAGCTACTACTTCTTCAGGAGCATTCATCGGTAGGAGCCGGGTCTTATCAATTTTGACTCGCAAGAACGTGAAACGCCCTTTGAAATTAAAAAATATTGTAGAAGTTTCTCCCGAAAATGACATTCTCGGATAATCAATGAAGGGTTGTCCATTGAGCAAAACCGAGAACCAATCACCTTCACCCGGATCATTCGACAGAGAAGCTTGAATAGTTAGACGACCGGTGAAGCAAGATGTAGCAATAGCAATGGTGTGCAAATGGTCCGCACTTGTGTACCACATGCGATCTACTTTGATAGGATCGCTGATATAGAACGGTACCATCGGAGGACTACTCATCAATACTAAACTCCGGTAGCTCATGAATTCTCTCCGTATTATTAGGGATATTTATACCGAAATGCTTGACACCCCTGCGATAATTCCGTAATTGAAGAAAATGACGAATTTTATCCGCGCCGCGATTGACCCGGAATTTCATGATCGGAAGCACCTAAAGGCTATCCGGTTGTTTTTCCCGTACCTCACCATGGACAATGGTCCGTGGATTGCCGGTGGGGCTGCGCGTCGTGTCTTTCAAAACTCAGAATGCGAGAGCGGCGGGGACATTGATGTCTATTTTCCGTCGCTTGAAATGTATAATTGGGGCGCGGAATTTTTGCGCCAGTTCGCACCGAACTTATATCCGTTTCCTGGCGGCACGAATGGCACGACAACCGCAGTCGGTGGGCGTGAACCCTTCAACGTTCAACTCCATTGCAAGCATTTCCCGAAATCGGCGGAAGAGATTCTGTATCGATACGACTTCAGCGTGACCAAATTCGTCACGGATGGGGAAGAAATTCTTTATGATCCCGAGTGCTTGCCGCATTTGAAGAATAAGTTGCTGACTTCGAAATTGAAATATTCGAAGCCTAAGCCTAAGCGTTTGGGAAAATATTGCAGCTATGGTTTTACACCCACGCCGGGGATGTTGGCTCAGATCATGAATATCAATGATCCCGCCTTCGGGACTATGTTTGAAGACGATCTTACGTGCGGTAAAGAAGAAGATTACGGATGATTACCGAACTGACTTCAGAAATGCTCGAAAATGGCATGATCGGTAGCATCGTGCGCGATAAGGGTTTGGTAGTCGATACCCTCGTATGCGAAAGCGGCGAGATCGAAACGCTCATCTTTATGAGAGGCATTCCGATCCCGTATCGCATGTTCTGTATTTTTTTGACACGGCGCCTGTCTAAAGAAGACCCGCCGAAATTCTACACGGAAACTGATCTTCTGAGTCATCTATGGAAACTGGTGGATACTCGCACCCGTGAAAAGGTGATCGAGCATCTTAAGTTGCCGTCGTCGCACGCCGAGATTGAAGATTCCAAGTCAGAGGCAGACCTAGCGAACAGCATTCGTCAGGTCTGGCAATCCCTCATTGGCGATTATTTTAACAAACTGAAGTCCGATATCCCTGGCGAAGCCGCTATCAATTTCAAATTGATGGTCGAAGATATCGAACGTCAGTATGTCAGATCATTCGCTATCGCCGGAATCCAGTACCTCAACTTCGACAATAACGCCCGCGTCCCCAACGAGTTCGCCTAGAATCGCTTCGACATTATCAACGAAGCCCTTCGGGGAAAGTGCGTCAACACTGTCGCCCTTAACAAGCTTGCTCAAACGAACTACGTATACTTCTTCAACAACCTTAGCCATAGTATTTTCCTTTATATTAGGCGTTAATACTATTTATCTATGGTTTAAACTCCAAACAGCAGTTTGAAATAGGTCCGTTGCTCATCGGTGGTGATGAGGAACGAGGGCATCAAATTTTTCGTGAAATCTTTGGGATCAGTGCCTATCGATGATCCTAGGTAATATACCGGCATGGTGGGAAACGCGCGGGAGAACTTCTCAAACACCGCAGCCGTTTCGGGATCACTGTTCCGATTCTTGATGACCCGGAAGAAAACGCCGCCTCGGATCGCGACTTGATCGGGATCGTCGTCGTACAAGAACATCAGATCGCAAAAATATTCGAGCCTATTTTTCGGCATTCCTGCCATATCAGCAGTACAAATCCACTTAGCTTGGCGTCCTTGTTCGAATTTACCGAGAATTACACGATTCATATTGACAGGATACCCCAAAGGATTCTATTAAAGGACTCTAGAAATTTATAGAACCATTTGGTTCTGTTGTCTAGCCATAATTCGCGTAGGAGTTAAAAGGGTTTCACTCCGACCCAACCATCCAGCCGGGAAGTATAGACCGAGCCCGATAGGAACGCGACCGAATGAGACGGATTCTACACACCATAGCAGGGGTGATGTATTGACGGCTGCTCAGCGAACAGAGTTTTCGCAAAAAGGCACTTAATAAAGAGGATAGCTATGCCTTCAACAGTTTGGCAACTATCCGTATACGCCCGTCCCTCAATAGCGCGGCGTATAAGAGTGAAATTACATTTCATAACCGTTTGATTATAAAATAACTACCAGAGCACAAGGTCTGTTGGTGAAAAAGGCGTATCGACGCACACCAGCAACAGCCCCAAAGCCCCTTAGATAGGGTGAGTTAGAATATCGAGATTGGGCGGCAACATGATGGTACAGGGAAACCGCCATCTACCTACGTAAAGTGGGTTAGCCGCTTATTGAGCGATGAGCGAGAGTGCATCATCTTATTTCTTCCCCTTGGAGCATTATACCTTTCTACAGGTGTATTGTTTTCAAGGGGGAGAGAAAGTGAATTACTTCCTGTGCATGATATAAAAAGAAATATTACTCATTAAGAGATAGAGACTGGATAGGCGCGTTAGCGTTTGTCCAGTCTCATTGGGAGGCTAAGCCTCCCTTATGACTCTTAGTGTGCATTCATCCATGCAGTCATATCATCGATATAACTACCAGCGTCTTTCTTGTTGCGATTCCAGCTTGCAAACGCCGTAGTCTCGCACACGCTTTGGCTCGTCAAGATAGCACCGCTCAAAGTCGTGCTCTTGATTTCGTGCGGAGCCACTTCGAACGAGATAGGAAGAAGCATGATTTCCGAGACATTTTCACCGCCGAAGGTCGTGCCTGTGCAGCGAACGTTAATCGTCTTGACCGAATAATTCGAGTTATTCGTGACCGTAAGGATAGCCGACAGGGATTTATCCGTGTGTTCCGTGGGGTGCAGCGTCGAAATAACTTTATCGAGAGGTTGATTTTTCTGGGCGCCGCCGAGCGTCGAGTTGAACATCATGGCGATTGCCGTGAGGACAACTGTGATGATCAGAAACCAGAAGATCGCCTTGCGGAACACAAAAAACAGAATGCTAAAGAACACGCCGCCGATGATGAAACCAATCATTTTAGCAATCCTCTATCAAATCAATGACTTCATACTATCCTAGAATAGAGATTTGTCAACGCTAAATACGAGTATGAATATTCCAAATATTGCAGAAATTAAAGCCAAACTTATTGTCGGAGCCATTGTCGGTGTTCTCTTACTGGCGATTGTGGGTTCGGCTGTCTGGTATTTCAAATCGTCGCAAGCTGAAATCAAGAAGCTTGCCGTGGATAAGGCTGTTGCAGAAACCCAACTGCGCACAACGAATGCGGCTTTGAACGCATTGTCTGCCAATGTGCAGGAAATTGCTCGTCTGACCAAAGAGACCAACGACAAGATGTCGGCTCTGCGTACAGCGGGAACCACTCGTAAGAACGAAGTCAATAGCTATGACGCTGGAAAAGCAGCGAAGACTAATATTGATGACGTTGAAAAATGGGCAAACGCAACCAGCAATAAAAATCTGGCTAACATCAACGAGACTTCGAAGAAATGAAAATTTTCAAAGTAATTCTGTTCTGTGTATTACTAACCGGATGCGATATTAGTCGTAAGCCGGATGTGGTCGTGAACCCCAACGCCCCGGTTACTGCCCCGGTTGTTGACCCACTTCAAGTCCGTGATGTCCAATGGAAGGCATATAACAAGGCACGCTTGACAGAACTGTTGGCTACCTTGAAAGACGATGACGTGTTGTTGCTCGCCCTGGACGAAAAAAATTTCAAGGCTCTGTCCGATAATTTGGTTGACATCAACACTCATATTGGTCAACAAAATGCGGTAATCGATTTTCTCGAAAAGGCTATCGCTTCGCATGAAACTGCGACGAAGGATGCCAAGAAAAATTCCGAGAAGCCCGAAGAACCAAAGAAATAATTTTTTAAAGTTATAATATGACCAATCCTTATGCCGTCTTGGGCGTTCCCCAAGATGCGAACGATGATGTTATCAAGACCGCTTATCGTGGTTTGGCTAAGAAGTATCATCCTGATCTTAACAATACTGATGAAGCTCGCGCAAAATTTGAAGAAGTCACGCACGCTTATAATCAAATCAAAGATCAAGCTTCGCGCGATAGTCTTCGCCAACAATCATCGGGTGGAAATCGCCAGTTCCATTTTGATATGAACAACCCGAGTTTTGAAGACATCCTTCGGAATTTCTGGCATCAACAACACCCTGGACCGCCCCCTAAGCCCACCAATCGGGATTACACCACTCATTATCAAGTCACGCTCTTACAAGCGTTTGAAGGTGGTGAGGTTTCCATGAATCTAGGGGCTCCCGCGAATCGGGAAATCAAATTCAACATTCCTCGCGGTATTGAATCAGGAGCCCGATTGAAAATGACGGGTCTAGGTGATGATGCCGACAAGTCACTACCTCCCGGCGACTTGTATGTCATCATCCACGTTGCTGAACATGGTATGTTCCAACGTCAGGGAACCGAGTTGTTTACCCGTGCTGACATTGATGCGGTTGACGCGATGATCAATGACACATTTTGGGTTCGCACCCTGAGTGGAGAAAACATTCAGTACAAATTACCGGCGGATGTTCAAACTGGAACAATGATTACTATTGATGGTAAAGGTATGCCTGCCTTGGGACGTACTGACATCTTTGGTCCATTACATATCGTTGTTAACATTATTTTGCCTAATAATGTATCAGAAGAACAAAAAACGATACTTCGTTCATTTAAAAACCCTCCCAACTCTTGACAAACGAGAATTTCGTGTTAAATTTGATCATACGATAAATTTTTCACGAGGTTTTAATGCGTATTGCCGCTCCGGTCCTGATTCTCATCGCCCTCATCGGTCTCGCCAACGCTGGTCGAGCCCATGGTCAGGTGCGGATCAGTGACGCGGAATCTCTCGGCGATGCCATTGATGCTGGTCGTTGCGTCACTATTCAATGCAACCACGCTCGTCGCCAGATCGACTACGAAAATCAAAATCGCCCGCTGGGTCCGATTTCGGAACGTCGCCCGGTCAGCCAACAAGATATCATCGCCTGCATTCACGCTGAAGATGCTCTGGGTGAAGCCATCGGTACTGCGGCACGCCGTGTCACCAAGAATGAACGCACTTCGGGCGGTGTCCTGACTTTCGAAGAAGCTCAAAACATCCGCAACGCGATCTTCAACGACACCTATTATATTCGTCGCAGTTTGCAGGCGAACATCAGCATGGGCAATGTGTCACAGTGCAACGCCCTTCGTGACCGTGGTATCGCCATGGTCAACCAAACCTACGCGAATGGTATGCGATAATGGTGCTTAAGCTCGTCAGTGAGGATGATCCGATCCTCAAGGAACCTACCGACCCGTTCGATTTTTCAGTCACGTCGTTTGACGTGTCGTATCTGGTAGAATCCATGACTACCGTGATGCGCGAATTCAACGGCATGGGTCTTGCCGCACCGCAAGTCGGTCTCCCGTTTCGTATGTTCATCATGCAACCGGCTGATTCGGAACAAATTATCGCTTGTTTCAATCCCGAAATCCTGGCTACCAGTGATGATATCGTCAAGGGTGCAGAGGGATGCTTGAGCTTTCCCGATCTCTGGCTGGACGTGGATCGTCCGTCGTGGATCGAAGTCCGCTACCAAAATGCGGAAGGAATTTTCGTGAACGAAAAGTTTGCGGATATGAACGCCCGGTGCTATGCTCACGAATATGATCATGTGAACGGGGTTCGTTTCACAACTCGGGTAAGCCGTTTGGTTCTCACGCGAGCGAAGACACGTCGTAGTAAAAAGGTTAAAGGTGCTAATTAATGTCTAAAAATCAGCCTCCCCAACATCAAGAAATTTTGGCGAACATTCACCGCGCCGAAGCCATTGCCGTCAAGCACCGCCATGAGTACGTGACTCCCGAACACCTTCTGCTGGCTCTCCTGGCAGAACCGCAAGTTCAGGACATTTTGTCCAAGGTGCTGACCCCGGCGGATACCAACCTGACGCCGATTCTGGAAAGCATTCTAAAAAGCGGCATCATTCCGGTCTCGGGTGGTCGCCCGGTCGCCTCGGAAGGTTTCAACCACATTATCGCCCGCGCCGTGTCGCACGCGATGTTCTCGCAACGCGAGGGTCAGCCCAATGCCACCACGGCTGGTCACATTCTCTATCATCTGGTCAGCCACGATGACGACGACAGCCACGCTATCGCTGTCCTCAAGAAGTTCGGCGGCGCCGACGTTCAACTCAAGATCGCCCGCATTCTGAGCCCCAATGGTGAAGTCGGTCCCGATGGCGAGCCGATCCAGCAATCCAAGGAAGTTCTGACCTTGGAAGACGCCAAGGAAATCCTGAAGAAGTACACCAAGGATTTGAACGCCGAAGCTGTCGCTGGTCGCATCGATCCGCTGATTGGTCGTTCGGTCGAACTACTGCGCATCCAACAAATCATTTCGCGTCGCCGCAAGAACAACCCGCTGATCGTCGGTGACGCTGGCGTGGGTAAGACTGCCATCGCCGAAGGTCTGGCATATAAGATCGTCAAGGGCGAAGTCCCCGACAATCTGAAGGCTTCGACGGTCTATTCGCTCGAAATCGCTGATCTGATCGCCGGTACAAAGTACCGTGGTGATTTCGAAGAACGTATGAAGCAAGTCATCAAGTCCCTGGAAATGGTGGAAGGCTCCATTCTGTTCGTGGACGAAATTCACAACATCATGGGCGCCGGGGCATCGAGCCAAGGTACCATGGACGTTGCGAACCTGCTGAAGCCCGCCCTGGCTCGCGGCACGCTGCGTTGCATCGGTTCGACCACCCTGGACGAATATCAGAAGCATTTCGACAAGGACGCCGCCCTTCGTCGTCGTTTCCAGAAGGTCACGGCTGATGAGCCGACCATCGCGGAAACCAAGCTGATCCTGCGCGGTCTGCGTGAAACCTTCGAAAAGTTCCACGAAGTTACGTACACCGACGAAGCCCTTGATGCGGCGGTTGATCTCTCGACTCGCTACATCACCGGTCAAAAGAACCCCGACAAGTCGATTGATCTGATCGACGGCGCGGGCGCCCGTCAGCGTATCACCCCGGAAGCCGAGCGCATCAAGATCATCGATGTTGCGCAAATCGAGTACGAGATTTCCGAAGTCGCCAACATTCCGGCTCAACAGGTCTCGGGTGATGAACAAGACAACCTGAAGGACTTGGAAAAGAACCTTCGGGCTCGCGTCTTCGGTCAAGATCAAGCCATCGAAGCCCTGGAAACCGACGTTTACATTGCCCGTGCCGGTCTGCGCGAAGCCAACAAGACGGCGGGTTGCTACCTCTTCGCTGGTCCGACCGGTTCGGGTAAGACCGAAACCGCTCGTGCCCTGGCTGACACGCTGGGCGTTCCGATGCTCAAGTACGATATGTCGGAATACATGGAAAAGCATTCGGTCGCTAAGCTGATAGGCTCGCCTCCTGGCTACGTCGGTCACGGCGAAGGTGGCGCGGCTGGTGGCAAGCTGGTCAACGAAGTGGATAATCACCCGCGCGCCGTGGTCCTGCTGGACGAATTTGAAAAGGCTCACGCCGACATTCAAAACATCCTGCTTCAAGTCATGGACGATGGTCGCCTGTCCAACTCGACGGGTAAGACGGTCTCGTTCCAGAATATTATTCTGATCCTGACTTCGAACGCGGGCGCGGAAATGCTGGCTAAGAACCCTCTGGGCTTCGGTGGTCAGCAACAAACGCAGGATGCGGAAAAGGCTATCGAGAAGCGTTTCAGCCCCGAATTCCGCAACCGCCTCGACGCCACGGTCATGTTCAACTTCCTGGCTCCTGAAAATATGGAAAAGATTGTCCATAAGTTCATCGGTCAGTTGGAAGACATGGCGAAGGAACGCAACGTCACCCTGGACCTTGATGAAGCTGCTGTTCAGTGGCTCGCCAAGAACGGCTACGACCGTGCGATGGGCGCCCGCCCGTTGAACCGTCTGATCAAGGAAACGATCAAGAAGCCGCTTTCCAAGATGATGCTGATCGGCGAACTGACTCCGTACGGCGGCATCGCCATGGTGCGAGTGGTCGAAGACAAGATCGTCGTGACCCCTATCGCGGCTACCAAGCCGCCTGAAGTCGCGGTAGTCGCCGAAATTGCTGAATAAAATTGTCAGAACGATAATTTTCTGACATACTTAATAGGCGTCCTTCTCACATTTTGAGGGGACGCCTATTTCGCCCACTAAAAATTATGGTTAATGGGCGACGCACTACCCAAGTTATTTTTTGAGATTTTTAATGAGTGCAATGGATTTTGACAGACATGAGTCTGTTAACTATAAGCCTATCTCCGCATTATACTGGGGAGAGTACCCTTACAAAGTTGTGATTTCCTATCCCAAGCGTAGCGCGAACAGCCAACATTATTTCCCGGTCACACCCGGCGGCTCATTATCTCGTTTCGTTGTAGGCTCCGGTAATAGCATTGTAGAGCGCGTAGCCAAGGATCGGCGAAAGCGTAACAATTTCCTGGCGAAATTGAAAAAGTCTTGTCTTTCCGAAAATTGGAAAGTCATGGACAACCAAGCGGGTTTCTCGTTTTTCTTCAAATCAAAAGAGGAAGCCCTAGATTTTATAGACCTACACACAAAGCACATTCGCGAAGTTTTTCGTCCAGATAATGACGACTACGTAAATCTGCTACTCTCCGACACTTTCGTTATTATTCGAAAGTCCTTGTTCTGGAATAAGTTTGAATGGTCGATTCTGTTCAAGCGCGTGTACGACCAAGATGCCCTGGCTCATATTGATCACGTCATCACCAATCGTTTCGAAGAACAACTAAAAAATAAAGACGCCATGTATCTCTATGAGGGAGACGTTCGCCGTCTTTACCTCAAAGATGAAATGGACATTTATTTGACCAAGCTAGCCCTTGGACAACACATTCATAAAATTCATAAAGCGTATATTGACGAGAATATTGATGCAAGTATCACTGATTAAACAACTAGTACAACGCGGCATCCTTCGGGAAAATACTGAAATCGAGGCTCACTATCGCGGTTATGACATTTCGGGTAGTCCGATTGTTAAGGCGCGCGGCATCTTCCTCGTTAGAAATATCAAGATCATCAAGGGCGTTGCCATCTTCGAAACCGTCAGCACCGTTGATGGCTCCAAGAAAAATATCGAAGCCTCAGACGTTCTACTGATCGACGGTATGGACTATGACCGTCTGATTGCCTCGCATGACATGGACGACGATGGCGAGAAGGTCTACCAAGGCAAACGTCGCGGTCGTAAGCCCAAGGTGGCTCAATAATGCCAATCGGCATCGACACGCCCCTGATGCGTCTTGAGCGTGACTTTGCCGCACGTCTCAAAGAGTTGGAACTTGAAAACGCTGATCTCAAAACCCGGATGGCTACGGTGCGAGGGATCAACGAAATGTTGAAAATCCAATTGCTGGATTTCCAGTCTACGATCAAAAGCCAACAAGAAGCTCTACAAGCCATCATCGACAATATTTCGTCACTGAAATCAAGTCTTCCTGAACTTTAAATAATGCATAATATAGTTGGATTGACTATATTATTGTAATGAATATTCCTCTACACTCTTTAGTCATCTGTGTGGGACCGAACGTTGCAGCCATAGAAAAGGCTACGACTTCGGTCCCAGAGCATGAGATACTGAACGTACGCAAAGTACGATATGACCTAGTTGGCGACAGTGACCGACAGGATATCGATGCTGTCGTGTTCTCCGAAATCCATCGCCGTGTTCACACCAAGCTTCGTTTGGGAGAACGTGCCGTTGTGGTCGCTACAAACCTCCGTAAAGAATCTCGCCTTGCCCTAACGGGTATTGGTGAGACTTACGGTGTTCCGATCATTTATCTGGTCGTAGCCGATCCCACAGAACCGAACACCATCCTTCGCCAGCGTTTCCTTTCCGCCGAACGGGACATCCTGAACGGTGATGAAGTCGCCACGGTTCTAGATACCCGCCGGGATCAGCCTTTTTTCACAAAGAAAATTTCTGATCCATTCGCAGACATCCGTACTCGGTACAGCGGCATCACTATCGTTGGTGATGTTCACGGCGAGCTAGATGCCTTCAACATGGCTTATGGCTGGGCGCGGTCGCGGAATCACTTCCTGATTTCGTTGGGTGACATCATCGACTATGGCTATGACACCCTGGACGTGGCTGATCGGGTTTATGATCTAGTCATGGATGGAAAAGCCGCCCTGGTGATCGGAAACCACGAACGTAAAATCGCGCGCTGGATCGACCAAACCGAAAAACACAAAAACGCGATGCGCTTGAGTGATGGCAACCGCGTGACCATTGACGCCCTGGAAAAGCTATCTCATGGCGACCGCGAAAAGTGGGAAGGTCGTTTTCGTGGCTTAATTTCGTATTCGGGTCTTTCCATGTCAATTAAAAACGTGCATATGGTCCACGCTGCGGTTCACCCTCAAAAGTGGTCCACAGGGGATGTTGATTTTCGAGCGAATGAAAATTTTAGTCTCTACGGCGAGATAGAAACGTTAGAAGGCAATGAATATTCCGCGATCCGAACTTATAAGTGGGTAGACGCCATTCCGGCTACTGAAACAGTAGTGGTCGGGCATGATGCTCGATCCAAGTTCAGTCCAGTAGTTGTTACCAATAAGAACGGCGGCAAAGCAATCTTTTTGGATACTGGATCGGGTAAGGGCGGTCGCTTGTCTTCGGTTGACTTTAAATTCGAAGACGATAGACTAAGACTAGAAAACTTCAATATTCACTAGGTTAAATATAGAAAGGAAGTAAAAGAGGTATGTAATGGACACGTTGCTTTTGAACGCAGACGGAATGCCCATGAGCCTTTTCCCCGTTTCCGCTTGGGCGTGGCAAGATGCCATCAAGCTCATTTGGAAGGAAAAGGTTACAGTGGTCGAGCATTATGATGATTGGATTGTTCGCAGTCCAAGCCTCGAAATGCGCGTGCCCTGTATCGTGATGGCTAAGAAGCAAGTTAAGATCAGACGCTCAATCCGTCTGTCTAGCGAAAACCTGTTCCTGCGCGATGGACACCGTTGCCAATACTGCACTCAACGCTTCCCTGAAGATTTGTTGACGTGGGACCACGTTATTCCACAATCGCGTGGCGGCGGTTCGTCGTGGAAGAACCTTGTTTCGGCTTGCTCGCCCTGCAACAACAAGCGGGGTAACAACCAAAGCATCCAACCGAAGATCGCTCCGTACCAACCGACATACTACGAAATGTTGGAAAAGAGACGACAATACCCGATCTACATCCCCCACGAATCGTGGTTCCCGTACCTGGGCTGGGATGAAGAAAACGTTGTGCTTAGAAAGCGTAAGGCGCCAGCCATTTCGCTGAAAGCCGCATAAGAAAAGCCTCCGCATTTCGGTGCGGAGGCTTTTTCTGTTATGCTCGTTCTTGACTTTCGTCCAGAATTGATTTGTGGACGTTCCCGCATTTTTCACAGAACCGCGACCGGAACTTAGTCACGACAAAATAGTCATAACCGGGATCGCCGTCGTATTGGTGGTTGTAGTCGAACGGAATAAACCGCTTGTGGGTTTGCTCGTCACTCCATGGACCATATTCATGATCGCATCCGTACTTTACCGACATAAAAATCGAAAAAGCGATGATGAAAACGATGATACCCAAGGATACCCATAGAAACGTCACCATTCTAACTCTCCCTTACTTGCCACACAGGGTCATGATGTTGAGCACCATTTGACCAGCACCAGCGACGATCATGATCACGAAGAGAATGGCAACACCGGCATTCTGGGCTGATTGGCTCATAAAAATCTCCTTAAATGATGACTTCACTATACATCTAAAATTCAATCTGTCAAGCAAGTACCTAATATAATTTACGAATATAGTTAATTTAATTTTGACTTTAGGTGGTCGTAGAGCATATTATAGTAAATATAATCCTATTAGGAGTTAAGTATTTTGACTAAGACATCTAAATCCACCAAGCAAGCTCCCGTCGTTGAAGCAGTTGAAGAAGTCGCACCGCATGTTGAGCATGTGGAAGCCACTACTACTGCCACCGAAGGTGAAGGCTTGGGCATCACTGATCTGAAGAACGTGGTCAAGATTATCGACCACGCCGCCGAACAAGGTGCCTTCAAGTCGTGGAGCATCATTAACCAAGTTCAAGCGGTTCGCAATAAGTTCCAAGCTTTCATTGACTACGCTGATCAACAAGCTGCACAAGAAGGCTAAATTATGAAGAAACATACTGGACGAATGGTGAATACCGACCAACGAGTCGTTATCGCTTTTATGCAAATCCCTGGACGCGCTGATCACGCCCTCGTTATCCCGACCGACAACCTGCCGGGTCAACTAGAGCATGTTCTGATGCAAATTCTGGAAAGCCCCGAAGGTCAATCGGCTGGCGATCTCGCTTCGGTTCTGAACCGTCGCATGATGCCGAATGACACCACGAGTGTTCTTCAGGCATTCCACGAACAAGGTCTGATGGCTGCTGTTCCGATTGATAACGTCATGATGTTCCCGACCGCTGCCCAAGGCTTCCCGCTGCGCGGCATTCTGGAACAAATGGGTCGCCTGGAAAAGAACGAGTCCTCAAAGCCTCTGGAATCCAAGTACAACCCGCATACCGCCAACCAACAAGTCGCCTCGGCTGAAGGTAAGGCTGGTATCGCAAACAACCTGCTGATCGAAGCTGAAATGCTTGAAGCAACCGCGCGCCAAAAGCGCGACCAAGCTTACTCGCTGGCTCCGAATCTGCGCAAGACCGGTGATACCGTGGCAAACCTGCTAGGTTCAACCGCAAATGAAGGTCTGGTGGCTGCTACCGCCGAGACCGCTTCGGCGCCTAAGACGACTCGCACTACCGCGAAGCGTCCGACTGCAAAGAAGTAAAATGACCCGCCCATCCGATGAAGAAATTCTAGGAGCCTTACTATCAGGGCTTTCGGATGGGCGGACCATTTCTGCCCCGGATCGCCGGGAAGAATTTATTGCCAAAATTAAAGCCGAACGGTTGAGACAGCTAAGTCTCCCTAACTCGGAATATGACGCCCGCAACACGCCTAATGATTGGCTAGCAATTGCCTCTTCGTATTGCCTCGGGGCTGTCACCAGAAAACATTCAAAGCCGAACGCAGAAGAGTTTGAAGACGAGCTTATCAAAGCTGCTGCCGTCATCCTCGCCGCTCTAGAAAATTTGGACGCTATGGTTCAATCAGGGACCATGCTTAGATAAATATTTTTATGGACATGAACGACGATCTTATTGATGAAGTCATCCGCGAACTTGATCCGCAATTAATTCCCTCTGAATACATTTTCATGGCGAAGATCACCGACATCCATGGTATTACTAAGATCGTAGATGGCGCCGAACTTGAACGTCTGATGAAAAGCCCTGATGGGAAAAACATCGTATCGGCTCGCGCAACGTTCGATTCTCGAAAAATCAAACGTGCTCTCCTGGCGGAATTAAACGCCATTTGGCACGAGGTTGACGAACTTTATTTTCAGAAAAATAAAGACATTTAACCATACCATTTGCTATGATGGGTTATTCGTTAAGGAATAATCGTTTCATATGCCTAGCCAAGATCAACGTATGATCCAGAAGCAAGCGGAGCTAATTAGCCGCTTGAATGAAGAAATTCGTACGATGCAACGCCAGTATGCCGAAGCCAAGAAACAGGCTGCTATATATCGAGCGATGCAAGACGCAATCAAGAAAGACCCGATCATCCTCCAAAATTGGATGGATTTCGTCACTATGTGGAAGCTCAAGCGTCCCGAAGACGAAAAGATTTTTGAAGCCTCCCCGGTGGCGGCTTCTCCATATGATATTTCTAATTTCTATTAAGAGTTTTCAATGACTAAACAAGCTGATATTTTGAACGATCCTAAGTACATTGCTGTCTTGGATCATGGTTTTCTAGGCTTAGTAGACTACATGGGTTCGGACGCCGCAATCGTCCAAGCCGCCCGCGTGTCCTATGGCGCCGGAACCAAGACTGTCCGCGAGGACCGTGGCTTGATTCGTTATCTGGTGAGCCACAAACACACTAGCCCTATCGAACAATGCCAAGTGAAGCTGCATATCAAGGCTCCTATCTTTGTTCTACGTCAATGGAACCGTCACCGCACGGCTTCTCTGAACGAAGAAAGCGCACGCTACTCGGTTCTGGACGACGATTTCTATCTGCCGGAAATGGATGTTATCAAGCCGCAAAGCTCGGATAACAAACAAGGTCGCGCTGGTGAAATGTCTGCCGAGAATGCCACGGGTGTTCGTTGGATGATCGAACAAACCAATCGTCAAGCCTATGACGCCTACCGCGCGCTTCTGGGCGACCGTGAGCCGAACGCGCAAGGTGAAGTCGCCTACGACGTGTTCAGCGAAGATGATCCGGTGTTCGGCAAGGATTTTGATGGTGTCGCTCGCGAAATGGCTCGTACCATTCTTCCGGTAGGTATCTACAGCGAACTTTACTGGTCGCAGAACCTACACAACCTGTTGCACCTGATTAAGCTGCGCGCTGACCCGCACGCCCAATACGAAATTCGAGTGTTCGCCCAAGCCGTTTACGATCTGATCCAACCGTTGTTCCCGGCTACCGTGGAAGCGTTTGACGATTATATCCGTGACGCGACAACCAATTCTCGTATGGAAGTCAATGTTCTGGTTAGCCTGCTGACATCTAACGTCCCGGCTCGCCAAGCTTATGCGGATGCCCTGGCGGAAGCCGGTGGTGAAAAGGCTTATGCCGAAGCTAACGGCTTGAACCTCCGCGAACTGCGCGATTTCGTTTCGCGTTGGAAACTGGTCGCGGACGACGCGGCTTAATTTTCGTCTTTGCCCTCGTAAATTGGTTGTGCTAATCTGACAGCCAGTTTACGAGGTTTCTATGGATTCGATTCTTACTGCGGCACTTGAATGGTCTAAGACTGAAAGTGCCACTCACGTTTGGCAATTTTTGATATTTTTTGCTGGTATGTTTGGTTTCTGTATCGCCATCGGCGGCATTGTAGACAACGCCAAGAAAAATATTGAGCCATCCTTGGGTGATTGCGTTGGTCAACCTATGCTTGGTTTTGTCATAGGTGCAGTCGTCGGTACCGTCTCTCCGTTTGGTCTGATGATCGGCGTAGTTCTAGCTCCGTTCATTATCATGGGGTTGATGATCAAAGCATTTGTTAAGCATTATGCTGGACCAGTGGTCGCCGAAAATTTCAAGCCGGAACCAGACGAAGACGACGACTGAGCTACAGAAACTTCATCTTGAACCAAACGCCGTCTTCGGGATTCGAAAACGCAAACAGCAAATAATCTTGACTGGACCGATCTACGAAGGTCCATTCACGCATTTTGCGCTTGGACTGACTTAGCCGCTTGAGAAAATAGAAGCTATTTTCTCTGGCGCGCTCGAATTTGGTAATGTCACAGAAACCCAAGCTGCGAAGATGAATTTCGACGTGCTCGGGTTCGACTTCTTGCCCCGCAAGAATATCGACAAAGCCGATACGCTCTAAACCTTTTTGGGTATCAATAACTTCTTGTTTCCAATCGATTTTGGGCAATTTCTTCGCTTTCAAAACAAGGTCACAGGCAAGACGCCTTAGCGTTAGGTCTATCGTCATCCACCTATCCTTAAATTAATACTCGACTATACCACACTAATCAAAAAGCGCAACCGTAGCAGAATCATTTTGACAAACGGGGGTCCAATCCGCTATCTTTGGTTAATAGGTGGTTTACCACTATTTTTTACCAAACATTTTAAACACAATTTACAGGCAAATTTATCATGGCTATCGCTGATCAAACTCTCTCGCAAAACGACAAAATCCGTCTGAACCAATTCATGGATGCCGCTCTGAAGAACTTCCAAGACATCGAAGACCTTCAACTGAGCACCAAGGACGCCGCTAAGGCTCTGGCTGAAGATTTTGGTTGGAAGGCTGGTCAACTGATCAAGGCTGCACGTACTGCCTACAAGGCGTCGATTGAAGACGAAAAGGAAGCCTTCGACATCGTTGAAGAAATCCTCGTCCTGACCAACCGTCGTTAATAAAGATGATGGAGCACGACCTAAGACGCTGGAATTCAAACCTGGGTCCTGCGGGCGCGCTCCACTTCAAGGAAGCGGATGGCGATATTCTTCGCTATTCCGCTGACCTTGTTGATATGCGCGCTTGGCTAAAGAAGCACACAACGCTTCGGTATTCAGTCAGACCCCCACATTCCACCGGTAATTATGATCGTTGGGCTTTTGGCGCGAAGGTTTACTTCGAGTCATCCGACGATATGACGCATTTTAAGATATATTGGTCCCATAGAATTAAGTGAATTATGTTTGTTGACGCGATAATCGATAGAAAAAAAGATAAAATCCTTGTCGCAGAACGGATCAATGGCGAACGTATTCTAACCGAATTCGACGCCAATTACGTTTTCTACTACGATCACCCGCAAGGCTCTAACCTGAGCATCTTCGGTGATCCCTGCCGCAAATTCACTACGACCGATAGCAAGAAGTTCCGCAAGGAACTGATGCGGACGCGCTCACCCTTCGGCGCAAAGAATCCCGTCAAGATTTTCGAAAGCGATATCAACCCCGTGTTTCGTTGTCTCGCTGACAACTACATGGGTGTTGACGCTCCTAAGCTTAACGTAGGCTTTTTCGACATTGAAGTGGACTTTGACCCAGATCGCGGCTTTGCGCCCGTCACAGACCCCTTCAACGCGATTACAGCGATCTCTCTGCACCTATCGCATATCAACCGGCTCATCAGCTTGGTTCTATGCCCTAAGACCGTGGATTTCGCTGAAGGTACGAAAATCTGTGAAGAATTCGAAGACACGTTCCTTTTCAATGATGAAAAAGAACTGCTACGAACCTTCCTAGAACTGATCGATGAAGCCGACGTACTGTCGGGCTGGAACAGCACGGGTTTCGATATTCCCTATATCGTCAACCGCATTCAACGCATCATGGACTCCGATACCACTCGCGCGTTGTGCTTGTGGAACCAGAAGCCCCGTGAACGCGAGTATCTGAAGTTCAAGCGTAAGCACAAGACTTACGACTTGGTTGGTCGGGTCCACCTTGACTATCTGGACCTGTATCAGAAGCATAACCCGCAACAACTCCACTCGTATCGTCTGGATTATGTGGCGGAAGTTGAAGTTGGTGACAACAAGACTGTCTACGAAGGCACGCTTGACCAACTATACAACTATGATTTCAAGCGGTTTATTGAATATAACCGCCAAGATACTATGCTGTTGGTCAAGATCGACGCGAAGAAGAAGTTCATTGAACTGGCGAACCAAATTGCTCACGCAAACTGCGTTCTGCTGAAGACGACGATGGGTTCGGTTTCCCTGGTGGAAACCGCGATCATCAACGAAATGCACGCCATGGGTTTCGTGGTTCCTGACCGCAAACCCAAGTTCGATGAAGAATATTCTCCCGAAGATCGTGACGAAGACGATGAGGACGATGAAGGTCGTACACCCGTCGTCGGCGCCTATGTAGCTAAGCCTAAGACCGGCATCCATGAAGAAGTCGGCTGCGTTGACATCAACTCGCTGTACCCGTCGTGCATTCGTGCTCTGAACATGAGCCCCGAAACCATCGTCGGTCAGGTTCGTATTGACGAAACAATGGCTCTGGTCGCCGAACGTATCGCCCGTGGCGTGCCTCGCGCTGAAGCCTGGGATGGTATTTTCTGCGCTCTAGAAGTCGATCATATGCACGCCCGCGATGGTGCGCCTCTGACTATCGACTTCGAAGATGGTGTTACTCGTACCATGTCGGGGCGTGATCTGTTCGATTACGTGTATAACCCACGTAACCAAGTCTGCATCACTGCCAACGGTACTCTCTTCTCTACCCGCAAGGATGGCATCATTCCGATGCTCCTGGCGAAGTGGTATGCCGAACGTCAGGAAATGCAAGGCAAGCAAGTTGAGTTTGAAGACTTGGCTGCTGCCGAAACGGACGCTGACAAGAAAGCCGACTACAAATATTGGGCTGGGTTCTGGAATCAGCGTCAACAAGCTCGTAAGATTTTGCTCAACTCGCTGTACGGCGCGTTGCTGAACGAAGGTCTTCGCTTCTATGATGAACGTCTGGGTCAATCGGTTACTCTAACCGGTCGCTCTATCGTTCGGCACATGAACGCTAAGATCAACGAAATCATTGCTGGCGAATATGACTACATGGGCGACGCAATCTGCTACGCCGATACCGACTCCTGCTATTTCTCTGCTGCTAAAATCCTGAAGAATGATCCTCGTTATGTGGACTTCGAATGGACCCGCGAGAACATCATCAGTTTGTATGACGTGATCGCGGATTCCGCAAATGACAGCTTCCCCGAATTCATGCACAAGACGTTCAACACGACGCTTGAGCGTGGCGGGATTATTAAGGCTGGTCGAGAACTTGTTGCGTCTACCGCTCTCTTCATCAAGAAGAAAAAGTATGCGGTGCTGATGTATGACAAGGACGGCAAGCGCCTGGATAAGGATGGCAAGCCGGGCAAGCTGAAGGCTATGGGTCTCGATCTGAAGCGTTCGGATACCCCGAAGTACATGCAGGAATTCCTAGAATCCCTTCTGATGAACATCCTAACCGGTGCGAAGAAAGAAGATATGTTCGAAGATATTCGTAAGTTCCGCAAGGAATTTGTGAACCGTCCTGGCTGGGAAAAGGGCTCGCCTAAGAAGGTGTCCGCTCTGATGGACTACACTCAACGTTTCCAAAAGGGTCGCGATATGACTCTTGAGCAATCGCTGAAGATGACCAAGGGCGAAAAGGCAAAGGTCAACGTGCCTGGACACGTCCGCGCGTCGATGAACTGGAACCAACTCTGCGAAAGCAACAACGACCGCTATTCTATGCGGATCGGTGATGGCGCCAAGATCATCGTTTGTAAGCTCAAGGCAAACCTCATGGGTATGACGAGTGTGGCTTATCCGATTGACGAACCTCACATTCCGGCATGGTTCAAGGCTCTGCCCTTCGATCACCGCGCCATGGAAGACGTGATCATTGACAACAAGCTCGACAACCTCGTTGGCGTGCTGAAGTGGGACCTATCCAAGACTAAGGATGCGCCCGCTGATGAATTTTTCTCATGGTGATGAATGTTAACAGTTGAATGTCATGTCGGTGGAGCACTTTATACCTCTACCGAAACTTATGGTTTGTTTTGCCCGATCACCAACGGTAACGGTGATTACATCGGTAAATTCCCCGTAGTTCAGGGCTCTACCAAAACAGATATTGATGCTTACCTCAAAACTTATTCCAAGACTATTCGTAAGCATCAACACACGGTCACAGTAAAAGCAGGCAAAGACGCTGCTGATACAGTCTTACATGCTATCTCGGTGGGTGATCGTGTTGATTCCAGATGGAGCGTTAGAAGTGCAGTCATGGATTTTTCTTCCAAGACTATAGCTATTACTTTCGCTTTTTCTAACGAAGAAGCCTTACTGGAATTTTTTCTTCGTTTCAAAACTACTTAACAAAAATATTGCTTTCCTACCCTCACATAGTTAAAATTAGATATTATTTGGAGTTACAGATTAATGCGTGATGTATTGATCGATCTGCTTAAGCAGACAAGCGGACTTGTTGACGTGCTTCGCGTCCTGGGTTCCGCCGATGAGACGACTATCAAGGCTTGCGATAAGGATAAGGCATTCTTCATTGAAGCCCGTCTAAAGAAGGCAATCCCTGAATTCAATGGCGAGTTTGCCATTGCTAACATGAGCTTGCTGAATGGCTTGCTGAATTTCTCGAATTACTGCACCGATGACGCCACGTTCAACGTTAAGACCGTGAAGCGTGACGAGCGTTCGATCATCGATCAGTTCGAATTCAGCAACAAGGTGACAGGCAACCAAGCCGTGTTTCGCCTGATGGACCCCAAGCTTGCTCCTGAACAAGCCACCATCGCCAACATCCCCTGGGATGTTGAATTCACACCGTCAAAGTCGAAGCTGACTGAGTTTGCCCAACTGGCGAACCTGTATGCCAACATCGATCCCCAATTTGGTGTGCGTACCGTAGATGGCAATCTGGAATTCTACATCGGTGACGACGACTCTGCGTCGCACCGTGCCAGCATGATTTTCGAAACAGGTGTCACGGGTGATATCCGTGGTTCGGTCAAGTTCAACGTCCAACATCTGCTTTCAGCCGTTAAACTGAGCGGGTCTAATCCCGTGAAGTTCAGCATTACCGGTCGTGGCGTTTTCTCAGTCTCCGTAGAAACCCCACACGGTAACTACACGTATTTCCTCCGCGCTTCTCGCTAAGAAATACGGGCTGTTGCCTGCCAATCTTACAGAATCGGGAGGTGATCCAAATCACTTGCGGGCAATGGAAGTGGCGGGAAGTCTCACAGATGGCTCGCTGCGTTTTTCGGGGGAGGGCGAAAGCTCTCCCCTTTTTACTAAATAAATCCGTAGTTTAGGGAATTGTATGTCAGATATACCAAAATCAGATGCCGAATTGGATCAAGAATTCAAGGATTTGTCGCACGAATTCATAAAAGAATTTAAGGATTCTGCGCCCAAAGTTCTAACATCCGACGACGTTTTTGAAATCGAACGCCAAGTTGAAGCGCGGGTGTCTGCTGCATATAATGAGGCTTTGGAGAACGAACGTTCTATTATGCGCAGTCGTTATCATGCCGTGGTTCTTGAAAGCAAGGTTTATCGCAGACTCGTTCATGCATTCTACGTTCGCGGAGTTGACACGTCCGACATTCAACTTGCTCATCTGGTTCTTGATTCCGAGAACCCGGATTACATGAAGTCTTTGGACGATAAAGTTGATATCGCATTTCAGGCAATGATGAAACAAGTTGTCATTGGGTATGATTTCCAACAACTCATTCAATCCATCAAGGCTAACCCGCGATTGAAAGATCAGTGGGAAGAAATGATGATGATGTTGGCTTTGGAGGCAGAAAAGAATGTCTGATCATCTGACCCAAGAACAAATCGATCATATGGATAAGATGCGTCTCTGGGAAGCAGAAATTCGCGCCGAAGCCATTGCCGATTTTGAAGCTAAAATGGACGAACGTGTAGAGTTACTTCAAAAGCGACTTGATGAAGTGTCCCCCAAAGCTTTGGTCATAGAACGTGTACTTGAGTATATACGGTCTGGGTCTAGACCTGTATATGGCTCCACGGATTCAGCAAGCGAAACATATAAAAGCATCAATGCAAAATTGACTGCATCGGAGCTTGAGCCGTTTAAGTTTGGGTTCAAGGGTGAATGGTGCGCTCAAACTCAGCAAGTGGTGTTAGACGAAATGATTTCTGCAATTCAACGCGGGGATCATTTCTTGCGCCTAGCAAGCCATATGGAAGAGAGCGTAATGCTCAAAGACCAATGGGAAGAAATGATGGCTGCTATGCGCCTTCGGGAGTCCATGAAAAATGGATAATGCGCCCCAAACTGTAGAAGAACGCATGGAACAACTTCGCGAATGGGACGCCATTATTCGCGAAGAAGCGATTGAAGAATACAAAATACGGTATGCTCATCAACTCAAACACATGACTAAGCAGTACGAGATTGCTGCCGCCCGAGCCGTTGTTCTTGAAAATTTGTTCCATGAAATCGAACGATCAAGAACCAAGGGTAATCCGTTCTATATGAGTAATCTGAGTGTAACGGAACCCGAATTGTATGAACTGACACGATATTTTAAACCACAGACGGCATGGGTACCGAAGGGTGCAACCCCTCCACCAGAATTGTGGACTGGTGAAATGCAAAATAAAATGTTGATCTACTTGGTTGATACCATGCTTGCATCACAACGGTTCAGTCAGTTACGTGAATATGTCCAAAAAGACCCCACTGTTAAAGCACAATGGGATGATTTCATGATGATGCTCAAGTTAAAAGAAGATAAGTTGATGGGTAAAAATGTCTGATTACTCCAAACATTCTCTGTCTTTGAATACTAAGATCGTCACTGATCTTATCGGTATTCTAAATAGTCGCGGCTTTTACATCCCAGACATGCGGTCAATCCCTGATGGGAAGACACCAACGCAACATGCGGATGCGATTGTCAAGGCTCTACTCTATCATATTAACATTGGTCACGACTTTGCTGTTATTATGAAAGCTATCAACGAAAGCCCCATGCTGAAAGACCAGTGGGACGAATTTTTATTTTCATTGAAAATGTTAGAAGGAAAACATGGCAAGAAAACGTAAACTGATCCCCTTTAGCTGGCTCCCGGCTGCGTGGGGTCTTGCGGGCGATCCTTTGCGACTCGCCGAAGCAAACTACTACTATGATGGCGCCGATCTAGAGCGCGAGCTTGTGAAGATCACGGCGAAGGATGAAAAAGAGCAAAAGATCAAGTTGCTCGCTATCGACCGTAAGGAAGGTTTGATCACCGATCCTTATGAGTACGAAATCCAACTCGCAATCGCCAATCACGGAACCCTGGACGACGTTCCGGCTATGCTGATTGCAAACATCCAAAACGAACACGGTAAGATCGAACCGGAAGCGTTTGCTCGCCTTCAAGTCAAAGATGAATTCCCTGACGAAAAAAGCGTGGCTCATAAAATTGCCATGCTTGATGTCGATCTCGAATTTGGACATCTGACCGAACAAAAGTTTGAAAAAGAATGTGCTACTCTGAAGAACGAACCGTGGGTAGGTGTAGTTGACAACGGCTTTGACCAAAAGCAAGGCATCAACGGTCTATACTTCGAACTGGATTGGAATGAACAATGGGTCAGCTTCCTACGCCAGAACGGTTACATGGGTCACGATGACGAACAAGTCGTGGAACAATGGTTCTCGGACGTGTGTCGCTCACAAGCCGAAATGACTCCGGTTGAACAAGACAATACGCCGTTCAACTCGGCTCGCATCACCCGCATCCATCGTAACGACGATGACGGATCAAGCGAATTTTCGTAAGAAAATTATGGTAAATGCCATCTAAAGATTCTAAAATCAGTTATTGATTTAGGATTTTTAGATGGCTCGTTACGCAATTATCGACATTGCCAATCTCTTTCACCGCGCTCGCCACGTCGTTCGTGGTGATGCTTTCATGAAAGCAGGCATGTCCCTCCATATCGTATTCCGCAGCCTCCGCAAACTACACCGTGATTATCAAGTCGATCACATGGTGTTCTGCGTTGAAGGCAAAAGCTGGCGATACGATGTCTTCCCACAATACAAGGGAAAGCGTCGCCTGGACCGTATGTCCAAGAGCACCGCCGATAAAGAAGAAGACGAAGCTTTCTTCTCGGTGCTGAATGACTTCACCGAATTCCTCAAGGACAAGACCCGCTGTACCGTCCTGCACCACCCGAAGGTGGAAGGCGATGATTTCGTTGCACGATGGATTCAGGTCCATAAGGATGATGACCATATCATCCTGTCAGGCGATAGCGATTTCGTTCAACTGATCGCTCCTAACGTGTCGATCTACAACGGCGTTGATGACCGCCTGCTGACACAAGATGGTGTCTTCGATGGTAAGGGTACGCCGATGGAATTCCACGTGAACCCTAGCGATGGCAAGATCAAAGTTCCTGGCACTATCGAGGAAATGAAGAAGAAGCACGACAAGGCTCAAAAGGAACTTGAGAAGGCTCACATTGCCTCCGAAAAAGCCCGTGGCGTGTCATTTGCAGCTTCGGAAAAGTCCAAGAAGAATGATGATCCTGAGTACGTTCCGCAAATTTTCGTCCCGTCTACTTACGAATGGGTCGAGTACGATTTCACCCCTGAACCGGAATGGTGGCGCCTAGCTCTGTTCGTCAAGCTCATCCGTGGTGATACTGGCGACGGTATTTTCTCGGCGTATCCTGGCGTGCGTTGGACATCTAAGTCCAAGGTTGGCATCCAAGAAGCCTGGGAAGATCGCAAGACGCAAGGTTTCAACTGGAACAATTTCATGCTCCAACGTTGGGAAAAGCTGGTCGAAACAACTCCCGATGGACAGCCGATTACCGAACAAGTTCGGGTGCTGGATCAATATCGATTCAATGAATTGTTGATTGATCTGTCCAAGCAACCTGATGATGTCATTACCATGATGGATGAAACGATCATGGCGGCGATTGAAAAAGGCGCCATCGGCAACGTCGGCATTCACTTCATGCGATTCTGTGATCGCAATCAACTACCCAACCTAACCAAAGAAGCGCACGATCATGCCGCCTACCTCAAAGCCCCCTACCGATAATATCGATTTCTCGGTTGTCGAGTCGTTCATGACCCGCGCCCGCCAAGCCTCCCGCCTGGGTTCCAAAGAGATCAAGGTTCCCATGCCGGAAGGCTACGAACTGGCTTCCGCAATCGGGCAATTGCTTGCACGAAATTTAAAGCTTGTCGAACAGCTAAAAATATTGCAAGATTTGACGAATATGGAATTCAAAGTAGACGGCGGCTCTTACCAATAATGCGTTGGATCAACCTTGGCTTCAAAGAAACGAACGTAGACGTAGCCAAGGTTGAGCGACACACGGGCGGTCAATACGTTGCTGACCTGTGTCTGAAGAACAAGCACGGTGCCTGGACTGATATTCCGATCTCTGTATTCTGGCATCCCAATCCGAAACCTGGGAATCAGCACTATTTTGGATATTATCTAGAAGGCGGCAATGCTTTCTTCTGCGATGCCATGAGCGTCTTGGGAGATTGGTATGGTGCTCAAGCTGCCAATGGCGAAATCATTTTCTCTCGTTATCGCCACGACTATCGAGCATCAGAAGATGAAACCGTTTCGGTAGACGGCGGTCGAGATTACACCAGAACGAATATTTCCGAAGGGGCTAAAAGCGTGACCCTTCGGTTAGAAGGTCCGAATTTCGTGGTTGTCGATAATGGCTAGAAGTTTTCTTTATCTCAGAGAAGCCGATGGGAAGATGCTTTTCTTTTTTAAGAAAAGACTTCGCACGTTCTCTATGGCGACAACCACACAGTGGAAGACTTACAACCGACGTGTCAAACGCCAGTTCCCGATTCGCTATTTCCTAGAACATGAACTACCCATCGGATGTAGCAGATGGTTGTATCGGTTCAAGTTGCGCGCCGAATCTACCAAACTTAGATTTATTGACCGCCAAGATATCTACGAAGCGAAATCGCTTTCGTGGAAAAAATACCCATATGAGGTACGCTTTCCCGAACGCATCATGCATTTCAGCTTCGATATGTTTGTTGATTTCTATCACGACATCGGCTTGAACCACGTTCGACGCAATAAACTAAAGGTTCCGACCAAGAAACTCGCTGATCTCGAAATTCAGTGTGAAGAAGGTCTGAAGGATATATTCGAAGTTGAAGACGCCAAGGTGTTTAGAACTTTGTATAATTGGTGGATGTACGAAAGACCTAATCGCCCACTGGGCGTAGGTAATCAGCGTCATGTCATCGATAAGTTCAATGCTATGGAAGACATAGCTATGCAGGAAGCATTGCTAAAGATTAAAAATTATCTTTGGTATTGAAACGCTTGGAAATATCTTTGCCGATGCGCTGATATTCTACGCCATCTTCATCGAACGTGGCGTAATCTGTCCACTCATGTAAACGAGACGTACCGTCAGCGGCATTCGTTTGAAGCTGCATTCTACGGCTAGGTTCTTCGGGAGTGAGGCTGGAAATGTGAATCAGGAATGGATCACACTCGTTGTCGGGGAGAAGGGTTCGGATATCCATCCCTGGCAGATCGGTCTTTTGGACATTGTAATGCTTCGCGAACGCGGCGTTAGCAAAAGTGATTTTGAAATCTTCTCCGAAGCCACAAATCAAACGTGAGCTAGGAGCGGTCATGCGGCTTTCCGCAATCTTTTTGATCGTAATGAGGCTCGCCGGTTCGGAGTCCCATTTGATCGGTGTCGCAGCGAAATAGACGTTCAGGTTGCCGCCGTCGTGGTGGGTTCCTTGAAGCTTGCTGTTGACAATGTGGTCGCCCAAGAGCATCCGGTCTTTCTCTGCGATAAGAATATCAACGTTCTTCGAAAGCAGATCGTCAATTTCGTAACCGAACAATTTTCCGATGGAAGAGTTGGCGGCGACGATCATGCGATTTTTGACGACAAGGATGCCGTCGAAGGATGTTTCGAAAACTGATTTATAATTTTCCAGTTCGGTCATGCGCTGACGTAGCACGAACAGATCGATAAGGCTTCCGTCTGAACGTTCTAGACGGGTGTGGTTGATATCGAGGCGTAGGAATTCACCCGACGAGTGCTTTCCTACGCCTTCATCGTTCTCAGTGAGATTCAGCCAATCCGATAAAATCAAGTCACCAATCGGCGTTGAGCGTACGTCGTCTGCTGACAAGCCGAACAAACGTTCGGCGGCTGGATTAAATGCTTGAATGGCACCCGTAGCATCACAAATGATCAGGGCGTCGTTTAGGATACGTGCAGTGCTTTGGAATTGATGAACAGCATCTTCAAGACGCTGCTTAAGTGTGTGGGTAACAACATTTGCTGCGTCGGCTGTTTCCGTCGCCGCGTTCAAGAGGGCGTGTTGGCTTTCGAGTACCTTGATATCACGCAATATTTCGCGTTCGCGTTTCTCGCGTGCTTTCGTCCAATCGTTAAAGGGCCAAATCACAACACTAACCTCAGTCGGGGTAACTAGATTTATTTATTGTGACACTGATGAAATTATATCACGCTAAATGTATAGGTAGAGTTATGCTATAAAGAAAAACCCCGGTTTTCACCGGGGCTTTACTTATACTCTGAATTTACCCTTCAGTTCGTATAGGACTAGTTTCAAGGAATTCAACGCTTCGGTTAGCGTCATATTACCCTTGTAATATTCATCGATGATCTTGTCCATCTTCTCATCTTTTTTCTTGATATCCGCTCGTAGTGAGCGGTTCTCAGTATAAAAATAAGCTATGCCAAGCCCGAGTACGACGATAAGAGCTTCCGAACCGCTCTTAGCTTTCGCCGCCCCTTCCAGTAATGCCATAATGAAATCCACGCCACACCCAAATGTAAAAAATGACCCTCAAGTATTTATTGAGAGCCATCTTCTACTTTGGTATGGATTTTATTCGGTAATCGCTGTTAACAGAAGCAACGCCATCGCATTTTGAAGAATGTGGCGTCGCTATCGCACGAAAGGCGGAAATTCACCCCCAAAAACGCACAATCTGTGCGCCAATCTAAATCTTTCTTTTCGAAACGCCCGAACGTGACATGCTCAATATCGTGTTGTTTAAGCCAATCGCGGACCTTGGTCGGGCAATGCTCCAACCGTTGGACTCGCAACAAAACATCACTGTCATGGACTGCCACACGAGGACGCTGATCGATTTCACTGAAATCGTACGCTGACGGAACGACACTTTCTTTGAAGCCGCTCCAACGTACGATATTGCGCCAGTTACACGGCACATTGAAAACGTCGGCTTGTGACACGGGGTTATCCCCTCCCAACTCGTTACATACCCGATAGTTGCATTATCGATGTCGGGCGGGAAGGGGGAAAATTAACATGCGTTAGGAATTTTCACTATTGACTTTATCTCAAACGTGCGTTTTGCAACAAGATAGCTTGACCAGAATCATTTTTTTCAAGGATTGACAAGTCACCGGCACGGACGTAGCCCCAACCTTCGCCCATCATAATCGTGATTCGTCTGGATTCTGCTGCACCAGTAAAGTCAAAGCTAAGTGCAGTCTCCAAAAGTTTATGATTCTTTATTAGATCATCAACCGCACCAAATCCAACAACTTGCGCCTCAATGCTCGTGTACGCGCCCTCTAGAATCAACTTTCCACCCTGGATACTTGCTCCAAGAAGGTCACTGGCTTCCAAAAATTCAACGATCTCGTCGTCTCCGCTAGCACCGGCATCCGTATCATGTGTCGCGTTCTCGACATTTTCATTTCGCAGACGAGTGAAATATTTTGCAAGGAATTTATTTGAGAACGGCATGATTTTTTCCTGACCGCGAACACGGATTTGCCATTCCTTGATACTGACCAACGGAGTAACTTCAAGAAGAATGTCTTCAATATTTTTGACAATCGTGTTGTCATTCATCAATTCCACGAATACGAGGTAGTAACCGTGCTGATCGGGGGCAGGGGAAATGTCAGTGTCAAGGTATTGGGTAGGTGATTTTTGCAAGAAACGGTTCAAGTCGTCGGCTGCATCTTTGTCATGCACATAAAAGCCAATAACGATAGCGTCATCATCTAGCTTACTAACGAATTCATCAACTGTGAGCAAAGGCAGAACCAAGTCTTCCAAGTCACCCGCGCGCATACCTTCGGTGAGTTTAAACATTAGAAACCACCCCCTTGAGGCGGGAGTTCTTCACCGCCGGGCGGTGCATCTTCCATTCCTGGCATATCTTCGGACTTGTAGGCAGATTCGTCATCAATACCGGTGTCCTTGGCGTCTTCAACGTCATCAACGTCAACGTCGTCGTCGTACATATCCATTTCTTCAGCGGACATTTGCGTGATCAATCGACGTGGGATGCTGATGCGAACCATCCACACAGATTCGCCCTTATCTTCTTCTTCAGCCTGTTCTTCAGTCTGATTTGAGATTTCGGTATAGGAACCATCGTTCATGGTGGCTTGCCAAAAGTCTACCCGAACACCGTGCTTGAGTAATCGATAAGCAGCCTTGGGGTCTGGCATTTTGTCTTTGGCGTATTTCAAAGTCATGTCTAGCCAATAACGGCGCACAACCGGACCCTCGACAACTTCGCCGCGATACCAATTCTTAAAAACGTAAATGTCCAACGAATCCAAGACATCTTCCATTTGAATAAGAATATCCAAAAGGTGTGGGGATTCCTGAATTTTATCCAGATCAATAGGCATAAGTTCTGTCTCTATAGGCGATCTAATATTTATGCTTGACAGAAAGGATTGTTCTGGTATTTTGATTATATCGATTCAACACATTTTTTGAGGGCTTCATGTCGCAGGGTTTCAAAGCTTCCAACATCGAAGACCTCAAGTTGGTCGCTCGTCACATTTACGATCTGGAACTGAAGGATGCCACGCTGCTGGTTCAGTTCGTGATCCAAGAACGCCTGATGAAAGCTCCGAAGTCGCTGCGCTTGAGCCACGGCATCGCCAGCTTCTTCGGCGGCTCGGTCGCTCGCTATAATTTCTGGCAACAAATCGCGCTGCGCGATTGCAGCATCATTCTCGACATCATCGAAGCGACCAAGCATCACATGCTGAATGGTACGGACACCGATGATGTTGATTCGGTCGGTGGCTTCTCGCAAGCCGAACTGGACAAGATCGTCAACGCCTCGGGGTGCCTCTAATGAACACTGTCATCATCGTTCCGGTCAGCCGCTCGGCTCCCACACAAACCGTCGAAGCCAATTTTGAGACTTCGACCGGTAAGGTGCGCGTTCAGGTCGAATCCGCTACGGCTGACACCGCCAACGCCCTGCTGGACCAAGTTCGCTCGCGCCTGGGCTACAAGGAAGTTCCGACCAACGATAAGCCGGGTTTCGCGTTCTATTTCTTCACACCGCCCCTCGCCGGTCTCTTCATCGGCTTTGTCGGCTGGTTCCTGACGCTCATCGTCGGCGGGATGCTGGAAAACGCCGAATTCATTCGCTTCGATTTCTCTGACCTGGATAGGCTGGCATCGCGTGTCGCCATCATCGGCGGCGTGGCGGGCTGGTTGATCGTGGGCGTCCTGTGTGTCGCCATGGCTCTGAGCGATTACCTCGAAAAGAAGAAGGTCTAAACGTGATTCAGATTAAGCAAAACGGCGTCTGGTCGGACCTTCCTGGCACACACACGCCTACGCTCGCCGAAGCCATCGATTTCGTTGCCCAACTCGGCTCCCCGGATGTTCGGGTCAATCCGCTGCTGGTCGCCGCTGCCGAACTGAGCGCGGAGTTGCGCGCCCCGGCTCCGGTCCAAGGGGTTCCCGCTGTCCTGAACCCCGGCGACGAACTGTCCCTGCGCGAATCGGACCCCGGTGGCTGGGTTCACGTGTTGATCAACGGCAACCTGCACAATCGTTTCCGCGAATATGCCCTCGCTATCAAGTATGTGCAGCGCACGTTCGGATGGTCGGAACCGGAACTGCTGTCGCTGTTTCGCCCATACAAGGATGATTACGATACCCGATTCTAATTGGTTGGGCTTGGAGCCTCATGCCACCGACGAATTTTTGCATTGGAAGGACAATGCCAAAAAGGCGGTGAAGCTACGCGCCGCCTATGATTTTCTGGTGACGCAGCATGGCGGACCTGAAAAACAAGTTATAGACGCCCTCCGGGTGCTGACGGATGCGGCTGCGGACGCCGAAGGGATGGCTCAAGCCGAATTGATGGCTGGTGAATCGATCTAAATTTTAGTTGACGAAAATTAGCGTAAAGCCCTATGATAAGGGTTCATTCTTGAGTTAGGAGTCTCAGTGACTACGAAAAATTTTAATGCCACATTGGCAGAATTCGCTTCGACCGCAACCGAAGTGAAGGTTAGCCGCCTTCCCAATGGTCTGCGCGTCGCCACATACGCCAAGCCAATCAATACCGTCACTGTCGCTGTCTTCGCCAACACCGGCGCCAACAACGAAGTCGAAGCCGAAAACGGTATCTCGCACTTCCTTGAACACATGGCATTCAAGGGCACGAATGCCCGTTCGTCCAAGGATATCGTCTACGAAGTCGAATCCATCGGCGCCGATATCAACGCCTTCACGTCTCGCAACCTGACTGCCTACCATGTCACCGGTCTGGCGTCGCATATTCCGGTCGCCCTGGATATCCTGTCCGACGTGCTGACGAATTCCACATTCACCGAAGCCGACATCGCCTCGGAAAAGATCGTGGTTCATCAGGAAATCAACGAATACGCCGACCAACTCGATTCGCAAGCCATGGATACGTGGTTCCGAACCGCGTTCCCGGCGCAAGCCGCTGGTCGTCCGATCCTGGGTTCGACCGAAAATGTCGCGTCGTTCACTCGCGAAATGATCACCGACTACATGGCTCGCAACTATCACGCTGACACTCTGATCGTGATCGGTGTGGGTAATGTCGATCACGATACGTTCGTGAAGGAAGCCGCCGAACGTTTCTCGGACATTCCTGCCAGCAATCAACAACCGCAAGAAACCGTGCAATATGTCGGTGGCACGGCTGCTGTCGTGGATGATCGCTTCGAACAGCCCTCGGTGACTACCTCGTGGTACATCCCTGGTCCGTACGAAAAGACGCACCTGAACTACAAGATGCTGGCTCTGCTGCTGGGCGGCGGCATGTCCTCGCCCATGTTCCAAGAAGTTCGCGAAGCCCGTTCGCTTTGCTATTCGGTCCAAACCGGCATCTATCCGCTGTCCTCGCAAGGAAGCCTGTTCTACATCGACGGCGCCACCACGGCTCCGAAGGTTGCGGAATTCCTTGAATCCTCGGCTGGTGAACTGGCGAAGGTTGCCAAGGGCATCATCGCTGATGCCGATTGGAACCGCGTTCGCAACCAAGTCGTGACGCAAATCTTCAAGATCGAAGATCGTTCGACCGGTATGGCGCAAAAGATCGCTTCCGATCTGTTCCACAACGGCGAAGTTCGCGGTCTGGCTGAAATCGCCCAAGACTTCGCTGACGTGACCAAGGAAGACGTGATCGCAGCGGCTAAGGCGATTGTCGAAAGCGTTCCGACCGTCGTTGTTTACGGCAACATCGACGCGACGATTGATTACGGCAACATCGTCCAAAAGGCTCTCGCCTAAGATGTCAACGACGTGGGAATATCTCGAAATTCAAGTTAAGAATGGAAATAACCCCATTTCCATTCTTAATGCACGTGGTGCTGAAGGTTGGGAGTGTTTCTACGTCTTTGATCAATCATTTGCGAAGACGTTTTATATGAAGCGCGTGACCCCAGAAGAATCCTCCAAAAACTCTTCTGGGGGAGCCGCGTCGCTAGCAAAACACTATCGCCTCAATCCCCTTCCTCCGCTTCCCGAAAAACAATGAACGTTTTTCTCGTCAAACTTCCGATTGCTGAATGGATCGCGTACCAAGATGGAACGCTGAATCCTATCGTCAAAGACGGATATGACAAAATTATCACCCGATTCAAACTGATCGGGAAAGAAGCCATGATCGTCCCCGAATGCTCGGTTGAGGTTATCGAATTTGAACCTCCCACTTCGGATGAAGATCAACGAGAATTCGCGTGGTTCAAGCTTAACGTTGGGCAGATGCCGCCCTCGCGGGCTAAAGCCTATCTTGAAACTACGAAGTCTGCATTTGCCGATCATCCATTGATGAAACATTCTATCTGGACTACTCATAATAACGATGGTCACGGGACCAATATCGAGATTCTAAAATTATGACCCAATTCTACACCATCGTTCAGAACAGAGATCAGGTCACTTTGGCGATTGACATGCGCGCAATCATCGAAGATTGGATCAAGAATTACATGCCCGACAAAGCCACGGTTGACGACGCATATGTTACCGTCAGTTCAAGTGCGGGTGACATCAATGTCGTTAACGTCAAGGTATCATTCCCTGACCAACAATCACTTGAGGCGTTCTCCGATGCTCACCCGATTTTCAAGGAAGATGAAATTCTATCCTTGAACGAGTATCAGACCAAGGGTCGCTTTCACCCGTTTACGTGCGGGACTAAGGAAAAGCATAAGAAAGGCGATGGAGAAAATCTCGTCGCTTCCAAGACTGGCTGGTCTTGTCCCCACTGTGACTATCGTCAATTCTGGGCTCATGAATTCATGAAAGATTGGTCGTGGAAACCCGCTGGTGACGACCCGTTTGGAATGTTCTCATGAATCCGATAGCATCTATGTGGAATAAAATTTTTCCACGCCACGAAATTACCGATTTCAAGTATCCTTTCCGCAAAGATGATACTCCCGAAGAGATCGAAGAAAAGAAAGCCAAGCTTGCCGCCCTGGCAACGTATGTTGGTGGACCGCACGAAATTGGCGATCAAGTCATGATCGTCTTCAGTGATGGTAGCATTCATATGCAAGGCTTGATCGTCGTTGGGAAATGCAACGGCACAACGTTCATGTCCGCCACCGAATACAATGATCGCGATGAGCTATTCACCGCCACGTTCCGTTATGATCAGATTTACAAGGACATTGGTCCGAAGAAAACCGTGACTGAGCCGATCATTACGAAAAAAGGTCCGCTCAAGAGTGGAGATACAGTCACGGTCAAATTCCCGAACCGGGAAACACCATACCTTGTGACTGCTTTTTTCGTTGTCGAATTTATGGGCTATCGTCACATATACTATCCCTCGGGCGGCGCCGAAGCATTACCAAATCGTTTCGTGACTCCGGTGCGAAAAGAAAACAAAAACAAGTATAGATCGGCAAAGTGTAGATAATGGCAAGCCCATACAATATTAAACTTTATACAATCTTCAGTGCTGAAGCCATTGAGAAGATGAATGGTGCCCGTGGTAAGATGGTGGCACAAGGTGGTCATGCCTTTGTGGGCGCGCTACTCGATTCTATGCGCCGCTTCCCCAAGGATGCCAAGGCATATATGGAATCAGGCGGCGTCGCCAAGATTGCGCTGATCGCCCCCGAAGCTGAACTTCACCAATTGCTCGCCGCTTACAAGTCGGTGTGCGGTGTGGATATGATCGTTGATGCGGCTCACACCGTGTTCAAGGAACCCACGTTGACTTGCCTGGGTCTGGGTCCGATCAACGTCAAGCATATTGGTGCCGATCTAAAAGCTATCAAAATTTTCAACTAAGTAGATACTATGTGTGATACTCCCCCTTCTCTCCGCGTTCTACGAATGCAGGAGCATAACCTTTGTGCCGCCAAATTTTGTAATGGATTAGAACAATATGGTCCATATCTGAGCCCGGTTCCTCTTCCACACCAAATTCGAGTGGAAACTAGATGGATGGCTCCCGACGATAAGAGCGTTTCGCCTTTAGTCAAAATGGCTTCGTATATCGTTGAGAATAGAATACATTATTCTATTCTCAAAGAACCTTGTTATGAACATTCTGTCTTCCCTGGCGGTCCTCCGACCATCCATCGCTATACCAATTATGTTGATGTCGGGTTCAATGATGCAGCCGATGCAGGATTTTTTAAGCTAAAATTCGGCGTCTAACTTGACATTTGGCTTCATCGATACTAAGTATTGATTAGAAGCCAATGATAATTGCTCATCACCGATGACTTTGGTTGCATAAACCAAACGAGGTATGCGTTTGATCCCGTTGAAACAGAATAGATCACGAAAAAGCCCCCAGAAATGGGGGCTTTCTTGTTTGGCGACTCCTGTTGGATTCGAACCAACGACCCCGTGCTTAGAAGGCACGTGCTCTAATCCGCTGAGCTAAGGAGCCGAGAACCTAGATCGGTTCAATGCAGCTTTCGATAATAGTTATCGCAGGATTCATGCCCGGTATTCTGTCGATCATGAGCACGATGTAAAAATCAGCCTGGGCGGTTTCGGTGGTGACGCCAGCAATACGCCCGGTCAAGCCATCCATACTACCCCCGGTTTGACCAAGCCGAACCAAGGTGCCCATAGCTAAATTTTGTTTTAATTGACCAAACATTAGACACCAAAAAAAGTGGGCGAGCCCGAAGACCCGCCCATGATACTTCACATGAAGTATTCTTGCAAGTCTAGTGTTTAGCTGCCTCAACCAGATTACCAAGCGTCTTGTGAGCCGCGAGGATTTGGTCAAGATCGACCTTGGAAGCGGGGTTCTGACTGAACACCAGTTCTTCCGCCAGCTTTTCGAATTCTGCCTTGATGGCGACAGCGGCGACATATTCCAGAGACGGGCGCCCTGGTCTACGTTCCGAGTTGGCGAGTTCGAAGATATTACGAATTCGATCACCGAAGGTTTCGGGATTGAAAGGCATTTCGCCCCGAACCTTCTTGACCTTGGGCACGGCTTCCTGAACGGTCTTATCCCACAAGCGAACTTGAGGAATATTGCGGGCGGGAACACCTTCGCCGAAGGGCGTGGCTCGTAGCCAACCGTCTTCGGCGGGCGTGACGACATGATAGGGCTGATCGACATCGAACAGCTTACGGAGAGCTTTTTCGCCCTTGCCGCCAATCGTCATCGTCGCGCTTCCGCGAGCCGGGAATTCGACAGCTACCGAATCGTTGGTCAGTTCGTCCACAGGTTGGAAGAACATTGCGCCGTTATCAATTTTGATCCGAACACCTTTGGTTTTTTCGGCATCAAAGAATGATTTCGCGGCAGGCTTATTCAGTGTCAACTTGAAAGTCATTTGGACTCTCGTATCCTTCTGGTCCTGCGCACTTATGCACAAAACCTCTCACTTGGTTGAAAGCATCCACCGTGGATACCTTCGGGTGATTTTTATACCCCAATGGGTTCTAGAAAATACGTACCTAACCAAACGACGAAAAACCATTTTCGTTCCAGAAATAAGCGTTTTTTATAAACCTGTGGATAACTTACCGTTTTTTCGTACCAATTGCAATAGGGTTACTGCGATTTTTTTGCCGATAAATAAACGATTAGGAGTCTGGTTTCATGATCGAATTTTTCCCCATTTGGAAAACCCCAAGCGGCAACCTAGCCTCGGGCTCGGAAGGGAGCACTATTAGTAGTGTTCTACACGCCGAACGTGTGGCAACATTCATGGGTGCTCCTGGGCAAACAGTTATCGATATTGACCCAAGTGAAGATGTTGCTAACGTCACCTTGAAGGTCAATACAGCAACGCTTGTAAACCCGACCAACTACACCATCGTTTCTAATACCATCGTTCTGTCAAATGCTCTGACCACAACCGATATTGTGGAAGTCATCGCAGAGCAACCTATCACCTATACGATGCTGTATAATAGCCTCCCGCCTGGGATTACCTTCTCAAATTCGGGCACGATTTCTGGGACGATTGGTACACTACCCGTTGTAAGCAACGCTCTGGTTTACCCCTTCGCCGTTCGCGCCTCTGACAATCTGAATTCAGTTGACCGGGAATTTTCTGTCACCGCATCGTCTGCCACCGTAATTCTCGTTCCGCCTTCTTGGAATCTCCCGTCTCAAAGTTTCTTTGGACCGGATGATGAACGATATGCATATGTTCCGCTAGGTAGAGCAACCCGTGGTGATACCTTCGAATATCAGCTTCAAGTTTATAACAACGGCGGTCCCAACCCCACGTTCATTCTAGAGCATTTCATTTCTCTAGATGAAGTCGTGGCTCCATTCGACTATCTGCCTCATAACGTCGTGCTCAATCCTTCGACAGGGCTGCTCTCGGGTGATGTCGATCCTTCGAACCAGTTAGGTAATTATTATTTCCAAATTCGTCTAGAGGTAAATGGTACTCCGGTCGCTAATTCGACACGCATTTTTGGGATCGAAATTGCGCCTCCCGTCGATGTCCTAGAACCCCTCCGTTTCATTCGCTGGGTCACACCGGCTGGCGACATTGGTACATTCTATGAGCAACAACCCTGTTCAGCGAGCGTCCTAGCCACGTGTACGACCGGTGAAGCGGTTTCATACGCATTGCATTCATCGAGCGTTCTACCCCCTGGAATCACCTTAAATACGTTCACAGGGGATTTGGAAGGTAAATTTTCACACATAGCCCTGACGAAGACATATATCTTCCGTATCCGTGCATATGTGGGCGACACGTACGAAGATCGTACGTTCTCTATGACCGTGCAACCACGATACAATTCGGCGTATCTCTCGGAAGTAATGTTCAACCTCCGAGTCAAAGAAATTCGTCCGATGTACGAATATTATTCGTCTCGCATTGATCCCACGTACTATTTCCGTTCCACAGACGAAAATTTTGGAACAGTTGGTCGCGACTTAAACATCTATATCGTCTCAGGCATTCGGGGCGACATTGATGAAATGCGAACCACTATTCAGAATTCTCCGTATGGCGGTCCAATTACTGTTCAACTGGGCGCCCATAAGATCGCGTACGCCAAGCAAAATGGTGTCACGATTTATGAAGTGCTGTACCGCGATGTCATCGATCCTATCGCCAAAGCCGGTGGTTTTAAGGTCATTAATAAAGTTCCCGTAGCAGAACCATTGCGCTATCCGCAATCGGTCGCTCCCCCGACTTATATTCACCCGTCCAGCATCAAAAACATTCGCTACGATTTCATTACGAAGATCGGCTTTCCGGCTATCGATCCCTCGCAAGAATTCGTACCCGGCAATCCCGTCGTGGAAAATATGCCGTTGTGGATGAGTAGCCCGCAGACTTCGGCAACCAATAGCGCACTGGGTTATATCCCGGCGGTCGCCCTTGCATACCTAAAGCCGGGTACTGGTCAAGCGGTCCTCGACCAAATTAAATTGAATCCTCCGGTGCAGTCAACAGAACTGGAACCGGGTAATCCTATCGTCTACGGACACCAAGTCGATTTCGATCAATATTACGTTGTATTCCAAACCGTTGCTTTCCCAACTACGTTTGATGAGAACACAACTACATTTGATAACGGCTTAACGAATTTTGACACCTTCGGTTTCGATGAGGGTAAATACTATAGAATAAATCCAAAACTTTCAGGTGGAAGCCTTACATGAGCATCGATACAGGTCAATCCCTAATTTACGCGCAAAATTTCCCCGTTCCGAACGTTGACCAACCGTCTCAACAGTTCCGCGACAATTTCGGCGTCATCAAAACGGCAATTGAAAATTTGCACGTCGCGAAGTCGAATGCGCTATCGATTGCTAATCTAGCCACGTCGCTGAATTCGGCGGGCGAAGTTATTATCAATATCTCGTATAAGAACAATGGGTTAGTTCTTCCGATTGGTGCTCCTACTGGTAATGCCGTAGCGGGTATGATTCGCTTCAATGCCGGTACTACCATTCTAGAATTCAATGACAATGGAACATCGGGCGGATGGCGCAAGGTCATCAGCGAAGATGCCAACAATAACGTTTCATTTGTTAATGCAACCGTTTCTAGCTCGTTGATTTTGAACTACAATCCAACCTCGGGTACACAAGCTACGAATAAGACGTATGTTGATGGATTGATTGCTTCTTCGGGTAGCAATTCCAATGCTGCGTATTCTTTCCTGCAAACCCAAATCAATTCTAATTCGGCACTTCTGCTTCAAGAGATCACCAATCGCCAGAACGGCGATCTCGCGTTGGGTCTCCGCATCGGCAATGCCGAAGTTCGCATTTCTAACCTAGAAGCCAATGGCGTCACGTTCAATCAATCGTTGACCGACCTAGGCACTGATTTGACTAACGAAATCAATGCTCGTCAAAGTGCCGACCAAAGTCTCACGACCTATGCAACTGGTCTGGAAACCCGAATTGGCGTGCTCGAAAGCAACTCCGTTTCGTTCCAACTGAAGCTGGACCAAGAGGCGACCTATCGTATCGCTAACGATGCCCTGCTGCGAAATGAAATCAACGCGGTTTCTTCGGCTACAAGCCTCAACGCGAACGCCATTGCTCAAGAAATTACCAACCGACAAAATGCGATTACAACCGTAAACCAATCGATTTCTAACGTTTACGTTGCCATTGCTGATGAAGCACAAGCCCGCCAAGATGGCGACGGCAACCTGCAAACGCAGATTGACGCCCTGGTCGTAGCAGTTGGTTCTACGGTCTATTATACCGCTATTGAGCCTTCCACTGGTGGCGCTAAGGATGGTGATTTGTGGATCGACAACGCCAACTCGATTGCCAATACCGGTAATGATTATTTGCGCGTGTTCGACAACGCTACTTCAACATGGGTTGATGTAACGCTGACCACTCCTGGCGACACGACTTTGGCAAACACCAACGTCATCATCGACGCCAACAGTTATGGCGAAACATACGGCATTAAGTTCCAGAAGCTTCCAAATACAGTCGGCGCCGGTGATGGTGGCTTCCTGATGTTGGATCAAAACAACTTCAATTACGCCTACATCACCAATACTGCTATTGCCAACGCCATTGCTAACAGCATTATTGCAAATGGTGTTGCTAACACCAATTCGCATTATGAATATTCTGCCCTTCGTATCGGTACAACAAATGACCAACCAAACGGCGTCAACGATGACAGCATGGCTCTTGAGCCCGCTGCACACCTTTGGTTGAACCCTGGCTTCTCTGGTGTAGACGCCGGGCGCGTTCCCAACATTACGGGCGCCAAGGTCTTCATCGGTAATGCCACAAACCACCCAATCGTGTTCTCACGCGACACGGGTGATATTAAGACAATCGGTAGCATCAATGCCGATGGCGACGTTTCAGGTCTGTCCGATGAATCCGTCAAGGAAAATGTCGATCTAATTGAAGATGCCTTGGCTAAAGTTAAGCAACTTCAAGGTGTTACCTTCAATCGTAATGACATGGCAGGCTATCCTCGCAAGATGGGTCTGATCGCGCAACACGTTGAACAAGTCGCTCCCGAAGCCATCACTGAAAACGAACAAGGTAAGAAACTGGTCGCCTATGGCGTCCTCGTTGGTCTATTGGTCGAAGCGATTAAGGAACTGAGCGCAGAAGTTGATGAACTGAAAGACAAGCTTAAGTAATGGACATGCGCCGCTTTATGGATTTGTTTGAAGCTCCATTGGCTGACGTGAGTCACTATGGCGATTGGTCAGATACTACGTCTAACCACAAGCCTATTACTGGGCAAGATTCAACCAACGACATCGGGCGAAATGCTTTTGCTAAAAATTCGTTTGTCTCTAAGGTGGATCGCACTCTAGCAACCGATCCAAAAAATCTAGATATTCTTAAGAAGAAATTCGAAGCCAGAGCCGAAGATTTCTATCTGTATTTCATCAATGATCCCAAGATGTTGTATTTCTTGAAGAACGTTGATTATGGTGAGATCACACTTAAGCAAGCGGCACATGAATTCCCCAAGCCCATGACTGCCAAGATTGAACAGGTGTTGGAAAATTATCCAATGTCAATTCAAGTTGTTCTCGCGCACAATGAAGGTGGCGAACATAGACACGCCTTGACTCCCTGGACAATTGCTCACCGCATGGTTCATGCGTTGATGTCGATCAACGGCAAAATCGGGCGATATAATTGGCAAAATGAAATCACCAGCACTGATCGTGATCTAGAATATATCGCCAAGAAATATTATGATTTTCATGTCGCCGAAGGTGAAACAGCCGCCGGGGTCATGTTGATGTCTCTATGTACTATGGCATCTGTTCGTAATAACAAAATCCTGAAACTGTATGATTCGGGTGATTATTACTATGAGTTGAAAGCCGAAATGTTTACCCAATACATCCTGACGGGTAAGATTACATTTAAGCCTGCCCCTACTGTTCTACAGTATGGCGATGAAACCCTTAAACATCCGCGCAACGAATATCCGATCAAGCCGGGTACTCAAGCCGATGTACAACGAATGATCAATCAAGCCCGCGAACATTACGAAGGCATCTTCCAAACTATCTTGAAAGAAGCCAGAGGCAAAATCGTCGTCTGTTAAAGCCCCGCCTTAATGGTGGAATAAATATCTTAAATCACAGGTGTTTATTTCACATGGCGTCATCGAGCAATATTGTATTCAAGGGTTTCAGCACCGCCGGGGGTCTAGTCAGTCAGAACTATACCTATTACGACATTGCTTTGATCAAACGCGACTTGATGAACCATTTCAATACCAAGGTTGGTGAGCGCGTGATGCGCCCTGCCTATGGCTGCAAAATCTGGGATTATCTTATGGAACCGCTCGTAACGGGCACGCGAGACGTGATCGTTGCTGAAGCCGTACGCATTTGTCAATCGGATAGCCGAGTAACTGTACAAAATGTGCAAGTATTCGCATCAGAAAATGGCATTCGTATCGAACTTACGCTATTATATAAACCATACGATGTAATTAATACTTTTGCTGTTGATTTTGATTCTCGCCAAACAGCCAACAATATTTAAGGGGTCCTAGCCATTTCTTCTTCAATTAGACAATCTGAGTTGTTCGCGGGTCAAGACTGGCTCGTCCTTTACCGTGCGTTCACGGAAGTCAACTTCAATGCCTCGGACCCGGCATCGATCAACGATTCGCTACGTTCCTACATCCAAACCAACTATCCAGAAAATTTCAACGACTGGATCGAATCGTCTGAATTCATCGCCATCATTGAATTGCTGTCCTGGCTCGCCGGTACTCTGGCATTCAAGACCGATATCAACGCTCGCGAGAATTTCCTTGAGAATGCAGAGACGCGCGAAAGCATTTTGCGCCTTGCTCGCTTTATCTCCTACAATCCTCGCCGCAACCAACCCGCCACCGGTTTGCTTAAGCTCGTTGAAGTCTCGACCGATGATGATCTAACTGACAGCTTCGGCGCCAGCTTGAACAACGTCCCCGTCCAGTGGGACAATCCCGACGATGCTGATTGGTTCGAACGTTTCACGACGATCATGAACAGCGCGTTCAATGCCAATCACCAATATGGCGTGCCTCTGAAAAAGGGAACTGTTGGTGACGTGTTGACCCAAAGCTATCGCTTCAACAATGTGATGGCTGAAGCCAATTTGTCGTTCTCTGCCAAGGTCTCCGGTACATCCATGAACTTCGAAGTCGTCAATGCCGACTTTGACGATGGTGGTGGCTTCTATGAGCGTACTCCTGGCTACGGCAATTCGCTAAATGTTTTCTACCGCAATGACGGTACGGGTAATTCCAGCGCGAATACAGGTTTCTTTTTCCTGTTCAAGCAAGGCTCCACCTTCACGGAATCGTTCTTCATTTCGACCCCTATCGAAAACCAAGTCATCGACCTGGGCAACAACAACGTCAACGAAACAGACGTTTGGGTTCAGACGATCAATGACAACGGCTCGGTTCTAACAGAATGGTCGAAGGTTCCGGCTATCTATAACCAGAACATCACCTACAACAACTATGAAGCCAGCGTGCGTGACATTTATTCGGTGATCACTCGCGATAACGATGCCGTGTCCCTACGTTTCTCGGACGGTCGTTTCGGCTCGGTTCCAACCGGCAACTTGCGCGTCTGGTATCGCGTGTCGAACGGTCTGACCTATCAAATCAAGCCATCAGACATCAGCCGTGTTGAAATTCCTCTGAAGTATTACAATCGTAATGGCGTCCAGAAGACCCTTACGATGGTGTTCGCTCTTGAAGAAACTGTTTCGAATTCCACACCGCGTGAAACCGAAGCTCAAATCAAGGCACGTGCCCCATCCGTCTACGCTACCCAAAACCGCATGGTCTCGGGCGAAGACTACAACACCTTCCCGCTGCAAAGCAATTTGGCTGTAAAGCTGAAGGCATTGAACCGTGTCTATTCGGGGCACTCCCGTTTTATTGATTTGAACGATCCGACCGGCAACTATCAAGACGTGAACGTGTTCTCGGACGATGGTATTTTCTTCAAAGAAAAGTACAACACCTACGTCGAAATTCCGATCACTTTGAACCAGACCGCGCCGCAATTGGTTACGTCGTTTATCCAGCCGATCTTGGATCGTCAGGAAACGCTCAACTATATGCAAGATCGTCTGTTGGATGATTCTAAGTTCCCTTCCCCTCCGATTCCGTGGGAAGCTGCAACATCGGCTGCTTATAGCAGCACCGGTAGTTTCCCTGGCGCGGGCGCAAGCTCTATTGATTATATCGCTTCAGGCGCGACATTGAAGTTCCAAGACCCTGCCCATCCGACCTCATTCAAATGGGCAACTGTCGTCAGCATCATCGGCGCCGTAAACAATCCGCCTGCTGCAAACACGCCTGGACCTGTCACCCTGTCATTGGCTATCCCTACAGGCTGGGAAGTTATTGAAATTGTTCCGCGTTTCTCTCCTACCCTGGATTCGACAACGATTTCTGAAATCCAAGATAAGATCAACGACAACCAATCGTTCTCGCTTTACTTCGACTCTTCCGTGAACCCCAACGACGGTGTTCGTGCTTGGGGTCTGATTGGTCCCGAAGCTGGTGACGTGTACGAAGTCATGACCGTGAGCTATTCGGCTGGCGGAACATGGGGTGTGAACGCAAACGGCATTCGCTATATCTTCGAAAGCTTGAAGAACGTTGAATTCTACAATGACGGGCGTCGTTCTATCGACAACGAAACCGGCAATGAACAAAACGATTTGATCAGCGTCTTGAAGTATAACGAAGACCTGAACAGCAACACCGGTAGCTCGATTGGCAAGGATTACGAACTATACACCGGAGCTATCTACCTAAATCGTGATGGCACACCTAACCCGGCTCGTACCGTTGTTCGTTTTGCTGATGCGAACCTGAATGGGCATCCCGATAACCCGGATACCTATAACAACATTATTCTTCAACCTGTCGAAGATCACTCAAATTATCTGTTCTGGCAAACCGCGTCTAACGATACAATGCCGATTTACAACGTTCATTTGTTCGACACCGAAACAGATCGTCGCAATGCGAACGCAACAATTGCTCCGGTTGGAACCCTGGCGTTCCAAATCGACAGTGATGTTGAAGTTCGTTCCAATACGTTCTGGGTTCGTACTGCAACCTCGGGAAACGAAAACGGCTGGAATGTCCAACCGTCTAGCGCATATTCCTACGCCATCGGGCGCGGTCCTAACGTCGCTGTAAATGAAACTCCGTCCGAAGCATTGAACTTCAAATGGAAGCACTATGCAATTGCGGACCATCGCATTGACCCGGCTCGTACAAACATCAATGACATTTTCGTTCTGACTTCAGAATACGATTATCTCACTCGTTTGTGGATCAGCCAAGGCGCGGATGTAAACGCGATTCCAGTTGCCCCGACCGAACTTGACCTTCGCTTGATGTTCACGGAATTTGAAGACTATCGCATGTTCTCAGACCAAATCGTCTGGCGCCCTGTGAAGTACAAATTATTGTTTGGTAATGGCGCCGCCGACGAACTGCGTACACAGTTCAAGGTTGTTAAGCTGGCAAGCACCACACTGAGCGATGGCGAAATTAGCAGCCGTATCGTTCGCGCGATCAATGAATTCTTCGCGGTTCAGTTCTGGGACTTCGGTTCTACGTTCTACTTCACCGAACTGGCGGCTTATATTCACCAACAACTAGCAAACGTCATCGCCTCGGTTGCTCTGGTTCCGCTGTTTGAGAGCGCGGCATTCGGTGATGGTTTCGAAATTCGATGCCGATCCGATGAGTTGTTCATCAGTACCGCTCAAGTCAGCGATATTGTGATCATCGATTCGAACACCGCCAACAACCTGCGTATTCGCTAAAACTAAAGGGGCTCTTTTGGGAGCCCCTTTTTTATTAGTGGTCAGCCAGAGCCATATAGGCTTCGTAGGTGTAGCCGTAGTGTTCGGCGTCACGACGGTCGCGAGTTTCTTGTTCTTCGGCGGTCAGACCGATGCCGAAGTTCTTGCCGACCAGAACGGTGATTTGTTCGGCGACCAGACCATCCTTGAACTGACCGTTGACCCAATCCAGATTGCGCAGAATGTATTCTTGCGCATCGTCTTGATCCAGATCACACAGGCTCATGATGCCGTCGCGCAGATTGATATGACGGATGTCGGGACGGAAACCACCACCTTGATATTCGGCGGCAATGTCTTGAGCATGTTGCTGTTCGGCGCGAACTTGAGTGCGGGTTTCGTTGCTCATGTACATCCTAAATCTCCGTTTCCGTGTTCCTTATATACATAAGATAGCATAGGATTTTCATACGTCAAGCGTTTTATATACATAAATAAAGTCGTAGTTTATGCGCGGGTAAATATAGAATGGCTGATAAACGTAAAATCATTACACAACTTCCTGCTGTTCACCAGACTGAAACGCTCAAGGGTTTCTTCTCTGCGACAGCCGATCATCTATTCCAACCGGGTCTTTCGGAACCGATCAGCGGATATATTGGTCAGAAGCCCGTGTACTATGATCCAAGCAAAGATTTCTATATTGAAGAACCCACTGACACGCGCCAAGCCTATCAGCTTGAGCCCGCGATGGTCAGCGTTGACAATACCGGCACGTACGCCAATACGCTTTGCTATGACGATCTTATCAATTATTTGAATTCACAAGGTGCGAATACTACGAACCATAGCCGCCTGTTTGAAGGCGAATACTATTCGTGGGCTCCCCCTGTCGATCTCGATAAGCTCAATAACTTCAGCCAATATGTTTGGATGGGTGTGCTTTCTACTGAAGAAAATGCCCTGACTTCAATCAAATTATCGGCTCCACATTACACATTCTATTTCGATCCGATCATCAATGCCGCTGGTGAATTTCTGGTCCCTGGTGAACAACCAGAATTCCCCGGAAAATATAATCCGGTGGTGTTGGTCAATGGCGAGCCTGTTTCGGCAAACTATCAAACCCGTACCGACCTGAATCCTGCTGGCTATTACGCAACAATCAACGTCTCTGGTTTGGTAGTGGGTGACATTGTTGAAACCTATCGCTACGGTGATTTGAAGACGACGATCACCGGCTCGGAAACCCTACCGCTGACTTTCCTTATTGCTTGGAAAGCGGATGGTCACGCCTATGCCGTTGGCGATCTTGTTTATGTAACGGGTGTGGGTCCGCGCCGATGCGTGATCGCCCACACTTCGGGCGCAACATTTGACGAAACCCAATGGGTGATCGCGGCTGAAGCCGATTACCTGACCACAGGTTCGCGAGTTATGTTCGATGATGCGAACAACAGCGCAACGACATATCTCACAGAAGGTGTTGGAACGTTCATTCAATTTTCGGACGATCACAGTTCTGATGAAGGTGGTGAGACACCGCGTTATATCGTGATTGATCGCCGTTCGTTAGAGCAAAGCCCTTGGGCTCGCCGCAATCTCTGGATTCACAAATCGGCTCTTGAATGGACTGGTCTGGATTTCGCTGCCCGCAAGGCAAAGCGTCCAATTATTGAATTCCTACCCAATATCGAAATGTGGAACTATGGTTGGAACCGTCTACCCGACGTTCAAGCTACTCTGACTTCTACGCAAGCCACAGTCTTCGACAACTGGGATATCTATCCTTGGGACAACAACGTTTGGGATAAAGAAAAAGTCAATCTATCGGCTATCAATGGCAAGCTGTTCGGTACTATGGACGGCAAGGTCATTGGTTCGGTGCTGGTGGATAACAATTATATTCTTCAGCCGAACGATCTGATGTTTGTTAATCAAACGGTTACTAATGAACCAGAGATTAACAACATGATCTATCGTGTCATTTCGAACACCGGTACGCCGCTGCCTTCAGGCGCGACCGCCGATGTTGTTGAATTGATTCAATTTGCTGAGATCAAGCGCGGCGATATTTTCCGCATTGAGCGTGCTGCACAAGCTGACCGACCAACTAGCGTATTCGAAGACCAAGAAGAATATTGGTACGATGGCGAAAAGTGGATTCTGGTAGATAGTTCCCAGATGAATCCGTTGTTCAACCTGTTCGATGCTTCCACGAACGGTCTTGGCGATGTTGCGTCGTATCCTGGCACTGACTTTAACGGTAGCGAACTATTCAGCTACCAAATTGGTACTGGCGCAAACGATCCGTATTTGGGTTTCCCGATCACAGTCAACGCTTACTCTCAACCTATCTTTGAGGTTGATCCGATTGTCTACCGTGTCACGTATGATGCTGGGGAAATCATCGGGTATTACTATCATCACTTCCTGCCTTCGACAGGTCAGGTAGAGGGCTATTCGAATAACTGGTTCACCGTTGATGAGCCATCGAGCCAAACCTTGACTGCGAATGTCTATTCGATTCCGTTGAACCTATCGGCGAACCCGACCAACGATGAAGTTTCGTACATCAGCCGTAACCAATGGTTCGACCATTTCAGTTCGATCATGCTAAGCCAAGATGGCTTTACCGGACACCCGTATACGGTCAATAACTGGCGCGATACCGACAAGTTCTTAGGCAATGGCGACAAGATTTTACAACATCGTTCGCCGATGCTGAAGACTATGTTGGTTTCTAGCAATTCCAATTACGATGTTTTGGCTTCCATTCGCTACGTTCAAAGCGAGTACACTCGTTTCCGTAACAAATTCAAGCAAGCCATTATTGATTTCTACAAGAACGGAACCATGCGCGTCGATATCGATGCCGATGGCAACGGTCAAACTGTATGGATCAATACGCCCGATGAATGGGTTCAGGCTATCCTTGAAAAGCTGCGTCTGAACAAGGCTTCGGATTTCCCATTCGCACTGAGCGAAATGGCAGGCGATCAGTTCTTCATTCCTCCTACCCCGGCAAGCCTGGGTATTGGTCGCGTCACCGCGCCTATGATTTTCGAAGACACTTCGTTTGTTCCGTCGCAAATCATGTTGCAAGGTCACGATAATAGCGTCACGCCGACCGATGGTGATTTCCGAGACGACATCATGTTGGCTCTGGAAACTCGCATCTATGACAACATCAATGCGTCCTTCAAAACCGAAGAACTGCCGATCTTGTATATCGAAGGTTACGTTGCAGGTAAGTTCCGTACGGCGCCTACCAATGGCTATACCTATGCTGAAACCCAAGCGATGCTCACACCCTTCCTTGAAAGTTGGTCACAAGCTGCTGGTTTGAACTATCGCTCGCGTGATATCGACACCGAAATCGTGAATTCGCAATTCGCCCCCGATGATCCTTTGACTTGGAATTATCGTGCTGTTGGCGACCGCGATGCTCAACCTATTCCGGGTAACTGGAAAGGTATCTATCGTTTCTATTTCGACACGTATCGCCCGCATATCGCCCCGTGGGAAATGGTGGGCTTCAGTGAAAAGCCTATTTGGTGGGATACCGAATACGGGGTTGCTCCGTATACGCGCGGCAACACTAAGCTTTGGGATCACATGGAACACGGTTTCGTGGCTCAAGGTCCCCGCGCTGGTTTCGATGCACGATTCGTCCGCCCGAATTTGATGGACTACCTGCCTATCGATAATGTCGGTGAGCTACTGAATCCTATCGATGCTCGTATTGTCACAGACGTTCCGACCTATCAACAAGCTAGTGCCGATTGGGTTGCTGGCGATGAAGGTCCAGTGGAAAATCTTTGGAAAATTTCTTCGACGTTCCAATACGATTTGTCGAAGCTAAGTTTCCTGATGAAGCCTTCGCGCTTCATGGAAGAGTGCTGGGATACCGTTGACATTGTTAAAGACGCTAGCGGTCAGTGGATTTATGAACCAACCGGCAATCGCCCGCGCTCGGAACAAAACACCGTACACGGCGAAACCGCGCCCGATGGTTCGCGCTATGTGAAGACCGGCGTTCAACAATGGATCGTTGATTACATGGCGTATCGCGGTCAACCGGCTTCCAATTTTGGTGATTCCATCCGTGGTCTAGACGTTCGTTTGGCTCACAAAATGGCAGGCTATACGTCACTAGATAACTTGAAGGTTCTCGCTGATAATTTCGGCTTGGTTCCGACCGACGATATCGAAATTGTTCTGTATCGCTCTCCCTCTATTCGCGAAGAATTCTATAGCGGTATCTTGATTGAATGGACCGGAGCGGGTTGGAAGGTCATCGGCTACGATGGTCGCAATCCGAATTTCACTGTCATTCCTGGGATGAAGTCGGGTCCGAAGGGTTATATTTCCCTCTCGGCTACGCCCGAACCCTCAATCAATGAGTGGAAGCCGAACACCTACTATACCGTGGGCGTATTGGTTTCTCACAATTCATCGGTCTATCGCGTCGTCAAGAGCCACACTTCTGGTTCAACATTTGAGCAAGTCTATTACTTGAGCGATGGAACATTGTATCCGCAAGCTCCGCGCGTGGTCACTTACTTGCGCGCTGAAGACTATACTGAATCTGTTCCGTATGGAACTATCCTGTATTCACAACAAGAAGTTGCTGATTTCTTGCTGGGTCATGAACGTTATATGGTTTCTAAGGGCTGGCGTTTTGAACAGACCGAAGGTGACGACAACGTTACTCAGGATTGGACGAAAGCTGTTGAAGATTTCCTGGCATGGTCGCAAGTCGATTGGGCTCCTGGCAACTTCATCACCGTATCCCCTGGCGCCGATCTCCTGAAGATCATCGTGGATCAAGGCATCGTCATGGATATCTTGAATTCCCCTACCGGCTCATACGGTATGATCAATCGCACTGGTAATCCGATTGATCGTCGCAATGTCGTGGTCAATCGCGTCGATGAAGAAGTCACGATCTTGTCGAAGCTGGCTGATGTCTATGGTACTCGCGTAAACATTCAAGAAATTGAACACGCCTTGTTCTTCAGCAACAAAACCATTTTCGGTGACATCATCTATGAACCGCTGTTCGATCTTCGCCAGCCGCGCCTTCGTCTAATCGGTAATCGCTCGACGGATTGGAACGGTCGCTTGGATGCTCCTGGCTTCATTCTGATCGACAACCAAATCAAGTCGAACTATGAAAAATCTTCAACCGACCTTAGCTTGATGTTCGATATCGAGAAGGCAGATAACGCGGTGCTGCGCGACCACGCACGCCATGCCATCGGCTACGACTCTCGCTCATACCTCTCAGAACTGGTTCTGTCGGATGTTGAACAGTTTGAATTCTATCAAGGTCTGATCCACCAAAAGGGCGCCCCTGGTGCGTTTGATAAGCTGCTGCGTTCGAATTTCATCGAACAAAGCCGCGACCTGAAATTCTTTGAAGAGTGGGCTTTCCGCATTGGCAACTTCGGTGCTCCGCAACGTGAACGTTTGGCGTTCATGCTGGGATCATCACAGATCAAGCGCGATCCCCAACTGATTCGTTTCACCACTGGCAATTCCACAACTCTACCAACTTGGTATGATTTGAACGATGCCAATTCGAGCGTGGATGGAAACTGGGTTGAACGTCCTAAGACGCCTTCGACCATCTTTCCGCAACGTGCCGATTATGTCGCCCTGGAAAACGATCTTCCGATGGGCGGTTACATTCGTACGAACGAAGCCAACTACACCGTTTTTGCATGGTCCGATGTCCCGGCTCTCTACGTCGAAGATACGACAACCTTGGAAGAGGGTGAAGTCATCTGGGTTCACCAAGGCGAAGATTTGCATTGGGATGCCCTGAAGATTCGCAATATGTCCAACACTGGTTCGAACAACACAATGATCCGCGTAGACACCGCTACAGAGGATGAAGAGGTTGTAGGCGCGCGTATCTACATGGAAGCCGATCATGGTCTCATGGGCAATGTGGGGGCGTTTATAGGGGCATACGTGGTCATTGACGGTCAGACCGGGACCACCCCCGATTTGATTGGCGTCCAGACCATTTCCAACGTCGGTCACGTCGTGGTCGATAACGCAGTCACCAATACTGAAGAAACTATTGGCTGGTGGTTCGAAGTTCCCGTGTTCCCTGATACTGGATATGATTTCCTGAACCAAGAGACCCCGGAAACTGGTCCCGAAGTTCGTATCATGCGTTCGATGCACTATGTGTCTAACTCTGCCTTCCTGGCTGAGCGCGAAACTTATAATCCTGCTGAAGGCGACATCGCCTATGTTGATGGTCCTACCTGGGGTGTCTATCTGAGAAATGGTCCTACTGTTTCTGATTGGACTGTCGCACGTCAACAACCGAAGCGGATGGACAACGAAAAGATTGCCTCGACCTTGGTCTATGATCTCAAGACCTCGCTGAGCACAACATCCCTGATGCCGGAACCCATTCGTCTAAATTATTTGACGGTTCTGTCTCCTGCTGTTGGTTTGATCCCTGGTACGGCTGAGCGTGAAATTGATTTCCGCATTGAATACGATCCGGCTCAATACGTCGGTATCGATGGTCAATGGGATAACTCGGAAGTCGGGCGCGTCTGGTGGAATACTTCGACCGTTCGTTTCATCGAAAGTGAAACCGACCTGACTTCGAATATTTCTGATGATCGTTTGAAATCTGAACTGACCTATCGTTCAACGACCTGGGGTAAGATTGCCCCGGCTACGAGTGTTGATATTTACGAGTGGTTCAAGTCGGATGTTGCCCCGGCGGATTGGCTGGACGCTCAAGCTAGCGATCCGCAAAAATATTCAGGTACGATCTTCAATGCGGAAGACCCCGCTTGGACTGAGACGGTTGAATATGATTCGCAACTGGAACGTAACGTCACCAAGTATTTCTTCTGGGTAAAAGGTCGCACGATCACCCCGGCTGTTGATTTCCGTAAGCTGGACGTGAACACCGTGGCTCGCATCCTGGCGAACCCTATCGCTCAAGATTTGGCGTGGGTTGCCCCGGTTGCCCCCAATGCATTGCTGGTAGGCGGCGTCTCGCCGTTCGTCACCGATCCCTTGTTGCCAGTGTCAAACGTAGCTTCAACCTCGGGTACAGTCTTCCAACTGGAACTGGACAACCCGGAAGAGGATGACGTTACCCACGATCAGTGGCTCATGCTTCGTCCAGAAGACGAGCGTTCTATTCCGCCTGATTGGCTCTGGAATAAGATGCGAGACAGCCTTGTTGGCTTCGATGATCGCGGAAACGTAGTCCCGAAACCTTATCAACCACCACAATAAACTTAAGGGCGGGGAATTCCCCGCCCTTACTCATTGGAATAACAGCGACAAGACCGAAAAGATGATCCCGGTCCACATGGTTACGATGACGAGCATCAGATAGACTACAGTGGGTTTCGGAATACACTTGTAAACGAAATGCCCCTGAACCCACACGTTGAGCGACAGGAACAGAATCGCCGCCCATGCGAACGCAGGAACGCCCGCCGTGTGCTGCCAGAGATAGGTATAGTTTTCACCGATCAAACCGGCTGAGAAAATCAGGGCAACAAGTGCTGCCAGCCGAAACGGGTTCCACCCGTGGGGTTTGGTAGTCGGTCACTTGGACGCTTCCTTTTCTCGTTCTGCACGGGCAACATCAGCCGCCAATTTGGCTCGCGCGAGGGCAACATCAGCTTCCGCTTTGGCTAGATCAATTTGTGCCTGAACACGTTTTTCTTTTGCCCAAGCTTCGGCGTTCTTGGATGCCAAATCGGGGTTAAACCGCCACGAATTTTCAGTGACGTACTTGCTCGGCGTCGCGTAATAATCATTACGCAGATCATCCAACGACTTGTTCACCACCGGGAAGCGTGAATGAATGAGATCACCCACGCACGCCATCTTCATGATTTCAACGCCAGTGCCGTCATCCTTATTCACGGCGAGCCAAATGTCTCCCGTCTTACCCGAATTGATCTTCTTGTTGTTTTCATCCCAGACGGTCAGATTGGTTTGGCGGCGCATCTTACGCTGACAATCAAATTCGATATCGCTGCGCGACTGTTGAGCGTTCACGGATTGCTTAGGCGGACCAACGCGATTGCTGGTCCAAGGGATCGGGATATAGGTGATGTAGTATTGGGCGATCTGAACGCGCGTTCCCGTACGGGTGATAGACGCTGCATCGATCAGAAGCACACCACGTTCATCGCCCTGCACGAGAACGTAAGGACCCGCTTCATTCGGGATGGAGTAGCCGTGGTTCTTGTAATAAGTCGCCAACGACGTGACCGCCCACGTACTAAACAGCGGAATGACAATCAGGGCAAGCCCGGCGAGCAAACCAATCGTGCGCTTGTTCATAAATCAATCCCTAATTCTAATATCTCCTCTCATATATACGAAATTTTCGTCTCAGTCAATCCATAAAAGCCGTCTTTAATCGGTACATAAATATAGTAACAGTTTTATAGTCTGAGAATTTTATGGTCCAGCAAACGACAAATGGCAACTTGAGCAAATACCTTAACGGTGGTCCCGTGGGTATTTTGCCTGACCAAAATATGTTCGACGTGTCGTCGGGTCAACAAGGTGTGCTTGATGCTCGCGAATCATTCGTGGGTATCGTCAACGATATCTTTTCCCGCCAAGCATTCACCATTGAAAATCCCAATGGCGTTGATGCTCTGGTTTACGAAACGCCTATCACTCAAGCTGCCGCCTGGATTCAGCCAGCGGGCACAAATCACATTGAACCCGTGCCACCTTCCACGACATGGAACTATCATGTCTACAGCATCGAAGAACGTAACAGCCTTCTAGCTAACTCGGCATTCATTGACGCTATCCGCGTTGAAACACAACGAGTGCTTGTTGACTGCCTCGTTGACACTACCCCTCAATGGACCGTTTGGGATGCTTCGGCTCCTGCTGCTGGTGAAACCGCGCCAACGGATGATGATATCGCCAGCGATCCTTCAAGCGTCTTCACCCTGGCAAAGCAATACGATGTTGCCGTTGAAAGCTTCGCAGATCGCAACCTCCTGCCGCAAGGGCTAACTCCAATCTCCACCGGAGATCGCGTCCTCGTAGCTGGCTCTCCTGAAAGCTCGGGTTTCTGGTCGATTTGGAAATACGATCCCCTGTCGTTGTCTGCTGATGAAGATGGCTTCACCCTTGACCAACAGCAAACCGCTCGCACGGTCGATTTCTGGTCGTATACCGATTGGTATGCGGAAGGTTATAGTGCGGCTGAACCGCCTGTCGTTCGCTACGCCACCCCCGCTGATCGCGACCGTGCAGAGAACCCGAACCCCAAGACCACCTTTGTTCGTATTGATAACAGTGGTGATGGTACTTGGATTTGGACTGCCTATGCGGATGGTACTTGGACTGTTGTGGCTCGTCAGAATGGAACGATCAAACTTTCTGAAAAATTCTATGATCCCGATTTGAAGCTGCTGGAAAATCCAACGGCTGATCTGGCTCTCATCCCTTATCGTGATGGTAGCTGGGAATTTCGTGCGATCTACGATGAATTGCAATCGGGTAGTGTTCTTACGAACCTAGAAATCAACGAAGTATTCTTCAGTATGCTTCACTTCGTTCATGCGCAACAAGATCAAGTTCCGTGGGCGTTCAAGACTTCGTTCATGACCATCGGTGGTTATAACGAAGCATTGCTTCCGGTTCCGGTTCAACCTATCGACAATACACAGAACCTTCTAGATTATATCGATGAAGTTAAGCCTTATCGCGTCAAGACACGCGACTTCACTCGCATCGTATCGCCTCCGGTGGATGTCGCCAACACGACTGTCACCGATTTCGACTTCCCGATGTACTATGATCCAAAGACCGCGCAGAATCGCTATCTGAGCCTGGATAATGCCGACGACTTGGCGATCATTGCCAATACGGCGCCTTGGAAATATTGGTACGAAAATTACGAGAAGACGGGGACCGATCCGACTGTTCCGTCTACTTTCAATCCTGTCCGCCGAATGAACATCAAAATGATGTTCGACCGTATCGACCATATGCCGGTGATGGATGACCAAGATTTCTTCTACAGAAAATCGACAATCACCGATCTTGAACTATCCAGTAATGCCATTGGAAATTTCATCGAAGTCTATATCGATGGTGAGCAAACTAACGAGTTTACGGTTGATGGATTGCAGACGGCGAATACGATCACCACTTCAGAATTCAGCCTGGGTATCTGGTCGGGTAGCTTCAACTCTCCGGTAGTAGAAGACCCAAGCTATCAAGTTACCGTCACGGATCAAGGACAACCCGTTAAGGTTTTCCGTTCTAAGCCACACGAATCATTCCACGTAACCAATCAAGAAGAGTTTACTCCGGTAATCGGTCAAACGTACCGAATTGATTTTACGCTGCGTAAGATTGCAAACGCGACCTCTTTAACGACTGATTATCCCGCTGCGTATGCTAACGCCGGGCTCACCACTCCCCCTATTGTTATCCCGGCGTATGTTCGTCCGTCGTTCGACGCGGAAGATGCTAACGGCGTTGTTGATGGTTATGGCTTGAAGTATGGAGAAGGCTATGAATCAGCCGACTTATTCAATACTACAAACTGGGAATTGAATAAATGGTATACGCTTTCCGCAATTTGGACACCGGCAAGCCCTTACGTTCATGCGCGCGGGCGCATCCGTGTCAATCGTACGTATTTTGGTCCAAGCTACCCCAATAATATCAATGACATCTATTTCAATTCTACCCCTGGCGCCACTGGTCCGGTGTCTGATGCGCAATTCGAAATCAAAGAACCAACCGTTACTACCGTTTCGCAAACGGCTGGTGGTCAACACGTCTATGTCACACCACCTAACCATGATGCCTTGATCCATGTCGTCATTCGCGACAGCTTGAATCCGCAACACATTATCGAGACGACTTCGGTCAATTTCCAAACGTCACTTCCTCAAGTGTTCACCCTGGATACCGATCCCGCTGGATATCTAATTGATGTCAAGGCAAACGGTACGTCTCTGGTTACGGCTGATTTCGAAGTCGCAGATGATAAGCTGACAGTCACGCGCCCGCTGTATGGCGACACCGATGTTTTCGTAACGCTTCGTAATGACCTCACCGAAGGGGCTGAAGCAGATCGCATTCGCCAATTCTATGATCCTCAAGGCGCAAACGCAGAAAAGAATCTGCGCCGCCTGATGGGTTTGGAATTCAAAGCCAACGTTCTAGATGGTGGTGAATTGCTGGACAATTCCTGGCGCGACTATGACGTGGATGGCAACGCCACGGGCAATGCCACCGCTTCGGTTCAGGATGAAGAATATCTGAATTCAAACGGCAACGCACTTAGCTATGCCGACGCTGTTTATGGCGCCAATCGTCCACAAGAATTGATGGTTGTCGGCTCGGGTGAACAACTTGCCATGACGATTGATGCAGCATGGTCCTCGGGCGTCCCGGCACAACGTTCTTTCCAATCGGATGTTTCGAATGCGGTTGGCTCGTCTTACGCAATCAACATCAAGGAATGCCAAGCGCATGACGGCGTTCATGTATTCGTGGATGGTCTACGTGTTCCTGCCGCGTCTTACACCGTTGATTGGGTCAATTCGATTGTCAACGTTGATGCCGTCTCTGGTGCAGAGCATGTAGAAATTCGTACGTTCGGTATGTCCAGCTACACCAAGATTACGAGTGTAAAGGAATATCACAAAGAAGCGGGCGATATCAGTGTCACTCTAGAAGTGGTTCCGACCTCTCAGGAATTGATCGTCGTATACATTGATGGTCAAAGCTATGACGATGCCGTTTTTGATGGCACTGATCAGCTAACGATTACACAATTGTTTGGTAAGCCCGATGGTTATCCCGTCACTGTTACTATTCAGCAATTACCGTACCCTGGTGCTCCACAAGATACGCAAGTCTATCTTCAAGAGTTGACCTATAGCGGTCCTGTTGCTCTCACCAATCCGACAACACCGGCAACTGACGAAACCAACTGTACATTCGTTGATATGAACGGCAAGCGTCTCATTCCGAACACTGATTATACGGTGTCCGCTGGAACCTTGACGATTACGGCTCCCATCACTGGCTTGGTTCAAGTCATGACGTTCACAAATGCTGATCGTCTGAATATCTTGAATACGTATTTCGATGCCAATCCCGAAGGTCAGTACGATATCCACTCACCATATGGTTCCAACTATACTTGGATCACCATGAATGGCGAATATATCCCGGTCAATGGTCTAGCTATTGGCACGTCGGCTGACAAAGTTATGGTGACATCGTTCCAAGCTTCGCCCGCATTCGGAGCTAAGACTTGGCACGTTTCGATGAATATGCCTAGCCGTGATCTGATTACGCCCTTCGAAACGGGTGACTACGATGCTCGCCCACTTGAAGTTCTAAGCCTGGATTACGGTCCAATCGGCGGTAGTGAAGTCGTGGGTAACTCATCCGTTTACGTCGGAAACGATGTCCCTAATCCTGGCGCCGTTCCCAATGCCTACGCTGGTGAAACGAAGCCGATCTACGTATTCCGCCGTGAAGCCTGGGAATTTGTTCAGTGGAACAAGAACGCAGATGGCGTTCTGGCTAATAGCGTTACCTCAACGGACACAGAAATTCATCTGTCTAATACAAGCGTAATCAGCAATGTTACGTTGATGGCTGAACAGTACATTTCTAATACAATTACCAATGCAGTAAGTATTCGTGAGTATGTATCGGAGCCAGGAGTTATTTGGATCAATGGTGAACGCATTGAATTCTTCAAGATGGAAGAAACAAGCAACGCAATCGTTTTGACTGAGTTGAAGCGCGGTACTCATAATACCCGCATTGGATCAGAGCAACTTACGAAAGCTACACGCTCGGGAGACGGTACATCTAAGGTCTTTACTCTTCCTGAGTTTACTTCGTCAGCCGGAATTCAGATTACCGTAAATGAAGTGCCGTACAATTCGAATGGTATTCAAATCATTACTGATGACTACACCGGTTATCCAATCAACGTTCCCAAGACATTTGGTATTGATTACACCGTGGCAAGTAGTGGTAGCGGTGTAACAATCACCTTTACTAAAGCTCCTGCTGCGGGAAGCACCATCTATATTCTACAACAATCAGGAATAGTGCATTCCTCGGGTTCGTTAGTGTATGATGGTAAAAATAAACTTGGTTACAATCCTGACCAAAGACTGATTTAATTTACACATAAATATTGAAAGCATTATGAGCGAAGAAAAAGACGTAGACGATAAGACCAATACTCGAATGGTCGAATTCCTAGTGATCAAAGATATTGATTCGGGAGAAGTTCTTTTGACTAAGCGCGACCATAATAAGAAGGATGATGATGAGCGATAAGATGTTCCCCACTGTTGAAGGCTTTGTGCTTATCCGAGACGCCATTACTGGTGAAATTCTCGTTGATAAGAAGAATGCTATCCACTTCGAAAACATGAGCGAAGCCCTGGCTCTCAGTCTGGCGAACCGTCCTACTGGTCACATTCATGAAATGGTGTTTGGCAACGGCGCCTCGACAGTCTCGGGTACTGGTGCGGTAACGTACTTCCCGCCAAACGTGACGGGTAAGACCGCCCAACTCTACAACCAAACCTATCGCAAGGTGGTTGATGATCTGTCGCCGTTGAATGCCGATTCTTCGGCAAATTACATGCGTATCCAGCACACTCAAAACGACACCTATTCGGATATCGTTGTGACCTGTCTGTTGGCTGCTGGCGAACCTTCGGGTCAAGACGTGTTCGATAACGCGGCTGATACCGAAAGTGCATTCGTGTTCGATGAACTGGGCTTGAAGGCTTACGATCCTATCGTTGGTCAAGGTCGTCTTCTGACCCACGTCATTTTTCACCCTGTTCAAAAAGCCTTAAATAGAACTATCGAAGTGGTCTACACCATTCGTATCTTTATGAGCTAAAGGTAAAATATTTTATGAGTTATTTGGTAAAATCCATTGATGGTGATTTCGATATTCAACGCTATGCGGTGGATTCAACAAGCACGTCGCTCGTTCTGCCGGGCAAGGACGTTACCGATTGGGGTGAACCCTACTCGAATAACTTCGTAAAGCTTCTACAAAACAGTGCCGGTCCCGATCAGCCCGCTAACGGTCGCACGGGTCAACTCTGGCTCGATACATCCACCGGTCTCTTCAAGACGTATGCCAATGGTGCATGGACCGGTCTTTCGGTTTCCAGACTGTCAACTCCTCGCACTATTTCTTTGTCAGGCGCGGCAAGTGGCTCCGTTTCGTTCGATGGTACGGCGGATGTCGCTATTCCCGTTACCTTGTCGAACACCGGTGTCATCGCTGGTGTCTACCAATCAGCAAACATTACCGTTGGCGCCGATGGTCGTATTACGGCTGCTGGTAGCGGTCTAACAGGTAACGACATCACGACGCCCGTTTACTCGATTACGTTCCAAGGCGGTCGCGGACCTCTTATCGCGAACGTGGTTGTTGTCGCACAAGATATCACCGATCTTCTAGGCTACACTCCGTACAATGGTACCGCAAACCCGCTAGGTTTCATTAATAACGCCGCTGGCATCAACAATGCCTTGGGTTATGTTCCAGTCAATCCGGCTGTTTTGGCTGGCTATGTTGCTAAGTCTGGCGACACAATGGGCGGTCAATTGCTGCTTCAAGCTCCGAACCAACCGTCATCGGCTGCGCGTAAACAAGACGTTGATGCGAAAACTACTCGTGTCTTCCAAGGCGGAATTTCTTCAATTTATAACGTGACGGTTTCTCCCAATGCCCCATCGGGCGGCGTTGATGGAGACGTTTGGTATCGCTACTAATGCCTATTGAAACCCATTTATATGCTGCTGGTGCATGGCGCAAAGCCCAAAACATTTATGTAAAAGTAAATGGTTCGTGGGTTTCTATGCGCGAAAAATGGGTCAATGAACAAGGCACGTGGCGGAAGGTCTTCGGACTAGGTTTCGAATTCACCGATACTGCCGTTGGCTACAACTATAATCTAGAGAATGCGGCTCGGGCTGCTGGCTGGGATGGTTCTACACCGATGATCGCGAACATCACGGTTATTGCTACACCACAAAAGCCTGGACCGGGTAGTGTCCCTGGATATTCTGGTTCCATGACTTACGGGGCAAATGTCCTGGGTTCAACATCAACGGGTGTTCCTGCTTTCACTACCGGTAACATTTCGCCTGGATCAACTATCACTCTCACCATCCCGGCGGGCTCGTATCTCGTTGGTAAGGGTGGAGCCGGTGGAAACCAGATCAATTTTGATGACGGTCGCGGCGGCGACTTTAGCGGTGAGCGCGGCGGGACTGCGATTTGGGCAGGTTATCCGATGACCGTTATCAATTATGGTGTTGTTGGCGGCGGCGGTGGCGGCGGTGCAATGGGTATGCGCGCTATCTTCCAACCGTCTACTGATGCCGGGGCTGGTGGCGCCGGGTTTGATCCTGGCAAGGGTCAACCGGTTCAAACTGGCGCCGCAGCGGCTTCGGCTAACGGCACATTAACGACCGGTGGTCCTAAACCTCCTAACAACGGTGGCTACGGCGGAAATCTTGGACAACCGGGCGGTCCCGGTGCTGATGCACGCGGACCTTACAATCCTAACGATCCTGAATTGCCTCACCCCGGCGCGGCTGGATATGCGGCTCAACTCTCTGGCAACATTAGCTGGGCAGTATACGGTGATGTACGGGGTCCATTAGCCTAAATATACGATAACCTACTGATAGGGCGTGTATTATGGCTGACGAATACGAATATTCAATTACTAAAATTGATGGTGGCAACTACAATCCTGCCATCACCGTCAGTAGTGTTCTATTCGCCAATAGTGTTTCTTATGAAACTGCTGGTCTGAATCTACAACGTGTCGGCGCGCGTGATTACGCGCAAGATAACGCGGAAAATTTTGTTCGCCTTGCTGAAAATTTCAATTCGGCAACGGCTCCCGCAAATCCTCTAGTGGGTCAGACTTGGTACGATCCAAACGTTGATCGCATTAAATTTTTCAGAGCTTCCAACACTTGGAGCAACGTTAGTGAAGACCCGCCTGCCGTTGTTATTACACCGGCTGGTGATGTCACCGGAACATATAACGCCAACACAGGCGTCCTTGATCTCCATATAAAGACACAACCCGGTCTGGCGGCTGGAACCTACACCCCTGGAACGATCACAGTCGGAACCGATGGTCGTATTACGGCTGTAACTAACGCAGTCGCAAACAACACACTTGATCCCCGCTATGCCGTAGCAAACAACGTTGTCACCCTGGACAACACCGATCAAACCAAGATCGGTTCGCTGACGATCTCGGGCAACAATAAAAAGCTCAACGTATCTGGTACAGGCGCAAAAATTCAGGAACAAGGCAACGACTTAGTTCCTCGCGGCATCGTCACCATGTGGGCGCCGTCCGCTGGCTCGATCCCTGCTGGTTGGGTTCTATGTGACGGAAACAACGGCACACCGAACCTTGTCAATCGCTTTGTCTACGGTGGTGCATCGTCAACCGGAGCAACCGGCGGCTCGGCTACATCGTCATTCACTACAAGTGCGGACGGAAGCCACGCCCACGGGTTCAACGTTCCTGCCGCTGCTGCATTCCCGCCCGGCGGTGTCACGGGTCCTACGACCTTGACGACAGCACAAATCCCAAGTCACCGACATGCAACATCGCCAGACGGCGCGGGCGTGCCGTGGGTTGGTTCGGGCTTCGGTTATTCGGGAAGCAACGGTATTAAAGCAACGAAGCTTTATTTCACCGAAAATGAAGGTGGTGGTCAACCCCACGATCACCCAATGCCTACTGCTACGCACACCCACTCGGGCGGCGCGACGGATGCGGCGGGCTCGCACACCCACACAGGCTCGGTATCCGTTCTACCGGCTCACGTGGTTCTTGCTTATATTATGAAGACCTAACGACCGACTACGATCCACTTACCGAATTCTCGCCGGAACCAGAAACCACCCTTTTGCTTCAGGGCATAGACACCCGTTCCGTTCAGGAAACCCGTGCATTCTCGTTCAACGGGTTCGCTCTTGGAGAGCATCACCATGTTGCCGAAATCAGAATCGGCATGGTATGTCGGGATATCATTCTGGCGAGCCAACCATTCGGTCAAGCTCGCCAGGGCATAACAGCATCGCGACAGAACGCGAAGTTTAAACGGCGTTTTCATTCAGATATAAGACCAATACAAATATGTCTTGCTCGGGATCAGAAGCAGATCGCCGTCATCGGGCTTGATGCGAACGTCATCACCCACGCCAGCGAAATAGTCATCGCGAAGGCTGGGCTCGATCACCAAACCTTGGCGCCAGGGACCATCTTGTGTCTGACCGAACTGAATGCGTTGACCGACTTGCGGAACAGCATCGATCCGATGGCGAATCTTTTGTTGCTTGCCCATCTTACACGCTCGCCTTGGCGGCTTCGCGAGCGGCGTTTTCGGCAACCTTCTCATAGGCGACTTGCGTCGCGGCATGACGGAACACGTCTTCCACGAACTGCATGATGGTGATCTTGTTGGTGAGGAAGTCGCAGAAGCGCAGGCGAGCCGACGCCTCGACATCGGTTTCGTCGTTGCTGTAGAATTGAACGAGGCTCGGATTATCGCGACCGTAGGCGAAGCAGTACGGGAGCATCATGCTGATGGCTTGCTCGACCGTATACTTGCCGAGGAAATTCGACGTGAATTGCAGCGCGAGTTCTTGAACCATTTCCTTTTGAGTCAGGGTAGTCATAAAGAAATCTCCGCGCTGTTGATGAATACAAGATAGCATACTCACCAACAGTGTCAAGAACAAACTTATGGATTGATCAAAAGATTATCCACGGCATGAATAGAAGCAAAAATGTCGTAACCCTCTTGGTCACAAGCATCCGCCGGGATTTTATCTACCAATTTCGAAGCAATATCGAAGCTGGCGACCTTCAGAATGGCGACAACCGTTGATTCATCCTCATTGTAGAAAATCACGTAACCGGCGCGATCAGTCATGTCGGAAGTCCTTTCGTAAGACCATCAGGCTACGAAAGAACCCCAATCATGTCAACGACTAAGCAGCCGGTGTCTTATATTTCTCATAGCACTTAGCCAGAGGATCAAGTTTGTTGCGGAAGTAGTTATAAACCTGTCCAACTGTTTGCATCTGACCGTTCTTGATAAAGATAGATCGGTTTGCATTAATGCCCGCTGCCGAAACAACAGTAGAGCATAGCGTATTAGGATCACTCTTCACAGCCTTTAGGAACTTAGGACCACCACCAACGCCCAAGAAGTGAACCATATAGTAGTCGGCTGCTGAAACCGGGTCGATGCCTTGCTTACGTAACAAATTCCCATTGTCCCGCGAGAAGTAGGCGCCTAGCAGCGCATTTGAGCGTGCATCGAACCAATCGGACTGTCCGACTTGATTTGCCGCGCCGTACTGTTTCCACACGCTCGCCCATGTTCCCGACGTGAACTGGTAGAGACCCTTCGCGCTGGACGTAGAAGCCCCCGCAGAGGGGTTGAACGAGCTTTCTTGGTGACAGACAGCCATGAGGATTCCAAAGTCCATACCGGTCTTCCCTGCCGCTGCACGGATAGCCGTCAACACGGTCTGGCTGATCTTAGCGTTACAAGCTGTCGTCTTCGGAGACGTGTCAGCCGGAATAGCCTCGGGTAGAACCTTACCAGAACCCGTGACTTGATTAGGCGTGCCCACTTCTTCCGGTGATGCTGCAATCGCATCATGCGTTTCAGGAATGGCAATACCGCGCTTAGGGTGTCCGCCCCAAGGTTCGTGAGACGGGAAACGATTGGTGATCGATTGACGAGACGCTTCAGCGTAGCAAGGCGGGCTTCCTGTTGTTGAGGCAACCGTAGTCGCCGTAGGTAGCGTAGGAGCCGCAGGAGAGGGGGCAGGAGCCGCCGTAGACGTGTTGTCGTGGATCACTGATGCCGACCGCACATTCATGCCCCCAGAGGCTTGAGAAATGTCGCCAGCGGCGCCAAGACGCAATGCACCACCCGAAGCGAACAAGACATCGCTACCTGCATTGATGCTTGCCTTACCACCGGTCTCCAAGATCAGACCACCGTTGGTGAGAACGTTCATCGTGCCAGGGGCTTGCATGGTAATATTCTTACCCGCACGCAAATTCAAATTACCATCGGCTTCAAGATTTACATCTTTATCGGCGTGAAGGTTCAAGGTACCTTCGGTGCGAACACTGACTGCACCCGCGCTATAGATATCGATACCAACGTCAGAAACTTCGATCCACGAATTACCGTCCTTAGAATTGATATACACATAACCTGTCGTCTCATGGACAAGCACTTGCGCGCCCGAACGTGTACGCATACGGATGAATTCGTTGACCGGATTGTCATCGACGTGGATGCTGTTGCCGCGAGGGGTCAGGAAACCGAACACGTGAGACGGAGCCTCACGACGTGCCGAAGTGGAAGACACCCCGCGTTCAAGATCACTAAACAATCCTTGTTTAGATAGTCCCGTCGCCAGGGGTGCGAACACCGGGCGTTGTGGTTCGTCAGCATTGACCGTGCTATTTTTATTATATTCCGTGACCGGAGGCAGAGAGCCACACTGGGTTTGCTTATCCGGTGGCTCAGTCGTAATATTCGAAGCCAAGCCTGGAACCATGTGGTTCATGTTCTGCTGCCAAACACAGGCAAACCAGAAACCACGCGCCGTGTTGCCATTTACGAACGTAACGAGCACTTCGTTTTCAAGATCGGGCGGAACCATCCACATACCATAGGAGGTTTGTGAACCGTCCATGGTCTTCGAATCTTTGACCGTTTTGTGCGCAGAAGTCGCGCCCGCAAAGGGCGAAGCATACGACACCGTGAACCAGCTTTCGGGGTCACGAGGATCACCACCCAATTCAGGAATGTAGACGCCAAGACGCCCCATGCGCTGAACATCTTGATTATATTTTACGAAACCAACATAGGTTGTGTTGTCAACCACCCGACCTAATGCACCAGCATTAGGCTTAAAACCGGGCGGCGTTTTATTAAGGTTCATACTCATTGAATTGTACCGGCGTCTGTCGTCTTAGGATTGCTCTGACCAACCATGTTGACCAAAGGAAGTTTGTAAGCGTCTAGTGTTTGTGTGAAAGCCCCATCCGAGAATACGCTTTTGATCATCGTCACAACGTAAACACCGTTAAACGAATCGTCCTTGCGGATTTCTGGGATTTGAGTTTCGGGATCGATACGAGCGGGGAAGCGGAAGTTCAAAGCAAACGCCGTGTCATGTTGAACGAAAGTCGGCAAAGCCTTGAGATCAGCATGTTGCGATTGCTTCAAGGTCAGCCCATTCAACAATGCACGACGATCCAAGTTCGAAGCTCCCAACCAATAAGGATCGCCGCGAATATCAATGCTGATCTTGAACATTGCGTTGTTCATCGGCTGATACAATTGGTTGAACAACGAACCCGTCAAGCTCTCGCCGCGATGCCAGTGACCCAAGAAACCCGTTCCTTGAGCGTTGGTAGATTCATCGGTCTGAGACTGATAAGAAATCTTCAGCGTAGAGTCATAGGTAGGAACGTAGTCTTCCCCGAATGTGTCTTCGCTATAAGCGTTTGTTGAACCATCGCGAATGTCGGCTTCTAATTGCGAAACCTTCGCATCGTTATAATTTTTACGAAGTAGATCGGCGCGAGTTTGAAGACGACGTGACCGCGCATCAATTTGTGCAAAGACGGTTTGGCGTTGTGCATCCGTCAATTGCGAATTAGCTTCTGCCGTGGCGCGATCTCGTTTCAAATCATCAATTTGCTTGGCTACTTGGTCAACCGTCAATTCGTTGACTTCACCCGATTGACTGCCACCAGCCTTGATGTTGGTTCCATTGGGCGCGACCTTGGCGTGAACCGCAACTTGATCGTAGCCTTGGCGCCAACCGGCGATGTTACCCAAGACGACACTGAATGCCATGTTGTAATTGAAATCGAAACGCAAGACTTCGGTGTTCATGCCAGTGTACATGAAGTCATATTTCTTTTTCATTCCACCGTCTGCTTTAATGGCTTTGACCATATCAACAGCAACCTTCGGCGACTTGATAATGTTGTCGCCCTGTGAACGGCTCAACAACGCAGCCTTAGTCTTGTAGCCCCAAACGTTGTAGGTGATTTCCTTCATGTAGGTGTTGGTAATCGGGTCGAAACCTGTAACCACAACATCGGTTTCAATTCGGAAGATGACCGAAGCTCGATAACCCTTGCCATTGAACGTGCCGTCCGAGTCTTCCAAGTTAACCGGCGAAGACGTATCCAGCATGATTTTTTGTGCATCTTCCGAGTGGATGAATGCGAAATCAATGAAGTCAGAAACCGTTGTTCCCTTGGGAATAGATGCCGAAGGAATATTCTTCTTATTGGCAACCATCGACAAAGCACGAATGTTATCGACATCCTTGTCAGGCTGAACCTTGAAGGTGTTCATATCGATGTCTTTGCCTTCGATACCCCGATTGACAATCTTAAACTTATAAATTTCACCAGCGTAGCGGCGAGTATAAGCCTGGGTCAGTTTCTTGCTCATGTCGGCGAACAGATCACCAATAGTGCTACCCTCAACCGTCAAGTTGTCTGGTGTACCTAGGAAGTTGTCATTGAATGCGGTCATGCTATGTGGACGACAGGATAGCGTATAGTTGGACCCGCTTTCGTCAACGCGAGCATCCAACTTATTGATGTCAATCTGCCAAATCCAACGACCACCATTAGGAAGGTTCAAATCTTCCAATGGAGATTCGTTGATCGAACCGTCATCATTATACGAAATGAATGTAAGTTCCAGATAGTACCAGAACAAGCGATAATTCGAAATTCTCAAACGCTCTGCCGCATTGCTCAAGACTTCCGTGAAGCTTGAACCCTTCGGCTCATTCACTTCCATCTTGATTTCAGTAAGATACGAATTGCGGGTTCGGAAGTTCGGACCAGCCGCCGTATTCATTTCAACGCTCTTGATATTAAAGCCAGCCGTCACGCCGCTTTCAGCCAACGTGTATTGGTTCAATTCATCTAGAGCATTATACAGATTAGCTTCAGTGCCGGTCTTTGCTCTCAAAGCAATATCGATCTCGTTTGTCATAAACAAACGGAACTTGTAAGCATAGCTCGGATAACGGCTAAGAATGTTTTCAATGAAACCTTCTTCGGTTTCCAATTCAGCGCGAAGCATATCCGATGTATTCTCAACAACGGCATCCGCTTGAGTTACATAAGTTGATTGCGTTTGTGGAACAACTGCCTTTGCATCTAAGACAGCCAATTGGTCTTTACTAACCAAGGCTTCATACCGATGCGTCTCAGATTGCTTCAAGGGTGTTGGTTCCTCAAAGCTTGAGAGCGTATTCCAGTTATGTGTCAGAGCCGCGCTATTCGATTGGGGGACGTAGGGACGGAGTAACGTTTGTTTCTCTTGATCGTCTTTAATCGTCATATGCCAAGTGCTTTCTTGAGTGTCGCCAATGAGGGGACAATAATTTCCAAACCTTCTTTCAAGTCCCAAACCGGGTCTTTTATCAGGTTACGATTGCGAACGGCGAACACCCACCAAAGAGCGGGCGTACCGTAAAGATCATTGCTCAAAACAGTCGGCTTGGTGTCGTGCTTAGGCAGAACCGTGAACGGTTTGTCGTCCGCAGCAGGCGGGATCGCGCGCGGAGCATAGTAACCGATGTACCAATTGGTTTGGGATGTAGTTGCGTAGGGCGAAGACGCCGCGTAAGTATACTTGCTCATTAAATCCACCCTGACTTGTTATTGCGCATCAGATCACCAGTGCGGAAAGCATCAAGGCTGAATTCTTTGCGGAGTTTCGATGGCGATTGTTGAACAGCCAAATCCATGCTGATTTCAAACAATGCCGGAATGCGGGCAATGCCACCGGCTGTTTGCACGTCAACCATGTCAACCGTGTCGTTCAATGTGTAGCTATGCGACTTCAGGATGACCGGGAGATTGTTAAACATATAATTGCCGTAAGCGTTGAACACCAACACGGGCGGCGGCAAGCCTGCCAGACCATTTGCCTTGTCTTGTTCACCGAAATACATCTTCGAAACGGTACGGAGGAAATGCAGAACCGCGAGCGCATAGCGTCCCTCGCGTTGGTTCTGAATGGTGAACTTGCCTGTGACACTGAAGGTCACGCTCGGTGTACGGCTATAGGCTTGGATGTCGGCATTGGTGTGAACCAGAGGACCAGCTTCCTTGTAGTCAACAGCCTGGGTAACGCTGATCGTCGGCGTGTACGGGAACAACAGACCATTCGTGCCATGCGCCTTCGGATGCATGATCGACATCAGATTGTCAGGTGTGTCGTCACCATAGACGCGCGACTCTTGACCCACCTGGGCACATAGGCGAACGCGGATGTCGTTAGACGTGTTGGAATACGCGGTGAAATTAGGTTGGGCAAATGATCCAGCGGCTACGAAATCCGATCCGGGTTGTGTCCCGCTGATACCTTGCAAATCCATCGTAGGATTAAGGCTACCTGCCGCAACAAAATCTGAACCGGGCTGCGCAACGGTGATGCCCGTGATGCGCTGACGCATGTCGCCAGCCGCCATGAAATCACCACCCGCCTTTGGTGCAGTAATGCCTTGGAGATTGGCGGGAGTGGCAATCGTTGCCGAAGTTAATTCAACCGACGTATACGCTACGCTTGTATTCTTTTTGATACCCAAAGCATCATTGAATGCTTTGTTGAAGCCAGGGGTTTCTTTTGCTTGAACGCTATTGACAAATGCAGTCTTGCCATCAGCGTCTTTCAAGTTATAGGACGAAACTGCCAGCGCGACTTTTGAAGGTGTTGTATCAACATCACCAACTTGAACGCCTGTAATAACTTCAACACCACTTGTCGTAATCGGTGTTACATTGCCAGCCATATATTACTTTGCTCCCATACCCTCCCGAACAGCTTCATACAGTTCATGCACTTCGTTAGACCCAACGAGTGCAGCGAAACCTTCAATGTCACCATTCAGCGCGGCGAGACGTGCTTTAGTTGCACTTGCTTCTTCTTCGCCACGTGTAATGAATTCGACATCAATCTTTTCCAAGGGCAGGACTTCCGTCCCTACGTACTTAGAAAGCGACTGACCAAATGACTCATAGCGGTCGGCTCCGACCACCATGACAGCTTCCTTAAAACCCTCAGACGCCATGTCTTGTCCTGCCTCGAATACGTTCTTAGCAAGTTTAACCGTGACGCCTGGATACCGCTTTTGGATCACTCCAAGCTTGTATTCCGGGTTCAATGGATTGCGGTCAGCATCATGTGATTGCGACAGGTAAAGATAAGCAGACGATCCACTTGCCTTCGCTTGTCGCACGATCTCACCCACCAAACGGTCGTGTCCAACCGTCACTGGATTCATTCGCACATAGGTAAAAATAACGCGCATAGCCATACTCATATTTATGAATGCATTAAAGTAGGAGTTAACCATACACGATCTGAGACGAAATAGGCAATCTAAATCGCTAGTGGAGACCAGATTCTTCCATGTTACTGTATTAATTTCACTATTTCAAGTGTTTTTGAATAATAAAAATTGCGTATTAGAATTAAGATAGGATATATTAACTATATGAGCATTACCCCAGCAGTTGCACAAAGTGCAAAAATCAAGTATATCAATAACAAAGAGTTGTTAGCAGCTATTCACGAAAGCAAGAAGTCATTTTGTTCTTTCGTTGATGAAGCGCATTCCAACCATGACATCATTGTTTTAGACAAGAGTGAGATCACACAAGAACTGATTGACAAGGTAAAGGCTAAGAAGGCATCGCCTCGTGGCAAACCCTCAATCGACATTAACACCATCACCACCGAAAGCCTCGTGTTCCGGGTTATGACTTACGAACACATTCCAGAAGACCCTATTAAATCACGTAAGAGCAAGGTCGTTGGCGACAAGCTTTACGTCAAGGCAGGTTTCCCACCCTTCAAGCACTACATCATGACTGAAGACGGTCTGAAGGAAGTGCTGCGTTCGCATTGGAAGGGCGGCATTGAAAACGGTCACTTCTGCACCGACAACGGCAAGATCAACAATCGCCTTGCCATGATGATGATGTTGCTGGTCGAACGCTACTCGCGTCGCGGCAACTGGCGCGGTTATACGTATGTAGACGAAATGCGTAGCCAAGCCCACCTTCAGCTTGCGCAAATCGGTCTTCAGTTTGACGAGAGCAAGTCGGACAACCCGTTCGCTTTCTATACCACCGTCATCAAGAATTGCTTCACCCGCATTCTGAACCTCGAAAAGAAGAACCAGAACATCCGCGATGACCTTCTCATCATGGCTGGCGCAACCCCGTCGTACACCCGACAGGTCGAGAACGAACTTGAGTATCGTCTACCGGAAGGCGCCAAGTCTACCCGTGGTCGTAAGCCCAAGGCTCCCCCGCTGGTTTCGAAGTCGGACGATCTAGCAGCATGAATCGCGGAACCGCCCTTAAGTGGATCGAACGTCTTGAATCCGGTGAATACAAACATGGTAAGTGTGGTTTGCGCGACCACGATGACCATTTCTGCGCTCTTGGAGTGTTGCTCGATTTCCTAGACAAGGAAGCCTGGGTTCAAAGCGACCTTCACGGTTATACGTGGGCAGGCTCACCTTTGGTGATGAGCAAAGACGCCATGAAACGATGCAAAATCAAGTCGGAAGAAGAGGTTTTAAAGCTCGCTGAACTTAGCGATTCTTCGAATGATTTCAATGCTGTTATCGAGTGGCTGAAAGAAAATTACGAGTCACTGTAATTTTAATAATGCATATGGTTCCTAGCCTTTGTTATACATGGTTAACAAATTAAGGAACCGGAACAAATCTGGGGATCACTTAGTTGGTGATCCCCATTTTGTTTTTAACATTCACCATGGCTACACAAGTCCGTAACGGCAAAGCATTCGAATTTCTTGTTGCTCATCATCTAACGAGCGTCACTGGAATTTCATTCACGCAAAATCCCTCGTATTTCGCTAATCAAAGCGCACACGGCGAATTACGTTTAGATGCACCGACCCTCTACAATCATATGGATGAGATTGCTCTGAACTATGTTGTGGATTACGTGAAGCGTTCGGAAGGGCGACCCCTACCAGAATTCTTCGCCTTCAATAGCGACATGGCTGGCGCAAAGGGTGATCCCCGCGACATCGTTGCCGAAGGTGACAAGTGGTTCGGTATCTCGTGCAAGCACAACAATCCCGAACTGAAAAGTAATCGAACCCATCGCAATTACGACTTCACCAAAGTTTATGGTGTCAACCCCGATCAAGGCGCGAGTATCCGCAGCCTTTATGATCAGTTCCCCACGGATGAACGTCGATTCTCATCTTGGGGCGGCAAGTACAATGCTTATGACGAGTGGGTTAGTTCTTCGGTAAATCTGATCAACGAGAGCGAAGATCGCGCCAAGTTAGCTAACACCCTAGGCAAATTTATTTTTGGTAGCGAACCCTATTTTAAATTCGCAATTTCGAAAAAGGGTTGCTATGTTGAGGATTATACGGTCTTAGACAAACTCAATTTCGTTGACGTGGTTGACATCGAAACCCTGCCGATGCGGGGCAAGACGCAAGCCAACAAGTTCAATTTCAAATTGCTCACCAACACGGGACACGCCTGTCATTTACAGGTCCGCGTGAAGAACGGTGACACAAGAATGAAATCGAGCCCCCAACTGAAGTCGAATATTATTTTTGTTGAATACCCTGAATTTATTTTGAAAGATATTCTTCCTAGTGCGTAAGATCAAGTCTCCCCTTCGTTACCCTGGCGGCAAGAGCCGCGCTGTTGACATCATCCTCTCGTACATCCCGCGCGACACTAAGAAACTGTGTTCGCCATTTTTGGGCGGTGGATCGGTTGAACTGGCGTGTGCAGCCCAAGGTATGGAAGTGAAGGCTTATGACGTGTTTGAGCCCTTGGTGTGTTTCTGGAATGCCCTCCTGAAGGATAACAAGGCTCTGCATACCGAAGTGATGAAGTACCATCCGATCACCAAGGATGTCTTCAAGACGCTTCAGAAGACCAACCCCACCATGACCGATGATTTCGAGAAGGGCGCCACGTTCTATGTGCTCAATCGTTCGTCGTTCAGTGGCTCTACGATGTCGGGCGGCATGTCTGCCGGTCAACGATTTAACGTATCTAATATCGACTATCTGAAGGACTTCAAGGTTGACAATTTCACTGTCGAACTGATGGACTTCCGCGACTCGATTGCTCAGAACCCGGATGCGTTCTTGTACCTCGATCCTCCCTACCTGTTGGACGAAGACAAGAACAATCTCTACGGCAATCGCGGTGATACACACCGGGGGTTCGACCATGCGGCTTTGTTCGATCTAGTGAAGGATCGCGACAACTGGGTCATGTCATATAATAATGGGAAAGAAATCCTAGATATGTACGCCGAATTTCCGCAGGTCGAGCCCCAGTGGGCGTATGGAATGTCGAAGGACAAATCGGCTAAGGAAGTGTTGATCTTCAGCAAGAACCTTGCTTCTAGCGTGGCGACCAACGGACTTATCTAACACATGCATTTCGAAGACGTTGTTGATCCATTAGACTATCCTGGCTTCACGTGTAGTGTCATTATTCTGCGCGAGCAAGGCACGAAAGAAGACATCATTGACTGGTGTATCGCCAACGAAATTTACGATGTCCATGCTATCACGTGTACGCATTTCTTGGATGATGCTGGATATCGTACATGGCAAGTGCTATTTCAGAACAATCATGATGCAGCCCTCTTCAAGTTGAAATGGCAAAAATGAAAATTCGAAATATAATTCTTGCTCTGAAGTATCAGCTTCCCCTAAGTCGGATGTTCCGCAATTTCGTCATCACGCGAAATGCCTGGGGACTGTTCCACAAGAATTCCCATATTGCGCAAGGCTCTGGTAAACCGAAGGTCGCCTATGGTAGCCTGAAGAGTGCGGAGAAAGCTGCCGTGTCTATGGAAAAGAAACATGGCGGGAAGTTCCGCCCCTACAAATGCGCCATGTGCGATGGCTTCCACATTGGTAAGAACCGAGTCTAAGATGTCAAAAACCACTTTCTTTTTATTGCTGTCTGTCGTGCTGGCGTTTCCGCTATGGTACATCGCCCGTGAGAATGGGCTGAACGTATGGAACAATAGCTTCCGTATCGATGCCGTCGATGTTGCGGCTGAACCGTTCTTCATTTGGGTTTTTTGGGTTATTATGCGTGGTCGGACGACCCGCTTTTAAACTCTCCACCTAAACTGAAACAACACGCCATGGTCTTCCTCGTTGAAGATGATGGCGTGTTCGCGTAGCACGATATCACTGGATTTCGTAACATCCCCGCCATGCATGACAACAGTCGGCATGTAGCCGAAATTCGTCATGCACCATTCGCCCACAACAGTAGTTCCGCGCCGATCATGGTTGCCTAGCGTTCCACTAGCCACCACAAATTCGTGCAAGGGCTGATCGGCAAATAAGTTATGGTTGGCATAGCCGCCATCGCTCTCTTCCAACAGAACGCGGTAGAGCAAAAACTTAGGCGTTTGATTACGCAAGGCGCCGAGAATTTGTTTCATTAGCCAAGCACGAACTTCGCGATCACGTCGATTTCATTTTGATCGTATTCCGAACTGTCACCCGTGATGACATATTCGTACTTGTTGCCAGCGGGGTCATCGCTATTGATGTTGATCAGGACGACACCGAAATGACTACGCTCAATGAACGCATCAGAAATCGGTTCATTCATTTCAAACGACTTGGAGCGAAGAATCATGACAAACCCCTGCGAAAATCAATACTCGTATCTTACAGTAGATTTGAGTATTGTCAAGCGGTATAGTCCGCCATCGCCGCGCTAGGTCCAAGACCCCATTTCAGCCGGAACACCATAATATCTTCTGGGGATTTGAAGTGCATCTTCGCAACGTTCTCGTTGCGATCAGTAAGCGTAGGCGCATAGCCCAAGCGATCCACGCACCATGTGAATACCCTGGATCGGAGACATTCGCGGTCGCGATAAATCTTGTCTCTGTAGTCGCCTAGAACCTCAAGCATGTACTCGCCCGTATGCGGTCCTTGAAGCTCTATACGACTCCGCATGTGGTTTATGATGAGGCTCATCGGAGTCTCTTAATCAGAACAACTCCGAATTCTTCATCAATTTCGATATCTGGATTCTTGGGCGTGTAACCTACTGATTTCCAGAATGCCAACCCTTCGTAGTCTGGCGTCCATAGCTCAACGATTTCTACCGTCTCAGGAAGTGCAGCCTCCCATTCGTTGTACAGGCGAGTGCCTTCACCCCGCCGCCGATCTTTCTCGGGGATTTTAAAATTAGCAATGGACGCCTGGATAAGAGAATCCATATTCCAATTAAAAATGATTCCGCTTTGGAGGATCATCGTTAGCGACAACCTTCGCGGAAGATTTCAGCCCACGATTTATTCTCGGGAAGCATCCCGTACGAGGCTTGTGCCTGAATGAGCTTCGGCGGTTCACCGATGTCCGCCATCAAGCGAATCAGTTCGCGATAGCAGGCTTGCGCCGCCGCAGCTTGTTCAGGGGTCAGAGCTTCGGTAATCATTATTCGCCCTTCCACTTGCCGCCGAACAGCTTGTGATCGGTGAATTCGAATTGCTTGTTCGGAAATTCGATTTCGAGCGAATCCATCTTCGTCATGGCTTCGTTGTAGTCAGCCAGGAAGATGCGTTCTTCGATCTTGCGACCGACCAGAACGGTAATTTCGTAGCGAGCCTTAACGGACATTCGGTGCTCCTAGGAATCAAAGAATAGTAGCACTATACTATGAATACTTGGATTGTCAACACCACTTCAATTTAAACAGTGTGGCATCTTCGTCATTCTTTAAGCAAACAATATATTGCTCACTGAAAGTTTCGAAGCGACAATAGAACATAATGTCGTTTGCTTCCGCCCATGCGTCCATTTCTCCTCGCATGAACAGAACATAGTGTTCATGCTCAATCGGAATCCAAACCGATAACGCGCCGCGTTCCTCGATAGGTGGTATTTTCAAAGACATCATGTCAACACCACTTAAGTTGGAAAAGAACCACGTGTTCTTCGGTTTCTAGAAAAATAGAATAGGTCCAAGCATCGCCCCAGCAATGCGGATAATACCCAAGTTCCGACATACACCAGTTGTAGTATGGAGAACCAAACACACGTTTATCATAGATGTCTTTGTCTTGAAGTCTTCCGTGCTTGTACAATTCGGTCCCTGACCCACGCCAACCCAAATTCCAATTCCGGTTGAAGCTGTCTTTGGGGACAAAGAGACGAAAGGTCTCTATCCCTGAATAATTGGCTTTTTCCCACTTCATAGATATTTCAACTTGAACATCATCGCCATTTCTTCATTGCGGAATCGGGCGACATAACCCACGCCACGTTCAAACTCACAATAGAAATCGATCCCATTGGCGTCCAGCCAATCATCCATTTCCCAACCAGCGGCACCCGAATTATAGGCTCTGAACCAATCTCCGGTGACAAGCAACACGACAGGATAATTGTCATGATCCAGTTTTTGAATCATAGCCATTTCATCCGAAACTGAATTACATCCGCCGCTTTCTTAAAACGAATGATGTAGAGATAATTGTCATCGTCGTCGTACTCAAGATCGGGAAAAGGTTCTGCCATACGATGTTCTTTACACCAAGCAGCAACCTCTTCTATTAGATAAAGTTCGGTGAGTACCTTTGGATGTTTGACGACACGAATAATTTTGTCCCATCGTTTGACCAACGTGGAATCGTTGTGGTTCGATTGATAAGAACAATCCAGAGTATATCGACGCCAAAAACGGGTTTTGATAATCCGAACGAATCTTTTAATTGCGATAGGATTCATAGCCATTTCATCCGAAACTGAACCAGATGTTCGGGTTTCTTGAAATGAATTGCGTAATGATAACGCTCGCGATACGTGGGCTTCTTTCCGCCGACTACCATTGTGCGAGAAGCATACGCAATCGGGATCGGTTCGGAAATATCGTGAGCCTTGCACCATTCGGCGACATGGGGCGACACGACGAACATGCTAATGCCCGCAGCCTTATCAACGAGGTAACTCCATTTCAGCCAATCGTCGGCTTCATCTTCCGCATCCTTGAAGGTCAAGGCATGACGGAAAGAAAGCATGATGCGAAGATCGCGTTTGAAATGATCGAAACTAAACATTAATCTATTCCGATCCCTTCAGATGGAAGCGATTGAATTCGTCTTGATTGGCTGCGACGACTTCACGAACTTGCTGATGCCAAATAGTAGCCTCTTCCGTAGACATCTGGCAGAACGCTTCATAGAAATGAATGATGTCGAAGTCAGTATTCCAGCCGTGCCACCGACGACGACTCTCGTCAATGAACGCTATGATATTACGCTTGGACAGATTACCCCATACCAGCCAGAACAGCATGAAATCCTCTTCGCTATCGAAGAAATAACGAAAGTTCGGCGCGGAGGTTCGTTGTCTCGTCACGATCATTTGCCGACGCATGTTGACGCCATGCATGTCACACCACATTTCAATTTGGTGGCGACAATTGGAAAGCGTGCTGTCGGAAAGATCATCGAACAAATACATTACGGCAACCTCGTCAAGCCGAAGTGCAGGTAATGCATCAACGAGCGGAACATGACCGACACATAATACATGCCGACCACGATGTAGATGGGGTACACGCCCAGATGCGTGATTTGAACGATCATCGTCATCATCAGGAACAACATCCCCGGAACGATCCCGACGAACATGATAATGTTGATCATGCTTTCCAAGAACGTGACTGGAACCCGCTTTTCGAGATTATTCATCGTTCCAATCCATCTTGTCAGCGATTTGATCCCAATACTTGCGATTGTGCATGTGTTCCAGATAGGGCAGAGCTTTCTTGTAAAACTCAACGCCCAGATCGGTCGGACCATACATTTCAGGACCAACGTCCTTTTGATATTCTTGGGTCACGACGATCAGACCAAACCGAATCATCGCATACAGCGACCACGACGACAGCGTGTAGTTATAGCCACGTTGACCGTCGATGCGCTTCACGTACGAATGCCCGGCGGAATACACTTCGTGATAGATCACGCAACGCAGCGTCGCCAGGAAGAATGCATCACAGTAGGCGCCCGAAGTTTCGCGCACGCCCTTCTTGTACTTCGAATGCAGCATGTATTGATTGCCGCCGCTATGAACGTACAGCTTCTCGCTATACTCGCTCATCAGACACGGAACCTGATAGGTCGTATCCGTTTCGTAGTTTTTCACCGTCTCCATCGTCCAGTCACCGATGGACCAGAAGCCAGGATGCGTGGGGACGGGATTGGTGCTGAACGTTTCCACGAACGCATTGCGCAGGGGTTCCGACGTGCGGATGGTCGAGACGCGGCGATTGCCTTCGTCGTTGACCGGGCGATACTCGCCCAAGCCCAGAGCAACCAGTTCATCAACGTGAGCCAGTTCCAGTTCAATCGGACCCTTGCCGAGTTTTGCCCACGCCTTCGTATCGCTAGCCCAAACGGAATAGCAATCCAGAACGTACAGGGCGAAATGAAGGTGTTGAGGGACCAATGAACCAATCTCCATGAATATGCTTACAACATATCATGGGGACAAGTATTGTCAAGCATTTATATAGTGACGTTTAGTTCAACCGTTTCGATTGAGCCTTGAAGCTTCAGAAGAACCATATCTTCTTCACCGACCCGAAGAAGGTAATGATTGTTGAGCGGCTTATACATTTCCACGTCGTTCAAGATGAACAACTTGTATGGCATATCTTTTACTATTGCCAGAAAACGAGACGTGCCAGGAAAATGTCGCGGGGGAATAATGATATCAGTCGTTGGTTCTACAACGACAGATCGACCAATTGTGCCGTCACTAACCTCGTAATCCATGAAAAATTTATTGGCTATTTTGCGCTCAACAAAAACAACCGCCATAGATTGATCATAGACCAAACTACTTTCATGACCAATGGTTTGAGTAGTCACGCCCACCAATAGCCCTTGGCTTTATGGACAGCGATGCCCCATTGCGTGAAGTACGAATTCTTAGCCGCAAGCAAGTCACCTTGCTTGTCAGCCGGTTGCAGCTTCAGCCATTCTTCGAATGTCGGGAAAGGAATCTTTTCCATCAGAGCATCCGTTCCAAAAGCGTATAGACCCGCCCATCGGTCACGTCGATCAGTTCGAACACAACCGGATTAGAAACACTCGTGCTTACACCTTGGAGTGCAATACTCCATTTGGGATACTTGGGAACCAGTTCGCCTTGCTTGTTCTTGTCCAGGGGACCTTCCGACCAGTGGCGCACGATTTCAGCAGCCGTAGCGTCATCGAAGCGCGCAGCCTGATTGATATCGATTGTCCAAGCGCGCTGATCGAAATCGCTACGATGAGGCTGGCGGAAATAGAGATAGCCGGTCTTAATAACTTGCACGTTTCGCTCCGTACCGGTTGTAGTTCATGTGCGCGCCCTTGAGACCACGAACGCGCTTACCATCGCTCACACCTTGGAGCGCGGAAGCATAGCCGACAACAAAGAAGCCGTCGATTTCTTGATCGCGGGTCAGCAGACCATAGCGAATTTCGGACCAGTGATTCATGCGTATCCTCCAAGTTCGAACGTTTCTTCGCGTTCGACTTCTGCAATGGTTTTGAAAATGCTTTCCGACGCCTTCAGGGCGCCCCACCGAATGATGAACGTGTTGCGAATGTCGTGCTGATCGGTAACGACCAACGCCTGAACCCGCTTCAGCAAAACGGGCTCGTCACCCTGAACCCAACGGCGAGTGATCGAATCCACGATAACGGGTTCGACCTTCACGTCAGCCATGTTCCGCCGCTGGCATTCCTTGCGAGCGATCTTCAACGTATGAGCCAGGGCATTGCCGCCGACCAGATCATTGCCGTCGAAATCGAACAGCATCGAATCGAGAGTGAATTGCGGGCTCATGCATCGCCCCAGAGATTTTGCGACAGTTGCGCAAAGGACGACGTTTCCCACATACCCGTACCTTCCAACGCATCCTTGCGCAGGGCTTCGTACAGGTCTTCTTCCGCTTGGTTCAGCACTGGGAATTGCAGGACGGTCCCGCACTCTTCCACCGGAGCGATATCGGTCTTACCGAAGACGGGGCGAATGATGTTCGACATTACCACGCCTCCACTTCGGCGAAGGCGGTTTCGGTTTGGGTATCGAACACGCCCGTTGCACCGTCAACGGTGTGCGTGACCACGCGAGCTTCTTGCTCATCGATGTAGACGGTCTCGCCCGCATCCGTGCGGATCACGATGTCTTGAATGTGTTCCGAAGGATCGTCCGTGCGGAACAGGAACACGCCTTCAACCGTGACTTCGATGTAGTCGTTGCCACCAGGGGCGTCGCGAAGGACAGTACCACGAATGCGGGTCACGTTGGGGATCATCATAGTCTCCAAAGACATCAAAGAATATGATCACTATAGCTTAGATACTTAGGTTGTCAAGCTCGAAATACTGAACGAAGTATCATTTGGATATTTCATCCTAAACATAGCCGCATCATTCTCATTTTCGAATTCGATTGCCCAAAAAGAATCATTTCCGAGATTGACGAACTTGGGCGTAGGCATCTGAACGGAAGCCAGCCAATCGCGCACGGGCTTTACGAATACCGGGATATCGTCAATGGGGGCGTGCGCGATGCTATAGACCTCGCTGTACCAATCCCACAGGTTTACATCGGTTAGGAACAAATGAATCATGGCGGGATCATACCGAAAAATATTGCAACAGGCAAACGGTCTACGGTACATTGATGTTATGAAATTTTTTCGAGCCATCTGGCGGTTCTTCAGTGAAATAGCTGAAGAGGCTGAACGCGAATATTACCATGGTCATTGGGCTACGCGACTACAAAACAAAGCCGCTGATCGTGCCGAACGACGTTCCAATAGTCGGTCTTACAATAGCCGTCGATCTGGTATTGACCGTACGAACGATGACACAAATTTTTGGTAGTTTAATAAAATAGAGAAAAATTATGTACTTGAATAAATGTCCTAGCGACTGTTCAGGCAATTCGGTAGGTCGCCAGCGGCGGCTGGACGAAACTGTCAAATCCGAAATTAACTCATCGTGGACTGATAATGCCCTACGGTGTTTCTACTGCGGATGTGTTCACGTCGATGGGGAAATCAAAGGTTATTATTCTGCACCCATGGGCACAGAAGGCTGGGTTCCCAAATGACTGCCGCCGCGATTTTCCTATCTGATCAATGCATTCACGTCGTAATGGACACACAGGTAAACACGCCACAAAGACGCGATCAACAAGCCGCTAAGTATTGGCATGAACCCGTTTCAAATTGTGTTATTACCGCCTACGGCAACGGAGTCTTTTTCAATTTACTTCGATATTTGATCTATGAACATAGCTACCCGACTAATATGGCTGAAATGATTTCAGCCCTCGAAATTGCACTTCCCAATGCTCTTGTGGCGTATAATAATTTGTTTTTAACAAATAATTTACCTATTCCTACATCGAAGTCAACATTCGGACTTGTTGGATTTCTAGATGGGATTAGCACCGGGCTTCAGTTCGTACAGAACAATACCCATGGATGGGATAAAGATGTCCTCACTCAAAAACAACATCATTTCCTTCCATCACCGCCGTCTGTAAAATCATCCCGCTCTGACCCGGAAATTCGGGCGATCAAAGGTATACAACAGATCAAAATTGATCTAGAAAACGATGAACGTAAAGAGCCGCATGTCGGCGGAATGATTACTGCTATTCGCCTTTATTCAAACGGGAAGTTTGTTCAAACCCGCCATCAATTTTAAATTTTCTACAGAATAATGGGGGAGGCATTGCCTCCCCCAAATCCTTTAGCGCGCCACCACGACGTACTTTGTATTAGCTAGGTCGGGCGCCACATACGGAATGCGACGCATGTTCGTCACTTCAGTATCAGCCACCCAGAACGTACCCGTAGACGCACCAAGTGTCGGACCATGGATCGCACCCGACGAATTGTTCGGATTGCTATTCATGACCGTGTACGCACCCAAATTGCTCACGTCTGCATTGATATAAGCCAGTTCCCACGACAGGAAGTCTTGCGTGCGATAGTACGTGCCACCACCGGTCGGGATCATGAACCAATCGTTGACAACAGTCGGGCTTACGCCACCCATCGTCGTCGGAAGGGTCTTTTGAATCCAAGAGATACCATCGCTCGTGACGAAACAAATGTTGCTGTTGGTCAACGTCACCAGACCATACGTGCTGTTAGCAGCATAGCCAGCGATAGTCGAAGCCCCGATGACCGTCATGGCACAAAGCGACCATGAAGTACCACCATTAGTTGAATAGTACGATCCTGTTGCCGTGTTAAGTGCAACAGCAACATTACCGAAAAACGCAGCCTTATAGAGTGCCGATGCCGGAACAGTCTTGGAAGTCCAAGTTGCGCCATAGTCAGACGAGATCGCTACAGTATTTGTCGAGTTGGATTGTGTGAACATCATGTTGCCATTCGTTCCAATCGCCATCGAACCAGTTGGTGTTGGGCTGACGAAAGTACCGTTCTGAACAACAATCCAGATCGCACCATCAGTAGATGTCGCAACGTACACAAGGTTGTTTGTGTGACGGCGACCCCAAGCAACGAACTTGCCATCGGTAGTCGCGAATACACCGCCCCAGTTAACAAGTTCCGGGGTCTCGATGGACATATTTTCCCACGTGGTGCCACCGTCATTGCTGACGATACCTGACCAACGCGGCATCCAAACTGTATCCGAACCCATAGCAGCTTGGTTCTCAAACATTACGATCTTGCTCGTATCCGAACCAATGCAGGGATAGAGATAGTTCTGTGTTGTATAAGCGTACTGATCAACGAAACCACCATCAGTCCAAGTCACGCCATAGTCATTTGAATACTTGTAATAGACGCGCAGCGATGGACCAGCGGTCAACGCTCCCGAAATGCTCGATCCGAACATCACGAACGTTTCGCCAATCATAGCAAAACCGCGATCATACATCGCAGCATTGTATCCGTTTCCAAGAAAACCAGCCGCAAACGTAACGTTGTCAAGCGAGGTATAGAACGAGTTAACGTACGGAGACTTACCGTGAGCAATCGTCACACCGTTCGGAGTACAATCGCCGTAGAGATAACCGTTGGACGTGTTGCCCGAACAAACGACCCAAGTGGTAGGAGCCGCAGCACTGGACGAACGATAAGCCGCGATCACGTTAGTCATGGAATAAATTGTGAAAAGATTATTCGTAGGATTGAATGAAACCGACGACAGAGCACCCGCAGGGGCTCCCGAACCAGCAACCCATGTCAGACCATCAGTCGAACGCGCGGTGTTGGTTGCCGCGCCAGTACCTTGTGTTACAACGACGAAGAAACCGTTGCCGTACGCCATGCTTGACGTAACGGTGGACAGAGCCGCCAGGGCGGTGTGATTGGTCCATGTGGCTCCGTTGTCCAAGCTGACCTGAACGTTGCCCGTTGTGGACAGGACGCTACCAATCGAAGTTGCATAAGCAACCAAGCGACCACTTCCGTAGACAAATCTCCATGTTCTGGAAAGATTCAGAGTAATCGTGGTCATGGAAGACGGACCAACAGTAATGTCATAACGGTATACGTTGGCGTTCTGTGTAGTTCCCGAAATAAAGACGTGTCCGTTTGCAACTGAGAAGACTAGAGCATTAGGAGCCAAAGCAGAGGGATTGGTGATGTCTTGAACAAATTCGACACCGGTGTCAATCGTAGAACCAATAGTACGATACATCTTCAGTGTAGTCGTGCTCGCAAAAATGAAATAGGTGTGACCGCCTGTGGTATAGGAACACGCCATGTCGCCCAAGTTAGCGAACGATGCAGGAGCTTGCGAATCTAGAGAAGGGAACGAAACCGACTTGAAGTAATCACCTTGGAAACCACCGGCAACTTGATCGGCTAGCATTGGGTATTGAGTAACGTCGATACGTTGGTTAGTGTCAACGTAGTTAGTGTGTGAGAAATTAGTCATTACGCGCAAGAAAGAACCAACCGGCGGCTTGTTCATTGCGATAGAACTAAATGTAATTGGATCGAAGCTCATTTATTATTCCCCTCCGGTGTTAACGGCGGTCATGCTTTCGACCTTACCATTTTCGGTATATGTGTAGGTTTCAGTTCTAGTCTTGCCTTGAAACGTAACGTAAAGCGTTTCGATTAGACCAAGCTCGTTGTAGGTAAACTCTGAACGTTTTTCGTCGCCGAAGATTGTTTCAATTGTGTAATCGATGCGACCGTTTTCGTCGTAGTGGTAGTAAGCTTCTAGAACATCGTCCGAAGACCCCATGCCTAGATTGATCGGTGCTGAACCGCCTGTGTTGATGGACCAAAAAATAGTTTCGCCATCTGTCTTGAGGACTCTGCCGCCCATGTTAGTAATAGGAGGAAGTTCTTCCCCCGAATCGGATGACGTGGAATTTGCCCAATACAGGCTTGCTCCATCCGTCATCAACACCTTTCCTTCATTTCCTTCTTGATTTGGGAAGGAAATAGGAACTGGACCCCTAAAGGTCCCGTTAATATGAACTGCCATTACTATGTTTACCTCATAAAAATAGCCCAAACAGTACACGTTTGGGCGCATCAATATTTAGGTAGATTTAGTGAATGCGTTCAGTGAAGTTAACTACCGAGGCTTGCGTAAATCAGGTACCGGGAACGCAATTTTATTTCCGATAATGGAATTAGGCGCGAGTATTTCTCTGTATCATCAGCATGTCGAACACCCTCCCGGCAAACGAATAGCCCGGCGGAAGATTCTTTGGCTTACTCAGGATCGCTCGATAAAGGTGATTTTGTTTATCATTATAGCCCCCAAAGCTAATGGTCTCCGGTTCAAAATCGCGTATGAACGACAGGAAGGCATTTTTAACGCCGCTGTAGACCTTAAACGGACTACCTTGGTCGTCAGTATCATAACTGAGTTTTGCACGCCCTTCGCTGTTATACCAGAGCACTTCGCCGAAGCTACAAACGTAGTCATCTTCGTCCTCCCGCGTCATGTATACTATGTACTCTGTCTCTCCTACTGCAAAGCAATATGCAGCACACACATTCTGTATTGGAACGATTTTTGGATCGATCACACGGAAAGATGTTGGTGATCCGAACAATTCAAAAATTTGTTCATGGGTTTCTGATAAATTATCCTCGCGCGCCTCTAGATACTCTTCTGGCAACGGGTCTTTGCCCCAAGCCGGAACCCAAAGCTCATCGTATTGTAGTTGCTTGATGATCTTAACATTCTTAAGCAATGGCTCATCGTCCATACCGTATTGATCGTAGCCATCTTCATCGGTGACATGCTCGCCATAGACTAGATAGGCGGGACGTTTGTAATGGAATAGCGCATCAAGAGTGGCGTAGTTGTTTGCCGAGATCGCCCAACGGTTCATTTCATCATCGAACGAAACGGGCAGAACCGAAATGCCTGCTTCATGCGTATCTTTTTGAGCCTGGGCTTTATACCAGTTCGGAGCCGCACCAATCTTGGAACGTCCGCCCTCCGGTAGATCACCGAAGCGGATGTACAGTTGGGGCATATCGCCTTCCAAGATGTTCATGAAGTTACGCATTGCCCCCGGCTCGTAAGGCGCATTCTCTGTGATATTGAGGGTAGGATAGCGGACGAACATCGCATCTGATCCGGTCATGACTTGGATTCCGTCTGCGTAAGGATCGATAGCCTGAACCAAAAATCTAACGTCTTGGTAGGCATTTGCGAACGCTCGGGGATCGTCATAACCAAGCGTTTCACCTGTTTCGTAAAGCCAAACCTCATAGTCATTGTTGGTGTTGAATCTGAACGGGTTCAGGGGGAGATTCGAGCGGTCAATCTCTACCACGTCTCCATATATTTTCGCGCGCTTCCTATCGGCGGTGAAATAGAATCCAGTCCCGTAGGTCGCCATCCCAGACCCGCTATCAGCAGATACACCGCGCCATAAGCGTGTGTTCTTGCCGATCTTTGTTCCGCGTTGCAGATAGAAGCTAGACAGAATTTTCTTGGCGGACTCTGGGCTTACTGAAAATCCCTCTCCACTTTCGATACTTTCATTTACCTTCAAACCAAAATGCTTTGGGAATAATCGTACTAGATCGCGAGCCCATTGCATCATTTCTTTATCGTTTGATGTATGCAGCAGATAATCGGGATCGATTTTTACAACGTCTCCAAGATTATTGGGATCACTGTATTTCGTTTGAGCAAACCCGCTTGTGTGAACGCCATTAATGTCTACAGCATGGTATTGTGGGTTCTCTACCCAAATATGTTCGATCCCGCCGCCAACGCGCTCGTATTGATCGCGGGGAACATCGATTTCGGCACGAATGCCCCAACCGGTTAATTCATGTAGAGCCAGTGCCAGATAACCGCATCCACCCGTGCTAAATTCTTCGCGGACGAAATCATCAATGCCACGGTCAGGAGACCATTGGTCGTATTCAGCAGACTCTACGATTTTCATGAATTCGCGCATCGAATATTTAGGTAAATATACATATGGACATTCGAACTGTCATCAACCTTATCGAGAACGCGCAGAACCCGGCGAGCCAACTTGTCGCACAAGTGCGCGGTGATAAGAATATCAGTTTGGACCTCACTGTTCGCGACCCCACAACGGTAAGTCTGGATCAACTATGGTCGGAAGAAAACCGTAAGCAAGGCTATGGCAATCAAAAAATGCAAGAGCTTTGCTCTGTAGCCGATCAACTTGGCGTAAAGCTAACCCTTACCGCTCATCCATTGCATTATGATCTTCGCTTCGATCACTATGACGACGATGATCGTGGTATCGATAAACTGGCAGACTTGAATGACCAAGCCATGTCAGAACAACAATTAATTAAATGGTATACGAAGTTCGGTTTCGAATTTGATCCTGACCATGAGACCGATGGTGTTCGTTTGCCTCGGACCCCTGGAACAATCAACGAGAGCCGTAGTGCCCCGGTGTATCATGGTACATCGTCAGAAGGCGCCTACATGATCGCTAAGAGCGGCGTGCTCAAGGCTGGACGGATATACAGCATCAATGGCAAAAACCGCCTGGGTATTAGCGTCTCGCGCGATGAGCGTTTGAACTACAGCAATGAAGACGGACCCGGTAGTGCCGCCGTCATTTTTGTTTTGAACCAACAAAACATTGCCGCACGATATCAAATGGTTCCGTATAATGACCGTGGTTTCTCGCGCGTCTCACAGACTACGGAGAGTGAGGAAGTTATTGTTGCCAAAGAACTTCCGCTCAACAACAAAACAGTTGAGTTGATTATCCTACGCGATCCCGCCGAAGGCGTTGTGGAATGGGCTCAAAAATTAAACATTCCGTATCAAATAGAATATCTCGAAATCGATCCTGACGACGATTGGTGATTTGACAAATCCCTCCGACGTGTTATTTTCGTCGTATGAAGATTACCGCACGTCAAATGGCAAAATTGGTTTCAATTTTTGGCTTCGATGCCAAGTTTGATCCTGAACCCATGTATGACGAATGCCCGTTCTACGCTTTCAAGAGCGATCTTCATGGCGTCTGCTTCAAGACGACAGTCAATTACGAAACCTTGATGGTGACGTTCGATTTCGACGTTGATACGCCCAACGGCTTCCGTATCTTCGGATCATTCCTCAAGATCGGTCATCCCCAGTTTGATGAGCGTACTGAGACCGTGGTGAGACTGTTTCCCGATGCCAACTATGCGGGCGCCATAAATCGTGTCGATCTCGCCAATGGTTTTAAGGTTGACGTTGAGCTAAAGGGCAATGCGACCTTGGAGAAGGTCGAAGAATTTGCGGCGCACTACAATTAATGCAATTCGAGAAGACCATTCTACGAGCCGGGACGTTGCTCTATCACGGCACGCTCTCAAGAACCCCGTTCGAATATCCTAGAGAGAAATCGTGGTTCGCTCCAAACCATATCATCGCGCAGCTTATGGCACGCCGCAACAATCTCAATGATCGCCATCTGATCGCGTGCATCTTGACTTTCGAAGTCAAGCACGACGTAGAGCTTGTCGATTTTCATCGCGGGCGACTGCATACTTATATGATGACAGGTCGCGGACGATTGCACGCCGATGAACGACAAGTCGCCAATGAAATGTCGGAATTGGGATTGAACGGATACGCCGCTCTTGGCGAAACGATGCTCGTTGATCCAGCCAAGGTGCTGATGCGAATCTAAATATCGTATGGCGCATAGAAGCAAACAGAACAAACCCTGTCCCAACCGTGAATGTGAACGCCCGACCTTAAATCGTCAGGACAAAATTCATCATTCTCAATTGGAAGAGATCGCGGAAGTCGCTCCTGATATCATTCCAGCGATCATCGACGCAAACATTTGTTCGTCATGCGGATGCGTTTACATCCCCACGCGCCACAAACAAAAAAATATTATTGGCTTCCACGATGATCCGAACATGGATGCGGATACAGCCGAGGCGGTGTGGCATACATTGGATGATTAGCGTCTAGGTTCAAATAGGCTTCGTTTGAAATCGAACGAGTATCGTTCTCGAAACGTGTCTCATCATTAAAATACAATTTGAACATCATGGCTTCTTCATCGTTCTTGAATTGGACAGCCCAAAGGTACGCCGGTCCTTTGTCAAACCATCCCTCAATGACAATGCCATGCAGGTCCAACCATTCCTGAACACGCGGAACAAAAGCGGGCGGGGCATAATTTTGATAAGCGTTAACGCTAGCACCGCTACCGCCCCACGTATACATTTCGTTGTCGTTGTCGATAAAGATCAGCATTGCGTTACCATTTAAATTCATGGTCTTCGAAAAAGGTGTGATCAGGATAGCGCATCTTGAACATGATGGCATCCTCATCGTTCTTGAAAACGAGAGCCCAAAGGAAGTCCGGTCCTTTGTCTAGCCATTCGACATCATGGATGTCCACCGATGTCATCCATGCTGAAACATGAGGCGCGAAATTTGGAACCTGCTGGTTTGGCTCTGTCCATTCGCCAAGCTCGCCGTTGTCTACGAAGAGTAGCATTAACGGTCCCAATCCGCTTTGTGGCGCGGATCATTTTCAAAATATGTTCCGATAGGATAAGTCAATTTGAAAAGCATGGCGTCTTCGTCATTGCCGAATTTCAATGCCCACCAAAAATTTAAGCCTTTACTGAACCATTCGACAGGAATGCCTTTGGCTTTCATCCAAGATTCAACATCTGGCTTCAACCAAGGGTACGAGCCTTCTTCGTCTTCGGCTGCATCGTTTTCTAGCCCTTCCCAGAAAGGTTTGGTTTCGTCAATGAATATCAGCATCACCACACCAACCTGAATTGAATCATGTCTTCCTCACTACGGAAGGCAAACAAATGAGCGATGGCAATCCCTTGGATCGCGCCGTCTCGTATAATGGGACCAAAAGTCCACGCATCTTCAATGCGACTTAGGCGATCAATATAACGCGCAAATCGATTTAAGAAATTGAACGACGGATCATGCTCGTATGGAATCACAATAAAGTGTGTGAATTCATACGCCTTAGTAAGAGCAATCTCTTCTTTCTCAACATTCCTAAGCGGAATAGCAGTCCTATTCTTGGTATAATGATTGATAAAGCCAGAGCTTCGGGCTCTGTACATCAGGTCGTCAAATTCTTCGTCAGTCATACGACCCATCACCACACCATCTTGAAAAGAACCATATCTTCTTCGTTCTCGAAAGAAAACAAATGAGCCTCGGTTCGACTAAAGGGGGATTTCTGGATCGGGGTATACATCCAACGCCCTTGAAGCCGGGCAGGACGATTGATGTATTTTTCAAACCGGGTGGCAAAATTAACACCATAAGTCCGGTCGCTGAATGTGTACGGAATTTCGAGGAAATACGTCAACCCGAATTTCTCTTCTATGTATGACGTGAGCAATTCAATTGCCATGCGCTCGGTCGCGTGGCGACAATGGACATGATCGATGAACCCCGTTTCGGCAATCGCGCGCTGTAGCAACTTATCGTAATCGGCTTTATCCACGCGCGTTAATCCCGAAAAATATTGCAGTTAACGACCCATTTACGTTAATATCAGGTCATTCATAGTGATACATTTTTATACTAATAGAAACTCAGTATATGTCAAGCAATTGGAACGATTTTAAATTCATTGATCTATTCGCAGGCATCGGGGGCATTCGTATCCCCTTTCAAGAACTAGGTGGTGAGTGCGTCTTTACATCCGAATGGGATGCTGCCGCACAAAAAACCTACGAAGCCAACTTCGGTGACAAGCCCCATGGCGACATCACGCAGATTGACGAAAAGACAATCCCCGATCACGATATTCTCGTTGGCGGCTTCCCGTGTCAAGCCTTCTCAGGCGCCGGGAAGATGTTGGGCTTCAATGATACCCGTGGCACATTGTTTTTCGATGTCGCCCGCATCATCCAAGAAAAACAGCCCAAAGCCTTCCTCCTAGAGAACGTCAAGAACCTCAAGACGCACGATGGCGGCAAGACGTTCGCGGTTATCGAACAAACCCTCCAAGGGCTCGGCTACCACGTCCATTCGACCGTTCTAAACGCCCTGGACTTCGGGTGTGCGCAGAAACGTGAGCGTACAATCATCGTCGGCTTCAAAGATGACGTGCCCTTTGCCTTCCCAGAGCCCCTAGGAAGCCCACCAGGGCTTGAAACGGTCCTAGAGGCTGGTGCGGACCATGATCCCTCTTTAAAGGCTTCTGAGCACATTCTAGCCAAGCGTAGCGCACGTTTGAAGTCTGTTCCGTTCTATCCGTCCATCTGGCACGAGAATAAGAGCGGAAATATCTCAGTCCTGCCGTATTCGGTGGCTCTGAGAGCTACGGCTTCTTACAATTACATCTTGGTCAACGGCACTCGTCGCCCATCGTCTCGGGAACTATTGAACCTACAGGGTTTCCCGGCTGATTATAAGATCGTTGTGCCCTATTCGGCGATCAAGAAGCAAACGGGTAACTCGGTTCCCGTGCCGATGATTCGTGCTGTCGCACAACAAATGCTGAAGGTGTTGCGTGACCAGTAGAGTCGTCAAAACCCTCGTATCTCTGATCAGCGTGTTCGGTAAAGCATCTTGGCAAGATTTGCAGGTTCTATCCAGTAGCGCAGCGGGTCATGTTGACATGCTGATACGAGAGTTGGAACGCAACGCCGATCTATTGCGCCATGAGGACGGGGCGATTGTTGGCTACAACATTCCTGCCGAACACAAACATCGGATAATGCGGTTAACAAAATATGGCGATCCGGTGCTCGACCATGATATTATGGTTAAATTAGTAACGGACGAACCTGAAATTTTCTCATTCATTGAAAGCCCCGATGACGTACCTGCGTTGATGGCGGCAATCTCTGATGATGCAGCCAAAGGTTATCTCTCTGAACATCCGGCGATTACTGCTTTACTAGAGCGTGGATATTACCTGTCGGAAGGTTATTGTATTTTATGTATTTGGAAATAGTATGAGCGCGACTCCCCCTTTTAAAAAACTCGCAATGTTTACCGATCAACACTATGGTCGGTCAGGCAATAGCCATCAAGCCAACCAAGACAATCTGGATTTCTTGGAATGGTTTATCGATCAAGCCAAAACCTGGGGTGCCGATACCATCGTTCTAGGTGGTGATTGGCACGACAATCGGTTCAGCCTGAATGTCTCGACCATGGACTATTCGTTGCGTGGTCTGGAACGGCTGTCGGAGGAATTCGACAATGTGTACGCTATCACCGGCAACCATGACCTTTATTACCGTGACAAGCGAGACGTGTCGTCAACGTCGTGGTCGCGCCATATCAAGAACATCACGCCCATCATTAAGCCAACCACATTTGGTGAAGGCAAGAACGCGATCACCATCCTCCCCTGGCTGGTTGGCGATGAGTATAAGACACTTAAGTCGCTGAAGTCGCGCTATGTCTTTGGGCACTTGGAACTTCCTGGCTTCCTAATGAACGCCAAGATCGAAATGCCTACCCATGGTTCGGGCATTACATCGGATGATATCAAGGATGCTCCCGGTATTGAATACGTGTTCTCGGGTCACTTCCACTTCCGTCAAGCAAAGGACAAGGTTGTCTATATCGGCAATCAGTTCCCGTATAACTTCGCTGATGCTGGTGACACTGATCGCGGCATGATGTTCCTTGAATGGGGTAAGGAACCTTTCTTCAAGGCTTGGGACGACCAACCGTTGTTCAGCAATATGAAGCTGTCGGAACTGATTGATCCCGCCTCTGCTAACCGTATGCTTAAGCAGAAGATGACGGCTCGTGTGTTCATCGACCTTGACATCACCTGGGAAGAAGCCCAATATATCAAGGATAAATTCGTCAACGACTATGGTTTACGAAAAGTCGAACTGGCGCACCAGACGAAGCAAGAAGCCAATCAGGACTTCGGCGGGGAAGTGGTGTTCCAATCGGTGGATCAGATCGTGGTCGAAGGTTTGAAGTCGGTGACAAGCATCGGTCTGAAGCCCGACAAGTTGGTGGAAATCTACAAGAGCCTGCCGAACTTCTAAGGACTAGATATGGCAAAGTACGTAGAGGGTTATTATTGGGTTATTTGGGGTCCTGACTCCAAGTATCCTGAAATGATGGTCGCCAACTGGGATGGTGATTGCTGGACCACTTGCGGTACTGAGCATATGTGGAACACCAAAGATTTCCCCGCTAAAATCCTTGGTCTGATTGCTGAACCAACCAGTGTATAGAATCACCGGCTATCTTGACCTAGCGAATATGCGCAAACTGTACCGTGGGATTCAAGAAACCGATCCTGGGGTATTTGTGCCTATTTGGGCAGATCATGTAGTCGAGTGGTTCAGATTCAATAACCTTGATTCGTCCAACGTGTTTTTTCAGTCTTGTGGAATGCTCGATATTGAAAAAAGACATTCGGATGGTTGTCCATCATGGATGACGCTGGACTTCCCATCAGAAACCGCAGCAACCCTTTTTAAACTGAAATGGTTTTGACGAACAATACGTATAAAGTCGCCGCTAGTTATTCTCTTAATTTGAATGATATTTTCCATTACGAGCCGCCGTCTTATAATTACACATGGGCTGAACCATTTGCACAATGGCTTAAGATCAATGACATAAATCCTAACTCGGTGAATTACTTAGGTCATTATGGATTCGAATTTGCGGATGAAACTCATGCAACTCTTTTCAAATTGAAATGGTTTTGAAATTTTATTCTGGCGAAGAATTGACTGAAGTTGATTCTCGTTTCAATCATCCCGTGAGTTATTGGAAGTGGGATGATATAGCTTGGCAAGATGAGAATGGCTGTCGTCAACGCATCGGTTTGGTCTGCGAACGAATTCGCGACGATATTATAGCATGGTGTTCCGACCAAAATATGGTAGAACCTCTGTTGTCACACCATGGAGGCGGTGTGCCCTATCCGAATGGCGAACGTTATCATTGGTTCATTGGTTTCAAGACCGAGGATGATCTAGTCGCTTTCAAATTGAAATGGTTGTGACGTGGCTTACGTGAGCTTTGAGATAACACCCGATCAAGTCGATAAGATCGTGTTATTGAATAGACACGGCGAATACCATTGTCTCGGTGGTAGCCACTACGCAATGAATTACGCCGTCAAAGTTTGGTGCATGAAAAATAGTATCAACCACCCGGCATTGCACGTTACCGAAGCCTTCCGATCCCTGGATAAGAAACCTCACTGGCGTCTCATATTCACTTCAACGGAAGCCGCGACACTCTTTAGGCTGAAATGGCTATGATCGGAATTTTCGCAAACAATTTTCGGCGCCGTGTGGGGACAATCAAGAAACCCCGTGAAGAAGCGCGTCTGATCTATCGCCCACATTTCCGTGCGCCCTCTGAAGTCGAGATAACGAACCTCTGCCGGTTCTGGTGTTATCAAAACGAAACGTCTTTGCGATGGCGATCTGTCGCGTTCTCCGAATACGATCACCACACCAGACAGGATAAGTTTACTAGAAAGTCGATATTCATGTGACTTCACATTTGATAGTGTTGAACTAGCGAAACGTTTTATCGAAGAAAATAAAATTCGCGCCACCGTTCGATATCAAACTAAGGGGAAATACGATCCCATAATGTGGCATGGTGGATCGTATCTACAACTCAGCCTTGCTATGGTCGCATGGTGTGAAGAACACAAACTCACGCCGCCCGCATTCTTCAACGATAATAGTATGAAGACTACGGAAATGGATATGTGTTTTGTTACCCCAGAGGACATGGTTGCATTTAAGTTGAAATGGCTATGACAAGCATATTTTATATTCCATACCCCAAAGTCCTAGAAATCTACGTCCGGTTGGATACAGACGGCGCGGGGAGACATAATCCTATATGGTCTGACGATTTTAAGACATGGGCGTTCAAGAATATTAATTTCAAAGAAATAAAGTTTATTCATGCAGCTTGGGCAAATAATGATCGAAGTGTTATCGCGATAACACTTGATTTTGCGTGCGATGAAGACGCTGTAGCATTTAAGCTGAAATGGTTATGACACATACACTTACATGGTTTCGAGCCGTTCGCGACCATCAACCACAACGAATTTATGAATACTTCGGAGATACCCTTTGCTTATCCCCAAAGGGTAAAGACGTTGGCGATGAATGGATGATTCGTCCCGTTGTCTTAGAACTATTCAAAATGGACGGCGCAATTGCCATGCGTGCAAGCCTTGGTGTCCCCGGTCAAAATTTTGCAAGATACGATGTCGATTTTGAGACTGAAGAAGACATGGTTGCATTCAAGTTGAAGTGGCTATGACATATCGCGTTTCATGGTTCCGTCGCTCGTTTATTGATCCACTGGGCTTGAATCGCGTGCTGTCCGCCGCTCGTTATACCCACCCCGGTCGCATTCAAGAATTTGGAATGTCATTGTGTCAAGGGACACTCGCCAATGGTTATTGGAATTTTCGTTCCGAAGTTATGGAAGCATTTACTTCGGATGGCGCCACCAAGGGTTTTGCTAGACGGGTTGAAGTCGATGATGGAGGCTTCATTGACGTAGAATACGTAGTTGAATTCGACAGTGAAGATGCCGCCGTTGCATTCAAGCTGAAATGGATGTAAAATATCGGAATCAGCCACGTTTCGAGAACGATGATGACCGATCAAGTTGAACGCCTCTGGCGCATTGAACTGAAACAAGCCGATGGTTCGTGGATCATCTGGCAACATCCCAATGCGAAAGTCCCGTCACGCTTCGAAACATTCGAAGGTGCCTTATCGCAAGCTGGACGCAAGAAAGTTCAGGCTGGCAAGGCTCGGATCGGCAAGGACGCCTCGCCTAGTGAAAGCTGAATTCTGGCAAACCGATATCTATTGGACCAACGAAATTTTCGAATGGACCCGTAGTAAAGCCGACGATTCGAATTTCAGAGTACAGCTTACCGATGAAGCATTGGCATGGTGTAAAACGAATGAAATGTTCGTTCCATTCATAAAACGCTCGCCTCGTATCCGAACCCTTACTGGTAGGGATGGTAAGGCGGCTAATCATGCTGTCTATGAACTATTCTTCGCATCCGAAGAAGATGCCGCTTTGTTTAAATTGAAATGGCAATGAAGACAGACGTTATTTGGTATTCGCATATTTTCCTGTTCACACCGGAGAAGACTTCGGTTGCGGACCAAGCCAAATGGCATCCCAACGTTGAAGCTTGGATGGAAGAACAGGGGATGGAATTCCCCAAATTTAGACGCGCAGATCGTTACGTAAGTGTTGATTGTGCTTTTATAAAGAACCGAAGGTCAGATCATATGATATGCGAAGTGTTCTTCAAATCAGAAGAAGACGCGACTCTATTCAAGTTGAAATGGCAATGATTATAACGGTGCATTCAAATCATCATGTGATCCAATGGTTTTGCTACAAGAGATTCAAAGCTCTTAGCACACCGTTCATCGCTGATGATATCCGCCCATGGTGTGAGAAACACATAACCCTGCCAAAAATTAAAATGATCGGGCGATGCCGCGTCGAACCCAACGGCGGATCAGCCCATTGGACGGATATTTTATTACATTTCAAATCAGACGAAGATGCTCTAATGTTTAAGATGAAATGGTTGTGATCGTCGTTCTCCGTCTGGATTGAAAGAGAACGACGATAGTATTATTAAATCGTTACCTTAGTAAAGAACCACACAAGGGCTGCGAAAAAGAATAAACCCTTAGCAATACGCTCGGCGTATGCGACGGGCCAAGTCGCCAACCACCAAAAACCAAAGCCAGCAAGAACCAGAACTGCAAATAATAGAGCCATGATAATCTCCTAGGTGACACAATGCCACACAACTACTTAGTCTAATGCATAACAAGCTCTCAATATCTTGGTCCGAACACTTGCTGAAATGGCAGAGCGTAAAAGGTACGCCCTATCATTACGTCGGATTGTCCGATGACGTATGGGCATGGTGTGCAGAAAATGATATTGAACTACCTCGGATTATTAAATCGCGTATCATACTGGAAAACCCATCTGGGGTTAGAACTATGTACGAACTAACTTTCCAATCCGATGAGAATGCCCTGATGTTCAAAATGAAGTGGCTCTGATGATGGAAATCGTTATAACGGAAGACCGTGCAAAAGCCATAGGTCCCGAAGATTGGATTCCCGCACTTCGGATGCTCGTAATGTTGAAGACCACCAGTAGTGGTTTGGCATTGCGTCATGAGGACTTGGTTCAAGTTCGTGATGAAGTTGCTCAATGGTGCGCTGACAACGGTATTCCTAAGCCAGCACTTGATATGGCGTCTCCAACACCGGTTCCGTTTTCTCTCATCTTGCGTTTCGAGCGTCCGTTTGATGATGATGAAAAATTTCTGATGTTCAAGATGAAGTGGCTCTAAATGCGCAAAGCTCATCGCGTCACACTCCATCAACCCGCCTCGATTATCAACGCGATGACTCGTGACATGATGTATGCTGTCGGAGGATTTAAATTCACGGGAGCCATCGGTGAATGGATGCGTGCCAACGGGATTGAGAGTCATGCCTATTTGATGAAAGGTTATGGCGCCTTTTCGGCTGACATGCTTAGCCGTTCACCAGATGACACCCCATCTTATCTTATTATCGAATTTGATCGTGAGGACCACGCCACCATCTTCAAACTGAAATGGGGCTAGTATGAAAGTGGCATCTTCTAGAACGATGAGCGATCAACGGATGAGATCGGCTCAACAACGATTACCGTACGAGATTACAATCGGTGTGTCGCGCGAACAATTGCACGAAATGGTCGATCCCTATCAATTGCGCCTGAACCCCGAGACCCAAGCGTGGTTTGACGAAAATATCCTGGCAAAATACGAAATTGTCGCATATGGTACGAACGGTTCGTACCCTGGATATATCTGTGTCTGTTTCGAAAAAGAAGACGAAATGGTCATGTTCAAACTGAAATGGCATAATGCATAGAATCTGCGTAAATTTTCACGGCAATCGTTATGTCGTTGATTATATTTTGCATGAAGCGTTCTTCTTCAACAAAAAGGGCGAGTTGCTTCCGGCTGTTCGCGATTGGATCGCCAATTCGGGTTATCCCTGTACTCTTCGCACAAGTACCACGGTCGATCATAACCTAGTGTCGGATAAAAAACGCACGGTGCTCGCCCATTACGAAATAACATTCAAGACCCGTGAACACGCGAACGAATTCAAAGAAGCATTCATCAAGTATCATACCTTGGTGATTACTTGCCATAATTTCGATGTAAAGAAATACATTGATACGGATTGGCGTTTTCCTGAACACGTTCGCGAATGGTGTAAAAAAGAAGTCAAGAAGGGCTACCATATCAAACGAACGAATGTGGTTCCCAATCAACCCGAAATGGTCGAACTGCATATCGATTTCGTTGATGAAATCGAAGCCGCGAAATACAAAATAAAGTGGTGCGGGGCATGAAACTAAGCAACGGACATTTCGCCAATCGCTATGAAATCACCCAAGCGACCTTTTGGGCGTCTAGGTATTGGACAAAACAAAATCTGAAGCGGTCGTATTTTTATGATGATCTCGTGCTTGGTCCCACCGGAAAATATAGAGCGTATTATGTCATTTTCGACAGTGACGAAGATGCCATGTTGTTCAAGATGAAATTCGGATGATCCAAGTTGGAGATTGGACCGACGACAAGTTCGAAATTTCCCATGCGGTCTACAACGCATGTGGCGATTGGTGCCATCGGTGTCTCTCTGGTAATTGGTGTATGATGCCAGATTATGTTCGCCGCGATGGTCGATGGACTATGGTGACGTATATCGTTATTCATAATATTGAAGACCAAACACTATTCAAATTGAAATGGGGCTAAGATGACTAAGATTAGAACATTTCGGACCCCCGTGGAAACCTGGGATGAAGTTCGGGAATGGTGCCGGGATCATTTGTCCGAATCACCACTCTTTGAGGCTGTTTCCGAATTGATTCCGTTGACCGCCATGCAACGACTTAACTGGGCGAATAGCGGTCAGCGTCCTAAGCAGCGATCCCAAACGTGGATCGATGTCACGTTCGCCACGGATGAAGACATGGTTCTTTACGAATTGAAATGGCATACCAATGGTTGAGATCACACGAGTCCCGGTCAACACCGATACACAATTTTTGTTCAAGTATCCCATCCGGCATGGGCTTCCTGAATTTCGTGAAGAGATTCGGGAATGGTTTCGCAATGCCGAAATCAAAGAATTCAAAATCGAGAAGATGGGGTGGACGACCTTCGACATCTGTTTCTATCGTGAAGAAGATGCCGTTACCTTCAAAATGAAATGGGGCTCATCCGCCCTGGAATGGTAATGCTGACTGAAGTCTTTTGCACCCTTAATCAGTTCGACAAATACCTCGTTCGCTATAGCGGTACGACATGGCAATTCTGCGCCGAAGTCGAAGAGTGGAACGCCAAGCATCTAACCAAGGCGCCAGAATTTGAAATAGTCCTTGCTTTTGAAAAGGGCTCGCGTTCTCGCGATTACGTTTTGTATTTCGATAACGAAGACGACGCCCTACTCTTTAAGATGAAGTGGCTCTAATGCATATTGAAATGCCATATCATAGGCTTGTGCATTATTTCCAACATGAGGTAATGTTGAAAACGGAGAGTAAAAGTGACCGTTGGACATTATGCTATCGGGTAGTGTCAGGTGAAATTACAAACTGGTGTACTCATCACGGCTTCCCCATCCAAGAATTAATCGTGTTTCATCCTAGAGATATGTCATTGGATTCGCCAGGATGGCAAGGTAAAATTGTTTTCGATGATGCCGCTACCGACGAATTCATCACACTGTTTAAGTTGAAATGGTCATGACTGAAGTTGAAATGACTTGGGATAAGGCTTTTACGCACTTCAAGAGTCGTGCCACCTTGCTTCACAGTGAAAGAAAAGGCGCGGAACATATTAAGCTATATCGCATCGATTCTGGTATAATTTTCGATTGGTTCAACAAGCACAACATCCCGATCCCGCCGCTCATTGTATCCTATGTGACTGATAGCGTCGCAGCGGAATGGAAAGCTCGTTTTGCTTTTGAGCAAATCTCAGATGAAATGCTTATGCTGTTCAAGTTGAAGTTCTTATGAATGTTTACCTGACGCATGAAGAGTGTTTGACCATCGCTCACTATAATGCAGCCGGATACATTTTCGCTACCGAAGTCAGAGAGTGGTTGAAATCTAAACAATACGTTTCCTTTAGTACAAGTCCGTTAGGTTATGTCTTCATCTTCGAAGATGAAGAAGACGCTATACTCTTCAGACTAAAATTCCTTTGAGATATTCTCGTCATGTGCTAAAATGGGCGCATGATCGTGAAGACCGTTATTACAGCACGCGATGACCCTAGTTTCAATTTCGAACTAGGGATTGTTTCTAGCTGCTTTGTCTTCGAAGGCAAGAACGGCAACGAATACGATGCGGATGTCACACAATCCGTCGTGCATTGGTTGAACCAACACGAAATGGTCTGTGACATCACCATCAACAGAAATTTCTCTGTCAGACCCAACGCAGGGCTAAGAGCCGTCAACCCCATCGTCAATTTAGACGGGCAGGGCGCCATGATCTTCCATAAGGTCGATGACGCCAAGAAGTTCATCCTGAACCATGGCGCGCATATCTCTATGCAATATACGACGCCCAAGTACCTCATCGAATCGACGTTCCTCGATAGCCCGGCTGTCCCCTGGCAGATGCGTTTGAAACTGAAGACTCTGGAATGGTGTTTCGAACAAGACGTGGTTCCGCCCGTCATTCTCATTCTAGATCACCGCACCATGCAATCTACATTCGGCTCGACCGACGTGATTATCTATTTCGCATCTGAAGAAGAAGCGTCTCATTTTAAGCTGAAGTGGATGTAACGATGTATTCGATCATCCTTCATGTGAAAGTAGGCTATCCGCTAGAGGCTCAACCCTATCGGGATATTGCCGAGTGGGGCGACCACAATAACACCAATACAATTTGGCAGTTGAAATTGCTTGACAGTATTCAAGCATGGTCGATGGATAACTTTGGATATTCCCCTATCGTGACTTCAACCATTGATCAATTCCAAATCAATTTCCTGTCGGATGATGACGCCACTATGTTTAGGATTAAGTGGTTATGACTGGTGCATGTATTACTGAATTCTATCAAGACTTCAGAAAACAAAACCTTGTGTCATTCACCGGTTTTGGTCAATGGACGGTGATGTTTGATCCACCCGTGCAGAAATGGTGCGATGCTACGGGTGTGATTGTATCTCTTCAGTATCAAGCGTTCAAAGAACGCGGAGCATCGTCACCCGTTAAAATCGCGGGTAATGATCATCGCGCTTGGGTATATTTTAGATTTGAATCTGAAGACGACGCTCTCCTATTTCGGATGAAATGGTTATGATCCCGGTAAAGTGGCGGCGCACGAGTTCAAACCAACAACCTCCGAAGATTCAAGCAGTCTTCGGTAGCACGATCATTTCGACTGATATTGCGCGCACACGTGAACCCAAGGACGAATGGCAGGGTCTTATCACTATATCCGCCGGGCTGCATGGCTCCAATGGTAGAGAGTATACCGCCTATTTCGATACTGAAGAGAACGCCCTGCTATTTCGGATGAAGTGGCTATGACTCCATTTCAGGTATCTTGGGTACGCTCCATTAGAAACGACCAACCTCCGAAGATTCAAAAAGCCTTCGGAAGCAGCCTCATTAATGCGCAAGATCGAGACCCGGTGGTTGAATGGAGAAAGGAAGGTCTCGTTGATCTTCGTTCGTATCGTCCTGAATTTTCGGCAGGAACGCATTACATTGCGTATTTCAATACCGAAGAGAACGCCGTACTTTTTAAGTTGAAATGGCTATGAACATTCTTCTAACTTTAACATTTGATCAATTGATAAGTCTTCAGTACGACGGTCTCGTTAGTCCATCGGACACCAGTGGTAATCCCATGGTATGGGAATTAATGCCGAAAGCAAAAGATTGGGCGGCTAAGCATCTATCTGCAATTCCTCGCGCGGAACAATTAAAGTTCATCAAACCAGAATCGTGGGTTGTTGAACTTAGATTTGAAACAGACGAAGATTGTACCGCGTTCAAGTTGAAATGGCTATGATCGTTCTCGAATACATTTTGCCAAAACCAGCAATGGTAAAATGGCTCGTTGATCGTTTCGGCGGCAAGTGGATGCTTACCGACGATGCACGACACTGGTGTCACAAACATCTGTCCATGCTTCCCAAAGTGGAATACGCCGGAAGATTCGGTGGTGACGATACGTTCTATCTTGAATTCAAATCAGATGAAGATGCGACCGTATTCGCATTGAAGTGGCTGACATGACAACGATTACCTATCTCGTAGGCATCGGGGATATCCTGTCAGCGGATTATAAGCCGGTCATTAAATTGAACGTGCTGTCGGGTGATCGGCTTGTCGATGATATGACACTCTCGCCCGAAGTCGCTCAATGGTGTGAAGATAACGCCATTGCTCTACCTGTTGTGGATTTCGTTGGTTCTCGTTTTGGGCAATGGGAATACTCTATAGATTTCGTATCCGATGAAGATGCCCTAGTCTTCAAATTGAAGTGGCTGTAATGGTTATTGAATACGAATACGGGTCTGGAATCGTCAACCGAACGCCATTCCAGTTGGTAATTCCCACCATGCGTGATGATTGGATTCTAGTGTATATTGTACGCCAGTGGTGTGAAAAGGCGTTACAAAAATTCCCGTATGTTGAATGCCTGGAACGCCCTGATGGTGATGCTCTATCATCTGGAAAATTAAAGTGGAAAGTTAGACTTCATTTCGAACACGACGAAGACGCCCTGGCTTTCAAATTGAAGTGGTTATGATCATGAGCACCATTACTATCACGGTCAAAGAGTCCTTGGCTTTGTGGGACAAAGACTCTCTGGCGTATGAACTTGCCGGTGGAAATTTGATACTGCGACCAGACATCAAACACTGGTGTCTGAAATATCTTTCGCATCCTCCGTTGTCATCATTCCATCCACGTCGGAACAACCTCTCGAATGAAGAATATGTTAATTCGCCTGCGTTCGTGCTAACATTTTATTCTGAAGAAGAAATGATTTCGTTCAAGCTCAAATGGCTATAGATTTTCCATACGAATGTGAATTCTCCATAGATGCATTCTATGAGACCGAAGGATGGTATGCCACTTGGCGCGACCGCTATCCCGAAGGTCATACCGAAAACTATGGCTCCGCGTATGACAAATGGTGTCATGCGAACTTGGGTTATATTCCGCCGACGTTTTATATTATGGCTGGAAATTTAACGAAAGTCAGTCGTGACGATCAAGTAGTCAGTTGTTTTAAAAATGAAGAAGACGCCACTCTATTCAAACTGAAATGGGCATCATGAGAATTCTTATCGATACCCATTACCCCGAAGATGGCTTCAAATACACTGGGGTTGTAAGAACCACTGTAACGGCTCCCGCGCGAGGTCTCATACGACCCGTTGAAGAATGGTGCAAAGAACATATTTCGGCATTGCCCGAAGTCGAAACCGTGTGGGATAATAGCCAAGATTCTAGATCATACATGATCAATTTCTACGGCACATTTGCCAGTGGGGAAGACGCTTTGGCGTTTAGTCTCAAATGGCTGTAAGTATAATGGTCGATTGTCACACCTATCCTTATCCAACGCCTGAGTATCGAAATCTGATCAATAGCCAGATGTCGGGGCATCCGCTTAGACTGCGAACCGAATTTCATCCTCATATTGAGGCATGGTGTGCATTAAATCTGTCCAAGCCTCCGCTTGTCATGCTTGAGCCTAATTGGTCCGTAACCAATCGCAGATACTTCGCATCATTCGAGACAGAGGAAGACGCTACGGCGTTTAAACTCAAATGGATGTGAGAATAGAGGTTTCATTCTATAAACTCATGATGCTGACTCATGGCAATAACACCACGACGACTTTAAGCCGGGCTATCAACACATGGTGTGTGAAAAATACTATTGTCATTCCTGACATTGATCGCGAGCAAGAATTTTTAACACCCTGTCCTATCAAAGGTGGTGTAAAATATCGTATTCGATATTTCTTGAGATTCTATGACGATGAACAAGCAACGGTGTTCAAACTGAAATGGCTATAGCAAATTTTACCCATCATCAGGTCGCCAATATGGGGCGTGGTTGGTATCGGAATGACGATACTACCACGTATGTTCAAAGTTTGTTTCCTGATGCTCGCACCGCCTATCCGTTGAATGATGACGACATTCTTGAATGGTGTAAGCTACAAGGACCACCCACGATACCGTGTTTGTTTTATCTACGTTCGGACCCCGATTCTTGGGTTTTATTCTGGGAAGATGCAACCGAAGATCAACTGCTGTTGTTGCGAATTAAATGGCTATGAATATTCATGTTCAACACACCAATGATGTTCTGCGCGGTGTGTATTACTGGAATGATAATTTGACAGCCTATATCATCGACAGAGCCGACATCAAACAATGGTGTACGAAGAACGAAATTTTTGATACGATATTGGCTACCTGCGATATGCAAACCTCGATTTGGAGCATAACGTTGGATTGCACCGAAGAACAAGCTATCGCTTTTAAACTGAAGTTTTGTTGATGGATTTTCCAATCCCCCACGAAGTTGTCATGGATAAGATCGGGCATTGGGAGCGCGATCATATGGCGCCTCGCCATGGGCGAACAGGTGATCGACCATTCGCGCCCGTGCGTCATCCCGAATTGAATTGGTTTAGAGAGCATAAAATCGCCCGTCCTCATTTGCATTCGATACCAACCGGTGAATGGATATTGGTGTTCCCTGGCGGGACTGAAGAAGACTTCATTTTGTTCAAGATGAAATGGCTATGATCAAAATAGCCGTAACATATGATGAAGTTTTTGTATCCCGTAAATTCGAAGACTGGCTTTGGGAGAACACAATATCCGGGTATGCTTTGCGCAACCAGGGTCAGTTGGAATGGTGCTATAAGAATGGCATCATAGGACCACCGGAGTTGATCGTTGATACAGAAATGTACCGAAGGGATAATTTTGTCGCCTATGTCTATATAGGTACCAACGACATGGAAGTTGCGATGATGTTTAAGATGAAGTTCCTATGACGAAACTTCCGATGACCTATTACGAAATCTTTGGTCTTGAACGCTGTTCCGAATATCTTTGGGATACGGTAGATCGTGGCTATGTTTTACAGAATTTATCCCAAATACGATGGTGCAAAAAGAACGGCATCGGCAATGCACCCATTCTCTTTATTATAGAAGAATTCTTTATCACGGGCGCGCTTGCGGATCATCCACAGCCGGAAACCGTTATTGGTTATGTCCATCTGGAATGTGACGAAGAGACTGCGATGCTATTCAAGCTGAAGTGGCTATGACCTATAATTTCGAAATCATTGATTGTCATGTTGTCTTTGAAGGCATCCGCGACCTATTGACGTGGCATAGTAATAACAAGACAGCCGGTCCCGATGCATACATAGCGTTTGAAGAAACCATCTATGAATGGTGCGTGGATAGTCTAGGATATTTCCCTGAGTTCACTAATGCGGCTCACCCATCGAGACATATCGGCTATCTGTTCAAATCTCCCGAAGATGCCGTGATGTTTAGGTTCAAATGGCTATGAAAATTCTCAAGGCTATCTGGAATTGGTGGCAAGGGTCTTCGCAAGAAGAGGAACATTATCAACCCGAATGTCCCATCTGCATGACGGGCTATTTTGATCAGTGTAGCGATTATCAACGGGAATATCACTCTAGACACATACCCGGTGTGTGATGGTCCGTACCCGTATCAGTCTATACGACCGCGAAGTCACCCAATTTGATTGGAATGAATGGGAGTTGCTTCCCGAAATGGAGAAATGGTGCTTCGATAATCGCATAGTATATAATATAGATTCTTGTCCAATTTATAGTCGTGTGGGCTATATTACAGATTGGGTTCATGATATGTTTATCGACACCGAAGAAGAAGCGGCACTCTTCAAACTGAAATGGCGATGATCCTCATCTACTACACATACACGCAACTGAAAGACCTATGCCGCTGTAATAGACCTTCAGGCATGTGGTATTGGCACGAGGCTGTCAGTAAGTGGTGTATCGCCAACGATATCATCATCCCATACTTGCGCCAAAGCATAATAGACGATCAAGAGTTTCGGATAGGATATCGCAACGATGAAGACGCAACGTTATTCAAGCTGAAGTGGCTATGACTGAATATCTTTATCCACAAATGCAGATATTTAAATTGGTTATCGACGCTTACCCACAAGACGGTAACTATGTGTGTAATTGGAGACCGCAAGTCGCGTCATGGTGCGCCACCAACAAGATTACCATGCCCGCTCTGTCCTGGGACGACGAAGAATTCCGACTGGTGTTCGATGACGAAGAAACCGCGTTGATGTTCAAGATGAAGTGGCTATGACTGCACTCGTTTGTCAATATATCGCATTGATTCCTCTGACCCTTTCAGAGCATAATCCTGATTATCATCCCAGTGAGGGGAATCCATATTTCATATACCGTTGGGTACCTCCTATCAAAAAATGGTGTGTTGAAAACAAGATTGCTACGCCCCGGATTCAAGAAGCTGATCAACCAGACGTAGGAAAACTCAAGCTGGTATTTCGATCTGAAGAAGATGCGACCCTGTTCAAGTTGAAGTGGCTATGAAACAAGATCGCTATATCGACATCGACATTACTCAGTTGCTCACTCGTTTCGCAACGTGGTCGCCCTATGGTGTCTCGGTTCTGAAGGGGAAAGAACTTGAGTACAACATCACCAAGCCAGATGAAATCGAATGGTGTAAGATCGCCGGGTTCGATCCCCTTCCGTACATCACGTGTAATAGCGGAATGATTGGTAACGAATGGCTGATTTGTTTGCCTGATTCCACTGACGAACAATTGGTCCAGTTCAAGTTGAAATTTCTATGACTGAGTATCCCAGAAACCTTCGCGCATCAGACCTGAAGCACGTAATCAAGGTGCCAATATCAGTGCGAAACAAAATTACCATCGATGTTCCAAGCGCGAACTGGCGAGACTATTTTGTTTTTCGCATGGTCGGCAACCGTTTGTGCAATAGCTATAGACTAGCCGCAAATATTGAAGAATGGTGTGATCAAAATCTAGAACTTGTTCCGCTATTTCTGCGTCACAAAGCTCCCAAACATTCGGACGCCACCCATTACTATTCTTTGAAATTCAAGACCGCAGCCGATCTACTGATGTTCAAGATGAAATGGCTATGACTTCGCGATTGCATTTGACCAAAGAGAAGGGCTACACCTTACTCTGTGAATGGAGCTATATTGGTCGCGACTATCGTCCTGCTATCCATGGCAAAGAAGTTTGTGAATGGTGTCTCGACAACCTGGGATATGACATCAAGATCACCACGCACCTTAATTGGTCTGATGAAGACCCCGAAGACAAAACTATCAATAGCTACAGTATTGAATTCCAATCTGAAGATGACGCGACATTGTTCAAATTGAAATGGCTATAAATATCTCATGTTTTATCTCTATCTCACAGAAGAACAAGTATTCAAGCTGACCCACTTCAACGGTTGGGCGAAACGTCGCGAGCTTTATCGCACCGTGCAAGAATGGTGCGACGAACGGGGTGTAGAGATTGCTGAAGTGCCCCCAGAACAGTCCGAAGAGGTTCTGGCATCACTGGGCATCGAAGAACCCGATACGGGCGAGACAGCCTTTGCAGACCAGTTGGCTCGAATCAATGGTACTAAAGTAAAGCACCCTATTACATACGTCATTCCTTTTCCCGATGAAGACATGGCGGCGATGTTCAAGATGAAGTTCTTGCACGTATACTTGCACTAGACAACGAACGTATTTTCGTTTATTGTCTACGCATGGGAAAACTTACCAATATCACGGTCATCAAGGTAGGCAGCAATCATACGCGCTTGCCTGAAGTTAAGCCTACGGTAGAGATTCTTATCTCGAATAATCTCGCCGCTTTCTGGTTCGGTGAACATGCCGGGCATGACGACGAACGAATCGACATCGGGAGCACCAATTGGTATTGGTCGCAGATCGCACCCGATTATCAAGCGTGGTTTCTTGAACACTTCGGGCAATTGCCGTTGCTGCGTCGGACGAACATCAATCGTCCCCTGAACCGCAAGAATCCAAAACACGTCACCATTTTCCATCTTGAATTCGCCAATCCGGTCACACCGGATCAGTGCGCCTTCTTGGCAAAATACGATGAAGCATTTGGTGAAACGTATGTTCACCTGACCTACGATCTTGTTCAACGTCTCGGCTACGGTGAACGTCCAGGGCAATACACGTGGAATAGAATCGGCTTCGAATACGTCCCCACGCCGCTACTAGACCCAACCCGGTGTACGTCGAGTTGGATCAAGGAACAGTCGGAATATAATACGCCTGACAAAGCGTTCGACGGCGCCCTTTACGATCTCATCATCCAACACAAATGCGAATTCATTTGGAATTGGAATAGCAAAGAAAACTTCCTCTTCCTCCCCACGGACGAAGCCCGCCTTATCTACAAGATGAAATGGGCGTCATGAGTAATTGTGTCTATATCCACCCGTACAACATTCGCGATTACATTAATATCCAATCGCACGATCACGATGTTTTGCGCAAAGACATTCGCATCTGGTGTGGAAAGAATTTGGCGCGAGAACCGCGTATCAACACGACAGCATTCAACGCTGCACACTTTCCCGGCGAAGTGGTGTTGTCCTATATGTACGTATTCTCATTTTATACGGATGAGGATGCCATGATGTTCAAGATGAAATGGTCATGAGCGACCTTACTGTTACATATTCGCAGTTCATTGAATTCACTTTTTTGAGCGTCGAACATGGGTCCTACAATCGCCGTCTTACCAGGGAGGGGAGAACGCAACTTCTCGCCGCCGGAATTAAATTGATTTGTTTTCGAGAACTTCGGTATACTGGTAAGACTGCAAACGGCTTTGTGTTGACGTTCGCTAGTGAGGACGATGCAGCCATGTTCAAGCTGAAATTCCTATGAAGACAATCGCCTTTTCCTATCATTTGCCCGCCGCCAAAGAAATCGTCTACTACAATTCGTGGCAGGCGAGACTTTCGGGCGAAGTGAAGCAATGGTGCAATGCCAATGGCATCAGCCTTCCATCTATCACTAAAAGTGCCACCAAAGACATGATCGTCCTCGAATTCTTATCGAGTGAAGAAGCCGTTGCATTCAAGATGAAATGGCTATGAAGGTCATTCACGAATCAGCCCGCAAATGGGCGTCAGACACCGATGATAAGATTTTCATCGTTGGACCGTCTGCGCGTTGGGAATACCGTCCGCACGTGCTGGAATGGTTCAACGACCACGGCATTGCCCCACCAGGGTTTCAATTCGTGACGGGATTGCTATTGTCGAACCGCAAACGTTTCATCATCAACTTCAATGATGAAGAGATCGCGATGCTATTCAAGCTGAAATTCCTATGAAGTATCACATTATCAATACCCGTAAGATCGAACTGGCGTTCAGTGAGCGCACAACCGACACTCGGCATAGCAGAACCATGTTCTTGTCTTACGAACTGTATATGTATATGAGCCAAACGTTCGAATTAGCTTGGAGCTATTCGATGAATCCTTTGACCAAAATCATCACCATCAGCACTTTTGCGGGCACGGATGATGACATTGCGCTTGTAAAGATGAAGTTCGGCTGATGCCTAAAATAACCTCCAAAGACCTTGATGAAGTATATGCTCGCGCCGCCGAACAAGGTTTGCGACGCTTGAGCTTCCATTACATTACCGCCACGAATGAAAACATAGATTGGATCATGTCGTATATTAATGACATGCTTGAACACAAAGAACTATTCACGTTTGATATCGAATACCATACCAGCAACAAAAGCTTTCTCGATAATATGTTGAATATTGTCCCGAAAAAGATTACGTTTCAGCCTTGGACGTATTTCATCATGGCTGAAGACCCGATTCATCCGAAACTACATCGGTTTTTCTTCACTAGTGAAGAAGATATGACGCTTATGCGCTTACTATGGGTTACGCAATGAAAACCGCTACTGACGAGTGTTTCCACACCGTGTATTTGCCAATGGCAGGCAATGCAGACGATTTCATGTTGACCGATGAACTATATCAGTTCATGGCGTCAAATTTTGGAACACGTTGGGGCTATAGCTTCGGCGATCCCCGAATGCTCAGAATACAGATGTATCATAAGAACGAAGATGCAGCGGCTATGCTGAAGCTGAAGTACGGCTAGTAGACTTTGTATTCTTTGACATCGACGTTCTGATTGAACGTTCCGGCGCATAATACACCCCGTGCCCATCGTCCATCTGTACGCTTCGCCACAAAATAGCGTGAGTTGGTCTGATAGCGTCCAGCGCATTGCATAGGCGCCGGTTGGTCGATTCGAACACTGGTGTAGCCGCGATCAACGACCATTTGCTTTGCAACGGCATCGTCAAAGGATTGGTCGCCTGCGATGAAGATGAGAGGCACAAGGAACAGCATCCCAATGCCAGCCATAATCATCAAGTACGTGCCGATTTTTTCGTAATCAACGAACATCTTCAGCCCCATTTCAATTTAAACATTGTAGCATGTTCGTCCTTAGCAAACCAGATATCATAGTGATATCCGACTTCGGTCACGCCTTCTTGAAATGTCTTCGCTGTTCGATCAATCAGCGGGACAAGGATATCATTTTCCGCAATCCAGTCTTCAATATGTGCGGTGAAATAATACCGGCGATCACCATAATGAATGTGCTGACCCAACTTGTCGCAAAAATGAACCGTGTGTTTCAGATCATGGTGATACCAGAATAGCAACGCTTCGGAATCACGCTCGAAACGCAAGATGATCTTACGTCCGATTTTGTCATAGCCTTGGTTACGTGCATCAAGCCGCTCTTTCTTGGCGTTGTATTGCTGCGAAGCGATAACTTGAACGGTCACGTTGATCTGATAGGTGTTCAACCATTTGATAACGTGTTCGCGAAGCGATATGAAATTGGAGACATAGGCAATCGCGTGATTCAGGGAATACCCGGAAAGCTCGTGGGTCTCGGTCGGACCCATGATCGTAATTCTATCCATGATATTTCATCTTGAACATTGCCGCATCTTCTTCGCGCCGAAACCAAATGCAATAACTGCGCGTGAGATATTCGGACATATCAGGCTCACACAATTTATAGAACATACGCCCATAGCCCGATGTTTCTGTATCGTTTGCGTCTATAATCAAACCCCACATGACATTGCTTTCGTAGAAGTCTTTACGAATGGCACGCTCAACGGGATTGAAAATCAGTTCAGTATTACAAAACCCACAGTTCTGTCTCAACCAATCCTGGGCGTTCACGTCGCCGAAGATTAGGCGCGTGGGGATCGCAGCAAAATAGAAGGTGACAACCTCTTTGCTGTTCACAACCGGGAAGGAAAGCTGACGAATTCTCATAGCCACTTCAACTTGAACAACATTGCATGGTCATCGTTTTCTAATTCTACTCTAACAAATTCCGTACTGCCATTCAATGTGTTGCGAACAGATGTAGTTTTGGGATAATAACCTAGATGCTTATCGCACCAGAGTACAAAAGCCTCTTCGGGCTTTGAAAATTCCCAATCCATGTACCAGCCATCGACTCGTGCATAGGTCCCATACCGAACGAGAATACTGGTCATAGCCATTTCAACCTGAATACTGCTGCGTCTTCGGCAGTCTCGAAATTTGCGGTAAGCTCACCGAAGCCGCTTCGTGAGTAGTGAATCCATGGATAATAACCAAGAGTGTTCATACACCATTTGCTAAAATGGGCGTCGTCCTCAGTATCCGGCTCATGTTGATTGACGTACCAGCCTTCAATCTCATAATACACGTGATATTCAACCGGGACAGTAATCATAGCCATTTCAACTTGAACATGGCGGCATGATCGTCGCTTAGGAAATGTCCAACCACTCCGGTAGAATAACTCTCGGTCGGCGGTGCCGTAGAGCGCATTTCTGCCTTGGGATAATAGCCAAGATTTTCCATGCACCATGACGTGAACGGATCGTTACGCCGATACCGTGGGTCGATGAACCAGCCATCGACATCCATGAAGGTGTCATATTCGATCACTAGTTCGGTCATAGCCATTTCAATTTGAAATAAGGAAAGTCTTTTTCATAAATTCCAATCGTGGTGTAATTCCCCAGCATCCCACGCCACCACCACATGATGCCATTGGTATCCATCCATTTCGTAATGGCATTGGCTTCATCTGTAAGGTGCCCAAACCGCGATGCATTGTGGCTGGCTAGCCCAATGACAAGAGCCCGCTTACGGCTATACCGAAACGGCGTTTGCTCTGGGTTGAAGTAGATCGTTTCGTTGCGGGTCATTGGAATTTGAACCTGAACAACATAGCGTGCTCTGGATCATCGAAGATGAACTTCACCCAGAAATGCTCATCCATCGAATTACGTAGTCGAAGGTTATCCATCCACACTTCGGGAAGATAGCCGACGTTTTCCATGCACCATTGGCGGAAATAATCGGACATGACAAATTCCGTGCTTATTCCGCCGCCACGGGTGATATCATCCGCCTTCTTCCACACCATAAGATGCGGAAGGTCTCGGTGAATGTATGTCACGTCGATAGGCGGCATTATCCCCACTTCAATATAAACAATGCCGCGTGGTCGTCCGTTTCAAATTCCACGTCAACATAATCGTCTGACGAATCAGTATATAACGTCATTGGGTAATAGCCAAGATGTTTCATGCACCATTCATGGTATTCTGAATGCAGAACAATATCCGGCAATATCTCATCACGGGTTTCGGTTATCAACCAACCGTCAGTATCGTAATACTTCCATATCGATACTGGGTAAGTCTTCATAACCATTTCAACTTGAACAAAAGTGAATCTTCTTCAGACTCAAACATGACGTACGTTTTTCCATCCACGTCACCAATATCACTATGTTCGGTGAACGGATAATAACCAAGATGAAGATCACACCATTCCCGATATTCGCCCACAAGCAAATTAGGATTGACGTACCAGCCGGGAACGTCTTCGTATTCTAGGCGCGGGATGGTCATGATGTAGCCCATTCTAGAGCCACTTCATCTTGAACATAGCGGCGTCGGCTTGGGATCGAAAATAGATGTTTATCAAATCTTCGACATGCGCGCGGGAGTCTTCAGAATACGGATAGTACCCTAGATTAACAAAGCACCATTGTACAAAGGGATGAAGCTCAGCGTGCTCGCGCCCGACATCTATGGCAATTTCGTACGTGAACCATCCATCAGTCAAAATGTACTGATGGTATTTTGCCGTAAGACAATGCTTGGTAGGTTTGCGTAGCTGAATATATTTCATAACCATTTCAACTTGAATAGAGTAGCGTCTTCATCACTATCCAAATAGATGATGAATTCGTTGGTATCGCTCAGACGAGTAGTTGGATAGTAGCCAAGGTGGTCGAGACACCAACGCACGTATTCATACTTGGTGTCGATCACGTGGTAATAGCGTTTCATATTATTTTCTTCTGAATACGACGCAAGGTCGCATTCGGTGTACCAACCCGGTGTCTCAAAATACACGACATCGTTGCCTAATACCGTGGAAGACATGCTGTTGGTTTTTTTCATAGCCATTTCAGCCTAAACAGAATGGCATCTTCTTCACTTTTAAAATTTCCGCACGTGCTCTTAACCCCCGAAGCCCGTAGCCTTCTCGCGGGTGACAGATAATCATGCGTGACGATGGGATAATACCCCAAGGTGCTGACGCACCATTCATAAAACTCATAGCTAGCGTCTTCGGGATCGCGGAACCATCCCTCCACACTCTCATACTCGCGGTTCGTCAAGAACATTGAATGCGTATAGATTGCAGGATCGTACAAATCGACGTGGCGATCTTGTGGAAATGTCATAGCCATTTCAACCGAAAATGAAGTAAGTCGGCGGCAGTTTTGAAATACGTGGTTATGACCTCTTCCGTCTTTGAATCTTCGGAGAGAGGATAGTAGCCAAGTTTTTCTTTGCACCATTTGACAAATTCATACGAATTAAGTTCTGCATATATAGGATTATGGAACACGTCATAGCCACAATGCTTGAAACACGTGGTCACATACCAACCAGACGTTTGAACGTACTGTGATGTTGATACGTCAACACTATGCGGCGTTTGATGGAGCATGATATCCATCTAGCACCATTTTAATTTGAATATGGCAGCGTGTTCGGCTTTTTTAAAATAGACCACCATGTGTTGAAAATTGGTCGCGCGTGCGGAAATTAGTTTTGTGTACGGATAGTAACCCAGTTCTTGTTCACACCACCCGATGAAAGGAATCCCTAGAGCGTCGTCGTATCGTTCGACACCTTCCATACTTGGGACCATGATTGTCTTAGCAAACCAACCATCGGTTGCCATGTACTTGTCATATGGCGCAATCAATTTGTGGCGCGTTGCCTTGTCCAAAATTTCCATCAGAGCCACCGTAGTCTGAACAAAGCGGCGTGATCTCTTTTCTTGAAATAGACCGCAACATAACATTCATTGTCGTCTTCGCCGCGTGTCACCGAATACGGGTAGTATCCCAAATGGTCTCTGCACCAGATGACGAATTTGTTTTCGTTGTAAATCTCGTCTTCCAACGTATCGGAATCACCCAAGATGGAATTGACGAACCAGCCGTCAATAGCCATGTAGGTGTCTTCGCTCGCGGTCAGTTTATTTTTAGTGGTGTAGTCGAGAAGTTCCATCACAACCACTTCAGCTTGAATTCTACTGCGTCTTCAGCCGTCCGCATGTACGCGATATAACCGATTTCAAGACGCGGAACCTCATCGATATTGTTATTGGCGTGTGTCTTTTCCCAGATATCGTACTGTTGTTCCCACACGTCCACTGTGTGCGGATAATAACCCAAGACCTCCCGACACCACACAAGAAATGGTTGATCCATATTTGGATGTTCCATCAACAATTCGGGCGCCATGGCACTTTTGGTATACCAGCCGCCGATCCGAAAATACTGATCAGCGGTCGCCTTCACTGGGAAATCTGTCTCACCATCTGTCATAACTTAATCATCTTAAAACCATTGAATTTCAGCATCATGAGCATGGCATCGTCCTCGCTCATGAAACCAAAAGGGTATACCACGGTTTTATTTTCGGTGTGACCAAATTGTGTGATCGTGAAGCCGACAGCCGCATCTTTTTGGAACTGGGCTGCGACGTACTCGTTCATCACCGCCATTTCCTTCGAACGGATTTCCGTGTCGCGCACGTGGATCGGCAGGAACACACCGTATTTCCAGACCTTGAATTCTTCCTTGATGACCGTTTCGTTCCAGGCAACGACATGGACGAAATAGCGGAAGGTCCGTGCCCGGTTGATCCAATCGCGGTCGTTATAGCCTTCGATATCGCTGATACGCTTCGTCAACGGCGTACCGATGTCCGACATAAGCGGAGCCACGCGAACTTCAAAGAATTTTTGAGCCTGCGCGCGTCTCAAGCTTTTGACTTGAGTACGAGTGGTATGAACCAACCGTCCATTGAAGAACACTTGAATATCGATAACATCCCGCGTTTCCCCAAGCACGCACGAGGGGATTTCATGGCACCAGATGACGTTGTACGTCATGGGATCACGATAATAGGTCAACATCAGAGAAACTTTATCTTGAACAATGCCGCATCTTCTTCAGACAGGAACGTCATTTCGAAAATGTGGCTACCCCATTCGCTATGTGTGTAAGGACGATAGCCCAACGAATCGTGAAACCAATCGACGCACGCATTCCGGCAGTTCTCGTCAAGTGCGAGCAACTTCGTATACTGCGCTTCGGTCATCGAAACTTTCGTTACTACCATCATAGCCATTTTATTGTGAACACCCCTGCATCTTCCTCGGTTTTGAAACTAACGGATACTGAATCAAGGAACGCCGAAGTCTTTGGATAATACCCTAGATTTTCAATACACCAAACATAAAAGTAATCACCCTTATATGGCTTGACGTACCAGCCTTCGACTTTGACATATTTTTCACGAGAAACGGTGAGTGTTATCATAGCCATTTCATCCTGAACAATAGCGCATCTTCGTCCGTCTGGAATTCTACATCCAAACCAGAATCAATACCAACCCGAAGACTGATGAATGGTTGGTAATCTAGAACTTCATTGCACCATATCCACAACGGCGATAGAAAAATGAAATGCAAGCCACCCCTAGCCGCCATTTGATTATAGAAATCATGACGCTTAGCATCGGCATAGGAAATAAACATTTTCATAGCCACTTCACCTTGAAGAGTGCAGCCGCCGTGTCATTACGAAACTCGATCTCGAAACCGTAATCGCGTCCGCCCCTGGCATAAATCCAGGGACGATAGCCGATGTTTTTCATGCACCACTCGGCGACAGGTCCAGTCGATCTCATGGCGAAACCTCCGATCACCGAATGGATCGAATTGTACACCGGGTGCGTGTCGTCATAGGGAATGTAGAGCATGGTCATCCTCGCCCGCTCCACTTCATTTTGAAGACAACGGCATCATCTTCGCTGCGAAACTCAACAAACATTTCAGCGTGGCATTGCCAATTCTTTTCGGAAGGGAAACCCGAATTGTATTGAACACTCGGAAGATAACCCAAATGTTGAACGCACCATAGACCAACCACCGTATCTGGTAATACGGCGTTCCAACCGACGCTTTTATATACCGCGTCAAGACAGCGAGATATGGGAGCCGTGATCGTCGCCATCAGAGCCACCGCATCTTAAACGCGACAAAATCGTCATCGCAACGGAAGATGAAGATATAGTTGAAGGCGGCGCCGCGCTGAAGCCTATTTGTATTTGCCGCATCTGGACGGGTTTCCGGGGCGTATCCAAAATTTTGGATGCACCATTCACCCACTTCGCCTTCAAGCTTACCCCAGCCATGCAGACCGATAGCTTTCCAAACCGGGCTATAGTCGCGGCGACCTTCGCGACGGCTATAATCATTTCCAACGAACGTGAACTTCACTTTGTCAGGGTTGTCGTAGATGGAGTTGATATGCTTGACGACATCGCTAAACCAAGCAAAGCCATTCAGGCTCGAATGCGTAGCCGTCTTGATGTCGTAGAGCGTGCCCTTGCATTGGATTTCATCAGGGCGACCGATGCAACGGACCTTTTGACGCGACCACGCGAATTCGGCAACCAACACACCATCCCGAAGCACTTCCTTAATGGAATCGTACTTGCTTCGGGTCTTGATGGTGATCTTAGCCATGTGGGGTCCTAAACATCAAAGAATAATGTAAAGTACCACGCTTTTAATATTCGTCAAGAGTAATTATGTGTTAAATTAGAGTATGAGTATAGCTTCTGAAACTTTCAAGAGTATTGCATCTGGATCACTTCGACGTGACGGCGTAGGTCTAGCGTTTGTAATCCCACATACGGATTCAACCTCTATCAGCTATTTTAGACTTGAACATCCATCCATCACCTGGGATGATAAGAATCTAAGAAGTGAACGGTTTGCTAATTTTCAGCATGGCGAATGCCGCAATGTTGTTCAAGTCAAGATCGAAAACTCGTCGCTCAAACTCGCGGATACTTTCGTCAAGATCGCTGACGAAATCGTTGCGAATGAAAATATTACGGGAAAATGGTCGATCCGTTTGATTCGGGAACATTCCCAAAACGGAGACGTGTTAATGCACTATCGGGTCAGTTTCTTTGACCACGATAGCGCAGTATTCTTTTCGCTGAAATTTATTTAGATCGTATTGAGAGCGTTTTCGAAGAGAACTTCCAAGCCCGCTTCAGTCTCGTAGAAATCGTTCCGATAGAAGAAACGCTTCTGCCCGTCATGCATGAAGGAAATCAGAAGGCGATCTTCGGTGTAGTGCCGATCATCGGCGTACTGGCTGGAATAGCCCTTGCGAATGCTATCGACCTGACCGTGAAAGGTCTGCGAACCATGCAAAATTCGCACACGATCATATTTCTTCAGGTCATTAGACATTAAAAAACTCCGTGACTATATTTCATGTATAGCACGGAGTTTTTCATTGTCAATGTTAAACACTATTCCCAAGAATGGCGATAGCCAGGGGTTTTCATCGCCGCATTGTCATCGATCTCAGAAACGACGACTGACCCATCCGAGTGTTCAATCGTATGTAGATGATCGGGAATCACGCGCAGAACCATACCCGGTGCGATTTTCTTCATGCCGTGTTGCAAAGCGAAGATGCGCTCAATCGATCCATCGGGAAGAACCCGCTTGGAACGACGCTTCCAATGTGATGCTTGCTCACCCGACGAATAAGCGTACCCAATATGGACTAGCTTACCGGTAGAGTCATGCGCGCAATCGTCTACTACGTTGGTAAGAACCGAATAGCTCGCTGCCTTTACCCAATTACAGAGAGCATCCTTGATATGATCGCTCTTACTCATTTGTGAGCTTGCTCCCAATTGTAAACGCAGCGATCCAGACCAATCGCGACTTCAAGTACCAGCAAATCTTTTTCAATTTGCACGCTACCCTTGCCCGCAAAGCGAGCCTTGTCAGGGAAGTCCGTGCGAAGAGAAATGCTGCACACTTCCATCCACTTGTCGCCGTTATCAACTTCGACATCCATGGTGATCTTACTGTAAGACGGCAGACGATCCGATTCCACCAGACGAGTCGGCAGACCGATCATGTCGCCAATCATCTTGCGCACGGGCTCAAGGATGTACGAGTGATAATCGTTCAGGGTGTCAGCCGTGAAGATGCATTGGAATTCTTGTTGATAGAATTCCTTGAGACGCATGTTCTTGGTGACTTGATCTTGCTCCCGCCGGAACGACTTACCCGCCTGCCACACCACCAGAGGCGGTTTAAAGCCCGTGTGACCGTTTAACAGGCTTTGGGCATAGACGTAGCTGCCAGGGGTCGTTTCGGGGCGTAGAGCCAATTCACGGGCTTCCTCGCCACCTTGAACCCAGATGTCTTCTTCGGTGTAGTTCACGTTCAGAAGATCACGCGGGGTCAGCAACGGCGCCTCGATTTCCTCGAAACGCCAAGCCGGGTTAGCTGCGATCAGTGCGGCTTGCATTCCGTCAGCGAAATATTCTTTAAATGTATTACGAAGCTTGATCTGCTTCGCATTCCAGAACATTAGACCGTTGACGTTGAACAGGGGTTGCATGACGCACTCACTTTAGAAGAGGTAGACGCCGCCCTTGATGCTCTCCATCGCAGGCGGAATAATTTCGTTTATACGTTGCTCAGTGGCGGATATCAACCGGTTCATTTCGTCAACGTTGGCATCGGGATTCGCCATGGCACTCATCATGCGCCTACGGGGTGGACGACGAATTTTATCAATCAGTTCCCGATCATCGACTTCGAATTTCGTGGGGAAATTCCATTCCTCGAAACGTTTGAACTTAACGGAACCGGTGATGAGGAATTGCGCCAACAATTCCGCCGTAATGTCCAGCGGGTTAGCGATGGCGTGTTCGCGAGCACTCTTCATCGTGAAGATAAAATTCGAGAACACCATGAGATCATCACTAGCACCCATGGATGATAGATTGCTGGTGTGCTTAGTATACTGGCACATACCACCGTTGGAAACAGTTCCAGCATTCCACAAGCCAGCAATCGCATTCAGGATGCCAGAATCCATAGCCTGCAACGCCGACCGATCCCGATGCGGCATTCCATTAGCCGTCGTCCCGCCTTGGAAGACATGCCCCAGACGGTGACAGATGATCCAGGCGTTCAGCGGCTTCCAATTCCACGGCTGCGACACGTTGTTGGTGAAGACAATGGTCGTCCGCCCAGCAGTCGGCTTGATGCCAATCTTAGCCATATCACCGTTACCCAGCGGCTTACCGGGAGTGATGAAAATGTCGAAGTCCAAGCCGCGTGCTTCAAGAACAGCCTTGGCTTTCGCCAAGCTCTTAGGATTCTCGAAAAACCTCCGATCATCCTGATACCACGAATTCACGCTTCCGCCCACACGCTCGGGAGCCTTGGACCAGTCAAAGTCCTTGTCGATGACGGTGATGTTGACGGTCATGGCTTACTTCCTCACCGCATCACAAAGGGCGATAAAACGTTGTTCGATATGCCAACCGAGAGTCGTCATCACGCCCCACGGATTACCGCGCTGGATTTGCTCATAGCAGAGCAACAGCGCGTATTCAAACGAACCGACGTACGCGATATGCTCATCAGTCAGACGCTTGTGTTCGGCATTGTCCGAGGGGATTTCGCCCTTGAGCATAGCCCGGTTCAGAGCCGCCAGGGATTGACCCGCAGTCTTGAACGCCCTGTAACGCTTGGTTTCCATGATCAGACGCCCCGCTTCACGAGTTGACGATAGGTGCGGTACTTGGAGTACCACGCCGCCTTACAACGCGCTTCGGTAATCTGAATCCAATACGCTTGCGCTTGCGGACCCGCAGGACGCGGACCAACGTAGCTCTCTTGCGTTTGCTTAGACATCAAAGAATCTCCGAAGTGCTTATATACATAAGCTACCACAGAGTTTTATTCTGTCAAATGAATTTTAGTTTGAACATGACTAGATCATCTTCTTGCATATTGTAGAAGACGAAACGTACTTCAAAAGTACCGTTACTTTGATGCGACCAACTACGACAGCCACGCGCATTTAGGAAGTCATATATTTCTGGAATCAACTGATTCGCGCCAGGGACATACACTTTGTCCCTGGTGGTATCGATATGAACCTTGGTCGTGTAAACCAAGCAATCATTCGGACCCGCATCGGTCGTTATGATTTCCACAGTAGACATTACGCCGTGGCGACGACAGCCGCGCGCAGGCGTTGTTCGGTGATCCAGTTCTCGACATCTTGGTCAGAGAACGAAGCCGCCATCCACTCGGGCATTTGGGCGCGAGCTTCGGCGATACGTTCAGCAACAAGCTTGTCACTGAACTTCTTCAGGGTAGCGAGCGTGTCAACGATGCCGATCATGATTTGAACCTTACGACAGAGCGTTGATGAGGGCAACGGCGTCCTTGTCCGACGAGCCGTCCAGGCGGGTCAGCAAAGCGTCGAGTCGAGCGGCGCGCGAAGCCTTGTAGTCGGTCCAGGCTTGCATCAGGTCGTTGACCCATTCGATGCGAAGCGCATCGCATCCAACGGCGTAGTTGGCGTAGGCTTCATTTTTGTCCTTGCCTTCGGCGGCAAGAGCTTGGGCACGCTTGTCGCAGTCTTCGCCGTATTGATTGTCCGCTGCATGTTGCAGATGGAACTTCATCGGTTCGTTGAGTAGTTGTGCCGTGACAGAGACCGACTTGTAGGTCGTTTCGGCAGTGATCGCCACGATCTTCGACAGATCGATATGGGTACCCCAACGAGTCTTATACAGCATGATCAAATCCCGTAATTATAAGATGAAAATTTCATCTTGAATACTACAGCATCTTCCTCAGATGTAAAGTACAATCTGAACACAGTTGACGATTTATTTGTAACGGGATCATAATCGGGCGTTTGAACATATGCCCATGGTCCCTCGGGTCGCCACGTTTGAAAAATATCAAACATTTCATAGCGACCATGATTGATCGTTGGACCCAGAGTTACAAAATGTTTGAAATTTGTACTGTTGGAAATTCTCGTCAATTCCCGACGCATGATGAATTGCGAAGAACAGATAGCATCGGGTATCAACGCAACGGCGCCATATTCTTCACAGAATTTTTGCCATTCATGGATGCCAATAAGCATAGGAGGTTTCATAGCCATTTGATCCTGAACATCATCATTTGATCTTCGTTCTCGAATGTAAACGAAAGACAAACGGCATCATAGGGAATCGTCTCGCCAAATCGCGAGCCCGTCGTGGGATATTTGGGCGACAGTGCAGCGTATGGTTTGAATTTATGTTCGTTCATCCACGCCATCATTTGCGGTGTCCACCACTGCATAGTATTCGAATAGACATATATGGTTCTGTCTTCGCAAGACAGATAGGTGAGTTTTGCCATCAGAGCCACTTGAGCCTAAACAAAAACGCTTGTTCGGTATCTTCGAAAGTATAGACGACGATAGGTACACCAGTATCATCGCCCCGCCCATAACTACGCCCACCGACATTACTGAAGGTCAAGTGAACGTTATTTGCTTTCATCCACGCAACAACGTCTTCCTGTAAACTCAGGTCTTCGCCATAAGTTAACAGTGTTGCTTCTCGCTGACGAAAGCATTTGTGTTTATGCATCTAGCACCACTTCCCCTACGGGTGTAGGCTTGCGCGTGGCGATATAGGTGGTGCGCCCCATCGAAATATCATAGAGCATCAGGCAACGCCGCTGGAACACCAGCCGCGATTCATCCGCAGCCCGAACCAGACCTTCAACACGGGCGATCTTATCGACAAGATCAGCGGGGACGTTTGCGGTCAAGGTCTTCATAATTATTCTTTCGGCGCGGGCTTATCGCCCTGATTGGTCAGAAGGGTATGGCGATCAAGCCAGAATTGAGCCTTGCGGAACAAGGTTTGAGCCTTGGGACCGCTCTCGGGATAGCCGCGCTCGACAAGCTCGTTGTAGTCGCCAAGGTAAGTGCTGGCGCGTACATCGGCGTCGAGAATGCGTTCCTTGAGGCTCTTAGCGGGCATTGAGCACCCACAGAGCGTCTTCGGTTTCGAGGATCAGCTTTTGATATTCCGCGAGCTTGCCCTTCAGATAGTCTTCGTTCGACAGGGCTTGTTGTCCGTGATCGGTCGAAGCCACAAAACGCTTGCCGTCCTTTTCAACGATCCAGGCGGTGTTGTCCGATTCCCAGCCAACATGGGCGACCGAGCAGCGGGCAAGGCGATTATAGCTCTCACCACCGATGTTCATCGGAGTCGCCATTTCGGTAGCGATGTCTTGGGCGGCGCGTTCAGCCGACAGCCGTTGGCGCGTCGCGTTCAGCGCAGCGCAGTAGGCTTGATCGAAGATTTGATCTTCATGTTGCATACCATCGGCGCCATAGTGGGCGTCGTAGGCAGTCCAGAAATCGTCACAGAATTTGTGGAACGTTTGAAACGACTTAAAGCTGTCGAGATCAATTTCGTCCAGACGAACGCCATCAACCAGAAGGAAGCCGTTCTTAGCCGGGAGGCGTTGATATTCCATGACTTGATCTCCATAAAGAATATAGAGAACATACCATGGAATACTAGACTGTCAAGACATTTAGCACCACTTGAGTCTAAACATCATGGCATCATTTTCTGATTTCAATTCGGCGTCAAATCCGTAATTGATATTATTTCCCAGTGTAACATCTACGGTGGCAACCACTCTGGGAGAATAGCCGAATTGTTTCATGCACCACTGATAAACAGGGGTTTTCGAAGGGAACCCCAATTCGTTATTCCAGTTGCGAAATAATGATTTCGCAATGTTTGCATGACTTGGAAAATAAGCCGTATAAATTCCGGTCATGTCATTAGTTCGGACCACTTAAGTTTAAACATGGCTACATCCTCTTCGGAATGCATTCGGATATCGAAGCAATAGTCGTCGTCATGATCAGCAAAATAAATGACCGGAGAATAGCCGAACTTGCTCATGCACCACTGGTGAACATGGGTCGCATCGCCAAACGAGAACCCAGCCCAAGTGTAATTCCGAAACACCGAGTTCTTAAGATCACATGCCAACGGAATGTAAACCGGGTAAGTTTTCGTAGGCTCTACAGCCGCGTAGGTTCCGCCTGCCATGTCAGTGCTCGAAATTGTCGAAATGATTTTTAATTTTTTGCATCAAATCGCGTTCACGAATACGCTTCTGATGAACTTCCCCGTCAGTGGGTCCAACGTCCGCGAAACTCTTTGCAAAATACAGATCAGAGTCGATCTTTTCACCAGCCGTGGTCTTGTCCTTATATCCCCAGAGGATGCGCCCAAGGAAGATTTGGAACAGGCTAAAATTGAGATCATAGTGCCCGGTCGTGGCTTTGATGGTCTCGTTCTGAGCCACGATGCCCTTATGCGTGGTGTACAGCCATTCGTGATACTTGTCCGCGAAGATACCTTGAGCGCACGAATCCCGGTAGGCTTGCCCAACCACGGTCTTGCCACGATAGACGTTCCAGCCTTGTTCTCCGATAGCCGTCCGCATTTCCTTGATGCGATAGTATCTCCGGTCAGGGAAGCGCGCATACGTCGGAGTATATTCCACGCCGTCAAGGAATTCGTGCGTACCGTCGTTGTTGATAATAAAGACAGCGGTCATGATCTACCTCGGATAAATCTGTTCAAGCACCCAACCAATATCGACGGTGTGACTTGGCTGCATGAACCAGTTGGTTTCGCCAGGATAAATCCAGGGCGAAAAAGTAATCAACGTCTTCGTCGTCATGGGCGTCGTAGCCGTGGAAGGAACGAATTCGATAACAGTAAAGACCATCTTGGAATAGTCATACTCAAACGCGAGCTTGCGCATGTTACCCGCGTGGTCGGGGAAGTACACCAAGACGGCTGCGCCTCGCGGACTCGCGTTGGAAGTCGTGACGTATTCCGGCGCCGACTTTGCAGTCAAGATGGGCTTGGTCCAGCCGAAATGCTTCGCGAGCGCGGCGTTGACCAGATAACCTTTATCGGTCGCCTTCTCCATGAAGCCGTCAACGTTCCACATATAGGTCATGCGGATTGCGCCGCTTTCTCGGCAACCTTGCGCTCCCACTTTTCGCACTTGCGGGTCATGATGGCGTTCAGTTCTTCCGACGTGATGTCGGGACGATGCTGCCAGATGATGTCCAGGGCGCAAGCCATCACGTCGATAGCTTCGCCGACAATGCCGTCATCGCCTTCGGTTTCACCGGCTTCGACCTTCTTGATTTCGTCCTTCAGTTCGACGCACTCGCCCAGCATGTGATTGAAGGCGTCGAGAATGGTCCGGTCGTTCTTGACCCGGCGACAGAAACCGAAAACGTTTTGAATGAAATCCATATTAATTGTCTTCCCTGCCCATTTCGTAGGCTTGCGCCATCAGGTCGGCAATCACGTCGCCGAAGTCGAGAAAATTCTGACCGGGTGCGAAATGCCCCAGCTTGATCTTGTTGGAAATCAGAGTGTTGATGTCACGCCCGCGTTGCTTGGCAAAATCCGAGCCAGCAAACGTTTCAGAAAAAGTGACGTTGGTCAGCGCGGGGTCGTGCATGAAACAATCTCCAAAAAGAATATACTGAATACTAGCAGCTATTCTCTAGCTGTCAAGTCAGCATTACCCGTCCGCGTGAATGTTGTAGCAGCGATTGCGAACAAATTCGGGAACGATGTTGGCGCGATCCAGAATGATAAAAATTTTATCTTCTTGAGCGCAGAACACGTCCGTATACCAGCCGTTGTCCGGTCGCTGGATAACCGTCAGCCCGACAGTTTGGTCAGCAGTCAGCTTCCCAGCTTGATCCACGATGACCAGTTCTAGGGGGTTGATACCGTTGAGACCGCACATGAACATCAGGTTGCCCAGCGTCGCCAAGGTGTCGCGTTGACCGGTGCAATCGATCCTGATGCGGTTCATGTCAACCTTCAACAGATCGGGGATGATTTCAAGACCGCTCATGAATGGCTCCAAAAATTATGTTCCTAACTTCGCATACTCTCAGATAATGTCAAGCCCATAGCAGAAGTATTTTGACTTTTATAGCGCAATTAGGGTATTGTTAACCATGACGAACAGATAAGTTCGCACAAAAAGTTGTGATTGATGCTTAAGATTACGAATATTACTCTAAAGAATTTTCTCTCTACGGGTGCCGTTACCCAAGCTGTAAACCTAGATAAGAATGGTCTTACACTCGTCCTGGGTCATAATACTGACACCAATGGCGGCATCACTAAGAACGGTGCAGGCAAGACTACGTTGGCGCAAGCCATCAGCTATGGTATCTTCGGTAAGCCAATCAGCAAGATCAAAATCCCCAATCTAATCAATAACATCAACGGCAAGAACATGCTGGTGACGATTGATATTGAAAAGGATGGGGTCAAGTATCGTATCGAGCGCGGCAAGAAGCCTGACGTTCTGAAGTTCTATGTGAATAACAAAGAACAAAAATATGCGGTTGATCAGAATGACGCCTTGGGTGAGAACCGTCACACACAAGCAGAGATCAACAAAGTCTTCGGCATGTCTAGCGCAATGTTCCAACACATTGTTGCCATGACAACCTATACCGAACCTTTCCTGCGTATGAAGGTCAGCGATCAGCGAGAAATCATTGAAGAACTGTTGGGCGTCACGCAAATCAGCACCCGTGCTGCTGCGCTGAAAATCCTACGCGACAATACCAAGGATTTGATTCGCGACGAAGAATCAATGATCAAGGCTCATACCGAAGCCAACACTCGGATTGAGACGGCTATTGGCGCCGCGATTGCCCAAGCTGAATCCTGGCAACGTAGCCATGATCGTACGCTAGCAACGCTGGCAGACGAGATTGCGACAATGCGCGACATCGACTATGACTCAGAAATCATCAAGTTTGATGCCCTTGAGTTGTGGTCGGGGCAAGAACGTGAATATCGTGTCAGTATGGATGAGTCGGAGCGGGAAATCTCCCATCTTCGTCGCGAAATGGTTTCTCTACAGTCAGATATCTCTCGATATACCAAAGAAGCATCTGCTGACGCATCCTCGCAAGTCGCACGTCTCAAATCTGAAATAAAGCGTACTCGTGATAGCATTACCAATATTGAACATTCTATCAGCCACGAACAGTCCAAGTTAGCTAAGGTCGAAAGTGATCTAGCCAACCCGGATGCTCATTCGTGTTTGTCATGTGGTCAAGGTCTCAAGGATACTAAACACCTAGAAGACATGCTTGAACGCTTGCGTACCCAACAAACCAAGCACAATACTGAAATCACCAAGCTTCAGGATACGATTGTTGCATTGGAAAAAAGTATCGATGCTGTTCAAACAGAAATCGAAACTCTCCAATCGGAAGTTGGTAAGCGTCAAACCGAAGCTGCTGAAAAGGCTGCGGTCAAGGAAGCCGCATTGGAAAAGTTGGTCCTGGCTCTAAGCACGCATCAGGAAAGCTTGGAGAACTATCGGGTTCTCTCGCACGATCACCAAGCCTCCAAGCCGGAAACTTTATTCAATTCTAAGGATGAAGTTTATCGCGCCAAGCAACTGTTCGACGCTCTGGTGAAGGAATTGGAAGTCGAAGGTCAAAAGGGAAATCCCTTTAATACCCAAGCCGATACGTTGCGTGGCACGTTGCAGGAAATTGATTACGCGAAGATCAACGACTATACGAGCTTGTTCCAGCACCAAGATTTCCTGTGGAAGCTTCTCACGTCCAAAGACTCGTTCATCCGTAAGAAGATCATTGATCAGAACCTTTCGTACCTGAACCAACGTGTCAACCACTATCTCGACAAGTTAGGTCTACCGCACGAAGTTAAGTTCCAATCCGATCTCTCGGTTGATATTACGATGTTGGGTCGAGACTTCGACTTTGAACAGTTGTCGCGCGGCGAAATGAACCGTGTTATCATGGCAACATCTTGGTCGTTCCGTGACGTTTGGGAAAGCCTCAACGATACCGTCAATTTATTTTTCGTTGACGAACTTATCGATAATGGGCTAGACCAATACGGTGTGGAAAGTGCGCTAGCGGTCTTGAAAAGCCTCGCGCGTGACCGTGGCAAGAACGTGTTCTTGATCAGTCACCGCGAAGAACTGATCGGACGCATCGACCGAATTATGTTGGTGAAGAAGGAAAACGGCTTCACCCGTCTAGAGGACGACGCTTCGATATGATGACCCTGCTACAGGCTTTAGGAGAAGATTCGGAACGGGTTCGTCTCGAATTCCTAAAGCCTGTAGACTATGGCGCGTTCAAGACCTTGGTTGCCGAACGGTACTATAAAACCGAAGAGGCTCATCATGCTCTGGTCCACAATCCAGTCATTCTCCCGTTCTCCTACCACGTGAGAACACCCCGGCACGACAAAATCATTGATTATCTATGCGATACGACAAATGATTATTTCTTGATTTACGGGGCTCGCTACATAGTTCATAGCAAAGCAATGCTAATTGTTGACTTTCTGGGTCAGCATACAGATGCCATGATTGATTTCAAACTAAGGTTTGGATGATGCAACAGCTTAGCTCTATTGTCAGTGAGAATTGGCGTGAACTTTTATATGTGACACCTAGTGTATCATATATGAACAGATTCTCCCGTGCTAATAGTGGATTGGTGAATTTGGCGGCGACCGGATATTTCGCTACATTTCATCTTAATGACAATTTCATTAGTGATTACTTGTGGGCGCATATGAATAATATGAATGAATTCTGTGTTGTGGAAGTCACAACAAATGACCGGCTGGTATTGCACGTCCCCTGCGCATCAGAAGAAGATGCAACATTCTTGAAAATCAAGGCAAGCCAGTGAAGCAATGCCTTCGCGATCTTATTGGTGAAAATCCACGGCACTCTACTTACGTGCGCCCAAGCGTGTCGAACGTAAATCGTTTAGAAGTACCTTCGGTCGGCGCCAGGGTTGATTTGAACCTTGAGGCATATTTTGTCGTTTTCGAATTCCCAGTCAATCGCGTCAGCGAAAAGCTATGGACGTATATGAATGGCAACAGTAAAAAACTTATCGTGGCTATCCGAGAACATGATACACTGCTGTTAATTCCGTGCGCGACTGAAGAGGAAGCCGCGTTCGTAAAACTTAAGGTCGGCTAAATGAGCTTTCTGGATAAAATTGTGGAGGAAGGTGACTATCTTCCGATCCCGCATGACAACACTCCGGTCGTCGTATTCTTCCGGGGTGATCCTACGCATCCATTGCTCGTCTCATATAATGAGAAAGGCAATCTGACCGTCTTGAAGTGCCCGCGTAACGAAGTGGACACGATGATTTTCAATCGTGCTATGTTTCGCAACATGCCCGCTCGGTGTGTGCGTGCCGAATTGTTCGAAGACATTCTGACTATGGCATTCATGGGTGGCAAACGTGATATTGAACGTAGCCACTTCTAAATTCATGGGACCGATTGATAAAGGCTACATGATCCATCCCTCAAGCTATCGATGGGGGCAACCGGGCACTAGTAGCAATCCGCCCCATAGCGGAGCCACGATTGGGCATGTGTGGTCAGAATGGCGTGCTCCCACGCCCGACAACATCCAAGTCTATTACGGCTGGACCGATGAATGGCATTTTTCGGTAGGCGGCTCGTCAATCAAGAAATGGCTTGATGAGACGGTCGGAAAGTTCAATTGGGACTTGATCGCTTTCCCAGATAGCACCGAATTTGACACCTTCAAGGCGAACCACGGGTTTAAGCTTCCGCCTGCATTTATTATGTTTAACACTGAAGAAAATCTTGTGCTCTACAAAATGAAGTGGCATGATAGGTTACATGACTACTCTGACTAAAATCGAGGACAAGAGTTTTTTCTTAGTCCGTTGGTATGTCGAATTCTTCCGCTGGCGAGAAGCCAAGCGGGCGTTGAAGGCTGACGCGATTTATGCACGTACTCCTGTGTTTAAGCATACGGTACTTGGTGAAACTAGTAGCGGCGTCATGTGGCGTTGGGATTTGTATGAAACCCCCACGGGCAAGCGTACAGTGAAGGCTATAAAAATGTCTTCCTATACGATGGATCAAGAACGTCATCCCCAGCACTATCGAATCATTACACCTTGGCTCGCTAAGGTAATCAGTATTGATTACGAGAAATCCTACAAGGATGCCAACGGCTCGGTTCATTACTGGTATAATAAAAAAGATGATTAGCATCTGGACCGTTGCGGGATTTCTTGCCCTGGCGACAGCCTTTGTCATGGCTGGTAAGATTCTGGATAAGCTTCCCGATCTCGATCCCAAGGAAATCATGACTCAGACCATCATGTTTTGGTCTGGCTTCCTGCTGCTGAACCTCAGTGCGTTGCGCATGGCGATCAACGCAATCTCGACTTATTTCCGATGATAATCCAACCGGGCGACCTAAACGAAATTCGATTGCAAGCCCGCCGGGGTGAGCAATTACCGTTGGTCATCCGGGTTCCGTATGCGTTTGTCATAAGTCAATTCGATTTGGCAGACCCGATGTCCACCATGCGCCTTAGAGGCGACATTGATGAATGGTGCGAAAAGAATGACGTGGAAATGCATCCTGTCCGCTGCCATAGTGGTGCATCGAAATATCCGTACACCGGTTACAGCCAAGTCGTCTTCGCCACGGAAGAAGACCTAACGATGTTCAAACTCAAATGGCTTTAGATATGGACGCGGCTGTGACGGAAATCCTGGCTAAACTTGCCAAAAATTTGAAAGACCCTGAATTCGGAATGCGAATGGTCGTTGTTTCGCACGATATTCTATACAATGATTATAGGGATGGTACCGGGAAACAAATTACACAGTTCACACCGGAAGTAACAAAATGGATGGAAGATAATTTAGACGGGGATTTACCAACCCTCGGTCTTCGGTCGTACGACAAAACTACGCTCAAATTCAAAACGATTGAAGCCGCTTGTCTGATGCGGCTCAAGTACGGCATCTACTAAGAATATTTGTAGACGCGGAAAATCACATCCTTTGCCATGAGCGTCAGGAAGATCACTTCGTCTTCCGACATAACATAGAGCTTAGTTGTCATCGCCCAACGATAACTGGGATTTTCAATGACTTTGAATTGCGGCATCCGCTTAGTCGCGGCGATCACGGCATCCACCATCCTACGTCGCTCGATCTCTTTCGGCGAGCCCTGGTAGCTGTAATTGGGGTTTGAAGCCCGTTGAAGAACGATCTCATAGTTGAAAGTTACGCCCTCGGGACGTTCTTTCTTACGATGCTTGGTCGCAGTTCCGACATTTCGCCGGTTGCGTTTCTTCATCTTATTAGATTTGTTCGTAGCGGTGATCGGATTAAAAACCATACCACAATCTAACATAGTCTATTCTTTTCTCAATCGAAAAATTCTGTATCTGGTAGAGCAAGCCATGCAGCCAGAGGCAATACAAAATATTGCTTGTAGTTGACGATAGCTGTCAAACCTGCGGGGAGTTTATCGAGAACGACGATCTCAGGGACGTTGTTGTACTTGACGATGACCGCAAGAGCCTTATCGCCATTGGCGGCATCCTGGGAAGCCTGTTCAATCCAACTATCCAATTCTTTCCAGTTCTGATTGATCAGCAACGCAAAAGATGGCGCCGATTTGTAGTGCTTGCACTCTAGCGAAAATTTAAAATTCGATGGGCAAACGATATCACCAAACGTCGCGGTTTCAAGATTGTGCGTAACCGTGCGCTGTTGGTTCTTGCCTCCGAAGAACGATCCCGAATCGATGTTCCGGCGGAAAGCCGTCTCAATTCCAGTAATCTCAGCGAAACGCTTTGATAAAAGATTTGAAATCTTTCGTTCGAAAGTGTTCCCTTTGTTTTTGCTTTGGACCGCCATGTATGAAAATTCCCGAATAAACTACATACATATTTAGCGAACTAAAAATTGAGAGTTAGGAATAATTCGTATATATTAACTATATGGCGTATCTTACCTCTACAAACTATCACTCGGCTGTTACTGAAATCAGCAAGCGTATGATCCGAGAAAATCGGGAAGAAACCAAATCATACACGTCATATCAGATTAGAAAGACTTTGCGAGCCAACCTTATCCGGGGCAATCCTACAAAATCGCCCGATGAACTGGATCAGATGGTTGACGCCCTCTACTCGCGTGTTTTACGTTCCTACAATGGGTCTGTCCAAGAGCGTCAAATGGTGGGAGCACGTGAGGGACGTAAGAAACAGGTCGCCGCCAACAAGGCCCGCCGCCGATGAAGCTAGATCGACGCCATCAGCAACCGACTAAGATGATGGACATGCGCGCCCTTCTTGCGGAGTATGGAAGCTATTCTGCGATTACTGCCGCCTGTGACCGGGCTCCCTCGGGTGTATATGTCCTGAAACGAAAGCCGGATGGTTCACCTATACGACAAGTTGAACAAGCCAAGCCCGTTAGGAAAGATCGCCGAAAAGTTACCGTTCGTCGTATAATTTACGGGACAATCTTCATGGTTCTTGGTATAGAACTGCTTCTGGGGATGGTTGCGTTTGCGATACTGTCATGAGCATTGAAGAAATTCTAGGCGGGATCGGCATTGTCATGCAATTCGTGGGCGTCACGTTCATGGCTCTGATCGCCGCCGCAACCCTTCGGGTTGTCTATGATTTGATTCGCCACGGGCACGAAATGATTCGCGAGTATCGTGAAGCCCCCGAAGAAGATGTTCTGGTCGGCATGTATGTCGATCATGATGGGAAAGTCGTCTACAAAACGAAGCGCAAGAAGAAATTCTACCGCATATGATGATGATCTTAGAAGATGGTCCGGTGATTGCCAGCATCTTGGACAAAGATGGTGGGCTAATACCTACTGATTACTTCTGTGATATTATAAAGTGGATGACCACGACGTTCGGTGCTCCCGCAATTTTGCACGGGCTGAAACCGGATGATGCTGTTCCTACCCAATGGGCTCGTACGGGAACTATCCTCTATTTCCCTAATCATGAACAGTTTGTGCAGTTCAAGTTACGGTGGTCAGATTTCGTTTCGTTCCGAGACGACTGATGAAGACGTATTCTTGTCACGTCGCGCAGTTCGACAGCAACAACCCAAAGTTTCCGATCCTCTATGCCTTCCAAATTGCGGATGGCAATCTGTTCTTCCGTTCGGAAACTACTCAACGCATTATAGATTGGATGACGAAAGAACACGGGGAACCCATGTGGCTGTCGTCGGATGATCCCGCTGATTTATCGTTGGAACATACCGAAGTTCACGGTTGGGGTTACGGCTCAAATGTGATATTCTTTACCGATACGGAAATTATTCCTTTGTTTTTGCTCCGCTGGTCGGAGTGTTTGTGGCGTATGAAATGAAAATTTATTTCGATGGTGGATGTAAGCCGAACCCTGGCAAGATGGAAATCGCGGTGGTTTCCGAATGCGGGTCCGTGCGCTTTCACCAACGCATTCATGACGGCACAAACAACGAAGCTGAATGGATTGCTTTCCTGGCGGCGGTCGAACTAGCTGATCACTATAAAGACCAAGACATCACCATCCTCGGTGACTCGAATCTGGTCATTCAGCAAGCTCTTGGGAAGTGGAAGGTCAACGCCCCGGAACTGAAGACCTACAAGGCTTGTTTCGATCAAGTCAAAGCGCGGCTTCCGCGTCTGACTTTGTTGCATGTCCGCCGGAACGATAACCTCGCGGGGCAATATATCGAGGACTTGAATTGAGAGAAAACACTTTATCCGATATCATCAAGATTATATGCGATATGTGTTTCCACGTCATCGCTGGCGCGGCGGCTATTGCAATCTCGGTTTGTTTGATATCTCTATTCGTCTTGTTTCTAATCTACGCGATCTCACACCTAATGTGGGTTCTGTATGCCGCCCTCACCCTTGTCGGTGTCTCGATCTGCTATAAGCTCGGCAAGTGGATACTCGGTACTAGCTAAATTTCAGTCTGAAGTGTACGAGATCGTCATCGGTTTCGAAATGAATACCGGCTACGTCTAAACACCATCCACCCTGTAAATTCTCGACAAGCCATAACAAACGCCGGGCGACTTTGTATCCCGCGACGCTTTGGGTTGGATAAAGGTTGCCAGTTCCGCGAACGGCTTCATTCCAGCGTGGCAACAGTTCAAGCTTGTGCTTGCCGTTCAGCCACGCCGGGCGGGAATGATCTTCGGCGATCATGCGAAGCACAAAGTAATTCACTTCGTTCAAAGCACGAACACCGAAGAACGTACAAGTTTCGGAAAACTCGCTCATAGGATCGGTAGTCCCGATTTCTCTACGTTTTTGACTTTCTCCGCGATCATTTCTTTAATAGCTTCGCGTTCTTCAAAGCATAGTGTCCATGCTTCTTCTCGCGAAACCGAACCGCGCATGTACCACATGATTTCATGAATATCTAAAATCAATTTCTTTGTACCGACTGCATATTCTTTCAAGAATTGACCTAGCTCTTGACGATCAGTGATCCTCAAGAGCCCTTGGCGAAAAAACTAGAAGGGTCAAACTCCACGTCCGACTTCCACTCGTGCTGGCAAGCTTCGCACTGGACGTTGACGCCCTTGTCGAGACCCTTGGAATTCATGCTATCCACGGTCTTTTCAATCTTTTCAAACCAAGGCTTCGGGATGTTCGACAAGAATTCAGCAATGTCGGATGTCTTGGTCACGGTGTTGTTCGGCACAACAACCTTAGTAATCGATTCCGCCAGCGACCGAACCGATAGATCGGTCAGACGCTTGTGTGCAGCGTTTCGAATTTGCGAACGCTCTGCCTCGGGTGTATCTTCTTCGATCTCTTGAATCATGCGGTTGACATCATAAGCAACCATGGCAATTCGAGTGCCGATTTCCATGTCAAACGGCTTCGTATACACTAGAATTTCGTCGGATAGTCGAACTAGACCGTCTTCCAATTCAATGTGAACCATGCCTGCCAGCATTCCACCAAGATCACAGTCCATTTCATGATTGTGACCGCACTTGGGGCAACGTGCCTGGATTTCCATGGTGTTACCGTAGGTCGCAGCACGAATAGCCAGCAAGATCACGTCTAGGTCTGGCGTAGAGATCGCGCGCGGCGCCTTGATGTCTGGGACACATGATTCCAACAACTTTTCAATGGCATAGCCACTCATCAATGCATCTGGGGACGACAGCAATAGTTCGTCAGCCGCGCGCATGGGCAAGACCGGGATTTGTCCTGCCATCGTCGGATTATATTGTTCGGGGCGCAAGAATGCACCGCGCGTCGGCAAATCAATATGCAAGCCCGGCTGACGGAAATACTTGGCTAGAGGATTGCCCGAAACCGCTGCTGGTGAAAACATTGCAGATTCATCAAAATCATCAAACGCATCGCTCATGTGAAAATTCCTAAAGAGTTATATAGGTATTTATGGAGCAATTAAGGCGGGCTTTAATACGACCCTAAATATATTTGAATATTTGTGGGTTCTTTTTTATGGCTGACATTACTGACGTAGCATTAGCAGAACTTGTTAACTCGATGAACAAGTCAACCGGTTTGCTTAAGCAAATCGCGGATAATCTCGACGCTACTGCTGCCGGGAAGTCGAACGCTCGTCAAATCCTGCGCAAGAACCTTCAAGACGATACCAAGTCTACTCAAGATCACGTCAAGGCGTTAAAGAGTAGCACTGATCAGTTCCTAAAAAATACTTCGTCATCTAAGAGCATGATGAATGCCCTACCGGGCTTCATGAGCAAGTTTGCTCGTGGTCTCGACAATGCTGTTGATAAGATGACGGGCAACCGCCCAAGCAACAACAAGATGATCTATGGCGGTATGGCAACCGCTGGTTTCTTCCTTGAGAGTTTCTTGAAGTACGGTCAAGAGTCTGCAAAGGTTATGAAAGACCTGTCCAACTATGGACAAACCTTCAGCGGTAGCATGTTCACGATGTCTCGTGCTGCTGCCCAAGCTGGTTTGCCGTTGGATGAACTTGCCACCGTTATCAAGAAGAACAGTGTTGTTATCGCCAACGTCGGCTTGAAAGACTTCACCGGTTTGAGCAAGCGTGTTCGTGAGCTTACGGATGCTGCTGGTAATTACGGCTTTACTCTTGAACAAATGAATGATCTCCAAGGCATCGCCTTGGATACTCAGCGTTTGACCGGGGACAAATCAGCTAAGAATACCAAGTCACAAGCCAAGGCGGTTCAAGAATTCGCACTAAGTGTTTCGTCCATGGCTGTCATCACGGGTAAGCTCAGAGAGCAAATCATTCAAGATGGTAAGGCGGCATTGGACACTGAAGTTCTTGTTGCAACCATGCAACAAACAACCAAAGCCGGTATGGGAACCTACAACAAAGCAATCGAAAAGGTTGTGTATGATCTTGCCGCCCAAACCGGGCAAGCTGGTACAATGTTGTCCCAAGCGTTTGCTGAAACTGCGGGCGGCATTGGTCCCCAATTCTCTGATCTGGGTCAGAAATTGTTGGATCAAGGCTTAGGTCAAGGTGTTGATTTCCTTCAACAATTACAAGACAATATTGCGAACGGCATGGACCCGGATGAGGCAACTGCGTCGTTCAATACACAGATGAAGCAATTGCTTACGAACCCACAAGTTCTGCAAATGCTGAAGGTCAATGCTTCGACGGGTGATGCGACTGCTAAATCTTTGATCAAATTAGGATCAGAGATTACGGTCTATACTGCGGCGCAAAAGAAAGCAAACTCGGCGGATATCGAACGTCAAAAGAAAGTAACGAATTTCTTTACTGCATTTGACAGCGTGTTCAAGCGTTTGCGCGGTAAATTCGTTGACGCATTGCTTAAGCCGCTGGAATCCATTGAATCCGCTATGGGTGAAGGTGGAGCCTTCGACAAACTTGCGCCGCTGTTCGAAAAACTCGGAACAAATCTCGGCTTGTTCATTTCTGAAACCGTTACACCACAAAATATCGAGCGTTTTGCTTCGATGTTGGACATGCTGTTCAAGGTGGGTTCGGCTCTGGTTACAGCCGGAACATTCATCGCTGGTTTCTTCCTCGATAGTCTGCGCTTTGTACATAAGCAACTCGGTTTCCTGGGTGAGACCGGATCGCTGGTTGTGACTAGTTTCGTCGGTCTGGTTGCTTTCCTTAAGGCTAAGCAAGCCCTCGGTATGCTGATGGGCAATTCCAAGATGCACGTCACTGCTGGTGTCGTTAACATCAATGCGGCATCCGTCAATGGCGGTGGTGGCGGCGGGGGTGTCCTTGACGATCTGGTCGAAGGCAAGGGACGCAGACGCCGTGGTAAGGGCTGGCGCAAGGGCGCGGGCTCAGCAAAGCGTATGGCTGCGGTTGAGCAACGCCTGTTCAGAAGCAAAGGCATTGGCGGCAAGCTCGGAATGGCTGCTGAAAAATATGGCTCTAAAGGTCTGACGGGTGTTCTTGAAGTTGCCGGTGCAGGTTCCAAGGTAGCTAAGTTCGGTTCCGGTTTAACAAAGGGCGCCGGTCTTCTTGGCGTTGCTATCACGGCTGGTATGGCTGTCAACGATATGGTGAAAATCAAAGAAGCCGTCGATAGTGGAAAGATCACGCCCGAAGAGGCTAAGAAAAAACTAGCTAAGCTCACTGGTGGGCTAGCAGGCGGCGCCCTTGGTGCTGCTGGCGGCGCACAAATCGGTGCTCTGATCGGCGGCGTCGTGGGCTCTATCGTCCCTGGTCCTGGCACGGTCATTGGTGCCGTCATCGGCGGTGCTGCTGGCTCGGCTATTGGTGCATGGGCTGGTGCAAAAGGCGGCGAAGCTATTGGTGGTTTTGCTTACGATAAGCTGTCTGGAAAGAAAGCACCTTCGGGCACTGTTAAATCCCCGACTGGCAAGCCTTTACCCGGCGCACCATTGGGCTCGGGCGACCTTGGCTATGTACCTAAGCAATCCGCTGGATCGGATGAAACAGCCAAAGAAATGCGTCAAATGCGCCTAATGTTGGAACAACAAGGGCAAACAAACCTGCGTCTTCAAAAAGAAAACAACGATCTATTGCGTAAGACTAACGGCACATTAACTGACGGAATGAAATAGTAAATATTGTAATCTTCGTGGTTAATAGGCATAATTAACTAAATATCCTATTGTAACTATTCGAAAAGATTCATATGTCTTGGAAAAAACACTTTGTAGTCGTAAATCCGGTAGCAACCACTCCTATTAGTGGCGGCAATACTGGCTATAGTGCGGGGGCTTCTGCTTCTGCGAAATACGCAAGCTATCTGCCGGAAGTCTACGCTGGACACCCTAACCGTATTCAGCGTTACTATCAATACGAAGACATGGACCGCGATAGCGATATTAATGCTGCGCTGGACACTATTGCTGACTTCTGTACACAATCTGAAGAACAGAATGAAGAACCGTTTGATATTCTTTATACCGAAGAAGCCAATGAAACTGAAGTAACTCTCATCAAGAGTTACTTGACAAAATGGGTAAAGCTCAACGATTTCAAGAGCCGCCTGTGGCATATCTTCCGCCAAACCATGAAGAACGGCGATCAGTTCTTCTTGCGTGACCCCGAAACGGGTGAATGGCTCTGGATTGACCACTTCGCTGTTGAAATGGTCAAGGTTGACGAAACCCAAGGTAAGAAGCCGGATGAGTATATCGTTCGTGGTCTAGACCTGAACCTCCAAGGCAAGTTTGCCACTAAGACTGCTGACCCCACTCAGTATCGTACCCCGTTCGGTACCTCGCTGATTCCGAACAGCCGTCCAGTTGGCGGCGGTGGCACAACCAGTTCATCGAACTTCCAAATGGCAGGACAAAACCGCGATCCCCGTACCATGCAGGGTGGCAACTCGCTTGTTGAAATGAGCGTCATCGAAGCCAAGCACGTTGTTCACCTTTCCTTGTCAGTTGGCATGGACGCCAATTGGCCCTTCGGCAAATCTATCCTTGAACCCATCTTCAAGACGTATAAGCAAAAAGAATTGCTTGAAGATTCGATCATCATCTATCGCGTTCAGCGCGCTCCCGAACGTCGCGTGTTCTATATTGACGTTGGTAACATGCCTCCGGTTCGTGCCAAGTCGCACATTGAGCAAATCAAGAACGAAATCCACCAACGTCGTATTCCTAACCGCACTGGCGGCGGGTCTTCGATCATGGATGCTGCTTATAATCCTCTGGGTATTCTTGAAGACTATTACTTTGCTCAATCGGCTGATGGTCGTGGCTCAAAGGTCGAAACCTTGCCGGGCGGCGATTCGCTCGGTGACATTGGCGACTTGAGCTATTTCAGCCGTAAGATGGCGCGCGGTCTGCGTATTCCTTCTTCGTATCTGGCTATCGGTGACGATGAAGGTCAAGGCGTGTCATATAATGACGGCAAGCTTGGTGCAGCGGTTATTCAAGAATTCCGTTTCAACAAGTATTGTATGCGCCAACAAGCTTTGCTTGCTAATAAATTCGATGAAGACTTCAAGTATTACTTGAAGGAAAACGGCATTGAAATCGAACAAAGCCTATTTGAATTACGATTTAATCCTCCCCAAAACTTCACTAAATATCGTCAGATCGAACTCGACCTACAACAAACGCAAGTCTATGCCGGTGTTCAAGGGATCAAGAAACTGTCGGAACGCTTTAAGCTGACCCGCTTCTTGAACCTCTCTGAAGACGAAATGGTGGAAAACGAGCGTCTGTGGAAGGAAGAGAATCCCGACAAGGTTCGTAAGGCAACCGGTACAACGGCTGCTGAAAGCGAACCTGATGGCGATCTTGGCGCCGTTGGTATTCGCCCGCCGGGTGATGACATGGAACTGCCACCGGGAGACGAAGCAGCACTGGACGGCGATGCACCCCCTGAAGGTGGTGGCGTCCCTGGTGGGGCTCCTGATGCTGCACCCCCGCCGGGTGGTGGCGCGGGTCCGATGTAAGAAGGATTTGGGATATGAAAATTTTTGAATTTGTCGATGAACGCGATATGCAAACAGCTTACTACGATCCTGCCAAGGATGCGTTGAATAAACGTAACTTGGACGATACTCGTAAGCCCAAGCTCACACTTTCGGCTCTAAACCGATTGAAGCGTATGCGTGCATTGCGCAAGTTGGAGAAACTGAAACACCAAGATTTGATCAGTGTGATGTACTCATCACCCGATGAAGGTGAAGGCGGTGGCTTCCCGATGTAGTGAATTCAGGGGGATTTAGTCTTAAATTCTCCTAGTTTTCACCCATCATATTGCTGTTATTCAAAAAATATACTGTTTTTTACAGTTAACAACAGCATTTATATTCAAAGAACTAAATAATTCAGATGCTTGAGCGGCGTCGTGCAAAACCATATGGGAGAACTAATAACATGCGTGCTATGCTAGAAAAGGCACTGGTCGCCCTTCTTAATGAAGAGAACGACAAAGCCCAAGAATATTTCCACAATTTCATCGTTGAGCGTGCTCGTCAAATCCACGAATCTAACCGTTCGGGTGACGAATTTGCTCTAGAAGAAAATTGGGATCAAGAAATCTCGTCGGAACACTACTTCACTGAAGAAGACCTGACCGACCTAGAAGACGGCGACGAAGATGACGTTGCTGATGACGAAAACCTGGAAACGGGCGACGTTGCTGACGACGCTGGCGCCTTCGGTGCCGAAGATGGCGTTGACGGCGTTGATGATGCTGCTGGCGAACTGGGCGATGACCTGGGCGAACCGGCTGACGATCTCGACACCGACCTGAACGATGAACCGGAAACCGTCGAAGATCAAATCGATGAACTGACCGGCAAGATTGACGACATGGTTTCGAAGTTCGAACAAGTTATGGCTGCATTCAACGGCGAAGCGGAAGCTGATGCTGGCGTTGACGGCGATGAAACTCTGGACGAACCGGCTGACGAATTCGCTCCGACCGACGACGAAGGTCTGGACGTTGCACCGGAAGGTGACGAAGACGAAGCTGATGAAATCCAAGACGACATGGCTGACACTGACGAAGACGACGTTAACGAAGACGAAGACCTAGATGACGACTATGACGACATGAACGAATCGGTTCTGTCGGAATTGCAAGCCATCAAGATCGCTCTGACTGACGGCGACGAAATCGGCACTGGTCCTTCGTTCACACAGAACAAGTCGGCTGCTATCCCGCAAAAGAGCAAGGAAGCCCGTCAGGGTGGTGCTCCGGTTCAAATCAAGAGCAAGAACCACTCGGGTTTCGCTCGTGAAACAGCACCGACCGTTGCCGCTGCAAAGCAACACAAGAACAACAAGCCTACCGCACCTTCGATGGAAAAGATCAGCAAGGAAGGCAATAAGCCTGCTGCTGAAGTCAATAAGTTGAAGTCGGACGGTAACAACGTCTCGCCGCTGATCAAGAAGTAAATTCTAGATTAACGACTTACTACAATGACCCCGGAGGAAACTCCGGGGTTTTTTGTTGAAAAGATTACGTTGAAGATAAAGCAAGTACAGTTTCGACTAAATAATATTGACATTACGTGGGCGAATTTGCCTGTAATTAAATTTGAGATAAGCAAATGAAATTTCTTACAGAACAATTGACCTTTGATCAAGCTGGACTAATCGTTGAAGCGAAGACCGAAGGCGAAGGCGATACCGCCAAGAAGAAGCTGTTCATGTCTGGCGTCTTTATTCAAGGTGGCGTCCGTAACCTGAACCAACGTGTTTACCCGACTAACGAGATTCGTAAGGCGGTCGATAACATCAATGAAACCCTGCACAAGGGCGAAAGCGTTCTCGGCGAGTGTGATCACCCCGAAGAACTGACCATCAACCTAGATCGCGTTTCCCACATGATTACTAAGATGTGGATGGATGGCAACACCGGTATGGGCAAGTTGCAAATCCTCGAAACACCGAAGGGCAACATCATCCGTACTCTGCTGGAAAGCGGCGTGAAGCTCGGCGTTTCGTCGCGCGGATCGGGTAACGTTGATGCAAGCGGTAACGTTTCGGATTTCGAAATCATCACGGTTGACGTGGTTGCTCGCCCTTCGGCTCAGAATGCTTATCCGAAGGCTGTCTATGAAGCGATGATGCACTCTCGCCAGGGCTACGAAATCGACAAGTTGGCTCATGCCATGGTCGAAGACCCCAAGGCTCAGAAGCACTTGAAAGAGACACTTCTGAAAGTAATCGATAATCTAAAATTCCGCTAATACAGTAAAAAGCCCTCTTCGGAGGGCTTTTTCAATTTAGTTGAATAAAAAACGCGAAAAAGCCGCCTTAACTGGGGGCTTTTTTATTGTCTATCTAAATAATTGTATAGGCAAGTGTTTCTTACACGTTGCAGCGTTCTTTGGTTCCGACCGATTTGCTCAACATGATCTGAAATCATCTTGCCTTGTAAGTATGACTGAAGTCTAGGCGTCAGTCAAAGAACCGATTAAACCCAAAGGAGAACTCATCCTATGGATAAAACTCTCGCAGAACTTCTTGGTCAGGCTGGACTGTCTTCGGACATCGTTGAAAGCCTACAGGAAGCCTTTGATGCAAAGGTGGCTGCGGCGCGTGAAGAGGCAGAACTGTCGATTCGCGAAGAATTTGCCCGTCGTTATGAACATGACCACGGACAACTCGTCGAAGCTATGGACCGTATGATTACTACAGCGGTCACAGAACATGCGGAAAAGCAATCGGCTGAAGTCGCTAAGTTGGCTGAAGCCCGTAAGGCATTCCGTAATGCAGTAAAAGAATCGCGTGCTCAGTACAAGACGAAGTTGAAGGAACACGTTGACCTTACAAACAACTTCGCCGTGGAACAACTTTCCAAGGAAGCTATCAAGCTGAAGGAAGCCCGTTCGGCTCTCGTTGAGACCCGCAAGACGGCTCTTGAAGACCTGAAGGCTCTGAAGGAAAGCGTTGCTAAGCAACAAGCTGAACGTGTCCAAAAAATCGATGAATTTGTTGTGCGTAATCTCAGCAAAGAACTCGTTGAATTTAAAGAAGATCACCGTGCTCTAGTCGAAACTCGTCTGAAGCTGGTTTCCGAAGGTCGTAAGAAGCTGAAGGAAACTCAAACTACATTCATCAAGCACTCTGCCAAAAAGGTTGAGGAAATGGTGAATGAGTCGCTGAAGCGTGAAATGACCCAGTTGCATGAAGACCTAGAACGTAATCGTCAGAACTCGTTCGGTCGTCGCATCTTCGAAGCTGTCGCTGCTGAATTCATGACTAGCTATCTAGTCGAAGGTACTGAAATTGCCACTCTGCAAACCGTCGTTGAATCGAAGGAATCAGAACTGGCTTCATTGAAGTCCAAGCTGAACGAAGCTGAACAATCGTCGGCTGCACTTATTCGCAAGAATAAGCTGGCTGAAGACCGTGCGGTTCGCACGAAAATCATGAACGAACTTCTTTCTAACCTTCGCGGTGAAAAGAAGCAAGTCATGGAAGGTATGCTGGAAATGGTGAAAACACCTAACCTCCGCGAATCCTTCAATCGTCTCCTTCCTGTCGTTCTGAACGAAAGCAAGGCTCGCCCGGCAATTGCCACGGCTAAGCCCGCTCTGATGGAAGAGAAGAAGAACCACCAAGAACAGCGTGGAACCGTCGTCACTGGCGACCGCCGCGCACGGCTTGAAGAATCGGTTTCCGATACAGACGCCGAAATCGATCATGAACTAGCGCAAGTTATTCGCCTTGCCGGTATTAAGTAAATAAGGAGTTTTTTCAAAATGTCGAAGCTTTTTGAATCTCAGTGGAGCGTAATCAAGCAAACGCTTTGCGAAGGTGAAGACCTGACCCGTAATATGGACGGTACACCTAACACAACTAAGAAGAAGATGATGGAAACTGTTCTTGAGAACACCCGTCGCGAACTGCGCCTGATGGAATCGGCTACTGCCGGTGCTACCAACGCAGCGTCGGTTGCTACTCTGAACAAGGTCATTCTGCCGGTTATCCGCCGCGTTATGCCTACCGTTATCGCCAACGAAATCATCGGCGTTCAACCGATGACCGGTCCCGTTGCCCAAATCCACACCCTGCGCGTCCGTTACGCTGATACCGTTCCGACCGCTGGCGGTGGTGTCTCGGCTGGTAACGAAGCCCTGTCGCCGTTTGACATCGCTCGTTTCTATTCGGGTAACGAAAACGTTGCTACCCCGAAGGCTGCACCGACATCCGCTCTGGAAGGAAAGCCGGGTAATCGCCTGTCGATCCAAATCCTGAAGGAAGTCGTTGAAGCTAAGTCGCGCAAGCTGTCGGCTCGCTGGACTTACGAAGCTGCCCAAGATGCTCAAGCCCAACAAGGCATTGACATCGAAGCAGAAATCATGGCAATCCTGGCTCAAGAAATCACCGCAGAAATCGACCAAGAAATCTTGGTTTCGCTGCGTGCTCTGCCGGGTGCTGCTACTTCGACCTTCAAGCAAGATGAAGTCTCGGGTACCCCGACCTTCGTCGGTGACGTTCACGCCGCTCTGGCTATCTTGATCAACCGTCAAGCTAACCTGATCGCTTCGCGTACTCGCCGTGGTGCTGGTAACTGGGTTGTCGTTTCGCCGACCGCTCTGACCATCCTGCAATCCGCAACTACATCGGCTTTCGCCCGTACAACCGAAGGCGTTTTCGAAGCTCCGACCAATACTAAGTATGTCGGTACTCTGAACAACTCCATGCGCGTTTACGTTGACCAATACGCTTCGGACGCAACTCCGGTTCTGGTTGGTTATAAGGGTAACGAAATGGACGCCGCTGCGTTCTACTGCCCTTACGTCCCGCTGACAAGCTCGGGCGTTGTTATCGATCCGCAAACCTTCGAACCAGTCGTTAGCTTCCAAACACGTTACGGCTACGTTGAACTGTCCAACAGTGCTTCGTCGCTCGGCAACGCTGCTGACTACCTGGGTCTGGTTGCAATCGACACCGGCACTCTGTCCTTCATCTAAGCCTAGCTTAGAAATAGACAACGATTACGGCGGGGGAAACCCCGCCGTTTTTGTTTGTCTGGACCACTTCAATTTAAACAATGCCATTTCTTCGACATCCAAAGTAACAAATTTCCATTTGTCGGCTTCGGTTTCTTCAAAGTGATAACACGTTCCGAGATTTGCTTTACACCAATGCACTAGCTCACGTTTCAGATCACCAGATGGAAATTCGACGTATTCCATCGGAATTTCCATTTCAAGCGGGTCCATATACAAAGGCATGTTAGTACCTCGTGCCGGTGTTGATCACACCTTGGGTTCCCATCCAAAATTCAAGGCGCATTTCGGCTGTACGCCTTCGGAATTGGTGTGTCAATTCGTCCATCATATCACCGACCGCTTTGACTTGTTCCTTAGTATCAAAGACGCCAACAATATCTTTCTTCATGATGAAACTGTCACCATCATGAAATTCAAATTGTTCTTGCGAATGAAAGCTATACGACGCCGTATCAAACGGAAATGGATCATCGATAAAATCCGTATCGATGAACACTCTGTCGCCGTACTTTTCCAGCCGCATGATCTTGTAGATAGACCAATCCATATCGCTCCCTAGAGCAAGCACAAACTTGCCGCGAGCAATATCAAGCGTTCCACGCTTGGGAAAAAATTGAACAAGTTCTTGATACATTAGTCCAGCATCAATTTCTTGGCGGCATCGGTGATGATGATCTCCGGTTCGGCGATTTGAATATGCATGAACTTCGCCTTCTCGTTCAGATACGTCACCGCATCCTGGCGAATCTGGTCGATGTCGTAGACGTGGCTCATGAACCGATCATAACCCACGATGGTATTCAGCACGGTTTCCGAGTAAGTCGGAAGTTCATCCACCAACAGGATTTCGTAGTCCGAATACGGGGTTCCTTTGCGAGCAAGCTCGCCGTTCATGCCTGCGCGCATGGTGATGCGAAGTTTAATCTTCATGGGTTCGGTCCACCGGCATACAACGTTGGGGTTGACGCATATCGCGATCATCACGATTGAACATGCGAGCGCACTGATCGCAATAGTGGTTCTTCGTGATGTCCTCCATATACCACTGTCGGGGCTCGCCCTTAAGCGGATATTGGCACGCCGTGCGGTTGCAGGAACCGTCCAGTTTGCCCTTATCGTCCATGAGGGGACCGGAGTATGCCTTGCCCGCTTCGCGGGCTTCCTTGGGCGTTAGAACGCGCCTGGGCTCGTTCATAGTGCGCAAGTAGCTGTCCCAGCTTGTCGGCGCCATATGGCTTCCTTGAGCCTTCTTCGTACGAATATCGGCAACCGATTTGGGGGCTTTCTTAAGCTTCAAGACAAATACTCCTAAACGAATATTTGGCTATATTATCGTCTATCCTATATTTGTCAAGCCGATTTTCGTAGCTTGACAGCGCGCAGATGCACGGATATCTGTCGGGAATCCGACTAAGGAAATTGCTCATGACAGATTTGATTTATTGGCGTGTTACCAAAGCATTTGCTGAATATGGGCATGATTTTCCGTCTACCCTGCATGAGGGGACGCGAGAGCAACTTGAAAAAGTAATTGAAGCGTTCGGCTATGATCGCCGCGACGATACGTTGTGGATTAAGACGTGTCCGAACAACAATCGATGGTATATTGGGCTTTCGTTTAAAGCAGCGTATGACGAATACGTTGATATGAATAGGAAAGCTGCATAACCGAGGACTCAAAAGCCCCGCTGATTAGAGCGGGGCTTTCAGTTTAACCATCCGGGTCAGTGAGCGGCGCCCCGGTTATACTGTTGTTTAGTCATCACCATAGATATCAAGAATTTCTTCAATGATCGGGTGACGTTCAACGTCGTGTGCATCGAAGCGAATGACGGAAATCGCCTTGCTTCCACGCTTTTCTAGACGTTCAACAAAATCACCAAGACCATTGATCTTGAAACCGCGATCATGCTGGTTCAAGTCACCAGTTACGATCATACGACTGTTTTCACCGATACGGGTGAGAACCATCTTCATTTGGCTGACTTGCGAATTTTGCATTTCGTCGGCAATGATGATTGCGTTTTTGAATGTGCGACCGCGCATATACGCGAGGGGAGCGATTTCGACTACTTCATCAGTGAACATCTTCAAGACTTGATCTTTCGAATAATGTTCCTTGAACACGTCCAAAATCGGCATCATCCAGGGCGTCATCTTGGCGATAAGATCGCCGGGGAGGAAGCCGTGTTCTTCGTCAACCGAGACGGCTGGACGAGTAATGACGATTTTGGAAATCAAACCTTCTTGCAAGCACTTGATGGCATACTGTGTTGCCAGCAAAGTCTTACCGCAACCGGCTGGACCCATTGCGAAAACTACTGACTTGCTATCGTTTTCGAGAGCATCAACGTAGTCTTCTTGGGCTAGGTTACGCGGTGTAAGTTCTACACGCTTAATTTTGGTTTGAGTTTTGCCGTGATCAAAGTCGATGACGTTGGCGCCTCGTTGCTTAGAACGAGAATATTCGGGTGAGTTGCGTTCTTCCCGAGGGTTGGGCTTGTTAGACCGTTTTGCATTTCTGGCGAGGTGTCTTGCCACTTCAGCCTCCATTTTGAGTTTGTTAAAACCGCTCACAAATATTTAGGAGTAGAGATTTTTTTAAATAAGTATGGTTTTATCTAGGGAATTTTTGACTACTCATGATCTATTCACTTATTAACCATAGCAAATACTTGGCTATACTTCGATATTAATAGTATTCATTAGTAATGATTGTCTTCTTGACAAAATCATATAAGCGTGCAATAATCCCCACCATTGATCAGGAGATTTGTATGAGCGAATTCATCCATCGGAATGCCGTTGTTCTTGATTGGTGCTTTATTCCCGATCAAGACATCCAAGCTCTAATCAAGGCGCGGTACATCAGTACCGAGTTTTTTCGTAAGCATTCGGTGATCGATCTCACGTTGCTGCGCGATTACTATCACCCGGAGTACGATGGTCCGAGCGTCGATACGCTTGACGATTTCGACGGGAAGATGTTGAGGTTCTTGAAGCAACACGACATCGACGTTGCTGTAACCCCGGTCTTTATTCACGTTTGGTGGTAGCCAAAATACGTGCTATACCTAAGCAGAATCGGAGAAATGCTATGGTTAAGCGGCGTAATTTGAATATGTCTATCCCACAGTCGGTGTGGGATTTTCTCGATGCACACGTTGCAGAGACGGATTCGACCTATACCGAAACCGTGAAGAACAGCCTCAAGCTTCTTGAATGGGTCAAGACTGTTCGTAAAAACGAAGAAGCCATCCTCGTGCGTGACAAGGATGGCAACGTTCGTGAAATTTCGATTTTATTCTAGCTGTTCATCGTCGCCATGAGGATGTAGGTCATCACCAATAGGTAGATGATTGCAATCCCTGGCTTGCGCAGAAGCACTAGATATCCCGTGATCAAGAACGCGGACAGGATGATTATGCCTATCGCGGCGTCTTTCATCACATACCCCAGTGATCGTTACAGCGGGCTTCGTATTTGTCAGCCGCGCCCAGTTCGATTTGCTCCCCATCGGGGACTTTCTTATGCGTCTTGGCGGCAGGCTGACCGCAACGGGTGCAGTTAGCCTTCAGCTTAATCGTGCTGTCTGCCATTCCGGCAAGGAGAGCCGTCTTCAGAAACGGCTCTCCTTGCCAGTCCATATCGAGACCTGTAACTACAACGTCGGCGCCCGTTATTAGACAGTCTCGAATATGCTCAATGATATTTCCCTTGAAATGCGGCTCTTGGAAAAATTGTATTTCGTCTACGAACACAATTTCAGAGTCGGCGGCTTCTAAGGCAACTTGATCCCAAGTCGTAACTGACTTGGCGTCAACCGAAAGACCGTCATGTGAGACGATCTTAGTGGTTGAGAACCGATCATCAAATGCTGGCTTTACTACCAGAACACGTTTCTTTTGACCCTGTTGAGCCCATAGGACTCGCTTCAAAAGTTCCGTGGTCTTACCAGCATACATTGGACCGCAAATGGTCGTTAGTTTCCCGAACATTGATTCTCGCTTTCGAGAAGGGCAATGGCGGTATCCAAATATTCGATAGCTTTTTTGCTATACGAAGTGGAAAATTGATTACGAAGGGTCTTTAGCTGACCGATACGACGTTGTTCAATTTCTAACCGACGTTGGCGTTCCAAGTCTAAAAGTTGCTCACGCACTCGCATAATCTAAAAGAAAACCCTGTTGCACAATATCATGGTGGATATGGTACCAATTCGGTACCATGCGCCCCGTGGCAAATCTCAAACCTTTGTCACGGTTATACTCACGTTCCATTAGGTAGCTCTTGTGACCTATGGACGCCCCGTCAAGTGCGTGTTTAAAATTATCTTCCACCCAAATCGATGAAGGATAATTCTTCAACACTGCACTTTTCGGTTGCTGCAATCCCACACAATGGACCGCAGCAAAATCAAACCCGAAAACTTTCTTCAGGTTTGCTTCTCTACTTTCCTGCACGCCCGGCTTATCCGAACATGAGGAAATTGCCACGATTTCGTAACCCATCTTATGCAATACCGGGAGAATGACGAGCGCGTCTGGTTCGGGTTCAAGGTTAGCCATGAACTTCGGATCACACGAAAATTCGTCAATAAAATTGTTGACAATCTCTCGATCCGTTGACCCCAAAAGTTTTTCTATTGAGCAAGTATCGCGCAAACGATCCGTGCCGATATAACCTTTGGTTTCCGCCCAATCTTGGAAAGCGTCAGCAAAGCGCAAGATTGTGTCGTCAATATCCGTAAGGATGTATTTCATAAAATGGTTTCCGAGTTAGACCGCGCTATAAGTAGCGTCGATCTTCGCAGCGACAGCCGCCAATTCGTCTTCGCGGCGCATATTTGCAGCAACCTTCTTAGACATATTGTTCAGCCAAACGCCCATCGCTTCCGAAATTTGTTCGCGATACTTATTCAGGTAGTAGTTGACGACTTCCTCTGGACTATTGTCCGCGAAGCGCGTCTTAACAACTTCTGCCTTCATAACGTCAATAATGACGGTGGCGTCTCTCATGTGAACCGCATTAACACGGTCCACAAGAACGGGTTGTTCGAAAACTTCCCAGTTCGTCTCGTCCTCTGCCCAACCCGCTTTATTCGTGCGAGCCTTCGAAGAAGGACGACGAACCGTGTTGATCACGAGGAAAGGACGATTACGCAAGTAGCGATCATATGTCGCCTTCTTGGTGGCTTCGGCTGCTTCAACCGGAGTCACAACGTTTTCAGTGTCGTCCAAAATATTCTCCAAAAATTAAGATAATAAACTAGGAAATCTAGGAGGCAGAGTTTCTTGCTGTCTCTTCAATTTCTGTATGATAACTGCAATGTCCACTGGATTGCTATATTTTTCCATTCGTTGATTGCTAAAAGTTACGAGAACGGAACCATCAGCGCGCCGAATGGCACTATAAATTTCCAAATCAGGAATCATTGTTATCCTACGATTTTGCCAGACGCGAAAGTTCAGCCAGCGTCGCCGCCAGATTGATTTCAAAGTCCGCTACTACCGCGTGATTTACCAGACCGCGCCGGATGATAAGCAAAGCCTCATCCTGCTTGTCTTCGGTAGCACCCCACAAGTTCAGGTTACGATACATGAACTTGAAGATTTCGGGATACTCTTCGACTTGCGCCTGACCGACAACAAGCTTACGAGCTTCCAAGAACTTACCCGAGTTGAACAGATTGACCATATCAACTAGGTAATCCTTTGTACCTTCCTCATCAGCTTCAAGCGGCGCGAGCGTACCCGACGACGAATGTTGTTGAGCAAGGTTGATACACTTCCGTAGGTCGGGATAGGTCTTTTCCACGTACACCAGAAGGTCGTCAACTTCGAAATTGACGTTTTCCGTGACGAGAATTTCACCCACCCGAGCCGTGAATTCATCGGAGTCCAGAGAACCGAAACGGTAGCCCTGGCAACGCGAGTGAATAGCCGGAATGATACGTTCAGGATAGTTGCAGGTCAAAATAAACCGGCACATATCGTGATACTTTTCCATTTCCCCGCGAAGAACACGTTGAGCCAATTGGCTCATGCTGTCAGCTTCGTCAAGAATAATGTACTTAATACCAGTCGGACCAAGAGCCCAAGTCTGAACGAAATTAACGATGCGATCTTGGATAACGTCAACTTGACGTTCACGACTAGCGTTGATTTCCAAGATGTCACCCCGAGGGATGTTCAGCATCTTTAGCAGAAGTTTGGCAAGGCTGGTCTTACCCGAACCCTGGACACCCGAGAACATCAGGTGCGGGAAGGCGCCTTGCTTGATCCATTCTTCGGCTGTTTTGCGCTGCGCGGTATCTTTCCAGACGAATTCGTCAAGGGTATTCGGGCGGTATTTTTCCACCCAGAGTTCAACGCTCATTAATCAAAAAACCTAAATTTTCAAAGTATGGTTAACCATACCAGACCGAAACGGAAAAACCAATTTTAAAGTGTGGTTCGGTCGGTATTTCGTGGATCGGTTTCCGAGGCAACCATGACAGCCGCAGGGAAATCGACGCGCCAAACGTTGACTTCATGGTCTTCAAATTGAAGCGTGATGCGTTCGGTCCAGCGACCGTGTTCGATATAAATCCACTCGCCCGGCTTCAGTTCGGTCACGTCGGGACCAACTGCATAGACTTGACCCCAACGCGGACGAACGCCACGATTGGTCATGTTGTCATCGGGAATTAGGATGCCATTCTTTGTTTTTTGAACACCAGAATCCAGATCGGTCACAAAGACATGATTAACAAGCGGTGTAAATGTGCTAATCTCTGCACGGGTTAAAATGGACATAAAATACCTGTACTTAATTGATTAACGTAGAATACAGGTTTGGTTAACAGATTGCAATTTCATTTTTACGAAAATTTTCGTTGACAGACTTTTGAAACATGATATTGTGTATTTGCGGATGGTCCTTCGCAAAACGCAGCCGACTACAGACGGGCGTGTTCTTCTACATAGGGCAACGGGGTTCGGTTCCTTAATTGGTGAAATCGAATAATCTGTAAAATGAAAAGGGCGGGGATTTCCCCGCCCTTTTCTTTATTCTGCCGAGTCGTCCAGCTTGCGAGGTTTCTTCGCAGGGGTCTTCTCTACTTCCGCCACCGGAGCCGGGGCGGTTTTCGCCGCAGCCAGCGAAGCAAGTGCTTCCGCCGGGGATTGGAAGACTTCTGACTTCAGATTACGCAGGGCAACTTGTTGTTGCACGGTGCGCGAAGTCGCGTGATATTCGTGCGAAATTGCTTCGCGAGTCTTGATGATTTCGCCATTGCGACCAATTTTGTCGCCGCGAGCATTCATCGAAGCATTACCCGCCGCAGGCGTGTTCGGGTTCTTGGCAACCAAGGCACCGAAATCTAGGTCTCTACCAAAACGGGATTTGATCTTAGACATTTGTTAATTCTCCATTCTCTGTATACTTATTTATCCTCATTTTAGGATAATATTGGTTGAAACTCTATATTTCTGTGTTACTCTAATTATGTAGACAGAAAGGTTGTTCATATGTCCTTCGAAAAACGCCGTATTGCACTTCGGTATTGGCTCCTGGGTCGGGGCTTCAACAAGGCTCTGGAAGCCATGGATTTCGCCGAATCGCTGCACACCGGCTTTCGCAAGGATGGCGTGACGCCCGAATTCGAACATCAGGTCAGCATCGCGCATCTGGCGCGGGCTCTGCCCGATCTGATGCACCCGGAAGAAACCATCAGCACGGCTCTCCTGCACGACGTGAGCGAGGATTACGACGTTGATCCCGCCACCCTTCGCGCTCGCTTCGGCGACCTGACCGGTAACGCCGTGTGGAACATGACGAAGGAATATCGCGGTGTGAAGCGCGACGAGAAGGAATTGTTCATCAGCATGAGCAATGACCCTATCGCCAGCCTCGACAAGGGCATTGATCGCGATCACAATTTCTCGTCCATGGTCGGCGTGTTCACCCCAGCGAAGCAATTGAGCTATGTCGATTTCGCGGAAGAAAATATCATTCCGATGCTGAAGCAAGCTCGACGCAACTTTCCGCAACAGGAACGCGCGTACGAAATCATCAAGCATAGCTTGAAGAATCAAATGCGTCTGGTTCGCGCCATGCACGCTCCGAAGACGGAAGACTAATGGGAGATCACGTTCTCCACTCTAAACTAAAGAACGCCTTCCTCATTGATTTGGGGAGGCGTGATCTTTCGATTGTGATGAAAGACCTTAACCTTACGGGTAATTGGTGTATTCGCCATCGGAGGCATTCGTATTTCTATTTCGAAAATGAAGAAGATGCTACTTTCTTCATTCTTAAGCATGGTGGCAATCGCATTAAGGAAATTCCGTAATGGGTAAGTATGTCGATTATAAGCATATCGCCGCTCCGCATATCGTGCGGGTTGCTCGGGAATGGACCGAAAACGGTCCAGAACGCGGCACCTATTACAAGTTCATCAAGGCGAATGGTCGCCAGGGCAATTGGTCTGCCCACCATCACGCCTACTTCTCGGATTATTATTTCGAGAATGCCGAGGACGCAGCCGTGTTCCGAATCAAGTTCGGTGGCGAAGTCCTGTCCCTTGAAGAACTGGCAGAATTTGAGAAAATGCGCCGGTCTATCATTCAAGGCGCCAGTGGTTCTAAGTTCAGCCTCTTGGCTGGCGTCAGAAACGCTACTTCAAGAAATCGTTGATATCCAAGTCGTATTGGATGCTGTCGATTTTGTGGACGCCGATCAGATACAGGCAATAGCTCGAAACCGAACTACCGCGCCCGACGCCCCACACGATTTTATTCTGTCTGAAATGGTCAACCAGATAGACCATGAGTTGAAGCAAGGGGATCAAACCTCTTTCTTCAAACATATCCATTTCCATATTAACACGTGCTGTAGCCGTCTCAGATGAGCACAGAGACAGCAATAGCGACCGAACGTCTAGTTCCTGTATATCCTTGGATATAGCCCATGTAGACGATTTTTCGGCGTGGAAATCCGCTGGATCAATGTCCAGCGGTTCCGGTGTTCTGAGAACGCTATCCGCTTTGTCGAATTTCTTGCATAGATCATTGAACGCAGCAGTCTCTTCATTACTCTCAACGAGAAGAGTAGTGATATCGACGCCATCGTAAATGAGATCAACAAGAGCACTGGAATCGACAATAATTCGACCCCAAGCATCGACCTTGCGTGTTACGTTATCAATCATCTTTATCTTCGGTCTTGCCACCCGTGATGACGGTCGGCTTAAATTCAGGTCTGACGATCATACCAGCCTTGGTCGGGTTCTGTCGATTTTTCTTTAGGAAATCGAAATTGAACGCCCAGCTAGGCTTGATGCTCAGATCGGCATCTTCCGGTGGAAGCACGTCCAGGGTCGAACCATCATCGCGGTTCCACCAAGGTTCATCGAAATAGGTTCGTGTACCAGCCCACTCTTCGTTAGACGGAAGAACGGCACTCGAATCGCCAATGAACGTAAACGTCAAGCCGACGATGTTATCCGATGTCAGTTCCATCGGACCAAAAATCAGACTACCGCCCGCCAGTGCCGTAAGCTTGGCTTGGAGGATTGCCGCAAGATGCTGATCGTCCGGTTCTTCGGGCGTTAGCACCATGACGTTACCCAGCCGAGAATTGGTGGATTCGTCAATAAACATTTCGATTGCGGACGAATTGTCGTGTGAGAAAACAACGCTCTTGGAAACAACGTAATCCAGCCAATAGCGAATTTTGGTGAAGGCGAAATCAATATCGTCCTCATCGGCATCTTCTATAGCAATGAATTCAGCCGCGACCTTTAGCGTGGTTGGAACCAGCATGTTTTCAAGACAGCGAATTAATTTTAGTTCAAAATTATATGTAGTATATACGCCGGGCAGTTCATCTTCATCACCCATGAAAAATACCTTACTTTTTATTTGGTGTAATCAAATTAGTCGTAGGGGTTGAAGATTTTTCCATAATCACCTTGGTTCCAAGGCGGTCTCTACCAACTCTACGCCCTGATCTTACCGCATCTTTGGTCTCAATTTCACTATCTTTTTTCTCAATCATGTCGGGATCAGACTCAATAACATCTGGGAACATCTTTTGACGCATTTCCCATGTTGAATGAACTAGGCGTTCCATTCGTTCGGTCGCAATCGCCTGTAGGAAATTTTGAAATTGTTGAATAGTATCAGCCCCCGCGAAGCGAGCGGCATAGGCGATACGCTTATGCAACTCGGTTTCTTTGTCGAGTAATTGCTGATCAGTGAATACTTTTGGGTCGAAACCGGGAATGTCCATGAAAGTATTTAGTGGATAAATATTTCAATGCGCGATTTGATGAACATTGTCGAAGGAATCACACCGGAGAACGTGATGATTATGGAAGGTCGCGACGCGGCTCTTTGGCATGGCTATCGAGACGCTTGGAAGGCTATTGCAGCCCTAAACAAGAACGAAATGGGCGGGACTACCACCCAACGCTTTTGGGCTGATGGCAAGCGTCGCAAAGACAATGATCCCGAATATGAAGATTCCTATTGGATGAAAGGTATCTCACTTACCCGCGATCCTCACTTCGCTATGAAGTGGGGCGATGTCATGATCAAACTAGATCAAGCCAAAATCGCTCAACGCTATAAAATCATTCCATTCAATTGGGGTTACAGCATCCCCAGCGGGAATCATCACAAAAATGAACGCGAAGAATTCGTAGTCACCAAGTCAACCCTCGACAAATACAACGGCGAGGACGACGAGAAAGATAGCGAAAACCCGAACCCGTTGCGCCGCCGGGTCATGGGCGACGAATGGGAACGTTTCAAAGCGGCGGAAGGCGCCGTAAAGCCTTTGGATCAATTTCTGATCGCTATCTATATCAGTTCGATGAATGGTCCATACGGCTCATTCCCGTTGAAAGATGAAGAATTGGAATTCCTGACCAGCCATCCAAAATTTGCAGGATGGTATAACCAAGAGACCGGGAATTTTACGCAACAACCCGAAGTCATGAAATCACGTTGGGCTAAGGATTAAGCCCGCCCCACTTCATCATGAAAAACGTGGCGTCATCCTCGTTATCGGTGACTAACTTCCATACCATTGCCCCACCAGGGTAGTACCCCGTTAGGTCCAGAGAAAATTTGTATGGATCAGCGAGATTGTCATCGCACCAATCGTAAAGTTCTTCCTTCACCTGTTCCTTATCTTCGATACCTTGATAGTATCGCTCATCATCATCCGCCCAAGTATATTGAATATACTCATTCGGGACAGGCGCACCGTATCTCATTTGATGATTGAATGTGGGATCACGGTCAGGCGTGAAATTTCATTCACCAGATTCATGTGAGCTTTCTGTTCGAAATGCTCAATCATCTTAGGCGTCTTGAAAATTTTGACGTTGTTATCCGCGACCTTGCGAAGGAAATTTAGGCGACCTTCGATATATTTTTCTTCGCCAACGATCTTATACTCATGCCAAATTTTGGTGGCATAGCCCAGATAGGTTTCTTCGTTTGACGCCAGGATACACAGGTCAGCGTCGCTCATGATTGCCCAAAGCGACTGAATCAAATAGCCGCCATCCGCACGATTGGAGAAATGATCTGCGAAATGATTCTTCGTCGCGTAAATCAGAGCGACACCATGCGTGATGGTATCCGAAGAGAACCCAACGGCGCGTGTATAGGCGATGAACGCCTCTGCGCTATCTTCTTCGTTCGTGTGATCCTCGCGCGTGGCGTTGTACACGATGTCATGATAAAAATATGCCAGTTTGGCAATGTGAACTGCGCGGGCATTGGCATGGTTGTTCGCAATAAAGCGCAAGCCATGCTCTAGATGCTTAAGGGTGTGATAGAAACGACCCTTGCTTGAATATGCCCACAAAATTCTGAAGAATTCCATCCAACTCGGACGGATTTCTTCGGCGCGATGAATCGACGCCCACTCTCTAGCAAGGAAAAGAATATCAACCATGGGCGCATTATATGGCGCCGCTTAGGCTAAGTCAAATTATACGGTTGGTGGCGTAGGAGCAACAGTTGTTGTCGTTGTGGTCACAACTTGGGGAGCCGCACTGTGATCTTCATCAAAGTCGATTTCTCCACCGATGCCGGTAGCCGTTGTGATCTTAAGACTATCGATCTTGCCGAATGCCAGGACAAACAGAACTGCACCAATCAAACCAAGCGAAATGTACAGACCGATAGTAACGGCTCCCAATTGTTGAGGAACGGCACTTTCGGGCCACGTACGATACGCAATAATGTAGGTATACCAGATGGCAAAGCAAGTCGCCACAACGCCAGCACCCAGCATAATCGCGAAAGAGATTGCCGGGAGGGCTTTGAGGAACTTAAGAAGGGCGTCGCCATTGAATTTCATGCCAATATTTATTGGCAGTTAATTCGGCAAAGAGTCCGCAGTTTATTTCTTCAGAGCGTTGCCGAACGCATCGGTCTTCGGCTTGAAATCTTCCGCCTTGGCGTAATAGGTCGGGCATTCCACGAAAAGAGCTTCGGCTTCCTTATTCTCGCCGCGCTTAACATGAAGCTTGACAGCCGCGTCACACAGTTGACCAACCGACTTCATCATGTCGTAGCCGTCGTGGGCATAATAACCGTCGTAGTAGCCGATCTTCGTGGCGACAGCCACGCGGGCTTCGACATACTTATTGACGGTGATCGCACCACCAGCAGCGGCGGCGGCAGCAGCCAGAACGGCGACAGCGGCGAGAGCGAAAGTCTTGCGGGTCATGTGCGGTTGCCTATGCTGCTAATCAATAACAGCATAGTACACTAATTACTTAGTGTGTCAAGCACTAATCTTCGTCGCCCCACTTCATGTTGGGATACTTGTCCTTATGACGCTCTTTGATTTGCGCCATGACGATATGAGCCGGGGTATTTGGACCATATGTCGAGTTGTGTTCGTCATCAGCCTTTTCAAGGCTCAAACGAAGATTCTCGTTATATACTTCTTCGGCTTGCTCACGCGGAACAATGCTCGATAGAACAAAGCCAGAGCAAAAGCTGTCAGCTTGCATCATGGCTTCAAGGAATTCGGGGGTCACGGTGAACCCCAAACCCTTTTGCAGCACGCCCATGCCGTGTTCGTTATCGACCAGGGGCATCAGAAGATCACAAATTTTGTTTGCCGTAGCTTCATCAAATAGCATTTAAGTCATCCAAAAATTGCCGCCGTACTTCATCTTGAACAGCATACGTTGATCCGAATCCAAGAAGGCGACCAGAACGCAAGTTTCGCTCCGGTTGTTCTCGGACACTTCTAGAATCGCATCAAAGTCAGCATCGGTGAAACCATTACGGTCCATCCAACCAGCAATGCTTTGATATTGATTCAAAAATTCAGTCAAAGTCAGTTCAAGTGTGAACTGACCCGCATAATCTCGCCACTCAACGGATTGCAAACCCGATTGGTCGTAAGACAGTCGGGTGTCATACTCTCCGTTTAGTGGCAACGCATAATATTTCATTTCTTTTCTCTCGCGTCCTTCACCATCACAAAGCCCATCCCGTCTGCATTCAGGATTTCTTTGATTTGGCTTTTAAACGTTTTATGGTGTTTATCAATCAGTTCAACAGAGCGCACACCGCGTTCCGCGATCTTCGTATCATAATCGCGATCCAACACAACGTACTCGACCAACACGCCCGAAGGAACCGATTCCAGAACCTTGAGGCGATCTTTCTTCTTGAGGTTCGTGGCGTCCAGAACCGTGTATACGCCATTCTCCAACCGTGCCTTGATCAGCGAGTGAGCATACTTCCACGTGCGCGCAAGCTCATCGGGATTATGCCCTTTTGAACGATCCCCGTACAGTTGCACCCGAATGTCATCAGTCGAAATGATGTCATCCGCCTTGAAGTGTTTCTTGCAATAGGTGCTCTTACCCGCACACGCGGGACCAACCAGCATCGTCAGAAGCAGCTTGCCTTGATCTTCGGGGCGGCAACGCTTGCTCTCATCAGCCGCACATTGGAACGTGGTGATGCCGAAGCTACGCCACATATCCACCACTTGCGGACGGTCATCGACCACCAAGAAGGGATCGTAGCCATCTTCAAGGATTTGCTGAAGGATTTCGCCCTTGACGATTTGGTCAGGGCGATAGTCTCCACCGGCACGCATGTAAATTTTATCGTACACGATGTCATGGTCAGCCAGCCACTTTTCAGTGACGGCGCGATAATCCTTGTCATCGGGGCGCGCGGTGACAACGAGCACGGCAACGTGGTCGTCGCGCATGATGCCCTTCATATCGGTGTCAAAGGCGCCAGCACGCGCGTTTGAGGCGATGAATTGGGCAAGCCAAGCCACCGCCTCAATCGGCGTGTCCAGATGCATATCACCGAAGAAGCCATCCCAGTTGCGACCATTGTCTAGATAGTGCAACCGGTGATCGCAGTTCGCTAGCGTGCCATCAATGTCAAAAATTACTGCACGCATCTTACTTCCTAAGCCCGTTGGGCACGACATCCTTCGCCATCCAATGTTGGTCCGTTTGCACGTGCTTAGGACGCACCCACTTGGCAACATTAGAAGCAAAATCGTCGTAGTGGAACGAACCTTCGTTACGAAGGACGAAACCCTCTTGAACCGTGATGTCGATACCCTTGATCAAGTCCATGATGACTTGTTCAGAGATAGGACCGCGATACAGCACCGGGACCGGAGTGACGCCCAGAAGGTCGAACCATTCCAGGCTATCATCCCAGCCCAAACATTCGTTCTTGTCGGTCCACACCGAAAATCCGAGGAAATAGCTCGGAAGGTCGTTGTAACCAATGGAATGCTCTGCGAACAGATTTTCGCCGCACACGCGCCAACCCACCGGAATGTCTTCCTTGATGGTTGCCCAGAACGACTTGATCCAATCACGCGACACGTGGTGACGACTATCAAGCGACCGTGCGTGATAGTGATGGTTGTACAGCGAGGCATTCTCGCCATCCATTTTTTCAGTCGCAACACCATTGAACTTCAACAGATGTTCGATGGTCTTGAGAACCTTGTCGTCTTCCGTGCGCGTCCGCGACTGAGGCAGATGCGGAGTCGAGGAATACTTTACAAGATGTTCATACATGCGAAGCTCCCTCTTCAAAAGTTTTTGGACCGCAGTGTCCTCAAACAACGGTCCCTTGACCCTTGTTCCGTCACTAAGTGTGATATTACCCCACTTATCGTATAGTAAGTCGGGGTCAAAGTCAAGTGGAAGAATTACTTCAGTAATACCCGCCGCTTTTCTGACTTCTTCAACTGTGAATGTGTTGTCTTCGCATTTCATATGGCAGGTATTACAGACAGCCGCGCCGTTATCGAGATAGTATCCGCCATCCTTAAATAATTTGCGATCCATAATGTGATGAGCTTCGGTAGCCGGATCACCACAAAAGACGCACTTCCCCTTCGCACGACCAATCACTTGCTCGCTGAATTGCTCGCGCGTTAGGAGTTTAGAGACCATGCGGTTGACCGAAGTCCTGAAGCTTTTGCATCGCCGCCAAAACTTCTGGCGAGAACGTAGCCCGAATCGTGTCGGGCATCATATAGCCGAATTCGCCAGGGTGGTAATAGGACCACTTACCTTCTTCGAATTGGACGCCGAGACCGGCTTGCCACGTCCGAGGGTCTTCCAAAAGATCGGGATTCTTTTCGAAAAACTTTCGAGCGAAATCCTTGCCACTCTTGGCTTTCGTCCATTCGGTTTTGTCAGCGAACATCGACGCTTGGAAAGCGTGAGAATAATTCGTGGTCCTGATATCGCTGGCTCGAAATTCGGGCATAACAAATCTCCGCATAGTAATTTCGGAAGTATACACGCAATCATTAAAAAATCAAGACACAAAAAAGCCCCCGCGATTGCTCACGGGGGCTCTTTCTAGACCGTAGCTAGAGGACGTTAGTCTTCTTGCTTGCGGCGCGTACCCAGCGCATTCAGCACCGCAGGAGCGTCAGCACCCACGACACAGACCGCCGCGTTACGGGGACAGATGCCCGTCGAACGCTCGATTTCCAGCTTAGCCAGAATTTCGGGATTGGCGGCGATAGCACGCGCTTCCGTTTGCAGGACGTAGGCGTTGGCGTCAGCGTCGGCACGACGCTTGTTGCCTTCGGCGACAGTCTTAGCCAGTTCCGCATTGGCGCGGGTGGCGTCGGTCTGAGCCTTCAGGGCACCCTTGATGGACCCAACGATGTCATCCGGCAGACGCGGAGGCTTAGCCCACATGAGTTGCTGAAGCATGATGCCATCCGGGTTGAACATCGTCTTCACCTTGACGGATACTTGATCCAGCAGGGCGCGACCACCGTCGTTGTAGAGTTGTTCGGTGGTGTAGTTGATGCCGGTGTAATTCAACTCTTGTTGAATTTCGCGAGCGACCGGACCATCAATGATGTCGTCCAGAACGTAGCCGTCCGAGCCGCCGCCCTTGCTGATGGCGCCTTGGTACTTGCCGACGATGTTCGAAGCCTTGTCGGCTTGGATCACGGCAGTCAGAGCCAGACAGGCGGTGACTTCAACCTTGTCCTTGTTGATGAAGTGGAAGCACGGTTGGCTTCCATCGGCGCCGTCGAACTTGTAGGTTTGCAGCGGCTTCGGGAACTTCACGATGTAGTAGCCCGAGAACGGCGGACGCCAGTAGCGACCGGTACCGATTTCAGTGTCTTGGACACCGGCGCCCGAGCCCCATTCCTTGATTTCCACGGCGGCTTCGTTGTAGTCGATGCGCTGACCACAGGCGGTCGAAGTGAGCGCAGTAACCGCCAGGGCGGCAACCAGCATAAGCTTCTTGATCAAAGGGTTATTCCTTGTTCGCGGCGAGAAGCTGAAGCTTCCCAACAATGATAGACACGAGCTTGATGACCAGCAGCACGCCGCCGATCAGAACAAGCCCAGCGATGACCAGAAGGAAATCGTTCTTCTGGTTAAACAGACGCGACGCCACGACAATCGAAATCGGCATGGTTAGAATCGCCGCCAGACCCCAGAGTACGAATTCGTACACGGTCGGGACTTTCTTACTCATTAACAAATCCTCCTGTTAATCCGACCTACCACTATCGACTTTGAAAATTTTTGTCAACGAAAATTTGGGCTAAATATTGGTATGGCTCTACCTCCCTACTACCCATCCCTCTTCACGTCCGTAAACGATTGGACATTCAATGAAAATTCGGCGTCTCCGACTCCAATTGATCCGTCGTATTTGGTAACTAATGGTGATGGTCAGCAAGTATTCCGTTCTAAAACCGGTGAGGGTCCATCACTCACTGGCATTGATGCATTTGTTCCACAAGCCGGGCGGTCTTATCTTATGCGCGCCACCATGCGGAAGATTGCGGCGTCATCTGGTATTACATCGTGGTTGAGACCCGGTTTTATTGTCTATCCCGATGCGCCCACTGATTACTCAACTAACATTATTATTAAAGGTCCGACTAGTGGTCCTGGCTTGATCGCGCCCGATGATTTCATTGATACATCATCGTGGGTTGTCAATGAATGGTACGAAATTCTTTGCTTGTGGGTTTGTCCGCAAAATTATCCGGCGGCACGTCCGCGTATTCGCCTAAATCGGTCGGGAGCCCCTGATGGTATTCCCTTTTCGGATGCCATCTACGAAATCCTCAAATTCGAAGTGCTTCCGAAAATCAGCTTGGGCGACATTCGAACAGAATTCGTTGGACCTACCCCAACCAAGCTAACTGATTACTATCGCAAGACCGTGCTGTCTGAGATTACGAACAACGTTGTGGACACACAATGGGAATTCGATTCCATGTACCTGTCGGAGGCTGGTAATCACCCCTCTGTTCATACGAGTCAATTGTATCTATCATCTGACTATGGAACGATGGTCCCGCGTGGAAACCTACCCGGCGGCGGGCAGGTTACGTATGTTACTGACCCGACCAAGGGACCAGTCATCCAAACACAAGGGCAATACTGGGGTAGCATTATCCAGGCACGATCCTACGGTGAATTGGCATATTTTAAATTAGAAAGCGGCGCGACATACAATATGTCTATGGATCGCCGCCAAGTAACCGATCCTACCACAACAAATGGCAATCCATGTCATCACATTATGGGTCTATATTGTTTTGATGTAAATTATAAACAAATTGGTGGAATCGAATTTATCCACCAAGCATTGACAGCGGCGGATGGTTGGCAAACGCTTACTGGGTCGAAAACGTATGCCCAAATTGTTGCAGCCCTCCCCGGCGCCGTATATGCAAAATGGTATACATACGATAATATTTTTGCATATGTTGATCCCGTAACTGGAAATTCTACTTACTACACCGGGGATCAAATCAACCAGACAACCAATATTGGAGTAACCAAAGCAGCCGGTGGAACATTACCCGGTGTCGGTTTCACCAAGATTTATGACAATCGAAATAATAGTGTTTATAATCGTTCGGGTACCGTTTGGACATTGAGCCCGACTGAACACGTCGATGATCTTGGCATCCGAACCTGCACGAATCCGTATACACATAAGGTTTTTGGTTTGGGCAATTTCTATGTGGTAGATCGTCCATACACGTCAAGAATTCCAACGTCGGGAGAAATTCGCCTATCGGATTTCTTGGGTACTAAGCGCGCTGCTGGACCTATTTGGTACAACAATAGCGCGGTTATTCAAGCCAATTGCGGTGATCCTATCACTATTACGTGTAATACAGGATCAGATGATGGTTTGACTATTACCTATCGCTCCGTAGATTTGGGTTTCAATAATTGGACACTCAATGGAAATACGGGTGTGATTACTGGAACCGTACCATTTGTTGATGTAGCTACTACCTTTTATGGTTTTACTATCGCCGCAACGGATGGGTTTTTGATCACTCCACATAATTTTACTGTTCAAATCACAAACCGTGCTCCTAACTGGAATACCGCAGCATCGTTGCCAGGGGCTTCCGCAGGCGCATACAGCTTGCAATTCTCTGCGACTGACCCAGAAGGTCAAGGCGTAAAATATATGTTGGCTTCGGGAACGTTGCCTTCTGGAACAACGCTGTCAGCAACCGGTCTACTATCGGGAACAGTATCAGCCGGAACTTATACGTTCGAATTGGCGGCAAACGACAATTATACGTCAAATTTCCGCACGTTTACGTTGGTTGTGACATAATTTTGCCCTATATGATTGAACGCATTCATTCAATATGAGGACTTATTAATTTTTTACTGACCAATAAATATTCCAAAAGGAAACAAAGGTCGGGTCTTTGTTACAACAGTAAAAATGAAAATTATTAAGTTTCCGGGTTCAGAACCCAAGATTGAGGCTACTAACCAATATAAAATGATGATGGGACCACTGCAATTCAGTTGCGATTGTGGTCAAGTTGCGGAACTGCATTTCAAGAATGCGATCTTCCGTACTCTGGATTTCCATTGTTCGGCGTGTGGCACGCACTACAAGCTAACAAATCCAGCATTCATCAAGCCTCTACCTAAGAAGCCTGCACCACCAAAGATTTGAAGGATTGGAGCGGGTGACTGGGATCGAACCAGCGACACTCAGTTTGGAAAACTGATGTTCTACCACTGAACTACACCCGCAACAGTTATTATTTATATCAGTGCATACTCACAGATGCAATAAAAAAGTGCGACATTATGTCCGATTCAATTTGACACAGAGAACTATGGTTTATAAGGTGCAAGCGTGACTGGCACACCCAGACCCGACCCTGCGTTGTTGGTCATTCGTGAGTGGTCTCTGTGTCCGCACCATAGAGACCACTCACGACCCTAGCCAGACCCGACACCTTACCAACGAAAGAAGCCCCCGGATCGTTCCGGGGGCTTTTTCCTTAGTCTTCGGCGATGGTGGCATCTTCGAAGTTGGCGGGCTTGTAATCGAGCAAATCGACCGCCGCAAGCTGATCGGGATCGAATTCCCAATCGTCTTCGATTCGTTCCTTGATGAGGGATCGAGCTTCTTCCTTCATATAGTTCGCCAGGAAGACTTGGGCGTCCATATCGGAATCTTGGCTGGCGTTACAGGACGGGAACCACGTGATGCGCGAATCCCAAACGAAACGATTGAACCACGCAAACTTCAGGAATTCGTACAGGTAGTCAGCCGCATCAGCGTCCGACATTCCACTGAACTTGGACCAGAAGCCAAGAGGGGGCATCCATCCCGCCGACTCGCCGCGCCCACCCGATGCACCGCTCAACCATTGTAGCGCAGGAAGCGTGGCTTCGTGGTCGTAAATATCTTGTGTCAACGTCCGAATGAGATAATCATCCCGCATTCCGAACATATTTTTTTCTTCGCTGAGTTGTTCGCGAAGCAGTTCGATGATTTTCTTGGATTGGTTTTCCCAATCTTGCGTGATGTAAGCGAAATTGACCCGAACGTATTCGTGATCTTCCGAAACGTAGCTGTCGGTTTTCTTGGCGCCCAGCTTCATTTGATAATTCGAGAAACTGTAATCCGAGAGCACCTTGTTGTACAAGGATTCGCGGATTACGACGTGTTTCACCAGAAGTTTGTTCTTCCGATAGTCGCTGAATTGCAGACGATTTTCGTGGTCGGCACTGTAGATGAATTCCAGACCATCACTCGAAATCTTTTCTTCACTGATTTCGATATCGTGGTACTCGTTTTCACCAATGCCCATCTTGATAGCATTTTCTTTAAAATACTCCACCAGATGCGCGTCGCTTTTGCCGGTGAAATTATGGACGGCGCCATAATCGTTATATTCACCATGAACCACGTACGGGATCGGCGCCCACAACGCGGTGGCGTAAACGAAGCTCACATAATCTTGGCTCTGTTGAGCCAGGAATAGCGAAACCACTTTCTCTCCATCAAGTACCGGCATCCGAGAAATCATGCAGGTATGGTTCCAAGAACCCATATCGAGTATCCTAACTGAAGATTTTGGGAGTTACTGTCAGAGGAACAGGCTCAAAGAGCACATTCCAGCCTAGTTCGATAACACGATTGCTGTCCACCGGCTTGTAGCCAGCGGCGCGGTTGATCGACCACGTAATATGGTAAGTACGACCATCGGGACGCTTGGTGGAACCGTTTATCGCAACAACAATTGCTTGTACGCCAACACCGTTGTCCGCCCAGCCAACAGCTTCGGCGACAACTTCCGGGGGCAATTCGTCGGGATCATCCTTGCGAACAAAAGGACGCAAGGTGATATGATGAGCGATCACGTCAGGATAAGCGGCACCCATGATCCCCATGAGTGTCGCGCGATCTTTTTCGCTAATTTCCCAACCTGAATATGCCATCAAATAAATCTCTTAAATTCGTCTGCGTTAGGGTCAACTTGAATTTCGGTAGCATCCGGGTACATTTTCCGAATACATTCAATGATATCGTCATCGTAGAGGATCGAGCTAATCACCCGATCTTCCACCCATTCCACACCATCATTGCCACGAGCCGACAATTTGGCGTATTTCCCTTGACGAAGAAATTGCGTTCCCATCAGCGTTCGGCTTTGGTTTGCTTGTGCCATTCGGACTGGTAAACCCAGTGGATGAAGGCAATGATGGGATTCTTCATGGCGGTGCGACGACGAACGTTCTCGTCTTCAATCGCCCGCAGACGATTTTCTTCTTCCCAGCGGGGATCGGTCTCCACGACGGTCCAGTTACCACCGGACAGGGCTTCGCCCAGTTCTTCCGCTGACAACGCGCCACCAATCGATTCCGTGCTCATGAAAAAAGCCCTCTGAGAGTTTCAAAGGGCTTTTTACACGATTATTTTCGTTTGGTCAAGAAGAAGCTTCGACGCAATATTCTTCTATTGTTCCTTCGAACTTCACGAAATATCCCTCACCTTCGCTAGGTGCGTTGTATTGCGCAAGGTCTCCGTTGCTTAGTCGATATAGCTCGCTGCCGTTCTCGCATTTGCGCACCAACGTAAAATCGGTGGTCACGGTAGATTTGGTGTCTTCGCTGGTTTTTTCGGGCGGGCGACCACACGCACTGAGAGCCAGCAAGGCAATTAGAATAATTTTACGCATTGATGACTTCCCCTTGAACACCATCGGGAATGATCCCGTCCATCAGATAGACGACGGGCTGAAAATGCTCCGCGCTTTCTTCGATGGTTTGAGCGATGATCGACCACTTACCTTGAGCAAGCCCGGCTCCGATCAAAGGCATTGCCACTTGAGGGATAGTCGCATTCTCGTTGCGATGCTTATAGAAATGATCATTGATGTCACGGAACGCTTGTTCAATGGCATCGTAATCCGCGTAGACCACGCCGGGTTCGCGACCATAAAATCGTTGTGTGATCGCGTTGATAACGAACTTGTTCAACACTTTCGAGAAAACCCAAACGCATTGCCCTTGCTTCAGGAAATTGCCTTGGTCCTCGTAAACTTGTCGATATTCGGAGTAAATGGTTTCATCTGCGTCACGCAATAGCTTCGCGACACCCGAACCCATTACACCTTGGGCGTTACAGCCCTGAACGATGAATGTTTCCGGCGAAGCCATTAGGTCGCCGTGCTTATAGATGATGTTCATATCTATTTCTTTTTTGCTTTGAGCTTGTCCATCTTACGCTGGAACTTAGCTGCGTTGCTATTCTCACGCTTGCGCATGTGGTGTTCGTAACTGTCTCTGGCTGTAGAGCCATCGCTGTAGGCGATCAACACGACAAACGAAATCAAGACCAACAGTTGCCAGGGGGCAATCAGTTGCTTTGCCATTCCATCCGCAAACCCAAAGGTGACGAGTGCGAGAAAAATGGCAAATTTCAAATGCCAGATGTTCCAAAGGATCAGATGCAAGGTAGCTGCGATCAGCACACGTGCTTCAACCCAAAAATTGTTTTTGTTTTTCGGTAATTCGATCATGGGTTCCCCCTCATGGCGTCTATGCACCATTTAAATTCGTTAATCAATTGATATCGACGGAAATTACGCGGACGCCGCCGTATTTTAAACGAATCGTCGCAACGTCCTCGATAACTTTTACATAAAAAATAATTTTCATATCGTTCTGGCGGGCGCCGATGTTTTTGTTCATTTTCTTTGCCCAAAGCTCGTTGGACAAACGGTTTCCTGCACCTTGATAGCACCAACCAATGCAATTGGCGTCGAGCCACACATGCAATGAACGCATGTCGGAATTCTTAACATCTAGCTCAATCTTAATCATGATAATTGGTTATTCTGGTCCCCACGAAAGATTGGGAATATTACTTACCCAAACAGTCGAAGATGCAATTATCCTTTCAGACTTATATAGCTTAAATATCGCAAAATGTTCTTCTTGAACAAAATAGATTTCATATTCCATATTGCGCTCGGGTGCATCTATCGCACTCAAGCTCAAAATACTTTTGATTTCAGGTAGCGGACCATCTTTGCTTTTAATATCGAAAAACGACCAACCGGGGCAATTTTCTTCAACCCAGTCAATCGTTTTCAAAATTCCACCAGAGGTCTCTTTTACCCGCGCATACCACTTAATGGAAGTTACCACGCTTGGTCCTTAACCCGCTTCAGCAAATCCCATCGAACGGCATCGACGTTCCATAACGCCTTAAAATGCGCCTTGCGGTCATCGCCCAGCATGGCTTGTTCTTCGACGGTCAGGGCTTGGTGCTTCAAACCCTTTCGACCTTCACGATACACCGACACTTCGCCGTCTTCAATGAAGGGAACCTGCACTTTGACGATCATTGCAGATTTTTCACGCGCCAATCGGGCGTTTTCTTCTTCTTGTTTCACCGGGGATTTCACCCACACGACGGGCTGACGGACGGAAGCGGTCATTTTCATTCCTAAAGAATATCAGTTTTGCCGTCTACCCAATCCTGATTTACAGGAAGGAGACCAACTTTAGACACCCAAAGGCGCCGCTTACCCGTCACCTTGTGTTGTTGATAGGAATAACGCCCGTCATCCTTGACGGTTTCCCACTTGCCCTTGTTGCGGTTTTCGTTCAGGGCAAAAAAACAAACTAACACAAATGGTCCAAGACACACCGCAGCGAGAAACAAAATACCAAATTCGTCAGATGACATAGAAATTCCCTCGACCGGAATCCTGTCTATAAACTTTCGTTAAGGCACTGTCAAGTTTCTGCCATGATCCCTTGGAACGCCTTCGTACGCGCTCGATACATAAGATAGATGTATTCCCATTCGGTGAGCACCGAATTATGCGGATCGTGATGCCCCATATAATGTGTCAGGACATCAATGCCGCTGTCGATCAATGCTTGTACGAAAGCCGGGTTCTGATCGAAGCACGCATCGTACGCCCGCTCTAAGAGAGTATGGTACTCTCTACTAAGGCGAGGAAAAGCCTTACCCTGCCACCACAGGGTTTGAGTTTCTTTCCAGTCGTTCCCTAGTTGCCCGGTCTTATAAGCTTCGTAGCCCTGCAAAGACGCAATCAAGGCTTGTTCTTCCAAGCCCTGGAATTTCACACCCTGAAGAAAGCCCTCAATAGAGCCGCATTGCGTGCCATCGAGCACGAAAGGGTAAGCGTAGAGATTGGATAGCTGGCGAGCCAATCCACCGTGTTTGAAGCCGAGATCAAGTTTCGTTGTCATCTGATAATCATAACTCATGGTCCCTTTTACGCGCAATATCTTTCGAAAAGCTTTGGTTCCAAGCAAAAAAGCAAAAAAAGTTTCAGAAGCCCCCAAAGCGGTGAGCCTCTACGGAACCTCCACCATAACTATATGATTTTATTGATTTTTTCATTAAACCTTTTGCATCTAGCTCATGTATCCGTTGGTCTAAAATCAGTGTCTAGGCTTGCCAAAACAGCATAAAATCAAAAAATCTCTATGAGTGCTGTTGACACCTTGAAAGCAGCGAACTAATTTCAAGGCTCTCCAACGCCGCTGATGGTTGCGGCATCCTTTTGTGAAACAGACAGAGAGCGAATATGACTGATCAAACTCAACCCGTGTCGTCCGCGACTTCGACCGTCGAACTGACCGCCGCTGTTGCTGGTGCCTATTTCTCGCACAACGCCGTGTCGGCGACCGACATCCCCGGCGTCATCGGCGCCATTTCGGCGGCTCTGACCGGTCTGACCAACGCCGCTTCGCCGGTCGCTGTCGTCGCTGACGAGCAAGCCAAGGCGACCCCGGCTCAAATCCGCAAGTCCGTGACCAACGACGCGCTGATCAGCTTCATCGACGGCAAGCCCTACAAGACCCTGAAGCGTCACCTGACCACCAACGGCATGACCGTCGCCGAATACAAGGCGAAGTTCGGTCTCCCGAACGACTACCCGACCACGGCGCCCGCCTACTCGGAAGCCCGTTCGGCGATGGCGAAGGCTCTGGGTCTGGGTCAAGGCGGTCGCAAGGCGAAGGCTGCTGCCCCGGCTGCGAAGGCTCCGAAGGCGACCAAGGCTCGCAAGCCCGCCAAGGAAACCGTCGTGGAATCGGAAGCCAAGAACGCCGCTGCTGATCTGGCTTCGACCGAAGCCTAATCTCTCGGCGCCAGCTATAGAGACTACAAGAGCCCGGCGAGCAATCGCCGGGCTTTTTCTTGCCCGCATTTTTTAATTGCGTTTACGAAAAAAGTTTGGTATAAATAAAAACATGGCGCAGGAATAGTCCACGCGCTACCATAGCTCGGTAGGATTTACCTTGAAGTATCGTTATCGTCACGGTGTGACCGTTGTTCGCGGTCAACCAGTAACACTAGCTCACGGCGCCGTAGTTGCAGCCGGGCTACAAGAATGCGAAGAACTAGTTGTCGTCAACGGTTCTTCTTTCGCCGCACGGCGATGGGACCATGTTCCCTTCCGAGAATTTGAACGTGAAGAAATGTGGCGGCGTATGCTGCCTCCCGAACAACTGCGTCGGGTCAAGTTCGTCAACGTCATGGACTATGGCAACATTTCGCAATGGCAAGCCGCCGTGCATGATGCCACGCGGGATATCGTTCAAGATGATCCCACCGCCCTTGTCGGTCACAAGAAAGATCAACCCACCGGCTATTATCTGTCGCAGTTCCCCGATTGGGAAAGCGTCGAAGTCCCCAACTTCCGTGGGATCAACGCGACCTATGCGCGCGACAAATATATTGTCGAAGATCAACGCCTCGTCTCGGAATTCCTGAACGGCGAAGCGACTGAATATCTCGCCCCAGGCGTGATCGCCTTCCTTCAAGAATTCCGTCAAACCCCCGAATATCTTGAAAGCCTTCTTGCCGAGAAGGTGTTCATGCAAAACTATCTGGGGCAATGGGACAGTGCTCCCTATCCGCCGATTTTCTACACGGCGGATTCGGTCGTTCGCCAAGCGCGCAAGGTTCTTTTGGTCCAGCGCGGCGGCTTCCCCGGTAAGGGTCTGTGGGCGGTCCCCGGTGGTCACTGCGAAAATCAAACGGCTGCGGACGCTGCGATCAAGGAACTGTACGAAGAGACCCGTCTGAAGGTCGCTCGCGAAACTCTACGCAACAGCATCATCGGCGAAAAAACCTACGATGATCCCAATCGCTCGACTCGCAAGCGCACCGTCAGCCACACCACCTTCATCAATCTGACTCCGAAGATTCCGCCGGGCGTGACCGATATCACCAAGGTTCGCGAAGCCCTGGCGTATCCGAAGGTTCGCGCGGCGTCGGACGCCAAGCGCGCCGTTTGGAAGGACCCGGATACCATTCCGCGTTACGAATATTTCGAAGATCATTGGAAGATGATCAGCGACTCCGAAGCTCTGATTAAGAAAGTTTAATTATTATGGATTTTGCAAAACGCGCCAAAGACGCCCTTCTTTACGACATCGACCCCATCGTTCGGTCGCTGCTGGACATCGATTTTTATAAGCTGCTGATGCAACAGCTTATCCGTGAAGATTTCTTCAATACGAAGGTGACGTTCGCCGTCACCAATCGTACCAAGCGAGTGAAGCTCGCGCGGAACATCAATATCAAGCAACTCCGCGCGCAACTCGACCATGCTCGCACGCTGCGTTTCCAGCCGAACGAGATTCACTGGCTCAAGGGAAACACCTTCTACGGTCAAGACCGACTGTTCAAGCCGGGCTATATCGAATATCTGAAGACGTTCCAACTGCCGGAATATTCATTGGAAGTTGACGAAGAAACCGGTCAATACATCCTCGAATTCCACGGCACTTGGACCGAAGTGACGCTTTGGGAAATCTACGCACTGACCATCATCAATGAGCTTCTTGCTCGTTCGCGGATGTCAAAGCTGACGGCTACCCAAATCGACATCATGTATGCCCGCGCCAAGGCGAAGCTGTACGCCAAGCTCGAAAAGCTGGCGACTGTCGAAGACCTGAACCTGACGGACTTCGCCACTCGCCGTCGCCATAGCTTCCTTTGGCAAGAATACGCCATGCTGCTGGCGAAGGAAGTTCTTGGCGACCGCTTCACCGGTACGTCGAACGCATATCTCGCCATGAAGCATGGTTTGGAAGCCAAGGGCACGAACGCCCATGAACTACCGATGACCCTGGCGGCTCTGGCGCAAGACGATGCCGAACTGAAGGATGCACAATACAAGGTGCTCCTGAAGTGGGCGGCGCAATATCGCGGCGGACTGCTGGTCTTCCTGCCCGACACGTTCGGCACGACCCAGTTCCTTGAGAATGCCCCGCAATGGGTTTCTCAGTGGACGGGTGCTCGCCCCGACTCCAAGAAGCCGATTCCTGGCGGTGACGAACTGATCAAATATTGGAAGACGCACGGCGAGAACCCGCAAGAAAAGCTGATTATTTTCAGCGACGGTCTTGATGTCAAGATCGATGGCTACGACACCCACGGTGAAGACATCTTGGAAATCGAAGCCTACTTCCGTGGCAAGGTCCGCATGGGCTTTGGTTGGGGTACCAACCTGTCGAACGATTTCTATGGCTGCGTCCCTGGCGAAGCTGACGACTACATGGGTTCGATCTCGGTTGTTGCCAAGATCAAGGATGCCGATGGGCGTCCTGCCGTGAAGATGTCGGACAACTATAACAAGGCAACTGGTCCCGCCTCTGAAGTGGACCGCTACCGCGCACTGTTCGGGATCGAAGGTCTCGATGGTGCTCCGGTTCTGGTTTAAGGAAAAAATATTATGAAAAACAAATTTGTGGTCAACGTTGATACCCAAGCCGATTTCATCTTCAAGGGCTTTGCCCTGCCGGTGGAAGGTGCTGAAGCCGTGGTTTCCAAGCTGCTGCGTTGGAACGCCAGCTTGAACCCTGACGAAATCGCGGGTGTTCTGAACACCTTCGATACGCACACCGAAGAAACCTTCATCGGCTCGCCGGAAAATCTCGGCAACCCGGAAGTGGGCGCCCCAGGCTTCAATCTGCACTGTGAAAAGGGCACACCCGGTTGGGAGAACGTCATCAATCCGGCGTTGATCAATTTCGCCATCCCGGTCTATGCCCTGGAAAAGGGCGTCTTCAATATGTGGGAAGAAGACAAGTTGTATCTGCGCGATCTGCGTCTCGCGCTGACCAACTCGTACTATGATCGCGATGAATTCTTCGCCGATCTGAAGGCGCAAGGCGTCGATACGATCATCATCACCGGTTTTGCTGCCGACTTCTGCGTCTTTTGGGCGATTGAAGGTTTCCTGAAGCGTGGCTTCAAGGTGATCGTCATGGCTGACCTGACCAAGGGCATCGTGCGCGACATGCAGCAAGTTATCTTGGAAGAGTTTCCGGGTAACGAAAACCTGACCTTCGCTCACGCCTATCCGCACGAGGACTAAATGCGTATCTACCGCATCACCAATTCTGCCAACTCTGGTTGCAGCATCTTCGCCCACAATGAAGATGATGCAGCCAAGGTGGCTCTGAAAATTGGACACGTGAAAGCGATCAAGAACATCAAGAACTTGGTCGATTGTACTGAAATCATTCTTAAGAATGACAAGGTTCAAAACATCACGGCGGGTGCGGATGCGCTTGCCCTAAACATCGTCGGCGTTGGCTTTGTTGAAATTACTGGCGGAATCAGTAATATCAGTCAAGTGATGGACGCCATGCGTACCGGAGTGAAACCCCAGAGCCGTTCGGTTTGGCATATCACTCCCGTTGATATTGAGGAATAAAAATGAGAATTGCTGTCATTCAATTTAACCCGGTCGTCGGTGATATCGTCGGCAACGCGGATCAAATCATTGCCCAATACGAGAACGCCGCAAAATCGGGCTTTGATCTGGTCGTCTTCCCAGAGTGCGCCGTGACCGGCTATCCCATCGAAGACTTGGTGTCGCGCCATTCGTTCATGGACGCGGTTGAACGCGCCAACCAACGCATCATTGATGCTGTCATGGGCGGCGGCTTCATGGACGCCGGGATCATCTTCGGCACGCCGACGAAGGGCAACGTCAAACCGCGCAACAGTGCGTACTTGATCGATCCGGTTCTCAAGAAGGTCGATCTGATCCACAAGACCGAACTACCGAACTACGGTGTGTTCGATGAAAAGCGCGTGTTCGAAGCAAATACCGCCGAACCGTTTCCCATCGAATTCCGGGGTCAACGCATCGGTCTGATGATCTGCGAAGACTGCTGGTTCCCCAGCGTGAGCCGTTCGCTGTCGGACAATGACGCCACGTTCCTTCTGAGCATCAACGGTTCACCGTTCGAAGCCGGTAAGAATGTCACTCGTCACCAAGTGATCGCCAACCGCATCAAGGAAACCGGCTTGCCGTTCCTGTACGTCAACATGATCGGTGGTCAAGACGAACTGGTGTTCGACGGCGGATCGTTCTACTACGACGCCAAGGGCTATCAGTCGGCGCCATATTTCAAAGAAGGTTTGTTCGCCTTCGAATTCCACCCGCAAACCCGTTCGCGCCATTTCGAATATAATGACGCGGGCGTTCCGACTACGATTGTGGGCTCGGTGCGCGATGACGGTTCGTTCTCGCACTGGATCAAGCCGCCGGAAAATCGGGCTCCCTTGCATCTTTATCCGAAGATCGTTACACCACACGAACAGGAAATCTATCAAGCTGTCGTGCTCGGTACCCGTGACTACCTTCTAAAGCAAGGCTTCAAGTCAGTGGTTCTCGGCTACAGCGGCGGGGTGGACTCCGGTCTGGTCGCGGCTGTCGCCTGTGACGCCATCGGTCCCGAGAACGTTCACTTGGTTCGCCTGCCTTCGGCATTCTCTTCGGATCACTCGCTATCGGATGCAGAAGCCGGGGCTGATCGCCTTGGTGCGCAAATGCGAACCATCCCGATTGAGAACGTCGTGAATTCGCTGCGCGTTGCCTATAGCAGTGCCCAGTACGAAAAGGGTATGACTGCTGGTCTTCGTGAGCTTGAAGGCGTTGCGGATGAAAATATCCAGGCGCGTGCCCGTGGTACTATCCTGATGGCGATCTCCAACCAAGAGGGTCATATCCTCCTGACCACCGGCAACAAGTCGGAAGTCAGCGTGGGTTACTCGACCCTCTACGGCGACATGAGCGGTGGCTTCAATCCGATCAAGGATTGCTACAAGACGACGGTTTGGGACTTGTGCCGCTGGCGCAATGCCATTCCGCAAAAATATCTGACGGAATTTGGCTTCTTGGGTCGGGCAACTCAAGTGGTTCCCGAAGAGATCATCGTGAAGCCGCCTTCGGCTGAACTGCGTCCCGATCAAAAGGACGAAGACAGCCTGCCGCCCTATCCGGTTCTCGATTCGATCCTCAAGGCGATGATCGAAGAAGAACTGTCGGTCGCTGACATCGTTGTCGAACTTGAAGTTCGATTGGATGTTGTTCAGAAAATCCGCAAACTTGTGGATAACGCTGAATACAAGCGTCGCCAAGCGGCTCCCGGTGTTAAGATCGGAAGCAAGATTTTTGGTCGGGATCGTCGCTATCCCATCGTGAACCGCTGGCGGAACTAGGAACGATGAAGCGCATCATTGAGCCGGAATATAAGCGTCTCTTGATGCGCTTCGTTCTACCCGAGTTGGATTCTTTCTTCTTCGGGAATGGTAAGGAAAAATGCGGCGCCATGCGGCACGTGGATTTTTCTGGCAAGAACTTCACGGTAAAAATCTTTTTCCAACCGGCGGAAGACTACGGGCAACTCAAGACCAATTCATCTACCCATTTCATAATTGAAGCGGATGAATGGGTTGCTGAATTTTACAGCTTTTCGAGTCAGCATAATATCACTGACAAAAGCTGCGATTGTTTCGCATGGAACGGCGACAAGGAAATGTTTGACGCCGACATGATGATGCTAAAAATCAATTTGTGAGGGTAAGATGGAACAGAAACTTCTACTGGTAATCGGCGGTGAACTGGTTCACGTTCAAGGCACGATCTTCAAGGACCCAGACAACCTTGACGTGGTTGGTGTCTTCAGCGATCCGGCTCAAGCTCGCGCCGCGTGGAAAGCCAAGGCTCAACAAACGGTGGACAACGCGCATATGCGCTACTTCGTCCTGCCTCTGGTTCTCCCGATTCCCGAGTGGCAATTGCTCGGTTACGAGTCCCCAGAGGACATGGCGCAACACCAGAGCAAGTTCATCAAGACTGAGTAAACTTGCCCTTAGTGCCGATGTCTACGACATATGAAGCAGCCGGGTTCGCTTTCATCATTTGATCGATGAGATAGCGATTGATGCTCGGCTGCTTTTCTACTTTGATGATCTTTTTAGATTTGAAGAACATTGGTACCTCCGCACGGTTCAGTACCAAAATACTCGAATAGCGGTTTGGTTCCGTTATTTCATGAAATCGATATAACGGCGTCCATCGGCATCGCTCTTAACGCCGCCTTCAGAATCAAACTTTGTCCAGCACGCCTTGGCATCGTTCGTCTGGCAACCCGATGCGTGTAGTCGTAGACCGCGTTCTTGCATCCATTCTGACGCGGCGGCATAGAGCTTGCGCCCGATTCCTCTACGCAAATGTGACGGCTTACCGGCGGTACCCAATGATCCGCTACCATCTTCGACGCGAATCGCATCGACCATCGGCTTATCAACGTGGTAGCGATAGAACTTCTTGAATTTCTCACCATACGGTTCGTTAGTTTCATCGTTCATCCACGCCAACTCTTGCTTCTTAAGCAAAAGCATAACTTGCTTGCGTGGCATCTTAGGGTCTAGTTGCTCGGCTAAACTGTAACTCTTTTCTCTGTATACACGGTAGAGTGCGTCAAACAATTCTTTGTTATTCAAGCTTTCTAGTGAGGCAGTTTCTTTTCCGAATGGAAAGACAGTCTGACCTAGCATCTGATGAGCAAAATTGAAGACACTCTTGTAATATTGTCTGAAGCGAGTCTTCGGAATATACGAAATCTTAATGTAGCCCACTAACTCGTTACCGATCTTGGCTTCGATTTTGTCTACGCGCCAGCCGCGATTCTTATTGCCTTCGATATCCTTGAAACGCTCAAAGGTGATCGTCTGACCATCCTTGGTCGTATCGACCGTTGGGGCATCCGGGGTTTCGGTCGATGCTTCGTTCAGCCATTCCGTAGGTAGATGGCTCGCCGCTTCGCGCTCAAGCGTGAAGTTGCATTCTTCCATGACCTGACCGCGAGAGTTTACGTACTTACCCTGTTCGTTTCGGGCGAATGCAGCTTGTGGATATTTCTTCTCGAATTCCGGGTGCAGATGCTTGAGACGTTCGGCGCCTAGTTCGGTGAAGCTGCTATTCTTGACCTTCTGACCATGGGCGACCGCGTATTGGAAAACCTTTTCTAGAAGGAAACGCCCTAGACCTTGACCGCGATATTCTGGGTCAACGCTTACATACTTAATCCAAAGCTGTTCATGGTCATACGGATTGGTTTCAACGCCTGCCATAGCAATAATGTGATCACCGTTGAGCACAACCAAATGCTCATTCTTATCCAAAGGATAGACGTACTTGATTCGATCCGTGTGGAAATTGTCATGCCCCGGTGCTAGGTCTGAATTGATCTCGCGCGTGCGGTTGATAAATTCTCTAAATTCATCAGCCGACATTACTGCAAATGTATTATCCATAATTAGCCACAAATTCCTCAAATTTAGCATAATGTGCGTCGTCTAGGACGTGAACAAATACGTTCATGTAATCTCTCTTGAACGTTTCATTGCTAGCCAAATCGGTTTGGGTAGAAAAGCCTTTTTGGAAAAATGGTAGCCACCACTCCAACAGTTCCAATCGTTCGTCTTGGTTCAGATGTTCCAAGATACCACCATTGCGGATATGACTCATGATACCATGAGCGATATAACTAGCTTCCTGCATAGTGACATGCGTGTATCTTATCACTGATCGCAATGCCGCAAAATACCCTGGAACTTCCTGTCGAAGTTTGTCTCGGTTCACTTCATATTTGCGATTGAGCACTACGGGCGCCTTAGTAATAAAAATTTCCAAAGCCGCGAGGATGGAACGGAAAGCGATATTGTTATTCTTCCACAACCACGGAACTGTACTCAGATTAATTTTCTTCAGGAGGCGACCTGACCAATTGGTGTTCACGCGGCGCGATACTAACTGGAAACCACGAACATCCAAGAACACCGCCTGTGTCGGTTCGTTTTCGTGAATGATGCCCCAGCCGTTATCGACTACCGAATCATATCCTAGCACCTTACGCAGGACGGCATTCCAAGTCGCGGCTGTCTTGCTTGGTGTGGTAGAATCAAATCCCGACATCTTACGAATGATTGCCTTCGGGTCTTTGATGTCCAGCAAGTAAGCTGCCCAGCGAGTGTAATTCCAGATATAAGAAGCCGCCGTTTTCTTGCCATGAGTACCATTCTTGGCATCCTGTACGGCTAGCGCATGAATTTGATCAATCTCATTTTCATTTTCGGGAAAAATCTTAAGTAGATATCTGGTCAACCGCTTGGAGTCGTCGGCTAGATCATCATCGCCATAGTCCTGAACATTCAGTTGACTACCGCGTGACTTGATAATGTTCACGAACTTGGCATCGCCCGCAAATGGAAGACTGTTGTTGTCGTAATCTTCGATAGTGTGGCGATTGATCGGATAGCAATACACACCTAGTGGCGTGTTGTAAGTCGATTGCGGGTTCATGCCAACTTTATCGATTTGAGTAAAACTCATAAACAGTTCGCCAGTTTCGTAGTCTAGACCGCGCAAATATTCAGAAACATCCGAAGCTCGGTTGTCTTTGTTCTGCGTTGGGTTAGAACGTGCTTCAAACAATTCAGTAATTAGCATTGATATTCTCGACTTCTTCGGGCGTTATGAAACCACGAATGTATTCAGGAAGCGCGATTCGTTGTCCGTGGTGTATAGTAGTTGCTTTCTTAAGCATCACACATAGACCGACAACCATATCATGAGGTAATGATCGGATTGCGTCAGCATGTTTGAACATTTCATATATTCCAATATTCAAACTTTTGGCTTGCCCTACGTTCAGCTTAGAGACATCAACATGATTTAGAAGATTAGTTACAAAGACTTTGAAATCACTATTGAAATCGTCTTTTATTGTTACTATGTACTTGCCGCCCAAGGCGTTATGCATATCCTGATCATTGTCATAAGCACGCTTATTGGCGATGGCAGTATTGATCCCCCAGAAAATCTTATTGATTGGAAGACGCTCTGTTCCGATCAGTAAGGGCAAATAACCCATAGTGATTTTCTTTTCCGTCTTTGCATCTTCATTCCAGTTTGGATTGATCTTGCGCTCCATCAACTGTAAAGCAGAGAGCTTCAAGAACAGTGCTTGCTTAGGTTCATTACTGTGAATGATACCCGCGCCTCGATCCAAGATCATATCGTATCCGAGAACATTGGATAGAACGTGATTCCACAACTGCGGATTACTGTTCCAGTTGTCGTCATATTCTTTAGCTACATGATTCGCAACGTCAACGAGTGTCAAACGTTTTTCCGGGTCAAGAGTTTTGTTCTTACGAGCCGTGCTAATTGCCATGGCTACCCAGCGTGTTTGATTCCATGTCATCGCCATGAAAGGAGAATTCTTCTTTCGGAATGCCGAAGTCTGAGCATCCTTCAAGAATTGATAGATGCCATCCGGGTCTTCCATCCAATAGTCTAGTAAGCATTCGCGCAATTTGATTTCATTGCTGACCATATCGCCTTGTGCGTAATTCGCGCTGTCCATGACTTTCGAAGCTCTGGACTTGATAATGTTGATGTATTTCAAATCCCCAGCGAACGGAATATCGTCATCCATCACGTCTTGCCAAGTTTCTTCGTCAAGCGGATAGGTATAGATGCCTATGGGCGTAGAAAATTGCGTGCGCGGGTTGGCGCCAACCTTGTCAATCATTGTAAAGCTGATGAAGCTATCGGGTCCGATATAGTTCTTTAGGGCGGCTCCGAAGCCTTGATTTCGTTCGCCTCTATTCTGTTCAGGATTCCGGCGAGCTTCGGTTAGAGCGGAAAGCTGATCGTCAATCCATTCTTCACCGGTTACACCCGTACGAAGGAATTGACGCACCGCCATGGGGTCTTTCAATCGGAAGCTAACGCCTCCACCAGGGGCTTCACCGTTCTCGGTGATCTCAACCACTAGCTCGGTAAACATCTTAGCAAAATGTTTGATTGCCATATTGGCGTAACGCTTCGAAGCTGCGTTCAAAAATGCGGTGTGACCGGAGAAGGAATTCGCGCAACGAATCCAGCCCATCGCCAATACCATGTGTAGTAATTTGCCAGCTTCAATCGAGTTACGTAGATTTACGTCTTTAACGTCTGCAATCGACAAGCCAAAATTTTCTGGATAACCCTTGATGTACTCAACGTGCATCATTTGGGTTCCGGGGATGTCTAAAGTTTCCCCAGTGTTTGCATTCCAAAACCAACCGCGCAAGCTCTCAACGAGTACGCTTTCGGACACGTTTTTCTTGAGCTTAGGGGCTTTTTTGTTGGGGCGGGCACCATTCTTCTTATAGAACGCTTCGCCCTTGTTAGGGGTGTCCTTGGCGCCCGTAGAGGCATCGTGACCCGTCCAGATGGGCGGCAATCCGTTGGCGTCAACTTTGAAACCAAGCTTGGCGGCTTGGCGCGCGATCTCTCCTGGCTGAACGTCAGGAGTGGTGTTCACACCAGGGACAACGAGTCCACCATTTTCCTTGATAATGTCACGATAACGCATCCATTATTTAGGCGCGTAGAATTACGAAGCGAATTCTTTCGCCCATTCATGTTCGGTCATACGTAGAACCGCCATGTCTCGAATGAAATTTTCATCATCATGAACCGCGACATCAAAGATACGCATGTTCGTCAAGAAAATACGATATTCAGTCGGGTCCGCGACTGCTTCCAAGTTCTCGGTATCGGAACCTTTTACGAAAGCGTTGAAGCCCAGCGACCAATCATCACCAATCAACATGAAACGCTCGTAAGTCGTGCCATATTGTTTGATGAATAATTTGAGAGAAACGGCGCCGATCACAATCGTCGTCACGCCGGGCTTTGTCTTGGAATAGACTGCCTCACAAACCCGCGTCACGAACGACATCGGTACGTTATTCACCATCATACTTTTCCCATTGGTCTCATAAACCCGAGGGCTAAAACGCGCCTTTCTGCGTCTGGTTCATTGCGGCATCCATTTTGTAGCGAACAGCCGAAGCGTTACCATATCCTCTTGAAACACACCGGGACTCATCAAGAGCGGATCATAGAGAATATAAGTCGCCAATCCCGTCTCTTCGCCGTCGCACAACCATAGACTTGCTCTAATGTAATCCTTGGTCATACCTGTGGGACGAAGACGAAGTTGGAAACGCATCATCCAACCATTCTCACCACCGATTGAAACTTCTGTCACTTTGTTCTGAGCGTTGAAATTACACCGAACGTAAATCTTGGTTCCGCTGATGTCACGCACCGTTCGGGCATAGGTCTTGGTCACAAGCCAATCGCTATCTTCATTCGAGACGGCGTTGAACAAGGCAAGAATTTCTTGCTTGTTCGACCCATGCAACTCAAGCTTGTCTAATTCCACGCACTCAATCCAATGCTCATATTCTATTGTAATATAACAGGAATTTATTCCGTGGGCAACACCCACCGATTCTTGAACAACGCTAGGTATACCAAATCTTCTTGTAGGGCTTCCCAGCCACGAGTTGCGGGGCGTGCGGCGAAAAGATGCCGGGTCCATCTTCCGACGACATCACCCGGAACGACAGCCTTACGCGAAACAACTCCCTCCGCGTTCTTTGAAGTAATTTCCGTCAGAAGAACGGGCTGAAAATGAACGGACCAACGATTACCGCATGTGAGAATAATATCGGGAGTTTGTGCCCGATGTTTGCGCGGCTGTTCTTTGTAATTGATTTTGATCTCGGTTCCAGGGACCACGAACGATGGCATCTTAGGGACGCGCCCACGGGCACGCTCCCAATCTTCGGGCGTGTCTCGGTGATCATCGCGACGTTGACGAAGATACAATGCCAGATCAAGAAGAAGCTCTATCGTGTTAGTATCCATCTTGCACAAACCATTTATGTTTGAACAGCAAAAGCGTCGTTAGGGCTTCGCTAGGATCGCCGCCGAGGACTTCCGCCTTGCGAAAAGTCAGATATTCATTTTCGTTGTAATATATGAAATTACGATTGATCAACGCTTCGTCGGTATTGTACCGAACACGGGAAATGGCGTCCATGGCGTAGACTTTTACTTTCCAGCCTTCGCCCGTGAACGTGATATAGCGGGCACCACTCTTGCGTTCCAAAACAACATCAAGAGTGATTCCGGCTCCGACGAATTCGTGTGTCGTATGCAGCGATGATGTACCAAATGACTTATCGGTTACATCAAAAGTCAAAATCTTATCCCGACAGGATGCAACCACCATATCGGCAAGAAGATTGAGGGTGGCAACATCCATTACGCCACCTTACAACGGGTCAGGATGGTTTGGTTCTTGCCGTTGAAGTTGTCGAGCTTCTTGACAGTGCCCGTCAGCTTCACCTTGTCACCAATCGACAGGTTGGAGTTTACCGAAGCGAACCAGACAACCACGTCATCACCCGAGAGGAAACGATAGTTGTAGGTGATCCCGCCGAAGTTGTTTTCGCGGCTCGAATTGCCCGTCACCACGGCTTCAACCGTGACGCGCTCGCCCAGCGTGCCGACGTGCTTGCTCGGACCAGCAGCCGCCTTCTTGGCGCGCTCTTGGTTCATGAAGAACACACCGACGATGGAAGCCGCCAGACCGCACGAACGGAATTCGATCCATTCGGCATTGGCGATCACCAGCAGGTTGTTTTCGTAGTCGTTCAGGTATTCCTTCGCCGACAGCGATTGAGCCCATTCCAGAGCTTGTTCAGCCAGATCGAAATCGGCTTGAGTGGGGACTTGTTCAGGATAGCGACCACCGCCCAGATAGTCGGTGATGGCGTAATCAGCCGTAGCGTTGATGTCCTTTTCCTTGGCGACCGTGCGCGAAACCCAACCGTTCTTGCGAACTTCTTGAGCGGCGCAAGCCAGGAACGGGACCAGTTCAACCCAGCGACGGTTCGCGGGGGTGAATTCACCCCACTCTTGAGCGGCGCGAGCGCATTCGTTCACATAGCCCAGCAGTTCAGCCAGCTTGGCGATCTTGTAGGGGTCGTGACCGAAGAAATCCTTCAGGCAAGTCGAGCCGACTTGTTGAAATTCGCCTTGTTCGTTGCGCAGAACGAACGTGTCGCGGCGATAGCGTTGCACGTTGCAGTGATCGCACTTGACCACCGATTCACGATACTTGGTCGGGATTTCGCCGTGATAAGTCGGCACGGTACGGACGATGGTACCGGTTTCGTTGGTGTGGTCCAGGCGGGCGACGAATTCCCAACCGTCCAGCACCGGAGTCGAGGCGGTCAGCAGAACGTTGAAAACCTTATAGGTTTCCTTGCTGCCTTCCGAAAAGGGCTTGTATTCGTAGCCGAAGACGACCGGCATGATTTCTTCGCCGATCAGCTTCATCGACTTGCGCGACAGCTTCGCGATCTGAGCTTCGAACTTGGGATAGTTCGCTTCAGGAATCAGGAACTTCGTGCGGGTGTCCATGAAGATGTCTCCGAATTGCGTCAATCAATATACGTAATCTAACACCTTCCTAAGTATTGTCAAGCACTAAGTGTTTAGTGCCAAATGCTCGCATAAACCCGATCTCGCTTAGCCTCTAATTGATAGGCTTCGCTTCGAAGTTCTTTGGCTTTTTGTTCCAAGCGTTTGATTTCTTCCAAGGCTTCGGTCACGCCTTGTCGCAGATCGGCTTCTGCGATTGCGATCTCTTCGTCAAGAGTTTGAACAGCCTCAAGAGCGTGCTCGAAACGCGCTAGGCTCTGATCGTCCCACCCTGCCTCTTCGGCTTTGCCGTGGGCTTTGGTGACTTTCTTTTGAGCCTTATCCAGGGAATCTTTTAATTTTTTATATTTTGTTCTGGCTTGAATCAGATCAGACATAGCGCACTCATTTTGACAAAGAAAAAGCCGGGAGCCTTTTCAGACGCCCGGCTCTTTGTGACTAACGTCAACCGTTAGTCGCTGGACTTGCCGACGCCCATGAAGCGCAGCAGGTACAGGAACAGGTTGATGAAGTCGAGATAGAGGTTCAGTGCAGCCGAATCTTGCACGTCACCCAGTTCCGACGACGACAGGGACTCCGAGTAGAAGTTCTTGGTCGTCTGCGTATCGTAGGCGATGAAGCCCGCGAAGATCAGAACCCCGGCACCCGACACGATCAAGTCCAAGCCGCTCGAATGCAGCAGGAACACGTTGATCAGCGACACCACGATCAGCCCGATAAGGGCGACCAGAAGGAAGCTACCCCAACCGCTCAGATTGCGCTTGGTGGTGTAACCCCACAGGCTCAGACCGCCGAACGCCGCCGCCGTGGCGAAGAACGTCGAAGCGATGGACCCGCCGGTATATTTCAGGAAGATCGAACCCAGGCTCAACCCGAACAGTGCCGAGACGGACCAGAGAACGAACTTGCCGCTCACGGACTTCAGGAAGCCTTGAGCCAGGATGATGCCCAGCGGTGCGAAGGCGACGACGATACCCAACAGGGTATAGGTCAGTTGACCCTTGTCATTGAGCGTGAAGAACAGCGACTTCAGGGGCTCGATGCTCGCAAGATAGGCAAGAATGCCGGTGAGGGCGATGGCACCGAACATGCGATTGTAGACGCCGGTCATGAAAGCGCGCAGACCAACATCGTAGGTTTCAGTCTGCGAGGCAGACACGGTTGTCGTCATGGAAATTGTTTCCTCATCTAAAAGACAAGGTATCATCGCACAAAAACCAAAGCGGTGCAATTATTTTCGTGAAGTCTCGCTAATGTGATCGCTGTTCGGATTGAAGCTTCCGTTGAACACCGATTTGATTTGCTTCGGGCTAAATGCAACGTAGTGATCCGTAACGACGGAATCGCTAGGAGTATCATCGACATTGAGCATAATCAAACCATCGTAGCCTTCGGCTTTGGCTTGATCAATAACCACATCCAAATCGCCATGAACACTAAATGTACCACCACTTCCACCTTGATAATTTAAAATTTTAGGATGCTGTAAAGACAGATACGCCGGAATTACGTTTTGACCGTGAATTGGGTCTTCCCGAGTTGCATTGATTTCGTGATCTTCGTAATCGCTCATGAGTTGTTCGTAGCGATCCCAATCACCTTTGCGCTCAGCAGCAGCAATTTCTTTTTGATATTGTGCTGATTTTTGTTCGTGGTCTTCCATACCCGCAATATTCGTAGTGCCAGCATGAACCGCATACATTGATGCAACAACTGGCGATTTTGTAAAGAAGAAACCATGCGCCGCGCCGTGGCGAGGACCAGTGGCGGCACCGCCACGATCTTTAGAAAATTTAGTGAGCGGCTGATTCGTGCCGTGATAAACTTTTAGAGGGTTGCCGTGTTCGTCAACCACCTTGCTATCCCCGAACCATGCCTTAAACCCAGGCGAGACATCTTCGCTGATGTCTTCGAAAGCCTTGGGCGTAACTTTCTTTCGGATCGCAGTTATTTCTTTGCCGTCAAGTTCATGCGTGTACAGTTCATACGCATTCGACAAGACACCGGTCTTGTCGGCATAACGAGCTAGACGCTTATAGAAATTGCTCTGTCTTGCATTCCAACCAGGGAATACAATCGTTTCAGGTCTAACCGTCGAACAGAACGTGTTGATGGCTACCATGACAGCGGAGAACACCTGTACGGCACTTGCTGACGGTGTTAGCTCAAATGAAATGGTTTGTGTGCCGTTCGGAGCCGGGACGAATTTAGCAAATAGACATTCCACGGCATCGGAATGTTTTATGAACCAGACCGCATAGCGTTCCGACCCTACCTTAAATTTATAAGCCTTAAGTGTCGGCACACTGGGTAATTGCGGGAGCCCCGAATGCGGAAGTTCAGCGTCAGGAATAGCGGTCAACGATGGCGAATCATCAAATAGTTCGTTGATGGGTTCCCGGTGTTCGACTATGTTAATCCACTGTCGCATGAAAATACACTCCTAGAATTAGGCTATTAGTGTATTTATGGTGTTAATTGTGTGTGAGCAAAACACTGAAACGTGTGCCATAGGAACGATGCCAAATCTTGACGGATGTTCCGTCAGGATGACGGAATACACTCAGTGAATAATCACCGTCTGTAGCCGGTTCACCGGCGCCACGCACAAAACCTAGGCGTTCCAACCGATAGGTCAATCCATGATTGCCCCAAATTGTTTGACTAACTGCCGAACCCCCGCCGTTATATCGCATCATTTCAGGATTGTACGGCTTACCAAACACCTTACGCAAGATGGTGGCGACCGCATCGTATGCGTTGTCAGCCTGTACGTCACCCAAAATATCCATCAATTCGCGCATGACAGTATTTAGTCGCGCTCTGGATTTTCCGGCAAATGTTTTTCGCCCATATAAGTATAGGCTTCAAACAAAGCACCATGAGCTTTATGGACCATACGGAAGGCTTCGGGATCGTTTGCGGTAGCAGGATGTTCTAGCAGAGTAGCGATCAAATCCAAGATCAACGAGGATGTATTAACAATCTCATGATAGCCAAACGTACCGGGCTCAAAAGCCGCAACGTTCACACCAGCTTCAGCCAGGGCAAAGGCGATTTCTTTGCGATCTTGTTCGATATCTTCTTGAGAGTTGATCACTTTTTCAGTGCTTTCTTGATAGCGTCTAAGGCAGATTCAACGCTGTAATAGAACCCCGACATACGGGGATTCTTCAAACTAACATTGATGAGATTGGGTCCGTGCATACGGATGAGCCCGTGGTCGGGGAAACGACCGTTGCCAGGGGCGCGATTATTCCAGCGCGTACGACGCGAGAACGGATAGGGCGAATAATCGTACGAGACCCCTAGAAGGTCGGCGCACGCTTGGTAGAACGAATTTTCTACCATCAATTTTTCATTTTTCATACTGAACTATTTATAGCCCAATATGGTATATGGCGTCAAGACGATTCTTTAATCTTCCAAAAAATCGATTGTTCAGCGAAATGCGTTGTTCGCTTACACGCTTTACATTCAACGTCTGACGGGTAGTCCGACATTAACAGATCGGAATCTAAAGTATTTTTTCCACAGACCGCGACAAATTGATGTTTCGGATGCTGTAAATGATATCGGCGCGACCGGTATTTCATTTTCGTTTTAACTTAACTAGAACCATTGCTTCTATGTGTGCTTGCGTTTTCTTGCAATGCAAGCAAGTAACTGCTTCGGGGTTTCCAAATAACTGAAGCCACGTCGTATCACCGAATGGACCGCCCTTATTTCCACACGCCGCAATGCCTTCATCGATACATGCCGCTGCACTCGTCATTAGTCGATAGATTTTGAAATGACGTTTCATTGCTGGCTCAGTTTGTCAAACACCATCGCTTCAATGTGCGATTGCATTCGTTGACAATTGCCACAAGTCACTAGCGGCGCGGTACCACTGTATCGTGTCTTAGTCCGATTGGGTTTGCCACAAGCCAGAGCCGGGACGACCCCAGCCTTTGTGACGTGCTCAACGTAAAAATGCACTTTTTGGCGATAATAGCGACCCCAACCCACTAGAATGCTTCCGTAGGCTTATCCAACACAAAACGTCCGTTCTCTTCGAACCATTCGCGCCAGCCATTGATGTCCAAATCAAAGCCCAGGTCTTTGACTTTTCTGTAAAGTTCAATTGAGGTACTTAGGGATGATTCGGAATCCCAGTATGTCCACTTGGGCGACCAGTTGATTTCATAGTTGTAATACGGGGCATCTTTCGTGCCACTGTCGAATTCAAATCTAGACTTTGGCGAATCTAGCAAAGCCTTGATGTTGTCAAAGCCAGTGATCCTACCAGTTTTCTCGTAATGATTGTTCGATTTATTGACTTCAAGCATCTGAACTTCGATGAGCCCAGCGTCGAGAAATTCTAAGAAATTTTCTTTACGTTCGTGCCGCCCGGTCAGTTCGATAGTAGAAAATTCATCGAAACCGCAATATCCCTGCATCGACAGAAACGTCTTGGTCATATAGTCAACGAGGACCAAACCATAGCCACTAGGGGCAGTTCCAGTCGGAATAAGTTGTGCAGTTGGACGATGTTCCTCGATGTACTCTTCCAAGTGAGTATCGTCACAGTTGTAGATTCTGATATTCCGTAACCAATAGGGCATCGAATTGGTGTACGAATCGAGATTGAAAATTTGACCGTCCGTCTTGCGAACAGTTACGTTGATGCTACCGCCCATAAATCGGACCCTTCCACTGTGATGCGCCCTTCATGAACGATCTTGTTTTTCGTTCTTCCACAATGGGCGGTCTATTATAATTCCGCGCACGGACGAAACGATTGCGTACCCGTTCTTCGATTTCAGCAAGGTGATCCTTTGCCCATTCGTAAAATTCATAAGCGTCCAGCTTCATAGCCGAACGAAGATGATTACAAACCGAACAGGCAATCACAAGATTGTCTAAGTCCCACGTACCACCCTTAGACAATTCAATGACGTGTTCCCACGTCGCGTAACGAGGGTGACGCAAAAACTCAACCGTCATCACAGAGCCGCAATAGCAGCATTTGTGATTTTGGCATTCCATCAACTCGCGTTTTTTCTCATCGCGCCAGCGGAACCAGGGCGGCGGGCGATGCTTGCTTTTTTTATTTTCTTGACGTTTCTCGGCAGCACTCAAAAATTTCGCTATCTTCGGCGCGGTTGTCGGGGGAGCATACTGATAATCGACCGGAACCTTTACGCTAGAATATCCTTGCTCAGCAAGTAATTGCTTAATCAGAGGTATGGTTTCGGTATGAACCACACGAACCTTTTCCGCCTTAACTTTCTTACCGTTCACAATTTGACCCGAGTGAACAGCATTGTAGTAATCCAACAGATGCGTATAGCCTGACATCGGACCCGCGCACGACTGACAAACCACCACTTCGTTTTTGTAGTTGGTCGGCTTGGTGCGATCAATGGATGCCAGAGCGCATTGTTTGGGATCACCATTGAAAGCCATAGCTTCAATGTGGTTGCCACAGATGCAGCAACGATAATTTTGAGATTCGCAGAGGCGGACTTTGATACGGTAACGCGGTCCCTTGTTAGGTTCATAATCTAGAACCCAAGGGTCGTTTCCCGCTCGTGTGAATGCCGCGTCATACATCCCTCGAATATAGCACGGATTACGAAAATTTCAAGAGATAAATAAATGATGGACTTGAAGCGATATTTTAGTGATGAGCACCCACCCGTGCTTGACGAAGAAACCTATAAGGTTCTTCTGCAACAGGTTGATCCTAATTGGATGCCTCACAAAGACTATTCGCCACTAATCCCTTACGTCAAATTTGTTGCTATCAAGAACAACGTTATGAAGTTCTTCGTTCCCAACAAATACAACGGCTGGAATACCTACATTCAGTTCCCCGAATGGTATGAGCAAGTCGATGATGAAAACATCACCGCACCAGAAGCAGCGCGTTTGCTGCTATGGGCAGGTAATATTCGGGTTCACTGCCCGTGCCCAGCTTACAAATACTGGGGCTATCAGTACATCATGACTCAGGCGGAATCGGCGATTATTCCCGAAGTCCGCTTCCCGCATATTCGCAACCCCCATCTAAAGGGCGTTTGCTGTAAGCACCTGAACCGAACCATCAAGGTTCTAGGTTTCCATAGCGGTAGCATTGCGTCGGCTGTTAAAGAACAGCGCGATCATCCTCATAAGCACTAAAATATTCACCAAATACCTTTTCGAGGTATTTGAGGAATTCGCTTAGTTTAATACCGCGTCGAACGCAGATTATCAATGAACTAATATCGATGTCAGGGGTTCCCACCATCGAAGCATCCGTGCGAGAAAGATGCTCGTTGACTAACGCGCGCAGAACCAGCCAATGTGGCACGGGATATTTCAGAAGAATTTGCATGGCAGCAGGCGTATAATACTCCTGAAGTTTTTCGGTCATCCGAAAACCTTATGCAATATTTCTCGCATTCCCAAGAACCACGGGTACACGGTGACAACCGGGACCGTTAGACTTAGGAAAGTGAACCACACTACAGCACGGGCGCGATCCCAGAAACGTTCGAAATACGTTACGGTACTCTCGTCCGAGATCGTGTCGGTGAAGATGCTCACTTCAGTTGCTCGATAATCACACCACGAACAAAGTTCGGATCAAGCTTCACGACGCTCGCGCGCATGATTTGACCCATCGCCCAGCCGATCAGCTTTTGGTTGTCGGGTTCAGCGCGCAGCAAATCAGCTTGTTTGGGGTTATCCTCAAGCACCTTCAGGAACATCGGCACGATAGATTCACCAGACGGTTGCGCCAGAATTTCTTCCGTCAACTCAGCGATCATTTCGTATAGGACGATGCGCGTGGCTTCTTCAGCCGAAACGGTGTGACTAACCGTGACCGAATGCGTGGCGTTGAATTCCGTGATCAACAGAATGTCCAGAGCCTTGCGAATGCTCTTGGGGACCATACCCAGCGCAATCGCATTCGCGTACTCACGAATGGCGCCGACATGGATCACCTTGTTGATGTCCTTGAATTCCAGAGCGATACCCGTCCCACCCGGCGGGTTCTTCAGGGCTCCCGCCAGGGAACCAAGAATAAAGTTGATGATTTCGTTGGTGGTCTCTGCATCATCGGCGTGTTCACCAATGACATAGGTCAGGAAATACCAGAACGACAGTTCGCTATTGGCGAACGACAACAGGTTGTTCAACTTACCCGGTTCGATCTTGAAGCCTAGAAGATCACAAATCGTGGTCGGAGCTTTGGTGAACCAGGGCTGATCCTCGATCAGATAATAGGTCCGAAGATCGACGTGCTTGGTCTTCCAATCCTTCGGAAAACGGATGAACCAGCCAGGACCCATCGTGGGGTGCGGCTCATCGGGCTTGCTATCGTCAATCTCATTGGTCATCTGAAGGTCTTTGTAAATTCGGTTGGGTCCAAGGTCGAAAAAGTCTGTCCCCGTGTAGATAGCATATAATGTAGGTTGCGCGCAAGACTATCATCGCAACGACACATTTTTCTAAACACCAAATCGAATTCCATAGAGTTGAACCGACCAGCTTTTTGCGTTTCGCAAGCGTTAACCGTTGCTTGGTAAATTTCTTCCTTGGAGGCACCGTCGTAGCCTTTACCGATCAGTCGCGCGGCAACCTCAAGGTCATAGACTTGTTCGTGAATGATAACGGCTAAACGATTACGTTCCATCGGAGTTTCGAAATATTTCTTTAAATTTTGCAGTAGGATAGCACGAATAATAATTCGTAGGATGATGATAGTTGTGACGAATAAGAAACAGTTTTCCGTGTTCCCAAAGCGTCTGAATAGACAACTGAACTAGTGCTACGTATCCGGCTATTTCTTCAGGGGATAACTTGATACTCTTGCGCTCTGCCAGCATGGCGGCAATCAAGGTATGAGAAACGCCGCGATAGGCTTCCTTATTGGAGCCGACTTTCATCCGTTCTTCGACTTCGATTTCACCAATCATGTCGTAAATGTCGTCAACGGATATTTCGTAGCTCATTGAGCTACTGTATCAAACGATCAACCAAATTTCAATTTAAAGATGGTCTCGGTTTCGTCACGAAATTTAGCAGTAGAGAACCGCAGACAATCCTTGAGTTTGTCATAAGTCCAAGTTGCTTCCGTTGTTTTTGGCATTTGGTCTGACAAATAATCTACGATGGCGAGAAGATCGGTTCCCGCCAGGAAATGAAGATCATTTTCCTTACTCTTCCGTAGGCACGACCCCTCAAACGGATATTGCTGAAGCAGCAACTTCCGCTCATCGTGCGAAGTCATTCGATAGCCTTTACCGTGCCAATATGCCATTAGACCAACTGCGACGGGGTAATACCCGAGACGACGAACGCATCTTCGAACAGCACGACTTCATGAAATTTTTCGATCAGAACGAAATAGTCGTTCTTCGACCAAGCCGACAGGTTGATTTGCGGATGGTCCTTGTAGGGGAAATCGTTCCCCATGTGCCACTTGCCGCCCAGCGTGTTGAAAAGCCATTCGCTGACTTCCATCTGCCACATGAGGGCGTCGAGACCTTCACCAGCATCCATGCTCAGACGCAGGCAATAAAATCCGTCAGCAAAACCAATATAATTGGTCTTGAACTTGCCGGGGAAATTATTGCGGTCATAAGGGTTCTGGGTCATGTTTATAATTTAGCATGACCCAGAGTATTGTCAAGTAATCTTTGAATGTTCAACCAAACGGCGTGATTCCCGAGTGACGGGATCAATATAATCGGAAACGAATTGAAGCGTGCCGATCACTTTAGCTAGTGATTCGAAGAGTGCGTATTCATTCGGCGTCATTTCGGTGACAGCCATCGGCATCTTTGGAATCGAAGCCAATTGTTTTCTCAAATGTTTAGCTAGCTCGCGTTCTTTGTGCAGACCCAGCGGCTTACTCTTCTTCTCCGTCATTATCCCCGACCTTGATGTTGTTCAGATCATAAGCTGTAGCAAAGTTCGAACCCAGAAGCAACTTGGCGTGCATCAAATCTTCTTCGGTTTTGATGAAGGTTACGGTGCTAAATGAGAATGAATCCGACAGTCTACCGTCGATGAGGTCTTTGGTTTTGCCGCGACGCTTGACTGCATAATTAAATTCCATGCCATCAATGCGAGAGTCCACTAGGCGTTCAAACGCGGTACCAACCGCCGATCCCACAAACCGATGCAGGCGGGTCACGCGAACGGTAATGGGGTCTACGTCGGGAACCTGAACGCCCGTCTCAACCGTCTTCATTTCGAAGGTGACGATTTCCAACTCTGGAACAGCGATACCACACTGGCGTTCGGTTTCGTGAATCGACCACTTGCGTTTCGCCGTGGCGATGTTGTTCCAGAGCATCGGAATTTCTTGGTATTGCGGAACCCAGCGGGGAAGGCTGGCGACAGCATACCGACTACGGGCGTAGCGGTTTGGGGAACGAACATTCCCGGTCCAGAATTTACCCGTCTCGATTACGCGCAGGGCATACTTGAACGTGCTGTCGGTAGATGCGACGCGCTTGGTCGCCTTCTTGATCGGCATAAAAATGGCTCATAAAATTTATGAACCATTCTTACCAAATTTGGTTAATGATAGCAAATTAATTCGCATGGTGGCGATGCCAGTTATCTCGGCTCCCTCAATCACCGCCAAAAATCCCCCTTAGATAACCATCATCAGGGGGTGGATGATCTGCAAAGGTTAATTCCCTTTGGGTCGTTCAGACTCTACCACTTACGTCTTCATCGTCCAGGGACGATCATGCGAAGTGTAAGGCATAGCACATGGCTACACCTTACACAAGTCCCCACCAAACTTTAGCTTGAAGACTAGAAGGTCTTCTTCGTTTTGGAATGTCGCAACAAAGTCATGGTCGAAATCTTCGTCGTTGGGATGGTTGCCCATCAGCCAAGCGGTGATTTGCTTTTCCTTACAGAATTGCATGACTTCTGGGGTGAAACGGACCATTCGGGTGGTGACGCTCACTGAATAATATCCGTTTGACGATCCATAGAACCGGAAATCAACGGAGCCCTTGATGGTCGAAAGACCATAGAACGTCCATTGCTGAAGTTCGGGAAGATAGTCGTCATCGTTTTCGGGAGGCGGGTCGCCAATAGGGTCGCCGTCTTCGTTTACGTCCCGCCCGTACTTCTTGACGTTTGTCCGCTCATCAGCGCGCAGAATCGGGCTTCCCACCAAATCGTTTAGATCGCCGTTAATATCTTCGACGTACACGCTCTCACAACAGTTTTGTTCGTGATACATGGTGATTCGCGCGCCGAAATCCGCGACGAAATCAACGCGCTTTTCTGAAGACTCAGCCGTGACGAAGGTCAATCCCAGCAAATCTGAGAAAGTACATTCTTCATTTCGGTCGATGAGATCACCGGGGATGGACAAAAAATACATCAGGCATCATACCAAATTATTTTCGGAAATCAAAATATTTGACGCCCGGTCGCGGAACCCAACGGGGGCGGGGCTCAACACAACCGGGCGTCTGGTCATTGGGGGCAATGACCAACGTCATAATACCAAATCCAAGAAAGGCGTCAACGCCTTTTCATGCCTGTGGACATCTTTGTTGTGTTGTGATAGAGGACTTACATGAAAATGTTTCGTCCTCTCGCGGAAGCCATCGAAAACTTTAAGTGGCAGTCCGTAAAATCAGACTACGCCATCGGTGATCTCATCGAAGATTGTCGTTATGAGCCCAGTCGCATCACGGGTATTACCCGTGACAACCGAACCCACACGTTCACCTATGCCACTGAAGGGCTTGTAAGCGGTTTTAAGGGCACTTGCGGCGCGGGGTGTGGTGTTCGACCTGTCGATGACTTAGAGGCTTCTAAGGACTTCTATCGTCGTCTTTCCAAGGCTCGCAACGACGAAGTTGCGATGGAACTAGTGATGGAGTGGGAAGATTCCCACAAGAAAAACTAGCGTAGCGGTTCCACCGAAGGACCAATGAAGCTGCCAGCGCACACCTTGTAGCTCGGACCCTCGGTGGTCACGATATCGTAGTGATATCGATGCTTCATGCAGCCGAACACGCGCGGCGTCACCGAAGCAACGTGATAGCCACGCGACGTGATTGCGTCGATAGCGTCTTGCTTTGCCGCCGCTTGGGCGCCTGCCACGATGACAGAAACGATAACGACAATCACCAGACCGCCGCCGATTTTGAACATCGTTTCCATTTAGCGTTCCTTAATGTCGATCAGCGTCACGGTCTGCCCATAGGGCAAAGCGTCGAACCGGGCTTGAATGTCCGCCAGGGGCAGACCGCGCATGTCGCGCATCTTAGTCTGAGTGTAATTGTCGATGAAACGAGCCATCGCAACCTTCTTCGAACCGGCGACCGTATACAGATACAGCCCGCCATTTTTCTTCTTTGCAGCCCAAGCTTGAATCATTAGATTTCTCCCAGGCGAATGACGGTCATGCGACGCCCCTTCGGGCTCATGCGAATGGTCTCGACCAGAACACCTTCAGCGAGCATCGCTTCGAAGATAGGATTACCTTCGGTCCAATCCGTACCGACGCTTTCAAAAGCAGGGCACGAGCCCTTCTTTTGGATATGAGCGATAATGGCTTGGCGGATTTCTTGTTCGCGGCTCATGGTGACTCCGATCAATCAAATAATACACTATAGATACCACAGTGTATTAGATTGTCAAGCGTTATAGCCACTTCATCTTGAATATCATCGCATCTTCTTCACTGGCGAAATAGATATTCCAGTATCCACCAGTTGAAGTCGATCCTACTCGCTTGAAAAACGGCGTGGCACTAAGATTTTGCCCGATCCATTCTAGCAAGCTATCGCGAATGACCGGCGGTTTGTCGGTAAAGAAATCGATATGGCGGAACAAAGAATGCTCGCGCACCACGTGGATTTTGATGGGCGGAATACCCCTGCCTCCCCCAAAATAGACCCGAAGGAATTGCTTTACATGGGACTTAGAAAAGAACTGCGACAATTCTTTGCTCTCACCATCTGAGCAATATACCGTGCAAATAACTTCGGTCCCGTATCGAGCAATCCTGCTACCACCCATAGTCTTGAAACTATTAATGTACCAACGGGATGCGCTATACGAAAAATAGCCCACATGCTGACCATCGGCATAGATGTCATCGGAACGAGTGAAGGTGACTTTGGTCATTACAACCACTTCATCTTGAACATAGTTGCATCATCCATGCTTGAAAAGAAAATATCATATTGGTGTTTCGGATCGTCAAACCGCGACCGGGAGACAAGATAAGCAGAGATTTCTTTCGTGGCAAGCCAATCCTTCACATGATCATAGAAATGCGCCGTATGATTATGTTTGATGAAAGCAATATTCACAAGACACTTTGGGTCTTGAGAAAATCGCATCACGAGTAGCTTACCACCTGAAGCGTACGATGCTTTGATGAAACGCTTTACTTCGATCCACGTGTCGAACTTAGACAAACCCATAGAAGACTTGTGAAGATAATTTACAAAATCTCCCCCAGTGAACGACACGTCCCTGTTTCCATCGCGCTTGCGATTGCGATAGAACGTGACCTTCCCGACCCGTTCACCCTCGTACAGGATGAAACGGGTGTTGTATCCATCGGGATTTAGCTTGGTGAACGTTACTTTCATAGCCACTTCAACTTGAACATCAGGGCATCCTCTTCGCAAGAGAAAACCACTTCGTAAATGCACGTCGTTTTGTAGAGCGGCGACACTTGCTTTTTCATAGCATTGAGCACGGGCGTATCCCGCATGTGTTTTTTACACCATTCGTTAACTTCGGATACAAAAGTCGGATGCGTCCAACCGATCACGATGTCATTTTTGGTGAAAGTATCTTTCTTATATTCATACCGAATCAGGTTTTCATAGCCGTATTCGACCACCATGCGAGCGTAACGCTTCGCGGTATGAGCATCCGATAGGTTCGAAATATCAAGCGGACCCAAGATCGGGAAAATCGTCAGCTTGCCGATGCGCGTGGTCTTGTATTCGGTTGATTTCTTACCGAAGGCTCCACGCCACGTGCGTAGATACTGGCGATCAATGCGCCAATACAATTCTGCAACCGGAACATCATCCTTATAGATCGGCATCGTATGACGATGCTTATCGCGTTGACCAATTCGGATTTTAGGACGATCAGAAGTCAAAAGATATCTCCAAACAATTATTGGGACCGTACCAAAACACTACCAAATGTCAAGCCATAAATAACCGTATGCGCGACCTTATGGACCTATTAAACGAAGACCGTATTGACGAACTAGTCAATGCACCAGATCAACAAGTCTATCACTGGACTACGGCTGATGCTCTGCGGATGATTTTCAAGACACAGACGATCACCGGGCGAACACCCCACACGATCAATGATGCCACTGTCCAGGGCGTCAGCCTTACCCGCAATGCATTCTTCGATATCCAAGATACCTACGCTAGAGGCGGGATCAAGGCTTGGCGTATCGGCTTCAGCCTGCAACGTCTGAAGCACAATCATAAGGTTGTTCCGATGCGCTATGCGCCATATCGCAACAAACCGCGTAACCAAACCTATCGTGAACCTATCGACACCATTGCGGGTACACTTGGTATGCGCGATGTCTCGTCGGATGAATCCGAAGAGTTTTTGATCGGTGATCTGACAAATATTTGGAAATATGTCACAAGTATTTCCGTAGAAATGCGTCACGTAGACGTAACAATGCACCCGTCGCAGGTCGATTGGGATGATGAGCCCTTCAGCAATATTCAATCAACTACGCGCGATGACCAAGAACTTTTGTTCGATATCATGGCAGGAACCGTCTACGGAAACGAAGGGTATAAAGCATCTTGGGGCAAGCGTCGGCGTGCGCCTATCACGCTACCACCGAATGTAAAATTCAACGCCATTGGTCGCAATGGTCACGCGGTCGTAGACTTCAAGGCGCACTACTCGGATGTTCTGGATTTCCCCGAACAACCCGTTCATTCCGATCCAGAGCCGGTCAAGGAAGCCTTTGCCCACGCTTTCAAGCCGCAATATGGTCCGCGCAAAGAACATATCGTCACCGTCTTTATCAATCCCAATTCCAAAGAATGGCGGGAATGCTTAGGCAAACACCAGATGGCGCGCGGCTATGCCGTTGGGAAAGATTTTTATGCATGGTCTGCCTATGATGCTGTCCACAACACAGTTCATGCGGAATTGAATCTTCCAAAGGATGCTATTCCAGTTTACGCTTATAGCACCAAATTTGGTCAACCGATCATGCTCACGGTCACAGATGCTTCACTGAACACAATCTGGTGGCATAGTGATAAAGTTGGCGCCGAATTGGCGCACGGTTGCGATTGGCTAGTCAACAATTTCCCAGAAATCGAAGTCGATTACTATGACCAAGATATCTATGGCGATTGGACGATGCTTGATGACGAAGATGAAGAGACCGATGACGAGTTGACCGAACGTTTCGAAGAGACTTCGGTTTGGAATAATAACGTAAAATTTTTCATCGATCCGACCCGTGGTGAATTCCAATCTCTGTTGAATTCGGCAACGTCTGGTATTCGGGGCGCCTATGATGCTTCCACCGGGGACATCTATATGTGGGATGCCATGGACAGTTCGCACGCGGACGCGCGTGACGCGCTGTATGTCTCCGCGTCCAACCGTTGGGAACCCTTTATTGCAGCTACGAATTCAGATGAAATGCTTGAAAGCAATGATTGGGCGGGTGCAGGAGAAGTTTGGAAAACGTCGCTTGGATTGTTTGTTATCGTCATGGGCGAGAACGAATACGGTATCGAATCTCCCGACAAGCAAGCAAAATTCATTAGATACTTCGGTAACTTAACAGAATTGATCACGGCGTCTGAACCGATAGAGGAAGAAATTCTGGACGAAGCTCCATTCGATAAAGTGGAACTGAAAAATTCTAACTTGCAAACTTATAAGATTGGTTCTCACGGCGAATTAGAACGTTTATTGCAAAATTTTGGTTGGGTTCGAATGTTTGTAATGCCAGATGGTATTATTGCATGGGATGCAGCCAATGCTACTCATCATGATCTTAAAACACATTTTAATGTTCAAGGATTGGTAAACTGTATTAGCTTGGGTTGGCGAGGAAGTAATCTAGAACTAGAATTTTATTCTAAGTATCAATCATCGGATAATTTGATTAATAATCCGTATCTTCAAAAATTCTTGAAGGGATGGCAAGTATATTTTAAAGATCACGAAACTTGGAAATTACAAGACATTCATCAATTTGGTGCTGGTTTAACCGAAGCCCCGATTGGTGATTGGCAGGTTGATCCGAATTTCGACTCCAATGAAAAAGAAATGATGTCGAAATTCACTGGCTACGAAATGGAAGCTCCACACTGGTCAGCCGTCGATAAGAAAGCCATGCGTGATCCTGGCGTAATCAAGAAAGCCCAAAATGCTTTCATGAAAACCCTATTCACATTCGATATGTATTTTTGGCAATCGACCAATCCCGACTATGATCCCACGACACAAAAGGGTTACGTAGATTTGGAATGGGTTCAAAAGAAACTCGGTAAGGAAGCCTATGAATATTTGAGCAAGGCAAATCCGAACCATATTACGATGATCCTCGGAAGCAATATGTCGGATCAAGACTACATCAGCTTGCGTAGCCCATGGATCATTGCTCACCGAATGGCGCATACTCTGATCAGTGGACGTAACAAGCTAGCGTCGTCCTATAGTGCAGCCTATGTCTTTGAAAATTTTGTCCATAACATCTTGGAAATTGGCTATGATCACGAGTGGCCAGATCAAGATACACAGTATGGACATATCATTTATCATGATCACCATGAAATCTATACTAAGATGATGGGTCATTATTTGGGTACTATGCGTTCGGCGCGGTCGAATAAACTGGTCACGGCATCTGAATGGATTCACGAAAGCTTTGCGCAGTATATCATTACTGGAAAAATTACTCTGAACCCGTTGCCGGATCACTTTGACGAAGGCATGGATTTGACAACCGATCCTGAGAGACGTGCTGCGGCTCAACACCTTTGGTCGGAATTACCGAATCAGGTCAAGCAAGCCTTCGATGAGTTGCTTGAGGAAGCTACTGGAAAAATTTGGATCATGTAGCTTGACAACCCAAACCGGGTTTGTAATCTACGCGGGTCAACGAGACCCAGTAGGCAACCTCGTTGGAACTGACCGGGTGGTTGGGCATTGGTCTTCAACGTCTCGACATAGTATGTTGAAGGTTGTTCTGTTGTTGAGAGAACCCGGTGGTTGCCCGCCGGGTTCTTTTTTATGATATTTTAAGTTCTGCGACCACTTCGCCATGCTCTGCTATTTCAGCGAACAATTTTTCTTTGTCTTCGTCGTCTAGCCGGTAAAAATTACCTTTCTTAGGAAGGCGCCCAACCGGGACTTCCATTGCCATTCTCGTCCAAGCTGGTCCCGTCACCAAGTATGCACGGACTTCCTTTGCATAACTTGGATTGTAACGTTCCCATACTGCTTTGAATTCTTCAATTTTTGTGGTGAGAACGTTCGGATTATACATCGCAAACGAGAAACCACCCGACTTCTTTTCAACAATCACAACACCAACAGGTTTGACGGCATCGTTTGAGAGTAAAGCCGTGCTGGTGTCATCGGTCAGAGGAATATCCATTCCACTACGTTGCGATAACTCTCGTAACATTTTCATGAACAATGGACCATGGCTCTCATAATACTTTCCAGTATGAGCAAAATAGACATGGATCATTTCATGCAACAACAAACCGTCAAATTCGGCTTCACTACGCTGATAGGCATCCGAGATAACCATCGTCAATGTACCGGGGATCAACGTAGTCGTCGTATTGGGTGTGTTTAGACCATAACGAATAGTTCGTGCAGTTGGCTTGGGACCGACGCGGCTCACCTTGAATTTCACAACGCCGCCGGAATTCTTTAGGGTACCGAATTTCAGGGGAATTTCAGGCAATTCGTTGTTGAAGAATTTCTGATTGAATTCGTCGTAACGAGCTTTGAGATTATATTGAGCGGCTTTGGTCTCTTCCAAAAACTCTACGTTCTCAAATAAATTAAGATGTTTGCGAATATCGTTGCACATAGTGTTATTTATTGCTATACAAGTTGGTATTGCTAGAGAGGACAGCCATGCACGTTAATATCGATATGAACACGTTTGTTGATGGTCTCGATACAAAAGATGCGTATGCGCTCTATCTACGACTGTACAACAAGTTCGGTTTTCCCGAACACGGCAACCCCACTCTTCCCAGGCAAGATGCGGTTTACGACATCTATATGGGCTCGATCCCCGACAAGAAGATCAACGCTATCAAGATTCTTCGTGAGCTTTCCCGTGTATATACGGGCGATTTGTCTTTGGGGCTCAAGGAAGCCAAGGATATGATCGAAATGTCAACGACCGGTCCCGTTCTTCGCGACGTTCCTAAGCGCGACATCAATATGATTTGCACGCTGTTCGAACGCACCGGAGGCAACCTAAAAGTTGTTGAAAAACAGTAATAAGCAACCTGTAGACGTATTTTCTGAAACGGAGTTAAATCCAGAATATACCCAATTTCAGATGCATAAATATCAAACACACTGTCGTTTGACACAAGCATCTGGAAAAATCTCATGGGAATTAAGTATGACGGTCTGAAGCTCGTTTGGATTAAGCAAAACGCATCAGATGACACCTTTTTGACTTGGCTAAGCCCCGACGAAGGATCGTTGGGTTCTTTCTTGGGTGGATCGACCGTCTATCTACCCGTTAAGGTCCGCGTTGTAAGCGGTCCCGCGCCTACCTTCTCCATTACCTCGGGTACTATTCCCGATGGTCTATCTTTCAATAATCAAACCGGTGCTTTGTCGGGCGTTCTAGATAACGTCGCTCAATCGTATGCGTTTACGATTACCTGCACAAGCAACACGGCTTCGGTTTCTCGCGAATTCTCGCTTGATGTCACTCAAAACTCGGCTCCGGTTTGGACTACTCCTGCTGGTACCTTGGGTACTCAACGCGATGGTACTTTTGCAAACGTCGTCGTGGTCGCCACCGATCCAGAGGGTGAGCCGGTCACGTATAGCGTTGCAGCCGGTTCGCTTCCTGATGGTTTGACCCTGAACACTGACACGGGTGTTATCAGCGGTATTCTTTCGGGCGTTGGTGGTGATACTACCTTCTTCTTCACTATTGCTGCGTCGGACGGAATTCTTTCCCTCAACCGTGCATTCAGCTTCACCGTCGATTACAACGCGCCGCCCACATGGCAAACCCCGGCGGGCTTGCTTGGTCATGCGGTTGAATACGCAACTGCCAATTATGCTGTCGTGGCAACGGATGCCGATAACGGTGATGTTGTTAGCTATTCGTTGGTTAGCGGTTCATTGCCGGTTGGTATGTCCCTAAACTCCAACACTGGTTGGATCAACGGTGTTGTCAGCCAAGTTGGTTATAGCCAAGAACGTCGCTTCACCCTGCGCGCCTCGGATGGTCTGCGCGGTCTGAATCGTGATTTCTCCATTGCCGTTGATAAAAATCTTCCGGCTGTTTGGATTTCGCAAGGTACTATCGTTACCGATCTCGGCGGCAATTACATCAATACCCAATTGCAAGCCTATGATCCCAACGGTTTGCCACTGACGTTCTCGCTGACTTCGGGCACCCTGCCTGATGGTGTCACTCTCACAAGCGCGGGTGCTATCTATGGCTTCCTACCGCAAGTCGAAGAATCTACCGACTATACGTTCACTATTGACGCATTTGATGGTGTCAACCCTTCGCCGCGTACACTGAAGATTCGCGCCGTCCTGAACACGCCGCCGGTTTGGAATACTCTGAATTTGTCGAATGCGATTTCGAGCGTTCCTTATACCTTTACCCTAAGCGCAGTCGATCCCGAAGCTTTCTCGGATATTTCGTATGCTCTGAACGCAAGCACCCTGCCTTCCGGTCTATCGTTGAATGGTGCAACTGGTGTTATTTCGGGCACACCGGCTAACTACGGTAGCGACTTCACCTTTGATCTGACTATCGACGCTTCGGATGGCGTACTGACCACTCCGCGTGATTTCAGCTTGATCGTTAAGGAAAATCTGGACCCGATCTGGAATACTGCTTCTGGTCTGATCGCTAACGCCCTGGCTAAGACTGCCATTTCCGTTCAATTGGAAGGCTATGACCCCAATGGCTTGCCAGTGAGCTATTCGCTGGAAAGCGGAACACTCCCGGCTGGTATTACCTTGTCGGCTGCTGGTCGTATCTCGGGTACACTACCTGCTGTTGTTTCGGATACCGAATCTGAATTCACCGTCAACTTGTTCGACGGTTACAACACCGTTGCTCGTACTTTCTCGATCATCAATCGCGTCAATGCCGCCCCGGTGTGGTTGACGGCGGCGGGTTCGATTGGTGGCGGGTTCGAACAAACTCCATTCAGCTATCAACTTCAAGGCTACGATCCCGATGGTTATGCGGTTTCGTATCGTCTGAAATATCCGGGTTCATTGCCCTTCGGTCTTTACCTGTCGGGCACTGGTCGTATCTCGGGCACGCTTCCGACTGTTCTTCAAGATGCTCATCCGTCATTTGACGTTGTTCTGTCGGATGGCTCGTTGGATAATTATAACGAAGTCGAACGCAATTTCACTATCGATGTTATGTTCAATTCGGCTCCGGTTTGGATCACAGGTTCGAACCTCGGAAATATTATTGAAAATGCAGCGTACTCCAACCAACTGTCGGCAACCGGCGTTGGCAATGGTCCTATGGTCTACACCCTGAAGTCTGGTGCTCTACCGGCTGGTTGGACTCTGACTAAGGCTGGTATGCTCTCGGGCGTGTCCCCTGCTGTCGCTAGCGACACTGTATTCAATTTCACTATCAATGCTTTCAACGGTATTAAGGGCGCCGATCAATCCTTCACACTGACTGTTCAACACAATGTTCCGCCGGTTTGGGTTAGCAACGCTGGCACAATCGGTTCGTTCTACGGCAATAATACATTCGAAGTACAACTCGTTGCTTCTGATGCCAACGGTACTCCGCTAACGTATACTCTCGTAAACAGCACTACTCTTCCGGCTGGCGTTACTATGTCAACGTCGGGTCGTATCGCTGGTAAGCTGGCAATCGTTGCCAATGCTACAACGTATAATTTTGAAGTTGGGGCTTCCGATGGTCAATCCCGTGTTGATCGCGCGTTCTCGGTCACGGCTTATTCGAACCAACTTCCGAACTGGGTCACACCTTCTGGTTCGATTTTCACTGGTCAAAAGAACAAGCCGGTAAACACGGGCGTTGTCGCAACTGATCTTGAAAATTCTGCACTGACTTACGCCCTGGCTGTTGGTTCAACGTTGCCAACCGGTCTGTCGTTGAATTCGTCAACTGGTCGCATTACTGGTTTGGCTCCAAACGTTTCGAGCAACACAAATTATCCGTTCACGATGACTGTCACCGATGGCAGCGCCGCGCCTGTCGAACGTGAATTCAGCATCGACGTGAATGTTGACACGGTTCCAATCTGGGATACCCCGGCTGGTACCTTGGGTAACACTCTGAGCGGTTACACTTTCAACTTTAATTTCTCGGCACATGACCCAGAAGGTTTGCCCGTCAGCTATACTATGACTTCAGGCACACTTCCTCCGAATTCCACATTCAATACTAGCGGCGCGGTTCATACCGTTGATATCAATGGTACCCCAGTTAGCGACACCGATCAGACCTACACCTTCACTGTCACCGCAAGCGATGGCACGCTGACTGGTCCTGAACGTACGTTCTCTATCACTGTTCTGAAGAACCTGCTTCCGGTCTGGACTACTCCTGCTGGTAGCTTGGGTACGCAACCGGAGGGTTCTGCATTCTCGGCAACGGTTCATGCAAACGATCCTGAAGGTTTGACTATTACGTATACCGTTACTGGTGGTGCGTTGCCTGCCAACGTTTCGTTGAACAATAACACTGGACAGATTTCGGGTACTCTTCCCCCGATTGCTACAGACACGACTTATAACTTCACGATCACCGCTTCGGATTCGCGTCGTTCGGTTCCGCGTTCCTTCTCGTTGGTTTCCACCTTCAATTCGCCTCCTGCTTGGACTACAGCATCCGCTCTGGGTAACGAATTGGAATCGTCTCCGTATTCGAAGACCCTCGTTGCAACAAGCAACGGCGATCAAGTCACCTATACATCTAACAACCTACCGGCATTCTTGACCCTGAATGCCAATGGTGCGTTGACCGGTATGTTGCCTTCGGTTGGTTCGGATACTCCTTATAGCTTCCTGGCTACTGCTCATAATCCGCAAGGCAAGACAACTGATCGTACCTTCACGTTCTCGGTTATCAACAATATCCCGCCGGTCTGGACTACAGACGCGGGTCTAATCACTGCGTTGGCTGGAACAACATTTAACTTCCCGTTGGTCGCCACTGATCCGAATGGAACGCCTCTGACTTATGAACACGTCTCGGGTACCGTTCCTCCTGGCGTTACACTGGACGTTGGAAATTCGGCGGCTATCTACGGTACTCTACCTGCTGTCACCGAAGACACCACATACACCATCCGCGTTGGTGCTTCGGATGGCTTCACTCGCGTTGACCGTGATTTCACGCTGACATCTAAGCTAGATACCCCGGCTGTTTGGATTACCAATGCTGGTGTTATTCTCACACAAATTGAAGCTTCGTATGCCAATACTTCTGTCTTGGCGGTTGACCCCAATGGTAATACAGTAACCTATGCTCTGGACAACGGCACAAGCCTACCCGGTGCATTGACTCTGTATTCTAACGGTGCAATTCGTGGTACTCTTCCGGCTTACTCTAATGGTTCGTCGTATAATTTCGACATCGCCGCATCGGATGGTCACTTCTCGACCGGTCGTACCTTCACGATTGCATTGACGCAAAACCAAGCCCCGGTTTGGATTACTAACACTGTTCTTGCCGATGCGAACGAAAGCTCGCAATATTCGGTTACATTACTTGCCACCGATCCCGATGGTGATGCTGTCACTTATACCATGGTCAACAGCCCTGCATTGCCGGGCACGATTACCCTGTATTCGAATGGCGCCGTTCGTGGTCTGGCTCCTAGCACAAACAACGATCTTGGAGCGGAATTCACTGCCCGCGCTACTGACGTTTGGGGCAAGTGGTCTGAAAAGACATTCAACTTCACAGTCAAGAACGACACAAGCTATCTCGACCAAAATTCTGACAAAGTTACATATCTCAACCACTTCGATTCGATGCCCGATTCTGAGTGGGCAAATGTCGTCGTGTTCCTACCTTTCAATGGCGATACCATAAACTACGCCGGATATACAAACTCGGGTGTTGGTACAGTCGGGACCACGGCTCCCAAATACGGTAGTGGTTGCCTTATTGCTGCGGAAAATAGCTCGACTGCGGTCGTTGCTCTACCATCATCGTTGGATAATAAGCCATTTACAATAGAATTCTGGCTTAAGCGCGACCGCTTGGGTGTAAACCGTGAAGGTATTGTGGCTGTTGGCGGTCAGGGTCTTCCGAATACTATTAGTATGGAATTCCTAACTAATAACACCATTCGCATTCTGGAAAATACCGTTGGTATCTTGGTATCGAATGCTGCAATTTCGGATATTACGGATTGGCACCATGTGGCAATGTGTTCCAACGGAACGGCGGTTACTTTGTTCGTTGATGGTGTTTCGCAAGGAGCCCCAGCCAATTACTATGATGGTACTTTGACTAGTGCGACAACATTCGTTGCTGGTGGAACTGGTCTATCGAATTTCAATTTCCTCGGTAAATTCGATGACATTCGTATGACCGTAGGCACGTCGCGTTATTCATCTAATTTCACGCCGTCTCAAAATCAAATGCCGTTACAAGATTATTACGGCACTTATACTCAACAAATTGGCGCGGTTAATACTTCGTCGGCTGTTTCCAAGTTTGGTGCTGCTTCGGCTCGCATGTCTAATGCAACTGCGATGGTTATTCCGGCGGCTGCGACAGGTACAAATCAAAATACCACATCGGGTAGTTTCACCGTTGAAGGTTGGTTCTATCTCACTGCCTATCCGACCGCTGCTGAAAGCTACAACTATTTGTTCTACAAAACAGCTAGCGTCGGTGAATACTTCAGCGCACGTGTCAGCAATGCTACAAGCAAGGTTGAATTCTTCACATACAATGGCACAAGTGCAGTAAGCATTGGTAACTCGGCTGCTGCTGTTCCACTGAATACATGGTTTAATGTTTCATATTCCGTAAGTAACTCTACTGTCCAAACCTACGTCAATGGCACTCGTGTTTCCAACGCAGCCATTACACGCGCAACATCTACTGCCGGTCTCAACATCGGCGGTACGGGTGCAAGCCCGCGTTGGACATTCCGTGGTTACACCGATGATGTTCGTTTGACAGATGTTGCTCGTTATTCGGGCGCGTCGTATGTCGTACCTGAATTCCCATATGGTAATGCTCCGTTGTGGAACACCCCGGCGGGCGCCCTGGCGACAACTACCGAAGAATCGACAGCGAACGTTGTTGTCTCCGCTACCGATCCTTACAACCTCGGCTACGCACTATACGAAGTTACAAGCGGCGCCCTTCCGTCCACTCTGACTTTGAACGCCAACACCGGTGCTATCACCGGGACCTTGCCATACGCGGCTGGTCCAACTGGCTATGCCTTTGGTATTCAGAAAACAGAAGGCAACGGTAACAAATCATCTACTCGTACCTTTAGCGTAATCCCGTCCGTGTTCCCAACCCCGGCTCTTGCTCTTAGCTGGCGTTTGAACCGCGCGACCGGAGTCACCTATACTAACTTGGCTCCTGACGTTGGTACTGCGGCGGTCACTACTTATGCCACTGGTCCGACCATGGTTGCCGCCCCAGGTTATTCGGGCGATACCGCTGCTTACTACAACCAAACCGTCACCAAAATGACCACGGATACTTCTTCTATCCGTGCGCTGGTTGGCGATTTCACTTACGAAGTATGGTTGAACCCACTGGCATCGCCGGGTGCTACTAATACTCGCTTTGTATTCGGTATTGGTTCTACAGCTAAATTCTTCGTCTATTATGATCCAGCGGATAACCAATGGAAGAACGTTTACAACAACGTTACCAATTCGTTCGGAACATTGTCTCTGAATACTTGGCATCACCTTGCCGTGGTCAAAATTAACTCAACGATCTATCTGTACGCCGATGGTGTAAACGTGGCATCAAGTGCTGTTACCACGCCTGCATTGACATATTTCGATAGTGATACCATGACTATCGGTAACTACAACAACGGCAACGCTGGTACTATCAATAACATTTCGAACCTCTTGATTCGTTCGATGAATATTTGGTCAACCGTGAAGTACAATACCAACTTCACCCCAAGCTGGAATTCTTTCGTTCAACCGTACTGGAATTCGAAAAGCACAACAGTATACGTTGCGAACAATGCTCCAATTCAGGTGGCATATACCGCTGCTTCGTTTGGAAATACTACAGTGTCCTACGGTCTAGCCAATGCCACGACTTCGGGTATCGGTATTGACTCCACTGGCGCACTGACCGGTAATGCTCCCGCGACCGTTGGCAATGCTTCAACTGTTAGCTTTATGGCGACAGACAGCAAGTCACGTACCGCGCCAATTCGAGACATCACCGTTATTGCCGAAACAGCCGATCCGTTCTATTCCAACGTTGTCTTGCTCTATCAAGATGATCTGGTTGACGCTACTGGTAAAACAATCACGTTGTTCACTGCCACACGTTCGACATCGACATACAAATATGGCACAGCAAGCTTGTCCTTCAATGGCCAAGTCGGAACTATTGCTCGCACAACACCAAGCCCACGCTTCAGCTTTGGCTCAAACGATTGGACTTTCGAAGCGTGGGTTTATACACCCGGTCTGACCAATACATCGAATGCGGGTTATTCTGGCTGTCTGTGGAATCTAACCGATGGATCGACCGTAAATACATATAACGCAATGGGCTTCTACCTAAGCGGTACTGCTACCGGTGTTAGCGGTCTGGGTTTCCAAGCCCGTGACCAATCCAATAGTGGCGCGGCGATGCTCAATACGGCGGCTACGTTCTCCGAAGCGACATTCCCGTTGAACACATGGCATCACGTTGCGTTCGTTCGTAGCGGTGCAAATATGTTGCACTTCCTCAACGGCGTAAACGTTGGAACCACAACCAATGCATTCACCGGTCCTACGGCTTCTATGTATTTCCCGCCCAACGGTTTCATTCAGTTTGGTGGAATTAACGTAACTAGCTGGACTTCTCCGTACAACGGCTTCATGGATGATGCTCGTATTACTAACGGCAATGCTCGTTATACTACGAACTTCACTCCCCCAGGTCGCTTGGGTGGTATCATCAAGAACCCGATCTTTACGAATACTCCTTCGGCTAATACTGCGGTTGGTTACGCAAACTCGGTTATTCAAAAGACTATTGCCGCGACATCGGTTGATACTTCGGCTGCGATCACCTATACGATTGCTTCAAGCACGCCGCCGGGCGTTGCTACAATTAACAGCACTACCGGTACAATGGCTGTAACATTCGCAAATACTACTGCGGCTACTGCTAACGTAACGGTTCGCGCTCTTGCTGACGTATTCTACACCGACCGTGTTATTAATTTCCAAGCGGTCGATTCGGAAATTCTCGACACCTATTATGCTAACGTCGTTGCTATGATGCCGATGTACGGTACTGTTGGAACTGTCCCAGCCGAACTTACTGGTAAGTCCGTTACCACAACCGGTACTCCGGTGTTGTCTGCAACACAAAGCAAGTGGGGAACACAGTCGTTCCAAACATTGGCTAACAACTATGCATTCGTTACCAATACTGGTGGCGTACTGTCTTCACCCGGTAACTTCACTGTTGAAGGTTGGTTCTACAAAACCGCGTATGCTACAGCATATGATGCGTTCTTTGGCTCCTACACTACTACTACTGCAAACGATACACTGATGTATACTAACTTGGCTGGTCAATTGCGCTTCTACGTTCCGACGACCGATTACATTATCGGTGGCGGCGCTGGCGTTACCTTCCCGCTGAATCAATGGGTCCACCTTGCATGGTCACGTGTTGCGGGCACCAGCTATTTCTTCATGAATGGTAACTTGATCGGTACGAGCCAAGTATACGTTGGAACGTTCTGCCCCAGCACACAACGACTGACAGTTGGTGGTTATGAAGGTCAAGCCGCGTCCGCTGGTCACGTTGGTTTCACCAATGACTTCCGCTATACGAAGGGCGTTGGTCGCTATACAGCGAACTTCACACCGCCGACACAACCGTTGCCTAACAAACCAAACACGGCTCCGCAAATCCTGTTGAACAATACAACAGCGTATTCGAACGCCGTCTTGAACTATAGCGCAACGTTCAATGCTAACTCGTTCACGTTGGCAAATGAACCAACCGGTCTTATTGCCAACGGTTCGTTGCTGACAGGCAAGATGCCATTCCTATCGAATACTACGGTTTACAATACCACGGTATCCGCGACCAATGCATCTTCTACGTCAAATGCGGTTGTTACATATAACGTTGTCGTTGACCCGTATCTGGCGAATACTATTGTTCAGATGCCAATGATCGGCAACCCAGGCGCACAATTGACCGAACGTTCTTCGGGCAAGGCTATCACCATTCAAGGCGGTGGCGGTGTATTGACCCAATTGGTAAGCAAGTGGGGCAATCAAACAACGGCTGGTTTCTCGTTTGGTAATTTCTCGTATGTCGGCGGCATTCCTCAAATGACTGGCGCCTATACCATCGAAGCGTGGATTCACCAAATTCAACCAGCGTCGGCGGCGCCACCGAACGGTCTGTATAGTTTCTATCTGTCCAACAACCCGAACGGTTCAGGACCGGGTTACTTCATCGGTGTCAATGCTTCGCAACAATTGGTTCTGCGCGAATCAGCGGTTGACCGCATCGTTGGTCCGGTTATCCCGCTCAACACGTGGACTCACATTGCTCTTACTCGCTCGGGTACACTTTCTACCCTTTGGGTCAATGGTGTCGCGGTCGGTTCAACAAACGGAACAGTATCGGATTGGGGTCAAACCTCCGCGCGCATCGGTCTTGGTGGTTATGAACAAGTCCCGGCGAACTACGGATATAACGGAGCCATTACCGATCTTCGTATCACCAATGGCGTATCTCGTTATAGCGGAACCTTCACACCACCGACGCAACAATTCACATTGCTTCCGAATGATGATCCGCAATACGCGAGCGTTAGCGTTCTCGTAAACGGTGAAGGCACTCTTACCGATTCTACTGGCAACTGTACCTTTACCGCCAATGGCGCATCGATCTCGACGGTTAAGAAGCAGTTTGGTAACTCTTCGGTATCCTTCCCAGGTACCGTTACTCAAACTATCACTCAAAGCCAGACCAACCCTACCGCTGGTCTAGATTTCGGAACCGGTGATTTCACCATGGAAACATGGTTCAATATTACTGCACTGACTGCTGCTGGCGGCGGCGACTATCGTTCACAACTACTGCACTATTCACCGCCTGCTGCAACAAACGTTTCCACTGCAAGCGTTTGGAGCTTACACGTCGGCGGTCCTACTGCTTCGGCGGGAACTGCTATCTCGTTCTATAGCGGTTCGGGCAGCACGTTTACGTTCAGCCCATCGGCAAGCATCCCTGTTAATACATGGCATCACATTGCCATTGTCAGACAATCGGGCGTTTTCCGTTGCTACTTGAATGGAAATCTCGTCGGTTCACAAACATCGTCATTCTCGTTCCCAAGCGGAACCGGAAGCGCGCTATTGCTAGGTGGTAATCCGGTTGCATCCTATACCGCTAACCTCAACGGTTATTTGGATGACATCAGAATCACAAAGGGCGTGGCTCGTTATGTCACACCATTCACACCGCCGGGACAACTCGGCAACTTCTAAAGGAAAGAGCCCGCTTCGGCGGGCTCTTTTTTGCCTTGTCGTTTACCAAAAAATATCGTACAAAAAATTTGGTCTGCGATACGTTTGACGCAGAATACCAAACGAGCGGACGGAGCCCCCGTATAGGGCTCTCGGATGGCTGACCTAATCCGTAGAGCGATGGTCGTAGGAGACTACCCCCTTCGGTTATATTACCGGAAGGCTATGGGATGGACCGATCCCTACTGTCAGGTAGATTTTTTGAAAGTATTTTACCGTGTTGCCCATTGTAGATTCCGACGTGACCAACTCCCGTGTGGTTGCATCACGCTTACGCAAGAAACTTTTTCATAATCGAGATTTGGCTACAGGAACCCATGTTGCTGTTCGGCTAAATTTGAATTCTCGCATCGAAAAAGATGAAAAATTTTATTTTCTCCAAACAGTTCACGCGAATGGATCGCCAACCGCGAAGGCAGTAGGGTACGACATCGCAGTCACCCTCACAGAAGCCTATTTCGTGGTCAACCAGACCGCTAGAGTGTCCATCGTGAACGGACATGCCAAATTTCCTATGGCGGCTGTAGCGGGCTCTCTGAGCCATACAGACCCATCCCTGGACGGTGTAGAATTGCGTTTCAATCCGAAAACCGGGCATTTGTTTGTGAGAGCGGATGATGGTCGCGCCGTGAAATCGGTTGAAGAAGCAACGATCTTTAATACTCGCGTATACGCGCGTGGCGAGATTGAGTATTGGTCCGAAATTGAAGCACCTAAGCCTAAATATAACTTAGACACTGATGCCAAGTTTGAGGTTTAGTATGTTACAAATTCTTCTTGGTGTTGGTATCGCGGCAGGTATCTTTGGCTTATGGATGCTACTCCTAAAACAAGCCAAGACCTATTTGAATAGCGTGCTGACCATCTATGAAGATATCTGATTTCCTTACCGAAGGTCCCGCGCAAGATTTGATCGCGATCAAGCAAGCTAAGCATGTTGAGGCTGCGTTTGCGAAGTGGATTCACGAAAACAACGAAGATACTCCACTAGGGGAAATTCCAGAAATCAATCTGGAATACATTCAGGGTGTGAGCACGTTTACGGTCCCAGCCGCCGTATTAGGATTGCGCTCGCCGTCGTTCAAGAAACTCAACATCGGTTTTGGTTATGATCCCAAACGCCCAGGCACCAAGGGCTTGATGATGTCGAAGCATCCGCAACTTCTAGATTCGACATATTATGTGCTTGGAATGGTCGATTACGACCCCTCGCATGAAGTAGACGTTGCGTACTCAATTTCATGGTCATCCATGATCCACGAAATTATTCACTTCTTCGACTATCGTCGTGGCTTGGAAGCTGTTGCCAAGCAACGTTCAGCCAAAGGCGCCGATGGGAAGACCTACAAGGGTCAGACAGCCGAAGAATACTACAACAATCCGGTGGAATTCAACGCCCACTATCAACAAGGCGTGGCTCATATTGATGCGGCTATGGCACGCATGAAAGATGAATATAAGACCGAAGTCTTGAAAAGCTTTGGGAATTTTGCCAGACGTTTCATGCCGGAAATGCCGAAGAATTTCTTCCTGGCATTAAACGACGAATATACGAAGAAACTCAATCGGCGGTTTTATCGTCTGTATCATCACTACGTAAGTGATGCAAACTCTCAGCCGCACTAGCTGACATCCACCATCCACAGGCTCCCGCGAGAGCTAGTAGACGTGGAATGTCGTTGTTCCAAAAAATTTGCAGAACGAGTCCGGTGACAAACATCACCAGACTCGCCGCAAACATAACCAAGATTAGACGTGTAGCCATCATACGGAGCGGGCAACTTCGCTAGCGATCTTGCCTTCGTATTGGTCTTCGTAGTTCGTCTTCAGGAACGTCATGATCTGACCCATGTTCGCCTCGGGAGTTTCCGACTTGAAACGGGCGATGATTTCCGTCAGAGCTTCACGAGTCAGCTTCGTCGGCAGATAACCGGACAGGATATTTTGCTCGCGCATCGCAGTCACGATGGCAATTTGCAACTTCTCGTCGCCCGGCTTCTTCACCAGTTCGGCTTCTTGCAATTCGCGCAGTTGCGTCACGTTCTTGAGGAACTTCGTGATGACCGCGAGAACTTGCTTGTCCGACACTTCGGTCACACCAGCCTTGAAATCTTCTTCAGAAATTTTCGACGCTTCGCCGATCAGAGTCGTCAGCAACGAGGTTGCTTCCTTGTCCTTAGCCAGACGCGCCTTGAGTTGATCAGCCTTAATTGTTTCCAGAACAGACATTTTATTACCCCTATGCCGTGGTTTTCACGGTCTCTTCAGTTTCGCCCCACATTCCGAAGAACGTGATTGCAGGAAGGTGATTTCGTTTTCCTGTCATGTGCCATCCACGACAGTTTGGACACTGATAAACATACATTTCAGCATCACGGTGCTTTTCGCCCACTTCGAAAAGATGAAAGGCGCCAGCACGAGCCGAAAACTCTTCAGAGTATCGGGTCTTACTGGTACACATTTTATCCCAGGCTTCGTTGGTCTTCCCGTTTCGACGGTTAGGCGCACTCATGATACCTCACTTATTTTGTTTTACAGGCACTTCCGATTTCAAACATTCCTTGATCTAAACTAACCACACGTTGTTGCGGAGAACCAAATTCTCTCACAGAAACGTTTCGTGCCGCTTCGTCACGAGGACCAACCGCCACGATATATGGAACAGCCATGTTACTATGCTCTTTGATTTTTTGCGAGACATTTTCGTCACGGATATCCAGTTCAACCCGAAGACCCAACGACTTAAATTTCTCCGCAACTTCCTTCGCATAGCCCACCGAATCCTGACGGATGGCGACCACGGCAACTTGAACCGGAGCCAGCCACTTAGGCAGAACACCGTCATAGTGTTCAAGCAAAATCCCGATGAAACGCTCAAACGAACCCAGGATCGCACGGTGCAGCATGACCGGGCGGTGATGAGTGCCATCCTCGCCCATATATCGAGCATTCAGCGATTCCGGCAGAACGAAATCCAACTGAAGGGTTCCGCATTGCCATTCACGACCCTTGCTGTCCTTCAAAGCGAATTCCAGCTTCGGACCATAGAAGGCGCCCTCGCCGGGATACACTTCGTATTCCAGACCGCAAAACTCGACGGCTTCAGCCAACGCAGCTTCGGCACGATCCCAAGTGGCATCGTCACCCGCCCGAACTTCGGGACGAGTTGAGAAGCCAATCTTGACATCAGTGAACCCGAAGTCCTCGTAGACGCCCAGGAGCAAGCGACAGAACGCAGCGGTTTCGCTCTTGATCTGATCCTCGGTACAGAAAATGTGGGCGTCATCCTGAGTGAACTGACGAACGCGCATGATGCCATGCAGCGAGCCCGAAGGCTCGTTACGGTGACAGCATCCAAATTCAGCCATCCGCATCGGAAGCTGTTTATGGCTCACATTGTCGGCGTTGAAAATCTGAACGTGCGCCGGGCAATTCATCGGCTTGATGGCATGAGTTGCATCACTGACGCCGTACGAATACTGTTCGTCTGCCATTTCTGGATACAGGTCTTCATACGAGCTATGAAGATCGCCCGTGCAGAACATCTTGTCCGAATAATTGTCCCAGTGCCCCGATTGCTGGAACAGCTTACGGGTGAACAACTGCGGAGTGCGGACTTCGAAATAGCCACGGGCGTCCAGCTTGGCGCGAATATAATTTTCGATAGTTCGGAAAAGTGTCCAGCCGTTCGCGTGCCAGAAAACGCTTCCGGCGGCTTCTTCTTGAACGTGGAACAACTTCAGATCACGCCCAATACGACGGTGATCATTTTCCGACAGGTCACTCATAGTAATTTCTTCCTAAACCAAGTACGCATTGTACAATGGTTTAGGAAGAAATTCAAATAGAACGTTCTCGGATTTCGCGAATATAATCGCTACAAACACCGTATCCGGTGAAGGGGCATTGATGTCGCCAATCGTCATCCCATTCGGGCATGACGCAAACAGCTTCCTTGGAAACTACCTTACCAGGGTAAACCCAGATGCGCCCGTGACTGGTGATGGTATAGTCGTCTTCTTGATGCCAGAAATAATTCAGATTAGAATTACGTCGCTTCAACTCTAGCAAAGCTTCATAATTCTTACAATGAACCCAGAGATATTTGGACCGCTCAATCAACCACGCATAATCAATCTTATACGTAGCTTCGTCGTGACCTAGCCAAAAATCAACACCATCGTATCGCAGATCAATTTCACAATCGAAGCCATCGGCTATTGCTCGATTGATCTGCAACACGTTATTTTCCAAAGTCTCACTCGGACCTTCGGTCAATCCTCGGTGAGCAATGAATTTCATACGCGCACCGCTTGGTATTGCCCCGCTGGCGTATGTTGAAGGGTCTTGTTGACCATGAATTCTTGCCACGGCATTTGGTACTTAGATATGTAATGCTGCGACAACACGTGCGGGCAAAGCAAGTCGGTGTCCCGATAGAGAGAACCAAGCTCTAGACCAATGCGAGAGAACTTGGATACGTTCTCAAGGCTACCAATCTGGAACATATCACCCGTGCCGCCGCCCATGTGATTACGATGAGCCAGCGTATAGAACTTGTTCAAGTCGAACGCAGGCAAGTAATCATGCAGGATCATGTCGGGACGCATACGAATTACTAGATCATATTCGGTCCCAGTCTTAAGTACATGATTTTCCAGAAGATTTAAGCCAGCACCGATCTTGTAGAACATGGACATGATGTTCTTAGGACGGTGGTAGAAATTCGGGAAATCACCGGTTCTGGATTCAAAGATTGGTAGATACTCATCGAAGTCTTCGACAACCATTTCAACCGGGTTGTAGTGGGCTTTGACACCCTGGATATCGATGTTAGGGGTTCCTTCAACGAAACCCTTTGCGCCCTCTTGGGGAGCCCACCATGCCTCATCTTTCCACGTATGGATGAAGATGTCAGGGTTCTTGTAACGGTCGATAATCCGTTCTTTGAAATTTGGGAACACTTGTTGCCAGCAGCGCATGTGCCCCGTGAGTACAATTGCAGTTTTCATGATTGCCTTATGAAACTATAATGATGTTGAACGTAATGAGCTTTATAAGGTAATTTAGCCACACGCTGAATATAGTATGACATGGTGTGTTCATATGCCGAGATATCAACGTTATCTTCTTCATACATCTTGCGAATACTATCGAAAGTTCGCATGTATGGTTTCATAACGGCAGGTTTACCCCAAGCCAATTGATAGCTCAAACCATAGGGCGCAAGGTCAGTATGCGTTAGGTTTACAGATTTAGCACCATGGTAGCTACTGTTAGAGTTGATGCTGTTTACTTGCTGGTGATCATCAATATTGAGAACGTCACCCATGGCATCAATCGGGATGGGTCCAGTAAATGACATATCATGTCGAAGCTTGATGATCCGGTCGTATTCATCCATCGGCACACGATCCGCAGCCAGTTGGTTCAGATAGAACATATCTGGAATTCGTTGAGCGTACCCACCATCATAGTGTGCTCGCGCACGCGGAGCATCCCGTAGAATGTCCATTGGTCGGTTTTGGAAAACTGGGACGAAGGGACGATTATTGAGGTAGTCATCATAGGATACAATATTGATATCCTTGATGTTGACTGGGTATCTATCGCGGACGTGCTGTTCGGTGACAATTTCGTCAATGTCCATCGACAACCCACCAGGGGCACGAGTAGACATAAGGTCCCAGCATGTTAAGTAGAAATCTGTATTCGGTAGTTCAGCAAATTGTTTGAATGCTTTGTCGGCAGGTTGGTTTCTACGCAGAAACCCAGTAATAATAACGGCTGTCTTCATTTATATAGATATACTTGACTCTTGGGGTAATATTTGCATTGAGAAATGGTTCTAGTAATGCCACCAAGTTGAACTTGAAGGTGAAGAATTTCTTGTGTATCAATATATCTCTGCATGGCGGCAGAAATGGCTTCCATATCACGATGACCCTTGACTAACGTTACCCAAAGACCAACGGGTTCCGAATCTCTCTTGTCAACCTCAATTTGGTCGCCATTATTTAATGTCATCACGTATGTCATTAATCACCAAATGTGCGATGCCCGCATGTTGGGCATTCATGATACGAACGAACAATCGCGGGTCCACCACGTTGAGGCGCGGGATTTGGCGGACCCGGTTCATAGAGACCAAGTTGAATGGCTTCCTTCAATGAAAGGTGTTCCCCTTCATGAAGGTAAGTCCATTCAAAATTCTCTCGGCAAAAGCGGAGATTCGGATTCATTTTAGACGGCTTCCACCGGCTTAGTGATGATACCCAGGACATCCTTTTCCTGCATAATCATGACCTTCTCACCGTCAACGGTGATCTCGGTACCTGCCCACTTACCGAACAGAACCTTGTCACCGACATTCAACGTCATCGGGACCAGATTGCCATTCTCATAGGCACCAGCACCAACAGCCAGAATTTCGCCTTCTTGGGGCTTTTCCTTGGCGACTTCAGGGATGAAAATACCACCCTTGGTTTGAGCCATTTCTTCTACACGACGGACCACAATACGGTCAGCTAGGGGACGAAAATTCATTTGTTTTTATTCCAATGTTTACTTGTTATTTGGCGCATTACTTTCTCTGGATAGTACATTCTATCTTCGGGAAGTATATCTTCAGGAATTACATTATGTGCTATATCGCCACCATTTTGCAATATAAAAGCAACACCATGTTCCTCAACGAATGTGTACCAATATCTATATTCTTGAGATTCACCAATGTAGTCTTGCATCCACGAACGAATAATAGGAGCCCCAAAACGTTCGTAAGCTTTTTCTTCCATTGCCGTCAGCATATCATCCGTTAGTATGCCACGCTCTTTTTTAATCTCTTTTCGAATAATCCAATATTCTTTCAGTTCAGTCATTGTGCAATACTTCAAAAATAAATGCTGGTATCAAACTCTCGCGATATTTCTCGGGAACGTCATCATCAATCAGATACTCCGATACTTCGCCGCCGACATAGAGTGAAAAACTAATCGCAGCGTTTTCGTTGAGCGTATACCAAACGACCATACGCTCAACTTTATCTGGTCCGAAATTCACATAGAAATCGTAGAACGTGACGCCTTCAGGACTAAGACGAATCGCCTTTTCCTTCATAGCTTCAATGTCTTCGCGAATTTCACCAAATCTGTAGGACTCGGTATTGAGCGCATGTTTGATGACCCAATACCGATCCAACATTAGACTTCGCCCTTGTAATTTTGCAAGAAAGCGTTCAAATCTTCCGGCGTGCCGATCCCCGCCATGGAATCAATAGTCTTCACGCGAATCTTCTTACCATCGCCAATGGCTTCATTGAAAACGGGCGCGACGTAGAATTCACCGTTTACGCGAATGTCTTTTTCGATCATCTGTTCGGCATACTTGACGAAATCCGCGCCGTGCTTCCAATAGTAGAAGCCAACGGTGGCTTGATCCGAAATCACTTTCTTTTCAGCGACTTCCGACACGAAACCATCTTCGCCCAACTTGGCATACGACCATTTCGGGTGCGATGCCGTGAAAGTCATGATACCACCGTCAACACCATCAGCCTTGAAAGCATACATGCATTCGTTGGCGTTCCACTCAACGAACTGATCGGAGTTGGCGAAGAACAGCGGAGCTTCGCTATCGATATGTTCCTTAGCCAACAGAGCCGTACAAGCGGCACCTTCTGTCATACCTTCGGTTAACACGATCTTACAGCCAGGGGCGATGTTGTTCAGGACATGCTCTAGGTCGTACTTTTCGTAGTGTTCTTTTTGGCACACGAAAATGTAGTTGGCTTCGATGTTGAGGTTGCGAACAACGACTTCGATCATCGGCTTGCCGCGAACTTCGATCAGAGGCTTGGGGAAGGTGTAGCCAGCTTGTGCGAAGCGGCTACCTGCACCCGCCATCGGGATCAGAACGTTCAGCTTCTTATCGCGCCACGGCACGGACTTGTGTTCTTTGTTTTCCATTTTATTAATCTCTTCAAAAATTCTGTCGTGGTCCCAATCTGAAACGTTCTCAACTGCTAGCAGATGAGCCCCGGAATCTACGGCACCTTGGCGACCAATATGCGAGTCCTCAACGATGATTGTGTTCTTAGGAAGGGCATTCAATTCGGTCATGCACTTCCAATACATTTCGGGATAAGGCTTTGTGCGCTTCACGTCTTCGTTGCTGACAAACAGGTCAACGAATTCTAGAACACCAATCGCCATGAGCGAAAGCTTCAGGGTTTCACGAATGCTATTCGACGCTACGCCGATTTTCCACCCACGATCCTTGATCGCAGCGAAGACACTCATGGCTTTCTGATCTTGAGGGAAAGCCTTCACGAACTTGAAGGTCGCCTGTTGCTTGGCTTCCCAGATCGCCTTGTGAAGTTTCTTGGACAGACCCTTGCGTTCAGTGAGCATATCGAGCTTGCGCGTGGTGTTTAGACCATCAAACAAACTCAGATGTTCTTCTCTGGAAATCACAAAATCTTGCCCTGCAACTTCACGCAAGGCATCGTTCAGTGTTTCGTAATGGAGATCACGACTTTCAATAAGGACGCCATCAAGGTCGAAAATAATAAGCTTATTCATATTTGTTAAATTTGTTGAACACGATAAAGGGGTTGTTGTAGTCGATGGCATGTAGCTCAAACAGAGCCGGATTTGAAAAATAGCTCATGAGCCACAAACCTTGGTCATCATCCACCAGCCCCGATTCCATCAGGATATCTAGGCATTGATGCATGTTGTTGGCGAGAGGCTTCCAAAATTTCTTCGCGGCAACCACTTTGGCGCCGAAAATGATCACGTCGTTGTTGACGACTGCATGACCGATTTGGGCGTTCGAATTGTCTAGATCGACCGGCTTACAATTGAAGAAATGAATCTTGTCGGGATTGAAATCGTAATCCCACTTCTTCGTCTTGTTCAGGGCTGCACCATCGCGACAATAACCGAAGTCGATCCATGCGACCATTTCATTTGTAACCATGCCACGATCAATAGCATCAGCAACAAAATGCGCCTTGAGTGAAGTCACCAACACATAATCCGGGGACCAGTATTCCGGGTTCCGAACTTGTTGGGGATTGATCTTCGGAAGGAATTCCGGGTCTTGTTGGATTTTTTCGATCTTGGCGCGCAAATCAGAATAATGACCAGGGAAGTCAATCGGAACCACGGTCATATTTTGTTTATTGAGATCGGTCTTGATCTTTTCAAGCTTGGGCGCGTATTCTGGACTGGTGTAAACGATGACTTCGTTTTCCAGTTGACAGAGGAACGAGAAACGCTCGATATAGGTTTCTGCGCTTCGTTCTAGATAATGTGGGAGCGGTCCACCGTTCTTGGAAACGTTTTGTTTCCAGTTTCCTCGCCCAATATCGAAGAAAGCGGAAACTATAGTAATGTTGGACATGAAAACTCAATCAAAAATTTATAATCAAAGTTTAACGTAGTTTCGGGGCATTAATCAATATATTTGTACTTGCCATTCCTAAATTATTGATATACAGTAGGTATTATTCGTTAGATTGGTTTGGATATGAAAGCTCGTAGCAGACTTCGCGAAGCACAAGAACAACGCGCGGAATTTGATGCGCGCTATGTCGCTTCTCTGAAAACCCAAAAACACAAACCCGCCGAAGAATCGCGCACGCCGAAGGCTATCGGTGAGGCGATTGCTCGCAACTTTCCGAACCACGTGGTTCGCCCTCTTTCGACCTTCAACCATTCCCTGAAGACCAAGGATGAAGGCAAGATGCGTCTTGCTTACGCCGCTCACTTGTTCGGTAAGTACAGCGCGCCCTACCATCTTCAAGCGACGTGGTATTCCGATCTGCGTAAAGACAATCGCTATCGCTCGTATGAAGAAGTCGCGGCGAATCCGAACACCGTTGATCCGGTGGCTGAACGCCGCATGTGGTACGTGATCGTCGCCTCGGGTGGCTCGCTGTATAAGGAACGCACCAAGGGCTTTATGACCAAGAAGGAAACGCACGCCTTCTTGAATTGCTCGATGAAACTGACCTTTGACGAAGCGATCTGGTATGCCCTGGCTAAGTCGCACACTAGCGACGTGGGCGTTATTACGCGCATCTATAAGTCCAAACTGATCAGCAAGGATTACAAGACCGAATTCTGGCGCGACGTGTGCCGTTTCTTCTGCGTCAATCCCGTTCCGATCAACAAAATGAATGACTTGATCGACTACATCACGACGGCTCGTCAAGAGAATCGTGAATGGGTCATCCAAGGGCGTACCCTGTCTTCGCTAGAAACCGGTATGGAAATCTGGCACCGCACCTTGGCGCGTGCGCGCCGCATGGGTAACGCGACGTGGATTGGTCTGGACGTATCGGATGATATGATCCCAGACCTTGAAGACAAGATCACCGGGAAGAAAAATTCCTGGCGTTTCGTTCAAATCAAGACGAGTAAGGCTCTCGCCGAAGAAGGGAGCAAGATGCACCATTGCGTCTACTCCTATCAGTCGCAATGCATCAGCGGCAAGACCAGCATTTGGTCTGTCATGGTGAAGCCCGGTAAGGCTCTCGATTACGAGCGCGCGTTGACTCTGGAAATCAACAATGTGGATCGCAACATCGTTCAGATTCGTGGCTACGCGAATCGCCTGATGCGTCCGTATGAAGAACAAGCCCTTCGTCAATGGGCTCGCGACAATGGCTTGAACATCAAGCGGTACGGCTACTAGGACAGTAGCCGTACCATCGCGGCATGGTCATCATCACCAATCGTCATATTAAATTGCTGATTCGTGGCGTACCAATTCACCGTTAAGAAATTTGCGCCGTTTGTTGTTAGATAGTCAACAGCACGGTCCATTTTATCGGGTTTAAGATAAACACGATTTGGGCGCCGTAATGTTTTCACATATTCTACAAAGGCATTATGAATGTCTAGTTTCTTAAACCAGACCAGCATGTGAGGGTTCGAATAACCATCACTAGAGACCAAGCGTTGTGATCGCATCATATGCCGACGATCTTGCGTATTCGTCCACGCCACAATGGCATCGTGTTCAAAACTGGACACACAACCGATGTACACACCGATCCAACCACTACGCCAGAGACGCTTTGCACGCTTTTGAAAATCGGTGGCAAATCTCCCGCCTACGGGCGCGGTGTCGATGCTCTCCACCGATAGCTCAAACTTAGAATGGTGGTGGGAAAATTTTGGACGAACTAGCACCACTGGATACCCGTGAATTTTTCCATGTCAGGGATAGGTGAATGCTCGCCACCAGGGAAATGCGCGGTGGTTGTCCGATAGCTGGCTACTTGCCCTTGGAGTGTCCAGTTGACGCCCGCCATAGTGGTCGCAGTCGCGTAGAAACCTTTCACGCCTAAAACATCGAAGGGCATGAAATAGAACATCGGCTCGCCCTTGTCGTTTTTCTTTTCCATGATGCGTGCAGCTTTGCGATGCCGTTCGGGCGACATCATCGCTTCTAGTTGTACAAGGTATCGCTGACTATGAATGCTTAGGGATTGAACGTCCATCGATGAGCCTAAAATATCCAGCAATTACAAAGATTGGGAACCACCCAAACGAAAATAGCGACATGCTATACAGAATGTTCAAAACCAAATTACCTCTTGGAGCACGTCTCCAAGCGCGCAGTTCGGTAAACAGAGCAAGCACGAGTCCGATCACGGCGTAAACCGCGAGTGTTCTTCCTAGCATTTCCTCACCTATATTTTTTATTTTTGTACGATTTTAGTCAGAGCTTCTAGAAATTCGTCACAAGCCCTGTTGAATTCTTCTTGCTCTCGGGCGTAGTAATCAGGCGGGTCGTATTGCCCGGTGTAAGACGGAACTTTGTCCTTGGCTTTATCCAAAGCCTTGTCAGTTCTGATCAGTTCCAAAATGGCATAGGCAATGTCAGTTGCCCCCTCTTTGGCTGGCACAACGTCTTTAGCCCCAGGCGATTCGAATGCGTCGTATAGTGCTTTAAAACTCGGGCTAAGCGTCATCGTCTTCGTCCTCTTCGTGAGCTACACTATCACGAATTTTATTCAAGAGAAAATCGTTTATCGGCGCCATATGCCCGTTCGATGCCTCTTTTTTGAGCCATCCTCCATCGGCTTTGTTGCCGCGATAAGGATAAGACGAACTTTCATCACCCGTGAACGTAAACTCGCTACGCCCCCAGTTGTAATCCGTAATTCTCGCACGGAACATTTGTTCATTGCCGTACCCAACCGGATAAGACAATGTGAAAGCATAGGGATGGTACCCGGTGTGCTTGCCCGTATGGTCTGTTATGGACATGAATTCTAGAGCATCATGAATATGTTTCATGATCCCGCGTTCATTGGAAATCCAAAACTTCAGTTCGGTTTTCTTAACCCAACTGGGACCGACCTTGGGTATCTTGGAAAGAAGTTTGATATTTTTAGGCAATTCCAGGCGGAACGGAATGACGATCTCGCCACGTTGCCATTGCTCGATCCCTTGTTGAATCAGGTCGTTTACGTGATTGCCTCTACGACTATGCGAATCAATCGTAACACTCGGTTGCGTGTAAACACTCGTATTACACTTCGGGTATTTGTTGCATCCCAAAGTGATCCAATACCGGGTCGTGTCCGAATATGAGGCATAATCGTCGTACGGGTTGTGCTCGTTATTGTGTGTGATGACAGACGGGCTCTCACCACACCACGGGCACGTTAGTTCTTTAAGCGGCTTACCACGATACCCGTACATCAACTAGCCCATGATCAGATTACGATACCGCTTCGTGAAGACATCGAAATTCATCACCCGCTGCGTGTCCCACGGAAGCTTGTAAGTCGAGATCGATTGCTTAGCAAGCAAGATGACGATGGACGGCAATTCGAGATTGTTGATAAAATCTTCGAATTCTTGCTCGCTCAACGAGGCAAAATACTCGGGTGGCGACGAAGGATGCTTGGTTTGCGATTTGAAACCTTCGAAAATTTCCTTGGTCTGAGCGCGAGCAACGGGATTTTCGGCACCGTCCGTTGCGGTCGGATCAATGTCTTGCATGGTCTTCGCAAACCAAGCATCGGCATCCAGAAGCCATTGAACGCGCTCGGCAGAGATATTCCAAGCGTCGAATTCAGGTCCATGAACCTTATAACCACGATCTGCGGTGCGTTCACCGGTGAACAGACCATCGACAAATGCCGCGCTGTTTACCAGAGCGTGGAGACCAGCGATGGCTTGCTTGTACAGTTCGTATTTGGTCATGGGTCTAATCCAAGATGTATTGGCGGAATTGCGTTGCGAACAGATCGAAATTCTTCATTCGACGGGGCGAAAACGGAAGCTTGTATTCGCCAATTGACGATTTTGCCAGCAAAATAGATACCGCCGGGGCTTCCAAGCTATCGATATAGGTCAGAAGTTGAGCCGGGGTCAGACCGGAAACGTACACTAGTGACATCACGCGATCATATGGCTTCGCAGCGTCTAGCACATATCCATTGAAAATTTCTCGGACTTGCTTTCGCGCCTTTTCTTCGTCATGCGGGCTACTTCCGTAATCGACCATGAGCTTCACCACGTCATCGCCATCCGCCAGCCATTGAATGCGTTCCGGGGAATTTTCGATGCCATTTCTGTTGCTGGCATACAGCGCAACAATGGCTTCATGACGCGCCTTCAGAGACGCCAAAGCGTCTTGAGTCGCGAGATAGAAAGCGTAATGGGACATTAGTTCTTCCCCGGAACTTGGTTGTCGATGCTGACGTTGGCACCCAGGCGTTCGTATTCCACCTTACGGTCATCCGCGTCTTCTTCGGCTTCCTCGTAGGTGTCGTAATACTCGGGATCGTATTCCCGCATGTCATAGGCACCGCCGTTGTCCGAGACAACGAAATGATCTTCGGTCTGTTCGATCACAACGACGATAGGTACCGACATGGTTATAAGTCCTTATAAATCAAACGATGACATATACTCTCACATTAAGAGTATATGTCAAGCGTTTAGTTTTCGAGCGAAATACAGTCGCCAGACTTGCCGACCTTGCGCAGCAAGAGCAACTTACCTTCATGACGGAAACCAATCCACCAGAAACCGTTAATCAAATATCCGCGCATATCATGTCTCCTAGATATTATTTGCTGCCAGGACCGTTCCGGTTATCAAGATCGCCCAAAGAGCACCATACCATGTGCTCCCCGACCACCATTTCTTGATCCCGCGAATGTGCCCGATGAGCCCCGCCGTGAAACCAAGAACTGCAAACAACTGAATAGCCGTACCGATGAGCATGAACTGAATCCTTATATCTCTAAACTATCCCACGATTTTAATTTTAGTCAAGCAAAAAGCCCCCATGCAGGCATAGGGGCTTCACACTATCAAATTTAGTTTTTGTGCTTAGTGAGCGGCGGTAAAGATAATCGCCAAAGTCATCAAAGCGGTAATGCCAAGGGTGGCAGGAGCGATGAACTTCATCACTCGTTCTGTAGGACTCGTTTTCATTTTCTCATTTCACTCTTTGTTTAGAGCCTTATTTATACCACTTCATGCTGCACTGCACAAATTAAATATCGTTTAACCATAAAAAATATTTCTCAGTTTCGGCGCACATGAGACCCAAATCTTGCCCTTAGTAAGGGGGTAGCCAGGAGCACACCATGAACCTCTCACAAGCCGCTGATGCCATTCAGGCGTACGTTGACACGCTCAACATCAACAAGGATGTATGCGCGTGCTGCAACGTCACAAAATATGAAAATTTTGACGAGTATCGCCGCTACACCGAACTAACTGCGATGATCGCCAAGCTAAGACGATTGTCAAATCTGGACTAGCGGCACCGTATTGGTCAGTCGGAAAAATTGATCGTCGGCTGACCAATACGCATCTTCCCAGGTGCAATCCAATCCATAGACCGCATACGTGGTGTGATTATGTTTTTGGATGTAGCCTTCGGCTTCCTTGACGGAGGAAAACACGATGCCGCCTTTGTAATCATCCCGAATGCCAAGTTTCATGGGCTTGGGATCGGTAGCGAAATACGTTTCGTAACTTTCGCGATTACCCATGGTGTAAAGCATTGCGGTTCCCCAAAATTGCCTAGGGATCATACGAAATTATTTCGACCATTTCAATTTGAATATGGCGGCGTCGTCATCACTTAAAAACGAAAAAAGGATTGGGAGCGGTCTACCGCGATCCCAACCCCAAGATAAAAATCTATTAAATGTGGTGTCCAATACACCTTCCGAAAAAGACCATGGTCCGGTGTTCTGCGCAACCCAAGTTACGATGGCGGCGAATTCATCATCGGAGCCAACCATTACGCGAATAGGAAAATCCAAATCTTCGTCGTGGAAATTGGTCAGGCGCCCGCCATTCATTCCAATTTCATCGGGTGCGAGAACCATCATCGGAACACCGACGCAGGTTCGGCTTGGCGGGGCATAGTACAGGATCATCGGACCATCGTCCGAACTTCCGACGTTAAATCTTCCCGCTGTCATATGCACCCTCATGCACATATTTAGACAACAAAAAAGGCGCCCCGAAGGACGCCTTTTTGTTTTGATAGCGTGAGACTACCGCGTATCGTGGTGATCTTTGGGCGATATTATGCCAAACTTTGGGAGTCTGGTTTCTTCGCCTTATCCACGATCTGCCCTTGCGGGTCAAACCGTATTCACCGTTGCTGCCTTTCATCGCGCCCATTACGGGTGATTGGGTGGCGAATTCCCGCGTACCTCATGTCCTTTCGACGGCTACCGTAATCCCCACCAAGCCTTGCGAGCCAGTTCGTCGGGTGCTTGCCCGATTATGAGTTTCTTCACCATCAAACGTTTCGCCTTGCAGCTACCGCGTCCCCTGATTCCTTTCGGTCAGAGCTTAAGCAACTTCAGACATGAGTCCGATACAGACTTGGGCTTTCAAAACGTAGTGGGTATTAGCCACCAAGTTGGTTAAGATACCATCTGTATGTTTCCCAAGATCACAAGACGTGCCATATCGACAAATGCTAACTCGGTTTCCCAAGCTAATACATTTACGCCTCTTCCCTCGTCTCCGCTAAGAGACTTCTGGGTGTTTTTCAGGTCATGTGTGCCACCGGATTAGGGTGTCCCACCAACCTTCAAACTGCCGAACGCCCTCGCCCGCTAAGGCTTGAACCCTTCGACTATCCATTGACTATCCGTCATGAGTGATTTTCGCGTAAGGCATCGGATGCGAACCCAATTTATGAGAGCCCGTTTACAACCCCTGGCAAGCCAGAAGCCGGAACGTCCAGCCACTCAACATTTCCCTCTCAGGAAACCCATACATCACTTTCCGACCTATCTCCTAATACCTTGCGATACTAGAAGAACCCTTTCGGGCAAGTCTGGACTTGCTTGAATTGACCATTACTGGTAGGGGGTCGTGTGATCCCTCGCCCCTTTCATGTAAGGTTTCCCTCACACTATCTAGCCCAAGCTGCAATTCTGTACCATCCTCAGATGATTGGATGAATAGATAAACCTCGCGTTTACTGCGGTACTCCCCCACCAGGGAACTTTTGTTTATCAATTCATCGAATCAACCGAAGTTGATTACCTATTTTCGCCTTTCTCGATCCAACGAGTACACCCCTTGCGGGTGAGGCTACTTCCACTACGCAATCTTCGGCGAACCAAAGACCTTCTGCCTAAGTGGGCTAGGATTTGTACCTTACCGTTTCCACGGCTCGGTGTCAATAATAAATTTCGTCAAAAACGCTATTTGTTACTGACGAGTTTGGTTCGGTTTGGTTCGGATTTCTCTGTCGCCTCACTCTTTTTATAGAATACCGAATACCGGGGCGGGATGCAACATAAAAATGCCGATCTACGAAAGTTTTTTAAAAACTCCAATTTTTACAAGGCATAAATACCTTATCATTCGTGGAGTAGTAACTTGTCTGTCAATTTGAAGAAAATCAGTTTGATCGGTCCTGTAAATTTGAATTTTGTCAAATCTACAGTCGGTAATCCCGATGCTCCCCAGTGGGTTACGCCCATTGGTGTTATTGGCGTCGGCGTGGAATTTACTGCATTTAACTTCACACTCGTTGCAACCGATCCGCAAGCACGTCCCATCAAATACTATCTGACCGGTGGCGAATTCCCCTATACTCTTGAGCTTAATCAAGACACGGGCGAAATCACCGGTGATCTCCCAAGCGTCGATAACACGCAAATTTTTGATTTCACCGTTACTGCTTCGAATGGTCTGTGGTCGTCTCCCCGCGATTTTACCATTTTGGTTGATAACACATATTCTGTTCCGCCGCCTATCTGGGATACTCCCCAAGGTCCGCTTGGTCTTGCGAAATACGAAGGTGAGTTTTTTGACTTCAGCCTGTTGGCACACGACGACGCCATGCGCCCTATCACGTTTGTCATTCGCGCGGGCTCACCGCCGACGAAGCCGAATGATATCACCGAAGGCGTGTTCCTGAATCCAAACACCGGGCGGTTGGCTGGTATTCTTCCCGAAGTCATCAACACGGAAACGTATACGTTTGCTATTGCGATCACATGCGATTTCAATAACTACAATACACAATTGTTCACGATCACAACAAAGAACAATCTACCTCCGTATTTTTCTACATACCCAGTCACTAATGAATTCCTTGAAAATACATTAGTGAATCTGGAATACATTGCACTGGCGCCTGAAGACGATCAATTCGTTACGTATACCGCAAACAGCCTTCCGGCTGGCGCAACGTACACGGCTTCGACCGCGTATGACGCAACCCTGAATGCTGTCACCAACTCGGTTGTCATTACCGCACTCGCCAATGCATACGTTGAGCTTGAGCCGGGCGTGAAAATCGACCCTAACGTTTATAAGTTCACTGTTACCGCCAACGATGGTTTGAAGAAATCATCCACGCAAGGCTGGTTCCGGGTTCTCAAGAACTATCCGCCTGAATGGAACTACCCCATTGTTAACGGTTTCGTGTCGTTGGGCTCATATTTGGGCGGCGTGACGCCATCATTTACATTACCGCTGGCAACCGATCCTAACGGCACAAATCTAATTTACACTGTCCATTCGTCAACATGGTCGCCGATGGTGTTTGATGCCAACACCGGCATGGTCAGCGGCACGCTTCCGGCTACTCCGTCCCAAGACATTGACATGATTATGGATGTCGAAGTTACCGATGGTGTTCACATTCTTCGCGCCAACGCTAAAGTTACAGCTTGGTTCAACACTGTTCCGACTTGGACCGCTAATAGTGGCGTGATCTTGACTAAGAAAGACACGGCAACTAGTTCGTTCACCGTATCCGTTACTGACCGCGAAACCAACGTCTTCACGTACCACCTTGTTAGCTCGAATGCACCGGTAAATCTTTACACGTTCAACGCTGCTACGGGCGCGGGCACAATCCACAATTCGGTTATCAATACCGATTCTGAGTCGTATGATTTCGTATTCACTGCCAGCGATGGCGTGAACGTCACGAATACTGTTACCTATACAGTAATCATCAATAAAGATAAGCCTCCGGTTTGGCAAGGCAACATTCCATATAATCCTGCGCTTGGAATGCATATTCTTGATTTGGGTTCGATTTTTGGTCGTACCGAAATTCGTAGTGGTGAACACCTTATTAATGCAATCGACCCCAATGGAGACTTTGTTTATTATTATGTAAACAATACGCTAGTTACACCCGGAAACATTGGCATGACCGCGCCAATTAGCCAGGGGCATACTATCAATTACTATCTTGATCCATACAATGATCTCACTAACACGACTGTTATAGACTATCTGGTCTTAGACAATGGGTCGGGTATGACTTACGTGTCGCAAAATCAAGATTTGGACATCAAGGTTGCTAAAACCATGAACGGGCGTTTCCCGCCATGGGGTCACAAACTTACTTCCAATTCAAGTATTCAGTACGATGAGCGCGCGGCTATCCCGCCGTTGCAACCATACGATATCATCGTTGCTTCGGATGGTATTAATAATTCTGTTCCGTTGATGGTGACGTATACTGCCCTATTCAATACTGGACCCAAGCTTAATCCGAACAACGTTTACGACTTTACGTTCAATGAGAATTCAACATTCAGCAATATTACGTTTAATGCATATGACTATAATACGGTCGATGCAATGGTCAATGGTGTCCAAGACCCGACACAGTTTGACCCGGATCAACGTTTCTGGAATGCACAAGCAATCGTATACACTGGTTTAGGAATGTCCCCAGGTTCTATTTTGAGCATTGGTGATCAAAATCATTGGGCGACAACGTACGTATTCAGAGATAAAGCCGACATCATCGGTAGCGTCGAACTGAATATGATTTCGGGTGAAATGCGCGGCAAACTTCCGCCAGTAACCGAAAATACAACAGTTTCGTTCAACATCGGTGCGTGGGATAGAACATGGGCTTCAGACAGCGGCTCGCAGTTTAGCCTAGTTGATGACGGTACACATAGCGTCACGTTGACTATTCTATACACGGGTGAACCTGAGTGGATTACGCCCATTGATCTAAAAGTGCTGGAAAATTCAATCATTGCTCCGCTTACATTTGAAGCCGGTGGTGATAATGCCGCGAACATGAATTACACCATGATCAGTGGCACGCTTCCGCTTGGGTTGAACTTCAATCCAAATCCTGCACCGGGACAACCTGCATTTATTGATGGCACTACGCCTCTACAAGGCGGCTCTCAGACCTATACCTTCACCATTCGGGCAGACAGCGGCGCGACGCAAAAGGATCGTACCTTCAATCTGGTGGTTGAAGAAAACTTCCCGCCTGTGTGGCAAACGGATGCCGATCTAGGATCGTATATTTCTAATAACGCCCTTCCTGTCATTCAACTGTTGGCTACGGACGCCAACGGTCAACCGCCACTCGAATATTATCTCGATAGCACTACGCTAGCGGGAAGCCATCTGTCTGTGTCCTTGGATGGTAAGTTGACGGGTGATTTGCCTTATACGGCAACTCAAACAACGTACTCGGTGGTTGTTTACGTCACCGATACTGTCAATAAAACATATAAAACATTTACGTTGACGAGCCTCGGAAACCAAGACCCAGAATTGCTCACCCCTCAAGGTCAGCTAACTCGTTTGCTCGAAAACAAGCCTGTGTTCTATCAAATCAACGCCGTTGACCCGGAACACCAAACCCTCACGTTCACCCGAACCGCTGGTTCATTACCGAACTTGATGACCTTGGAATCCAACGGCGCCATCACGGGTACTACGCCACCGCATCCTCAACCGGGCTTTGACACGTACACCTTTACGGTTGAAGTCGAAGACCCAGATGGTGCGCGCGATACCAAGACGTATACCCTGGACATCGTTCACGACGAGCCGCCCGTATTCCAAAACCAAGGCAACTTGGGAACGATCATGTCGGGTTATAACTGGGATTCTTCCTATGGTAGCCCGCTTGCCATCGACCCATTCGGTTCAACAATCCAATATGCCATCCTTCCGGGTGGCGATGGTATTCCGCCGGGCTTGAGCTTCGACACCAATACGGGCGTAATCTCTGGTACAACTGACGTAAACTCTAGCAGTGATGTCACGTATAATTTTACTGTTTTGGCTTCGGATGGTGTCAATCTTCCTACCGAAAACTACAGCATCAGCGTTCTTGCCAATCATTATCCTGAGTGGACTACTAATGCTGGCTTGATCTTGGAAGTCAATGAACGCGATCCCATTAATTATCAATTAGTAGCGTACGACCCCGATGGTTATACTATCGAGTATACTCTAGATGTCATCGCTTCTGGTATTGCATTCAGAGGTTGGACCGTTGACACAAATGGTTTGATTACGGGTACTGGCGTCACCGTGGATGCATTCACCCCAGGTGGTCGCCCTACAGCTACGCCGTATATTGAACATTCTGCATATATCAGAGCGTCCGATGGGTTGTTGTATCGCAATCGTCAATTTTCAATTCGCTCATGGTCCAATTCGCCGCCGGTTTGGTTGACAGATCATATCGACCAACCGGTTGAAAGCATTGCGTATTCGTTCCAATTGCAAACACAAACGGTAAAAACCAATGTCATTTATACGCTGGAATCCGGTACGCTCCCGGCTGGTTTGGTTCTTCATGCCAACGGCGTGATCGACGGCACGCCCGCGCTCGTCAATACCCCTACGGTTTATTCGTTCTCGGTTCGTGCCACACTAGATCGCGATCCCGCTGCACCGCCTGCAACGCCCGCGTATAGTGTCAAATCGTTCTCGACTACCGTTCTAGAAAATCTTCCGATTTGGGATACTGGACCGGTTCTGCCTCGCGGAACCGAAGACATGATCTATTCGGCAAATGTTGTTGCTCACGAACCGAACATGACAACTATCAGCTATAGCCGCGCGAGTGGTAAGCTTCCCGGTAGTCTACAGGTTCAAGGCAACGGTCGTATCACTGGTCGTATGCCTCTAGTCACAGGCAATGAAACGTTTACGTTCGTCGTACGCGCAGTCATTACCAATTCCGGTAAGTTCACTGATCGAACATTCCAAATTACCACGAATGAAAACCGCTCGCCTCAATGGGTTACGTCTGATTACATTGGTAATTTTGGCGCCAATGCTACTATGTCGTTTACGTTCAAAGCCACGGACCCGGATAACGATGTCAATCTAGGAACGCCTTTCCAACAACAACCCCAAGGAACACTTCAGTATTCCTTGGTCGCGAATGCTTTGCCTAACGGTATTACGTTCAATTCTGACTTCGCAAATTCTGGAAATATTTCGGGTATTGCTCCTGACGACAGTATTGAAACAACATACTATTTCACATTGGGCGTTTCGGACGGATATATTCGTACCGATAAAGAATTTTCGATGAAGATTACTCCCCAAGGGCACCCGGTTTGGTATACGCCACCGGGCAAGATTGGGGCGAATACTGTTGAAACCGGAGCGTTCTCGTTCCAATTTGATGCACGTGATGAAGACTATGGTGGCATAGTCAACTATTCTTTGGATTCAAATTATGCTGTTCTCGCTAACTCGCTGACTCTGTATTCAAATGGTCTGATCTTGGGCACGATTCCGTATGTCTCGGAATCGAAATCTCTGCCGCTACGAGTTATTGCAACAAATAACCATTCCAAAACAACGTCCCGTGATTTCTTCATCAACGCCGACGATGATCCGGCTAATACCGATTTGAACACAGATCGTATTTGGTTCATGTCGCACGCTGATCGCATAACCGATGCACTGGCTGCAAATACTGCGTTGCTATTCCCAGGTGATAATCTCGTTGACTTTACGGGCAATCACACCTTGAGCACGTCTGGCACCGTAGCGTCTGCTAACGTCATGCGCTCTGGCTCTGGTTCCTATAACTTCCCCGGCTCTAGCTGGATCGTAACCAATGCGAGTGCTACACGCCTGAACTTGGCTTCGAATAACTTTACGGTCGAAGCATGGGTTTATCTTGACGGCTTAAGCAATAGTGGCGGCGGCGGTGTCGGTATCGCCTCAACCGTTCTCAACGTTGGTGTCGGTGGGGCTTCGACGGATGTTGCTAGATGGGGTATTTCTTTCCAGATCACCGGGGATAGTACATCGGTTCCTAATGGGTTAGGTCTGCATATCCGTGAAACAAGTAACGGCTTCGTCGTTCATAATTCTCGAATCACTGGGGCTGATATTCCGCTCAAGACATGGACGCACGTCGCATGGGTTCGCAACGGAACAACATTCAGCTATTTCGTGAACGGCGTTCTCTATGGAACGTCAACTTTCTCCGGTGCTATTCCGTTCCCGGCTGGTTCCAATGGTTGGATCGGTAAAACGAATATCGGTACCGCCGAATGTTTCTTCCTCGGAAATATGAATGAACTGCGCGTCACTAACGGCAATGCGGTTTATTCGTCCAACTTCACGCCCGCTCGTCTCAAGGATGCCACAAGCATTCGCGATTGGAGTGGTAATGATCGCCGTGGTAAAATTGTCACGGGTATGGCTCAAGCAAGTATTGTGTCGAAATTTGGTGGAAATTCTATTCAAATTTCTACAGTTTCGGATCGCTTTGACATTTTCCGTACACACGATGGGTTCGACATCGCGAGTGCAGGCGCATATACTGTTGAACTGCAACTGTATATGACTGCATATCCACCCGCTCGACGTTGGATCGTTACCACCGGAAATGCCCAAGGATCGGGTTATGTCTATGAAATCTTTGGATTGTTCGTAGAGGGTGACGGTCGAATCGGCGGTGGCGCACCGTATAACGGTGGTGCTAACGCCATTGGTCCCGCCTATCCATATAGCCAAGCGGCGCGCTCTATTGCTCCGTTGCCATTGAATACATGGAATCACATTGCGGTCACTGTAAATGGTTCGGTCCTAACCCTATGGGTTAACGGCGAGCAACAATCTACTGTTGCTCGTGCTGGTGCCGCCGGGTCGTCTCAACCGCTCACAATCGGTGGTTTCGGTCCTGGCTCGGGAGAAAACGACCGTCCTGCGTTGCCTTGCTTCATTGATGAACTGCGCATTTCGACAATTAGCCGTTACTCAGCTACGTTCATTCCGCAAACGAAAGCATATGTGAATCCGCCACAATGGGAAACTGGTGGTGGTGAAACCATTTCAATTGCGAACGAAAGTTCTGCCTTGGTGGCTCCGGTATACTCAAATACTTCAGCAACACCGGTCAACTACGTCGTCGTGACAGGACCACCGGGCGTATCTAACGCCATCGTTGGTGGTAATCCGGCTCAGTATATCGGTGGCGCAATGCCCGAATATAAGGGTTCAAACTATTCTGTTCTACTTAAGAACTACGATAGCAATAAAAACCCAGGTCTGTCGCGTACGGTATTGCTGAAACCAATCAAAGTGACGAACCCCAATATGGTTCAAAGCTGGCGTTTCAATGATACCACGGTAAGCCCGCTTGTTGCCACCGTTGGTACGATCACATTGACTGCCATGGCAGGCACGAACGCTCTGGTGTCTAGCACGGCGCCTAATGGCTACACCGATACTGTCATGCAGTGCAACGGTCTATCGTACTTGCGCTCGAATACGAGCACTGGCTTCAGCGTTCTTGCATCGTCGGCGTTCACGGCTGAATTGTGGATCAAGGTTGGTGTACAAACCGCCACTAGCAGCCCACACTTGTTCTCATTCGGAACAAGCAATCTGTTCCGTCTATTCCAAACAACCGGAACCGGAAATTGGAATGCTTACTACAACGGAACGGTGTTTGACTTGGGTACGTTCGCCGGTCTAAACGTATGGACGCACTTTGCTATTGTTAAATCTGGTACGACAATGCGTGTCTATCAGAACGGCACGCAGATCGCGACTTCATCCGTCATCGACCCCGGATCGACCGCATTCAACAATATCGTGTTCGCGGTAAACAACTTTGCTGATTTCACCGTTAGTGGTTCAACTCCGCAAAATTCCAGAGAAACCCAGTATCGTAATCTGAATTTCTCTAGCACGGCAAAATATACGTCAAACTTCGTACCCAACTGGAACGGAGTTTAAAAGTGAAGGCACGGTGTGCCTTCATTTATTTTTGTCGAACTGGAACCCGTTGAGAAGCCAGATCACCATGTCTTCATCCGAAATCGGGAGGATGATGCATTTCTCTGGATTGCCGATTTGCTTGGATTTTCGAGCGGTGGATTTCTCGCCGTTCAAAATAATTTCCTTGACCTTCAGCGTGCCGATGTCGGAAATCCCTTCCACTCGCCCAATCGACAAACTATGTGAGTTTCGGAAGTTTGCTGAATAGCAAATGATAGAGCCCGTTACGATTTCGCGACTAGTTGAATCCACCAACTTGTCAACAACGACATCACCATTTTCGTCTAACAAATCGACGTTCTTGTAAGGAATATCGTAGTCTTCCGTATCACCGGGGAAGATAACTGACATTTTGGTACCGTACCAACTAATTTGGGCGGTACCAGTTTTACCCTTATGCTTTCCAATATTAATACGAACTGGAAAATCCATTTTCGGACCACCGGAACGACTGGATTCGTGGCTCCGCTGTAGCATCGTATCAAAAGTAATTCTTTTCATTATCCAAACTTCAATTTAGCAAGCACTAGATCGGCTACTCGTTGAAAAGTTATAATCTTCGCGTACTGCGAAGAAGATCGAATGTGGAAACGATATCCACACGATTTTTTACACCATTCGATCACTTCGTTGGTGTGAATGCGTTTGTTTTTGAAATCATATTGCGCAAGACAACCGTTTGTCTCGCGTTCCCAGGTCGGGAACCGTGCCTTCTCCAAAACATCGAGTTGGGCATTCGTTACGTGTCTAAATTCTGCGAACGGTAAAATTTCTTGCCAGATTTCGGGATCGTAGACGTACGGAACTTGGCAATGGACGGGGACCGATGCGAACGTTGTTATCTTCGGTTTACGATGGACTACCGGCTTTTCTTGAACCGGCGGCGCGGCATTGACTATCACGCGATCCATAAAAGGAAGCCAAAGCTGATCGGGGTCGTATTCGCCGTTCAGCACCATCACGTCACCGATGACGTGAATCCCGTGCTTGCTAGTCGAAAACCGCGATGAAAGCTGCATACCTGATACTATTTAAATTTTGGTACTGGTGCAATATAAAACCCGAATCAATAAATCGATTCGGGTTTTACAAAGGGTGGGTCCTGATTCTACTTATTGTCGGATATCCGACATTAAATATCACTTTAACGAACGACGTTCGGCGAGATTTGCATGTCATCACAACCGCCCGAGAGCTTGCGAATGACTTCAAAATTTTCGAACAAAGTTTCGCACTCAGTTCGCAAATCTTCTATCGATGTTTTGTTCGGGCGTTTGTTGTACGCGAGCCGATCCAGCTTACACAACGCTGTAAGATATTCGATCAGAGACACCCGAAGCTGGGTATTCTTTTCCAAATCAGCGACCAGGGTTGGATAGCAATCAACCACTGATCGATACGTCAACATCGTCTCGGATCGGAACGCGGCATTCGCCGAGTAGCTTTTCGCCCCGGCGTTGATTTCAGAAATCCTAAAATCAACGCCGCGAGCAATCCGCAACAATGTTGCGTGGTGGAATAGGCTCATCGGCTGTTGTTGATCAACAACCGAAGATACATGCTTTCCTTCATGCCCTTTTGGGCAAGTTCGAACTGGATGTTCGTGAAGTTGCGGCTCATCGACACGTACACGCCCGGCTCAACTTCCTTCAGGTCAGCCGGAAGAATGTGATTGATACCCAGAGGGAACGGGTACAGTTCATCATTCTTTTCGAAGTAGCTTCGCGGAGCGATGTAGACGATGGTACCGTCTTGGGCACCGCGATACTTGCCGGTATAGATGAATTCAGCCGGGTCGTACGACTTCAGAACTTCTTCAAGTTCTTCCTTCGACATCTTGGTCAGTTCCTTGGAACGGCTGTTCCAGGGTCGCGGACCATCGGCTTCGGCTTCTTCGGTGATGACTTGCACACCTTCCGGCGCCAGACGTTCGCCCTTATCGTTGACGGCGTAAACCTTCACCATCAGACCGGCATCCGTCAGAACCTTCGCCATTTCTTCGGCGCGCAGTTGGCGCGGCGTGGCGAACCACGAGCCGTGCGGGCAGTTGCGAGCCACGGTCGCTTCGTCGTCCAGGGTGATATCACCGATCAGCAGGACGGTGCGAACCTTGTCCAGCTTGTCACCGATGACATCGACCTTGTGATAGATCGCGATCATGCCAGCAGCGTCGATTTCGTATTCTTCGCTGTCAGGGTCCACCGGTTCCGGCACGAAACGCGGGTCTTCGTCGGCAAAGACGCCTTCGAAGTCGTTTTCCTTGACCAATTCAGCCGTCTTCAGAGCTTCGCCCAGTTCGTCATTGCTCAGAGCCGTCAGATCGCGGGTTTCACCTTCGACAGCCGACAGCTTGGCGATAGCGTCCGAACGCGACAGGACTTCCTTGTCGTACAGACCCTTGACGCCCAGGATGTTGTCAATGGTCACGCTGCCATCAGCGTTGACGGTCGTACGAATGTCCGTGATTTGGGCTCCACCCTTCTTGGGAGCCGCCGGGTTGGAGTTGCCAGCCGTGGCGCCCTTGAAGCTGTCGCCGCCCGAAAGCTCGCCCTTCTTGGCGGCTTCGTCGTAACGCTTCTTCATTTCGGCGTCGGCTTCCTTCTCGGCTTCCGTACGCTTGTCCCAACGGTCGTTGGTACCCAGGTTGTGCAGATCGAAGATCGACTTGCCGCCCGTCGAAGAATCGGCGGCATAGGGGTTTTCTTGAACTTCGGCGAGCATGTCACCGTGCTTGTTGATCAGCGCGTTCTTCTTGACTTCCGAGATATCGTACTTGCTGAAGAATTCGGCACGGTCTTCGGCAGTGGCATGAATGACCAAGAGCGGCGGGCGCGTCAGGCTCGAATAGAGCGGATCGGTCAGCATGTCCTTGAAGGACGGTTCCTTGTACGCGACATTCGCGTTCGAAAGCTCTGCCTGAAAGGCGTCGAATTCGACCAACGAGTCGGCGGCGCCGATAATCGCAACATCGTTTTGAACGTAAGCGTAGCGCATGGCGTCTCCGTTATTCTACAATAAGGTTTACAGTAAACGTGTTCGTCGCGTTCACCATATTCAAGATATTCAACCAATAAATTCCGGGTTCCGCAGACATCGCCCGATCATCGGTCACTGTGACATCATCAGCATGTAGCACAACAACGTCACGAAGTAAAGTGGATAGTTGCCAAAAGGTCAGCGAATGTTGTTCAACAAACGGCGAACCCGCTTGCGTTTTACTGATCCAGGCGCGCAACGCCAAGTCTTCCGGTAGTTTCATGTTGTCATAAATCAGCATACCCATGACGAGCGTGATTTTTTGACCCGCTTGGAGATCAAGCTTGATGACGCCCAAATTACCCGAAGGCAGATCGTATCGGGCGTTCGAAGACGGATAGTCGAATTCGATAATCGGATAGAGTGCCATTACGCAGTCCTAACGTAGTCAATAACGTCAAACTCGTCCAGCGACGGAGCGACGTAGGTATTCATCATATTGTAGACCACACCCGCCGGGATGCGCTTGCCCGTCTCACGATAGCGAGTTTCGAGCCGGTCGAACAGCACGTCAAACGGCGTAACCAACACAATTGCGCGACGAACGTAATGGCGCGGCGCAAGCGACAGGAAGCGAGCCCGACCACGAACGGTCATGTTCGTGCGGTCAATTATCACGTCATCACGACGAGCAATGGCTTCGCGCGTCGCCAGATAGGCTTGCGCGGTCAATTCCTTATGACCTTCGTCGGTGAGTTGCGAGAACACGTCGGTATAGGTGAGACCCGACTTCGCCGCCAGATCGTCAATCAGATCATCGGTGCTGATGACCACGAGAGGGCGTTCGACGGTCTTTAGGTGTTCGGCACGCCACGTGCTCTTACCCGCGCCAGGAAGACCGATCAGGGCGGAAATTTCCGGCTTGCGAGCCTTACCTTGGATATCTTCGCGTTGCGACACACGCTCTTGGCGGTCGATAGTCAGCGCGCCATAAACGGAGTCAAAAATTCGCACGAAAAATCCTCTAAAAGCTAGAGGATGAATTTACGACCAAAATTCTTTTTCGTCAACATAAAATATTCGTCGTTTGAATGGGCGACCGTAGAACCAATCACGCAAATTGGCTCCATTCTTATAAGCCTCAACAGCCGCTCTCGGACCACCCAAAAGGATACGGACCAACACGATAGAAGCCATTGCCGCCAGGATGGCGAAAACAACAGCGACTATCAAACAGAGGATTCCCCAAAATATAGAAATCACAACATCCTAAAATGCACGGCTTCATCTAGATCGGTGAAGAACCATCCGACTTGCATCATATACACCGGATGTTTGCAACGGCTAACAATTTTTTCCCACGCTTCAGCCAAGCCAAATTTCTGATTCGAAACAGTGGTTCCGGTAACGGTTTTGGCTTCCGGCATTTGGGGATAGTGATACGTCGCCATTTTTGTCGTGTCGCCTTCGAAGAAAGTATCTTTGAAATTTTCAATCCAAAGGGTGAAATCTTTCAAGCTATCTTCGCTATTGAATACAACAATCGCCCCGTTGCCACTGTCGTACAGCACACCGTAGTCTTGAATTTCTTTATTCAACGTACGCCACGTACAGAAATGACGATGCATGGAATCTACGCCATTCATCACAAAATCGGAAGGATACAACGTTTTCAATGCACTAAATGCGTCACCACGTGGTAGGTCTTCGCCACCAATTGATATTTTTGGAGAAGGAATGCCGCCGATTGAGAAGTTACCAACTCCCGAATATCCCGCGCCATTACCCAGGATACTAGCACCACCAATAGTATATCCGGCACCAGAACCAATAGTAACATATGAGCCGCCGACTAGACCTTGTGCAGCACCCGTCAGTTGTTTAATACTATGCGTGTTGTTAATATTGTTATTAAAATTGTTAGAGGTTGCCATATTTCCCTAGACATATTATTTTTATAGTGTATTGTATCAAGATCAAACAAGGATTGCATTATGAATCTTCATGAAATCATCCCCGCTGATCTGATGAACCTGCGCGACCTGTTCGTTGCCGAGGGCGATGATCTGCGTTTCGTGGGTGGTTTCCCTCGCGATATCATGGCGAAGGTTCAGTTCAAAGATATCGATCTGGCTACGAATGCCGATCCCGATAAGCAAATCGCCATCTACAAGAAATACGGCATTCGCTATTACGAAACGGGTCTGGACCACGGTACGATTTCCGTTGGTCTGGAAAGCGGCATCTATGAAATCACTAGCCTGCGTACCGAAAGCAACCACGATGGTCGTCATGCCACGGTGGCTTATACGCGCGATTGGCTAGAGGATTTGAGCCGCCGGGACCTGACCATCAACGCTATGTCGATTACGTTCGACGGCGAACTGATCGACCCGTACAATGGCGCCCAAGACCTGAAGAATAAGGTGGTTCGTTTCGTCGGCAATCCTGACGAACGGCTGACCGAAGACTATCTGCGCATCCTGCGTTTCTTCCGCTTCCATGCTCGGATTGCGGAAGCTGGTCCCATGGACAGCGACACGCGCGAAGCGGTCGCCCGCAATGCCCCAGGTCTGGTGGGTATCTCGCGCGAGCGCGTGTGGATGGAAATGGCGAAGATCATCGCGGGCAAAGCTGGTCCCGAAATGATCGAGGCTATCATCAGTCTGAACGTCGCGGAGTATATCGATCTGCCTACGGGCGACATGCACAACCTGCGTAAGGCTTATGATGCTTCCAAGGACCCGGTTGTTCTGGTCGTTGCATATCTGAACGACGCGGAAGCTGTCGCTAAGATCGCGGCTGATTGGAAGTGGAGCGCGGCTGATCGTGATCGCGCGGTGTTCATCGCCAATCACATGAACGGTCATTTCACGAACTATCATGCTCTGATGGCTCGGGATGGCTTCAGCAAGGATTGGGTCGTTGATCTGGCTACCGTCGATTGGGGCAACCATGGTTATGTCGGCTATCTGCGTAACTGGGATGTTCCGGTGTTTCCGGTCACGGGTAAAGACCTGATGTCGGACCCGGTTAAGCCCATGAAACAGGGCAAGGAAATGGGTGTGCGTCTGAAGACGATGAAGGACGCTTGGGCTAAGACCAACTACGCCATGACAAAAGAAGAACTGATGCGGAAATTCTAACCCGCATCAGTTCTATTCAAGAGTTTGAAGGTGGCGATATCGGTAGTCCAAATATCGATATCGCCTTCAATCAACCAAAACCATGTAGCTCGATTGATAATATCGCCTTGGGAAAGAACCATCTTCCAATCATCTGTGTTCATTACATACACAGTCGGATTGTGCATAACTAACACACGAAACTCTTTGCCGAGAATGGATCGAATGTGAAGTTCGTCACCGGCTATTCGTACAATTTGTTTAGCGTCTCGAATATATGCCATCATTCGAGACATGGTGTTGTCGTGCTGGATTACAGCCGTATTATTCTTCGTCGCCCGTGACGATTCCATATGCACGCAACTTTTCCATTTTCTTGACGAAGCCTGCTTGAATGTTGTTCGAGGAAATAAATCCTTCGTCAATCAGCAGATAGATGATTGCCTGAATGTCAGCAATTTCTTGCTCAAGCATTTGACGGTTATTCACAGTCAAATCATTTGGATGGCAACTTTCCATTCCGAAACGCCCAATCTTAGAGGCGACTTGAACGGTCTCGGCGCATTCTTCCTGAAGTAATCCTAGAAGCTCGGATTGACGTGCGATATTCACTTGGGATCATTCTCGTTGTGGGGAATGTATTGTCCCGTGGTGGCGTCATACATATACAGCTTGGCAATTTCAGCCAGTTCAGCCAGTTCTTCCGGCGGGACCTTTGCAGCAGGTTCCACGACGGTTTCACCATCCGACTCTTCGAAGCCGTATTCATCCGATGAAGACGAAGAGGACCATTCGGCATCGTCAACCGGAACGGTTACGACAACCGAACCATCAACCGTGGTGATCGAGGGGGCGACCGCTTCATCTTCAAAATCTTCATATTCCGAAGAAGACGAAGACCAATCATCGTCGTCATCGTCAGAAGGAGTCAATTCATCGACGTTCCAAACCGGGCGGGTCGCCAGGAAATCGTCTTTGTCAGAGCCCTTGTACTCGGCAATAACCTTATATTCGCAACAGCGTGCCTTGGCGAAATGATAGTCAACCGGGACCGAAACAACGTTCTTCGGATGGACTTCCACGAGAACAATCGTGTTGCCAGGACCGGTACCGTAGTACGGTAGATAAGGCATCGAACAGAAATGCAGACCTGTTGAGCAAGTCTTTTCTTTGTTGTCGTCAACCTGATTGCGCTTCATTTGCACAACGTTGCCAGGGGTGTTGTCAAACTTACCCGACCAAATGTCCTTGAAGTCATCACGGACGCGCTTGTACGCCAGGATCATACCGTCTTCGGTAATGCCCATATTGTTTCGTTCGATGAACTTATAGGTTTCATCGACAGCGCGCTTGGACGGATTTTCCATAATGTTGTTCAGGAAGCGGATATACGACTGCATGTCGTAGCCTTCCCGAAGTCCCCAAATAATGCGTTCGGTGATCGCATTATGGATAGCTTCATCTTCGTAATAGATAACACCCGAACGGATTTCAACCGAACCATCTGCTAGGTCAGCGATGGGCTTCGCCAAATCAGTGAGAGCGTCAAGCTCGTCTCGAATCGCGTCTAGCGCAACCGGATCAGCAGCGGCTTTCGAGGCTTGCGAATATTCTTTAAATTTTTCACAAATCTTATCGAAATTGGGATGTCCAACCGCAATGACGTTGGACTTACCATCACGCGATGTAAACGACACCGTTGTTGGTGTCACGATTCCAGAAAATGGGGCGGACATCTAAAATTCCAAAAATATGGTTAGCAGATATGGTTAATAAAATATCTTAAACTGATCCTACCAAAATATGGCAGGATCAGCAATAATTTTCGTGTTAGAGGGGCGAGTTTTCTTCTTCAACGACGATCTTGGGACGTTGAGGACCCGCGTTGATGGCATCCATGGCTCGGAAATATTCGACCACGTTAGACAGCAACGATCCTTTGGAATGACGATACCAAGTCTCGGGAAGTTGTTTCATCAACGGATATCGTTGTTCGATGTTTAGCCACAGTTCTTCGGTCGGCGGCTCGATAGCTTCAGCCGCTTGAATACCAAGACTTATCGCCAGATTGCTCAGAGAAATTTGCATCGGCGTCAGGCTGCGATGCTTTTTCTTTTCATCCATCAGCTTAACGATGGTGTGATCCGTGGGCAACATCGAAGTCAACGCTGACATCAAATGTTCCAGAGGACCGCTATTGATGTCGTACTTCCGTTCAACGGTGTTGTGCATTTCGCGTTGCGTGATCGATTGACCAACCTCACCCGCCATCATTTCCGCACAACGTTCCCGAATGTGGGTGAAGAAATCCACAAAACGAGCATCAGCCTTGATGACCTTCGCGACACTCGTAGGCACGGTATAGAGAGTGATTTGCGCCTTGGGATCGTTATTGAAAAGTCCCGCTTGGATTGCGTTCCGATACATCGACCACATGGTATCGGTGTTGATGAACTGGTCAACACCGGCTGCATCTTTCACAACAACGCGGCTGGCGTTAGTCACGAAATAGTAACCCTCATCCATGTCTTCAATTTCAACACCCTGCCAGTTGTAGGCACGATATTGCGCGGTCTCGTATTGAGAATTGGTGAGTTGCTTAGGCGTGATCTTGGAACGCACCGGAGCATCCGGCTTTTCCAATTCCGAGAGCTTACGCATGGTAACGCCGGTAAAGCGTTCCATCATTTTCTTGTAGCCTTCGGTCTCGGGATCGCCGCCCAAAACAACCAGACGTTCTTGGCTGCTTTTTGCATCAAGAACATATTTGCGGCAACGCGCGAGACGATGGGTCTTGACGCCATCATCTTCAACAAATGTCACGCCCGAAAGAGGGATGCTCAGTGACGACGTGTCCGCCATCGCCGTGAAGATGTCGCGCGTAACCGTCGCCTTATGGCTCCGACCATAACCGGTGGAGTACATAGTAATTTCGGCGCCCTTATAGTCGGACGGCTTGAACTTCATGTGCGCAGAGTCGATCATACGACCCTTCCACGGCACTTTACCCGAAGGCATGAAGCGGGCGAGAGCCGAATTCGAACCCAAGGTCGAACCGTAGAGCTTACGAACTTCGACTTCGGTTTCACACTTTGAAAAATCCAAAAGAATTTTTCGAATGATTTCGCGTCGGATATTCCCCAGGCGCGCAGTCATGTTGGCGATGGTGCGCTTGTCGAAAGACAGTTCCTCGCGACCAGCCGTGATATCCAGCGAACCAATCGGAAAATCAATTTCGATGGACAGATTTTCAAACGGACGAACCGTGTCATCCGCTCCCGCTTGGCTCACCGAACGCAGCGACAGAGGATAGGCGACAACGCCCATGATCGCAAAGTTAGGACCGCTGGGATACACCTTCCAACCGTCACCCTCTAGAACAGGGGTGCGATCTTCGATGGTATAATCAGGGGAACCAACGATATTCGGCTTGACCGGGAAATAGCGGAACACACGTTCTGCCTTTTCGCGGAATTCGCGGAAGTCATAGCTGCTACCAACCGGAATCTTGACTTCCAAGCCAGAGGGCTCATCGGAAGGCTCGTCGCTTCGGTGGGTAAGTGTCGGAGTACCGTCTTCGTCCATGCTGACCGTGTACATCGACTTGATTCCTTCAAAGAAGGAAGCCACGTCGAAGGAATCGGTATAGCTCAGAGGCGACTTCGAACCCAGACCAAGGGCGCCGATGAAATCGTCACTGTCGGTCTTGGTGCTCTCGAAATAGCGCGTGTAAGTCGTTTCCATCCCTTCAGGGGACAAACCCTTACCCTTGTCGCGCACGGTGAACCAGGGCTCGATTGCGTTGGGTAGATGGATATCAAACGGAACGTCTAGCTTACCCGCATCAATGTGGGCGTCATAGGCGTTACACGACAACTCACGAACGATGGCGTGAATCTTCTCTTTGTAGAGACCGCTGGACAGGATTCGGAAAGCCTTTCCGGTCGGCTTAATCGTATAAGCCGTTTCCTTTTGGGTTCCAACCCGATCAATTACGCGGTCTTCAGCAAAAAGTTTCATGATTTCACGGGGGTCTTGTGAGAGTAGGAGAACACAACGCGGCGGCTCGAATTTTCATCCGCCATACTATCGTATCGTACGATATTTGAAACGAGTTTCAACCCGGTAAATTCGGTTAACAGAACCGATTCTCCGTTATAATTTCGGAAGTCGTACGATAGGGTGAAATCGTCCTCGTTGCCTTCGAACAAATTCAACACCTTAGAGAGCAAAGCGGAATCGTGCGCGAACAGTGTGAAACGCTTTTCGATCTCGTCAATTTCGTAAGTGAGAATGTTGTCAGCAATGGTGTCCAACGACAAATTTTTCAATTTGGCAATCGGACTGGACAGGAACACATAAGCGTCCGCAACTTCGTCGTCGTTATTCACAGATTGTGTCACAGGAGCCACAGGTGTTGGATAGAATGACTTCGTAGAGTTATATGAACTATACGAATTGGAGGTAGAACAGGTGGCATTGTCATCCTCTTCGTCGTCCTCTTCGTCGTCCTCATCACCCCAATCTAGGTCTTCATCATCGTCACATTTGGTGGAACCAACGCTATAATTTGCGTTCGACTGCATTAGACGATTATATAGATCAATTAATGAATTATGTGTGGTGTTTTTCATCTATAATCAACGATTGTTGTGCCAGGAGCGGTAGGAATTATTACTTCCACGTAAAAAATATACTCAGTGCGCAACTCTGAAAGCTTGTATTGCTGTTTCCAATCACAGTAATCAACGATTACAATGTCATCGAGAACGGATACAACTTTCCCCTCGGTGAACCACTCACCTTCATACAGCCTAACTTGGCTATTGAGCATAATTACGCACGCACCATTTCACTACGAGGCTTCTGTAAATCACGGCTCACGGTTAACGTCAACCGATAAATAAAATGGTGAGCCAGCCTGTTGCAAATCAACTCGAAACGTTAGTCAGCCGGATCACCGGACCCATTTCGAATATGGGTTTTCTGGCTCAAAGCCTATTGTTCGCAGAGTGTTCGGCAGTAGCATACACCGACGTACCAGAAGCCAAAAAATTAATTTCAAGTCTTGGTAACGTAACACTAAAAAGAATTTCCGGGTCTGGATTTGTGGGCTTCATTTTCGAAACCGATCATGACCTAATTATTGCGTTCCGTGGCTTAAATGTACACAGTCCTGACGATCTTAATGAAGTCTTTACTTTTAAAATGATTTCCGTCGCTTATGGTGGTAAAGTTCATTCTGGCTTCGAAAAGGGGCTGTCATATATCTGGAAACTAATCGAATCGTATGTTAGAAGCCGCCTATTAACCGCTCCGACCAAGAAAATTTGGTTGTGCGGTCATTCCATGGGCGGGGCGTTTGGTGCAATGGTGTTGGCGGAAGCCACTCGTAAGCCAAGCGATCTGACCTACGCGGGGTTGTTCACATACGGACAGCCAAGATGCGGTAATCTGGCGTATGGCGCCGGAATAACGACTCCCTATCATCGTTGGGTGAATTATCGGGACTTCGTTCCGTTTACCCCTACAAAATGGTGGGGCTATGAACATTTCGGGTCCGAACAATACATCGGTCACGATGGGGAAATTGAAGATAACATCGGAACACCAATTGGGCGTTTCTTCAGTCGCCTTTTGGATAAATTATATCGTGCAGGAGTGCGCGATCACTCGATAACAAGATATTGCTCGCGACTTGCGAGCTTAATGAAAGGAACTTAGGTTTTACGTGGCTAAAGAAGAAATGATTCGCTTGGAAGGCGTTGTAGTAGACGTTCTCCCCAATGCGACGTTTAAGGTACAGATCGACAAAATTTGCGCGATGTGTCATCTTAGCGGAAAGATGAGAAAGAATAATATTCGTGTTCTCATGGGTGACAGAGTTGATGTTGAAATCAGCGGATATGATTTGACCAAGGGTCGCATTGCATATCGTCACAAATGATTTGACAATACTTGAGTAATGTATAAAATGCCTCCAATCTATTTGGAGGCATTTTTCATGGCTAGCGCAGCAGCTATCGACGGCATCAGCCGGTTCGGTCTTGGGTGGAAGTTCCGCATCAAAATCAGTGACCGGATGAAGGAATTCGGCGCCCTAAAGGGTCAGATCGAATCCACGAGCGATGCTCCGCGTTTGAAGACTGCCTTGGACAAGACCATTTTGCGTCTTGAAGGCTGGCATCAATGGCTGACCGGTGAACCGGGTCTGACCAAGTACAACGACGATGACCGAAAGGCTATCGCCGAAATCCTTGAACAGCTTGGGGCGGAAATCGAAACCCTCAAGGACTACGACGTTGCCGACATTGACGACGTGTTCGAAGGCGATCCCGATGCATTCGTTGATGAAGTCATCGGGACCTTCCATGAAATCATGGACACCTTCGATTATTATCGTGTCCTGGCGGAATAGCTACTTCGCGTAGCTTTTCCAGATTTCCAAATCGTATTCCGAAGGCGACATCCCGGCTTCGTCCGCCAACTCTAGGAAGGCAGCTTCCAAGAGCGCGTACTTAGCACCAGAGGGTGTCGTCTTCGGCACTTCATGACCGGCGTCCGCTAGAAACTTAAGAATGTGCGTATCTAGCGCGGCATAACGCGCATCCTTGCGACTATGCATTACGAACATACGGGCGGTCTTAGGTCCGATGCCATGGATCGTTTCTAGCTCGGCAACGCTAGCTTCCCGAATGTTAACGTCGAGTGATTGCAGGAAGCATTTCATGATGCGGGTGTACTGACCCAGGTGGGACGCCCGAAGCTCATCTTCCAAGACGCCCGCCACATTAGCCGCACGGATAGCTTCGAAAGGTGTTTCCCCGTAGTGAGCAATTGCGTTCAAAAAATTATCTAGCAATTGAGCTTGGGTGCGAGCCGTCTTCCCGGCTACCACAATGCTAAACAACCACCATTCTTGAAGTTCACTATCAGTGCGGTCGTACTTAATAACGTCAGAGGGATCGATCACTTACGCGGTCCTACAGTTTCAATAATTTTTGGAAAATTCTTTGCATTCTTTTCGTCACGCAACACTTGCAACATAACTCTGTTATCTTCGATCACCGCCTCACGGGCGTATCCAAGCGTTGGAAAGTATTGTGTTTTAACCCATTTGGTATCGTATGAGCCGCCGAAATCAGAGGACCATTCATTAGCCTGATAGCCATAGGTCATCCATGCTTCTGGGAAATCGTTATCTTCGTTTTCGAGCCGACGAACTGTGTAGTTCCCATTCGCCGTTTGCGAAATTTCATATTCGCACACCAAATTCTCAGGCGGATAGACCGGAGGGGGTGGGGCAATGGGAACTGGAATGTCAGGCACGACTTCAGGCAACACGCCCTTTTGGGGTCGCCAACGCTGGAAAAATTTACGAAACATCTAAATGCCCATTAACGATGTTGGACATTAGCAATGGGTGACGAAAATTGCAATGCTAAATTTTTAGTAGCGCGCTCGTTTTATCGTAAGCGGCATCGCCATATTTCATGATCGCCAGCTTGATTTCCAGAACAGCGTCTTCCGGGGTTAGGTTGAACCATTCGCCCGTGTGGCGTAGATGCCGGATAGCTTTGTGAACCATGCGCTCTAGTACGCGAACTTGCTCGTCTTCCACTTCTTCCTTGTGGAAGAGTGTCAACACGTTAGCATGTCCTGTCTGTAATTGCTTGACACGTTTCTCGGGATCAGCACTAAAACCAATCTTCACCGGGGCGGACGCAGCTTCGCAAATAACATAGATGTACTTCATACATCTATTTATTAACTACCGCTTTAATTCACAGTTTAAAGACGAAAAAACAGCATCTTGAAACGCGACGACGTTGCTTGATGTTAGGTGGTACGTCACCGATTCTGATCAGTTCGAAACCAAGTGGTTCATAAAATTTCTTATTCCAGAACATGGTCTCAAGCCACACTTCCTTGACGCCTTCCAAGCGGGCGATGTCCAAAAGTGCGTTGATGATGGTTGACCCGTGACCCTGGCGGCGATCTAGGTCGTTTACAGCAACCGCAGAAATCCAAGCGAAACCGTCATAGAAATCAATGCCGCCGGTCGCCGTGCAAAACTTGGCGTGCGAGAACATACCCACGGTCAGGGGAGCCAGAAATGTACCCATGTTGCATTGACGCAGAAGGTCTTTGCAGGCTTCTCGATGGCGTGGACCGATTGCAAACTCAATAGGCATTATGCAAACTCGCCCTTGAAGAACAGCCGGAAAGTTGTGGCTTGATCCGAGTTACGGAATCGGACAATCAAGCCATCTTGGCTACCTTCGTAATTCACGATGGTCAGCTTTTGCTTCTTGGCGATCTCACGAGCAATGTCCAAGATATCGGTATATGCCTTGGGATTTTCACCCCACGACACCACCACCGAAGTTTCAGTAATCTTGGTATCTGGATATTCCCGATCCTCTAAGAAACCCAGAGATTCGTTTACTCGTGCGCGGGTATGACGCAAGATACGCTGATCGTCCCGCTCGCGCGCAATATAATCCATCCGCGAAGCTTCCGGTGGCTTTTCCCAAGGCTTCCGTTTAATCATCCAGGGCATCCAAGATCGATGCGAATTGGACCTTAAAGGCGCCGTACTCTTCGGTCTTCTTCAGACCAGGGGCAGCGGCAATCGCGTTGACCACGATCATGAAGGCGATTTCGGCTTCAACACTCTCGCGCAGAGCCCAAGCCAGGGCGCGGACGCCGCGAGATTGGGCGCGGGTGGCACCGTCCTTGCGCTTGATGCGCTTGATCTCGGCAACCATTTCTTGAGCGACGAGAACCTGAATCAGAGGTTCGACGTTCTTTTCCGGTTCGACCAGATCGGAGAGAATGCAGCGCGCCAGCAGGCGGGCGCGACCATTATTCGCAGCAACGATGGCTTTAGGATCGAACATCAAAAACCTCATGAAATAATCAATTAAGGTAATCTATCACAGATGTTCGATCTGTCAAGCGTTACTTGAAGTCCTTGAACTTCCACATAACATAATCGTCGGTGTACAAGTATAGAATGGCACGACCTTGATAGATGCGCGGCTTAGGTCGATGATCCTCGAAAGGACCATTACCATTCCAGACCACCTTATCAAAACGGTCTTGGAACGTGTACATCAGGTACGTGTTGTCGATGCGAGCGTAGTGATCATGCTCCGCTATGTACTTACCGCCGGTAATTTCCTGAAAATTGGCTTCGAACCAGATCGGAATGCCCTTACTCTTCAGCCACTTAGTAATGTCTTCACGCAATTCCACACGGAATTCGTTTCCGACCAGCTTGGGTGGCTGAAGGTAAGATTTCGTCAATCGAAGTTCGTTCCGAAAGCTCACGACTAGTCGTCCAGCTTCACGGTCGAGTCGCGATAGTCCTTCCAATTCAGACCGCCGATCAGGTGACGAACGGTTTCGACCTTCGGCTGAGTGCTCACGTTTTTCGCAAGCAGAGTCCGAACGGCTTGTTCCGCGTCGTGACCATCCCAGAGGGTGAACAGCAACGGAGTCTCATGCGGCGCCCAGTCGCGCGAGCGCAGGAAGTCCACCGCGAACGCCTTCTTGTCGCCCCCAAGAGCCTCACGAGCCCCGGAAACGATGTCCGCGAGGCGTTGAGCCGTCTTGGTGATTTCGACCGCTAGGGCGGTGTCGTAGCGGTCCACACGATCCCGATCAGCGTCGTCCATGAACGCCTTGGCGTCGTCCAAACGATCTTCAAGGATCAGCGCAAGCACGTCCTTTTCGAACTGAAGCATTTCCTTGGAACGGTGCAGTTGGCAGTACCACGCACCCTTGACCTTGAGCATGTGCCCAGTGTCAAAGCGAATGATGTAGCCTTCTTCGCCTTCCATGTCCTGAACTTCAGCCATGAATTTTTCGATGTTTTCCGCCGAGCCCGGCAGAACACGTGCGATGTCGATGCCCGAACGAGCCGCCGCTTCCAACGCCTTGTACGGGAGGATTTCGCCCGTACGGTTATGACGGATAGCCGTCAGCACCAGACGATCTTCCGGGTAATCCACGACGATCTTTTGTTGGCGCGAGCACCATTCAAAGATCGGGGTGTAACCCGCCGCGAGGGTCATTGCCGCCCAATTGGCGTAATGCGGATGTTGCGCCACGAATTCGATGACCGGAATGGCGACATCGGTGGCACCCATCTTGGTACACCAGATCAGCGACTCCGGGGTGATGTCATCCGGCTCACCCGTGTACAGGGGAGTGATCATCGAACCATCGAGCTTTTCGATCAGAACATGCGGAAGCGAAAAGTCGATCAGACCAACTTGGGTTTCCGGCTTTTCATTGACGTTGAAGAACTTGGCATACTTGCGATTCAGCACGCGACCGGTCTTGCGGCACATGGTGAGACCACGGCACTCGCGCAGGATCGCGTATTCGCGGTCGAGAGCCGCATCGCCCGTGTTCGGAGTCGGGAACGAATCCGCGAACGCGACCAGATAGTTGAAGATCGAATAATCACCGCGATCCGCTTCGATGAAGGCACGGGTACCCGTGCGCTCATTGTGGCGAGCGATGACTTCGCGAACTTCGTCAATGGTCAGATCGTGCGGGAATTCGTAAAACACGGATATGCCTCCAAAAATCTATGAAGGACAGTATAGCACCGTTTTGCACTTCGGCAAGTTATTTTTACAGGATCAAAAGTTTACCAACACAGTTATCGAAAATCTTCTTTGCCATGCGGTTGAAATTTGTTTCCGCTAGATCAAGAAACTTCGCAGCGTCTTCGGTAGCCGTGGCTTTTGCAAACAAACCTTCCTCTACCCAATAATGCATCATTTCAATTACGCGCTTTATTTCGGCTTGGTATTTGGCATGAGCCGTCATGGCTTGACGCGAAGGGTATTTTTCCTGAACGGTATAGCCCTTGGCGCGATATTCGGCGGCGCGTTTTTCATCCGACATAGATGCAAAAATTTCACCGTCTTTATCAACCACCAAGAATTGTGGAATAATTCGGGATTTTGGTTTTGGAACTAGAATACGAGCAATCTGCAAAATAGTGTTATCGGTGTCGTGATTGATACCCCATCCATATTTGTCCAAGATAAGATCATAAAATTTGTGATCTTTTGCATCGATCAATGGGCGATTTCTAAAACCAATATTGTCCATAATGGGTCTGTTAAATGTAATTTTTCCTTGGATCAAATACTGTGTTAGCATTTCAATAACAAACTCACCCGGATTGGCTAGATTTCCAGTTCGCATCGCACGAGTTTTACCGACTATCTTGGCGATGGCAGATACTTGCGAGGTAAAATTTTGGCGGGGTTCATAGTCTGGATAATCATTAAATGAAAATTTCATATCCATCAGTTCGATGAACGATCTATAATCAGCAAAGAAATCTTCCTGAAGGTCGCGCGCTGGATTCATGGAATCGGTTGCGGGCTGAATATTATTGATCACCGCCGCGTGCGCGCATCGGTGCGCCAAAATCCAGGGTGTGAAAGCAAACTGTTCATCACCCTCATTTTCTAACAGCAAACACGTGATCGCGCTGGCGGCATTCGCTGGCTTTTGGAAGAAATCAGCAACTACGGACCAGGGCTGATTGCCAACCTTACCCGCCGCGTAATGTTCTAGGTTTCGCAAATCATATGCTTTGCCATCAATTTCAACCATCCCATAAGCACGGTTATGCACATAGATGTTGAAATCATAGGGCGTCTTGGAAAATGCACTATGAACTTTTTCTACCCATTTGGGATTCCGAATGGCTTTGAGATCGGAATCTCTGAACGAGCCATAACGATCCAAATTACCTTCTGTACCGAAATCGGCAATTGGTGCTTCATTTATAATTTCTAGCCAGCGCATACTATATTTATATGGCTTGACTTTTGGAGCTAAAATTTTATAATTCGAAATCTTTTATGGAGTATTGCATGTCTACGGTGTTGGAAGATTTGCGGAAAATGGATTCTGAACCCTTTCGGGGCAAGCCGCACCGCTATGAAATGCAATACAGCCAGCGAAAGATTCGCGAGAATCTGACGGGCATCGAAGCGAGCGAATGGTCTCGGCGGCTCAAAGCCAAGGCTGTCGCCCTGGCGCCCAATCACGTCATGGTCAATACGTCGGTCTTCGTTGAAACGGAAGACGATGCCGTTGCGCTCCGTTTGGCGCACGACCAATTTCTAACCGGTATTCTTGACTGGCAAACGATGACGTGGCTGTTTAATCAGCAAGCATAAACTGCTTTTCGCAGTAATTTGATTTGAAGTACAGGTACTCTCGACTGATCATAAACGTCACCACGTCTTGTGACATATTGAACCATACGGTTAGTCGATGAGTTGTCTCTTCAATTCGCCACGCGCCTTCGCAATTTTCCATGCACCAAAACTCGACAAGGCGACTTAGGACATCAGAGCGAAGATCGTTGAAGCCTGACTTTTTCAAATCAAGGCTAATCATATTCCGGTCTGCGGTTAAACTTCCGGCTGAGAATCGCACTAGCGTCACCATCTAGTATTTAGATTAGATGGTTAACGATAACCGCGCAGTTTTGTTCCCTTATGCGGAAACTAAGCGCATTTTTTGGCGCAAAACAAGATATTTACGCGCGTATGAAGCAAAAATTCCTAATTTTACGATACAAACTTCAATTCCGAACGAAATGTTCTGAACGATGACATACGTTCGCGGAGTGATCCGATAATCGTATGCAAATCTGAACCACCAATAGACTTGGAAGATCAGCAGGACCCAAAGAAAAAGCTTCCACCATCGGAACCTCTTGGTCATCAAGACCCCGAAGATTCCGGCAGTGAAAGCATCAACATATGGGAAATTCGCTATGGAACCACGAACGTTCTTAAGGTCAAGAACCGCGTTCGTGAACAACCATGCGAACCAAAGCAAGTGGGCAGCGATGACGGCTTCGTTAAAGATGCGACCTTTGTGGAGTCTAGCAAGAGTCGCGACGGCTACCGCCGCAACTGCTAGATATCCATAAAAGGTTGCCCAAAAGCCCATATCACCCCATCGTGTTACTCAGGCTTATCGGAGCCTCCGGTACGAGCCGTACCCAAGTTACCCGCCGCCAGAACGTCGCCCTTTGTCAGCCAACCGTGGTGAACAATCACCAAGCGGAGCAGTTTCGTTTTTTCTTCGCCATCCGGCAGTGCCGCAATCGCTTCTTCCAAAGCCACAACGGTAGAGCCGATCTTGGTCAACAGGTCTTGGAATTTCGCCTGCTTCTTTTTCGAGAAAAATGCAATCTTCATGTGTAAAATAATCCAATTCTAAAATAAGTCAATAAAAGAAAAGGGCGGCTTTTATAGCCGCCCCTCTCCCTAGTATTTATTCGCCACGCTTGGTGATGATTTTATCAATCAAGCCCAGTTCCAGGGCTTCTTCCGGTGTCATGTAGCAATCCCGCTCCATTTTCTGGAACAGTTCATCATACGGACGACCAGTCCAGTCGGAGTAATACTGCGTCAGCTTTTGCTTGGTCTTCTGCACTTCATTGAAGTGGATGCCCATGTCAGTAACCGACGAACGACCCATACCCGAAGACGGTTGGTGGATCATGATGCTCGTGTCCTTCAGCGAAGAACGTTTGCCCTTGGCACCAGCAGCCAGCAGGAACGAACCCATCGACGCCGCCAGACCCATACAGGTCGTTGCCACGTCGGGCTTGATGAATTGCATGGTCGAGGCAATCGCCAAACCAGCCGTCACGCTACCACCGGGAGAGTTGATATACATATGGATATCACCCTTGTCGTCCTGGCTTTCCAAATAAAGAAGCTGAGCGACAATCAGGTTCGCCATGTTGTCTTCGACTTGCCCATTACAAAAGATAATGCGCTGACGAAGCATCATGGAATACAGGTCGAACGAACGTTCCGAGCGACCATCTTGTTCAAGAACCATAGGAACAAGTGCCATACTAAAACTCTCCAAAACTATTTAAAAACTTTTCCGCATCCTTGAGGCGGAACATTACGGCGTCATCTTCGTTTTCAAATCCGAGGACAACAGTGATACCACCGATCTTGTTGGTTCTATGAACTGTCCAATTTCCAATGGTGTACTTCGACATCCAAGAGTCCAGATGTCGCAGACCGGTCGAGTTGCACGAGAACTGATGTCTCGTCCAATCAACGGGGATTGGGTGAAATTTTTTTCGTCTTGTCTGGGTAAGGTCTATTTCCAAACCCGTAAAATTGGCGGTTGTCCTAATCATTTAAGATTATACGCCATTGCCGCGATCAACTCGTAAACCGCATCACGTTGCCCCTCTAGAACCGCCTCCAAGGGCATCAGACCGGCTAGAGCGATGTTCGGGCGTGTGAGCCAGCCCCAAGCCTCATCGTCCCCTAGAACGCGCTGTACGCGGTCTGTGACGACGATCATTTTCATGGGATCAATGGATTTCAACGCGGTCAAACGAGCTATTACTGACTGATGATTTTGGATTTGAATTTCTAAATTTGAAGGGAAATATTCAGGGTCCATAGGTCTATATAACGCTATGGCGCGACGAAATTCAATAATTTATTCGAAAAATTTTCGTATCTTTTCCAAGAAAAAAGGGCGGGATTGCTCCCGCCCTTTTCCGTAGCTAGACGACGGTCTTAGTCGTCCTTTTCTTCGTAGTAGGCAGTCAGACCGAACGGCGCCTTGATCGAAGTGTTGCCGTGAACCACGAACAGGGTGTCGCAGTAGTTTTCTTCGCCCCAGGTACCGCAGGGATAGCCATCGGTGAAGAGGACCAGACGTTGCGGTTCGATGCTCTCACGCTTCATGAATTCCCAGTTGCATTCGAACATCGTGCCGCCACCGCCGTCAGGGTGGTAGGTGTCGATTTCATCGAGGTTCGCCCCGGTGAATTCCTTGTACGAATACACCTTGGTATCGAACGACCAGACTTGCAACTTGAAGTCACGGAAGGTTTGCATGATGCCCTTCGTTTCCGAAAGGATGTCGCGCAGCATCTTCGCCGTCATCGAGCCCGAAGTATCGATGGCGATGGCGATGTCAATCGTGTCCATGTAGTCTTGCGACGGCAGGACCAGACGGCGCCCGCCGAACGACGTACCCCACGACTTGCGCGACGGACGACGGAAGCTGAAATCGTCACGTTGGCTGGAACGAATGTGCGCGTCCAGCAGGGCACGCCAATCCAGCTTCGGATTGATCAGTTCATCGATCATACGAGCAACGCCAGCCGGAATATTACCGGCGCCGACCGTTTGAGCCGATTGGATGACCGCAGCGCGGATTTCGTTCCGAATCTTCTGAATGTCTTCTTCAGTCAGCTTCGGAGGACCGTCCTTGCCCATGATCGTGACATCGGTCGTGCCGCCGGGCGAGTTGCCCACGCCGCCGTTACCCTTGCCTTCGCCATCGCCGTCTTCCGGCTTGTCGCCAGGACCGTCAAGGTGCATGTCCAGCGGCATCTTGATCGTTACGGAATTCTTCTTGAGAATTTCGTAAATTTCTTCCGACGCCATTTCGTCAGTGAAACGCTTGTCGTACAGACCCACGGCGGGCATTTCGCCCAGACCATCGGCAACCAGCGTGTAGTTGACGATATAGTCGGTCGCCATGTTCCAAATCTTCGGATCACGACCGCCGCGACGCCCCAGGTGGTCGTACACACAGTGGAGAACTTCGTGGGCGATCACGAACAGCAGTTGGGGGCGCGACATTTGCGCGACGAACTGGCGGTTGTAGAACAGATGCTTACCATCCGTCGCCATCGTCGGGCACCACGAGGAACCATCGACCAGAACGAGACGGGTAGCAAGGTGTCCGAAGAAGGGCTTATCAAAAAGCAACTTCACGCGGGCGCGAACAATTTCGGAAACTACCGGATCAGAAAGGTCAGTTGCCATTAAATCCCTCATTAAATTATATGAGTTTTATCTTACACCAAAATACCAAAATTGCAAGGTATTTCGGAACTAAAAAGGGCGACTGAAGAAATTTAACTTCAGTCGCCCTTTCTTCAATTCAAACCGAAGAGGACATCAGACGGTTTGAGTTGAGTGGTTTAGACCGTCATGATCAGGTCTTTGTATTGCTTCACGAAGCCGGTGAAGTTCTTCATGCGGCTGGTGACGAAGGGCAGATCATGGTACGCAATGGCGGTCTTGGCGCCCATGATGCAGATTTCCGCCGTGAAGTTTTCCATGATGAAAGCCAGGAAGTTGTCGGCTTCCGACAGCCACTTTTCACGGTCCTTCGACTTGTCCCAGTCCTTGCCGTTGTTGCGTTCGACCGCCTTGGCGCGCTTGACCAGTTCATAGCAGAGCGTGGTCGTCAGAGCGTAGGACAGCGAGACTTCCGGCGGCTGCTTCATCTTCTTGAGCGAACCCGAGAGGATTTCGTCAGCGCGCGGCAGGTTCGCGGCGTGCTTGCGGTGTTCCAGGAATTCGACGCCGACACCTTCGCCCACGGCGCCGAAGATCAGACCCATCGCAACGATGTCGTTCATGTCGTCGTTACCCGACAGGATGTCGGAAACGGCTTCCCACGAACGCGGGGTCGCGAAACCGCGCGAAGCGGTCGAAGGGTTGAAGTCGAACAGGTGGTGGTTGAACGCCGCCAGGAAGCCAACAACGTCAGGGTGGATCATCTTTTGGATAGCCCACTTCTGCCAGTCATCGAAGTCGGGACGCATTTCCACGTGGATGAAGCGGTTCGCGACCGGCGTAGCCATCTTGAAGGTGATGCCCTTGTCGGTGTCGCGGTTGCCCATCGCCATGATGAAGACGCCTTCCGGCACTTCATATTCGCCCAGAGCGCGGTCGAGCACCAGTTGGTACGCGGCAGCGGTGACGGACGGCGGCGCCGAGTTGAATTCTTCCAGACCCAGGATGGCGCGGACCTTACCGGTGACGATCCAGTGAACTTCGCCAGCAGCCAGGGTGCCGGTGGAGTCCTTCAGGACGACGGTGAATTGGTCGGGCTTCTGGCTGACGATTTCAGCGGTCAGCTTCGGATCGACCGCCTTGACGGTGACTTGCGGAGCCGAGACGTAGTGAATCTTGTTGCCGTCAGCGTCCTTGTTCGAACCGGTCGGGTTCAGGAACTTGATCACGCTTTCGACGGCGCGGATTTCCGAAACGCGATTGTAGTCCAGATCGCGGGGCAGAACCAGCGGCGAGGACCAGCGAACGCCGTCTTCGTCAGCGACCGGATAGGGGATGCCGCGAAGGTCGGTCGGGTCCATCTGGGACAGACGCACGTCGATGAACGCCATGCCAGCCGCCGAAGCAACTTGAGCCGCCGTTTGCGACTTGGAGATACCCGGAGGACCCCACAGGAACATCGAACGGTCGGTATTCATCAGAGCCGTAATGGCGCCAACCACTTCGGAAGGCTTCAGGCTCAGGGTTTCAACGGTTTTAGCTTTCGCCATGGATATATTGTCCTCTTTCAATCTCGTTTCAAAAAATCAGAACGCTTAGTGCTGATTTACTACGGGGTGACTGAAGTGTCTGTGTCACCAACGATCATCAAGGTAGCAGAGAAATTTTCGTCGTCAACTGGAATTTTCATCGACAACGAATTTTTTTGGTCAGCGTCCGTGATGGCGTCGGAGTTTGGCGACATCGCCTGACACCATCTTTAGCATCACTGCCAATTCAGATTCAAAAACAATCATGCGGGTGCGACCTTCCGCCTCGCCGCGCCCTATATAATAAGGGAATTTGCAGGTCGCATCCAAAAACAGAAGCTCGTGGGGACCAAGGCGTGTACCTTCGGGAATGTCGATTTCGTACGACGCAAAAAACGTGGAGATTATCGTGTTTCCGATGGACGAAAGGCGCATCCCTTTTGGAGCGTCCTTGTCCCTAAAACTGTGGAAGAGAAAACGCATGATTTCGGCATCCGTTTTCTCTTCAATAAATTTATTAAAATGTGGGGCGGATTCTTTGATCGCCGACTTTAGATAAGCAACAATTGCAAGATGCTTAGACACTTAGTCGTCACTTCCACCTTCAGTAATCACAACACCGTTGGTCAATGCATAAACTTCAAACTGATCTGTTTGGAAAAGCTTGTTCAACTTTTCAGCCAGATTGAAGGCATGACCGCTGTTGGAAAACGAACATTTCTTATATTTCGCGGGCGAATCGCGCAGAGTGTCGATTGATCGCAAGTTGATAGGCTGTCCAGCGTAAAAAACAGCATAGACCGCCGTGGCTTTCAGAACTTGCTCAGACTTATACGTCCGACCAGTGAAGTTCAGCAAAATAGTGGGCTTGGGTCGAGACATTAAAACACCTAAAATAAATCTAAATCTTACGATCTTAAATTTATTTATCTTAGGCGTTAATTAATGTGAACTTAACCAAATAACTGATTTGAATCAGCTTTCTTCAGCCTTGGCGAGCAAGGGATAATTGGCGGCTGTAGCCAGGGCGAGAATTTGATTGACCTTGGTTGTCGCGATATCGCGAGTATAGAGACCGATCTTCGCCTTGTTCTTGTTGTGGATGTCCAGCATTATAGCTTCGGCTTCGTCTTCACTTTTGTTGAAGACGCGCATCAACACCGCGACGACAAATTCCATGGGAGTGAAATCATCGTTATACAGGACGACGCTATACAGCTTCGGAATGGTAACTTCGATTTTGGTTTCGGTGGCTGTAGCAGAACCAGACATACATATCCCCAGGAAAATTCTCAGAGCGAACTATAAGGGGTTTCCGGCATTTTTGTCAACAATTTTCGCCAAAATTTCGTAATTGCTAGCGTGACCGCAATTTGATAAGCATGACTTGGGCACGCCGCTCTTTAGGAAATTTAAATGCAATCGCAACCTGATACCATCGTCCTACAATTGGACGCAGAAGAAACCGTTGGCAATGACACCGTGAAGGTCGCCGTCACCGTCAACGCTCTTGTTCCTCCCGGTTCGACCGATGACGCCTCGCGTCAAGAGTGGGACAAGATTTTGAAGGAATTCGTTCCTTCGGCTCAGTGGGCGTTCAGCAATATCCAGCGTCGCAACGACACCGGTCACGAACGCATCAACTTCGTCGCCACGGCTCGCGTTGACGAGCGCGAAACTTTCAACCTGCAAAATCGCGCTCGCGAAGTGTCGGTTCCGGGTATCGAACTGACCAACATTCAGTTGGACAGCACCATCCCGCCCGCCAAGATCGCAGAAACCGAAAAGAATCTTCGCGCGAAGATCATCGGTCTGGCTATGACCGAACTGAACGACATCAACAGCCTGACCGGGCGCGATTATCGTCTGGGTACCATCGACTTCGTTGATGTCGAAATCGTCAATGTCGGTATGCGCAAGCACGCTGCAACGATGGCTTCGAACTACGCACTTGAATCGGTTGGTTCGGCTGCGGGCGGCGGCGCCGCTCTGGCTAATTCCCAGAAGCTTGTGAAGACGGCGCGTGTCGTGTTCGCGGCTGATCCGATTGGTAAGAAAGCCAAGGACAAGACCCCCAAGGGCTAAGTCTTACCGGAATTGAAAAAGCCCCCAGAAATGGGGGCTTTTTCTTTTAGTGCTTCTTACCGTTTTCGCCCTTGCGATTTTCAATCTGGTGATCTTCACGAACCGCATTGAAATTCAGCTTTTCAGCAATGGCGCCGCCTAGGTCGAGCTTGTGAGCCCCGGCGATATCGAAGATGCGGATGAAAACATCCGCCAGTTCGACTTCAAACATGCTGCGATGAGGCAGCTTGTCATCAGGTAGATTCTTACGAACGCCTTCACAGGCTTCCGAAACTTCCGAGTGAACAAGGCAAAGAAGATTTAGAACGTCACGCTTAGCGTTGCTCAAAATCTCAGGACCCGGTTTGAAACCACGAAGGTCTTCACCGGTTGCCAGATCAGTCCACCAGCCCGCTTGCACGTTCTTCTGGTGGACAATTTCGGACAAATCATTGATGGCTGCGAATTCGTAGCCAGTGATTTCTTTAGTCAATGTTTTAGTCCTTCTTGACGAAACGAGCCAAGAACGGAACCTTCGCGATCAGAGCCGCCAGGGCGGTCTTTGCGAATTCGGGTGTCGGCAGGAAGAACCAGCCGAGGAAAATACCCACTGCCAAATAAATGATAGACATATTAAAATTTCCTAAGTTAATAATTCAATGTACCAGATGCGTTAACGAAGATGCAATATTTTCGTTTAGGCAATCGTATTGGAGCCATTGATCAGATCGAGAGCCGCCATACAAATCGCCATAGGAAGAGTGTCACCCTTCATGAAGCGATACGTGCGACCATCATGTTTGAAAAACGAAACCATGAAAACATCCTGTTCAGGGACGTTTCGAATACGAGCCGACCAGCCTTGGTTTTGAAAATATTCTACAATACGATGCGCTTCATCAACGCTCGTACTGTATGGGGGAACCTTGACCTTAGAATAATCGTCTTGGTTCACCATGTATGATTCCCCGGTCTCCGTTTCAGTCACAATGATTGCTTTCCAGATAGAACGAGCAACCAAACTGTCTGTAGCAGGACCGGGGGTCATAAAATTAATCTTTGCGCTTGCTAGCCTTCTTCGCGCGAGCAACAGCTTCGGCACGTTGACGGCGACGCTTGGTCGAAGGCTTTTCATAGGATTGACGATCACGAAGCTCGCGAATCAAACCCTCTTGCTTGATCTTTCGACCTAGCGTGCGAATAGCACCTTCGATGTTATTCCCACGGACTTCCACTGAAAGTCCGCGCTTGTTCTCAAAATTCCCATTTCTGTGGGCTTTCATTAGCTTATACTCCAAAGTGCTAATAATCTATTCTATCTGTTCATAGAGATCAGATGCAATATTTATCTATGGAGTTTATGCATAAATGAGAATTGGAACTAACTTTTCTTGCGAAATTGTTTCGTCAATGACGATCTTTGTTACGCCTTGTTCCGACAAATCAGGAAGTTCATACTGAAGCTTCATCAAGTTGTTTTCAACGACGCTGCGTAGACCACGAGCACCCGTCTTGCGCTTGATGGCTGTCTTAGCAATTTCCATCAATGCTGCATCGGTGAATTCCAAGACTACCTTGTCCAGACCGAAACGCTTTTCAAATTGTTTGATCAAAGCATTTTTGGGTTCTGTCAAAATCTGAACCAGTTGACCTTCATTCAGTTCGGTCAAGGTGGCGTACACGGGAAGACGACCTACCAGTTCGGGAATCATCCCAAACTTCACAAGGTGCTCTGCATCCAAGCCTTCTAGCGCATTCGCGGGCATCGGCTTCTTACCAACATCACCAGCAAAACCCATCTTGGATTCGATCTTACCACCACGGGCTTTGATCACAATTTTATCTAGCCCCACAAAGGCGCCGCCGACAATGAACAAAATGTTTTTTGTGTTGACCTTCACAAGCTCCGCATTCGGTCCTCGCTTACCGGAGGTAGGAACCATCACTTCAGAGCCCTCTAGGAGCTTCAGAAGGGCTTGTTGGACACCTTCACCCGATACGTCGCGCCCGCCGTTCTGACGCTCACGCGATGCCTTCTTGTCGATTTCATCGATAAAGACGATACCACGTTCGGCGAGCTTTACATCGTTACCAGCCGATGACAACAGGCGAGTCAGGATCGATTCAACGTCTTCACCGACGTAGCCCGCTTCGGTCAGGGACGTGGCATCGGCAATCGCCAGGGGAACCGCGAGCATTTCTGCAATGCTTTTGACCATGGCTGTCTTACCCGAACCGGTGGGTCCGACCAGCAATGCGTTAGACTTTTCGATCTCAACGCCATCAACGAATGGATGTTCTAGGCGCATGTAGTGGTTATAAACCGCGACCGCCAATGTTTCTTTGGCGTGATCTTGTCCAATGATATATTGGTCAAGATGTTCCTTGATAATACGAGGGGAAGGAATACCCGTTTTCTTGTCAACCGGTACAAGTTCCTTGGATGGGCTTTCACCAACTAGGATACCATGGCAAAGATCAACGCAACCGTCACAAATAAAAACATTATTTGGACCAGCTATTAACTTCTTGACTTCCGCAGCATTCTTGCCGCAAAACGAGCAATAAAGGTCTTTATCAGCTTCACTCATTTTGTACCCAACCAAAACTAATTACTATACAGTTATTTAGCGACGGGGAGGCGTCCAGTTTTCCAACCAAGATTTTTCCGCAGGTTGTTCAACTTCGGTAGGCGTAGTCTTGGCTTCAGTGATGGCGTCAATAACTTCTTGAAACAATTCTGGATTTCTTTTGAAAATACCCAAGAGTACATCAGTATCGTTTGGTTGTGGAGTTTGTTCTTCTACTTCATCAACCAACAAAGAACCTTCCGCAACTTCGGGTTCTTCTTCAGGATCAGCAATCAATTCTTGCAAAGGTTCTACGTCTACTGCTTCCTCTTCTTTATCTTTTAAGAATACAGGATCAGACTCGACAATTTCTATATTTTTCTTAGGCTTAGCTTCGAAATAATCGTGGAATGCAACCAAAGAACAAATGATCAAAGCAACAGCCATCGGCTCGAATGCAATCATAATGAAGAAAATAACCACACGGACGGCTGTTTCAGTATCTTTGAAACCCAGGTACTTGACAGGACCCAGTTTAGCTTCAACTCCCGAAACCTCAAGTTTCAACGGGACCAGTTCATCCGAAACTTTGTTGATTTCAGCGGTAGTTGTTTCGATGCTCTTACTGATCTCAACACGTTCCGCTGACTGACGACCACGAGCGCGCAAGCCGGTGTTGGCTTTGTTGCTAGCGATAAGCGAGTTTACAGCCCCGTCCATCTGGTTCAAACGAGTATTCAAACCGGAGAGTTGAGTATTCAATTGTTGAATACGTTGCTCTTTTTGAGCAATCTTAAGTTCAACAGCAGGCAACGATGCCGATTGCTCTAGGTGTCCCTTGGACAAATAACCAAAAATACCCAGGTTGGTTACGAGCATCAGGAATACCACTCCGATGATCAGATAGGTTTTCCAGAAAAGCGTGAGCTTATGGCTTTTCATGTACGTGTGCAGGAATGCAGCCGCGACGATCTTACCGAATTCTAGGACGGCGCCCATGATCCCAACGGACAATGCGGCTCCTGCGAACAGAGCCATCAGACCGGAGACGGAGAAAAATGCGGCAACCGCAGTGATCAGTAAACCCGCTAGAAGGGTTGCAATAGCAAGTACAAGTTTCATGATTTTTTATTACTGTTGAGTCTAGATTTTACAGTATCTAGCCAAGCATTACTATTTAAAAGTAATGGTTTCTTGCTCAACAATAACATCCTTCTTACCATTACGATCAACCAAAGTATAGTTGACTTCCTTTGGTTGCCATACAGCCAAGTGATCAAGAATAGTTTGAACCTCGAAATGCTTACACGAATACAAATCCATTTTCAAGAAAGGTTCCGGCTCATGCCAGAAGTGTCCGCTGGCGTGGGAAGTCTCCAAACAAATCAGACCCGTGACGCCCTCATTACCTTCGGTCTCGCAATAGATAGACCAAGGACCCATGAGAACCTTCATATCGACTTTTTGAACTAGCTCTTTCAGCCATTCGTCAAATTGTCCCGCTTGTGTCGGGGGATTAGCAACAGTAGCAGACACCAAAATATGGCGATGATCAAGCTTGTCCATCGTCTGGATTTACCTCACAAATTTTGAAATATTAGTTTAAACGAGCTTCGTCACAGTGACCGAAGCACCAGCGGTAGTTACGCTATTGCTCAATGCACCAACGGTGATCATTTCCAAACGGCTTCCGGCGCGAGCATATGCATTGCTGTTTAGCGGTGCGCTCAGAGTCGGATCATAAATTTCACCACGGATGACCTTTGTTTCGCAAAGAGCGCGAGCCACACAACGGATGATGGCGTTTGCGCCGCTCAGTTCGACACCAGGGGTCAGTTCGTCGCGGGTGTACAGGATCGAATCGCCACGTTCGACTTCGAACGTCATTCCGATCTTGGTCGGGGCGGTGTCAACGGTAGCTCCGGTGGCGATGACGTTCGACACGTACATATTGCCCATGGTCTGAACATTTTCCAGAACGAGCTTGTAGCGGACGTTAGCGCGCTCTTTGTTCGTGCTGTTGGTGTACGATGCCGGGGCTGCGCCACCGTTCATCATGTAAGTTTCTACGCGAGTTGCATCGACAAAACCGGCTGCATTGGCGGTTCCCGCGATGGCAGCGATTTCGACGCGATAATAGGTGCTGATCATGGGCGATCTCCAAAAGCCAGTTTGCCTTTTATTTATCCCTTGACATCACAACGCCGGATCGGTTAACCAAACGAAATTGATAAATGGTTTGTAAACCACGAATTTTCACCGGATTTTTCGTCCCAACTTTTTTCAATGATAAATGGTTTCTAAACCACATGGATTTTTCTGAGTTATGAGTGAACCCAAGATTAAGCAACTAAATGCGTTTCAGCACGCCCGTAAGCGTACAGAAATGTATCTGTCTTCCCGTGATCCCCATACCCAACAAGTGTTGGAATATGTGGACGGGAAGCCTGTTATCCGAGAAACAACTTGGGTTCCGGCGGTCTTCACCGCATTTCGCGAAATTTTAGACAATGCGCTAGACGAAGTGATCACCCATGGTCACGGCGATAAGATCACTATCACGTACGATCCTGAGAAAACTGTGTTCTCCGTTGAGGACAATGGTCGCGGCATCCCAATCGGTTTCGATAAGGAACACCAAGTTCACGAAGCCACTATGGCTCTGGCGTCAACGATGGCTGGTCGTAACTTCGATGATCGCGGCGCGTCTCGCGGTTTGAATGGCGTGGGCGCCTCCATCGTGAATTTCTGTTCGGAATATTTCACCGTCGATATCTGGCGGGATGGAAAATATTTCAATCAACAATTCAGCGAAGGTCCGTCCAATCTCGTCATCCTTCCCCCGGCTATTCTGCCTACCAAGGCGAAGGCTGCAAAACTGACCGGGACCAAGATTTCCTTCAAGCTGTCGCCGAAGGTGTTCCATGACATGCGTCTGCCCGAAGTGTTCATTCGCGCACGGGTTTATGAAGTCGCGTTGTGCTACCCCAAGACAAAAATTTATTATAATGGCGAACTGATCTCCAACGGCAAAACCGTTGAAAAGAACCTGTTTCCCAAAGCCATCACTGTCGAAATCAACGAACCCGATTTCCATAGTAAGTTCTGGCTCGTTCCGAATTTCGAATGTGAAGCCGATTTCTCACATAGCCTAGTGAACGCCATCCCGACCTTCAATGGCGGCACGCATATCGAAGGCTTCAAGCGAGGGTTCTACACAGGCATGTTGAATGCCCTGGAACGCGAAAGCAAGCGTCGCAAGCTGAAACCTTCCAAGGTCGATATCGCCACCAATCTCTTGATCTTCAACGTGACCGAAATGAAGGAACCTTCTTTCGACTCGCAATCGAAGACCCGCCTAATCAACGAAAACGTTGCAACGCTTGTCAAAAAAGCGATGGACGACGTTGAAATCTTCAAGGCGATTATCAAGAAGCATCCCGAATGGATCAACGAAATCTACGAGCGTTGCGCCGAACGGACCCAAAAGAAAGACGACGCGGACGCCAGCCGTGAAGGTAAGCGCAACCTGCGTAACAAGGTCGCCGAACTAGAAGATGCGGTGAGCCTTGATCGCCAAAAATGCATCCTGTTCCTCGGCGAAGGTCAATCGGCTGTCTCCGGTATCGGTGAAGCGCGCGATGCTGAAATTCACGGGGGCTTGCCTCTGCGCGGTAAGGTGCTCAACGTTTACGGAAAGTCGATCAAAGACATTCTGGAAAACAAGGCTCTCGCCAAAATCATGACGGCTGTCGGCTTGATCCCAGGTCAACGCGCCGCGCGCCCCGCGCTGCGTTATGGTAAGGTCTACATCACGTGTGACGCCGACGAAGATGGTAAGAACATCGCTGGCTTGCTGGTCAATTTCTTTTACACACTGTGGCCCGAACTCTTCGATGCTGAAAAAGAACCGTTTATCTACCTGTTCGATACCCCTCTGATCATCGCGGCTAAGGGCAAGCAACGGAAATACTGGTACAACGAGAACTATGACGATTTTGACGCCGATACCCATAAGGGTTGGGAAGTCACTCGCGCAAAGGGTCTCGCCGCCTTGAAGAAAGCCGATTGGGATTGGATTCTGGTCAACCCGAAAGCTATTCCCGTCCTAGATGATGGGAATCTAGCCGAAGCGTTGAATCTGATCTTCTCGAAAGACACGGATAGCGCGGACAAACGGAAAACGTGGATCGGACTATGATCGAAGCGACCATCAATCTCAGAATCAAAGAGGACTTTAATCGCCTCGCGGTTTGGGCTGACGACAACTATCCACCGGAAGTGGTCGCACAAATGAGAATGATGGTCGTTGAATATGCTTTTGGAGATTGGCGTTTCGTCGGTAAGTTTGTCACCGAAGAAGATGCCACATTGTTTAGATTGAAATGGTCATGACATCACCGTTTAAAAATGCAATTGATGCCGAAAAAGAACGCAAAGCAAAACTAGATAAACTACCAGATACGTTCGTTTATTCTGGTTCATTCGGGCATTTTGTTTCAATACCAGATTCTCAATACTGTGACCCTGGCTTTGATCCTTGGTTCAAAGAAAACTTCGACAATTACAATAAAAAAGTCATAGTTTTCGCCAGTCCTCGAATGATTATTACCGAAGATATGTCCACTCCGGTTTCATTTCATAGAATAAACACGCACGTATTTGTTTTCGAAACAGAAGAAGATGCTACCCTATTTCGTTTGAAGTGGGCTTAATTTTACTACCGCTACTATTTTAGTCGCATTTTTATTGGTGTTTTATGTCTAAGGCTATTGCCAAAATCAATCAGTTGTCGAGTGATCTGATCCTCGGTGACAACCGCGAATACGCTATCTACGTCTGTCAGCAACGCGCCATTCCCAAGATCGAAGATGGTCTGAAGAACGGTCAACGCATTGCCCTGTGGCTCCTGCGTAACCGCGCTGAAAAAATTAAGACGTTCGCCCTGGCGGGTCTGATGGGCTATGAAAAACTCTACGTTCACGGCGAAGCATCAGCCAACAACGCTATCAGCCTTCTCGCGGCTCCCTACAAGAACAATCAACCCTTGATCGAAGGTCATGGGCAGTTTGGTAGCCGTCTGAAGCCGGTTGATGGCATCGGGGCTCCGCGTTACACCGAAGTTCGCCGTTCCAAGCCGTCTGAAGCCTTTCTATATCAAGACCTTGATTTGATCCCGCTTGAGGACAACTACGACGGTTCGAACGTCCAACCTCAACACTTTTTGCCACTGATTCCTAATGTTCTTCTGAACGGCGTGTCTGGCGTGGCAGTGGGTTGGAGCACGGAAATTCTTCCGCGCAAACTCAAGGGTCTGATCCAAGCTACCCAGGACGCACTTGCTGGACGCCCTATCAAGGGTCTTGAGCCCCATATGGAACGCTACAACATCGGTGTTCGTAACATCGCGGGCAACCAGTGGGAATTTAGCGGCAAGGCGACGGTCATCGACACGTCTACAATTCATATCACCGAATTGCCGCCTAGCCTGGACATCGAAGATTTCCGTACCCGTCTGATCAAGATGGAAGACGATGACCTAATCAAGTCGTACACCGACCGTTCGGCGGTTGGCGTCAACATCCAAGTCAAGTTCTTGCGTGGCAAGGTCGCGGGTTGGACCGATGACAAGTGCTTGGATTTCTTCAAGCTCCGCGAAAAAGTCACAGAACGCATCGTCGTCGTGGATTGGGGTGGTCAAACGATCTCTACCTATCCTAGCGCGGAAAAAGTTGTTGAAGATTTCGTGGCTTGGCGCCTTGGTTGGTATACCAAGCGTTTCGAAAAAATGCTGTCCGATGCCCTGTACGAACTGAACTACTGGCACGCCTTGCGCGCCTTGTTCAAAAATTCGTTCCCCAAGCGTCTCGGTACGTTCGCCGACCGCCAAGCTGTCGAAGACGACGTGACTACCGTTGTCACCAAGGCAAAATTGGTTCTGGACGACAAGCAACTAGATCGGGTTGTCAATCTCCCGACCTATCGCTGGACCAAGGCTTTCGAACAAGAAGTTGATCGCCGCATTGCGGAAATCGACTTGTCGATCAAGGACTATCAGGATATCTTGAAATCTCCTGACCGATTGAAAGCTGTCTACAACGACGAGCTTGAGGAATTGAAGAAAATCAAGCTGTAATGAGCCAAGACATCAAATTCTATATCACTGCCCATCGGGATCGCAATGAAGATAGTGACTTGGTGGTATGGTGTAAGAAACGGCTTATCGAAGGTGACTGGATTGCTATGAAAGGTTTCGACCAAAATACAGCCAGTTACTACGATACCATTTATTTTTATACAGACGAAGCCAGCGTAGAATTCAAACTACGCTGGCTTTAGCCTGTTTCATAAATACCAGATGTCAAATTGGTATCGTAATTTTCAAAATCTGATCGAGAACATTGTTCCTTACGATCACTCACAATCTCTCCAAGGCGAGGTTGGTGGAGCCCATCGGGACGGAATGACCCTGGCTCAAGCCAAGGAATATCTCGACAATCATCCTGACGGCATGTTGAAGCACGACGGTTTTGAAACCGATGCTTTCGTTGGTATCACAAAATTTGGCGTGTACGTCTTTTACAACCCAATCAATGATCGTATCGAGCATTGGGATTGGACGAAGGATGTCGCTGATCTAGCGAAATATTACGAAGAAGATTCCACGTACGACATCATGAACGACTGGGGTTATATCCCGTCTGATGAAATGATGTACACCAAGGGTGGAATGGAATTCTGGGACCGCATTCGCAACGGTCTAGAAATCCCCGAATAATTAGTACCACTTCAGCCGCATAATAGTGGCATGGTCGGGATCGCGTATCGTAAAGGCAATGGCATTCAATCCATTGCGCCAGTTGTCTCGCATACGAACCCAAATACCATCTACTTCAATACCGTTGGCAACCATCCACTCAACAACCGGGCGGTGACGGTTATGCGGCATTACGCATTTTTCGTTAATGATATAATAATCCCCGTCTAACCCATCCCTAAGCATATCACTCTCGATATACCAAATATGCCCAGGTGTGTGCGGATGCCCAATGAAGGGTTGTGGTTTGTTGACATCGAATACGAAGCGATGACCACGGTAGGTTTCAAAAATCATCACACACCGGATTAAAAAAAGGGCGGGATTGCTCCCGCCCTCTTGCTTATATCATCATTTACGAAATGATAGAAGCGGACACCCAGTGAATGCCATTTTGCTGGTCAACCGAAACACGATAGTTCGCGTCACGTCCAACAAGTTCCTTCGCAACACGGCGAAGACGCAGACCCAATTCAGTCACTTGATCGCTGGTCAGCTTTTGCGACTTAATCGGGCTACCAAAATCCACGCTCAAGACAGCGGTGGGGAAATGGCTGCCGTTCACGTGAACGGCAGGATTTGCGGGGTGGTTCAGCGATGCCAACCATTCACGCAACGAGGCAAGCTCCACGGTCTTACGTGCGGGTCGCTTACCCTTGGGGGTCTCAGATTTATCAGTCATTTCAATGCTCTAAAGCAATAAGTTTCACCCGTTTTAAAAGGATCGTTGCGAGAAAACGACGGGTGGGGACGCCTTCTCAATCCATGAACCTTTGTACCAATTTGCCGGGGAGGGTGCAATAATTTTCGTCATTTTTTATTTACCATAGTACGAAAAATTATCTACGGAACTAAGTCGTTGATTCTAATGATAAATAAATGTGTTCCATGTCCAAAATTCGACAGTTTGGTCCATTTTGGTTGACATGCCGTAACGTACCGGTCATAATTCGGTTCCCATCAACAATATCAAGGAGAAATAATGCGATTACGCAAAATCGCCCCTGTGTTTCTGTTTCTATCTTTATTCTTTAGTACCCCCGCTTCGGCGGCATCTGAAATTCAGACGGTAAACGCCATTCAAAGTTCCCCGCGTCATGCGAGTGCATTGGATGGACTAGATGAAACACAGAAAAAAGAAGCAACCTGTCTCGCTCTTAACCTTTACCACGAGGTTCGTGGTAGCACTAAAGCCGACATCATGGCGGTTGGATTCGTAACCCGAAACCGACTCAAAGCTACTCGGAATGGTCCCACAACTTTTTGTGAAGCCATCTGGGAACGCAGCCGTGCAGGACCACAATACTCGTGGACCATTCGTCCCACGCAATCTCTCTTGCCGCGCGAGATCGATAGCTGGAATAAAATGGTCCAATACGCCGTTCAGATCATGGACAACTCCCGTGCGGACACCACTGGCGGCGCCAACTCGTTCTATTCGAAAAAACTGGGCATCCCCCGTTGGACCCGCAAAGCGACCAGTCGTCAGACCATTGGAGCCCACGTTTACGTTCGTATTCCCGGTAGGTAAATAAGGATATGCTGTCTTCAGAAGACAAATCTTTATGGGAAAAATTCATCGCGGGAGTGTTGCCAAAGTTCGCAGCCTCCCGCGAACCTACATACGCGCCTCAATGCGTGAGCCAACCTATCAGGGATGTTCGCTTCTGCCCTTCCCTGGACCTTCACGGCTACACCGTCGCTAACGCACACTCGACCTTCGGTCGCTACATGGTGGACGCCAAAAATTCCACACGCCGTACCGTGATCATCATCACCGGGCGTTCTGGTCAAATTCGTAACGAATTTCCTATGTGGGCTGAAGCCTACCCCGAATGGCACTGTGAAGCCATCAACTCAGGCTCGTTCCGTCTGAAACGTAAGAAATCAGACCTTCCTAAGCCTGCTTAAATTCAGACAATGGAATACCAATGGTTTCCATTTCTCGATTTTGAACCACACGTGCTTCCACAAATAGTGCCGAAGCTGGAATAATGGCTTGATAGCCGCACTGACCACACTTCCGAAGGCTTTCCTTCCAATTGTGTTCGTACCAGGGCTTTGAACGGGCTCCAAGCATGTCTTCGAGATCAACATCATCTGGGCACAATTTTGACGGGTCTAATTTAGAAACGTCAACGGAAAGCAGTAACCCTTCACTAACCTCTTGATAATAAATGTATTGCGCGGCATGTCCAGCATCCGAGGCTAGATATACCATCTGGTTCTCTGGCGTTATCTCAAAATTAGCCGCTCGTTTTGACGGGTCTAGACCCATAGCCTGTACGCTTGGTACAGATTTCATCGGCGTGAAATGATATAACTTCAAGAACGCTCCACGCGCTTCCTCAATGGGTTCTTCAAGTTTTGGGATGCGAGGCTTGAAAAGCTTCTGATCGCCCTTGCTGGTCTTTAAAACCGGCTGGTTGTGATCATCTTTCTCGAAACCCTTCACCGTAGCTTTACGGTTCTTAAATTTTCCCACCAAAACTTCGTCACCGACTTCAATGTCAGGCAACTCAAGCTTCTCGGCTTCGTCCAGGGCTTCGTTGATGATATCCATATACTTACGCATACGGATATTTATGCCGACTAGCGTGAACCCTTCAGGTGACGCATACCGGTAATGTCCAGCAAATCCACATTGTGTTTTGCGCAGCCTTGTTCGACCCATGTGGGCATGTCGTCAACCAAGATGGTTGCACCTAGCGCGTTGGACGCCATACCCTTCCAGAGCGGAAAATTCGAAACAGCGTGCGCGACTTCGGCGTGAGTGAATCCATAGTGAGTAACGGTCGCAGGGCTGGCACTACGCAATTGCCATGCGTCATGAAGCTCTACCGGACACGCATGAACGTCTTCGAAATGGCTTCGGGCATCTTCCATACCCAGTGACTCCAATTCGGTAAATACACGTCCCGCCCAAGCTGGGTCACGGAAGGTCACGATGTAATGTTTCTTTTGCGGATTGTCGATAATATACTGTCGGAAGTACGCCGAATGCGCTGCTTCACGAATTTTCATATTGTCATCAACATACAGCAAAGTTCCATCGATGTCCCACGCGATGGAATCATGCTCGTCAAGAATTGCTTTAAACTGGGACATTTGGGAAAACCTTTTACTGAACACGTCTGTATATAATTTATTTCAGTTCTTGTCAACGATTATTATGGACAGAGTACCCGACTCGATTCTATAACAGGACTCGAATTAATTATAGTTACTCAGGGGTTATAGCGGGCTCACCCCCTCGCAAAACTGGAAAAGTCTCGGACAAGTAGCTTACCCGCAAGGGGGCGTAGACGGGAACAGGGACAGAGTAGTCAAATAGGCGGACATTCCCCACCTTGTAACTGACCCATGAAGGCAGGTGCATAACCGAAAGGCGCACAGGTGGTAAGGGAAGTAACGGCTCCTATGCTGCATTTATGCAGCGAAAGGCTACGAAAAACGAAGACAGATACATCTTGTAACAATTTGATGACTGTCTGCATACACCGGTTCTGCGACTTGCCGGATGTATGAACTTGAATTAACCATTCATAACCGTTGAATTCTTTAACACAACTAGGCGACAAGGACCGACCAATCCAATGGGTTTTACCTACATTGGCGACTATCCCCTACGCCCGCGACATAGGCTGTGGAATTGAGAGTGGGCTTTAATTACCGGTACAGGGCAACCGCCGGTTCGTATTGTAATAATACGTAGAAGCTAACGCGAAGGCTAATGGCTCAGGATATTGACCATAACTTTAACTCTCTCCCTTCTGATGGCGTATTATATTTTTAATATGTTATTATGAGGGGGGAGAAAGAGTACAAGGTCTAGGATGTAATAATAAATTCCCCCTTATGATTCAGTTAATGATTCCTCTAGTAGGATTCGTATAAGGATTCACTCAGACAGACTCATAAGGATTCAATGGAAAGGGAAAAGGAAACCCATAGGTCTTAGGAATGAGCGATAGCGAGTGAGAGACCTATGGACAGGAGGGCGATAAGCCCCCTGATACGAATTCCCTTGCAATTAAAAAAATAACCTACTAGATTTGGATCATAGAATTTTCGTAAAGGATTTCGCGTTGGACATTTCCCTTGGTGGTAAATTCTCCGAGAACTATCCGAATCTCGCGATGGACCATTCCGCATGGTATCTGTGGGATCAAGAAGAAGCCGACCTAGTTCGCTTTGATAATCACGTTGAACACGTGGTTGAAGGCAATTTGGTGCTGATGCGTCGCGATGCAGCCGGGCAAGTGATGCTCATGGAAACTCGGGAATGCACGCTCCAATAGACTTTCCTGACCTTCCTCGTTCGGATGATCTTCAATATGTAATCTATGAGGAAGCCCTTACAATCGTATTGTTCGAAGGTAAGTACGCCTACGACGATGGTGATTTTGATTGGTTGTTTCTTCAGCCCCAAATCGATTCCTGGCTGGTTGAACACTATCCCGAAGTTCGGCGGTCAGCCAAGTCGAAGCATTTTTCGTACACGTTGATTTTCCCAGATATCGAAGCTCTTGCTTTATTCAAGTTGAAATGTTTATAAAATATTTACCACGTTTGGTGGTTATTCCGCTTCCCAAGGAAAAGCTCAAGGCTCACAAAATTCAGATTTTCATGTCCGCCCAAGGTGGAATGTGGAATAAAGCTGGCTACCGGGAGCGTTACGATTGGAAACACGGCAACAAGCTTGAAGCTTGGTGTGAAAAATTCCTAGGATACAAACCATGCTGTTGTGGACAGAGAAACGCGGCTACCACACTCGGCTTTTGACCAAGAAACACGCTGTATTGTTTAAAATGAAATGGCTATGATCGATAATCCTCCCGAAATCATCCAAATTCAGTCGTCCATGGACATTATCATGATGGGCGCCATAGTGGATGATCCTCCCCGCCGCTATCAACGCTATCGTAGATTGCCCTTGGCTCAATGTGATCGATATTTGTCGATTCATGTTATCGGCAAACAAGAACGCCAACGGTGGTGGAATTATTACGGGCGCGATCAGATGCTCACATGCGAAGTGGAACGCGGCGGATGGAAGCATTACAATCGGCGAGAGACGTATTATCGGATGGAACTTCGATGAGAAGCATTGACGCTTTTTTCGAAACTAGCCCCCGCGCCCGGTTGCTCGCTATGGTTTGTCTCATGGACTATCATGTCCTCATGGACACGATGAATCGAGAATCGAAGATGTCACATGACGCGCTGAGAATCGCGATGTATTCCGAAATGCAACGTATCCTAAATTTATGGATCGAATGTGATCGGGATGACGTGCTGACGAAATTAAAATATCAGGGGTAATGTTTTGCTTGCGAAAAACGAACAATTTCAATATCTTGCGAGAAATGTTTAAAAATACGAAAAACATATTGACGCTGCATCGTCATCCGCGTATAAATAGGTTATCAATTTAACGCGCTCCCCGCGCATGTAAAGAAAGGCTGAGATCGTAATGTTCGTTTCATCGTCACACTCGTATTGCTATTCCAGTCATGCTCTTTCAGGGCAGGGGACTTCGCGCGAGGGTTACAAGGACTAAAAAGTCCTCTTAAAACCAAAATCGTCCGATGTAAGCCCTGCTGAAAAGCGGGGCTTTTTTATTGTCTAAAATTTAACCATGAAAGGAATTGCAGAAGAAACTACTTTGAGGATGCGTGGCTGAGCGGTTTAAAGCGCCTGCCTCGAAAGCGGGAGTGGGTGAGAGTCCACCATAGGTTCGAATCCTATCGCATCCTCAAAGTAGTTTCGTAATAGTTTAATGGACAGGTGGTGGAGTGGTCGAACACACCATCTTGGAAAGGTGGCGAACCCGTTAAAAGGTTCCGAGGGTTCGAATCCCTCCCTGTCCGCCAAACTATTACACCATGGTTTGGAAACGTGGGTGAGTGGTTTAAACCAACGCTTTGCTAAAGCGTCGAGGGTGGATAGCCCTCCGAGAGTTCGAATCTCTCCGTTTCCGCCAAGATTACCAAGTGCCTGATGACTGAGTTGGTCTAAGGTTGACACCGCTAGATTCCTAACAAGCCTGCGGTAGGGCGTTATTAGAGTTGGGAACCATGGGCTCGAATCCCATTCAGCACTTGGTAGTTCTATGTTTTTTCTTGTGGGAGTGCTGGGCATGAGTGAGCCCAAGAGACTGTAAATCTCCCGTTTCGGCTGTGAGGGTGCAAATTCCTTCCGCTCCCACCAGAAAAAACATAGGGCGACGTGTCCCGAGTAGCAAAGGGGCGGGACTGCAAATCCCGTGGATTATTCCTTCGTGGGTGCGAGTCCCACCGTCGCCTCCAAATTTTGAACTAAAGAAAGAGAGAATATTATGAAAAAGAATACTCACAAACAATGCCGTCTTGAGCGCGAAGGCGCCATCCAAGTCACTTGGATTCCGACTGAATTTGCCACCGACAATCGGGTCATCGATCTGAAGTCTAATGGTGAATGGGTCCGTGGCTGGAAAGTGACCAATGTATTCCAGGCTGAAATGGATTCTGAAGTCATCCAAGATCGTGCTCGTGACCATGTGAGCCATCGTAAGGCGACCGACGTATGAGCAAGACGGACAAGAAACGAGCAAAGATTCAAGAGCGCATCGACACTCTGGAAAATTTTCTCAAAACCTCTCTGGGAAAGAAAGATTCGGCAACCGCCGAAATCAACGTTCCCCAAACCATGCGCCAAATTGCAGACCTAAAGGCTCAACTGGCAAAACTATAAGGAACATAATATGTTACGCGGAACTAGAGTTTTGATGGGCGACGAAGCCCGGCTGTATACCCAAGTCATCGAAAAGCTTCGGGGGTCAGTTCATTGAAGCTGGCTATGAGGAAGTAATTCTTCCGGCTATTTGGGAACAGCAAACGTTTATTGACAAAGCTGGACCTGAAATCATCAACCAAATGTGGGCTTTCAACGATAAAGGTGATCGTCCCGTTTGTCTAATTCCTGAAGTAACAGGTTTAGTTCAAGAACTGTGGCGAGATACGTGGTCAAAGACTTGTAAGACCAAGCGTATTTTCTACGTATCTCGCTGCTATCGATACGAACGCCCCCAGGCTGGTCGTTATCGAGAGTTTACACAATTCGGATTGGAATTGCTCGGCGAAGGAAATCAGCAAGAAGTTGTGGATATTCTTCGAAAGTGCTTGCAATCTTTCGATCTAGATTGTACATTTAATGAAACTGTCAAACGTGGTCTCACATATTACGTAGCTGACGGGTTCGAAGTTGAATGCTCCAAACTAGGAGCCCAAAAGCAAATCGCTGGTGGCGGCAAGTACGCTGAAGGCAACGGATGGGCAATTGGTGTGGATCGGCTTATGCTGGCTCTTAATTGAGCCAGTATCGGTGGCGGGTGTAGCTCAGTGGTAGAGCACCGGATTGTGAATCTGGTGGTCGCGGGTTCGAAACCCGTCACTCGCCCCAAATTTTTTTGTAGTTGGAAGCGTGACCGAGTGGTTTAAGGTTCTGGTCTTGAAAACCAGCGTAGGCGAGAGTCTACCGTGGGTTCGAATCCCACCGCTTCCTCCAACAAAAGAATTTGGGTTAGCAGACGATAATCTTACCTTCAGCTTGCTTGATAGCGTCGGCAAACAACTTTTCCAGGCTGTCTTTCAAGATTCTAATCGAATCGTTGATAACCTCTGGGTTCGTCAGTTTATAGATCGTCTCAACGTCTCTGGCTTCGGGGCGTTTCTTGCTGCTATATTGGAAGCCGTGATTGAATTGAATAATTCTAGGCGGCGCCTCTTTGAAGATGATCTTACCGTGCCATAGGTATTGCGTCATCAGTTCCACATACAATTCCATATAGTTTCCGCCACTCGTAACTAGGATGTTGCGATCTCTGGCGGATTTGAACGTACAAATGTCCGTCAAATAATGGTGACGTGTGGGGGTGTCAGTATAACCCAAACCTTCATAGCCTTCTTTGGCTTTAACGAAGAAATTATTGAAGCAAGTTCTCATAGCCTCTTGATCGACCAAGGATCGCGGAGCCGATACCATGTCAGCATTTGCGCCGAAGAACGCATGGACTATGCGGTGCATGATCGTCCAGGGCGTCAACGGGTGACGTTCCTTGCCGCCTTCGTTGTGCGTCAAGATGACTTGGATGGCTTTCTCTTTATTCCGAGAAATGACTTGCTGGCGCATTTCTTTTGGGAACATAGAGAAGGCAACAGTATTCTTGGTTGGGTTCAGGATGCCCCAGTCAAGATTGTCATGGAAGAATGACATTTCTGGACTGTTGACCAAGTACAGATAAAATTTCTCCCCATGTTTTTCGAACATGCTGTAGAGTTTTGCGTGAACTTCGGGATTGCGCGCGTGCGCTCTATCTACCTTAGACACGAAAGAATTCTGGGTCATGTTGTCATAGACATCTTTACCCGAGAGCAAAGGCTTTGCGTTTGAAACGGTGTCATCCCAATTGTCGCCGTGCATATTGATGTCGGCTAGGGGTGCTTCAAAGAGATCGGTTAACAGCATACCATATTTAGGTTTGCCTTAATGTTTTCAAAGTGATGCAACAGGAATTGAACATTCCCAGTACCCTTTGGAGTATTCGCAATTCTTTCTTCAAAATTCCGAACAATGATATCCGAAGCACTGTCTAATTTCAGTAATTCGTATTGTGCCTTAACAAAACTCGTATCACAAAAGAACATCGTTATTTCCCTGACACCCTAAGAGACTGTATCGTAACACGTGCTCAAGCTTTGCCAATAGGTCAGGATGTCACGCATCCTAGAGGTAGTGGATATCCATAAATAGAGTAATGCGCTATTCAGAGATTATTAACGAAGATGAAGCTTCCGACAAAGCCGCTAGGCTTGAAGCCACCATGGCTTTCAGTCAGATCAAGCATTTCATATCTCAGAACAAAGACAACCTTGAAGACTATATGCATCCATCCCAATTCCACGGCGGTAGTTATGGAATTGAATTTACCGCCATGGGACTGGAATATCCTAAATTGTGGTTACTGTTAGCACCGCGTAAAACCGATCATGTAGCTCGCGCTGCCTTCGGTTATCTTGGTAAAGGTAACAAACTTATCATGCTCGCGGTTCTATTGGAACCAAGTAGCTTGAAATATATCGAAACACGAATAACGGGCATGGAAAAAGATTTTGTCCACGAGTTCCAACATTATCTTATGAGTCTGAGAGCACCGCGTCTGAAAAGCTCGATTTCAAAGTATGATGGCGGCGACCATGCTGGTTATTTTAACGACAACGACGAAACCAACGCTTACTATCAAGAAGGCGTACATGATTTTGGAAGCTTGATTAGTGCCCTGGCGAAACACCTTGATAGCGATATAGCCCGGCAACGTCTGGAAAAATATTCAAAGGCTTCGGTCCAAGAGTTGATTAAGGTAATTAAGCAAACCTCGTTCGGTGATGAATTCTTAGATAATTTAAATGAGCGAAACACACGGGCTCTGAACAAACGTCTTGCTCGTTTCATTGAGCAATCCGCGCGCCCCATGATGCTGAAAATCCTCGCCCGGTAAAATTTCTCGACAACGAAATCAATTTCGTTTATTATGAGGAATGCAATTATTTCTCGACAAAGATGGCGTCCTAGCCGATTTCGACCGACACGTTTTGGAACTGTTCGGCGACACCCCTCGTAAGCTAGGTGACAAACGTCTTTGGGAATGTGTCGATGCGACTCCTGATTTCTGGATCACTATCCCGATGAAGGAAGGCGCCGACGAACTTATGGAAGTTGCTGCGCCCTATAACCCCATCATCCTTACGGGTTGTCCAGTGACCGGCTACGATATCGCAGCAGCTTCCAAGCCTAAGTGGATAGGCAATCGCTACGGACCTAGTATCAAAGTCATCACTTGCTTGTCTAAGGATAAGCCTTTACACATGATCCAACCCGGTGATATTCTCGTTGATGATTTCATCGTGAATGTTAAGCGTTGGCGTGCAGCAGGCGGGCAATCTGTCTGGTACAAAACTCCCGAAGAGGGATTGGCGAGTCTTCGTCGTAAGTTGGAGCGATTGTCACAATGATCAAATATGTTGGAAGTTGCGTCGCTCTCCTAGCGTTCTTCGCTTGGGTGATTTCTGGTCCTAGCCTCGTTCCTTATGGAGCCGGGCTTGGTATCCTATTGGGGATCGCTCTTTGGCTTCTAGGAACGTCCTACAACCCAATGACGGGACGACGCGAGAGCGTTTTTGATTGATAGGTCTCTTGGTGGAATCTAGACTTCGTATTTGGCATATCTTTGCCCTTGTCGGTGCAACGGTCATGTCGTCATTCCTGACGGCACTGGTTGGTAATACCGCCATGGAAATCGGTAAGCGTGGTGGCATGGTCAATACCACTACCAGCGATTTCATGATGTTCATGGCTATTTTCTTGGGATTGATCGCGCTCGCGTGCGCCATCGGAAGCATCGTTCTCGCGGTCATGCGAATTTCAGAAGAGTTATCGTAATGGGCGACCATAAAAAAATTAGTTTTGTACTGATATTCGGGCTTGTTGGACTGTGTATCGCGTTTATGTTCTCAACGTCATATACATACAACGTCGGTCAATATATGTCGCAACACGCCGAAGAGTTGCAAACAAAAATTACAGGCGATTTCCTTCAAGGTTTCGGCGTACTTTCGGCAATCCTTTCTGGTCTGTTCGGAATCGCTGCCGTGTTGTTTTCAATCTTCAAAGTCATCATGTATTTCGAAGAATAAACTACCACTTTAATCGCGCTCAGAAGCCCGTACAGACCATGTAGAGTATATTAGAACACCCGGTAGCCTAATCGCTTCCGGGTGTTTCTACGCCGACCATTTGAGCTTGAACATTACTGCATGTTCTTCTGATGGGAAATGAAGAACCCATTTTTGAGTGCGTGGAAAACGTGCCGCGCCAAAGTGAACAATGAGGTTCGCCATGATAGTTGGCACGGGAATCCGTTGCTCCGCAAACCAGATCAATGCATCTTCTCGGAAACGACTGAAATCTTTTCCATTGTCAGGAAGAATAATGCCTTCGCCTTCAATTTGAAGGTGATGAATAATCGCCATTTTTTACGCCGTAACTTCCCGTTCCTGATGGACCCAACCTAGGCTGGCGTCACCGCGAACGTAGTTGTTGATCCATTTCATTTCTTTGCGCCCATCCTTGTAATGGGTCATACGCCAATAGCCAGCCACTTCATGTGCTCGCATATGACGTTCTGCCAGACGAAGCAGGCTCATGGCTTTCTTAGCCCGGTTCACTCGCGTCTTCGGAAGATCGATACTTACGACCCGATTGACCATGTAAGGCTTGATTCCGCCCGAAACGCGGACGCTTCCATTCTGGCGAGTGTCGTACATCTTGACCGGAAGTTCGTTCAGCGAGGCAAGAGCCGCGATCAAGAAACGAATATCGCCTTGCGTTTCTTTGATCGATTCCATCATAAATTTTTCGATGAGATCGCGTTTCTCACGTTCAGACGTGTTGCCAGGATAAGTGTCTAACCACTTGTCCCAAGCCGCCGCGATATCAACCATCGTGCAATCAGATAGTTGAGACGGAATCACAAACTGACCAACCTCGGTAGCAGTCGCGCCGAACCCCCAAATGATGCTTCCCGCTTGGAAAGCATTCATTTTCTTGACGATATGTTTCGCCGCCGGATCGCTAGCATGGGAATAAAAATTGGCTGGACCTTCGGTTGATAGAACAAACGAAGTTCCGAACACGTCTACGGCTGACGACGAGAAGACCGTTGTTGCTCGCCATTGAGTGTCACCCTCGCGTTGCAAGAGCCACCCCAGGCGTTCAGGGGTATCGTGAGTAGACAAATCAGGAGGAATTACCCCAAGACGTTGACGTGCCCGCCAACGGTCCATGAAGTCAATTTCAATCCATACTGTTTCGAAGGGCAGACGTGCCAGCTTGCGATAGATATGAACCTTGTCTTGGATGGTTGGACCCGAAGCCAGTTCGGTGATCAAATCTGTAGCCGCTGCGTCCAAGGTATACGGACGCGCTTTGCGAATCAGAGTTTTGTAAACGCTGAAGCGTTTCTCTGATTCGCTCAAGAGCCAAAATTTGTTCAGAAGATCGGTCATCAATCCTCAGTAAGAAGTAAGGGAATGATGACCATGGAAATTTTCTGGGTTTCGACGGCTTGTTCAGACCACCCCGAAACGTGACCGTTGATTTGGAAGCTGGCGAAATCCTTACAGCTTTCCGCCACGGTCAACCAGTACGACGGCGCCGTGAACATGCTCACAGTCAGGCGCAACGCATAGGGTACACCATCGGACCCACGCATGGTTTCCATGGTCGAAGTAGCAGACAGCCCTTGGGTCCGCCGCCTGCTATCGACCATCTTACGGAACTTGGAGAATTTCATTAGAATTGCTCCCGCAGATTATCGACCGCAGCCAGCAGATCAGCGAAATCGCCTTCGACCTTCTTGAAGCCCATGCTGGCGACCATGCTGATTTCGCCGTCGATCACGAACAGATCGCCCACCATGGACGAGCGGCAACCGTGTTGGGCGGCATGAAAGACGGGAGTGACGTTCTCGCGGTTTTCGAACCACGCTTCTTCGACGCTGTTGGTCAGGCGCCACGCATCGTTCAGCGAACCTTCCACGACGGCGACCCGTTGGTAGCCCTTGGTCGTCAGAAATTCGCGAACCTTTTCGGCACGAGCCGCGTCGTCGCGCTCATAGCCAACCATGTCAGCACCAGCGCGGATGGCGGGGCGAGTCATGTGAAGAACGGTCACTTGGGGCATGTGGTATTTCCTATGTGACTAAAGAATACACTAGAAATACCACAATACCCCGTGCTGTCAAGCAATAGTTTTGACTAGTTCCACTTCTGGGAAGATGAGGCTAATACCTTCATAGTCGATATCGAAGTGACCGAAGTCATCACCCTGCATTCCCGATTCCGACCAGCCCACGGGGCGTCCGTAACCCAGACTTTCGAGGAAATCGTTTACTTGGGTTTCAACACCATCATCGGTGTACATGCGCCCATCGGTGGCGTTGTCCCAATGTTGCGATTGATAATAAATGCGAAGGTCGCACGACATGAAGTCGATTTCACCAGTTTCGGTGCGTTCGATGTCGGGACCGTAGCGCACAACAACTTCCACTGGAACCGCCTTGGTGGCGTTGGAATACAAACCATCACCGTCTGGGGTAACGATCATCATTCCCAGAGATTGTCGAATATCCTCCGGTCTCTTAGCGAGAGCCTGAATGCGCTTAAGCACCATTTGGTGAGTGACAGCCATGATGTTGTTCTCTAAATAAAAGTTTTGGTGATCCCACTCGGGATTGAACCGAGGACCGGCTATGTTAGGGCATAGCTGCTCTACCGCTGAGCTATAGGACCGTCCAAAACGAGAACTAAATTTCTAACTTATATTTTCGTTTAGTCAAGAGGCTCTTGACCGATTTCGCCAAGAGCCTCTTGAATTTGTTCGTTCCCAACAATGCGGCGATAACGACCAGTCAGAGACTTGGCGTGACGCTTCCGGTTAGGACCGAAGGCTTCATCCCAGCTATTGCGGCAGTTGGGACTATCCTTTTGAGCACCACCGATTTCGGCTCCGTAGGCTCCATCGCGACCGTGAAGGTTGGGATCACGGGCGAAAGGCTTGCGGCGATAGCCGGTGTCGGCTTTTGCTTCGTTGTAGTAAGGACCGTGCTTGCGATAATATTTGCTGGTCCGACGATGAGTACGTGCCATTTTCTAAGGTCTCCATTAGGTGATTACCTAACGGAAGCCGCGAACTGCAATCTCTGCCATGTATTATTTCCTCAAGGGATTAATCTATGCACTACATATATAGCACAGAAGAATTTAGTCAAGATAAAAAACGTGTCGATGATGGGACTTGAACCCATAGCCACAAAACCAAGCTTCAACGAAGAACCTGTACACGGTTCCCTCCACTGATTTCACGCTCTACCATTGAGCTACACCGACCACAAAAAGGTCTCTGGGACCTGATAGCAAGCCCCAGAGAACCGGGGCTTATTGGGCGATCTAAGCAACCAACGACAGTTCCTTGCGCAACGCCTTGGGTTGGATGGTCGCGATGCCGTTGGCGTCGATAGAGATATCCGAATTACGGATACGAATCATGCCACGGGTCGAACCTTCCGCCAGTTCTCGGGTATCCCACGGGGAGTTACACGAGATATGATTGATATAGAAGGTCATTCCCTTCGTCTTCAAAGTCCACATGGGCAGGAACGTATATTCCAGCGAGCCCTTGTTGAAATGGAAGTCGATGGTTCGACAATCTTCAATCGTCATGGGGAACGAAGCGTTCTGTTCGGCAAGTTGCTTATGCATCGAGACGATACGTTCGGCACGTTCCTTGGCTTCCTGGCGAAGAGTCAGGAACTTGGTAGCGATAGCTCGCGCTTGTGCCAGTTCGTGTTGGAACTGGGCAGTCTCGGGATGATTGGCGCGAGCCATTTCCTTCAGCTTCGCCTTGTCCCGACGAATGTCCTTAGACATGCGAGCGTAGACCTTTTTCCAAGTGGCGATCCACTGGATATAACCTTCTTTGTCGATGAAGGTAGGCTTCATAGCGTGAACAGACATATTATTTCTCCGTAAGTTAAAAGATTAAGCCGCAGCGGCTTGGGTTTCAGTGCGTTGCTCGCGTTCCAACTTGAACGCAGCCTTGGTGTCGATCAGAATTTGCATCTGACGATTAGCTTCCTTACGAGCCGAAGCCAGTTTGGATTGAGCATAGGACTGTTCTTCGCCCCGAAGTTCGTAGGTTTGCTTACGCAGGCTACGAATACGCAACGTTTGTTGCTTGTATTGGGCTTTCCAGTCAGCGCGGAATTCCAAGTATTCAGCGCGGGTCTCAAAGGTTTTTGCAAGATTAGTCATAGTTTAGTTCTCCATTTCAGGGTTTGTAGTGTCGTCATGATATTTCAGTTTGAACATAACGGCACTGTCTTCGTTGTCAAAGTAGTACATTTCAAATCCATCGCTGTGAAACCAGCGACCAGTCAAGTGTTCATTACACCACCATTCAATCTCCTTTTGCTTTTTATACTGACGAGCGATGTATTCGTTCATCGGTATTCTGTGAAACTCTTTCCACTCTGCCTTCTGTGCAAACATGAAGTCTTTGTGGCTGATGTCAATATGCCGAAGCAATCTTTTTGCAGTCATTTTTTCCACCGCATTTTGAACATAACGGCGTCTTCGATCATTTCGAATTCGACCGCGACCATGTACGAGCAACCAGACTTGAATCCGACTTGCTTGTACTTTCCTTCACAACGTGTCTTGAGCCAATTTTCCATTTGGCTAATCGACATATTGGTGAAATTGACCACCTTTACGATGTTCCAGCCCTTGGGCATGTCTGCGATAATCTTGAGATAAGCGGGATGATCTTCCCAGGCATTTTCGTGGAGGAAGTCGGGATATTCGTCTTCGTCCAAATCCCAGTCGTCATCATCCTCATCGCCCTCTTCGGCGATAAGTTGGGTAGTCATTATTTTTTCCTTGGAATAGAACGCAAAAATCCCGCCAGCGAATGAACGCAGACGGGTGAACGCATTATATGAAGAACGACCCATCGCGATCAGAGTCGCAATACGGGCGTCTTGTTGTGTCAGTGAATTTTTATGTCCAGCAATCTACGACATTGACGATACGTGCCTTTCGGGCGGGTTAAAATTCGTTCTTACTATATTTAGTGGAGAGGGAGAGGGATGTCAATAAGTTTTTTGTTCCAACCGGTCAAAAATTTCATTCGCCCCTGGATATCGCATTTTAAGGACGACCAAATCATTTTCACGCTGATCGGCGTTACCCGACCGAGGACACCAGCGTTCACCGGGGGTTTGATCAGTCAATGTGATATTTTTAGGGATTGATACAAAGCGAATGAAATAGAGATAATTCGTCAACACGAAATGGGGAAGAGTGATGCGCCAAATTTCGATATCACCTTCAACCCGAATCATGTGGGAATCTTGCCATATGCCAGACGAGCCATCCACGCGCTCGGAAGCGATCATGATCGTCCCGCCATTGCATTCGATTTCAACGAGGACATCACATATTTCTCCGCTGTGTCGATACACTTTCGGAGAATATTCGTCATCATGGGCTTTCTTGATCAAAAATGCGAGCCCGATAAGCTCGTAATAATCAATCATTCGAAAGCTCGGGCATGTTGTCGTAGATGAATTTCATGGTGGCATACATCGGCTCAAGCTCACCCGAAACTTCAAAGAGCGATTCGAGCCAGCCCTTGCTTTCGATAACCATGATACCCTTACGCGCTTCAAATTGGCGTAGGACATGGCGAACCTGACCACGAATCAAAACACCGGCAGTATACTTAATAGATACTTTGCCGGTCCTGCCTTGATCCAAGGCAGCTTTCAGTTTTGCTAATTCCATATACATGCCTTCTAGCTTATACGAAATTCCCATTCTGTCAATTTTAATATTGCAATCGGAAGCATGGTTAATGCATACTAAATACTAGTGATCAAGCAATCAGGTTTGGTCATGGTAGGCAGAAGACCTTGCAAGTAGGCAAGGCAGTAGTCCTACAGGAGAAAATAAACATGGCTAGAAAGCCTAAACACGCGCCTATTGCGCAAACTTTTGTTCCCACAATTATTGAATTTTTATTGGACGAAACCGGTTCAATGTCTTCCTGCAAAGGGCAGACCATCGGCGGTTACAATGATTTCCTCACGGAACAACGCTCTCAAGACGGCAAATGTCTTTTGACCCTTACGAAGTTCGATTCGTATGGACAACGTACCCCCTACATCGATTTAAATATTGAAATGGTTCCAGAAATGAACGATAACACGTTCATCCCTGGCGGAATGACCAATCTTAGAGATACGATTGGTGAACGCATTGCTTCATTAAAGCAACGTGTTTCGACATGGACAACAAAACCAAATGTTCTTTTCGTTGTTATGACCGATGGTGATGACAATTCAAGTAGAGAATTTTCAGAAGGTACAGTAAAAGAGACTATTGAGCGTCATACGGAAGAGGGTTGGACATTTGTCTACCTCGGAGCCGACCAAGATGCACTTAAAGTCGCATCACGTCTCGGCTTCCAAGACGGGAATGTCAAATCATTCGCAAGTTCTGAAATGCGCGAAACGATGCGAACGCTAGCAACAGCTACCACCGCTTATCGCGCCGCCGGAACTTCCGTTTCCAAATCTTTCTTTGCTCAATAATTTTTAGGAATTTTTATTATGTTACACAATCAAATCCAACTTACTGTCCTTATCAAAGGACGCCCTATTACCGAATATCTGCATGAAGGCGAAACTTTCGTGGAAGGTCGTGAAGGTAGCAATTTCGAACTTGAAGTTCACAACCGCTCGGATGTTCGCGTCGAAGCAGTCATTTCCGTAGATGGTCTGTCGATCATTGATGGCAAGGAAGCCGGTGTTGCAAGCTCGGGATACGTCATTGACGCTCGTAGCAAGGTCACTATCCCCGGATGGATGCTGACCACTGACCAAGTTGCCGCGTTCGTATTCTCCGGTAAGAAAGCCTCGTATGCGGCTCAAACGACCTGCGGCTCTGCTGCGAATACCGGTGTTGTCGGTGTCATGGCTTTCAAGGAAGTTCCTCCGAAACCCGCGTACCGTGCCGGTGGCTTTATGAGAGCCGTAAATTGTTCCGCACCGTTCGGTGGTGGAACCGGTGATTACACCAAAGGTATGATGGGTCACGCCGTGGCTTCGACAATGGCAGTGGGCGCCACTTTGTCAAATATGGCACATACCTCCGATATCGCTGAGCCTCTTGATCTCTCTGACGTTGTGACTCAATCGCTAGGAACCGGTTTCGGTGAAGCCACTGAATTTGCTACCCAAACGGTTGAATTCAAGCGTGGCGATCTGGCTGCAATGATCGTTCTTTATTACGACAACGCGGCTGGTCTGCGTCGTCGTGGTATCGATCTGCGTCAGAAGATCAACACCAAGCCACAAGCCTTCCCCGCGATGGTTGCTGGTTGCACCCCTCCCGATGGTTGGAAAGGCTAATCATCCATGGAAATCGATACGAGCAAATTACTCAATATCGATTATCTGAAAGAAACCGGGGCTGAACCTAGCTGGTTCGGTCTCGGCTTCATTCAACTGAAATTGAACAGCCATCAACGGGTTCATTTTTGGTCGCCACAATTAGAAGCCGACGTTGGTGATGAAGAAATTCATGACCATAGATATTTTTTTAATTCGACAATTCTGAAGGGATCGTTGGAGCAAACCCTATATCATTTTGAGGTTGATACTCATGGTATGTGGGAAATGCGCCATGTCTCTTGTACTCCTGGCGAAACCGCGCCCACGCATCGTATCAGAGGCAACCCACACGAGGTTTCCAGACAGAACATGACAGCGGGGTGTAGCTACTCCATCGCATCTGAGGTTTTTCATACCACCCACGTTGAGCAAGACACCGTTACGTTTTTGCAGCGAAAGTTCGGCTCACACAATGTGAAGGAATTTGCTCGGGTCATAGCCATAGAGGGTGCGCCCGAAGTTTGTCCTTTTTCCAACCCAAAGCCTGTTGCGGAACTTTGGGAATGGATTGCAGAGATTGCCAAACCCAACAGCGTAGCGAAGCCGGGCTATCACAAAGCTTTCATTCAAAAAGGCACACTCGGCGAAGCTAGTAAGATCAAAGAAGAAATTGAAGAATTTTTTGATGCCCTAGATCAAGGCGTTCATATTATGGCACTGGTGGAGTTGTCGGATTTGATTGGTTCAATTTCTGCCTATCTCGAAAAGCATCATCCGCAGCTAACTATTAAAGACCTAATCGCTATGAGCGATGTTACTAAACGAGCATTCCTAAATGGACATCGAAACTAACTGGGATTATTTGGCTCAAGCAGTTGAATATTATAAACATTCTGGTTTCACGTATGTAGAACTTCCCTATGTAGCTTCGCATTCCGCTATCATGGCGACCTGTCCAAAAGAGGAATTTGTCGTCAAGTCCGACATTGGGGCTCTGGTGGGCTCCGCAGAGCAAGCGTTTATCGAGCGCGATTTGGCAGGCGACCTCCCGAAGGGACGATATGTCGCATGTACGCCTTGTTTCCGACAAGAACCGCATGTTGACGACCTCCATAAAAAGTCGTTTATGAAGGTCGAACTTTACGTTTCCGACGTAACGAACGATAGCTCTTTGCAATGGCTCATAGACCAATGTCTGTTCAAATTCGAAGACCTAGTTTCTAAAAAACGCATTCCAATCAATGAGTTAAAGGTCGTTGAAACCCCAGAAGGGTTTGACATCGAACTTGGCGGAATTGAGATTGGCTCCTACGGCATTCGGTCGCATGGCAATCTAAAATGGGTCTATGGTACAGGAATTGCGGAACCTCGTTTTTCCACGGCTCTCCGAAAGCTTGACCATTTGGTGAGCACTGATTCGAGTCATTGGGACTCTTAGCAGCAATTTTTGACGCAATGTGTTGACAAGCCGACTCCGATATGGTTTTCGTAAACCAAATATGGGAACGGGTTATGCCAACGTCACTTTTTACCGCGACACTCAACGGGGGTCAGATGATCACCGATGAAGTCATGGTTGCTGACAAATTTTCAACTGCCGCCAAGAAGGCGCGCGAGATTGTCGAGCTAAATCATTTGCCCGATATGTCGCGCAAACTTGCCGAAAATTTCGACGCACTATTGGGCTTCCTTCTATCGCAATTCAGAGTGGAATCTTCGGCTGAGCAAATTCGCGAAGTGATCTGCCATAACAATTCCTTCAGTGCCCTCAACGGCTCTGAACTATCGGAATTGCCAGAAGGCGTCGTTCCTGTGGCAGTGGTCAAAGAGTTGATCGCGAACCATCAGATCGAAGTAGACCCAAGAAAGTTTTCCAATTGGGAAATGTTCTTGAAGCGGTATGATGCTCAAATTCTGTATGCTTAGGTATACACGATAATATTCTTGCATATTTGAAATTTTGGTCTATACTCGTCTTTGAATAGGAGACGAGTATGATCATCCACGACCTTCAAAAGCACGGACTGATCACGCCGCCGAAATGGTTGGCGGACAATACCGCATATCTGACGATCATGGGCTCGATGGCTTATGGCGTTAGCCGCGACTCGTCCGACATCGACTATTACGGTTTCTGCGTTCCTCCCAAGGACATGCTGTTTCCTCACCTTGCCGGTTATGTCGAAGGCTTCGGCGCCGACAAGGAACGCGAGCGTTTTGGTCAGTGGCAAGAGCACCACATTAAGGACCCCAGCGGTAAGGCTGAATACGACTTTGTTGTTTACAACATCGTCAAGTATTTCAACTTGTGCATGGAAAACAATCCCAACATGATCGACAGCATGTTCACGCCTGCGAACTGCGTCGTTCACTGCACGGGCATTGGTCAGATCATGCGCGACAATCGTCGCAAGTTCCTGCACCGTGGCGCGTGGCATAGCTTCAAGGGTTACGCCTTCACGCAATTGGGTAAGATCAAGTCGAAGCAAAATCGGAGCAATCCGAAGCGAGCCGAGACCATCGCCAAGTACGGCTACGATACCAAGTTCGCGTACCATCTGGTTCGCCTCTTGGGCGAAGTCGAGCAAATCTTGACCGAAGGTGACTTGGACCTGCAACGGAATAACCGTAAGCTGATTGCTATCCGCAACGGCGAATGGACTCTGGATCAGGTCGAGCAATTCTTCACCAAGACCGAAAGTGAACTGGAAACGGTTTACAAGGAAAGCAAGCTTCCGTTCGGTCCCGATGAGGAAGAAATCAAGACTATCATGTTCCAATGTTTGGAACAGCACTATGGTAGCCTGGATAACGCCGTCGCTAAGAATGTCCCAGTCGAGTTGGTTTTGCGCGAGGTTCAAAATGTCCTTGATCGCTTCACCAACCGGTAAAAAGCCACTCAGATTAGACCCCAACCTGTTTGATACGGTTGACGGTCTAATCCGAGTGGTTGCTACCAGTATTCCACAAGAGATTCATGACCGACACAAGAAGGAACTGGCTATCCATGGACCGGCTAAGGTCGGTGCATTCCAAAGCGATACGGAAGTTGAAGGTCATAGTTTCACTTATATGTATAGCAACGACAGTTTCTTTAACGTAATTCTCATGGCTGAAATGTGGGAAGTGAAATACCTTGATGGGCATTTCTACCTTCGCGGCTCCCATCAACATTTTGATGAAGATATTTGCTTTTTTAAGCTGAAAGGATTGATTAAGTGAACGATGAATTGATCCGAAATCTGTTTTTGCATTTGATCGGTATGAGCCAGGAAGATGCTCGCCGCCGCCAGGGCGCCGATTATTACATGCGGCAAGAAACCGGATCGCTCTTGGGCGATCTGGTTGGCACGGATATCTTTGTGATTTTCGGTCCCGGTTATATCAGGTTGCGCCCACGAGACCATGTGTGGAGTATCAAAATCCACAAGGTTCGTTTCGAACATAAATTTAGCGGGAACCAAGAAGTCTTTGAAGACCTTATGGTACGTGCCCGACTGAAAGGTCTTCTCGGATCATAAATATATTTTATGAGCCTTCGCAAGTACATCGATATAATTGAAGAATCGCTACTCAACGAAAAAGTTGAGCGTTTTGAGATTCGCGGGCGCGATGTATTGGTTACGATCAACCCGACCCGTAATGGCACTAAAGCTCTAATAGAGCGTGCAAAGTATGGTCTGGCTCGCGGGTTCATTCTCCAAAACGACATCTATTTCTGGGATGCTTCACAAGCCATCCACCACCAGATTTGGCGGCAACTGACCGACGTTTCAACCAACGTCATTCCCTTCATGTTTGCCCTGGACCTTGAGGTTCTGAAGGAAGACGCTGCGCGCGAGTATGCGTCTCCGGGTCACTATGCGTTCATCGAAGACCCCGATCTGGGATTCATCTACGCCGATAAATCCACTGTCGGACAGTTCATGGCTCATCCCCGTTTCCAAGCCATTTTCCAAAACGCCGAAATTTTTGACGAAAATTCGTAATCAAGCCTTGACGGGGCTTTGATGATTCCCTATATAGTAATGGTCAGCGTTTGACATGGCGATCTGCCCGGAATTGGATACGGGTGCCCTCGCAAAGGGTGTATAGAAGTTCGAGTCCTCTGATCGCCGCCAACGCTCTTTTTATTTTTTGATTGATCCCAACAAATGAATTTCTCGCTCCGCTCACCAGCGGTTGCCAGCTATTATCTCAATGAAGATAAGCTGGAAATGGTCATCGAATATGTCGATGGTATCATTGAACGCCATGAAAATATGTCCGAACGAGAAATCTCGGGCTATCTACGCGCTCTGAAGCAGCGTCCAGAAGACATCCTGTACATCGACAAGAGTTATTAAGCGAACACCCATCTACGGCGTTCGCGTTCGATCATCTGTTCGATACTCGAATCTTCAAACTCCATAGCAATTTTTTGGGCATATTTGGCGCCCAGGAATTTCTTCACGTCTTCGGGTGTGACTTTCTTGCCGTAGTCCAACGGTAGTTTGTCTTTCATTTTTTCAGCAGCACGACGCAAATTGAATTGCTCGCCTCTGACCAACTGCGCAACCGCCTGACGAAGAATGATTTCGTTGCGATCATAGCGCAAGCTTACGCCCTCTTTATCCGCTTTCTCTGTGAATTCAGGATCGTAGAGAGCATCGAAATCTGCGCGGTTCATACGAACCCCAGGTGTCTTCGCCGCAAGTTCCACGATGTTGCTGATCGACGTGTCGAGTTGCGGGAATTCTTTGATCAATTGAATCAGTTTGGCAACGGTACCCGGCTTGCCCTGCTTCAATAGCATTCTAGCAAATCGCTTGAATTCACTCATCGTGACGCTGGACCAAAACGTATGAAGATCATTGATTTTAAAATGCGCGGTCGAACCTGTCTTGAACAGATCAAGCCATTCGTTTGCTACGGCTTGGTGTAGCATCTTAGCAGCATTGCCTTCTGCCCCGACATCACGATCTGAACTATCGTGGTCTACCCAATATTCGTTTATGATTTCAATGAGATCGTTCAAATCTTCGATCTCGTGGTTGGAAAGGTCTTGTGTGATCTTTCGAACGTTGTCTACCATTCCGATATGCTGGAACGCGCTCTTAGAAAAGAAAATTACTTGTGCAGGCTCGTTGGCGTGGATCAAACCCATACCGCCATCCGAAATACCACCATAGCCCAAAGCACGAAAAATTGAATTCCATTTCGTCACTACGGTAAGCCCGCTGCGCTGATCTGGCGCGAGAAAATTAGCTAATTTGTGTGTGAGTCCCCACAAATGAACGATTGGCATCGTGCCATTATGGTAGTGTTCGGCGTCTTGGCTTGCGTGATCCACAAAGAATTTCCATATTTTTTCTGGATCGGAAGCATCTTTGTATTTCGAAATAAATTCCTTGCCATACAAATCGTATAGTTTCCGGCAGTCTGCTTCGAAGTTATTGTAAGTCTCGGCTTTGATAACCGAAGGACCGGCTTTCAGAATTTGAATATATTTGCGATTACCGCCGAATGGGACATCGTTCGATTTGATGTCGAACCACATATTCCGCAGCGGATAGGCATAGATGCCTAGTGGTGTCCCGAAGTCAAACTTCGGATTGATTCCAATTTTTGGTAAATTCGTGTATGATACATAGATAGACGGATCATTGGCGTATTTCTCTAATGCCTTGCGCATATCGATTTGCTCTAGAAGCACGTTTTCAAAAAGTTCAGCAATACGCATAACTATTATTTATAGCCAACTAAATATCTATAGGTGTCCGCGTGGTGTATTTTATGTATTTGTTAGCGTTGCTTATGGGTTTGTTTCTCAAGCCAGTTCCAGTTGTTGTCGAAAAAATCAATACACAAATTCCGGCTCCAATATATTGTGGTCTTACTCCGCAAACGATTGAGAAGATCGGTGACAAGATTAAGATTGTTGTTATCGTAAAGTGCGATAACCCATCTGGCTACCGAATTTTTCTACGGCATCGTGAAAACGGAATGAGCGCACGAGACATCGAATTTTCCGATGGTCCCGCACGCTCACATAAGATTGACATCTATTTTTCAGAAGTCGAAGCTCTCACCGCCGACGTTGTGTTGCACAAAAATCCTAAGCTTTAGCTCGGATCGCCTTAATCTTGGCAACATAATCCACGTAATTATACATGGTGTTGTGAGTGTCCCCAGGTAGGCGTGCAATAACCTTTGACCAATCGGGTGGCGTCTCGCCATGCTTCTCATAGTGATAGGCAAACGTCGTCACGTAATTCGTGGTCGGAATTGTACAGTGGGCGCGGGTATAGCCCATGCGCTGCACGGTTTCCCAGAAATATCGATCTCCGATGATACCTTCCTTCGTATCCTTGAAGCCCCATGAACTGAACGCAACGAATGTCGGCTTCATCATGAGGTAACAATTGGTATCATTGAAATGAACACCATCGGATTCGGTGTCAACCGCCAGGATACTTTCATCGGGGCGCCGTAGGGTTCGTGTACCCGTGACGACTTGGGCTCCGGTGTCCCGCTGCATCTTCAGCAAAGTTTCGATATGGTTTGGTTCAAACCAGTTGTCCGCGTCCAGAAGCGTGATCGCGTCAAACCCTTGAGCCGAAATACTCAGAGCACCAATGCAACGCGGCGTATCGCCATAATCGGCGTGCTGATTGGGGAGCTTAATATGTTCAATTTTTTCCCAAGTGTCGATCTCATCAATAGCGTGTCCATCCGCCACCATGAAGTGAACAACATCGGCATGGGTTTGATTTACAACGCTATCGTGGCAACGCTTAAGAACGTCTAGTGATTCTTTATGGTATGGTGTGAGTACGGCAACGCGCATAGATAATCTCCAAATATAGAAGATTATCCGCTATTCAAATACTAGAAAGCAATATTTAATTTGGGGTTCAGTTCGTAGTAAGATGTCATGTGGGTTCCATTCCCGCTGATGCCTTCTACGATCTTTCGACCTTGCTTGATTTGCATCGCCTCAGAGGCTTTATTGGATTTATGGAAGCCACTACGGATAGTTCCGTACATGCCCCTGTAGCGGCTCACAAGCTCGTTCCAGAGGGTATCGTAGAGCCCTTGACGGCGATACGCGGGGTCAGTCCAAGCCGCCTTGATGCGGATCATGGACTTGTTTGCCGCACGCTCGAAAATCATAAAACTTACGATCTTGCCGTTGTCGCTGAGCGCAAGATATCGTTGCCATTGTGGGTAGATGCCCGATACCGTGAGCCATCCACCCGCTTGCATTTCTGCAAACCAGACATCGACCGCTGCGAGAACCTTGGGGTTCTTCTCAAGAAAACCCTCTAAGATTTTCATTTGCCTTTGCTTTTACGCTGTTGCTCGTACATCCGACGAAGATGTTCAAGCTTGGTCAAATCGGTCTCGTAGCTATCGTAGCGACCGAACGAATCATATGGATCATGATCGGTATATTTGTCGTAGATCGATTGCTTGACGCGCTGCATGGCGGCAGTTTGATTGAAGTTCGGTTGTGGTCTTGGTGGTGGATTCTTCGGAATAGGTGATTCCTTGGAACCTTCGAACTTCAGCTTAAAGGTCGCCGCGTCCGCGTCTTCTTCGAAATAGATGTCAATGGCGGCTCGATCTGACCCATACCAGCAAACCCGGTACAAACCCGTGGTGTTGTCTTCTGCCCATTTTTCAAAGGTCGAAAGGGCGTTCTGAGTATAGTCTTTGTCGATCTTGATGCGAATACGCCACTTGACCATAGCCGCGTGCGTTTCAGAGCCTTGGATGCTCTTGAAATCGTCTTCGCTCAATTTTCTCACACGAGACATGATAAGGGTGGACATGACCGATCCGTAAATATTTTTTATAAAATATCACGATCAAAATACGAAATCAACCGATGTAATAGCTTGCCTTACCAGTTTTAAGGTAGTCAAGAATCTCGGCGTGCCCGTCTAGAACGATGGTGCGCCCTTGCGCCTTAACATTCAATTTTTTCCAGGGAGCCTTTTCGTAACGTTGATGATACAACCAACGGCTTGCCGCGAGTGCTTTATCGTTATCACCCGCCTGAACAATAGCAGTTATGTTATTTTTGTCCGCTGCGTTGACCCCAATAGCAGCCCAACCTTTGGCTTCCATCTTCGCCCGAACATTGGTCAAGGATGCCATTTCTTCATCAATGACTCCATACTGTTTTGGGTCTTGACGAATAGGATCGTAGAAACTTTCAGTAGGTTTCATTTCGATCATCTTACCGTTCTTAGTGTTGAACCATGCCTTGAATTCAGCAACAGGTGGCGCCTTGTCTTTGATTTGTTGAGCAATGCGCGACAGCATGTTTGGTAATGCGGCAACAAAATGAGGATCGGTGATTGAACGATTTTCTAGAGCCATCGGTTGTTCCAAAATGAATCCACCAATAGCCAGCAAAATCAAAGCCTTGCTAGGACCGGTGACAAAAATCGCCGCAGATTTGCGAGCATAGATCATCATTGCCTTGGTCATTTCACGTAGATACTTAGGCGTTCCAAACACCGTCAAATGTGTAGAGAAAGACTTGCCGTCGAAAACCCAAAGTGTGTAAGGAGTCTTAGCGTGACCCGACAGTTCCCAGATGCGTTTCTTAATGAAATTAGCATCCGAATAGTCGGTCGTTTTGATTTCGTGATTACCGGAATAGCCACCCGCTTTTGCCCACTCGGGAACAGCAGATTCGCTATGTTTCACAACGCCATACGCGCGAATGATAATGTCTTTGTTTCGCGGTGTAATCTTGCCTGCCTTCACACCACGATCATAGGTCATCTTGAAAATATCATCGGTCAAGCCTACAGGGTCGAACCCGTGGGAACGAAGAACATCTTGTGCTTGATCGGAAGTAAACAAAGCAGAATCTTCTACGATGCGACCGGATAATTCAATGATACGTTTGGCTAAGTCAGACATATCTTTATTTATGAGTTGACAGAAAGCATATCCCTGATATTATAAGGACTATTCTTTGATGGAGAGCCGTATGCGTATTTTCAAACAAGCAAAACCGGCGGACTTCACGTTTCCGGCGCAAGCCCGTGAGTACACTGGTAGTTGGGCTAACACGACCGCCCGCCGACTTTGCCAGCATTGGCAGCGACGCTCGGCGTTCAAGGTGTTCATGAACCCGAACATCTTCGGTCATTTTGGTGGAGCCGGTGAAGTCAAGGCTATCGAGCTTTGCAAGAAAGACGAGTATTCCACCGATGATTACGTCACCGTGATTTTCGAAGGCGGTTCGGATACGGAAGGCTGGCGCACGTTTGGTCCGATTTCGGCAAACGACATGGCTTTCCAGTACGTTCCGACCAATTCCGCCGTCAAACCCATCGTGGATCGCATCTTGGGCACTGACCCGATCTGATCCAGAAATAGAAAAGGGGAGCCGTCATGGACGCTCCGGTTACATACGTAAAGAACTTCATCGATCCGAAGACCGCGACTGTCTATTTCGACAGATTGTGGGCTGAGTTGGATTGGCAGTTCCGCCCCAACACTCCGCGTAGGGAGTATTGGTACAACATCCTGAATCGCCCGTACACCTACGGGAAAAGGGAGCTGCGCACCTATGAGCCCCAGGCGGCTCACGAACTGATCACCGAAATGACCGACCGAATCTATGTCGCCACCGGCATCAGTTTCGAAGGTTGTTTCCTGAACGGCTACAAAGACGGTCTGGATTCCTTGGGCTTCCACGCCGATGATGATCCCGGCATCGATCACACCAAGCCGATTCCGATCATCACTCTGGGTCAAGAGCGTGTCATCAAGTTTAGGCGCGTTCTGGTCGCCGGTTCGGATACCGTCAAGCCGGTGTTCGGAGACGAAGAGAAGTTGTTGCTGGAACACGGCTCCGTCGCCATTATGGAGGCGGGAATGCAATCCACGCACCAGCACGCGATCCCCAAGTCTGGGTTCCATAAGCCCAGAATCAGCGCAACCTTCAGAGGCTTGATCTGATGTTTGAACGGGATCATAACGGCGTTTATCGCCTAAATGATTGGTGGATTTATCCTGACATCGGCGCACGAACCTTTGCCGATCAGCAAAATCCAGCCAGGGTTCGCCAATGGGTTGCTGGACGTGGCGAAGATTACGATAACGAACGCAAGTTCAAGTTGCTCGCTGATGCTAAGACATACGTTCTGAGCCAACAGTAACAGAAAAGCCGCCAGGGAAACCCTCTGGCGGCTTTTCTTTATCGTGTGCTACGCGGATCGTTTGGAACGAAACGTGTAGAGGGTCGCGGTCTTGGTCTGGACACCCCCGTTGAACGAGGGTCAGACATACCGGGCTTGGGTTTAGGGTCAGAGAATGTTGTAAATTTCATAAAGCATCATAACAGACGATGCCCTAGGACCCTAATTAAAACCCCAGCGGAGGTTGATTGCGTTTCGCTCGATCCGCGTTAATCTTCGCCATCGCCGCATTGCGATTATCGACATCCACTTTCTCTTGCGCAGTTTTTGCCGCGATCAAGGGAGCGTCATCCATTTGCTCGATGACTTCCGTCAGGAACTTACCAAGGCTCTTGGAATCCTCGGGAAGATGAGGGAAATGCTGACCATGGCATTTCTCGCACGTGTAAGTGATCGTCAACACCGCGCTTGAGCCGCCCATGTAGGGTTCATCCTCGGCTTCCACGCGAGCTTCGATCTTGCCGTCACAAATCTCGGCGCCTTCTGCCAGCAGTTGTTCCGCTGACAGACCCCAGCCGTTTAGTGAGACTGAGTGATCTAGAGTGGTTATCCACGAGCGTTGTTCGACAATTTTAAACTTGCCGTTTTTCTCGACTCGCTTCACATACATGCCACAACGCATTTAGAAATCCCGTGTCAAATATTTCGGATGCACACAGATGACCAACCGCTTGTTCTCGGGGTTCTTCACACCGGTCAAGGGGTCAATCTCAGGCAACAGTGGATTATAGCCCAGTTCGACTTCAACTGCATAGTCATAAGTCGCCACCTTGCGGACGCCGATGATATGACCGACTTGCCCACGCCATTGATCAACACTGTCTTCTTGGGCGACGGCGACGATAACACCACGATTGCAATCTCTCAGAATCATACGAACCTCCATTATTTTCTAGATTATAGTCTAGTTTGAATGTCTTGACAATCCCTAGAATAATGATATGTTTAGCCATGAAACCTATTCGTGATTTTTGTGATGACCTAGAAGACAAGTTTCACGCAGCCTCAAAGTTGCGTAATGCGGGCTATCCCAACTATGTGATGAAGGGGCATTATCCCCAGCGTCCTAGATTCTGGAACGATGCAGTCAAGTGGGGACAAGAGGTTTTCCCAAGGGATTTCACGTGGGTTGGTAATACCCTGTTCTTCACCACCGTCGAACAACTGAACCATTTCATCATAGAGTTTGCTCACAAAACCAAGCCAGCGATCAACCGGTTGCCAGCCAGATTTGGACTTCTGGTCAATCCGAAGATCGAAGATAAAGGCCCGGTTCGTGTGAAAATTTCGCAAACCATTGGGCGGCGTATAGTAAAACTCAAGAATGATGAGTGGTTCTTCACCAACAGTGAAGAAGAAATCGTGACCTTGAAACTAACTTTAAGTAATCAAGGTCATTTTATTATTGATTTTGCAGAGAAATCTAGCGTAGAGTAAACATAGTAACTTTTATATGTGAGCTAAATGTCTAAACAAGACCTCGTTCTAGGGGCGATAGGCGGATACAAGTGGGAACAAGTCAACCTGTGGGCTCTTAGCCTAATTTCTTCAGGTTACACCGGTCTCAAGGCTGTCATCGTATACGATAATAATGCCGACGTGATCGCGAATTTCAAGCAACTCGGTTTCCAAGTGATCGAAATGCCCTTGCGCGGGTCGATCTATAATCAACGCTTCCATGATTTTTATGAAGTTATGAAGCCAGTAGCCGACAAGTTGCGCTACTGTGTCGTGACCGATGCTCGCGACGTTTATTTCCAATCAAATCCTATGGATTGGCTCGCCGCCAACCTGACCGGTAAGTTCTACGCGGTCGGAGAAGGCATCAAGTTCAAGGATGAAGCATGGAACCGGGATAACTTGAATCAAGGCTTCCCAGCCATTGCGAACAACATCATGGACAAGTGCGTATACAACGTCGGCGTCCTAGCTGGTGAGGCGCCGTATATCTCTGACCTTTGCTTAGCCGTTTCCCAGATCGCCAAGTCAACTGGCTTCCCTGTCGCTGACCAAAGCGGATACAATCTGCTTCTCGACTCGCATCCCTATAAGGATGTAGCCCAAATTGGATTGTCTGAAGATGGGTTTGCTTGCCAAGCGGGGACTTTCGCCGATCCCAAGAAGGTAGACGGCTTTAGACCGTTCCTGCTAGAGCCTGAACCGGTTCTGGACGAAGAAGGCGTGAAGACCGCCGGGGGCAAGCTGTATCCCGTCGTCCACCAATACGACCGCGTTCCCGAATGGGATCAATTGTTGCGGTTCAATCTGAACGAAAAACTAGAAGCTATGAGAGCCGCCCAGGTCACTTCCACCGAAGTAAAAACTTCATAGCATCTTCTTCTGTCGTGAAGAAGTAAGCCTTCTTGTATTTGTCTCCCTTGGATTCGTAATTGAGCTTTTCCATTCGCTCATTTATTAATTCAAGTTGGAGCCATTTAGTCATTTCTTCATAGGGATACCAAGAATCCCGGTCGTACCACATAGAGGTAAGCCGGGTTCCCGTGGTCCGAACTAAAATCATCCACGGATATTGTAGTTCCGGCTCTCGGGTGTGAAATTCTATAAAATATTCTACGCTCATTTCCAATACAACATGAAATGATAGGCGTCTTCTTCAGTCGCAAACCAATACTCTTTTTCCCAGCGGGTCGAGTCGGGGCATACTTCGAAGATATCAATATTATCGCTTAGCCATGTTTCAAGTCGCGCAAAACTACTAATCGATTCAGACGCCAAAGATGGCAAATATGGCAAATTCACTCTCCCCGCATAATTTTTTGCGATATCAAACGGAGAGGCATTTATAAATTCAGCAACCACCGCCCATGGGAATTTTTCGGACCCGGTGTCGTCGTGAAAAATTTTGAATTTGAAACTCATTTCCAGTACAGCATAAAGTAGCAAGCTTCTTCTTCTGTATCGAATGCAAATAAACAACCATGTGGATTAATATAGACATAGCTGTCTATGTTGTCTTCGATCCAAGCTTGCATTCTTCCAAAGGGGAACGGGTTCTCTTCGGCTAGCGAGAAATCATTCATCCCGAATTTCCAAATACTGGAATTTGCCGGGGGCGGCGTAGTACCATACTTTATAACAATCCGAACCTGCCAAGCATTCGTAAGATCAGCGGTTTTATGGAGAGTTAGATCATATGGGAAACGCTCACTCATTTGTCTTTCTCGTAAAGAGCTTTCAAACGAGCCAATTCTTTGAGATCGCGTTCTTTCTTCGCCTTGGAAGCGTTTTTCTTGCGCTCACGTTCTTTGGCATCACGCCGCTCTAGGAGAGCCTTGCGCTTCTCATATTCTTCATCAGTTTCGGGACGAGTCCCGCTGATTTCAAATTCCGATCCCCAGCTATCACCTTCATGGGTGACATGCAGCTTGTGATCGGGATACTTGTGTTTAATGTCCACAAAGGTCTTGATGGCGAAATCAATCGAACCTTCAAGACTTTGACCGGTCAGGCGTTCAAGATAATCATTTATCTCGATGCGCGGGATATCTTTCTTAGGCATCTAAAATAGTTCCGTTGGCACGCACTTCAACAGTGAAGGTCGTCCCGTGCATTTCTCTGCACATTAAGGCATAGCTCTTAGCTTCCGGCAAGCCGAAAGCCCAATAGACTTGACGTTCGTAGTTCGTCAGTTTTACCCAGACTTCGAAGCCCATATTCCACCATGCTATTGCGCCAGCCCAATTTCTCAGGCTGGCGCAAATTTATCAAGTTCTCAAATTAGCGTCGATATATTTTCGAACGCCACTCGGCAAGACCACTGGGATTTCGCCCCCATCGGACTCACCGCAGCACTCACAAGTCGTTTCTAAGATATCGGCAATCACGTCGTTACTTACGTGAGAACGCTTTCCGAGAGGGCTTATGATCACCGTGCTCTTTTTTCCTCTGGTCCAGTACCAAGTTTCCAGACCGATATTCAGTGTACGATAGCCCTTGGGCTTTTTAATTTCTGACATTTTGATTTCCTATAATTAGTCATAGACAGCCATCATCCCGCGCAAGCGCGTGACTATGATGGGCGAAGCGATCTCTTGACGAATTAGGCAATCATAACAGTCAGTTCCTTTTTTGAATTGGTAGAGTGAAGACGGAGCGATCAAGGGTACGAGCAACGAACAAGTTGCAACGAACAAGTAGCAACGCACAAAGAAACCAACAAATCCGAGCAAAAAACAAACACCCCTAAAGAGGCGGCTCGAAAGCTAAAATACCGGATTAGCAAGGTTTCGTCCCTTTCGGGTGCGAGTTTCCCTGGAAGGAAACCATGACTTTGTTTGTGTACCTAGCTCAACTCCATCTTCACCCCTCGTGGTCATCGATCCGAGGACCGACGTTCCACAAGCTCTTAGATCGCCTTGATGCTTTGCAGCAGCTTGACGACCGATTCCGGCAACTCGACAGTCTGCCCGGTATTGATACCCAGCAGATCGTCGGAGATCGCCACCTTACGGCGACGAATGTCCGCGAGTTGATTTTGAATTTCCGTGATGAAACCAGCGTCCAACACGTTCACGGTCAGGCTGTCATCCGAACGGATACGTTCAGACGACTTGGAACGCTCGATCATAGCCGACAGTTGGGCTCCGACCGTATTCGGTTCCTTGTACGCCACGGCACCATAGGCATCATTGCCCGCGATAGCCGCCGTCAGCAGCTTTTCGCGGGCACTCAGACCGGCTTGTTCCGCAAGGCGAGCGTCAACGCCAAACTTGTTGTTCGCGTCGCCCAGCAGAGCACGAATGACGTAGGCACCAGCGACTAGATCACCAGCCGCCGTAAGGTTCGCCTCGAAAGCTTCGCGCGCCTCAATCATTTCCTTACCAACGGAAACGTCCGCATAGATCGAAAACGAAATGGTTTTCGTCAGCGGAAATTTCTTGCTGGCGTCGAACAGGAGTTGCGACAGAGCGGCAGCTTTGCGAAGCGAAACTTTCATTTATCCACGTCCATACAGGCGTACGATATGACCTTCGATCACACCGACATTAATCCGATCTTGACGTTCGGCTTCGGCTGCGAAGCGATAGCGTTCGCCATCTTCTTCCAACACACGAATAGAACGAATTCCCAGTTTCTTGCCGCGAATTTCTGCATCCTTCAGAGGCAGACCAATTAGTGAACTTTCTAGTAGCATTTTCTTTCTCCTATAATCAAGGGAAAAATAACCGCTACGAGAAAATTCTTTATCTCATAGCGAGTATTTCAACCGCATCAAAACCAAGTCTTCCGGGTCTTCAAACGCTAGTACCATTGCTGATCCAATTTGATTTGCTCCCCATCGCCCAGTGCAATGCTTATCTATATATGCTTCTTGGCGATCCCGACATTCCTGCCCAGTCTCGCCGCTCTGCATAAGAGACCGCAAATAAAGCACAAAGCCTCCGGTAGAGTTGAAATCGTTAGTCAACGTTTTCGGCACTAGTACGCATCCTCGCCGTAAAGGAACCCTGCCCGATTGAAAATGTCTCTGAACGGAGGGACATCCAAAATCTTGACTTCAGAGCGCGTGACCAGTTCCGAAGCATTGGGACGATGCTTAGCCGGAATTTTGGCTAGCTCATCATCGGTCAACGTTCGTTGCTCCGTCACACGCCGAACCCAGGTACCTTGACGAAATGCCTTCGGATAGTCGTCAAACGTGACGCCTTTTTCCGCTAGCATCGTAATCATTTCACCCTGGTTCTTCTTGAACAGTTCCTTGGTGGAATAGTAATGCCGCGCCGCCATGCTCACCGCATTTTTGGTCGCATCGATATTCCGCCACAAAAACATATTGGCGACTTCGCCCCGATTGGGTAGCTGAAGCACGCGCCCGTCAAAGGCGGGCAGGCGATCTTCAAAGGGTTCCCAACCACGAATCAGTTGACCCATCTTCGCTGAAGCCTTGGCAGCAACCGTAGTTGCCGACTTCATGACCTTGCCGTCGTGGCGCAAGCTCGAAAGATGGTCTTCCGCGTGCCAAAACAGGCTGATCTCATCGGACTGAACATAGCCGATACGAGCATGGGTTTCCTTGACGAGATACTTGGTCACTTCAACCATGGTATCCGTCATGCGTTGGTCGAATGGGCGAGCCATCCCTTTGGTGAATTTCGAGAAGCCAATGCCATCGAAACGCCCATAGACCGGCAACATCGGAATAAACCGACGCCCTGTCTCATGATTCTCGTAACCCTTCATCCGGTCGCCGAGATCATCTTTGCTTTGCGCGATAGATGACATCTAATTTATCCACGTAATCGTTATTAATTTGGATCAAATTATATATCGACCACCACCAAATTGCAACCGAAAATATCGTGCTTCCAAAATATAGGTATAGGTTATTCAGGGCAATCGCCGCAATCCAAAGAGGGATCGGAACGAACCATGCTGCAATACAGGTTGAAATTTTGTTGTGTATAAAACTTGCGCCGCTTTCTATAAAGAAGCGATCAAGTTCTTTACCGCTGTTCATCGAACAACGATACGTTATATGCATACATTCGTTGCAAGACGATGATGTTTCCAATACTCATAAAATACAAATACATAGAAATCATCCAAAGCACAATTGCATCAATGTGGTTCAGAAGAGGAAACTGTATTCTATGGTAGGAGAAACAAAAGAACACACATGCGAGGATAAAAATGATTACATTGAACAGCGCAGCATGAAGCGAACGCTCGCCTCGCGCCTTAAGGTAATCACTGGTCTTTGTGTAATCGTCCACGAAAAACGTCCCAGGAAGCAATTCCTAGGACGTTATCATGATCTACGATGTTTGACTAGAAAATTTCATGATCAAGAAATCAGCGATATCAAACATCTGGTTGTCATCGATTTCTACGAAATCATCTATGCTGACCGTTCCATACCCAAACGCAGATTTGCAGCGTGTGAGCGCATAGAAATAGCTGTCACCGATATCAAAGTATTCGGCTAACCAATCGGCTAATTTTTGCCGATCAAATTTGAGAAGGGCAAGCATCTTCTCAATTTCGGGCTCATCGCTCACGTATTTCTCCGTACCCGACGAGATTCTTCAAGGAATTTCCCATTACACCATTTGAACAGGTCAATCAAATAGCTCGTGATCAAGAGAAAGAAATAGCCGGGAACAGTGATGAACCAGATGGAACCAAAGAAAACAGCCGAACCGTAACCTGAATTCAGATCGGATTGGCTGAAGTATGTACCTGATTTTATGTTAACCAACAGGTAAGCAATGGCGGAAATAATCGCTACCGTAATATACAGAAGAATCAATCCGCCAAAGCCGTCCATATCAGTTCCCAATCGTGTTCCGTACGTGGCTGCGATTAATGGTATTGTTGACCACAATCATCTTCGCCATGTACAAATTATCCAGCTTGGCGATATTAGTATAAGTCAGCGTGCTACGCAAGCTACCCAGGATATTTCGAACAGTGTCCGCCACCGGACCCTTATACGGGACCTTTACGGTTCGACCTTCGGATGCGCGATAGCCATCCACCTTGCCATAATATTTGTTCATGGCAGTCTCAGACGACATTCCGTAGGTGATCTTGAACGTCTCGCCGTTCTCGGTAATTTTGTCACCACCCGATTCTTCATGGGCAGCGAACATCGAACCAGCCATGACAAAGTTGGCGCCGCCAGCAAATGCCTTCGCGAAATCGCAATATTCATTCAGCCCGCCATCGGCGCAAATCAAGATGCCATAGCCATCAGCAGCAGCCGACGTGTCCATAACCGCTGACAGTTGGGGAACACCAACACCAGCCGTCGTGCGAGTACGACAGAAGTTCCCAGGACCGATGCCGATCTTGACGATATCGACACCCGCTGCGTCGTATTCGGCAATGATGTCATCCGTAGCAACGTTGCCCGCCATGATGACGGTCTTCGGGAACGTTGCGCGGACTTCCTTCACAAAGGTAAGGAAGTCGTCGGTATAGCCGTTGGCAACATCGATACACAGATGCGCGTTAGGATATTTGTCGTGAATCTTTGAAAATTTTTCGATGTCCGCAGCCGACTTGCCGATGCTTACGAACGCAAAATTATAAGACAATCCGCTATCGAATTGGGCGATGATCTCTTCAGCCGTGTAAAACTTATGCAGACAGGTGAACATGGATTCCGCTTGAAGGGCTCTCGCCATTTCAAACGTACCTGTGGTGTCCATGTTTGCCGCAAAGATCGGCACGCCTACTAAAGAACGTTGCGAATGCTTGGTCTTATAGAGTACCGTCAAAGAAACGTCATTACGTGACTTGAGAAAAGTCTTCTTCGGTAGAATCAAAACGTCGTCGTAGTCGTAATACTTCTTAGATTCGATCAGCATATTATTTTCTTTGCTTAAGTTTAGCTTTGTGTGCTTCTTCTGCTTGTGTGATTTCTTTCTTACGTTGCTGGCTATACCAAATAACGTCAGTGAAGAAACCTTCAAAAAGCTTGAACAAGCCTCTGAAAATCAAAATGATAAAAATAGCAGGGATCGACAGGAAGAAGAAAACTCCACCCGCGCAGCTTGCAAAAATCATTATCCCTGCGTCATCACGATCAGTGATTGCACCATTCCATACCAAAAAGGCAAAAATGGAAACAGCCGTGCTGATCATGACAATGATGACCGCGATGGTGATAAGTGTGGTGCTCAACATATTGCCATCTTACCAAATTTTTTACAAAACACGACCCCGAATCTTTCGAAACGGGGTCATGTCATTAATTAGAAGCCCAGCTTGCGCGGCGGGGAATCCGGCTTCAGAGCGCATTCTTCAAGAATCATCTTGTAGATTTCTTCGGCATCGGTGATGCCCAGGATATCCGTCTTACGCTTGATGTTGGCGAAGTCACCCGGAGCCAAGATTTCATTCGTGAGGATTGCCTTGGGGGCTTCCACTCCGAAATACGCTTGGAACAGTTCGACAGCTTGGTCAGAACGCAGGAAGTTGAACTTCATCTTGAAGGTGAAGCGACGCATAGCCGCCGGGTCCAGTTCCTTCATCAAGTTCGTGGTCAGAATGAACGGTTGCGAATGGGATTCCATTTGCGACAGCATTTCATTGACTTGAGTGACTTCCCAGCTATTTTTCGCGTTTTCGCGAGAGCGCAGGAAAGTATCACCTTCGTCAATCAGCAGAACCATTTGTTCTTCTTTGGCTTCCTCGAAACAACGCGCGATGTTCTTCTCAGTTTCACCAACCCACATGCTGATCAGATCAGAGGCACGCTTGTACAGCAGCGGCTTACCGATCTTATCCGTCAGATAACGACCATATTCGCTCTTACCCGTACCGGGCGCACCATAGAGACACAGGCTGAAATTCGGTTTGGCTTTGGTCAGACGTGAAGTCAGATCGTCCAAATCGAGATCAGTGTTAGCCCATTTCGGGCTATACGGAGTGTCTTTCTTAGTGGTGATATGGAACTTACGCTTCTCACCATAATTCATCAGTCGATCCAGCGACGTGACGATATCAGGCAATTCGGCGTGAGCCAGACCAGCCGACGAAGAAATTTTGACCGCGTTTTCGATCAGAGCCGGAACGATGTTGTAGTTCGTCGCCAGAGACGAAATCGTATCGGCGTCGATATCAACCTTGTAGTCCGCGCTATGCTTTTCCCAAATCTTGCGGCGAGCCGAAAGCGTGGGGATTTCAAACGCGATGTTGTAGGTCATACGGCGAAGCACCGCGCTACCCAGCGAGATCAGATCGTTGGTCGTCCAGATGATCGGAACCGGAGTGGATTCCACGATGCGGTTGATGAAGGCTTTCGAGAACACGGCGTTCGTGTCGTGCTTGAACAGGTCTTCCATTTCATCGAACAACAGAACCGTATTGGGTTTGCCCGCATACAGCTTCATCGCGATCTTCAAGCTAGCGATGCGTTGCGCACGGCTCTTTTCGGTCGCATCATTCTTCGAAATGTCACCGATGACCTTCAAGTCCCAGCCGTGGGTCTTCGCCAGGGTCAGAGCCAGTTGGGTCTTGCCAGTACCGGGGATACCCCAGAACATGACATTGGTACCGATTTTCTTTTCGTCCAACGAAACTTGGATGACACGTTCGGTGCGCTCGATTTCCTTGGACAGGTGCGAGTAGCAAGTCAGGTCCAGATTCGCGCTCATGTCGCTCGGGAACAAAACTGCGTCCAGAGTATCCAGAGTCAGTTTCTTATCCGTGAACGAATCTACCAGTTCTTCATTGATTTGATGAAGATACTTGTAGTCGATGTTCGTCTGAAGAATGCCGCTGTTCAGCAGGAAGCTCTTGCTGATGTTCTTGAATTCCGATTCCGCCTTACCAAAGAGGACCGAATAGGCAAGAGCCGGGTCCAGCATCTTGTCATCGTGATTCAGACGTTGGAACATATCGGACATTGGATATTCCAATTCCTGCATTTCCGCCGACATTTGCAGAACCAGACGTTCCATCGGAGTCAGTTCAAGCAGACCGCCCAACAGTTCAATATTGGCGTCCAGAACGAAGTCTTCCTTCAGTTCCGGCTTGCTACCCGTGATCATGTCGTACACGGTTTGCATGTCCGACTTGTCGAGGTATTCAGTGATCGGAACCAGATAGTCGTAGCTCGACGCGCGGCTATCGCCTCGCGCTTCCAAGATCGCGACGTGAGCGTTGCGCTTGTTGGTCAGGAATTCACGCCAATCCGATGACACACCACCCAGGTCAAAGAGACCCGCGCCGTGGTGCATAGCCCGACGCACCAGATTTTCGTAGTAGAACGTTTCTCTCCAAGTGGTGAGAAGGTTCAACATTACTTTTTCAACGAAAAGCTTGCTCATAAATCTAAAAACCTTACACTTACTGATGCTTCCGCGAGCATCTGTTTAGTTACTTTAAATTCTTCGGCATAGGTCGGGTCATTCCAATCCGGTTCGGTTGTGATGACTTCGATTATGCCCGATTGAATAATGGCTCGGGCGCAATGTGCGCAGGGATATAAAGTCTGATAAATTCTACAACCGTCAGTCGCGAAACCATGCTTTGCAGCGTTATAGATTGCGTTTCTTTCGGCGTGTTCCGTCCAAAGATATTTCAGCGGACGTTCGTGTCTTTCGTCAACTTCGTCGTTAATCTTGCGTGGAAAACCATTCCAGCCTTTCGAAATATCAATATCGCCTCTCACGATGACCGCGCCGACGTGTCGGCTTCGATCTTTGCTCCAACTTGCAGAGTGTTCCGCTTGTGAGAGCCATCTGGCATCCCAACTCATTTATGACTTTCAAAAATGTGGTGAAAAATCTGTTAACCACTTGATGACCCATATAAGCACACCGAAACGTGGTTTACAAATTGAAAAAGCCCCCGGAACGAAAATTTTTCCGAGGGCTTTTCGTAATGATGTAAGTGGTTGTTATTTCCTGTGTTTTTCTACCATCAGGTGAACGCTAACTTCGATGACGCCCGTTCGCGCGCGAATGATGCAACCGCGATCAATGTTATAGCCGTCCAGCAGGGTATAAAGTTCTTCGACCTTCATACGTTGCCGGTCACGGGCACGAAATTGACGGCGCCACGTATAAAAGAAGTCACCATCCCAACCGAAATTATGAGCCGTGCTTTCCGACCCAACAATTTCGTCCATCAATGCCTTGACATCCTTGGGCATAAAGTCGGGACGAGGATTGGTCTTGGATTGGAGGAACTTCGGCGGAACCTGCACTTCATACGGAACCAGTTCCGTGGACGTTAGGTTAATCCACACTTCATCCGCAGATGACATACCGCTAATGCCATCGTGGACCGCTGTCATGATGCCATTGCGGAACGACAGATAATTTTTGTCGTTCGTGGGGTCCTGCCAAAGGACATAACCCTTTTGTTCGTCTTCGATCATCATGGCACCAGATAATATTCGGCATGAAAGAATGAGCGGTCGAATGACGGCGAAGTAAAGGCGTAAATACCGTTCGACAGTTGCACCACTTTGTAGTGATGCATCAACCATTGCGGTTGCGGCTGACGCTTGGGATCGTCTTTTGGTTGGTACCAAGCATCCCCAGGACAACCGCCGCTGGACGTGAAATCCTTACACCAGACGTTAATCTGATCGAATTCCCCGTCGCGTTCGTTTACGGTATAGGTTCCCGTAAGCACATAGGCACGGAAAGCGCGCGTAATAGAGCCATCAGCTTCCTTACGCTTCCAAACTCGATACCATTCTTTCGGAAGAAAACCACCGTTGCGTTTTTGCAGACGCTTAAGCTTCAACGCTTTGTATTCTTCCACGGTCATATTTGGATCAATGATCCGTCCATGCCCCCGGCGATCATAGTCTAGATTGACTTCCCTGCCTTGATGAAAAATATAATCATCCGACTTGAAAGCGTCGAGAAGCAATTGCTTGAAGAAATTGCTGTCGCTCACGTCTTCGGGAATTCTAGCCATTACGCAATCTCCCTAAAATTTTGGCGGAAGAACGAACGATCCCAATGTGCGACCGGCGGCGGGGTGACGACGTACTTACCATCCACCACCTTGACCGCATAGAAATGCATCAGGTGCTTGGGATCACCCTTGACAGTCAAATCTTGCCCAACATCGGTGAACGTAAAATCATGCGTCCACACTTCGATGCGTGTAACAACATCTTGTGTTTCCCGTACGACGTAGAACAAGCGCGGGAGCGTTCCTGCGTACCCGAAGCTCTTGGAGCCATCGGCTTCAGTGCGTTCCCAAATCAGAGGAAACATATTTTCTTTTACGGCGCCGTTGGAGCGCGCCAGTTCCGCGATGCATTCCTTGGCATGGATGCCCGCGTTCGGAGACCGGAGGGAACCACCAAACCAAGCCGATTGAGCGTAGTCTTGCTCAAAAACGTATTTGTCAGACGAGATCGCCGCGAGAAGAACTTGAACGCGAGGTTCAGCTTTCTTCACCGGAGCCTTTGATTTCGTCGCCTTGGGTTCCTTCGGAGCCTGCACAATCGGCTTGGTCCGCTTGTCGGATTTACCGGCGAATGGATGCAGGAGCGCGCGATTGATCTCTTTTCCGGCGAGAACCGTGGGGACTTCCCCAGCACATGCCAGGAAGAAATCATTTACAATTTTCTCGTCAGTGTCGTCATCGAAATACAGAATGCCGCAGAATTGCGAGCTATTGCAATATCCAGCATCGTGAATATCGACATACAAAAATGGCAAACGTTCGCGGTCCATTTGATCCGCGATATACACCCGGAACACAATGTCAGAGTGCGTGACGATTCCCAAGAAATCTGTAGAATTTTTGCGAATGCCAGGGTGTTCGAACTTAAATCCAGCAGCCGCGACAGCAGCGTCTAGATAGCTAGCCATCCGCCGCGAGTTTTCGAGATCGTTCTTTAGTTTTTTGAGCTTACCGCGCTGTTCTTGCTTTTCGAACATTTCAGCAAACGACTTGTAGTCGATCACCAACCCGCGAGGGGTTTCCTTAAGAGGAAGAACATCAAGTTCTTTGACCTTGGATTCTGCGATTTTCTCGACAGCAGTTTCGCCCGTGGCAATGACCGCATCCGTCAACGCAAACGTCATAATCCGCAGGGTCAAGTCGGGGATCGTAGTCGTGAATTCTTTTTCATAGATATCCACGCGGCTGATCTTCCCCGTCACGTCTTCGACCGTGACAAAGAACGTACGCCAAAAGACGGGATTGCTATAACCCCGGATAATCGTGCCATCCGGTTGTGACTTCTTCCACACGCGCGACAGCTTCGGCTTACCGCTGCTAGATTGGGTTTCCTTCGCCACTTCAGCGCGGAACATTTCGATTGTTCCGACGAACGTGTTGGTCCTGTACTTGAACGCATATTCATGCGCAGTAATGGACGGGTCATTCTTGATCAGATCAACAATGATTTGCTTGTGAAGGTCGCTAGCAGACATGGGAAATCCTTAAACAAATTCCCGCCCCCTTTCGAGGGCGGGATAGTCTTAGTTGTGTTCGGTGGCGTTCTTGCGTTCCAGATACGCCGGGCTCACCCACTTACCGATCTTACGACCGTGGTGGACGTGACGACCGCCGTTCCGCGCCTTGATCACGATGCCTTCGCGCACGTTGGTTTGCGAAATCGTGTCAATGCCGTCCCGATGGACGATCAGAGCTTCAAGGTCGTAGGGACCTTCGTACAGCGTCGGAACCACGGCGATGCCCAGTTCCGTCGCCAGTTCAACCATCAGATCGTAGGCGACGTATTCGCCGTTGATTTGAATGTCGAACGCCGCGATGGTCGGCTTGTCCGTACCGTACGACAGGTCTTGAATGCCCTTGCCGTAGATTTCGCTGAAGACGCGAACAACGGCGCCGTCGAAACGATCCGAAATCACCTTGATCTTGTCGCCGAAGCCTTGATCCAGAAGGTTCGTCAGAGCCAGGACGTAGGTATTCGTCTTGTTCTTTTCGTTGTTCTTCATCACCAGACCTTGAGCCGAAAGACCCTTCGAACCGATGTACAGGTTGCCGTCGAAGAACAGTTCTTCATGGTTCAGACCCGGAACGTAGCCGATCTGGCTGTTCGTGCCGTGAATCTTTTCGGTGGCGATGACATCTTCGCCGATTTCGAACAGGTCAGTGACCCGTTGAATGCTTTCGAAATCATACTTGGCGGTCTTGCCGAAGATGTTGCAGACTTCACCCGCGAGGCACGCCGGAACCGGCGGCTCGTACTTGGTGATGCCCAGGAATTCGGCGACGTTATCACCGGCTTCCACCTTCAGTCGCTCACCAGCTTCGTTGGTGATGTAGAAGTGCGGAGTCAGATCAAGCGAACCATCGTCGCCAACAGTCGGAGCCCCCATGTCGAATTCGACAGCCAGCAGAATGCCTTGCGAGAAAATGTCGCGCAGACGCTTCGCCTTAACGCGGTCGCCCTTCGACCCCGCCAGGATGCCCTTGCCCTTGGCTTCATCCCAGAAGCCCGGCTTCAGGATGTACTCAGGAACCACCGACGCTTCGGGAACGTAGACGACCAGATCGCCTTCTTCGTAGCGATGCGAGCCGTCGTCCAGCTTGGCGGAAATGCAGAGGTAGCCGCCGATTTGAATCAGCGACAGGCGGTCAGCGTTCGGGTGATCGGTAACGGGTGCAGCGATCCGCACCACTTCAACGGAAAAATCAGCCATATAGTGTCATGTCCTTTATCTTGGTTCTGACGCCAATATAGCCGATTCTAAATTTTCGTCAAGTGAATTTCATTTGGAAGACTACCGCATCTTCTTTGCTGCGAAAGTGTATTTTGAGATAATTGTGGAGCGTCATACCATAGCCCTCCCACGTTCGCGGAATTTGTTCAAATCGATATGGGTACCTGACGTTTTGAGCCAACCATTCACTGAAAAATTCAGTCGGCACCGCCGCATGACCCTGGTATTTGTCATTCTGAACATACAAATGATCCGGCACTATAAACGTATGCCAATTTTTGTAGATATCGTAAATCACGTGAGCATCATTCTGGTAAATGCCGCATCCTCTTCATTTTTGAAGAGAAAATAGCCGTGAACTGCATCCTTGTGGGGATTCGGGCGCGAGTCCGAATTGTCGTATTGGGCAAATCGATATACGTTGGACCTAAAGCTAGAGTCCACGCGAATGACACCCGCCGTCCAATAGTCATTCATTTGTTTTTCGAAAATTTTCTCGATGTTCGCAGCGTATTGCTCAGTAGAAATTTTGATCATGTGCTTATAACGAGCCAGCAACAGCCCTTCAATATACTCGCACATGAAGTGCTCAGTATCCATCAAGACATGATCTACTTTTCTAAAGCTCATGACTACACCATATACATTTGAGCAAGGGCAGCATCTTCTTGGTTCTCAAAAAGAAAATAGCCAGCATAGATTTCGGATCGAGCCAAGCCAAACGTCGGCGGCTTGGGATGATTTGGAGACCGGGCTTCGTAGGGATAGAATGTGAAGTACGGACCCGCTTCTTCGCCGATCACGCCACACGCCCACGGATTCTTGATTTCGTCGTACCAATAGATACGCCGCAGATTGTTATAAAACTGATCCGCCGAAACTTTCACCGCGAAAGGATAATATTTTTGCATGGTGTGTTCAAGTAAGAGCGGGCATTGCTCGTAGTCGTTCTCACCGTGGTCGATCAGAGTAAAAATTTTGAATTGGAAATGGCTCATTTGCGCCCCCAGTTCCAGAACACTTGATATGCGGCGGCGTGTTCCTTGCTATCGAACAGCAAGAGCGGCACGGCATACCGTTCATCCGGGTATTTTGAATTCCAGCCAAACACCGATGTACAAATCGTATTGTAGCCCTGTTGCTTCATGACCCACTCCGCGACATCTTCGCGCAGGGTGAACGACGACAACGCCCCTTCGCGATAGCTTCGAATATGTTGCTTCAAGACCTGAACGACGTGATAGTTGGGCAAGCAACCGTCCGTCATTCGTTCCAAGTCTTCCCGACTATAATCGGGGCAATCTTTCATATAGGGATAGGTCATACACGAGTTATATCTGTATATGTTAAAATGTCAACATGCGTATAAATAGTTAATAAATCTCGGATTCGAGGGAGAAAACTATGCATCCAGTTTCAAATGTTGATTTCGGTAATGAAGCCGGTAAAATCAAGATTCGCTTTCACAATGGCACATCTATTGGTTACGGTTATATCGTTAAGCAATTGAGCATCTACAAATTTATCGTTTCGAGCGACGGCGTTACACAATACGTCTGCAAACTCGCCAAGGCTGGCAATCCGGTTGCTGGTGAATTGGTTATCGATATTTTCCCGGTTGTTAACGGCGTAGAGTCGGGCACTGCCCAACACGTCAAGAAGTTGCTTTCCAAGCGCGCTACTACTATCGAAGGCGGCTCGTACGCATGGACACTCGGTGCAACCACCGAAGCTGGTCACGCACGCATCGCTTCAATCTAAGCTTAGCTAAGATAATATTGGAAAAGGGGAGCCTCGTGCTCCCCTTTTTTATTACGATTTATATTGATTTTTACTCTACGACTAGGTTAATATTAACTTATTAGCTTTGGTAAATCATTCATGAGTGAAGAAATCAACTTAAATCCAACTGCCACTACCCCGGTTCTGCCCCCGGCTGTGGCAACTCCCCCGGCTCCAACTAAGCCACATATCTGCATTGCTACGCCTTGTTACGGCGGTCAGGTGTTCCAGAATTATTTCTTGAGCATTATTCAACTGATCTTCACCGTGCAAAAGCGTGGTGATGTCGATCTTTCGTTCATCGTCCGTGGCGGTGATTCGTTGATTACGCGCTCGCGTAACTCAATCGTCGCCGAATTCCTGTCGAATGAACAATACACCCACCTTCTGTGGATTGACGCCGACATCGGTTTCAAGCCAGAGGCAGTCTATCGCTTGCTGCAAAGCAACTACGAGATTGCCGCTGGTGTCTATCCACTGAAGGCTCTGCAATTCCCCGATGTCCTTCCGGCAGAAATGACAAAGGAAGAATTTATTGGGAAGTACACGGGCTACCCCTTCAATCCCATTGGCACGTCTTTCCAAGTCACCAATGGCTTCGTTGAAGTTAAGGACGCCCCTACCGGCTTGATGATGATTCAGCGACCCGTCTTTGAAAAGATGATCAAGAATTATCCCAAGCTGAAGTACAAGCCCGATCACCAAGTTGGCTTGGAAAAGCTGGCTGGTAAGATCAACGATTACTATTACAATTTCTTCGACACGTTTATTGACGAAGAAGGTCGTTATCTTTCGGAAGACTATGCTTTCTGTCGTTTGTGGCAGCAAATCGGCGGCAAGGTTTTCTGTGATGCAGACTCGAAGCTAAGCCACCTTGGGAGCTACCAATACCAAGGCGACTTCGCCAAAATGCTGGAATATCGCTACAAGCGATCAGACGGCTAAGAAAAAAGGGGAGCCCAGTGCTCCCCTTTATTTTTTAACAACAACTTTTACAAAAATAACTTTTCCACGATGCGGACAAAGCCCACCATTTTCTTCGATGATGGTTTTCGTATAAGTTCTTAGAAATTCTATGTCCCGGTCCCGAATCAACGGCGCGATCTCATCGTTCGGGTAGATGATCGCAAGCTCATAGTTGTCCAACCATCGGCTCTTACCTTGGGCGATCATGTCGAAATCTAATTCGGGCATCAGTGCAATCGACAATCGCGCCCCATTACGACAGTAATATTGCTCAACCGGTCCAAACTCTGGAATGTCATCAATCATAACCGTCACGCGACCATTGCCCGCGCTCGCCGTGGATGTCCATCATGGTCTCAACTGACGGCGCCGCAATAGACCCTCGCATCATATTGATACGAACGGCAAACGGGTCTTTCAAAATTTTATGAACCTGTATCTCATCCAATAGAGTCCGGTTTTTTATGGTCAAAGGACCCTGGATAATTTCTTGGACTAAATTTTGAAAGTTCTTTTCACCTTCGTCCTTAGATTTCACCGAAATCATTAGAAGAATGGTGAAGTCGGTCGCGCTATTAAAAGTGCTGCGCTGAACAACCCAATTGTTTGCATTAACATGATGGCGAAGTTCGACGCGCTCATCACCGTAATCAAATTGTGCAATCAGATCAGTCATCTATAACTTCCACCGTAACACGAACTGTCTTGCCTTCAAACAACGACATGATTTCGTGTTCTTTGGTTGTGTCCCAGCTTTGAAAACGAACAAAGACCGGCAAGTCTTCTCGCCCAAATTCGGCGATCTTGGCTTGCTTGCCATCGTCGCTCTCGACCACGCAAACGTCTTGAAACACTATCCGCCGGAAAGTCATTTGACTTTCCACGTCGTGCCTTCGGGACCGTCTTCCACAACGACCCCCATGTTGGCGATCAGTTCGCGAACCCGATCCGATTCCGCAAAATTTTTATTTTGTCTGGCAACAGCCCGTTCGCCTAGCAAACGCTCGATTTCCAGAACCAATTGCGGCTCCAACTCCGGTTCCTTCAAGAACGCTAGGTTGGCTTCCTGACTGAGATCGAAGCCCATGACCGAAGCAGCATAGCGAACCCCGGCGGCAACCGTATCCGTGACAGTCGCCAGCGCGTTATGGATTGCACCCACCGCGCCAGGGACGTTCAGATCGGTATACAGAGGCTTCAGGATCGCCGTAGAGACGTTGTTAGCCTCCGCAGGAGCATCGCTCGCCGAAAGTAGCTTATGCCACTTAGCAAGCGTCCCATGGCTGTTTTCGAGTAGTTCTGGCGACCAATCCAGAGGCGACCGATAATGGCTTGACAGCAATGCAAAGCGAACTGAAGCCCCATCATTGTTTCGCAAAATTTGATCGACAGTAATCATATGACTACCCGTCTTTTGCATCTTGCTTCCACCAAGCGTAACCATGGCATTGTGCAGCCAGTAGTTAGCTAAATGATGACCATTCGCCGCATGGCTCTGTGACATTTCGCATTCGTGATGCGGGAACCGAAGGTCCGCGCCGCCGCCATGAATATCAATGGTGTTGTCCGCGAAAACATTTTTGATCATCGCGGAGCATTCAATGTGCCAGCCAGGGCGACCCGAACTAACCGAAGGGAAGTCCCAAGCGGGCTCGCCTTCCTTGGCAGGCTTCCACAAAACGAAATCCGCCGGATCGCGCTTATAGTCGGCAACAGCCACGCGGTGTCCAACATCCAAGTTTTCTTGAAGATGTCCGCTCAATGATCCATGCAACGGGAATGATTTCACGTCGAATAGTGCATGACCTTCAGAGACATAGGCGTGCCCCGACATAATCAGTTCAGAGATCATGCCCTTGATCGGAGCCATGTTGCCCGTCACGCGCGGCTCATAAGTCGGTCGCGCCACGCCCAGCGCATCCATGCTGGCGTGATACTCGCGGATGACCCGTTCAGTCAGTTCATTGATGGGTTCGCCGGATTCGTTCGACCGGGCGATGATCTTGTCATCAACGTCAGTGAAGTTTCGCGCATACTCAACCAAGGGATAGGCGTGTTGCAACAGCCGGAACAGCACGTCGAACACAACAGCAGGACGGGCGTTACCCAGGTGAGGGGTGTCATAAACGGTCGCACCACACACGTACATCGTCACCCGATTAGAATCAATCGGCTTGAAGTCTTCCAACTTCCGTGACAACGAATTGTGCAGTCGAATCATTTAGTATCCTCGTTCGTCGTATTCCTGGCGATTGCGTTGCGCCTGTCCAACACAACCTTTCGCGTAGGCTAAGCTTCTTGCTCCGCTACACACTTGGAAGTCTAGGATTTGCATACGTTTAGCCCAATTAATACCATCCTGTCTATCAATTTCATCTTGATCTTCGGGATAGTTATATTCATTCGTATCCACCACCGGAGGATGAATAATCCTCGGCGGCAATGGAGCGTTATCACGAACTTGAGGAATTTGTTCAACGGGTTGTGGGGCAACCGGAACAGTGTTCTCGAATTGAAGAGGCAACGCCGTAGCAATCGGCTCTTGAACACCCACGTCCAACATAGAGACGTTATAGTTGATCGGATTCTCGACGGGCTTATAGACAACGATGTCAAAAGCCTGCGTCGAGTGATCCGATTCTTTGAACGTGCCGCTGTCGCAAGCCGCCAGCGCGAGACACGCCAGGATGGCGAGCCTGCGCATTAGTGCCGCTCAGTGAAGATCACGGCATCCCGGCGGAAGCAAACGTTTTCGCCATAGTGCCCATCTTGAATAAAGATGCCATCGGCTTCGTGGCATTTCTTTATCACGTCTTCAAATTCGGTGATTTTTGCATCACTTTCCGCTTGTTGCTGGTTCGCAGCAGCTTCGGTGAAGGTAACAGATGACGGGTATTCATTCACCTTCGCGGCATTGGGCGCGGGTTCAACGCACGCCGTCACGACGAAGAGAAACAGAATAAAAATTACGTACCGCATCAGCGACCCTTTTTCGTATCCATGAACGCGAATCCGATTATGAGAAAAATAATCCCAGCCGGATTTCCAGTCAAAAGCAGAATGAACCCAAGGATGTAAAAAACGCCTTCCATCAGGCGGCGTTGCTCTTGGGAACCAAGCCGATGACGTTGGCGCCAGCCGGGGTGCGCGAGAACTGGTCCAGCTTCGCAGCTTGAGCGGCATTGCGAGCTTGCTCGCGAGCCCGATCACGATCATCGCGCTTGCGTTGATCCGCGACAGCCTTGGCGTAGGCTTGCTGTTCAGCTTGCACCACCAGAGCTTCGGCTTCCAACCGATCCAGAGCCGCACGAGCCTTCTTGACTTCCTTCAGAACCACGGCGGGCTTCAGATGGATGCCGGTAGAAGCTTGCTTGATGCGAGCCATGATGTAGGTCAGGTTGAAATAGGCAACCTCAATGCGGTTGGCGAGATTGCTAGGAAAACCAAAATCCACGAAAGACTCCTAAAACATTTAATGTCTCAAGAATATTATCACGAAATTTTAGTTTGACAAGCTTTTAATCGCAGTTTCGAATTCGCCGTTAACGATTTGTTTGGGATCGAAGAACATATCAGAATAATGCATGTTCTTTTTGCTGTTCCCGTGGTCGGAAACCCGAATGTTTACGACCTTGCCTTTTTTCTGAGCAATCACGTAAATGCTTGATGACGAACGCGAGAACCGAAGCGCATAGTCATATTCTGCATGGCGAAGCACTTCGCGCAGCTTGGTTGAAACTTCGGTGTAGCTGTACTTGGCAGAAAATTCTGCCATGGCGTTTTGCTTGCGCTCGTTTCGGTGCTTCTCCCAGGCTTCTCGCTTGGTCAGCACCGGTTCTGGCTCTACTTTTTCCGCTTTTTTCGCCGCTTTGGATTTGTACTCCGGTGTCGCAAAAAACACCTTAGATTTAATTTCAGGAGACAAATTATAGCGTACGACATCATCGGTTGGTAGAACCAGATTTTCGATTCGCAAATCCGGCGTGCAAGGTTCTACGATGAAGGTAAGCACATTTGTTTTTGTGCCGTCCTTACTGAAGTGAACTGCCACGGTGATCACACCGTCATCGTCCATGGTATAGGTAAGCGGTGATGTCGAGCAACGAACAATCGTTTTGCTCTTGGTCGCAAATTCAACCAATTTTTGTCGAAATTTACCGGTCGCAACTTCATCAGCGGTCATGTAGCCCATGACTGCCTTGAGATTTGTGGTGTCTGTGACTCGATACATAACCGCCTCCGTAGCCTGTTAATCTGACAGAAACCACGAAGGCGGTCAATTTATTTTCGTCAATCGAGCGGAGGATAAACCTTCCATGCCCAGAAAGCACGCTTGGTCGTTTTCGCAGCAATTGCCGCATCCCAGGCTTCCAACAAACCGGGGTGTTCGGCAACGACCGCCATGAAATCAGCATAATCCGAATTTCGCGCCCACTCACCGATGTTGTGATTTTCGGACTCACTCAGAGTCACGAAATATTGTGGATTGCCAGAGTTGTCGGTAAGCTCTGTCAGCAACTCAGTGAGACGATCATGTCGCCGTTGCTGCCACATGGCACCGCCGTAACGCTTACGCTTCGGAAACTTGTTCTCGCGCCCGCGAAATTTAGCCCACCACCCGCGACGCCACGTCAACAAATCGTTGACGTTGTTGTAATCGCTCCAAATTTGATGATTAGCGACTACGGCATCAAGCTTAGCTAACCAGTGCTTTGCACCAGCAGCCGTGGTTACGGTGACTTCCATCAGCGATCCGCCATGTTCCGATAAACGTCAGAATTCTTGACGTACATCAGGGTTTGGTCTTCTTCGTTTTCGGCGATCCATTGCTTAGCAATTTCAATGCCATTGACCGTGCCGTCCTCGTTGAGAATGCAAGGTGCAGCCAGGGGCCAAAAACGAGGCGCCGACAAAACAACTTCGTCGCCCATCTTGCGAGTGCGAGCGACAGTCAGGGTGATTTGGTCGTCCCAATCGCGCAACCAAACCAGCTTACCCTTACCGATTTTTGCGATCAGGCGCATAAAATCAGTACGAAACGACTTCGGAGCCGTCTTGGGCGGAAGCCACGTGAGAACTTGCTTTGCCATCAGAATTCAAAAACCTCTAAAACCTTGTCAGGATATGAATCCCGATATTTAAGGAACATCATAACCTGTTTTTCGTGATTCTCAAACACCCAATTATACGAAAATCTACACCCTTTGGTTAACCCATCGGGGAGAAGTTCTAAATTGTAGAACGTTTCGCTGCTTTCGTATCGCGTGGCTCGGAACGATCCGTCCTCTAGCCGATAAGCTTTGACTAAAAAAGCGCGCTCATCAAAGTCACGCAACCAAACAAATTCTCCACCGGCTAATTTTAGCCAAAACCGATCCCACCACTTACCAATTCTAATCTTGTGGATTTCATTCCACATGACTTTGGTGGATTCACGATCTACATAATTTCTGATCCCGAGACCGTATGATTGGGTTCGCCATAATTTGTATGTTTCAACATACCTATGGTCAACCATACTTCAGCTTCCACAGAGCCATGTCATCGGAAAAACGTTCGTGGTCGCCCGACAGCTTGTTTGAGACGATCTTCGCGTTCCCACGAATGTCGGTCACAAACTGAAATTCCCAGCCATTGGCAGAATACTTATGTTGCGATTGAATCTCACTCAAAGGTGTGAAAATATATTTCACCGGAGTTTCACCAATAACCAAATCGGCATGGTAGTTGCCTGCACCATCATTTTGTAATGTGGCGAATCTGCAATTTACGAAAAAAGCGATAGCAAAATCATTCATGGTCATCGACCATAACGATTAGAAAATTTTCGTCAAGTCTGATGACCCTTGAGGCGCCACATTACCGCCAGTTCGGTCAAGGCATCCGTGTTGCCCTGGACCATGAAATTTTCTTTGCTGTCAGCGTCATCAAGTATATAATTCATAGTGATTTTCCAATCCCTATGAACATAGTAGTGGAAGACCCATTGACTTCGATCTTTGTGGCTTACAATTACTTCACGTTTGTAGTGAAATTCCTGATTGTCGAAAATCAGAGTTTCTTCGTAGGAAGTGATTCCAACGCGCAGCATCTTGAGTTTGCTATGAAGGACATCAAAGACATACTCTAATGTTTCGCGCTTGTTTTCCAATCATAATCCAATCAAAGCTAGGAATTGTTTCAACCCAGGAACCTTTGAAATATACGATGAAAGATTGTTATTGGCAATAGCCATTTTGAAATATTCTTTGTTACCAATCAAATACTTGGTAGCTGCCCCTACATCATCATACTCAAATGTCATGCCACCATCGTCATTGATCTTTGGTTCGAACCCACCGAACACCGCTGCCGGGATCATGGGAACCATCAGCTTAATGAAGGTCGGACCACCCGGCATCAGGTGAGGCACGATCATACCCCGGCTCTTGGCGATTCTCGCTAGTTGATTAGAGACGGCGCCCCACAACGGACCACCCTCGTTCTGAAGTTCTGAGAAGCCGCGCATGATGCCTTTGAAGTCGCCTGCCGTAGCAACGAGTTTCACCATCCCAGAGGCTTGCCGACGAATCGCAACGAAGCCTGTAGGTTCTCCGAAGAATTCCCAATTGCGCGCCCGCTCTAGCATCTTGTCCTTAGACCAGCTTGCGCCCGTTTCGGCTTCATAGGATTTCTTGAAGGTCTGGTACAGTTCTTCGGTATCTACGTCAGCCAGACGAAATGATTCCGTGAGTTTCTTCGTCTTGGTCTTACCCTTCCAATCCTTGGTGATCTCCGACTTGCGTTCGGGACCAAATTCCAAAGGACCCTCATAGGGCGTAATGTCTTTGAGCTTCACACCTTCGGGAAGACCGTTGTAGGTAATGGTTACGTGAGCATGATAAGTCGGGAAGTCCCAGGATGCCCCTAGCTCATCTTTAAATTCTTTCCAGCGATCCTTAAGTTCCTCGCTATCGAAAACCAAAACGACTGCGTTTTTGTCTTCCCCGAAACATTTGATCTTACGCTTGCCAGATTTCTTTTTGACCGTAAGCTCTTTCTCGGCTGAAGTCATATCGCTCCATTCGATCTTGCTCTTGGAATATGCAATCGTGACATGCATTTCCGATGGGGCTAGGCATTCAGTAAAGCCTTGATCCTTAGCCCATTTCACTAACGCCTCGCCGTTCTTCAGCTTACGAGAGACGTAGAGGGTTTTCTTTTCTTCAAACAGTTCGAATGCGCGCATACGATATTTAGCTGTTTAATATTACTTGACATAAGTAACATCTGTGAGAGAATAGGATCATGGAAAAAGCAATCGAATGGAAAGTGGTGAAGAACAATTCCGGCGACACGGTGTACCCGTTTCGTGTGGAAACCACTGACGCGCTCGATTCCGACCGGATCAAGTCTCTGACCGCTTTTTGCCGCAAGACTTTCGGTCAAAGCGGTCGCGCCGAATTCGGCGGACGTTGGTCGCACCAAGAAACTGGCTGGATTGCCTTTATGTTTCGCTACGAAGTTGATATGGTCATTTTCGTGGCTATCAACAGCGGTGTCTAATGTCTGACAAAAAAATGTGGCGTCTAACTCGACCCAATTTCCAAATAGACCCACATTTCCGCTTTACCTACATGATCGATACAATCGTTTCTAACCAAAACGATTTGTTCTCGCAATTCATCGCCGCGCGTGATGCGATGTACGAATTTTGTTACGCCCAAGGCGACAACTACCGAATTGTGGGTGGTACTATCCCCTATCCTGAGTTGAGCCGATATCGGTCGTGCATCAACATAAATGATTTTGGCTTTCGGGATGAAGAAGATGCTATACTGTTCGTACTGAAATTCGGACCTGTAGTTTACCCAAAACTGTAATGTATATTTCCAAACAAAACCCGCGCGCTATATTTTTCCCCCAAACATCTGAATTCTCCAATGTTCCTCCGAAGGAGTATTGGGAAGTCTACAAACATGCCATGACTAATTATGGATATCCCAAAAAGTCATATGTAAGTGGTCTTATAGTCGAAACCCTCGGTAAATGGATGCCCGTTCGGAACAAAGAAAGTCAAATCGGGATTCAGTTCGATACCGAAGAAGAAGCCATGATGGTCTTCTTGGCGTGCAATAAATAAAGAATGCGCGCATACGAAATCCTCAATGAAATTCACGCTGCGGACTTCTTTCCGAAGACGTTCGAAGCTTTCCGCAAGAAGTATATGCCCTTGGCTCATCGCCAAGATTTATATGTGAATTTTGGCGATCACGCCGGTAACACTCTGGATCGTAATTTCTCTCCGGTTCCCAATCACTCGGACCCGGCGGGCTTGTACGCCTATCCGCTGGAATACGTTCTTAATCACCCCGCCGACATTCAGTACGGACAACAGACCCGCTATCTGCGCGTCATCCAAGACACGTCGGCTCATAAGCTCGTTCTCAACGACCTGACCAAAGACACCGCTATCTCGATTCTGACCAAGATGGGCATTGCCGATCCTGAGAAAAAAATGAACATGATCCAACGTGTGGGTCAGTTCCAACAAGGCAATATCATCGCAAAAGCGTTCTTTGCCGTTGTGCAGTCCTATACCCAGGTCGGTCAAAAGGTTAAACACGACAACGCGACCCAAACGGCGTTCTTCCTGAAAGCAGGAATCGATGCGCTAGAGGACAAATCGCGATCAGAACATGAAGCTATTATCTATCGCGCCGAACCCGAACAAATTGTCTTCATGAAGCGTTCTGCTTTCAAGGTGATCGACGTATTTGAACTACGAAATCGCGCGGCAACGCAAGCTGAGATCGGCTCGGCTGATCACACCGAACAACTACAACGCCTCCCCGCCATGATCGCCAAAGCTATTGGCGACCGCCTCGTGTCTTCGAATGCGGTTGGTGGCGAACACGAGACAACTTATTACACCGCTGCTAAGCGCAAGATCGTCGTTATCCTAGACAAGGATTACTCGTTCATGCGCAAGCATCGCGAAAATACTGAATCCACGGCTTCAAAGATGGCGGTCACGCTTCAAGGTCCAGGCTTCAAGCCGATCAAAGTTCAGTACGACAATACGGCTTCATTCACTGAAATCGCCGCCGATATGGCAGAGCGTTTCAAAAATGTGGAGCCGCATCGTGGCGACGAATACAGCTACGAAAAAGAATATGGTCCGAAGCTGGCTCAAAAAATTGAGCGTATCAAAGCTATCGCTGATCGCTTCAAGCTACCGTTCACTGAGGAAATGTCTCAGAAAACCGCGCAACTGTTGGTCAAGTCGTTGGAAGCCGCCAACGAGAAAACGTTCAGCTTCAACACCAAGAAAAGCTACATGGATAAAGTGTTTGCTTTCATGGATGAATTCTGGTCGAAGCAACGCGCTCGCCCGGTCCAAGTCGATCAAGTTCAAAACATTTTCAAGAAGGCATCAACCGACAAGCGCGTTCGCGGCAATGGTCGCATGAACATGGAAGAGATCGCTAATTATCTAGGTATCTCTGTTGCATCCAAGGGTGAGTCGTTTGCTAAACAGTATGGAGATATTTCCATTCAGCGCGAAGGTGATGCCGTTTCTATCACCATCGATGGCGAGACTATGCCTCTGACCGAAGTCAATAACAATAAGATTTCGGCAATGAAAAAGCCAAACGGCGACCCCGCATTGTTCACAAAATATGCAAAAGAAATCGCTGATTATTTTAATGATCAACATTTCTTCTGTGAAAGTTGGGCTGTTCATATGCCAGAAACACTAGGTGTCACTTTCGTCAATGGCGAGTGGAAGCCCTTCCAAGAGTTTAGCGAAAGCCTCGGCAAACTTGGCAACGATCCAATTTGGAAAATTCCTAGCCCTGGCGAGGATGCTCCAAAGTCGTATTATATAACGCTCGCACTAAATGGCGAAGCCCCAGACCGCGTTGGTAAAATCGAGCGTTGGAGTGATCTGGCGTGGCTTGTCATTGTGAATGACAAAGATGAAATCACTTCGGTCAGCGGTACAGTAAGTCGTTATCAACGATTCAAAACTCAAAAGAATCGTTTCAAGTCATCATCATATCATGACGCCGCTGAACGTCGTCTTGAAGATGCGTTAGAAGCAGGCAATTTTGATTTGCTTAAATTCGTAAAGCAACACAAATTGAAACTAGGGAGCAATCTCCAAACGAGTGACCTTGAGGTATTTGGGCTTATCCGAAACGAGAGCACGCACAAGACCGGAAAAACTATCAGTGAAGTCGCTACGCCCATGGGTCATTATGCCGGGCTACAGGTCTTCCATGCTGCTATCAAGCCAGCATGGTCATCGACCGTTTGGTACTATGGCGTAATGGAAGGTAATGAATTCAAGGAAATGATGACAACCGAATCTAGCTATCTAGATAGTTCGGCGGCTCGTCAAAAAATCTTGAACATTGCTCCGAACCTATCCAATACGCAACGCCAAGCTCTCAAGGATGTTATCGCTGAATTGGAACTGCGTTTGCCTACGGCTCTGAAGACCAATCTCTCGCGGACTAAATCTTAGCCTTCAGCCTCATGAAGCAGAATTGTTCTTCAAGCTGTTCCCAGAAATTGGGATAGGCTTGCTCAACATGGTCTTTATGAACCGCGACGTAGGTTCCGTTCTTACGACCTAGCGATTGTTTCTCGCGCACTAGGTTATTAATTTGCCCAACGTTGCGTTCCGCCATACTTAGTTTCTTGGCGCCAGCCTTGCCCCAAAAAATGTAATAACGATTTCCGCTCGTTGATACAATCCAACCCCACACCTTGTTGTGGTTGTCTTCGACGCAGAGCCCAAAGAATCCCAGGCGATAAGCAGGCGAATCGGACATGATTATCTCCTAGAGGGTTTCGGGCTCGAATTCTGCCTTCAGCATCAAGTAAGTTTCTTGACGCTTAATGCGTTCGGCATTGGTCTTCGCTTCAGTTTCCGCATCTTGCTTGGACTTGATCAACGCGATCAATTCTTCCGAGAAAGCATCGACGGCGGGATTGTTGCGGAAATAATAAATGTCGCGCTTGCGAGCTTTATTATAAATCCGATACTGGTTGCCGTACTCGATCACGTCGGGATGGATCAGGAAAGCATCGTACAGCTTCCGAAGAACCTTCGGGACACGAATCGGAAAGTCTTCGGTTTCTTTTTCTTCGATGTTGATTCGGACAACGGTCGTATGCATTGCCATCGACAGCGCACGGATTTCATATTCAGCCGGATCGATGATCTTCGGTTGGTAGTAGCCGGGGAAAGCCGCCAATTCGGCATTCGACTTACCGCACACCATAACCTTTTCTAGAACTTCACTAGCGTTTTCATAGTCTTGACGCGATTGAGGAACGTTCAAATCCATGCCCAGATAGTCACAGGCATCGGTGATCACCTTGACCGGGACATGGAATTCGCGAATGCGAATCGTGCCTTCTTGAGTCTTGTGCGGTTCAAGATAACGATACAGCAGCTTCGAAATATCGTTCGTTGCGAACGCGACACCAAGGCTCGTCTGAATAGCCGAATAGATGCCGTGCATGATGCTTTCGCGATACCGCTGAAGATCAACAGCGGTATTATAGTCGCGTTCGAATTGAACGGGGTCGTTCATCAGGCGGCTTCCTCTTCGCGCGAATACATCGACGGGTAGCACTTCACCGTCACCAAGAAAGTGAAGTTCTTCTTGCGCCCGCCGTAATTGTGTTGAACATACACCTTCGCGTACTTGCCGTACAGAGCTTCCATCCGCTTGCGCAGGATGTCCGTGAAGCTCCTGAACATCGGACCCATCGCCCCGGCTTGATAGGTGTAGGGGTCCGACAGCAGGAAGCCGTACTTGGCATCCACCGAATAGTGGACATTGACGCCCTTGCCATATTCCTTGTCGGTGGTCAGAGGTTGGACCGAAGCCTTCGAAACGCTGACGCTACGCATCCGCCCATCCATGGCTTCACGTGCCGCGTGTTCGGCGATCACGCTAAAGTTCTCCGCGAGGCTTTCGAACATATCGAAATTTTCGAGCGTCCGCTGACCTTGGAATTGCTCATAGCAGCGACGCATTTCGGTGACGATATCGATCATTAACAATCCTCCAAAACCATACGACGCATATCTTTGGTGTATTTGGCAAACACTGGCATCTTAGCCGTGGAAAACGGGAGTTTGTACACGACGATAGCTTGCTTCAAAATATCAACCTGAAGTTCAACGACTTCGGTCGTCACCAAATACTGAATGAAATTATCAGCGGCTTGATACCATTCGTCGGTAACACCTTGTTCGGCACGCGCAGCAAGTTCATAGCACGCCGCCACAGACGAAGAGTACGCCATGGTAATCGCAGCCATTCGCTCGGTCGTAGTCTTCGCCGTCTCGACCGTGGCATTTCCCGACAGAATGGAATCAACCGGCGAGATACCAGTCAAGATGGTCCGATAGTAGAGAAACCGGTCAAGGCTTTGGGCATCGGCGCCGCCGATGACTCGCATAGCGGCTCTCAGAATGTCTTCCTCGGTGTTGGCGTAAAGCATGTCCGAGATACGAACCCACGCCCTCGGCGTGATCGTGTTACGACCGTCGTCATACAGCGACAATTCGTTCTTGAAGACTTGGATATAGCCCAGCACGTCGGGATGCACTTTCTGCGTCACCGCCCACTGGAACCATTCATTGTAATCTTCCAAGACGTATCTCCAACAAAGAATCAAATGATTATGTTACGAGTATAACCCCTTTCAAGCATTCGTCAAGCGAATACTTAGATAAGCTTCAGTTCACCGCGATAGAAGCCATATTCCCGACCATTGTCTTGATCGATTTTGGCGACCCACTCAAAGTCATCGGTGTCCTTGCCGGTGATGGTCCCGGTCATGCCGATTTCCAGTTTGTCTTCGCCATAGTCGATGGCGCGATCATCGCCCTTGTGGTTGACCATAACGACGCGCGAACCAATTTCCAGCTTAGCCATTTCAGCTTTCCTTCAGCAAAAACATGATCATCATTTCGTCCAGGCGATCCATGAATTCAGGATACCAGACAGGAATAGTCGCCCGCATCTGATCGAACAGCACGGCATCGTTTTGCGGGTGCAGGGGAGTTACGCCATTGACACTCAAAAATCCGTCACGATGTTTTACGTGAAGAGTGCGATGACGCTTGGTGTAAGGAACCTGTTTTAGGTTAATTTTCGTTTGGTCTCGTCTGCCCCAAAACATGCAGTAGGCGTTGTACGGCGCATGTCCAGGCAAGCATTCCCATCCGTCCATCGGACGCTTAATTGTCGTGGTGAGCGATCCCCAGAAGGTGTTATCCCTGGTTACAAATGCATCAATGATGTAGGACTTGGTTTCCATGCTATACTTGTATCATGGAAATTATATTTGACAATAATTTTTTGGAAGAGCATAGGGGAATCGAACCCCTCTTTCCAGAGTGAAATTCTGGCGTCCTAACCGATAGACGAATGCTCCACACAGGAACATTTATTAGGGTGATGGAGCGGCTAGTGGGGATCGAACCCACGACCTTCTGCATGGCAAGCAGACGCTCTACCTCTGAGCTATAGCCGCATCATGTACCTAATAAAGGTTGGTACGCCCTACGGAATTCGAATCCGCATTACCCGATTGAAAGTCGAGGGTCCTAGTCCAGTTAGACGAAGGGCGCGCATGGCAATTTGGTCCAGTGGTTGTCCACTGGATCGCCGGGTTGCCCTTAATTTAAGGATGGTCTAGTTAAACGCGACCAAGCAACCCGGCGGAACCTTCACGTTCCTCCGAGCCACCGCGCACAAAGCCGCGACCGGCGAAAGCCGGGGCAACAGTTGCGAAAAGGGTCGATGCGTTTTTCATAATCTATATTTAGCAAACTGCGACGAGCTTGTCAACATAAATCCGAAAATAAATTTAATCGTCAAAAAAATCAGACGATTTTCCCGTTGCCAGATCGATGATCGTGCTTCTACCTTCACGCCCCTGGCGCGATTCCGACAGCATGAACGGGCTATGGCATGTAAAGATAAACTGTTCGACGTGACGAATGGTTTCCATTAGCGTGCGTTGCGTCGAAGGATGCAGATGGCGTTCGGGACCATCAACCAGAATGGGAACGCCAGTCTCAGGGGGCATTCGCATAAACAGGTGCAGCAAATAACGTTGCGCCCCGGTCTCGGATACGAAGCCCTGGTAGGTCTTCCCTTCGATACGTGTGTTCTGGTTATTGAAATGCATGTGGTCCATGCCTTCCAAAATTTGCTGCATTCGTTGAAAGTTCTCAACGCCATCAGCCCGACGACCAACGAAGTAGTCATCGAATGTGTCACTGGTGAGAATGAAACTCACCTTGTTGTACAGGGTCTTTTTGAATTCGGTGATCTCATCCATGTCGAACTGATTTTTGTTCTTCATAGAGAAAGTACGTTCATTGCCATCGTCGTCAATGAAGTCGATTTCACAAGACGTGATCGGACGCCCTTCAATCAATTCATTGGCGTTCGGTGTCCCCATGACACCGGCAAGCAGGTTCAGGACCGTTGTCTTACCTGCACCATTCATTCCAATGATGCAGGTATTCTTCGTGAATTTAATGTCGGTGCTGAACCAACTATTAAATCCCGTACAGCGGAGCCCCTTGATAAACATTAGGGGTTCAGGCGGCGTTGCAGTTCGTCTTCCAAGATCGAACGCATTTCGCCCGGTTGCAGGCTGCGAATGCCCGCCTTCAGATCATCGACCGATTGCGACTTGAGATAGGCTTGCTGACGACCAGCGGCGGTGTTCGGCATGGTTTTATCTCCGAAAGAATGTTGTTTCGATCTATGTCCGAACATTACTATAGATTCTCCCGTTGTCAAGCAAATTCTGTCATGGTTCTAAGATCACACCCGATGAGGGTAAGTCTCTTGGGGATTTTCATCTTAATGAAAGCTAAATCAGCTTCCGAAAATACGGCAACTATCCGATCCGCGTTGTAATCAAACTGATTATCCTTCATGTATTTCGCAAGGGGCGAAATTTTAATCGTAAGGTTCGTTTCCAAAACTTGCAAAAAGTCCGAAGTTTCGGAAATGAGACCGCCAATACGAATGACGTAGACAGGCTCAAGGTTCTTGCGGCAACACTGGCGCAGGAAATGCCAAGCCTCAGTGTCGTAGCGGAACACAGAACGAAATTGCATAGCAAGATCGGTCGTTGGTTTCGTTGCAGACAACTCCCGCTCTTTGATGACCGAAACCGTCTTGACTTCAATCGGAGTCAGTTGCGGATATTTCTCGGGCGTATCTGTTTTTTTGGCTTCATCCAAATAGATGACCCAGGCAGTATTCATCGCATTCAGGTTCGCGAACCGCGAACCGATCTTATCGAACCAAGGCTCGCCAAGATTATACGAACCTTTTTTATAAAATTTTCCATCAGGGGCGCGAAGGCGATAGCCCGTCGTTGTTCTCGTTACCATATCGCTTCAGGCTCACAACCAATTTTTTCCGCCAACCAACCGCGTAAGTTATTGATGTCAATACAGACTTCCGTCAAGCCCATCATAACCGCAGTCGAAGCGATCTCTGCATTGTCCGTGAAGACCCAGCGATTGTCCTTGATGGTCATGTGACCTTCAATGTCACCGAATTTCTTGGACAATTCTGCACGAATCTGAACGTTCGAATAGCGAGAGATCGGCACATAAAACACGTGCGTCCACCGCTTCAGAACTTGATTGCGCCGAAGCTTCATGAACGATCCGCTTGTCAGCAACGAATCCATAACGTGCGAGTTTAGTCCAAATTCGGCAGACCGTTTCATCAAGATTTGTTCGATCATATGTGTGATCGAAATTTGCTTGTGGTCGCGAATGAATTCAATTTCTTCTTTGAGTTTGACCGTCAGGATTTCCCAATTTTCAGGGAAGCCGCCGTGAAGACGATACATATCATTGACGACCTGTTCGACCATCGACCAACGCGCAAAGCGTGTTCCAACTTGATCCGTGCATTGGAGCTTGGGACCGCCCCAGTACAGACCCGTGGTCTTGTCTCGGATTTTGTAGACGATATCGACTGACATCAGGACGCCAGCTTTCCGGTGCGCAGGTTGATTGCGCGCATCGCAGGGCAGAGCATCTTTACAACCACAAGATCATCCGAATTGACCGGAAAAACGCAGTACACGAGACGTTTGTTATAGTCTGAGCTATTGTGCCAAAGTTTATTATGTTTTAAGCCCAGTGAAATCGAAAGCTTGCTTTCGATCATTGCGACATATGCCGTCCATTCTTCTTCGCGTCCCCCGGTACGGTAATCATCAAAGTCACCTTGCACTGCAACCAGATAGTCAAATTGATTGACTAGATCATATGACCTATGATCTAGTAGATAGTTCGCGAAGTCATATAGATGCGCGAATTCCTTGCGCTGAGCGTCAGGAATTTTAAGAAAATTAGAGATCACCAAATTCTTTTCTTGGTTCGGCATACGCTCCGGTTTGCCGATTTCTTTGGTGGTGATTTGAAGTTCAACTAGGTCTAGGCTAGGCGGCAAGTTCGCCGATTTGAAATAATTCGCGGCAACCTGATAAATGTCATGCGCGATCATTGCATCTTCCGCAGACGGATACATCTTGCCTTGAACATCAAAGCGCACGCCATTGGATCGCGCCTTGGCGATGCCAACGCCCGTCCAATATTTTTCGTACTTGTCAGGGTGTTGAAGTACGAAACACGTCTCTGTTTTTTCGTACACCATCAGACGTGTTCCGTGATGTTGTCCTTGAACGGGTTCGCGGTGATCCACATTTGGAACATCACGGCGTCTTCGTTCTTTTCGAACGTGTAGTTGGTGCTATCGTCGTAGTAGTACCAGCCACCGTCACAGTGAGCGTCGATCCATTTCAGAATCAGTTCGCGATGGAACAGCCGAAAGGACGGGTTCACCACTTCAACATGCGTGAAGGGAAGCGAGACTTTTTTCCAGCCTTCGTGATCAATCCGCATTGGTGATTTCCTCGAATTTAAGCATCGGGAACTTCAGCTTCCCCGCAACAGAATCTTCGTCGTTATAGACCACAATCCGATATTCCGTGTAGTCATCGGTCGGCTCAAATTCAATGTGATACAAGGCTTGCGTGCTGTTCAGATGCATCAGGAATTGACGAATGGAACGACCAACGTCGTTGCACATATCGTCGTCCAACATGATGAGCCGAATGGGCTCAAGTTCCATGCCGTCATATCCGTGAAAGTAGAAAACAGCTTGTTGCATCTTACAGCATCTTCAACAGGTGAGCGTAATCGGTTTCCGACAGCGCATGAAACTTCAAGAACATCGGATAACCGTTGGCGGCATTGGGAACGGCATCCTTCAGGTAGCCGTAAAAATATTTGATGCTGTTGTACTCTTCTTCCTTCAGGCGCCATTGCGAGCGCAAACGAAGGTGACAGAATACGACTTCCAACAGGGCTTCGTCGCCCGCCTTCATATCCCAGCTTCCGAACACATGACCGTTGCGAATGGCAGTAGCCAGATCACGCAATTCCCCAGCCGACGCGGCAGGGAACTTGACCTTGTTATACTGCCTAATTCTAACAACAGATGAGTCCACAGAATATCCTTTCACTTACCTCATCATTATCACGAAAACGAAATTGGTCAAGAAAAACTCTTTCATCCCAACACGTTTTTTGGTATCTTCCTTGTATGATCCCAGCCCATATCATCCCTGGAATGTATGTCTTTGGTCTCTCAAAAGAGGCAGAAGACCTTAGTGATACATCCCATAGCATATATTGGTATATGCTACAGATTAGCGAAATTATCGATGGGCGCACCGCCTACATTTCGGGTTGCCGCGCATGGCTGAATGGTGCGCGTGACGACATGACTCAAGGTCTCATTAGTTCACCGGATACATATCATTATGACGACCGGGATCACTATTTTGATGGCAAGGACCGTGAACGTTACCTTGGATGGTTGATGGAAGCCCGAAATTTTAGTGAACAATATTTTATGCATGAACCACAACACGCCATTGTTCGGGCTATCGCGTCAGGTAATATTTCCCGCGCCGAAATGATTGTTGAGAACATGCGCGAATCTCTCGCGAAAATCAACGACATCAAAGGCGAACTGAAGACGCTGGCGTTTCTTTGCATCAAATAAATAATAGATGCGTGCTTGTCTCATCATCCCTTGCCATGAACCTAAAATCCCATGGCTTTTGGATTTTCTCGAAACATTATCCAATCCCGAAAATGAAAAAATTGTTATTGCTGTCTCTGTAGGTAGAGACATCGATTTGTTCAAGAAACGATTAGCTCAATCGCCGCAGTATAATAACTTGTTCTTTCTTGCCACGGCAGATTATCTCTCGTCAGAAGGCTTGCACGCGGGTTCAAAGGCAATCCAATGCTCCGCGTCAGGAATTATCAATATCAAGAAATTTGCCGCTCTTATGTGGTCTATGCGCGATTATGATTATGCCGTCTGTGTCGATGCTGATTCCAAAGCGTTGTCTGATCTGACGACTATCCTCAAGGCAGCGGTTACTAATTACAAAAAGAATATTTTCTTCGGAAGTACCACGCGAGATTTTTCATTCTATAGAATGAACAATGTCAACCATCGATATTTTAAACCAGATCAGGTTGCCAAGATCAAACAAAACACCAATGACGGTCATGTTTATACGTGGTTCCATGATGTTCCCACATATAAGAAAGAAGACCTAGCTGATTTTTTTGCTATGATGGATGAAAATCAAGGATTGGATACATTTCTAGAGCGTATCGACTGGTATGCTTTTGAACATATTGCCTATCAACAATTCCTGATTGTTGCAAAAAACGCAACCATCATTGACGTAGAGGGTAAAATTCCCGAAGAATTCCCGGTTGCCCAGCACAAGGCTATCAATAAAAAATACGATTATCTTCCATTATGGGTTCCAAAAAGCATGTACGAAGCCGATCCTGCCATGCAGAAACTAGGCTTTCATATGCTGAACCATATGGATAGATGAGTGGTGCGCCCTACTGGATTCGAACCAGTGATCAGAGTGTTATGAGCACCCGGCTTTCGACCGCTAAGCTAAGAGCGCGCTACTGGTGATCTATCAGCCCGCGCTCTTAGTGTCAATCAGAGTTTTAGACGCCAGAAGCCAGGGTTATAGATACCATCGATAGATAGAATCCATTCTATACCAGTCCACTTGAGTTGATTCGAAGAATTCAAATTCAATACGAACTGTAACTGTGTTGCGTCCGATTGCGAAGCATCAAACGATACAAACCATTCCGTACCCGAAAATTCAATAATATCATTTACGCTGGCATTCAGATTTCCCCACGCTACCGAAGGTCCAACATCACTGATAATCAGATATCGTTGACCTTGAGCCACCGGGGGAAGTTTTTGGCTTGGGAACGCTGTCATAGGATCAATCAAGGCGTCAACCGGAGCAAACGTGTTGCTCGGGATCGTGTCTGGATCAATTTGGAAAAATAATTCATTCGGGTCTTGGCTGTATTGCAGCGTGCCAACGATACCCGATGTCGCTTCCAAATCAGCCGCATTGGGATTCAAAATCATACGGCTGACAGCCGGGCGCAACGCTCCATAATCCCAAAGCAATTCAGACCATTTGTAGGGATTGCCCTCTGCATCGACATTCGAGCCACGCTCATCGACTAGCGAAGCGATGTTGCCTTCGATGTAGACTTTGAAGTTGCCAGGAGTAACAACCTCTTGCGACATGCGCTTACCTTTCGCGTAGTCCTTATCCACGATAGTATTTTCATCGAACGGAACGTCGTTGATGTTCGTGACGATTTGTTCGATGAGACGCTGTTGCGTGACCATGGCTGGCGGCGAAATCCAAATAGGAATACGCAGCTTCATCGTAGAGATTTCCAATTCCTCGGTACCGACCGGAATAGAACGAGAAGTCCATGTGATGTCTTCTAGGTGAGCATCCGTCAGGGCAGTCCAATCCAACGCATTGTCGCTGTTTTGAATCCAGAAGTTAGGATACATAACCGGAAGAATTTGTTCCATGATTTCGTATTTTTGTTCGTAGTTGGATGTCCAAAGGTCGATTTGGATTTCCATGTTGAACGGTCGGGGCATCAGACGCTTGACGCTATAACTACGCCCGCGTTCAGCCGTATATTTGTTCGTGAGCGGATCAATCGCACGCTCGATAACTTTTAGCTCATCAACGTGAGCCGGGTTCTGAACGTCTTCGCGACGCCCCGTCAAGCCTGTCTGCCAGACCGTAATCTGAGGCGCGGAGTTGAGGCTGTTTTCAGAACCGTTGCGCATGATGTTGGCGACAAGCTTGCTTGTCTTAGCCATCGTGACCGGGACCATCTTCAGTTCAGGAGGCATACCCTTGCGGCTACCAATGGTATATTGGAACCCCGAAAAGGCGCGAACCACTTGCTCTAGGAAACGAAGTTGCTGACGATCATAAAAATGATCCAATGTGTGAATAGCCATGCGTTTATTTATTGACTTCCGTTGTCCCAATTTGGCAATATGGGATTATAAATTTTTAGGTAATTTTAAATGGCTTCCAAAAAGTTGCAGTCGGGCATCAAGTCCGCCGGTCGAATGACCGCAAAGACCAAGAGCCGTGGTATCGTTGCAGCCAAGGCACGTCGCAGCCGCAACTATACTAGCTGCGATGAAGTGTGCGAATCCTCGGATGCATACGGCAATCGCTATGCCCAAAAGCTGAACCCAGAGGCGTTCTACTATGCCGCCACCGTGCAGCATAACAATGGCACTCTGTTTTTCGTTCGCTTCCAAGAACGCTATCTAGATATCTCGGAACAACCGTTCCTGTTCTCGGCAAGCAACGTTGAACATTTGAAGTATATGTGGTCACGTATCGCAATTGACGACGCCATTCGTTTCGAATCGGATGTTGATCCGACCACTTTCAAGATCGTCCGTTACTCGGCTTGCATGTATGACGCAACCGAAGAACTAGGTCTTGGCGGAACTGATTTTGTTTTCAAGTCCGCTATCGCTAAGCTGACCCCGGCAGAAGCCAAGGTTCTCGGCTTGGATGTTCACAAGGCTGAACAAGTTTTCACTCGTCGTGAAGACATGAACACTAAAGACGTACAGAAACTCAAGGATTTGTCACAAGATATGTGCCAAGTTCGCCCAGGAAGCATTGCACAATATGACTAAAGATGATCTCAAGACTTTCAGTGACGAAGCAACCGCTTTGTTCGCTGAAGGCACCGCGCAATATGCTAAGCACGTTGAAGCTTGGACCAAGCTGTTTGCGACGTATTTCCCGGCTGTTGCCACCATCGGCAAGTTCTACGAACAAGCCGGTCTGGACGCTTATGCCCGCGCTCGCCAATCTGCTTACGCGAGCGACATTCTGAAAAGCTAAGCCAGACTAAATATCCGTACTTAACTAGGAGTATGGATATGGACGTTTTAGCAATTCAGAAGAAGCTTGTGGCTGCTGGCTTCTCCCCTGGTACTTTGGATGGTGATCTTGGTCCTAAGACCTTCACCGCCATCATCAATTATTCAGTCAAAAAGGATTTGGGTTCGTTGAGCGTCCTGCTAGGACGTGCTTTCGCAGCCGACTTCCCGAAGTACAATATCGTCACCGGTCTTCGTATTTCGCACTTCATCGCCCAGGCGGCTCATGAAACTGGCGGCTTCCGCTATCTTCAAGAGTTGGGTTCGGGTAAGGATGCGAACCATGACGGTTTTGATGACTACCTTCAGAAGTACGACTTCCGTAAGGATTTGGGTAACAACCAAGTCGGCATGGGTCCGAAGTATCGCGGGCGCGGTATCTTCCAATTGACCGGCTATTTCAACTACGTTGCCTACGGCAAGCGTTTGGGTATCGATCTGGCGAAGCTTCCTGAAAAGGCTGCTGATCCCGAAATCGCAACCCTGACCGCCTGCCTCTATTGGACAGATCGCAAGATGAATGATTTCGCCGATAAGGACGACGTTCTTTCGATCACCAAGAAGATCAATGGTGGCACGAATGGTCTAGATGACCGCAAGGCTTACCTTGCTCGTCTGAAGACTCTTTTGGTCTAACGACCGATAGTAATACCCTTACGGTTAGCACTATCAAATGCCGGGAAATGACCTTCAAGTCGTTCCCGGCATTTTTGTTTGTATGCCCACTTAGTTGCGCTACCCAAATCAATCGAGTGTTGCAATTTGTAATCAATCACCTTGGCGTAGATTGTACCAATCCAAACACCGCCCTTGGGGTCGAACCAAATGTATTCACCCGTGCGGACTTCGATTTGATTACCACGGTCGATGTCAATGAACATATCGGCATGTTCCCAGCGGCGTAAATTACCAACGGGATCGGGGGCAATTCCTTCTACGAAATTTCGTAGAATCCATTTGTTCAAACCCTCGTGGCGACCATCGCCACGCATGTATTCTTTTTTAAGTTCACGCAACGCTTTGCGATACCAAGGCAACGGAACCTTCACGGTATCAATTTCCTCATCGGTAAGTTCACCGATGCGATTGACTAGATCAGCCGCGATTGGACGGCGTTTAGCTTCCTCGCGGAGCAAATTCGTAAGTGAGCGTCCTACATCCTTCATTCGAAATCTGCGCGCGGGCGAACAACTTTCGACAGAGCTTGCTTTTCTTTCTCTGTTCCACCGTCGTTGTCGAACGTGGCATCCCTATTGTTATTGAGGAAATCATGATACAGGCGGCTCGCTGGCGTCCAGTCTTGGTGACGCCAATTGATTTCCTGCATCTTCCATCCATGCTCGGTTCTACGGAACAAAGTCGGCGGATTGTAATCTGAGCGCAAATAGTAGTCGCCCACGTCAGGATTAATCGGGAATGTGGCACCCGTACCTAATAGAGCATAGCCATTCGGGGGAATACCGTTACCTGCCAAAATCCATGGGTTCTGACTCGTGATTTCGTCCCCAGGCTTGACCCAGAATTGTTGAGTTTCGAAGTTACGATTGCGGAAGTTGGCAACCGCAATATCATAGATGTCTTGGTTGATGTCTATGAGATCATTGCCATCACTACCTGTAGCGATATCACCAATAGTAACACCGTTGGCGACATCGTTGATGCCCCATGGATCGGTCGCAGGTTGATCCAGAATGTCTTGGAATTCTTGGGTAGCCGTCATCGGAACCATCTTCAGGCGCCAAATGTGCGGATACCATGTCGAGGAATAACCGTCCGAAGCCCGGTTGGAATCTTCCACCACGTAATATTTGTTGATAGCTGGACCACCATCCAACATCGCGTCGTCGCGCTGGTGAGGCAGTTCAATCACGTCGCCAGGGATGATCTTGCGTCCGCACATTGCGAGCATGTCATTCATGTGGACTTCGATAAAGATCGTATCGCTCGATAGAAACAAACCGAATTGCTTCATATCAAAGTCGTTATCCGCGACATTATATGTGCCACGCATTTCAATGATTTCATCGCGATACTTGCGGTCGCGATTTTCACCTAGAACCGGGTCTTCAATAGCGGTGATCCCGCCATCCATGATGGACCCATCTTGAGCCTCTTGGTCGTACACACCTTCATAAAGGTGAATAAAGAGGGCAGTACCCGACACGTTGAAGAATTCAGAAATCGTGCGATCAATGAATCTAAAATCTTTTGTGCGTCGTCCGTTGCCGCTGTTCCAAATAGAAAATCTAGCCATAAGTTTATTTATGGCTAGATCATCTGTCTTATGCAGCTTGGGCTAGTCGCTTGATCTTGTTCTTGGTGATGAAACCAGAGACAGCGGCACTCGTAACCCCCAAGTGCCGATAGCTATTTCCGATACTGGTCATGGACTCGCCCGCCAGATATCTTGCCTTCACTTCATTCGCAATTGGAAAAATCTTACTTGACTTCAGACAACCACGTTCGATTTCTTCTTGAGACTTTTGATACACGTAATACTCCCGACTGAAGCTGGACTATTACGGTATTACGAAAATTATGTCAACGCCACTGACCGTACCTATGCGAAGATACGTGACCATTGTACGGTAAGCCGTGAAGTTTCGCATAGGTACGCATCTGATCACGAGTCAGATTTAGGTTTTCGGGCTTCAAACGTCGATTACTCAGACGCAAAGCGCAACGAGAACCAGCGGGCATCGATGCCCGTCCGAGAAAGCCAGAGAAATCGTGTTTCATGCTTGTATTTTCGTTAATTACCAAACGAAAGTCAACCGATAAATACCTTACAAGGTGAGGATTTATCATGGCTAATAACGTAACTGCGCGCTCGCAATTGATTGACGAAATTCAAACCCGTTTGGGCGGCGGCATGATTGACCTTGAATTGGAAGATAAAGAGTATAATCTTGCCATCACCTTTGCCCTAGATCGCTATCGTCAGCGTTCGGGTAACAGCGTTGAAGAGAGCTTCGTCTTCTTCGATGCTCAACCAGATGTTAACAAGTACACTCTCCCGAAGGAAATTCAAAACATCGTCGCCCTGTATCGTCGTAACATCGGCGGCACCGCTGGCGGCGCGTCCATCGATCCCTTCAGCCTTGCTTTCACCAACAACATCTACATGATTTCCAACCCAGGTGGCATGGATACCGGCGGTGCAGGTATGCTAGCCACTTACGACTTTGCTATGCAATATCAAGAGCTTGTTGGTCGCATGTTCGGTCGCGACATCCTTTACACTTGGGATACCTATTCCAAGAGCCTGACGATCCAACGCAAGATTACATACGTTGAGCAAATCATGGTCCACGTCTACAACGCCCGTCCTGAAGAAGTCATCATCAACGACGTATATGCTCGCCCGTGGATTCGTGACTATGCCTTGGCGCAATGCAAGCTGATGATCGCTGAAGCCCGTGGCAAGTTCCAAAGCCTCGCCGGTCCTCAAGGTGGTATCACCATGAACGCTGACGCTCTAAAATCGGAAGCACAATCCGAACTGGAACGTCTGGAACAAGAGATCATTCAGTTGATCGATTCCGACATGGGCTATGGCTTCGTAATCGGCTAAATGTTTATTCATGAGATTCTATGTGAAGGACGAGACGCGCCCCTGTATCATGGGACGACGTTCGGTGGTGCTTTGCTCATTCTCAAACAGAATAAAATGGCGGATCGAACCAGCCATTCCAACATGGACTTGGACGACATTAATGGCGTAAGCCTGTCGCGGAGCCCGCGTATCGCCCATGGTTTCGGAGCCGTAGTGTTCGTGCTGGACCAACGGCGCCTGTCACACAACTACAAAATCTCGCCCGTCGATTACTGGGACACCGATGAGAAGAAGAGTTTTTACGAGCCTACGCCATACACGCGCGAGGGCGAATATACCGAAGCGGAAGAGTTTGTAATCGGACCCATCAACAACGTGAGTCGATATATCATTCGCTTAGAAATGGTTATGACCCAATATGAGAGAATGATGAAACACGTCATCTATCATATTGATCATCCTGAAGAATTTGATGGACCACACCAATATTCTCCGATCTTTGACCATCCATTACTCTATGTGGACGGGAAGCCTGCCAAGCAAATACAAGATGCAGTGATCGCCAAACTTCGTTTAGACAAAGATACGAAAAAGAAATCTCGTCTGTACTAAAACGATTCTATCAGTTTATCCCAGGCGGCTTGCTGATCGTCAACCCAACCATTTTCCCAGCCGAAAAATTGGTCATCCATGAGAGCGGTGTATGGGTTATCGCTGCACTGAAGCATGTTGGCGAAAGCTTGCTGACCTTCTTTGTAGGCGCGAAGATACTCGGCACTGGTCAGTCTAGGCATAACGATCTCCGTTTCGGACACGATGTACCTGTTATCGTCCGAAGTCAATCTTCAAATTTTTAGCCAGCCATTTCAACTTGAACAAGGCGGCATCATCTTCTGATTGAAACGTGAACGTATAAAACGAACCTTCCATGTTCGGTTTGACGTTCGCCTTGATATGAGAAAGAGTAGGTGTGCCTATGCCATTCTCTTTGCACCAATCGCCAACAGGCGGCTTGATGATTCGAGTTTTTGCATGAACATCATAACTCGCCAACGGCAAAACATAATCATAAGCAACGTCTAAATCATACATCAGAGCCACTTGAACCGAAACAATGCCGCGCTGTCTTTATCTACAAAATTAAAGGTGTAGGTGTCATCGTCATTGTCTTCGATGCTATGAAGATCGACTTCGTTTTCTTCACACCATTCTTCCACGTGGGGAGTTAGATACCTAAACACGCCCCGCGCGCCATATTCCGACAATTCGTACGTTTTTTCATAGCCTAGTCGGATACGATGTAACATCTTAGACCTGTGGTAACGGTGACAGTCCGCGCGACAGCATGACAGCTTCCATCTTACGCATTCCGGTTTCTAACATGAACACGGTATCTTCGCCACGCTCAATCAGTTGCTCAAGTTCGCGTTCTGCATGATCGCCCTGGACCATCATCCAAAACTGTTGGGCTTCCTTCAGTTGCTCGCGCACTTTCTTGAGACGCGCCTTCGCATATCGCTGCGCATTAAGCAAATAGCGGTCGCTCATCGTCTCGATTTCGATTTCGTTGCCGTCACGATCAGTCCACATAGTTCACCCATTCATTCCAGCAAATGTCAAATGCACCCTTGATTGTCAGGTGAGACATCTTATCGACAGTACGGAACGAAAACCCTTCTTGAGGGTGGATGACCCAATAGTCATGGTTGCACACACGTTCCTTGACGATTTTCGCGATCAAGGTGTGATCCACAGTGAATTCGTGGCAGTCATTCATTTCTTCAAACGAGATAAGCATATCAATTCCAATCAATGATTTACCATAGCGAACCCTACGAAAATTTGCAATTTCAATTTCGTTAAGGTATGGTGAGATATGGACCCAAACGCGCACAAAGATCGGAAACGGTTTACGCCTATCATCCTAAACAAGGTTCTGTCTTTCGAAGCCCGGCAGACGATGGAAGCATGGTGCGCAACCCAAACCGAAGATTTGGCAGTCGTAGATTATCGCTATGATTTTATTTACGAATCACCGATGGAACGCAGCATGTCTACCGCCGCGTATCGGTTTCGATCAGCCGCATGTTTCGTCTCGGATAACGATGCAGTCATATTCCGTTTGAAATTTGCTGAGTATATTTCACGTGTATGAACTGAAAATTCCACAACACCACCATGCCGCATACGGTGGACCGGGGTGTACAACCGCCTTCCTGTTCGTCTGGCGCGATGGTCTGTGGTATCCGATGATTGATGACGTAATTCACGAATGGCTCAACGAGCGTAAACGTGATGGAGAAATCGGGCGGACGTTTCTCGAAACTGCTATGAACCGCCGCACACAAAACGATATGTTTCCCGACCACATTTCCATGTGGTTTGAGACTGATGAAGAAGCCATGCTGTTTAAGTTGAAGTGGTTATGATTGATGTTGAACGCGCTTGGGAAAGCCCCTCCGATCCGGGGCGTTTTCTGTTCTATGATCAAATCGAATGCTTGTCTAGTATTCGAGCATTTCTCAGAGAACGCTATACTTTCTATAGACAATCTAAACTTGCTAGCTTTCTATACGAAGTCACACTTACTAACCCAGACGATATTGTATATTTTAAATTGAAGTTTTGTTAATAAGTATTGGTATGAAACATCTTAGTGTACTCCATTCTCATATGGAGAGTTTTTCTGAACGTTTAGAGCCACATGATCGCAACGCTTTCAAAGCTCTGGCGAACGCTGTTCTTAAAGAAATTGAATATGATCCCCGCGAATTCGAACACGTGGATGATAGTGATCTAATTGCTGCCATCATCGTATTGACCCAGAACTACGATTTCCATACGAGCTATGAAGATATCGCACTCGAATACTCCACTCTGTTAGTAACGCTTCAGGATCAAGCGTTCCAGTTCAGAAATTCCAGAGATTCTAGTAGTAATTTTATGGCATTTGTTCAAAAACGTGTTATAAACGCCTATCCTTCTTGGTTTTCGGAGAAACGTTTGTGAACGAGATCGCCCTTACTCTCAATTCTAGATGGGAAATTTGGGCGGCTCGCGTACATGATCGCGTCATTCTTCCTACCCAAGCGTTCGTCAAATGGTGCGAACAGCATGGCGTCAACGGGTATTCCTTCCAACACGTGGCAGATGGTAATAAGGTCTACGCGGAAGTTAATACGTGGAAACCTCTCATCGTGTTCGACAACACCGATAGCGCAGCCCTGTTCAAACTCTATTGGGCAAACAAACTGTGAAATACGAGTTGGATGTATCCGAACTTGGAAGCAAGGTGTGGGAACTTGATCCCACGAAACAACATTTGGCTGGCTTCAAAATAACCAAAAGCGGGCGACTGAGTAGACATTTGAATGTTATCGAGGTATTTCGGCTGACGGAGGAATTTACCTGTTGGTGTGAAGCCAACGAAATTACACCAATCTTGCGACCTATTTTCAATAAAGGGCTTTGCCGTAAGCTCCTACTTGAATTAGACTCCGCAGAATCCATGCTGCTTTGTAGGTTGAAATTCTGATGGCTGATACCGTTGTAAGGGTTCACGAGACTAACGAAAACGGTAGTGAGCAATTGCTGGACTGGCGATGGACCTATGATGAGGTAGCCAAACAGCATTTTCGCGAATACCATCTTATTACCTCCGTACTACTGTGGATGGACCGCAGGGGCATCAAATACCCCACGACGACTGTAGAGTATGACAATGGCGGCAACCAAGTGTTCCATCTTCGTTTCGAAACCGATCTGGACGCAACGATGTTCAAGATGCGTTACGCCCAATTTGGCGCCGACACCTTCCTTGCAACCGATTTTATCGATGATTGGCTGAAAGCTACCTAATGCCCGTTTTTGTGTTCATGCCGGAAAATCATCAGAAGCGATCACCGTTCAACGACATCTTTGTGGTTGACGTGACAAAAATATTCCCTGGTAAAACACATACCAGTTCAAATGCTATTGTTCTGTCGGATAATTTTGTCGATTGGTGTAAAGAAAATTTGAAATATGTGCCAAAATTAGATACTATAGATTTTGGGATAGACGGAAGACGTGAATGGCGTCTAGCCCTAGAATTCATTGACGACGATACCCTAATCCTTTTTAAACTCAAATGGATATGAACTTACAAAATATCAAGCGGGTTGTTAAAGCCCTTCGTCTATCCACTGTCGAATGCGTAACAATCGGTGCAGTCTTATTTGTAGGACTTGCTCTAGTGGGTCTGATTCTCTTCGGAGCCCTGGCATTCGTTGGGTTGTTGTGTACCCATCCGATCATTGCACTGGTATCGGCTCTCGGTGTTTCCATCGTCATCATGGCTATCGTGAAAATTTGTCGCAACGAAGTCGATTGATGTTGACAGGACTAAATTAGTTTAGTATAAATATAATTATAGAAACGGTACGCCGGTTTAGCTCAGTTGGTAGAGCAGTGGTTTTGTACAGGTCATTAAGTTGACTGAAGCGGGAGCAGACGAAAGTCTCTCCCCCTTTGAAGGTCCGAGAGCCTAAAGCTTAGAGGATCAAGGAAAACCGAAGGTCGCGAGTTCGAGTCTTGCAACCGGCACCATTCTATTCTCCCTTAAAATATTTCGAGAACATGATCTTGAACATCACGGCATCGTCCTCGCTATGAAATAGCACGAGGATGAACTGACATTGTGCCAAAATGGTCGGAAATTTTTCCCATTTGGTGCATGGCAGAACTTCATTCCAAATATTCGTATCAACCATGTGCTTGTCATGATCGATAAGGATATATGGAAACGGATTCTTAACGCAATCCTTTACCAGATTGCGAAATGTCTTACCGTTGACCATGACGTATTTGTCACGATCCTTTACGGTCCAGCACGTCGCTTCGGGACTCTCCCGAAAGTATAATGTGATTGCGCCTTTCATTGGCTCATACTCGCGGTATACCGCCCAGAGAATTTCAGTTTAAAAAGCAGCGCGTCTTCATCGCTGCAAAATAAAATAGCGGAATAATGATTCTGAAACAGGACCACGGGTTGCTTCTCAAAATTCTCGCTACCCCAATGCAGCATGTCATACCAAAACGTATCGTCATACGGTTGAAAATGCATGATATCGACTAGCACCCAGAAATACGGGTTCCTGGCACAATCTAGTAAAAGGTGTTTGATCACTTGCCCATTTACGCGAACGAACTGCCGTTCGGTATTGTGCCAACGTTTCTTCGTTGGTTGAGCAACGTGCCGGGTAATCATTCGAAAATCTGCCATCGATTGAATTTCAGTTTGAACAATAGCATGTCATCTTCGGTTTCGAAATGGGCGCCCCAAAGCGGCGACTGGCGCACTATTATTGTATCGAGACCGAAGGTTTCGAAATAGCCAAAATTTTCCTTCGCCCATTTCTGGCATTCAAACCAGTGTGCGAGATTAACGCTCTCTGCCACATTTTGTGTGGGTAGAATGAGCGAATTCGGCGGAACGGCAGAAACCCTAAGCCATTCGCCATACCAGACTAGGCGGTTTCCTGCCGCGCTTGGGACGATGTAACGCATTCTCATGTGTGCAGCACCATATCAGCCGGAATGAAATCCCAATCTGGAAATTTCATTCTGCACAACATGCGATCTTCTTCAGTATCGAATGACAGGCATCCAACGTTAGGACCCGATAGTGATTCAGTTCTGATGGCGAAGGCACTGAAATTCTTGATGTTCGCAGAACACCATATGAAAGTACCCTGCCAGTCGATCTTGGAACTATATTTCCAGTGACCCGAATGGTACAGAATAAAGGGCGGAAGAGTTTCGACGTTCTTCCACTCACCCTTCCAATCCCTATCGGTTAGTGATCTGCCTGTAACTATGCCGATTCCACGAACGTTATAACTCATTTTCGGGAACGCTCCACTTCAAACGGAACATGGTGGCGTCTTCTTCGTATTCGAAATACAGCACCAGACGATGAAACCAATGCAGAGGATTCGGAGGCTTCGCATTCAGCGCGCCTTGATTGAACCATAACTGACGCTTAGTGAAAGAATCGTCTGGTAGCTCGCCGCATTGGTCCATGCGTGCCTTCACGGCTTCGCAGGAGCCCCGTAGAGTGGTCTTACACCAGTCAATGAAGTCAGGATCAAGCACGGCGGGTCGATCCGCCTCAGAGGCGAAATTATCAGTCTTAGAAAGGATCGCGGTTCGTGTTGGTCTATTAACGTGAACCAAGATTTTCGAAGTCATATACTGAACAATTCCGAGAACTTGAGCCTAAACATTAGGGCGTCTTCGTCCGTTGGAAGCACAATACCTAGATAATCGCCTTGGGTCAAGATCAGTGGCAATTTGCCAAATTTATCCCGGCACCATATGGCAATACGCTCCCAATCGATTGAAACAACACCACCATTAAGTTTTATTTCTTGCATGATTTGTGGCTTTTCGATCAGTGAGAAATTCTCATACTTGCCGTGATAACGCGATGAGAACCACCTATCTTTATCGAATTCATAACGCCATTTATCTGTGTTCACGTCGATGTCTCTGCTTAGTATTCCATGCCAATGCGAAATAGACCGCATCGTTTTCATCTTCAAAATAGATACCCGGTAGAATGTTGTTCTTGTTACGCATGACCAAGAAATATCTACCTTCGGTTTTCTCCTGCAACCATCTTTCCATCTTTGGAGCAATGAACGGAGCAATATTCACCAACCGCCGGTCTTCCGCATACGTATAAAACGTATTGGCGCACTTGGGCGGCACGACCGGCGGATTACTCTTCCGATACAGCATCCGATGATACGATACGATCCCTGGAACCCGATGAACAAATGGTTCAACGGGCGTCAGCCACTTAATGTATTGAGCACTCGGCATTATTTGAACGTAAGTTTGAAAATTGCGGCATCGTCGCTATTGGCGAATTGAAACCAAACTCTATACAGAGAGTCGCGGACATATGGACGACGCGAAAGCATAGCGTCACACCATTCATTGAAAGCGTTATCCGCGAAGAATTTCACCACTGATGCATTCGTTGTGACTGAACCAAAGCGAATCAGATCATCGAAGACGACGGCAATTGCCGTACCATCTTCGGGCATGTCAGCCATCGGTCTGAGGATTATAGCCATTTCAGTTTGAACATCACAACGTCATGCTTGGTGGCAAGCTTGATATAATAATTGAAGACGATAGGGGTATAGCCACCACTAATCGTCCGCCCGCGATCATGTTGAACCAGTTCGGGAACGTAACCCAGTTCTCTAACACACCATTGGAGGATATCGGGGTTATGGAAATAGACTGAGTAATATCGTTGTTGCGACGAAGGCAAATCTACCCAAGCACCCCCAGCCATCTTCGGAGGAATGTCTACTCTGTAGAACTTGGGTAGGAAGCGTTTCATTTTTCTAGCGCACACACCGAAAACAGAAATAGATCACGTGACGTTCTAAACGTCAGATAATCCGATGTTACTAGTTTTTCGCCAACAAGTAAAACCGATTTGTACATCCGTTCTGGGGTGTAACCAAGATTATGCAGGCACCAAAACATCATGGTTGAATCCATCAAGTATTTGGGCGAAACCTTGGTTCTCCGATGCCAGAACGCTATAGCCATCTTAAACGGAAAAGCATAGCGTGGGTTGGAGTTAGAAAACTTGTACTGAACCGGACGCCCGAATCGTCGTCTAAACGAGTTTCCCATTGAACAGCGGTAGCCTTGATTTTGGGGATATAACCGAAGTGCCGTTCACACCACGAATCAACCTCGCGGTTTTCCCAATTGGGAAGGTAGTCTTCTACGCTCGCTTGCCCCGAAGCAATCGCGTAGGTCTGTTCCAGGGCATCACGGACGTTTCTGGCAAAACGCTTGTTGATGTATTTCGCAGGAACCTTGAGTTTAAAAAATCGAGGTAAGTATTTGATCATATTATAGCCACTTAAGTTTGAAGACCGCCGCGTGCTTATCACTCTTGAACCAAAGGTAGTCCTTGCCTTTATGTTCTTTGGCGAGGGGTGAATACGGCATGGAAAACTCGATCCATTCCGACAACTTTGCGTGAAGCTCGTCAGCCGTCCCGTGCTTGACGCGCATGTCTGCCTTCCACGACTCTTTCATTTCGAGCATGGGGCGATACGGGATAATGTTCCAAAAAATCTTCATTTCGCCCACTTCAACTTGAACATCAGACGGTCTTCTTCACGTTTGAAATAAACGATGTTGATACGTTTGGTAATGCGCTGACCCAAACCACCAATAAACGTCTTTTCTTTCTTCCTTACCAATTTAACACCAGAAGGGATAGAAATGTCAAGCCATTCCTGAATTTCTGGCGCCCACCAAATTTCGTCACGCATCGCGCTCGCGTTTTCCACAATGAAGTCGTTGGAAAGGATGAGCGGATATTTCCAGGGGAAGAAGAAATCTCTTAGAGCCATTTGAGTTTGAACATGACTAGATCATCGGCTGTCTCAAATGCAGCGACGAAACGGTTATAGGTTTTCAGTTGAAATTTTGTGGTGTTGATCGGGTGCTTATGCTGCCACGACTCGCGTTGTTTTTCCCATGTTTGTAACATCTGTAGTTGCATGGCTTTGGGAAAGTGTCGCAAGTACATAGGTAGCGAATCAACAACAAAAGCATTGTCAGTCCGAGACTTGACATACTCGCGGATGTCATGAATCAACAGAAAATATCGATCCGATAGCGTATGATCATACGCCACGAAACTATGTGGATACTTGCGCCGTGCCTTGAGATCGAAAATCATAGCCATTTCAACCTAAACAGCATTGCGTGTTCTTCGGATTTGAATAGAATTTCTACAGTCGTAATTGCTTCATCCCATGAGCCAAGTATTTTTGCTCTGAAATGATATGGCATATTTTTGAACCACCACATTTCTAGATCATACTGAGGGACAAAGCCGCCACCATAGCCTAACGGGCGCCGCCGCAGGTTCTTCAATACGAAATCATAACCGACTTTGACCGAATGCTTATAACGCTTAAAACACCAAGGAATAATCATAGCCATTTCAACCGAAACATTAATGCGTCAGCTTCGGTTTTAAAAAGAATTTCCACAACATCGATATTGCTATCTGTGGCGCCCAAAGCCTGACGAGCCCACGAACCTAACATCGTAGCTTTGAAAGAATACGGAATATTCTTTTTCCACCATGTGTCTAATTCTTGCTTGGGATAAAATTTATCGTTCAGATTTCCCACGCTGCGATACAGGTACGCCAGCATGAAATCGTAATTGATTCCAACGGAAAATTTGCGCTGCCAAAAAAGCAAATTCATCGTCTTGGTGTATTGCGCTCTGAAAACTTCATATGAAACAAAGACATATCGTCCTCGTTCTTGAAGATCAGATAGTTTGCAGCGGGTCCATCCGACAGCATTTGATGACCATCGTGGAAGGGCAGAGGAACAGCCGCAAGGTTCGCCTCACACCATTCGGCGATATCTGGGTTCAGGACCGTGACCAATCCAGTGTGGTCCCGGTCGAAACTCAAGAACCCTTCGGCGTACGATGACGAGTACAGCCGATAGAACAGCTTGTTGCGTGTCGAAGGTGAGATCGTAATACTCATAGCCATTTCAATCTGAACAGAGCCGCGTCGCTGTCGTTGGAAAACCTAACTGTCACTATTCTACCGCTTGGAGAATTGAAAATCGTAGCATGGATTTCTTGCTTTTTCAACCAATCTTCAACATCGTACATGAAGTACACGGAACCATTTGTCATATGTTCTACGAACACACGACCGTTATAGCCGCCACGTAAAAAATGAGCACCGTTTAAATCGATGTCGGTGAAGTTGCTCATACTTTCCATTTAATCTTGAAAAGAAGTCGATCTTCGGCTGACCCGAAAGCAATCACCCAACGATTCGACTTAACCAGCGAGCCATCCGAATATTGGAGTTTCAAAAGCGAGATCGACTGTTTCTCGATCTTGCATTTGCAACCGGTCATTTCGATCCATTCTTTGATGTCTGGTTTAAACGTCACGTTTCCATGGAACCGATTGTCCCGTTGAAACTGACACGTTGCCTCGTATCCAACGATAAGGTTTCCGGTTCGGTGATCGGTGATCGCAATATAATCGTCACTCATTTCGCAATCATCCACTTCACTTTGAACAATACGGCATCTTCGTCCGAATGGAATACGATAACCAATCGCGGAACCAGAACGGGCGAACCATCTGAATAATAGAGAAGTTCATCGTTCGATCTCATGCGTTCTTCGAACCAGCATTCGAATCCCGTTGCTTCCATCCACGCAAGAATCTCATCGTTGAAACCACGCTCAATATATGCGCCCGCTGGACCTTGGAGAATGCGATCTGTCCACACGTGCTTGAACTTGTGGGTCGCTCTAAGAAAATGATCGGTCATGCCCATGGGTTGTTCTGCAAAAACGTAATACCATTTGTAGTACGATGAATTGATTGAGTCCGGTTCGGTCATAGATACTTCAGTCTAAACATGATGCCGTCTTCTTCAGACATGCTCACATGAAATCCCGATTCTGCCGTATGACGATAAACCCATTTTGTAGTAGAGGCAGACGGGAATTCTTCTTTTATTTTTTCACTGAAAGACATGAAATCTGGCACGCCCATTTTCGCACGTATTACACGATAATCCGTGTTTACGATGAAAAACGTGGCGACATATGTCATGCGTACTTCAGCCGGAACATCGCTGCATCGTTCTTGGAATAGAAACGAACGACAGCTTGGCGCCACAAACCAGAACCCGTGTAATCGGGAGCCAGTTCACCAGCGGCTTTTTGACGCAGGAATTCGGGATGCGGAACCAGTTCCAAATCCAGACTCTTGACGCGGATTTTGTTCGCGGTCAGCCACTCTTCAGCTTCGGCGGTGAAAACAATGGGGCTATCGGTTTCGTTGCCGATCCACATGCCTTTCTTTACGCGGAATTCGTACACACGAAATTGGTCCGACCGTTCCAGCACAACTCTCAATTGGTTCATGCGCCACCATACTTCAATTTGAATGCAACCATGTCTTCTTCAGTAGCGAAGAAAGCAACCTTTTGCCAGAAATTCAATTGACCAGCCTTCGGTGGTAGGGTCCTGTCGTACATCCGCATATCAATATCCGGTATGGCTGACAGATTGGCTTTAAGCCAGGGAAGCACGTCGGCGTGCCACTCAATTTTACGAGAAGCCCCCGGTACCGAAATCGGTAGCCAAACCCAATGACAGTCTTTCAAATCAAACTCATGCATTGTTGCACCATTTCAATTTGAAGAGGCAAGCATCTTCTTCGTTTTCAAATTTGATAGTGATCCAAGACAGTTCGGGACCGGTCCACTTAATCATTTTCAATTCGAAACCCGCGATATGTTTTTTCGCCCAATTTTGAAAGCTGATAGACGGTTGTATGCCCACGTCCTCTTCCATAGAGATCACCGGGTACCACACCTTACCGAACAGAGCGTGTTTTATGAGCATTTCATGGCTCATTTATTGCCAACCCAGCGCAGGATGAACAGCGACGCATGTTCGTCCGTTTTGAACGTCACGCGATATTCTTGCTGCTGAGTCCCGTAGTCGAAATAGCGGGTCAACACGACAGGATAGCGATAGGTCTTTTGCAACCATTCGAGAATTTCTGGTTCAGCCCAATCATAGGCATTGCCAGGGCGCCCATAGCGATTGGACTGCTGGCTTCCCGCTTGGATGTTGAAAGACTTCCGGTGGATACCGGGAATCGGTGGAACTGGCATCGGTGTGTTAGGAGAAATAGCCCCAGTCGCCATATTTGCACGCCATGTGGTGCGAAGTTGCGCCAGAAGTTGGAGAACATCTTGATCCGTGCTGACCATTTTCTCAGGCACACGCACGTTGACACGAGCAATCGTCTCGTCTTCCCGAAACGTTTTCCAAGCGTCTTTCGCGATGTCAACCAGCTTATTGAACATAGGGGAGCACACTCGTTAGAATTTTGAACATCATCGCGTCCTCTTCGCGTTCGAAAAGGAACGTTTGTCTGATATTGTAACCCATTTCACGTTGTTCTTGCCAACCATGAGGATTACGCCGAGACCATTTACCTTCAAGTTTACCAATCACCAGATTAGTAATCTCGTTGTGAACAGACTCGATATCGAAATTTTGATAGAACGATATGCGATACTCCAACACCACAATGGCACAATCAGGGAAGTCCTTTAGGAGTTTCCCTGGTCGCGCCACATAGCGGCTTTTTTCGAGAAGATGAAGTTCCACCTTGTTCATTCGAACAGACTACCAAAATTCCGTAAATTGTCAAGGCTTACGAAAGTTTTCCTCTAGCTTGTCGATAGCCTTCAGCCGCGACCGTGTGACGCTGATACGAGCCTCTGTGAGCCGTTCTCCAAGGTCGAATGCATCCTTGGTGTCATCCTCTCGTAAACGCCCTCCTAGAGCCTTTAAAACGAGCCGAAGGTCATTGGTGTTGAGGTTCAGGGTCCACACGGGATCAAGCTCTAGGATTTGCATGTTTGGGTTCCTTTCATCTATTAGGAGACGAGCCAGGGTGTTTGTGACAGGCTCACCTATTATGATGGACAATTCGGGCTGAATCCCCCGCGTCCATACAATTTTGGTGCGTGATCGGGATGAAAGGTTGCGAAATAAATTGAATTTTTGGTAATTTTTCGATATGATTAATATATGTCAAATTTTATTTTGAAATTATCTGATGCTAGTGCCGCCGTTGATGCTGCACAAAAAGCATATAATGAAGCTCTCAAGAATAATGTAAATCAAAAGGGCTTAGATCAACTGTTTAACGTTTTATCTCAAAGCGTTGATGAATTGAGTGAGTTATGCAAGGAGATTCCACCAGAATGATTCCGCCCAATACCATTGCCGATCACTGGCACGTCTTCCCCGATGAAATCGACCGCGAGAATGATGAACAATACGACGATGTTCGTATTCGTTTCGATGTCCTTGAACTGAGCAATCGCACGTACGTTATCCATTCGCCTGAGACTAGACATGCAGTAGGCGAAACGTTCTTGCTCAAAGAAGATGCTATGGTCGAAGCCAAACGATTAGCTAACGAGGCGTTCGCACTCCACTATAAATAATGGATGCGTTTTCACGAATTATTTGGTACCGAAATTGACGAGGCTGCACCGGACGATAACGTTCGTGCAAAAACGTACTATCACGGCACGTCATCGACTCGTGCAGCCAATGTCGTTGCTACCGAAGGTCTGAAAGGTCGCGAGACCCAAGGCAAGGGTATGCTTGCTCCTGTTGCCGGGCGCGTCTATATTACATCCGATATCGCATACGCCATCATGTATGCCCTTGGTGGCAATTTTACTCATGCCATGCAAGAAGCCGCTGGCGATTTCAAAGACGATATGCGAACCGATCCTTATGGATATGTGTTCGTTATCAAAGGCGCCGATCTCGTAGACGTGCAGCCTGACGAAGATTCCATCGGTGAATTTTATAGCCACAATTCTGAGCCCATCACACAAATGGGTCGCTATGGGCATCCCGTCACCGTTGGTTATAAATGTTCTCTGCCGCAATCAGATTATGCCGGTAGACAACTGTACGATTACATCGGTTGGAGCATGACCGAAAATCAACGCAAACGTGTTCTTGATGGCGAGTACGCTTACTTCGCTCAAGGCGGCAAACGTGTGCTGAAGAAGATGCCCGATCATTTGAAGATCGAAGCGATCAACCGTGGTATGCACGTCGCCCATGCGGGGACGATCCATCCTTCCGAATGCTGGCGTATGCTCAAGACCGATCTGAAATTACTCAAAAAAGATGGAAGCAATTTCTTCTCCGTTGCGGAGAAAATTTAATGCGTTTTCATGAACTGATCGAAGCCCGCCGGAATCCTGAACAAAATCAGAAGGCTCCGGTTATGAAACAACTGCGCAAGTACACAGACAAAGACGTGTTTCTATCGTTCACTGCCGATGTCGGCGTTCTATCTGCCAACAATGCAGGCAATCAAAAAGTTAAAAAGACCGAAGATGGCGTAAGAGCCAAAGGTCATGTCCACAATGCTCGCGGACCTAAGATTGGGATCAACCCTACATACGGTTATGGTACGCCTTTGGGTATCTACGCCTACCCCGTCAATTATGTCTTGAAAAATTCTTCTGCTGTAGAAGTGAAAGTTCCTTTCGCTGGCGAGCGTCCATACATTTACGTTCTGGAACCAACCGGCAAGATGCTGGATTTTGAACTGTATACAGAACGCGACATGAACGAAGATATCGAGAAGCTGAAGGCTCTCGGTTATGACGATGAACACATTATCGATGATGGCGAATATAACGCTTCTACAGACACGTGGGCGGGTAAGATGTTCAACATCACTCGCATGTTTGCACTCGATAAGAAAACAGCGGAAAAATCTGCCGTACAAGCCAAGATGACAACTCGGTGGTCACGTATCTTCAGTCAACTTGGATACGCCGGTCTGGTTGATCCTGGCTATGGGATCATTCACAAAAACGAGCCCAACCAAGCGTTGTTCTTTAGTAAAAAATCCTTCCGGGTTGTCGAAGTCATTCACAACACACCCGCTCCCAAAAGAACCCCATCGCTATATGACATCTGGTTGAAGAACCAAAATTCATTCTTCAAGTTTCTTAATAATCGTAAAGGTAATACCAATGAGACTGAGAACACTCAGATCATGGATTACATTGGTGATTTCCGTTCCGATGATACATTCCTAGACAACCTCCAATTCAATTGGAAAAACGTGCCGACCATTATTCAACAGTGGTTGAAAGATTCGTGGGCAGTCAACGTCATCTATCCGTATTACCTACCTAACGTATCACCAGAAGAAATCTTCGCCGCCGTGGCTGAAGAACCTTGGATCATGACCCGTTTCATGAAACCGCTTATTACACGCCAACAATACGTGCAATTACTCGATACATTTGCAAAAGAAGTGCTGGACAATAGTCAGAAGACGGGCAGATTTAAAACACTCGCGGTTGAATGTGGAGCCGATTTCGAATTTGATTCGTTAAAATTTCTGAAGGATCATTCGACATTCATTCGATTCTTCCCGAATGTTGTCAAAACCCGTGCTATCTCGAATATCACGAATCCGCGCGAGTATGCGCAAATGCTTCATAGTTTTATTCATAGCAATACTATTCCAGAACTATTTGCTCGCGAATTACTATTGCGAGACGATGAGTATAGTTGGCTCCGGTCAGTTGCTTCAGTGATCATCGATAAGCATGATTACATTACTCTGGCGTATTTCAATGATATTCTCACTGAATACGCTCATATTAGTTCTCGTAGTGCGCAAATTCGCTCTAAAGTTTTAGGTGTCCTCCGTCTCACCTATGGCAAAGACGAACGTGCCGAACAGATATTACAACTTTCTCGTTATGGATTGACAGGTACCGAAGATGCTTAAGCCTTTCACTTCAGACGAACAAAAGAACCTGCTTAAGTTACTGCGTTTCTTTGCACAAACACATTCCAATCGCGAAACCAAAAATTGGGAAGATATTGACATTCCTTTCTCTTCATTCGGTTTGAACCACGACGAGAAAGACATGAACCCAGAGTATTTGAAGGTGCTCATGGGTAAGGCTCCCTATGAGGAAATCGTAACCCAAACCCACAAGACCCAACTCATTCCGGTTGAAAAGCTCGTTACGCAAGATCAAAACGGTGTTGGGCTGAAAAATCTCCAAAAAGTTCTAAGTCATTGGGATACCGCTCCGCTTCCTGAATTGGTCGCCCTACCCAACGGTATGTACTGGGTCATGGAAGGGCATCACCGCATCTGTCTTCAAATCCTGGCAGGGCGCCACGAAATCGAGGCAACCGTTACCTACGATCCCCATTTTGAAAAATTTAAAAATGCTGCGACGTTCACCGAAGCTTTGGAAGCCCATACCAACGTGCTAATGGAAGGCGTGATCGCTGTCCCGCCTCTTGCTATGGTCCTCGCTTATCATTGGGTCGTCACACAGATTTTGTGGCACGCTCGGGATCAATGGCGCGACCTGACACCGATGTTCCAGACCAAAGAGAATGCGGCTCTGTGGCAGGAATTCCAAGACGTATGTAAGAAACATGGCGTCAGAATTCCGAAAGAAGATTATCCAGAGAAATTTGATCTCAAAACATTCACATTTGATATTACAGACTTACCTCTAAGCTATCAGAAACTAGCCCCAGTGCGGAAAGGCTATTTCTTCATCGGTATGCAGTGGAAACCCGAAAACGAAACGACCATGGCTGCATATTATCCTGATATGAATTCTATTGTCATTCAGCCAACCAACGGTGCGCTAAAGAATTATCCTAACGGAGCGAAGTTAGGTGAGTTGGAAATTGCATTGGATCGTATCAAGAAAACCTTGCATCATGAAATGCAACACATGATCCAATACAACGTGTTGCGCCATCCCGATCAAAAGAAGAAACATCCTACGGACGGAAGTGTTGCGGAACCTTATTTGACCTCTCCGGTTGAATTCGATCCGCAAATTATTTCGGCAATCGCTGACTTCTATGATCTGTTGGAAATGATTAAAAAATACAGCGTTTATCTTCCTGCCCCTCCGACCTTGCGGGATGCTATCAATGTGTTCGTTGGATTGACGGAAGCCGAGAAGGGTCACGTTGGTTTCACTAGTAGTTTCTTTAGTGCGCTGAAAGACAATGCCCCGAAGCGTTGGAAGCTGGCGATCAAAAAATTCGTTAGCGAATTGGAAAAAGAACTAGTGCGCCATCCGGTCAATTATTCGGCGTTGCTCCAAAAACGAAAATATTGACACCTTCCGCGCATTTTAGTATGCGTTTGGGATGCCCTCGTTCGTACAAAGCTTCCTTATTTTGCAATATGCCATAGGTGGTCTGTGGTGTGCGTTCCTGTGGATCGAAGATGATAACGTTGAAGGCGAGGCTTTCCGCGATTCTGCCCTGTTTGGGGTAGTCCTTCTTATCGCGTCCGTCATTCCGTTTGTGAATCTGGCTGTGGCGTCATTGTACAAAGCTTACCTGTTCTGGCGGTCGATCCCTGACCGTCGTGTGCAGTCGGTTGCCGCCTATGATTAGCGCACTTATATTCTTCGTCATATACATCACAGGCGCCGCCGCGTGCTCAACAGTCTATGTTTTGGATAATCACAAGGCATACCATGACGATGAGCTTATGGTGGTCATGATCTTAGTCGCCCTTGTCCCAGTTTTGAATTGGCTGGCATACATGGCTGCTATCCGATTGGTTATGATACGGAATTTCGAAACCTTTCGTATCGAAAACGCGGTGCGATCAGGTTGGTACAAATAAGTGCTTGACAGAATTTTAGAGTATAGTAGAGTGTAATTCTCGGTGGGGAACAGACCCGACGCCCCGATCCCGATGTAATTGAAGCCCGTGGGGTGGTCTTAGTGGAGCGCAAGCTAAGAAGCTATGATAGACTGGCATATAGAAGTGTTGGTTGATGTTGCGGTACGCTGCGACATATAGAAGTGTCTTGAAGTAAAGTGCGGACTACGACAGGAGATTATGGGGGTGGGCGACCATCCCCATAATTTATATTTGGAGACCAAATTTTTATGTCCATGCTGCCTTTACATTTTGTCGATGGACGCACGGGAAACGTGCAGACAGGCTCCATTCGTTCAGGCTGGACAGCCCACTTCCAAGCTCAATTGTACTTGATTCGTTGGGAATACCATAATCGCGATCATGCGGTGAATCGCTCGATGTTCGGTCCCAAGGTCGTGCTCGCCGCCGATGGCAAACCAACGGGTGAACAGCGCACGAATCTGCACGACAACATCAGGGAATGGTGTGAAACAACCCTTGGCTATACTCCGGTCTTCAGCGAAACTTATCTTGACCATTTTCGGGATGGAAGAGAACTTTGCGAGCGTTTTAATCGCTATTCCGTGTATAGTCTGATTTTCTTCAGCGAAGAGGATCGTATGCTTTTCCGTATGAAATGGTCTGCCCCATGCTGATCCACGGTGGCTGGATCATGTCATGCGAGCGTGCGGCTGAGTACGTCTTTGTGAATGCGCTCACCGTCGATGTCTTGATTCCGTGGGGCGTACCCGATGAAGAGATTTACGGCAAGCTGTCCGCTCATATGGAGCACGTGAAGGGCGCCTGGATCGCCTATCGCAATCATGGCACAGAAGTTTCGGCTCTACGCGCACGACGGGGACCGGGGCGAAATGATATCATTCTCAAGACGTTTGCGTTTGAGAATGTTGATGAATGCGCGTTGTTCAAAATTAAATTCGAGTATCGCAAATGACATTTGTTCCGCGTACTGCTGGTGTGGTCTATCCCGTTGCCTGTGGCAAGGTGAACGGATTGCATCTTCGTATGCGCGGAAACCCCAACATCATCGAAATCGATCTTCCGTTCCACAAACTCGGACTCAACAACCATAGCGACAACTATTCGCAATGTGATGAGGAAACCCGCGCCTTCTATCAGCGTCTCACCGACCATCTGGCAGGAACGGTAGGCAATTGGTCTGCTATGCCGACAACTGTTGGTTACGCACTCCGCAAACTGGAAAAATGCTGCAAAAAGAAATTCGTGTTCGAAAGCGAAGACGACTTTCTGATGTTCAAGTTGAAATTCCAATGAAAGAATTGGTCATAGACGGCGTAGCCGACCGTAGTTTCAGTGCGATCCAGAAAAATGATCCATGGCTTTGCAAAGTCGTGGTCACGCTCAATCACCCCGACGACTATGACCCTATCACCGAATGGTTCCGTGCGTTGTCCGAAGACGTTATGTGGGAATACGACCATCGCGACAATAATATGTATACAACCGGAATTCGAACCCAAGCGTTCTATTTCGATGACGAAGAGATCGCCATGATTTTCAAGCTGAAGTTCGGATGAAGGACTATCAACATTCCGTAACCATTGAAGTAGATTATTCGCTGGCTGCATCCGTAGTGTTGCGCCAGAGACTTCGCGCATATTTTAAGAAGAATCCCACAATGGAATATAAGGAACAAACCGACTTGATTGATGACGAGTGTGTACGGAAAACAATATGGTTTCGTACAGAAGAAGATGCATTGCTATTCAAGTTGAAGTTCAGATAAATCCTCAAATAAATAAAGGATGCGCGCATACGAAATCCTTGAAGCCCGACGTAATCCCGAACAGAACCCCAAGGTTTCTGCCCTGGACTCCTTAAAGAAGTACAAGGGTCGCGATGACGTTTACGTCAGTTTCACCGATGATGTTGGTACGAAATCCAATCCTGACGTTGCCGCTGAACCGTACAACACCGGAACGGGCATCAACGCCAAAGGCAAAAGCCATAACTCGCGCGGCTCCAAGATCGGCATCAATCCGAAATATGACCACGGCACGCCTCTAGGTATCTACGCCTACCCAATTTCTTACGTACTTGATCGAAGCAGCGGTGAACCGGATGTTCCCTATGCTGCCGACCGTCCATACATTCAGGTCATTCGCTCTACGGGCAACATGCTTGATCTACAAAAGTATTCTCAAGATGATTTAGAGAACGATTGCGCCGCATTGCAAGCCGACGTTCCAGACGTTGATGACGATGACTGGAAAGAGTTTGTAAATCGAGCCAGTTACGAAGCCAAAGTGCAATCTCCTGGCGGATATTTCTTCAACATCTGCCGCGAGTTTCCTACCTTCGAAGCACAACATTTGCGATACACCGATGGCCTACACGAATTCATCGCCAAGATTTATTTGAATTCACCGTGGTCTTATAAGGAAGTAATCGCTGATCGTACTGGCGTTGCGTTGAAGAAAGCGTTGCTCACAAATTTCCGTGACAGCCTTCGTCAAAATGGCATGTACGATCAATTCGAAAACACGTCACCAGAAGAGTTTGCGGAGATCGCGAATAAGTTCCGTGCCATTTCGGGTTCTAAACCAACAACCCGATGGTCCAAAGTTTTCCAAGGTCTAGGCTATGATGGTCTGATCGATAATGGTGATGGTATCATTCACCAGAACGAACCCACACAAGCGTTGTTCTTCAATAAGAAAAGCTTCAGTGAAGTCGAGACTATCCACAACATCACCTATTCGCACAAGCCGTATCGCGTTGATACCGAATGGTACTACGATTATTTGAAGTTCGCCAAATATCTAGAGAAGCATAGCCGCAAGCCATTCAACGAAGAAGAAGTTAACCTGATTAATAGTTTCATTTGGGAGAACCCAGAAGCTATTCGCGTAATCAATTGGAACCTGCTTCCCGAATCAATTCGCAAGGATATTCGTGTTCGCTGGTATGAGGGTGTGTTCGATCCCAAATGTGTTCCTGGCTTGACGCAACACGAGATTGCTTATCAGGTCATGCGTAACCCAAGCCTTCTCAACAAAATTGACAAGTTTGTCATTACGCCTGAAACGTTCTTGTATTTGATGCAATCAAAGAACAAAAATTATATGTCGGCTGGTAATAAGAGCTTAGTATTCTACGAACTGGCGTCAATTGTTAAAAATACCGAAGCCGTCAATCAGTTCATAAAGAATAATAAAGAAGAATTCTCCAAAATGTCACCATTTGCTCAAACAGTGGGAATGCGCCGAATTGAAGACCCGGAAACCTTTGTCGAAATCGGTAAAATGGTCGAACGAGCCCTAGTTTCCAGCGGTATATCTGCCAAGGGACCAACTTTCCTTATGGGCTGTCTTCAATATGCTATGAGCAAAGGCTATGACCAACTCGTTACCAATATGCTTCGCAGTTCGGAACCCGCATTCTCATATCATCCGACTGACGAAGGCGCATGGTGGAACAATTTGCTTGCATGGACTACGGCTCATGCTCCCAAGTATGTAGATGAGATCAAGCGAGCAATTCATCAAGCAAATCCGGTGACGCAAGTTTACGGTGACGCGCATAAAATGGACTAATAAATAAGTCATGCGCGCATTTGAACTATTCGAGAAACGTCGAAATCCAGACCTGAATCCCAAGGTTTCCGCTATCGATGCCTTGCGAAAATATGAAGGTCATCCCGACGTGTACGTTTCGTTCACGCATGATGTCGGCGCGCACTCTCTTCGCAGCATCGGTGACGAAACGTTTGGCGGTATTCGTTCCAAGGGAACACTGGCGAACCAACGCGGCTCTAAGATCGGCATCAACCCGAAGACCAATTACAATACCCCGGTGGGTATCTACTGCTATCCGGTCGATTACGTTTTGAAGAAATTTGTCAACGACGTTCCTTTCGCTGCGAAACGCCCATACCTGTATGTCGTCAAGGCGCGCGGTAATGTGTTGGACTTACACACGTATTCGCAAGAAGACTACGACAAGGATGCCGCAAAGTTGCGAGCCATGAACCTCATGAGCGATACGCAATTTCAAGAAATGCAATTACTTGCTGATTCTACTTCAACATCTAGAACCCCTGGTGGGAAGATTTGGAATTTGACTCGCCTGTTGTCAGGGCGGCGCCATGGCATGTACAATCAGCGTTCGCCTATGAATATGCTGATTTCGGCGACATGGAAGAGTGCTGATTTTGAAACCGGTATTCCGCCGAATGATCGTAAGCTAATTCCTCATTCTTCTACGCTCAAGACAGCCGAAGACGTTGAAAAATATAAAGCAGCATTCAACCGACAATCATCCGTGGCGACTGAAAAAACGCCGATGACCATTCGTGAGTTGCTTGAAGTAAACTTCAAAGGTGCTGTAGACGCTCTGAATAAGGCTACACCGGAACAAGTATTGGCTGCGGTCGAAGAATTCCGGCGCATCCAATCCACCAAGGGCATCGCCAATTGGTCTAAACTATTCCGTGACCTTGGCTATTCGGGAGCATCTGACCTACAAGGTAAGGGAATTATTCACGAGAATGAACCCACTCAAGCCGTGTTCTTCTCCAAGGCTGGTATCCAAGAATTGGAAGTCCTCAACAACGTCCAGCACGAGAAGCCAAAAGGTCAGACTACGATTTTCATTGAAAAGCCTAAGCTGTTCAAGGCATGGATTCATAAGCACAAGGGCGAGTATACTCCCGACGAAATCAAGATGATGACCGAAGTCATCGGCTATAATCATGACAATGAAGTATTTGCCGACATCTATCCGATGTTCCCTGCTGAAGTGAAGTCCTATGTTCGCGAACACTGGGAACGAATTGGTTTCCCGTTGGATGCGATTGACTTCACAGATAAACAAATGGTCAATCAGGTTTTGAACTATCAGCAAAACTTCGATCCACATTACTTCAGTGGACACGCCAAGGGTTTTTATAGAGCTATTCTACGTCGCCCGCATGTCTTTGAGGCAGTCGTGAACGATGCCCGCGCCTCGGCTGATCTTATCGCCGGGATTGTCAATCAGGGCATCGTCAATCACCAGAAGATGATCTTTGATTTCATTGGAAGCAAACCGGGGCTGTTCAATGGCAACATTTATAAGATTAGCCAACCGATTCTTATGGCATTCCTGCGTCAACGCCGCACGCCTCAAGACTTCATGAAGTATTACCAATTCGTCAAACGCAATGTATACGACATTGTTAGCTTGGCTGATCGTACTCCCGCTTGGATGGGTTCTCTGTTGTTATACGCAAATGATTGCCAACAGGGTCAGATTTCAAACTTGATTCATTTGATCAATGAAGAAATGGCTCGCACTCATCCTGAAATTCGTCAGTCCGACCGCATGGAAGGTCTGAACAAGTATTGGGCAACCGTCTATGATCGTGCTGAAAAGCTTGGTCTCAACAACGTGATGGAAATGCTCAAGTTTGAAACTGATCGGGCTGAAGCCGACGATGATGAGGGAGTATTCTAATGCGCGCTTTTGAATTGTTTGAAAAGCGTCGTAACGCCCATATCAACAAAAAAATCGATAGCCTTGAAGAACTGAAGCAATATGCGAATGATCCGACTATGTTTGTCTCGTTCGTTGACAGCATGGATCAAGGGATGGTGAGAAACAAATCTCCCCATACAAAAGGCACAAAGATCGGTATCAATCCGACTTATAGCTACGGTACGCCTCTGGGTATCTATGTCTATCCCGTTGATTACGTTCTTATGGCACAAGGCAATGTTCCGTTCGCCAAAGATCGTGCCTATATGTACGTTGTTCAGGCAACCGGGAACATGATTGATTTCTCTCTTTATACAGAGAGACAAATGGACGAAGACGTTCGTAAGCTACACGATATTATCGTCAAGAATGAAAATTATGAATTTCGATTCAAGCATATCGTAGAAAAAGCGAAAAATTCAGCGACTAATAAATCGGCTGGTGGTATGATTTGGAATATCACACGTGAACTAGCAAGTGACACGGATGATTTTCAAATGGCACACGCTACGCCAATTCAAATGTATGTTAACAAATATTGGTATCCGTTGAATTTCAATCAAGTCAAGAGTCTAGAAGACCTTGACGATAAAATTGCAACTTACAACGCGGTCCACAAAACTACAATGGACTCACCGATCTGGAAAGAATTGCTGAGTTTCGGTAAAGAAAATGTTGTTGATGCGATTCGTGCTCAACGCCGCGAATATGGTATCAAGCTGACAACTCGTTGGTCGAAACTGTTCATGCAGTTAGGCTACGATGGTTGCGTTGATGTCGAGGGTGAAGGTATCATCCACACCAATGAACCTGTTCAAGCACTGTTTTTCTCTAAGAAAGGCTTGCGCGAGGTAGATGTCATCCGTAATCGGCGCCTTGTTGATCGTACTCCGACACCTGTTGATATGTATATTGACAATCCGCTTGCCCTAAAGAAATTTCTTACCAAGCGATATCAACAAGGCGGTAAATTTACACCAGAAGAACTTAAGTTGGTCCGCGATGTTCTAGAAGGCTCTCACGTGAGCATTTTTACAACACTCGGTTGGGGTATTCTTCCCGTATCTATTCAGGACGAAATCAAGGAAAAATATTTCGCCTGGGCTTATCCGTACAATTTGATTCCGTTCACTGATGAAGAATATCTTCAACAGTTGAAGGACAATGCCGATGACACCGTGTACCAACTCGGTAAACGAGATTTCCATATGACTCAAGAATTGATGGCTAAGATATTGGCTGCCGATTTCCTTGAGCCCGGTCAACGAGCACACCTGTTAAGTATTTGGTGGAATAGAACAATCGATCCTGTGAAGTATGTGCGCGAAAATCCCGAATATTTCAAGTATCTGCTATATAATCACCAATCTACCGTCATGACGGCTTGTACCGATCCCAAAGAGTTAATTGGCTTTTGGTCACAAGCACATAGTCATGCGCGTCGATTCTTTGGCGATAGATCGTTGCAATTCCTTTATGCATTGATTATTGAGGGTGCTAAGCAAGGTTTCTCAAGAGACAAATTTGATTTGTTGATCAGATCATGCTTGGAAGCTGGCAATTATAAGAGAGCCGACTTTGCGGGTCTTGTTCCAATACTCGACAAGGTTAGTGCATTTGGTCCAACCGTATATACGAAGACGCTTGATGATTTCTTGGACTATTGACAACGCCTAAGACCGTGGTACATTACCCTATCGATTAATGCATAGGGTTGTTCATGTCGTATATCAAAATCATCTTGAATATTCCGCTCGATGAAACGCAACGTCGCCTGGACGTGATCAATGGATATTTCGATCCTGTCCAACATATCTTGGATTCCCTGGACGCGATTGATGATTACTGCGGCATCGCTTTCGCGCAGTTCTTTGAAATGCGTCCCAACGACTTCAAGGATTACGCCTATATGGTACAACGTAAGAACGGCACCAAGAAGAAGGTCGAGAAGGTCGAAAACACTATCTCGTTCAGCAACTTCACGTTCGTCAAGGACGATGATGATGCTCTGATGATGATCAAGCTGAAGTGCGGCGATGTCGGCATTCGGCGCATCATCGATCTGCGTCCGATGTATTCCTAATGATGATTGTTCCCGTCAAAGGGTCCAACCCCAAGAAATATGAAGTCCATAATTGGACCACGTGTGAGGGCTACGCCGTCGTTGGATGGGTCTACAAAGACACTACCAGAGCCGCACCGTACAATTGGCGAATGGTGTCACTTGATGGCACTGTCGCCAATTGGTGTGAGTCTCGACAGTTTGATGCGGCTATTCAGGTCACAAATGCCGCCATCCATCCTGGGATTATGATCCGGCACCACGTTTCGGATAATGATACTCCTGGCACGGGACCGATAATCGAATATCTCGCCACCAAATCTGGACACAGTTCGGTCTCCACGTTTCGGTCTCTGACCCGTTCTCGAAAGGATTGGAGAGAATTTCATTTTCTGATTCGCCATCCGATCACCGTCCGCTCTAAGCTGGCAAAGATCGAAAACATTTTCACCCGTGACAACATCAGTCTGTTGAAGACCGAAGATGACGTGGTGATCGCCCGATTGATCCTGGGCGAAAAACTAATTGAATTTCGCGATCTTCGGGGAATCGAATGATATTTCCCCCGATGGATTTCACAAAGGCTAAGCCTGCCATGGGCGCTATGCATTGGGGGCTCCGGTATATCGAGCCCGCCCAACGCTGCCGAATATTCGAATTTCCTTCTCGAATTTTCAAGTTTGTCCACAAGGGCACGACTGAATGCGCTGAACAACAATCCAAAATGATTGATGTCTACAACAAGCTTAATACCGCTGATCTATTCGAACTATGGCATCATTATGATTTTGAGAAGACACAATCTCATATAATCGTGGTGTTTCCCGACGATGAAAGCATGGTCGAATTTAAACTCCGAGTCTAAGCTTGACAAAATAGTATTATGAGCGATACTGCCTACATTGATTAATATATGTGGGATTTGTCATGAAGCATTACGCCATCGTCTTTGACGCTTCGGGTAGCGTCGGTCCTTACACCATGGAAGCTTTCAGGGCTCACGCCACGGGCGTCGCCCAACGATATACCGCCCAAGGCGAGCCGTTCATGCTGCACGTTTTTTCGCTCGACACTGTGGTTCACAACTACCAGACCTTTGATCATCATCAGGCGGTGGAAGGCATCACGTCTTACGATTTGAGCCACGGTGGCGGCGGGACGAGCCTAGGTCGCCTGTGGGCTTTCCTGAAGAACGTGGAAGTCAAACCCGACCAACTGACGTTCTTCACCGATACCTATGATTTCAAAGGCGCCGATCCGCATTATTGCCCGACGACGTTTGTTCTGATGGACGTGCCTGCGGACGTGGTTCCTCCCTTCGGCACGGTGATCCGATACTAATGGGGATCGAATTTCCTCCATATAAATTCGAAAAAGATCACCCTCGTTTCAGAAATTTGGGCGGGTCACGCTATCTGACGTATCGCCGGTCTGGTGAATACATCGGCATCGTATTTGCCGATAACACCTTTCCTGATTATGAAAAATGGCGCGTGATTTTGCCTAATGGCTATCAGCCCATTTCGAATTTCCATTCACGCGATGCAGCGTTCTCTATGCTCCTGGCGCGCGATAGCAAACAGAACGCAAAGAATTCTGAGTGGGACTTCTATCATTACTATCCGCACCCCGGCTGTCGCACAAAAAATCTTCCGCGCTATAAAAAAATCACCATGAATTATGGTGCGCTCGCGGGTATTGCGTATGTCAATTTGACGCAGAGCCGCGATGACCATGCCGAATTCAAGTACATGCTGCGAAGCACGGATGATAAAAAATTCTTCGCCAAATTCCCCGATGCTCACAATTTTGGTCAGTGGTTGTTCTTCAAGACACACGATGAAATCGCCATAGCTCTATTGTCGGGCAACAAGATTACTCATACTGTTTCTCTTGACAAACTACGTCTTCGTGGTATTGCTGAATAATGGACCTGAATCTTTTACGCGAACGCATTGAAGATCATGAGCGCAAGCTGATTGCTTTGCGCGAGGGTCCGTATGGCTACATGCGAGCCAGCGTTCGGTATGATCGCGAAATGCCCAAGATCGCTCGCATCAAGGACAAGATCAAAAAGATTTCGGATCGCAGGTATTTCGCTCGCCAGGATGAATTTTGGGAGCGGTCAACCCGGATCGCGCTCGACAAGTTCCGCAAAGGTAAGAGGTTCCTGTCACTCGATCTGGAACGCACCCTTGAAGGCGTGATCGAAGAAATCGGCGTGACTGTCTTCCGTGGCAATTCGATTGAGACGTACAACTACGCTCTCGAAACCAAGAAGCGCACCATCCCCTTTGAATTTGGTGAGACTATTGTGGTTGCCACCGAAGCACAAATGAAGCGTCTGGTGCTGTCGCATTTCAACACCGCCGATTTCCTCGTTGGTCATAGCGTCCACTTTGACTTGGATGCCTTACGAGACTCGGGCTACGATTTGCCGCGCCCATATTATTATGACACCGCGCAGTTGTGTAAGGCTCGCTTTGGGCGTAAGCTGAAGCTTGTTGATTTGGCGCATTACTATCACGTGGGCGCAACCCATTTCCATTGTGCGGGAAACGATTCGCGATACACCGCTGACGTTTTCCTCAAAATGATTCATGAGGGGACTTAAAATGCCGAACGATCCTTGGTTCGTCCTTGGGATGATTATGTTCACCATCGCGGTTGGACTGACGGTCGTCGCCATCATCGCGCAAACCGTGCGGATTTGGCGCATGAAGCCGATCAAGCTGGAATTCCGTATCACGTCGGCTGTCCTGACGGCAATGGTCATTGGCATGTACGGTTGGTGGGTCTGTCTATCCGTGCCTTTTTGGATTTAACATGAACGTTTTTTTCGCATTCGTTCTTACAGTCATCGCGGTAGGCATCGGTAGCATGTTGCCGCGACTAACCGGTTTCGCGGTGAGTGTCATCTATGGTGAACCTCGCGCGGAAAAAAGTGCGGATGACAAAGCATTTGATCACCTAATAGGCGGTGTGATCATTGCTCTATGGCTCATATATTTCGTCTATGTTGCCGTAGTGGTCTATCGAATCGCGACGCTGTTCTCATGATCCTCCTACAAGGCTTTCTAATCCTCGCTACGACCCTTTTAGGTCTTGGGCTACTCGTGGGTTCATTCCGCCTCCGAACCCTCCTGAAGGGCTTCCCAAAGCCTCACAACGATGAATTTTACAGCCAAGCCCGATTAATTATCGGAAGTTGGATTTTCGTCACCGCCGCCTATGTGATATGGGTGGTGTATGGTCTGAAGGTTTTGTTCCTGTGATTTACGAATCATATAAAATGCTGGCGCCAGATGGGTCGCATCTTTGCAACGTAGATAGCGCGCGTGCCGATTGGTACACCCGCAAGGGTCTGGCTACCTGGGAAACCGATAAAATTTTCAAGCTGCTGTTTGAACCCGGCGGGGTAGGGGCTCAAGACGATCCCTATTACATGCAGAATTTCAAGAACCAATGCGTAGTCTGTGGCTCGGAAGAAAACCTAACCCGGCATCACGTGATCCCGTATTGCTTCCGCCGGTTCTTCCCTGAAAAATATAAGTCACACTCGCATCATGATTTGCTGGTGGTGTGCGATGACTGCCATCATACCTACGAGCGCATGGGCGATGACTTGCGCCAAGAAGTATGTCTGGAATATTTGGGTGTAGCATTCCACGATTTGCAACGCGCCGCGAACCAAAACCGCGAAATCGAACGTGCTAAGCGTACGCTTGCGAACTACAGTCATTACATGGATGACGAGCGTCGTGCTCGAATCGAAGCTATCGCCGCGCTACCATTCAACCCTGATATGAAATTCGATTGGGCTGAGCGCGTGGTTCAAATGCTGAACGAAGATTACTACCCGTTCACCGTGCGCTGGCGCGAGCATTTCGTAAAGACGATGCAACCGAAGTTCTTGCCGCAACGATGGGATGTAAAGCGTCCCTTGGATGTTCGTGAATGATTTTCCTTGCCATTCTTCTCTTAGCAGTTGTAATGACTGCTACGGCATATTCCATTGATTATCTAATCAATGGAGAAAAGGGCGAGGCTGCTGCCTTGTTTAAAGCTCTGCGGAAGCTTGTGAAACGATAATGCAAATCTCTACGCAAACCGTTGATCTCATCTTGCTCGCTGCTTTCTTTATTTTTCTTGCCTACCTGGGCTTCTTACGCATCGTTCAGGAACGCATCAAGGAACGCAAAGAAAAGGAAGCGGTTACTCGCTTTCTAGATTCGGTCCAGACGGACCATATAGATATTTCATCTGCGGATTATCTCGAATAGCCGGGAACAACGATGGATGAGCGAGGATCGCGTTGTATCGAACAAAGATACGATACGCATCCTCGCCTAGACCCAACCCGTGCGCAATCTGCCCATGGTGAGCGTGATATGCTGCCCACACATAGAAATCCTTGCCCGAAATCAAACCCTTCAGGTCTGAGTCGGGATGCAGCAATTTAAAATATTGTGCCTTCGACGGATTTTTCATTACCACGAAATTCATACCCGATGAGTCTGGAATGAAGATCGTCTTCTCAACAAGCGCACTCTCTTTGACCGTGCCGGGCTTAACAGCCGCCAATCTAGATAGACGATTGCCGTAGAAATCCTGGGTGTCCGTAACCTTGGACCCTAGCGTATCATCTTCAAAATATTCATACACGAAACCTTCGCGCGCCAGCTTAGACCACACGCCTCGGCTGAACCGTGTTTGATCGGTGTCAGTGATGACTTTCATGCCTTTGTCGATCAGAAAACGATAGAACAAATAGCCGTAGCCCTTGCCTCGGACGGTCGGATCAAACCAAATGTGTCCGACGCGATAGAAGCCACCTGAATATTTTGAGACAGTCGCCTTGCCCATTGGGTGTTTCTGATTATCTAGCAAAAGATATTCATCACCCCAAGCACTGCGATGAACGACCAAATTATAGGGTCCGATCTTTCCAACTTTCTTGGAATCTTTAATTTTTTCTCCCCAATTCAGCGAACGACGTTGATTGTTGATGTCATCGTCAAAATCAGGGATTTCCATGATTTCATCCAACTCTTGAGCTTCGCTCATGTTGGTGGACTGTGGATTGAATTGTGAAGCGAAGACTGACTTGATTTGATTTGGATGGAATGCCAACCACCAATCAGTAGGCGCATAGTCACGGGTTCCTGAGTCAGCCATCGTATCCACGAAATGAATACCGTCGTAACCTTCGGCGATGCATTCAGCCTGGAACGCAGCGACTTCCTCAGTAGTTGACTTAATGCCGTTCGGAAGAAGACGCATGATCCGGGTCCAACCGTCATTCTGCATCATCTTTTCCATAGCCGCGTCAAATGCTCTCGACGCATCGCGATAGGTTAGGTCTAATTGTCCGAAGTTCCAATCACCGTTCTTGGCTGCGCGCCGCGCCGCATACGTTGCTGAAACATTTTTACGAAGCTGACGAAGCTCGTCCAAGTCCTCGTTCCAGATCATGTCACCCGACATGACGAGAGGTTTTTTGATCGACAGATAGCAAGGCTTGATGTTTCCACCGTCTCCGATGCCATAGCCCTCTTCGTCGCCCGCAAGCCAGCCTGGGGTCTTGGGATCGGTATCGAACCAGAACCCTAGACGATTGAAGCCAGAGCCCGCCCAACCGTTGTCGTTATATTGGAATTCCGCAAAATCTCTGAACGTACCGTGATAGCAAACCAAAGGCTGACCGGATTTGTCTACGACTTTAGAACCCGCGAACCATTGCTCAAAGCCGGGCTTAAAACCAGTCTGGGGAGATTCTTTGAGAAGGTCACGATAGCGCATCGATTATTTATGACTAGACTAAAACGAATTTTGTGCTAGATATTCTCTATGTCTAAGAGCCGCAAACGAAACGCAACTAATTTGGTCTTTGACCAATACGTTCGCTCGACCGAACTTAAGAAAGCGTATCGTATCACCAAGTATGAAAATGGCTCTCCGATTACCAACATTGCTTCGGGTATCAAGAAAACCACTGATCACATGAAAGTGGATCGGAATGATGTCGTGTGTATTGAAGGTGTCTATTACTGGATTGGCATCTTGTGGGATCAAGGCTGTAGCCACCCGATAATTTTCTACCGATTATAAGTTGACAAAGACGGTTAATGTTTGGTATCTTGAGGATATTAACCATCTTTGAGATTTTTCGTTTATGTCTCCCCCACAATCTGACTACGATATCTATCGCATCGCCCTGCTGGCACGTATTGCCAAGGGCTTCCTCGAATCAGAAGATGGGCGCGTAACCATCACCCCCGACAACAAGTATTTCGACGCCGCTGTTCGGGAACTGATGCAAGGCGACAATTTCAATGTGATCGGCGGCATGGCATCGGCGAACGCTGGTGAACCTATCATCCTGACTGCGACCGCGCGCATGTGGAAATTCGCCAACACCTTCATGGACATGAAGTAATCATACTTATACGTTATGATTTGGCTAAAAATAAAGTATAAAAAACTCTATACTAAAATTATAGATAATGCAATTCGATTGGACCGGGTTAAAGCTCCTGGTTTAGAACGCCATCACATAATTCCAAAAAGCCTTGGTGGTCCTAATACTAAAGACAACTTAGTGTATCTTACGACCAGAGAGCATTATATTGCACACGTATTGCTGACTAAATTAAAAAATCCACAAGCTCGTTCGAAAATGTTCTACGCGCTATGTCGTATGAAAGAAAATGCTCCTACTGCTAGAGCATATGATAGATTTATCAATACCGCAAAAAAATCTACAATGGGTAAAAACAATCCCTTTTACGGTAAGAAACATTCTTCTGATAGCTTAAGCAAAATCAGTGGAACCCACCATCATATGTATGGAAAGTCACATTCTACTGAATCTCGTGATAAAATGTCCCAAAGCAAAAAGGGCAGGTTTACGGGTGATAAAAATCCGATGTTCGGAAAAATTCATCCACCAGAATGGCGAGCCACGCATAGTCGAAAACTATCTGGTTCATCCCATTTTAATTTTGGAAAACCCGCCTTCAATGCAGGACGCAAATGGATAAACAACCAAACGAAATCGATGATGGTATCCACTAGCGAGTTGGAAAGTTATCTCGCTAGTGGATGGATCATGGGACGATTACCAAAGAAGGTCTAAGTTACCCTTAGAAAATGCCTTCGTTGTAATAGTACGCCCGGTGACGTGATCGGTAATTGTTCCATCTTGGAAACGATACGTGCGGCGTTTATCACCGCGCATACCCGATCCGATTTGACCTTTGCGATCTTCCGCAACAATTGATGCTTTGGCGTTTTTTGCCATGGAATCCAAATCTGCGATCAGGGCAGTCATGGCTTGTGTAGAATTCACTTCCCGTGACCGACCGTGCGATTGTTGAGATAACCCACTTGGAATATGAGTTAGCTCTAAGCACGATTGCGATTTGTTTCTTTTTTGTCCGCCTTTACCTGTGCCAGAATACCAACGATAGGCAAAATCATCGGGATTACGTTTCGAGTAGATCGAATCGGTGTCCGTTGTAGTTTCTACATCTAAGACGGCACAAGTTACCGTAGACGTGTGAACACGCCCACGGGCTTCCGTTTCGGGCACGCGCTGGACTCGGTGTCCACCGGCTTCATTTTTTAGTGGTGTGAGATCATCGCCAGAAACTTCGATGGCGATTTCGCTATAACCTGCATCACTCGGTCTCTCACGAACGATGCGGTACTTTCAACCCTTGCGGTTGAACAGACGCACATATGCGTTGAGAAGGTCTTTTGTGAACAGTGCTGAATCAGCCCCGCCTTCAGCGGAGCGAATTTCGATGATATTTTTCATCGTCTTTCTCCTTTGGATAGAAATGTATCCTACGCCTATTTACCTTGCCAACGCAATTTAAAAATTATAAATTCGTCGCATGGCTACGACCCTTGCACGCATCAAAAAATTATTAATGTATATGATTGAACCGACTACCGATAACGAAGCCAAGTTCGGTTTCGAACCGGCGGCTTCAATCCAAATGAGCGCACGAAAATCATTTGAATTTTTCTATAGGTATTCAGGTGGTGGCGCGTTCTACCTCATACCCAACCAACCCTCCGGTGAATGGCTTAGTTCCACCGAAGGTCGTTGGGTAGTTCGTCGCGAGTTATTGACGCTCGCCGAAATAGACAACCCGACACTAGACGAACAACGACTTGTCTCGCCGCAAGCGATGTACTATCGCGACATTCTCTATTTTGAAAGTGTGGATGATGCTGCGATGTTTCGGATCAAGTTCTTGTAACTAGTCTTTGCTTGACAATCGAAATAATTTTGGTATCTTACGAAGATAATCATTCGGAGATTCTTTTATGTGCGATATGTGCAACATTGATGCGGTTCACAACGAACGTTCGATCAAGGTTCGCTACATCGCCTATCGTGGCAAGCCGAATCAATACGTTTCGGCTGAACTGATCCAAGCGTGCTGCCCCCATGCCGCTGAAAAAGAATTTCGTACCAAGTTTGCCTATGGCGAAATCCTGAACGATCTCTACTGGCAATTCCAAGAAGGTCACGTGACCGTCGAAGAACTGGCTGGCACGCCACTGGCTGATATCAAGCTGCGCGACTATCTGGACCGGAAGGGCGAGGCTTTCTCGCATCCGTACTGATGGATGTTACGCGCCTGACCTATCGTGTGCTCCAAGTTCTCCCGTATTGGGTGACACTAACGGATGAGCAATTCAAAAAGATTATCAACCCAAACCGCGAAGCGCGCCGGGCGAACCGGTTTTTTGAAGACATAGAATATTGGATGGATGAGCATTTCATCGGAGATTATTGTGTTTTCGACCGCCCGGTTCATTACACGAAAATTCCCGATCTTGACATAAACGAAAAATCGTATATAGAAATTGATCTTCCGTATATGATTTCGAAAGGTGAATCGAATATAGTCGAGTCTGATTATTGTTTCCATAGAATTCAAATTGGGTTTGTGGAAGCTGAAGATGCCGCTCTGTTCAAGCTGAAATTTTTGTAGGAGATTTGTTGATGAAGATGAACCCCGAATTGCTGGGCAAGACCGTCCAACTGAACGTGACCATCGGCTATCCCGGCTCGCGGGTCTCCGACCTGTGGATTGGCGGCGTCAAGGTGTCGTTGGACAATGACGCCCTGTTCAAGGCGATGGAACTTTCGGGTCTGTCGCCGGTCCCGTCCGTCATCGCCACGTCGCGGGATGGCAATTCGAGCTTGGTCGCCGTGGAAAAGACTGAAAAAGATGTCTGAGACGAAGAAGCTCCGCTTCCAATACCGGAACCATGTCTATCGGTTCACCTATCGGAATGAAGTTCCGCGTGGTGATGATGATCCCGTGCGCGCGTGGCTCTACCAACATCGCGATCAAGACGTTCGCTCCCGTGTGCAGGAATATCAGTCGAAGCAACCCGACGTGTTTCTGCATAGCAAGGATTTCGCCGCTCACTTCCTACTGAAGTGGAGCAAGGTGGTGATCGCCAACAAGATCGTGTTCCGTACGTCCATGGGTGAATTCACGTTCGACCGTGACAAGAACTATGAAGCCCTGCGGGATTTCCTTGATCGCCTGGACGGTGCCGAAGGGGTCGAAATCTAATGAGCTTGCGTGACTTCCTCATCGTAATGAAAACGAACCGCCTCGGTTATGAAATCGTGCGGGCGCGGTCGCATGAGCACGCAATGAAGAAGCACGCCCGCGACTATAAAAAGGCAAACGGTGTCATCATTGGCAAAGGCAAACACAAGATCATTGGTGATTGGTCCTGGCTGATCTCGGATAACCCCCTTGATCTCCAACGCTATGCTGAGAACAAGTATCGCAAACGCTATTTCGAAGCTCTTGCGGGTGGTGAAGGTCGCGTTCGATTCAATACGGCTATGCAAGTGGTGAAACCGGGCTTCACGATTGAATATAAAGGCGAATGCGACGGCGATAAAATGAATTATCATTATCGCCATGTGACGCACCATCATGCCCATGGCGACGTAGATTTGTATTTCTTCATCGCGCAAAGTTCGTTTGAAGACGATCATTACGGCGCCTCGATCTCATGCAAGGTGACGCCGGAAGAATTCGCCACGGGCTTTGTGAATTTCGATCCAAATGAACGTCGGAACCCGGTCACGTGTGCAGATTTCGCAACGCCCGAAATGCGTCTCGCGGCAATCCGTGCCGTGACTCACAAATGGTCTTTGTCTGCGACTTACGATTTGATGGCTGACCCGCAAATGATTTTTCATTTTGAAAATGAAGATGATGCGGTGATGTTCAAGCTCAAGGCGGCGCAATGACTAAGTATCTCGTCATCAACCCCGTTCACATGGAAATGCGGTTCGTTGACGCCTCGTCGGCATACTTCGCGGCTTGCTATTCCATGTACGACACCGATCTGCTGATGGTGTCGATCAACAGTGGTGATATTCGTCTTGCCACGGATGGTATCGATAAGAACAAGCGCGAACTGCGGCGACGGGTTAATCATCTAATGCATATGCCTGGACGGTATCTCTTCCGCCGGGCGTATACTCGTGAATTCATTCGTCAAGACTTTCACTATGGCGTCAGGTATCATAGCCGTCGTCATGATCGGTATGACGGTGTTGAATACTATACGCAATCTGTCACCAATTCCAATGGCGTTACTATGGCGCCCGCTGATCATGTGTTCGTCACCACGGCTATTTGCCCCAATACCGGGGCTGATCTTGAGTACGACGTTGAAATCACGAAAGAAGAGTTGAATCTTAAGAGTGGACGTTTCAAAAATTTCGTCCAATATCCTCGTAAGCATACCGTAATTGTTCACGCCAAGGGTGGCATGGATGAAATCGACTGTGACGTGATGCAACATTGCCTCAATACGGTGGCGAGCCTGAACTGTAAGTGGTCGTTTGAAGCTGATGTTACGAAGCTTCCTGCCATTTTGTTCAAGTTCAGCTTCGATACCGAAGAAGACGCAATCATGTTTAAGTTTAAAGCTGGATCATAGGAGAACTGCATGTCTAGTAGATTTGGTAATATCCCCACTCGTGTCGCCGCCGGAATCATTGCTGTTTTCATCGTTTTGGTGGTCGGTATGGGCATCGGCGCGTCCTTCAAACGCGGCGAAACGCTGACGACTCCGAAGGTGTCGCAAGAGGAACGTGACGCCAATCAGGTCCAATCGTACTTCGCCGATCTGGACGCCAAGGGTTACAATTTCAAAGGCGGACCCCTCACGGATGTCACCGCTCAACGCATCAACGGTTGTCCCGGTGATGAACGTGGTTATGCTTTCCAATCTGGTCAGTACATGGGCGAACTGTGTGTCGGCTCCAAGATTCGCTTCCGCACGGTCTATCGCCGTTCGTATATGGAAGAAACCGAACTTCAAGCGTTGTCCGTGAAATGAGTCCTGAACAGTTCTTCGATATCGGGCTGAAGGCGTGTGGCTTCCTCTTGGTTGCCATTTCGCCTTTGGCTGTCGGCTATGGTCTCGCCGCCCTTATCGAACGAATTGGGAATCCTGAATTAAAAGTCAAGCACGCCAAGCATTTCTTGATTATCGATCCCCAAACGCCCGATTATCTTGGTGAGCCTAACGACTCTGTTATTGACCATCTATGTGACCATAGATGGTGGTCGCGCCTCCAACACGGCACGTCAAAGTTCCACACCATCCCATTTCACGATCACGTCTACGAATGGAATAAAACCCATTTGAAGAAGAAAGTAATCTTGAGCTTCCATCGGAATCTGTGGGGATATCATTATCGGGTGACATGCGGCAACGCCGATGATATAGTTATGTTCAAGCTTAAATGGATGTCGAAGTGAGCGATAAACCCACTGCATTAGTGATTGGTTGGTTTCTGTTCGCGGGACTGTTTCTGTTCGCACCGATCATTCATGGTTATTTCAAAAAGCCTGGGCGTTGGAATCGCAACAAGATTGCGTTCAGTTCGACAAAGATTGCTGATCGCCTTTGGGCGGCACAAGACATCACGCAATTTTACGAAAATCCTCACAAAGATCGAGCCTACTATAAAATTCACGTTCGGGATGAAGTGCGCGCATGGTGCGAAACCCATTCGATAGCGGAACCCAAATTGTATGCGGTCATCGTTCGGATTCCCGCAAAATTTAAATTGGTCGTACGAGACGATCAACGCCCCTATCGAGAGTACCATAAAGTCACTGACGTTTATTACGAACGACATTACGAACTGCACTTCAAGAAAAAAGAAGACATGGTGATGTTCAAGCTGAAGTGGATGGGTGAGTGAACCTAGCGATGGAAATCATCACAGGCACGTTCCTACTCGGGCTTGCGTTCTGTGTTGCCTACCATCCCGTGCGGTGGTTGAGAACCTATATTAAGTTCTTAGTCGCTCCGACTAGAGGGCAAGTCTATGCTGCCAAAATGATGAAGTTCAAGCATGAAGTCATCATTGATCAGTCAACAGCTTATCGGTTATCGCTGAGCGGCTATGCGACAACCTCTATGAAACTGTTCGAAGAACATCGTGATTTTACAAAATGGTGGGGAACACCTATCGATTTTCACCCCTATATTAGCGATTGGCTAGAAGCCGACTCGTTGAAGGGTGAAATTGATTTTCGAGCCTGCGCCACTGACGAAATTATCGACAAATATTCCAGAAAATTGGAATATAAATTGTTGTTTACCGTCGAAGAAGATATGATGCTTTTCAAACTGAAATGGTTTTGAAAATGCGCGAAAAAATCTGGTTGTGCCATGAATGCGCTGAGCCGTCGTTAGTAGGCTATGATTTGTGCGCCTCTTGCTTCCAAGAGCGCGAAGCAATCAGCGATGAAATCCGTATGGAACGAGGGCGCCAACAGATTCGAGAGGGAAAATTCCTCCCCGATGATAAACTCGATGATTTCTTAGATTCAGTGTTTGGAGCAAGCGATTGAGAAAGTACATTGTTCTGGGATTCATTTTTGCAATAGCATTGTCTCCGGTCCTTGCCGTGGCAATTCTTAACGTCTGGATTATGGAACTTGCTCGCGCTCGTCACTACGATATGTTCCTAGTGGGTTTCGTGTCGTCTCTGAGTTGTTTATTGCTTCTGGCATTTGGTTCCAAGCTCATCGACCGGATTCTCGAAACTCCTATGGGTAAAGCCTTCAGCGATAAAGTCGAGAAGGCTATCAAGCAAGCGGCTGGCAAATGAGAAAATTTGTCGTAGGTTTCGTGGGATTGATGGTGTTCATGTCACCGTTATACTTCCTTGGCTTCCTGGGTGCAGCAACATTGGCGTATACCGAAGCCCATGCTCCGCGAATGATCATTCCGGTGATGATGTTATGGCTGGTCTCGGTTTCGGTGCTGTTGCTCACGATTAGTAACCTTTGGGGATTGTTTATGAAAACAGCCAAGGGTAAGAAATTTGATGCAGACTTGGTAGCGTGGCTTAATAAGCTGGCGGGTGAATGAATCGGTTCAAAATTTTCTTTAGAGCCTATGGTCTCAACAGCTATTCGAAAACTCTGACGCAACAAGAGCGTGATGCAGAGTATGTTGCCCATGCGCTACATGAAGATTTTGAAGAACGCCCCTGGTGCTATTCATCTTTTGATGAAATGGGATCATCCCATTCTAAAGCGTACATTGAACCCATTATCGAATTTCTTGAAGAGAATTCGATAGAATATTCTATCATCCGGTACAACGGATGGCATGTCCGTGAAATGCCGCTCGATACATTGAACGTGTCGTCCTTTTCGGTGAATGGTACGGGCTTTGATTTGATGATCGAAGATGATGAAGTCGCTACCCTTGTGCGATTGAAATTCGATCTCTCGACTAATTCATCCTGGCTTGTTGCCTAGTACAAAAATATTTGATATAAATTCCTGTCGAACTGATAGGATAATTTTATGTCGCTAGTTGATCGCATGAACACCGCTTTGCTGACCGTCACCAAGGATGACGACCTTCGGTTTTTGGCGTCCCACGGCTTCTTGCAAATGGACGCCAGTGATCAACAACGTCTGCTGACTATAGCAGAACATCGCCGTACATTTGAAAAAGAACAGTACGACAGAAACCGTTCGGGCGACTATTATTCCTCCACGTCCACTTATGGAAATCCGCTGGACATTGCGGAAAACAAACGCCGGATGGATCGTCGTCGCAAAGCGATGAACGTTCTACTACACAACCCCGGCATCCGTTCGTTCAACGCCATGGGTGCGCCCAACATTCATCATAGCAGCGGTTACAAGGCGGACTACCAGTTCGCGTGTAGGTTCATGGGCGAGTCTACTTATCGTTTCGACCGCAACGGCTATGAAACCTCTGACAAAACGATCCAGATGGTTGAGAACGTCAAGGACATCGGTCCTGACCATCCGCTGTACGGACACCCGCGTATCCGTAAGCAAAAAGCACTGGGCGACCACCTGACGTTTGGGGTGAACCCGGTTCGCTCTCCGATCCACATGAACATTCTCAACGATGGCGTTGAGTTACTGGTGTGGAAGACTCGTGCCGTTTCCTCGATTCCGGTGGAAGGTATGAGCATCAAGAGCGTCGGCGAAGTCAATGGATTCCATTTCGCATACTTCGAACCGGGTGAAGGTGGAATGGATGGCATTTTCATTCCCGATAGCGTCATCACCGAATCGGAAACCTTCACGGATAATTTCTTGAAGTCCGACGAGTATCGCAAGACACGCGCCTTCCTGAAGTGGTTTGAAGACGACAATGCGCGTGTCAAGGACGCATATGATAAGATCAACGCGGAAGCCGAACACCGGGATCGGGCGGAAGAAATCGTTATGCTGAAGCGACTGCTGAAGAAGCACGGCGCCCGCATCGTCAACGGCGAAATCACTGCTGAAACCCTAAAGGATTTGTACTGATGAACTACAAAATCCATAAGTGGCTTGACCAACACGCTACTGTCAAGTTTCTCTTGGTGATCGTCCTTGCACCTTTGCCGGGGTTGTTGTTCAACTTCGGGTGGGTCTATGCCTTTATGGTCGCTGTCATGATCATAATCGCCATCGCATTTTCGCGCATTCATTACATGATGACTCCCAAGCCATCCACTATCGCAGATAAGGTTTTCGATGAGTAATACGTTTTCGCTCCATCAACTCGACACGCACGAAAGCTTCGACCTTGATAAGGGCGACTGGTTCAAGATTTGCCAATCGGAAAACTATCGCGTCTTCAAGATGTCGGAATGGTCTCGCGAAGACCTAGTTCGTTACATTCGTAAGGTGACGTGCGTCAGCCCGTTCACTAGCGACATGAACACGATTGACGCCGGGATTCTGGCTGATCGTCTATTCGCCTGGGCGGGTGATTACGATATCGTCATGACCTGTGAAGGTGATGAAGATGAAGTGTTTGAACAATTCGGCTATTACTATGACGAAAATGAACGCATGTTCACTAGCCGATATGATCTCGTCTACACCGATTTTGATTTGACTGAAGGCGAAGTTGCCGACCGCGAGGCGTTTCAGCGTGAAGCAGCCCAAGAGCATTTGGCAATGACTCAAGCCATGCTCAAGGCGCACCCCGCGCCGGGACGTAGCTGGATCAGCAATGTTTTAGGAGCTATTATTCGTCTGTCAAATCGTATTCCGTAATGCATTTGTTCGTTGTCATTGAGCATTTCGCGGATTTGATTGAATTCAATGACCTTGAAGAGGTTGAGGATCACGAAAAACTGTATGCCGATCCTATCAACAATCACATTCCACAAGTGTTTCCAGACATTCTCTATGGAAACACTTTACCTGAACCAAACAAACGGATGTTGTTTGAGCTTGAGGACTATCTGTCAAAAAACCGTGCTGAAATCCAATACAACGTCGTTCGATTTTATTCGGTGCAGCGGTCAGCTAGGACGCCCAACGAAAAATATTTTCTAGAAAAATATCTCAATTGGGGCATCCTCATTTATGACGATGAACACGCTGTCACACTCAAGATGAAGTTCCCGCTGCTATGATCCGTTTCCTGTTGTACTTCAAGACAACGAGTAGTCTGGCTTTGCGCGCCAGAGAGCGTGGCGGCTCCGACATGACGGCGACCATCTACCACACCATTGATTCGGTGAAAGCAAATGTCTGGTATGCGGACATCAAAGCCGAAATGGATGATATGAAAAATGCCCTGGAAAACAGCGGCATCAAGTATTCGGTGGCATACAATCTCTATCAGAATGTCGAACTGTATAGTATCGAAATTTCGTCCGAAGACGACGCGATGATCTTCAAGTTGAAATGCCCCTACATTTCTATCATCCCCGAAAATATCGCGGACTGTGTTCACGACTACATCGAAAATATCCCAGAAGCATGACCCGCATTCTACTTCATTATAACATCGATAGAGTCGGGCTACATGCTAGCCAGATGTTCACAATTTATCCTGCATATCGAACGACGCTGGAAATGTTACTGGTTAGACTATACGATGAACGTCTAGCGCGCGTAAGTCAACTTCGTGACTATCTGCATAACATTTCGCATGAAGTGTTTACACAACGCGCTTATGGAATTGATTTTTGGTATGCAGAAATTGTTCATGACGAAGATTTTGTGATGTTTAAGCTTAAGACATCAGACTTCGTTTTGGTGCCGACCAATTACGCTCATGATTTTATCGACAAAGTGCTACGACACCAACTTTAGTTTCGTCATGCCACATTTCATGTTATAATGCGAGCATGACTAATTATTTTACCTCAGATTCTCATTTCGGACATGAGAACGTGATTCGCTACTGCAACCGCCCATTCGCCAACGCGGATGAAATGGATGAAGCGATGATCGAACGATGGAATGCCATCGTTAAGCCCAATGACACAGTTTACCATTTGGGTGACTTTGCCATGGGCAAGAATGCTGCCCCCAATATTCTGCGGCGCCTCAATGGCACTAAGCATCTAATTTGGGGAAATCACGACAGCAATCAAACCCGCAAGCTTGATCTCTGGGCATCGTCACAGTACGCACTAGAGATCAAGGAAGCGGATAAGCTCATCGTTCTATGCCATTACTCAATGCGGGTTTGGAACAAATCTCACTATGGTTCTCTGATGCTCTACGGTCATTCACATGGCTCTATGGAGGGCAATGACCAAAGTCTAGACGTGGGCGTTGACTGCTGGAATTTCGAGCCTATAACGCTTGAGCAAATTCTAGAACGCATGGCAACTCTTCCCCCGTGGAAGAACGTGGATCATCACAAGAAGGACGAATACGCATGATCGATGGTCCTGAATACAAGCAACCCACGCCTCCCAAAGGCTATCTCAAGGAATTTGGGAAAGGCGTGCTTGAAACCGGTGTTTTCTATCTGAAGATCATCGCCTTCAGCGGCGTTGCGTTCATCGCCCTACGTTTCATCTACGTCTCGCTCGTTCTGATGGGCGTCATTCACCCGGTGGCACAATGATCATTGACGGTATTGGTGAGATTTCGATTGCCGAAATCGAGTTAGTGGCGATTGCTCTGTATGAGAGCCAAGCGCAAGCCAGCATCGAATACAATCGATCACGACACATTTGTTCGTGGCGCGATGCGTCAGTCTATAACAAGAAACAATATCGGCTCGCGGCAATCGATTCTATTCGCGCCGCCATGTTCGATATCAAAGACGAAGAGATTTCGCTATGACCAAGAATACAGACAACCAAAGCTTTGATCTCTACATCACTCCTGGCGTTGGTCCCGATACCCCGCCGGATGAAGCTGCTCGATTGACTGAACAGTTTTTTCAAGAGCAAGTCGATAAACAGAATGAATTTCTGAAGGCGGCTCTTGCTCCTGACTCTCCGTTCGTCAAGGCTCTCCAAGATATGGGCGAGGAAGTTCCGACTTTCGAAGATTGGAAATTTGGAAAGCGTTTCGGCAAATGACTAAGTATGTTGTCCTAAACGGGAAATGGTTCAAAGAAACCGCCATTTCAGCGGTGAAGCGGTTCTTTATGCCGCTCACCAATCCCAAACAATGCATCCGAGAATTTCGGGAATTGTTTGACAGACGAAAATAAATGTTGTATTGGTATCCTTCTTTGAAGGGAGCCATTTATGAGCGATCAATACGCAAGCGAATATCCGGCTTCCGAATACGGCAAGACGCCTGACTTCAAAACCATCTTCACGCGCTCGCAAGCTATCAAGCTGCTGCGGAGCCTGGGTGGGGAAGCTCCTGACAAAAATCTGACCAATGAACTGCTGGGCGATGCTTTGTGCTCGTCCGGTCTGATCCATGATGAATGGTTCAGTGAAGTCATCAATGATGCGGGCGACGCCAATACCGATGAGAGCCGTTATCAGAAGGCTCTCGACAAGGCGATGGCTCTGCCTCCGATGAAGTTCTTCAAGAAAGCTATGAACTGGGATTACACCGATAATCTGCGGATCATGTCGCCGCGCTATAAGATCACGGCTGTTACCAACGACCTTCAATTCATGGTTCGGTACATCCGGCGGGATGAGAAGCACGATGTTGCCCTGGACATTCCTTTTCCAGACGGTGCCATTGCAAGTTTGTTTGCGGGATACACCGTTGATACCAATGGTGTTGAATATGTCCTGCGCGCCAAAGACGGCGAAACGCCAGAAGACCTTGAAAAGGTTCTGCGCAAGGCATTGATGCCTTTAACAGACCGGGTTGTCGGCATCTAATTGTTTGACAAACGAAAATAAATGCGGTAGATTGGTCACTCGAAATTCGAGGACTAATTTATGAGCATTCAAGGCAACGCCGTCATTAATACCGCCCTGCGGTGGAAGCAAAATTACTCCAAGTGGGGTAATAAGGTTACGCAGAAATTCCACGAGGATTTCGCGGACCTGACGACGGTTATCTCTCTGCTGACTTCCCCCGAAGACGATCAAGATGAAGATGGCGCCATTCTGGCTGACATCAACGCCGCGATCAAAGAACTGTCGGCTCCGCTGGCGATTCTGCATCACGCCACGCAAACCAACGGTCCCGACACGGGCGATAAGACGGCTCAAGACATGATTCGCAAGATCATGTTCGCTCTGAGCGGCAAGCTGGCTCCCTACGTGCCGTATTTCTACATGATTATGCGTACCGATCTGGCGTCGCTGAACGTCGGTAAGGGCTATGCTCAAGCCGGTCACGTCGCGAACCAGATGGTCTATCAAGCCCAAGCCAAAATCGCCAAGGGTGATGAAGCCCTGAAGGGTCTGCTGGACGTGTGGCAGAACGAAGCCTTGGGCTTTGGTACCTGCATCACCCTGGCGGCTCCGAAGCCGAATGACCTGTACGGCGCCATCAAGCGCGCCAACATGGACAAGCTGCACGCGGGCATCATGCATGACCCGACCTATCCGCTGGTCGATGGCGAATATGTTCACTACATTCCGCTGGACCTGGGCGGCTATGTGTTCTGTCGCAAGAAGGACTCGGTTGACGCCCTGTCCGCTCTGCTGATGCACCCGTAAGAGGTAGTCATGACTCGGATCGCTAATCCTCGTGCCCGTGAAATCCATTACGGTGAAATCTTCGCCGCTGATGGCACGGGTACCCCGGAAGAAGCCGCCAAGGATTTCCGCGAAGGTCTGGAAGCTGATTTTGCCAGCGGTGTGAGCTACGTTAGTCCGCCCAAGGTGGGAGCGATCATTTCCATGCGAGACTTTGATCAAAATTTCCAATCGCAAGATTGGTATGACGTGGTTGTTTCCTGATGATCAATCAAATGGGTCTCGGGATCGTTGTTCTGTTGATCGGCGCCTTCCTGTCATATCTCGCCTGGAATGGTACGCCATCGGGTGAATACGGCGAAGTTGATCATTCCGCTTGGCAAGGTGTGATCGGAATCATGGCAGTCATCGGCGGCGTTGTCCTCATGGTGTTCAAATGGTGGTAAAGATGGATCGTCAATATTTCTTTGATACCGCCACACGCCTAGTTGGATCATGGGCTGGTGTAATGGTAAAATTTCCTGATGAAATTGTGCCTGAAGAAACACGACCCATCAATACTCCCAAAGCGATCAGCACAATCGATTTTGACGATGCCGTAGTTCTTGAGCATAATGCGCTTGTCAATTCTTGGATTGACAATCTCATGGATAGTTTTCCCGAAGAAGTTACCCGCGACGATTGGTCTAAAGTACCCAATGTATCGGGGCTACAGCCGCCAGAATTTTTCGATACTATTCCGAATAGTGTCTTTCCATATGCTATACTCAGAATGTTGCTTAGTTCGGGGAACCTAGTCTTCCAACCTTCTAGGAGCCCGGCTATCAATAGATTTTTTGACAAATATTCTGATTGGATTCTAGCGCGATGACTACAGTCACAATCAACGGTGTCACCATCGAGGTTGATGACAACGCCAGCGTGAACATCGCTGGTGGCAATGTCATCATCAATGGCAAGGTCCATGAAACCCTCACCGGACTCAAAGGCGGCGTTGAAGTTCGTATCTTGGAAGGTGTTCTAAACCACCTGACAAGCGATAAATCGGTGACTGCCTTGTCCGTTAAGGGCAACGTGACCGCTGGTGGATCGATCAACTGCGACAACGTAGGCGGAAACGTCACGGCTGGTGGATCGGTCAACTGCGATGACATCGCCGGGAATGCCAAGGCTGGTGGCTCTATCAATTGTGATGACATTGGTGGTGATGCAACCGCCTCGATCATCAAGCGAGGCTGAAATAAAATGAACAAGTACCTCAAGTATGCTATCGTATTTGTTGTCTTCCTCGCCATTGGTGGCGTCGCAGGCTTTATCACTGGGCAACTGTCATGACCAAAAAGATTCACGTTATCGGCGGCGGCACGTTCAGCCCGATCCGCAATCACATGGCTCTGTCGGCTATTGCGTTCGGTAATACCGCTCGCTTCCTCTATAAGGAACTGAGCAAGAAAACTTTTTACAATGACGAACTGTCCGTCCATCTACATCTGACCAAGATGGCTACGGGCGGCGCCAGTGTCGAATCCGAGACGCGCTACCTCGTTACCAATGACGACGTTGCTGAACTGCTGGAAACCCTGAAGGCTGACCCCGACACTCGGGTCATCATCATGAATGCCGCGCTCTGTGACTATGATGGTCAAGTCGGTGATGTCGCCTCGGGCTCACACGCTCAACGCCTGAAGACTGCGGAAGGCGAACAAGCCCTGAAGCTGACGCCCGCTGCGAAGCTGATCGGCGAAATCCGCAAGACGCGCAAAGACATCTTCGTCGTTGGTTTCAAGACCACGACGAACGCAACGAGCCAAGAACAATATGTTACGGCTCTGAATTCGCTGAAGGCGGGTTCGATCAATCTCATGCTGGCGAATGATACCGTCACTCGCAACAATATGATCGTCGCCCCGGAAGAAACCCGCTACAGCGAAACGACTGATCGCAACCAAGTTCTGTCCAAGCTGGTCGAAATGGTTCTGTCGCGATCCAGCAACACCTTCACCCGTTCGACTGTTGTCCCTGGCGACAGTATCGATTGGAATTCGCAAGACGTTCCCGAAAACCTGCGAACGGTTGTCAATCACTGCATCAATCGCGGTGCCTACAAGCCGTTCCGTGGTGTGACAGCCGGTCATTTCGCCGTCCGCGTGGATGACAATCGCATCCTCACGTCCAAGCGCAAGACCAACTACAATTTCCTGTCGGACATCGGCTTGGTCGCCGTGGATTACGAAGGCTATGACAAGGTGATCGCACACGGTGCGAAACCTTCCGTGGGCGGTCAATCTCAACGGGTGATCTTCGAAGAACACCCTGGCTTGGATTGCATCGTTCACGCGCACGTTCCCTTGCGCGCTGATGCTCGCGACCTTCTGCCCCTGGTGGACCAAGCTCCTAACGAATGCGGCTCGCACCAATGCGGCGAAGCGACTTCGCGCGGTCTGAAGGATTTCGACGGGCTGAAGGCTGTCATGCTGGACAAGCATGGTCCGAACATCGTGTTCTCGCGGGATACCCCGCCGGAACGCATCATCGACTTCATCGAAGCTAACTTCGATCTGTCGGCTAAGACGGGTGGGCTGGTCGCATGAGAACTGCAACGTTAGACGCAGATGAAACTATTGTCCTGTGTCCGACGTGCAAGGGCATGGGCTTCAAGACCTGTACCACGTGTTACGGTGATGGTCGTATGATCGTTGACGGCTCGCTGTACGACGATGAAGAACCTGCTGAAGGTGACAACATCGTCTACTATCGCGTGGAACGTGACGAAAACCTCGTTGAAATGGAACTGACGGGCATTCACAAGGATGACGAAGAGGGCGAGCACAATATTCCTCTGAAAAGTATTGTCATCAAGACTGGTCCCAAAGACCTTCGCGTCATTGGAAAGCATCTGCTTGAAGTCGCGGACTACATGCAGAAAAGTCTTGATGAAGGTGTGACGGACGATCATTGGCATTTCAGTGGTCGAGTCGATCAACCCGACATCGTTGTGATTGGAAACTGATATGAAGAAAACAACTAACGACGAAATGCTGCGCATTCGGATGTTCGCCCGCGCTGATCGGGATATTGCCGACAGCAAACAAGATCGCGCCGAAAATCACAAGATGAATATTGAACACCGGCTGGACGAATCGGCTTTCAGCGGCGTTCCTATGTCTGTGTTCAAAGCCGAAACTGTGAACATCTTCGGAACACACATTCCGAATGGCTAGAGGCGACCATCATATCTGGTGCAATTTTTGGAGCCGTCCTCGCGAAGGTTGCAAAATGTGCGATGATTTCTTTGTCAGATTTCCTCCTGGCGAAGATATGATGGAAAATCATTTCCCAGATGCCACGGTGATCAACAAACCGGAGTCTACCGATGACCTTGGGTGACTGGATAGCCGTTGGCTATGTCGTGTTTGTTCTTAGCTTAGGCGGTGTTGGTGCCTGGGCTATTCGTCGTTATTTCAAAGGGTTATCCAATGGGCGTTAAGTCCACCATGCTTATCACGCGCGAACGTGCTGAAGATTTGTTCGTTGATCTCTTGACCCGTGGTCAAGAAGGTTCGATTCGCGAGATCGTGCGCGATTTGGAAGATGAAAAATTGGAAGACCTTTTGGAGTACCTGAACGATGCCGCCAACGGCGGCGAAGGTTTCACTAATTACGGCATCGTGGAGAACCCCGATGACTACTAGTCACGACCCTATCGACCAAATGAACACCATCATGCTCTGCGTTCTGTTGATGATGGGATTGGTGGCTGCATTCTTCTGCTATCAAGCTCACCGCGCCAAACGCAAGTACGACCGTGCTAAAGCTGATGCAGCCGCCTTCCATGGCGAATCAGATGAATAGTATCATCCCGATTGCTATCATTGCTGTTCTTGTGATCGCAATCTTTGTTGGTTGGATGCGCAATCACTATGAATACGAGAACAAGAACAATCGTTCTGAACATTATTTTCCAGATTTCTAATGCGCGACATTTCGCTAATAGCTTTCGCTGATTTCTATTCGCTAACGATAGGCGATATTCAGTTATTACAAAATCGTAATAGTTTGGCATTAGAAAAATTGTCAGCATTCCGTAGGGCAGTTGAGTTTGATAATGCTTTGCCTCCACCGTTGGTAAGAGATATCATTTTCTCGCGCCATGATCGGTATCATTGGTTCACCAAAGATCGTTCGACTTCGATTGATAGAATTTTTGTACTGACCGATACGTCGAAAATGACGAGCGTATACACGTGTTCGGTAAGTGGGTGTGACAACTATGTCGGCTTGGACCACGAGATAGCCGAATGGGTGTATAATAGTCTATCCGGTTCGTGGATGGTCCGCGACAATTTCATTTTCTTTTCTAACGAAAATGATCTAACATTGTTTAAATTGAAATTCGGAGGGACTTATTTTGGAACAGTCGGAAACTAAAGACGTGCCATTCGGTAAGACCCTCGGCATCCTGTTCATTATGTCTGCAACGATTGGCGCGGGGCTTGCCACGGGCGTTGGTATTGTCCTGACCGTGGGGAAGATCATTAGTCTCCTGGCGTGGTTCGCGGCGAATCACTAATGTTTATGCCCTGGCTTTCTTTTCCGGCACACACGGGGCACGTAGATTTCACGCGCCCCGGAAACATGGGGCTATCCAAGTTCGCGAAACGTATTCGTATGCCATATTATGCCATTTTCGGGCATTCGGAATATGAAACCGAACTTCATGAAAATTTGGATTACTTGATTCATGAATTGAGCTTTACGAATTTTCGTCCCGAACGGTGGACTTCGGCTCAATACAAAGACACTGACAGACATCGCATTTATCATGGTAGTAGCTACTACCTATTCTTCGGGGATGCGGACGTGGGAATGATGTTCAAACTGAAGATGTCCAATTTGAAGATACAAAAAAGCCTCTGATCTCAGAGGCTTTTTCTTTAGCACTAACGGACATTAACTGTTCCAATATTCGAAGTTGACAGCTTTTAATATGGTGGTACTATAGTCTAACGATCATTGTTTGGGACATTTTTGCATGGCTAAGCCCATTGTCGAAATCATCACGAAGTTTTCTGCTGCCGACGGCAAGGTGTTCGACACCGAAGCTGAAGCCGATGCGTGGGATGTTGAACTGCTGAAGACCCCGGAACAAAAGAGTTTCGAGCAATTCCTGAACAGCTATTCGATGAGCTACATGACCAAGAAGGGCATCACGCTCGAAACGGTCGGCTACTGGCGCGCTCAAGGCGAAGGCGAAGACCGCGCTGGGCGCATCCTGGGCTATGTGCATGGCACGCTGGAAGCCGCGATCCGGTGGGCGGTAGTGCAAAAGGGTTGGTATTCGTGGGGCGGTGGTGGCTCCATCGATCCGTTCGACATCACTGAACTGCCCGTGATCGTGGAAGTCTAGAATGAGCAATCTCTTCAATCAACCCACGCTGAACGAAGCGGAAGCCGCGCAAATCACCGCCGACTATACCCGCGAGGGCTGGCGCGTGATTCGCACGGAACATACCTTCGAAGGTATCCCGTGCGGCGAACAACTGGTGCTCTATCGCAACCAATACGATCAACCGGATGGCTGGGTCGTCAACCATCGGTGGGAGATCGACTAATGAATTTCAAGCGCACCCGCTCCGTTGTCCATCGCAAGTTCAACGTCCCCGCTCCGCGTGGCTACATCGGTACCGATGAAGTTCACAAGCAATATCTGATCGAAACGACTCACGTCCTGGGCATGAGGTTCAAGCGCGTGATCGATGAAGAAGAAGTTCCTCTTCACGCTCTGATCGCAGGCGGTGCGACCGGCAACTACGGCTGGCAGTCGAAGTTTGTGGAGTACATCTGATGTACGGTCCCGATCTTCCTTGGTTTATGGCGGTGCTGCTGAGCATCACGGCTATCATCTGGTTCGCCACGCGCAAGATGGACAATGCATTTGTCCGTAACGCAAACGAAGCTGCGGTATTCGTTATTGCCTCGCCTCTGCTGGTCGCCATGCTCGTTCTCACGTTCATCGTTCGCGGCTATGATCTCATCGCTGAACGCTCTAATCAGAAGTCGTACAAATGATCGAAGTCAAACACTCGTCAACTTGGTCGTCGCCTCTGTCGCGGATTATTCCCAGTCAGAATTTGACCGCCAACGACAAGAAGAAGCTTGCTGAGCGTCAAGCGATCATTGATCGTCTCGCCATCGAAGTCGGGGCTTCTAGCCACTGGCTGAAGATCAACAACGGGATTTTCAAGGGTACGATCTTCCGCGCAAACCCACATTCCAATTCGCGTCGCCGCGAATCGGTTAGCGTTCACATTTACCCGGAAGCAGTTTGGAAATCACCGACGTATTCGGCAGAGCGTGGCGAACCGAAGCTCAAGGATCAAGCTCCGATCTTCACTAATCATTTTTCCATGCATATCGGTTGGGGCGATCAACCTATCAAGGTCCAAAACCATACCATCTATCCGACGTTCTGCGCGCAAGAAGTCCTCAGAAATTGTAGTCTGCTTCTCGACTACGAAGGCGATCCCGTGTTCTGCATGGACGAAAAGAAGCGTCCGCTGACGTTTGAAGATCGCCTGGGACAAGAAGTCAACATCGGTGATCTCGTCGTCGTCGCCTACAACTATGGTGCCGGTCTTGACCTTTGTTTGGTCAAAGGTTTCTCGGACGAAACCCGTGTGGTCATCGAAAGCGTCGAGAGCGGCGAAGTGGACCGCATTCCGCTTGAAAACAATGCTACCCGTAAAATTATGCGTATGCCCGACAGTATCGAAGAGATCGCGGTCATGATGCGTCTGGCTCGAAAGGACTAACCGATGCTGAAGAAAGAATTGATGGTTCCTGGCAACCGCATGAAGGTTCGCCTTGGTGTTCTGAAGAGTGGCGTCACGGGTGCTTTCGCCTTCGGTCAAGACCAAACCATTCCGCATATGTCCATGACGGCTGAAGCCGGTGGTTTGTTCGACGGCACGCGCGCCATCCACGGCGGCACTGAACTAGAAGTGGTTCGGGCTCCCAAGAAGACCCAAGGCATCAACACCGCCATCGTGAAGGAAGTCGCCACGGGCGTTCAAGGTCACGTCTACTGGTGCGAACTGCGCGCCAACTGCGACCATATCGGTGCCACGGCTGTTGTCCCGCCTGCCCTGGTGGGTGCTAAGCCCAAGGCGAAGGATTTGCTGCAACCGGGCGTGAAGATCAAGATGAAGCCGACTGACGGCACGAACTACGCCGCGCTGTATTCCACCACCGAAATCGACTATGACAACGAAACCGCGATCCCCATGGATGTCGGTCAAGAATTCGAATGTTTGACGGCTGTCGAGAAGCTGAACGCTCCCAAGAGCGGAACGCAACTGATCAAGCTTCGTCGGATCGGTGATGGCGCCGAAGGGTTCTGCCCGTGGGCTAACCTCATGGGCGGTTACAACATCATCCAATGATGCAGCAACGTGAATATGGGTATGGACCGGTGTGGATATTCGACGTGGATGAAACCCGCGTCGATGAAATGATTGACTATCACGAGAACGTCTGTCCCCATTTCATGATTACAATCGGCGGTCGCCCCTATAAGATCGAAACGGCGTCAGGGTGTTCCGAAGACGATGCCCTGATGCTCTACATGAAGTTTGGTATTAAATGATTCCCCTATCCATCAAGGCTGGCAACAAATTAGTGTTGGTGGATGAGGTTCACGACATCGATATCACGGATATCGAACAGGAAGTCGTGAAGATCACACTCTATGACGGTACGGTGTATGAAGCCCATGGCTTCGACGCTATCGAGGCTATCTGGGTCTTCGGCAAGCCTTCTGCGCTTGAGGGGCGTCGCCTGAAGTGGAAGCAAGGCGCCTGGGCGTTCCATAACCTCGTTGGACATCCTGTCGTTCAAATCCTGGCATGGTGTGGGTTCAAGCATGAAGCGGTGCGTTTCCATGATTGGACAACGCCAAAGCCGCGCGGATTCAAAAAATGAGCGAATCCTTACTTGATTTGATCGATGCCGGTCCCGCCCATGGAATGAAACACGTTCCGGGGGCGAACTATAAAAGTTTTACGGAAATGTTTCGACATACCGAAGTAGTTGCAATCGATTATCTCGATTACCATGGCTACATGCATAGCAGCCAATCAAACGTTTCGACAAGAGAATTTGGATTGGCGCCGCTTGCAAAGCATAGTATGGCGAATATTCTTTGGTGCAATATCAAGGCTGTCATCGACAATAGCAGCCAATTCGAAGCACCATGGACATTCTTGTGCTATACGGGTTGGTCTAAAGTTGCTACGACCCCGCCACATGAAGGATTGATCATCGGATTCCAATCCGAGAATGATCTTGCCCTGTACACGCTTAAAGATTTAAGAAATGCTTGGCGCACCGAATAGTCCGATGGAAATATTTAATGCGATTCTAGATTGCCGCAAGGCACTCGAAAACACGACATTTCTATCAGTAACTCGCGATGGCTTTTACGACGATGAAGCCCATGCTCATGAATGGTCTGTCGAACTTACCTTACCGCATTATGCGCTAGTTAAGATTCCATCGGCATCAGTGTTCAAAGAAATCGTTCCAATTTTACAGCGTATCGTGAAGCACGAATCTCCATTTAAAGATGAATGGACATTTTTCTTTGGTGTAAGCGGCTATGGTTTCTTCTTCAAGGATGCAGAAGACTTAGCCATGTTTAAGGTATTGCAATAATTCATTTCTGTGTTATTCTATAAGTATTGTTTATAGGATAGCCATATGAATATGCTTCTCGGAACAGTATCGCTTCGCGAAACCGGTGCTAGGTGCTATAGCCAATTCCCTTGGCTGGTCGCCAAGGACCCCGAAGTGCTGTCCGCGATCATTCATCGGTTCGACCATCCGCAACATCGTCAGCAAATTGAAGAATTCGTTCTCGCTGCGTCGAAGTTTAGCGACGAATTCAATTACAATCTGGCACTGTTACGCAAATGCGAACGTGACATTTTGTCCATCGGTCCCGCGCCACGAGTCTTGATCTTCGAAGATCAGACGGACGTGAGCAAGCTCAACAAGAATAGTGCCGTGCATTACGGCGTGATCGTTCCCCGTGATGTCATGGCGGCGATTATCACGATGGAACATCATCGTGTCTTGCGCGGACTGATGGGCGATCTGATCGTCACCGCGAAACTGCGCTTCCCCAATTTCCAAAAACACATTGATCAATGGTGGGGTAAGCGCGACAAGATCGCCATGACCTTGATGCCCAACAAGGATACGGACACTATTGAGCCGACGTTGGAGTACGCCGAAAACCAAGGCTATACCACGCCGATTGATTACGTCCCGTATCTTCTAAAACAATTTGCACCGGAGAATTAATATGTCAGTTACTCATACCCTTTCATGCGTCCTCATCGTGGCAATCCTGGGCATCTTCGTCCAAGGATTCATCTTCAACGGCAAGGGTCCAAGCGCGGGCTTCCTGGGCATTCTAATCGCCTTTGTTTGCGCCGTGATCGCTGTCCTGTCTGCGGTCGCCCTGGCGTTCGCAATTCTGTTCGGGCAGTAATTAAATAATGCAAATGTCAACCCAGTGAGGTATTGTTAACTATTCTTTCTTGGATAGTTAAATGCGTCTCATTGGGTTGGTTGGGTTTCAAGGCAGCGGTAAAGACACCGCCGGTACATATCTAGTTGAACAGCACGGTTACACCGCGTTCAGTTTCGCCGATAGTCTAAAAGACACCCTGGCTACCATCTTCATTTGGGATCGTGAGCTTCTAGAAGGTCTCACCAAAGAAAGCCGCGAGTGGCGTGAAACTGTCGATCCCTGGTGGTCTAATAAATTAGACATTCCCGAATTCACGCCTCGCAAGGCTATGCAGTTGGTGGGGACCAATCTGTTTCGGAAACATTTCAACCCCGATATCTGGATCATGAATATCGAACGCAAGCTGTTGAACATGCCTGCGAATGCCGATGTCGTAATCACTGATGGACGCTTCCCGAACGAATTAGAATTGGTCCATCAATTCCAAGGCAAGGTCGCCAGAGTGAAGCGCGGTAATGAACCCGAATGGTTCGCAACGGCTGAAGCTGCTGCACGCGGATATGAACCGGCTATCGTGATGATGGCTGACAAATACGAAATTCACGAATCAGAGTGGGCATGGTTGAGCTACCAAAATAAATTTGACCACGTTATCGAAAACGATGATACTCTCGAAACTCTACATGCTCGGGTAGAAAACCTTTTGATTCAAAATGTACATTACAACCAAACAAACTTTTACTAGAACGAAGACTTTCACTAAAGGCTGGCAACGTCTCTGCCCCTTTGAAAGTATTACTTACTATGCAAAGCCTCCCGAAGCTATTGTAAAGCATAGAGTTTCTAATCCACTGTATCGATTAGTTCCCTATATGTATAGCCTTTACGTTCCTAGTGAATGGGTGCGCTATTATGGCGAACGCCTGATGGGCGAATACGATATGGATTTGTGGGCTGATCGTTATGCATCGTTTCCCGATGAAATAGATGAATGGTTGCGTAACAATATTCCATATCCTATTGCGACAGTTACGGACGAGTCTCCGAAGGTTCATCGCATATTGCTTCGCCATCGTTGGACGGAAATTAAATTCAAATCCAAAGCTCATGCGAATGCATTTTCGGATAGATTTTTCAATGCAGAAATCGATGCAGTACGTTGGACTATAGCCGACAGTGGTAAGGATAGATATCTAAACCCCTACAAAATCCAATATGTACTAAGTCGTTGACATAATCCCAAAGTGTAGTACAGTAAGGTATTACATTAGAGGATTTTATGGCAGCTTTCAAACTCACTTATTATATGGATTGGAAAGACCCCGGTGTCGAGTTTCAAACTTTCGACATGGTTGTTGCACGCCTCCATATGTATAAGGCTTGGTTGAACGAAAACGCCCGCGCCAAGTTCAGGCTATCCTCTCCCCTGTTTCACGACATGGGCGGCTATTATATCCAAAACGGTTCCAACTCGAATGCTTGGTTCTGGGTTACGCTACCGGAGCCCAAGGGGATGACGCACGTTTACGCTCAACTGGATATGATGATCGGTTCGGACATGGCTGCGTTCATGCTGAAGTTCGCCGATAAAACGACCCAGTTCTATGAGAAGCGGGCGCCCGAATGATCACCTATAATTTCAGGTATGCGTTTCCCCAAGCGACCACTTGTGGCGAGTGCATTGACGAGATCAATCGCGTCAAGGATTGGTTGGAAGCCAACCCCTCACCGGAGGGCTGGACGCCTTTGTTCAACGTTCCGCAAAAGCAAGCCCGCGATCTTCCGGCGCACTTGATGCGCAAGTTCCATAGCAAGTCGAACAAGCATTATCTGCTGCGGGTGCAATTGTATGACACCGAAACGGCGATGCTGTTCAAGCTGAAGTTTGGTGACGGCATCGTGGGTGAATACACGTTCGGTGTTAACACTCCTGCGCGAGAATATCGAGCGGTGAACGATGTCTGATGCTCCCACGTTTTATCCGTATCGGTTCAGCTACCCGCATCAACATAAGCCGCGCGTTGATGAATGGATGGTGCAAAACGATATCCAAACGGGTCGCCATATCAGCACTGTCTATCAGCATATCAAGTTTGCTGATGAGGGTGAGGCTGCTTTGTTTCGTCTAAAATTTGCGTCGATCATTCGCCATTTTCGTGTTAAGGAAATGGAATGAAAATCTACGCTTTCCTTGAAAAACACCAAAGCACGATTGATGCGTGGTTGAAAGAAACCATGACTCCGTTCAATACTCTTGGTAGCAATCACGTGATATTCTATGACGATGAAAGCGCAACGGTTTTCTTGCTGAAGTTTAGCCATTTGGTTACGGCTGACTACACAAGCCTGTTTCAAATGCCCGGAAGCGTTTTCTATAAGATGGTTCGATGAATAAACTCATTCGTACTGAATACGAAGTCAACGTGTTGTCTACCGATGAAAATCTGGACGACGTTACGGCGTGGCGTGCTGCTAACCCTGGCGTTTCGGGTTTCGGGCGCGAAATCACGCAAGAATATACGCGCTTGATGGCTCTGTATTTCGATACAGAAGAGAATATGATCTTGTTCAAGATGAAGTTCAGTGATCGAATCGTTAATGATCCACGAGTGTATTTTGTTTACAGCAATTCCGATGATGTCACTTGTACAATCATGTTCGATGTCACGGACCCTACTGGCATCAATAAATTCATGGGGACGCTAAATGTCTAATTGGGGTTCCATTGTTGCGCTTGATGTTTATGTCCTGAACGAACAATCGTATTATCCACGAGACATTGCGAAATATCGCCTTGTTGTTACGATGCTGCGCGAGTTTTTGGGTGCTGAAACGCAGGGACGCATCAATATCAATATGCATAAGCAACTTGCACGATTTGGTGATGGTGCCTCTCGTACAGAGCATTGCATTCGGATCAAGTTCAAGGCTCCCGAAGATGCAGTTATGTTCAAAATCAAATATGAGAAATTCTCTTTCCAACATACCAACGGGAAGTTCTATTCGTTTCCCCTGACGGAAATCAATGCAAAAACTCTATGATCTCAAACTCACACCGGGACCGTTAATCCGTAGCATTGAGGCATGGAATGGTATCGCGGCTCCCATCTTAGCTTGGTTTGCCGAAAATCTTCCTACAGTGAAGGTATATGACAAATCGGTATATGGTGTCATCCTAGCCAAGGATTTAACCGACGAGCAACGAGCCCTGGTCATGCTACGTTGGTCCCACGCGATCAGCATTTTTGGACGTTGATTTTGTCGTAAATTTTTGGTAAATTGGTTTATGCAATCGTGTCTGGTCATCTGTGGACGAGAAGCCGCCAGGAATAATATTTTCTGGTGCTGGCGAGAGTCGTTGGTAGCATTTTGCGCAAACATCGGTGATTTTAACATAGATGCCAACGAGAGAGCGTCCTACATAAATCCCGAAGTTCGTGTTGAAGGTTCGGAAGAAGATTTGTTCATTTTGCGTTTGAAACTCAATCAATTCGAATACAGCAAGTTTTACTCCTTCAGAGCAACCGCTATCAAAGTGAAGATCATCAATGAGTAAGTGGCATACTTTCACCTATGATCTAAAAGATTCATCCCCAACATCTGCCACGGCAGAATTGCGAACGTGGTTGGCTGAAAACTGCACGCAAGGTCGCGTCAAGACTCGGGGATCATGGGAGAAGAATACTCGCCTTGATGAGTTTTATTATACCAACGTTGTTCAGGTCAAAATCAAGAACAGCGAAGATGCAGCTACCTTCAAGCTGAAATATTCCGCGCGGCTGAGCACGATGTATGCCACTCGGTGGAAAACTGGTTTTGCCATGATGGCTGGTCGTGGGATGGGTAAAACCAACATGATGATCACCATGCTCAAGAATCGTTTCACCGCCTCGAATAAGCCGATTGTCTATTTCGATACGGAAAGCTGCATGTTGAAAAATTGGAATGATCTTCCCGTCCTCGGAATCACTAAAAGCAAATGAAACCGATCTGTCTCAGTGGTGGAGCTAAAGGCGCCGATGCCCAATGGGGCATGTGTGCCGGTACGGCTGGACATGAAGTCGTCCATTGGTCTTTCGCTGATGCAAAGGTCTATGTTCCCGAAGCCGAAGTTGCCCGGCTGACCGATGAGCAATTAGAAGCGGCGAACAAGGCGTGTCATACCGCTGCGAAGAACATGAATGCGCGATACAAAGCCGCTGGTGTGAAGACTCGAAAGAGTTTTCAACTCAATACGCCCGCCAACATTCCTGACAAATATCTTTACGTTCGTAATCTGTTGCGCCGTAATTACTATCAAGTCAAAGATACCGAACGAGTATACGCCGTGGCTGATATTGAAGATGGTATGGTATCAGGCGGAACGGCTTGGGCTGTTCAAATGTTCATTGATCGCGTCAATGGTGCAGCGTGCGAATGCTACGTCTTCGATCAACTAACCGAACAATGGTACGTCTGGAATGGTCTGAACAGTCGTGTGCGCTGGAACGCTCTAGAAAGCCCACCAGAGCCCCATGGCGTGTGGACGGGCATCGGTAGCCGTGACCTGTCTACAGAGGGCAAGGAAGCGATTAGAACGCTTCTACGCTACTATGAGCGGAAGACACTGTGACCGATAAGATTGAAGCGTTCATGGATATACCGGAATTCAAGACCGGGTATCCGTTTGCCATGACTATTGCTTTCCGACTTGTAACACAACGCGGAGGCGCGGGCTTAATGCGTCCGTTGCTTTCGGCGAAAGTGCTGGACTATCTTCTAGACAATGAAATTCGTTATTCCACGTTTTGGCTGACGTATGACAACGGCTGGTCGAATTATCCCTCGATTTCTTTCACGTCGGATGAAGACCGTGTGATGTTCAAGTTGAAATGGCAATGACTGAACCTGCATTATTCGAGATCACCGCATTCTCTCACCACGGGCATGTTTTCCCATTTGGTATGGAAATTCCTCGCAATGCCGTGCGCGGTCCTGTTACCGATGACATGGCAGCGTGGATGCAAGCCTGCGAAATCCAATTCTTTTATTTCTTTGATCGCGCACCCGAAACGGCACGTGGGCGATACATTCTTACTTTCACCACGCTCGAAAATGCCGTAGCCTTCAAGATGCGTTTCGGCTCATGAAAACGAATCCCTATCCTCGGCTGTATTCCGAAACCGAATGGAAACATTTTTTGAAAAGTTCAACCAATACCGATGGGACATTGGACATGACGGGTATTCCGCCTCCCGATTATTGGCGTTGGGAAGACAAAATTCATATGGCATTGGGTCTCATTTATATATGGGCTGACCCACGTATGAGCGCGCCTGAGCATCGTTGGGTTGATCCGCCGAAATTGACTAATGAGTTTCGTCAGTGGTTGAAAGCCCATGATGTCAAAACTACAATCGAAAAGACGGGCAACAACGAATTCATCTTTCCGAATGATGAAGCGTATACCGCTTTCAAGTTGAAATACTTATGAGCAACAAACAAGTCATCGTTCCAGAACATCATATCTGGAATTACAAAACAACTATGGCTATCAACCCAGACGTTGTTGCATGGCTTATCGACAATGATATCAAAATTGATCCTCCGTTCGAAGACGTGAATGGAAACTTAGTTCTCAATTTCCATAGCGACGAAGAAATGATCACTTTCAAATTGAAGTGGTGTTGATATGGCTTCGATGCAAGAATTAAGACACGCAACTCTTAAATACAAAAGACGTACAGCCGAAGTTACCGCCAGCACACAACTTCGTGAGTATTGTGTCGGCTTCATTCTTTTGGTTATATTTGTTCCGATTGGTATTTGGGCTTTGATGCACACCGCCATTCTTTTAATCGTGACCTGTTTTTTCGCCGTAGCAGCCGGTTTAAGTTATTGTGTCTCTGCACTCACGCGCGACATTCCTGACGAATTGAATCATGTTTAGGATCAACCTTCCCTCTTATTTGACCTATGCAATGTTTGTTCAAACGGCTGCAAAAGGTCACGGTAGACTTATAGAAAAAACGTATCTCAATGAAGACGTTGAGGATTGGTGTCGTACTAACTTGACTAAGGGTTGGTATTGGTATACTGAAGGATACTTTCACGATTTCATCGAGTTTGCGAACGCAGAAGACATGATCTTGTTCAAGTTGAAATGGATGAGCAATGCCTAAACCGTATGAAATCGAAGATGTTCGTACTTGTGCGGAAGATGCTCTGCGCGATTTGTATATGAATACTTCATTTCATGCTACCATGCTCTCGGTTATGATTGGATTGATCGTAACTTGTATTTTCAATAAAGACTATATGGTGGCATTGGCAATAATTGCGCTCACTGTTCCTGCAACCGGTGTGTTCATTGCTCTTTTCAAAGTCGATCTTAAAAGAGTTGGGCAAACGCATTGGTTCAAAGGTTGTGAATACCGATGAACGAAGTTCGCTACGAATATAAATCGATACGCAAAGAAGCCGAAAACCAATTCCGTGTTGCGATAGGCACAGTGTTGGTGTTAGTGCATGGTACTATCGTGTTGAGTCTGATCCTCGCCTTCGGTATCCATATCCAATCGCCCATCGTCACAGGTGTCGGATTGGGCTTGCTCTTAATCCATTTGCTGTTCTTCGGCGCGGGATCGAAAGCGATGTTCGATATCGTTGGGGTTTCGCATTTACCCGCATACGCAATGGATTCCTATAAGACCGTGCATCGGGCACACTTCTTCGGTATGAAATAATGTTTGTAAAAGACGAATTCGTTAGGCTCATCAATGAGCAACGCAACAAAGATCGTTTGCGTCAACGCGAAAACGCCACCAAAACTGCGAGATACACTCACATATTGCTCGCAGTGAAACACGTGTTTATCATCATGCTTGGCATGATGTTTGGCATGAGTGCAGCGCATCATAACGTGTTCTTAGCAGTGGTCGCCCTGGTGATCGCCGTTGCAACAATTTTCTTCGTTCATGTTGAGGAAAGAATATGAAAATGGTTTCCCACAACATCAATGTTCTCAATAAAATGTTGCATGGATTGGCTAACCGATCCTTGATCATGATCCGCGAGCGCGCACGATCCGAAGCCATCACGGGTTACGTCGCCCTGATCGCAGGCGCCATTCTTTTCATCACGTCACCGTTCCTTCTGGTCGCTGGTTTCACTCTGTATGATGCAACGGGAGTTGATTCTTTCATCGGCATCAGTGTCCTATGTTTCATCGGTGGATGTGTCATGTTCAACATCGCAAACGGATGCTTCCACGCCCATAATAAATAATGGATGCGCCTGTCAGAACTGTTTGAAGAAAAGTATTATCGCGAGCATCCGACAGACGTTGGGCGTTCTTATTGGCAGGACTTAGCTCCCCACTACAAGACATCCTCGCAAATGGATGCCGAAGGCAAGCCCGATTTCACCCCTGAGACGTGGCCACCCTCTGGGGCAGACTTAAAGCGCATTGAAGGCAAGGTAATGCAAAACCCTGAGTGGCTTGCATTCTATGCTTATTTTGGCTGGCGTAGCTGGACGCAAGTAACCGTCCAAAAATACCTAGACAAGCACAAGAACACTTTTGCTATCTACAACGTCCCGGCTATCTCATATCACCCCAATCGTGGTTCAAAAGCTGAACCTGATCATCTGCGCGTTGTCTTCGATCTAGATGGCAATATCGTAGACACGGGCGGCACATATCGTGGCGAACTGATCTCTATTCCGCTTCCTGGCGCACTTGATTTGGCAAGACGATATGTCAAACAAATGTTCACGCCTGAAAACAAAGCCTACATGCTAGGCAGATATTATGTTCGTTTCGGTCTATGGCGCGATGATGAACGTTCACAGAATTTCCTAGCCTCTCGCGAAGAAGGTCATCCGGTGTGGGAAAAGGGCGTATCCGCCTATCATGCCGATTGGGAAATGGAAGAACAACGTTGGGCAATCGGGGACGGCATCAATGAAAACACGCTCAATGGAACGATGGACGGTTTGTTCTCGGCTACCGCTAAGGGTAAGCGCGATATCTTCCTTGTCCAGGGAACAGAGCTAGAAGACGATGGAGCCGATGGCGAACCGTTGCTGCACAATGTCAAAATGGTCAAGCGTCTGGCATTGGATGACATCTATGTTCCAGGCGTCTTCGATCCTCGCGAAGACGACGGCTATTACTAAAGAATATAAATGTTACCAACAGATTGATCTAATAGTCTCTTGATAGAGGCATTGATCTTCGGTGCATATTTTCTAGTAATCGAATTGATTACATCCGCATCAGGAACGGTGTTTGGGAGTTTGATGAATGTCACGCTTCCTTGTATCAAGTATTGAGCGAATATTTCATGAAACAATTCGCCATATCGCGTAAGCTGTTTCTTTGCGCTGCGGAATTTCAAGACTTGGCGCAAGTCTTTATTCAATCGATGATGGCAATTATTGATATTTTTGATATGAATACACATATCGTGTAATATTTGAACGTATTCTACACCCTTGCCATCATCCAAGTGTTCGTGGATTGTGTGCGACGTTCTATGAGCAATGATCCAGGGTGTCATTGCGACGCGATCAGTACCGAAATTGTTCGTGAACACCACGTTGATTGAGTCTGGTACTGACATATCGAATGTATAGTCAAGAAGGTAATCACTCACTTCAAATAGAGATTTAGCCGTGTACGTTGAACGACGATCTTTTACGTCTTGAAGGAAAAAGAAATTGTATTGGTGCGATGTATTACGGAAAGCATCGCGCACGTTTCCGCGCCACTTTGGATTATGTAGTGCTCGGCGGTCGCCGTCTAGAAAACCGCTAAAGCGATCTTCATCAGCTACCGTAGACCAATCACCGATGGGTTCAAGATGGTAGATCATCCGTTTTTAACTCTAGCGAAGAATGCTTCTTCTTCCGTATCGTGTGGAACGATGATAACGGCTTCTTGTTGATAGTGTATGAAATTAACGTCGGAAGCATAGCGAGTAATAAAATATATTTTAGATTTTCTTCCTAAAACATACGAATGTAGTCGTTCCCATCGGGAGCCTCTTAGCGTTCCAGACTGGAAAACATAATGGGAATAACAGGCATGATCTACGGTGTCGGGATTAATATGTGTTTTGGTATAGCGGTAAATTATATTTGACACCGATGGCATTGAAAACGGGTCGTCCGGTCTCCCTTCCCTGATGCTGTTGTAATCGTACATGATGGTATCGATGTATTCAGTAAGGATCATCCGACCTTTACCTTAGCAAATACCGCCTCTTCTTCTGTATCGTGCGGAATGACAACTACTGATATTTGTCGAGGGTTATTAATTGTAGCGTAGTAATCGTGGACTCTAATGAAAAATATTTCAATGTCTCGGGCAACGATGTATTCATACAATCGCTTCCATTGATCATTGAAAACTGTCCCGCTTGGAAAGCAGTAATGCGAATAGTAAGCGGCTTTCTGAAAATCCGCATCTGCGTCGTTATCGACGTTGTAACACCATTTATTTCCGTGTTCAATAATCAACGCAGGATCAGTCGTAGTCCCTACCTTGAGACTATTATATCCATCCGCGAAATGCTTTTTGATATAATCAGCGAGGATCAAAATGGCGGCTCATCCGTGAAGTATGGATCGGAATCACATTCAATGGCGATTCTGACATCTTCCATGACGATATCGCCCATGCTCGACAGGATAACCTCTTCTTCGTAGAATTCTACTTCAAAAGCGTCATCGACTTCCAACAGTGTGAACATCGACAGAATGTTGCGCGTTTCAACGCTAGGGATTTCCAAACCCAGATCGAAACCACGCTCGTTGAATTCGGCTACGATGACGTTGAACGGGGTCTCTGGCGCCGATCCAGCAAGCACAAGGAACTTCGTGCCCTTGATGTCGTACACGTTCAGACACGGGGTCTGTTCGACCAACAACGCTTTGGCGAATGGGACAAGATAGGTTCCGAATTGATTGGGGCTTTCCAGTTCATAAAATTGAATTGGAATTAATTCACCACCAATGAGAGCATGACTGGGCTTCATAAAAATCTCGTAAAAATACGCTTTAACCAAACTTAAATTTTATTGTAGCCGCATCTTCGTCAGATGCAAAATAAAAAGTGCAACCCCATTTCCGATTCTCATGCAGAAGTGACATAAGCGTCCAAGCACCGTCAATGTTTTCGATGATCCAGTTTATGACTTCAGATCGCCAATTGGTCATTATTCCAATATTCACGGGGTGATGATAGCTTGCGTCGAGTGCTGTTAATTCTTTGTTGAATAGTTCTACTTCATGTTGTCCAGCAACATCCGTATCGAATTCCATTGATTGGAATTTCTTCATATTCGTGTGTTTGATTACGCCAACGCGAAAGAATTCAATCTTAGACGTTTGCTGATCTAAAGAATATATGCCAGGGGAATAGTCCACTTGATTTAAGACATATACGACTGCACTGTTATGACGTGCAGGAAGGTTCGTCTTCTCTATTACGAAGCGCGTGATATCTGGCTTGAGACTGTCGTTGTCAAATACAGGGATCATTCGTGTTTCAACTTATACAACAACGCTTCTTCTTCAGAAGCGAAATCGATCACATAGCCAACAGGAGCATAATAGGTATCGGGGGCTTCACCATGATCCCGCGCAATTTGCCAAATTGTTCTCTCATAGGTATGAGCAAAATTCAAAAATGCATTCCATCGCGTTATATCTCTCACGTCAAAAATGGGTGTATACAAGCAATCACCCGTGATTATTTGCGGACCACCATAACGATGCGCTTCCCATTCGATCCCGGCGACATCGGTCGGTTCAATGGTGACTTTCCAGCCTTTGTGAACAGTCATGTGAGTTTCAATTTAAACAACATGCCATCTTCGTCGCTTTTGTGCGCCAAGATAATGCACGATTCTATGGGAACACCGCCTAGATGGTAATCCACAAAATACGCCGGAAGTTTATGCACCTTGACGGCTTTGAACACACTGTTCCAGCGGTCGCTATAGATTTCAGAATGCGTGAAATGATGCGCGGTGTAACAAGGATATTCAATTAGTTCAAGATCGTCATCGGCAATGGGTTCACAGGAATAGTTGCGCGGGTCTTCGTCCTCACAAGTCGTTGCTTCATCGATATAGCAATCCACCGTGCCGTCGCAAACTCGCGGATTGTGTAGAGCAACAAATTCGCTAAGTTTCATGATTTTAGCTGTAACTTGTTTCATGAGTATTTCAGACAATGCAGGATAAGATCATCTGGGTTCTTGAAATGAAAAACATATGATCCGCCAAAGAATACCGTAGCTTTCCTTGAGATTGTTTGCATAGTTTTTCTGAAATCTGTAACGTCCAAATCTCCCAATGCGGTTGATTTATCAAGACGCAGAACGGCGCATTCATTGCATGGATAACTCACATGCATTTGCTTTCCGCGTGCATTAAGTTTATAGCTGATTTCGTCATCTGAGATTTCGACCACATAACCCGCGTATACTTCATCCGCGCCGTTCATAGGTTGTAATCCACTTTCATACGCATCTTGAAGATTACGGCATCTTCAGCGGTCGGGAATGAAAGCAAGAAATGCATATGCTCGCCACGTCCAGGCGAAAGGTCATGTGTGAAGAACCGCTTGATCGAATAAATCTCACCGGGAAACGTTTTCGAAAACTCGACAAATTTTTCATACTCCGGTTTGATCTCCGAAAGTATCTTCATCGGGAAAATGACTAGGTGTGCGCCCATGACTTCGCAGGGTACACCATTGCGGTTAGAATCGCGCTGAGCATAGGTGAGCGAAAACCCTGTCGTCCAAGGTGATAGACGATATGCTAGGATTGTCGTCGGTACTGTTATGCGCTGCGCTTCTAGCATTGCCCTGTCATTTTAAACTTGAACATTACGATGTCTTCTTCACTTGCAAAATCCATGAAGATTTCATCTGTCGAGTCCTTATATACAACAGTTCCGGTGAACTTGTCAACAAAGTCAATAAAACGCGGATCATCAACAATGTGTCTGTTATTTTTTATGCTTACAACAAACGGACTACATAGAGTAAGTTCTTGTCTATCGTGTCCGCCTCTAGAATTTAGCACACTCGAATATCGAATGTACTTTGTACCATCTGCCCGCGAGTAATACGCGATTTCGATGATCAACCCGGTAATTAATTCGTTGGGGCGTAGCTGGATCATTTGCTGAATCTCAATCTGCAATAGGACGCATCTTCGTCCGCGCGGAAATTCAATGCAATCGTTACATTATTTCCATAGCGATCCACAATCATGTAACCAGCCTGAGCCCGGCTCTTACAATACCGGGAGAATTCTGACCAATGATTTTTTAAGTAATTGTTTCGGTTTTCAAACTCGAAAATCACCCAACGCTTGCCCGTGATTTTACGTACCTTGTCCCAGTGAATTGTATTGGAGATTTTTTCTTCTTTGTCCTTATGGAGGAGAAAAAATTTACCCGGTGTTCGCCCCATAGGAAATACGTGCCGGTATCGCGACATATGCGGAACTGCGTCAACGAGTTTCATCCGAGTCTCAACTTCAATAGCATAGCTTCTTCTTCTGAAGGCATGTCGAAGATTATATACACTTGGTCTCTTCGGTCATTAGATTGATACATCTTGCCTCTGAACGAATGACAAAACGCAATGATGTTACTCCAACGTGTGCCCGTACACAATCCATCATCGCCGTTGCTTAACACTAAGAAGAAACCATCGGTCGTTATATGCAATGGGTCAAGTTTTTGAGTGTAATTCAAAAAATCACACCGAACTTGCCCATCATCCTCTTCAATGAGACCAAGGGCGCGAATTTCTCCGCGCGAAACGCCTTCTAATACATCCATCAAAATCATACGAATTTCAGCTTGAACGCAGCCGCCTCGATTTCGTCACCAAAGTAAAAGGTCATGTTGATAGCCATGACGTTTTTATTGGCAAACGGAGTGGTCATCGACCATTTTGTTTTCACGTTATGGGCGATCCATGACATATGGGGCGCGAGCAAGCTATAAGTCGTCACCCCTGTCTCCCTATGTTCGGGAACAGGAATCTTGACGTTGACTGCGAAATCTTTCCGAACGTGGTAATGCAGATCGGTTTTAGCAAGTGCTTTTACATCTTCTAACGGAACAACCGCGTAATATCTCCGGTTCCCATGGTCATCCATAGAAATAACGTAGGTAGTGGCAGTTTGCCCTACCCACTTGGTTTCCAGAAAGAAAACCTCTTTGTTAACGTCAGACCGAAAATGTTGCAGGCTCATCCGAATTTCAACTTGAACTTGAAAGCTTCTTCTTCGGTTTCAAACTCTAGAGCAAACGTCGGCGTGTCAAACGAAATGAACCATGCGTTATGCCCCGATGCCTGTAATCGCATGAATTCGTTCCATCGTATATTCTCTTTACTGTCATCCGGTTGCGTACCGAAATTAGAAAAGGTTAGGATGGCGGCGTTCTCGGGAATAGTATCGGCTCCCGGCGACGTGAATTCTAGATTTCTAAGGCTAGGGTCCAAATACTGCCAGCATCCACCGGCATTCATTGGGAAATAGATACGATGACCCTTCATAGCATTTTCAACCGCATTAGAACTGCATCTTCTTCGTCAGCAAAGCCAAAGGCGAGGACTGTCTTCGCCTGATTGCGCATATCAAAGAAAAAGGGTTGATATTTCTCTTGTTGGATCAAATCAATCCATTGAATCCATCGTTCGCTTTTCATGGCGACTGGTTGGTCAAATGCAACTATCAGCCAATGATTATCGAAAATATCTTCACTGGAACGGGAGACACGATCACCCGTAACGGATCGGGGTCCACCAGCTTCTTTGACATACACTCGCTCATATAGAAATGCGTCATGCGCGTCGCGCGGGATAGGACCACAACAAGCTTCGGTTGGCTCATATCCGCGTTCGCGCATAGCTTCGAAGAGACTTTTCATCCGTATTTCAACTTAAACATCATTGCGAATTCCGGGTCTTCCTTAAAGATGAAGATCACAATTTTATTGTTATCCCCGGTGCGAGAATAATACATATAATCTCGTGCCCATGCCCCACTCGCTGTTCCATATTGGTCCGTCATGAACTTATAGAATTCAGGCAAAAACACCCCGGTCGCGGGATCAATTGATTTGTCCCGATCCACGTACAGAATATGGCGCGGGATTGGTCTCATCCGTACTTCAACTTGAAGGTTGCCGCGTTATCCTCATTGGAGAAGAACACAGTGACGCCATCCCGACCTTCGTCCAGGCACACCCATCCTTGATCGGTACACAGTTCATCCAACCATGCGTTGACTTCTGTCGAGATATAGAAATCGGGCTTTGTTATGCGAACAACATGCATTTGATCTCTCGAAAGACTCAACCAATCGAATTGGTACATCTTAGTGAACTTGACGTAGAAAAGAAGTACCTCTTTTCGCACGTCAATACCGGGTCCGCCATTCAAATTGAAGCGGACCAGCTTAATAGGCTTCATGTCCGAATCGACAACATCGGTACGAACTTGCCAAGACCATTGCCCAAAATGGGCATCAAGGTACTTGCGAACGTTTAGCTTCAGGTCAGGATGACCCGCACCGTACTTACGGGTTCGGCTCAATACGTGTTTGGAGACGATATCAAGCGGAAACATTTCGCTTGACCCACTCGCGTACAGCGACAGCATCCCGCTCGGAAATGTCCGGGTATTCACTATCGTTCCCCACCCCTTCATTATAAAGCCAGCTTCGGGCGCATTTTTTACCTTTGGCTTTTTCAACTGTGACCTGCAATACAGACGGGCTTGTGTACACGACTTCAAGCGTGGCTTGGCTTGTACGGAAGATCATCGCCGCTGATGGTCTTTCATCATTCAGCAATTCTTCTTCGTACGGCGTGACTTGAACGATTACGTGGGCTTCCGCCGATGAGCCGATCAGTTTGTTGTTGCGCGCTTCTTCCAATGCGAGATTGACGCGACGAACAACATCCTTGATGGCGTCCAGGCGACGACGATCCCAGCCGTAGTTTTCACTAACATACCAACGGCTTGTCGTGATCCAACGACCCTTCTGTGAATGATCAGCACCCTCTTCGCACGTGAAGGGGATGATAGGCATCAACATATTTGACAGCATCATATAGATTGCTGACAGAGTAGAAAGATAGTGACGACGCTCCGCTGATTCCAAAGGATCACAATACAGCGTGTCTTTGAAAACATCGAAATAGAACGAAGACAGATCGTTGGTGCAGAAATCCATGATCAACTTAACAACGTCCTTGAAACGATATTCGTCGTAGGCGTGTTGAGCTTTGTGCTGCACCATCTGCATTTCTTTATACATCAAATCGTGCAGGACCGAATGGTTTCCAAGCGGACCACCCGAAATGGCGAACGGATTGAAATCCTTCGTAGCCCCGATCAGATATTTCAGCGTGTTGCGCAGCTTGCGATAGGCGTCATGCGCCGTCTTGAACGACTCATCGCTCGCGCGGACATCCTGCGTCCAATCGCTCATGGCGACCCAGAGACGCAGCGTGTCGGTACCATACTGATCGATGATCGTTTGCGGATCGATCACGTTGCCCTTGGACTTGGACATCTTCTCACCCTTGCCATCAAGGACGAAGCCATGCGTGATCAACGTTTCAAACGGCGCCACACCATCCGATGCGATGGTCTTCAGCAAGGATGATCCGAACCAACCGCGATGTTGGTCCGACCCTTCAATATAAAGATCAGCAGGCGCGTCTAGACCCGCTTGGTTCAGGCTACAAGCACTGTCAAACCAAACGTCAAGGACATCGTTGCACTTTTCGTAGTCGTAATGATTCAGCCCAGAACCTTCAAAGAATTCTGGGATCAGCGTTGTCCACCAAGCATCAGGGTCTTGCGCCAACACTCGGCGAATGTTGTCGTTGACCACAGAGTTGATTAGAAGCTCACCAGAGCCTTTATTGGTGAAAAGGCACATAGGCGTGCCCCAGACCCGTTGACGGCTTAGGAGCCAATCTGGACGCCCTGAAACGGCATTCTCAAGTCTTGCTTGCCGTTGATCGGGAACAAAGGTCACTTTCTTGAGTGAATCCAAGGCTTGCTGGCGAACACCATCAAGTTTCATGAACCATTGCTTCGTCGCACGATAGATCAGAGGCGAACCTGAACGCCAGGAATGCGGATACGAAAGCTTGATCGGTTCTACACCGAACAGGCGACCATTACCGCGCAAGACATCGATCACAACCTGATTGGCTGCGTTGAAAGAATAAGTGTATTCTTTCTTGCCTTTCTTTTCCTTGACGTATTCCTCAACGACCTTCACGCCACCGAAGGGGAATCCAAGGTCGAACTGCCATTCGCCTTCCGACCCGACCGTCATGCCCAGGCGATCATGTGGGAAATATTTTTTCCAAACAGCGAAATCGTCGGGTCCATGTTCCGGGGCGATATGCACCAGCCCCGTACCCACGCCTTCTTCCACGAAATCGGCTTCTAGAACGGGAACGGTGATGTCATAGCGTTCCGCTTGCCCGCGCAACGGATGATACAGTTCCAGTTGGGCAGGATTCACGTCACCCAACAGCGTCCAGCTATCAGGGGCATAGAACTTAGCAACGATCACCCCGCCGGTATGGTCGGGACGCTTATACAGTCCGTATTCGATCTTTGGGTTGAACGCGACCGCCTTGTTAGACGGAATGGTCCAAGGCGTCGTCGTCCAGATCAAGACCGACACCGAATTGGGGCGCATATCCGTGGGGAGGTTCACGTAACCGCTCTTGACCGGGAAGCCCACCCAGATTTGCTTGGTGTTCAGTTCCTTGTGGTCAACTTCGGCTTCAGCCAGAGCCGTCTTTTCAATCGGGCTCCACAGAACGGGCTTGAGATCGCGATACAGCTTACCGCTCTCTGCGATCTTCAGCAGTTCGTCAGCGATGACCGCTTCGGTATTGGTGGACAGATAGGGATTATCCCAGTTGGCTTGCACACCAAGCTTCTTGAATTGCTCGCGCTGGATATCAACCCACTTCAGGGCTTCCGCACGACACATTTCACGGAATTGCATGACGGTGTAATTGGACTTGCTGTCGCCAGCTTCCATAAGCTCGCGTTCAACCTTCCACTCGATAGGAAGACCGTGGCAGTCCCAGCCGGGCGTATAATCGACAGAAAAACCTAGACCATACTTGGAACGGACCACCATATCCTTGATGATCTTGTTCAGGGCGTGACCCATATGAAGGTTGCCGTTGGCGTAGGGCGGTCCATCATGCAGTACGAACTTCGGCGTCCCGGTATTGTTCGCGCTCATGAAAGCGTAATGGTTAGCCATGCCACCCAAAATAGCAGCTTCATCCGCGACGCGATTCATGGGGAAATCTGTCTTCGGGAGGAAGATGGTATCTTTGTAGTCGATGGTCATAGCTACGCCTTAAACGGAAAGTTCTAACCTACGGGAAAATTATCGTCAGGTCAACGAAAAAGGGCTGCGAAATATCACAGCCCTTTTCTTATCCACGTGTATTATAATTCTCGTAATCGCATAGTAGCTTATCTATGTACATCCAACGATCAAACTCCGGTGTATGTTTCGGAGGAATTTCTTCATCGTTCTCGTTACACAAATAAGCATACTCATGCAGATTGGTAATTTCTGTGAAATTACTTGGCAGCGAGAAGGGCGTTGAGCTTGTCGAATCCACCAACGTATTCTCCATCCAAGAAGATTTGCGGTACCTTTTGCGGACGTTGCAGACCGGAAGAGTCGAAACGCTCCATCAGCTTAGAAAGGTTGTCGCCTTCGGTCAGATCGGTCTTAACGTAATCGATGCCACGACGCTTCAACAGTTCTTCGGCAGCGGTGCAATAGGTGCAATTGGGCTTTGAGTATACTTCTGCTTTCATAATTTTTTCCTTACATATCCAGATCGGGTAATTCTTCGTAATTAATATTCGTGCTCATGATGCCGATGACGTAGCTCGTGCTTTCCGATTCTTGGAGAGCCGTTTGCTTCTTCGACGTGTTCATGTGCTTGTTGAACCAAGGGATCGGGTTGACCTTCGTCGGATGTTCAACGTACTTCAGACCGATTTCTTTCAGTCGCAAAGTCGCAATGTAATCCACGAAAGTCTTCATGATCTCTGGGTTCAGACCAACCACGACGCCCTTTTGGAACAAGTGGTCAGCCCACGCTTTTTCTTCGCCGATGACTTCTTGGTACATGGCGTAAACTTCGCCAGCCATTTCAGCCTTCGCCTTAGCAAAGCGAGGATCGTCTTTGACTACCTGATTGATCAGATAGGCAGTCCATTCGGTGTGCAACAATTCGTCCTGAAGAATCAGGCTGATGATGTTGCCGTTGCCGATGTAAATGCGGTTTTCAACCATCGCCAATGAGGTTGCAAACGACACCATGAAGCGCAGAGCTTCCAGGGCGTAAGAGGCGTTCATAGCCATCCAAATAGCCCGAATATGTTCCTCTTCAGTCACCGTCATGCCGACTTCCTTGCGGCAATTCAGAATGTGAAGATGCTCGTAATAACGACCGATGGACGCAGCCATATCAATGATAGCCGACGTGTCATGGATCGTATTGAATTGATCCTTGGGGACGTTGTAGACGTTCTGGATAATGTGGCTGTAGCTACGCGAGTGGATGTTTCCTTCAAAGAAACTCCAAGCCATAACCATCGCTTCCAATTCAGGAACAGATGCAACCGGACCAAAGATTTGCGCAGGAGCGCGACCTTGAATGCTGTCCAGGGCAGTTTGACGCAGAAGGTTTTGCGTGAAGACGAACTTAGTCGCTTCGGAAACGTTCTTATGGTCAGACTTGTCTTGGGTCAGCGAGATTTCTTCGGGGTTCCAGAAGAAGCTACGACCCAATTCTTCGAACTTGGCAACCTTGGGATAGGCGAAATCTTCAAAGCGTTGGACGGTTACACCACCAGCCGGATCAAGGAACATTTGTCGGTTTAAGTAATTGGGTACTTTACTAAAGTCGTATTGGCTCATCTATTACCTATATAATTTAATTCATCGTTTAAAATATAGTCTGAAAATTTCAGCTTAAAATGTGAAATCTGTTCTTCGTCATTCTTAAGACCGACAACAATTATTCTGATCGCTTCAGGACTAACCGTGTATTTCTTATACGCCATACTCACCCGGAGAGTTATGAATGAGTGGTTATCAGCCGCCCATCCATAAACTCTATCAATCAAATCCGGGGCAAGTTTCAGGCGAAAATTCATTAAAGTTTGCAGGCTTCACAATCGTCTTCAAAGCTTTCATCGAAGGCACTGAACGTAGCCGTAACCGCAGTTAGGGCTTCGCTTTCCATCGCAACCGACGTTTGATTTTTAGCACCTTGCTTGTCCATGAGGCTATAATAAAATGTCTTGATGCCCCATTTATGTGCAAGCATCAGGTTCTTCGCCACCAACGTAATCGGAACCTTACCATCAGCGAAGTGCTTCGGAGAATAGAAGGTGTTGGTAGAGATAGACTGATCACAGAATGCAGACAGAACAGCCGCAACCTTCAAGTATTCGATGCAGTCTGTTTGATCCCACATAAGCTGATACTTGTTCTTGAGCTTCAGATACTCAGGAACAACTTGAATAAACGAACCAGCCTTGGATTCCTTGGTCGAGATCAAATCCATCGGCATTTCAATGCCGTTGGTCGAGTCAACCACCACCGACGATGATTCCACCGGGGCAATCGCCATCAGGGTAGCGTTGCGGACACCGTACTTGATCATACGGGTGCGCAGCGGTTCCCAATCCAGGCTAGGCGTGAAGTCCGTCAGTTCGTTGACGCCCTTGGCGCGATTTTCCCAAGGGAAGACGCCCTGACCGTACGACGTGGTATGCGACAGCTTACAGGCGCCGCGTTCTTCAGCCAGTTGAACCGTGGCTTCAGTCAGATAGAACGCTTGGTGTTCCATCCAACGACGAACTTCCTTCAGCGACTCTTCCGTGCCGTACTTGTAGCCACGCTTAGCGTGCCAGTAAGCAAGGTTGGTGATGCCGACGCCCAGAGGTTCAAACTCATCGTTTGCCAGCTTCGATTGGACGCTCAAGAAGTCCTGATAGCCTAGGACGTTCGACAGAGCGCGGACCAGAACCTTTGCCGCACGTTCCATGTCGGCAGGCTCTTTGAACTTACCCCAGTTCATCGAACCCAAGGTGCAGAGTGCGATACGACCTTCAACGTCATCAATGCGCTTGAAAGACTTCGTAGGTAGAAGAATTTCTTGGCAGAGGTTGGATTGATAGATCGGGTGCGTCTTGCTGTCGAACGGCGAGTGACGAATAACGTTGTCGATAAACACCATGTAGATACGACCGGTGTCCGAACGTTCCTTGAGCAACCAATCCTTAAAGACGGTTTCAGCCGGAACTTGCTTCTTACGCAGCAACGGAGAGTTTTCGTACTTGACGTACAGTTCGTTGAACTTTTCCACGTCCGAATAGAACGCTTCGTACAAATCGGGCACGTCATTCGGATCGAAGAACGTAATCATGCCGCCTTGCTTGAAACGGTTCCAGAAGAACGCGCTCAAGACAACCGAATAGTCCATGTGACGAACGCGGTTTTCTTCCGTGCCCTGATTGTTCTTCAGGACGATATAGTCATCAAACTGGTAGTGCCAGATCGGAAGGTGAACCGTTGCCGAAGCATTGCGGATGCCGCCTTGCGAACAGCTACGCAGATCGCCGAACCATTTCTTCAGGAAGGGAACCAAGCCGGTGTGCATGATCTCGCCGAAGCGGATAGGCGCACCTAGACCACGCAAGCGACCAATTTCGAGACCGATGCCCGCACGCTTCGCAGCATACTTCGCCATCATTTCGCCAGTAGCGAAGATGGAATCGAGATCGTCATCGCTACGGATTAGAACGCACGAAGAAAACTGCTTTGTGGGGGTTCCCAAGCCCGCCAGGACGGGTGTAGCCAGGGTGAAGGCGCCGTTTGAGCCGTAGGCATAGTAATCCTTAACATAGCCCATACGGCTCTCTTTGGGTTCGTTATGGAAGGCTGTTGCAGCAGCAATCGCGTAACGAACTTGCGGAGTTTCGTAGATTTCCTTAGTGGCGCGGTTCTTGACCAGATACTTTTCTGCCAATTGTTCAATAGCAGCGTACGAATACTTCAGGTCTTTCTTGTGATCGATGAACGAATCGATCTGATCCCACTCGGCTTCACTGTACCAGTTCAGTAGTTCCTTGGTGTACAGCTTCGCCTTGACGTTCTTCTTGACGATATCATAAAGGCGCGGCGGCTCGTATTGTCCGTAGACTTCCTTGCGGAGCATGGACAGACGTTGGCGACCGGCAACGTATTGGTAGTTGGTGTGACCAGTTTCCGGGTCATCCGACACGTCGATTAGATCGATCATGGCGCGTAGCAATAGCTTGTCGATAGTCTCGGTAGCCATGCCGTCGTAGAATTGAATACGGGCTTTCAGTTCAATCATGGATTGGGATACATCAGAAATCCCTTCACACGCTCGGAACACTTGAGTTTGGATATTTTCGAGGTTCAGAGGAACTTTGGTTCCGTCTCTTTTCACGACATGGATATTTTTCTCAGACATATGCGACAATCACTTTCGAACAATATAAAAATACAAAAATATAGTTAATCACCCCAGACCCGAAATCGCGGAGGGTGGATATTTAGTCTTAAATTTTTGAGTAATGTCTGCCTGTAAACTGCCACGAATCTAGGATATCGTAACGAGTTTCAGGGAGAGGAACCACCACACTGTAATCATAGTTAATAAAGTGGGCGTTGTCAATTTCTAGAACAATTTTCTGCAAACAAAGATCGTAATCCTTGACATTCCGAAGGATCAGACGCGAAGCATCCCAGCCACTTAGACGCAGCGTGAATTCCATACCAACAGCAATAGAGTTGGAGCACCAATCGTTGTGCTTAATCATTTCCCAGGCTGTAGGACATTCGTCCAGAGCTTCGGGATCATAAGCAATTGTGGAAAGCGGAGCTAATGACCAATAGGTTGCGACGGCGGCAAGCTGTTCAGCTTCCGTCATGGTCGCAAGTTGGGTTCTAAAATTCTTCCAATGTGATAGCCGGTCTTCGGCTGGCAACAGGAAAGGATTCATGATTCACACTTTATGTGGTTAAGTTGTATGCGTTAACGACGACCCGGCGAATGACAATGCTCACGGGATCGGCGTAATTGTTTTGGCAAAGAATATTTGTGGAACCACCGGTACCATTTCCGACCGCTGGCATAGTGAAGACAATTTGATCGACATCTTTTTCAACAACATCGGTATCAACGCATTTCACAAAGGCAGGCGAAGAAGTTAGCAGAATGCGCAGAACGCCTTGCTTGACCGGCAAACCATTAACGAATGCATGATATTCGACCGTAGCCGAACAGTTTGAACCGTTCGGGAAGCTTGCTGGCTTAGCCAGGGCTCCATCATATTCAGCATAGGTCAGCGGGCTTGTGGTGTTTCCAGCAATCTCAGTAGGTACGTAAAATGCGAAAGCAGATTGCTCACGGACATTTAGGTTGAACAGGCTACCAACTCGGGGGCTGTTCTCTGTCAGAATTTCTACGTTACGATAAGGAAATTGAGCCCGATCATAGTTAGGGCTACCGACCGAAGGGCTATGACCAATGAACAAACGTCCGCTATCAGTCGAGTAACCCAGTTCGGCGAGGTCCAGACCGTCATTGAACTTCAATGGGGTCAGAGAAATCGGCGTGCCAGGAAGCTCGGCGTCTGTACCGCGTCGTAGTTGTACCTTGCTGATGATTGTGATGGTCATAATGATTTCCAAAAATACCGTGTAGGGTATTTATACGGGGTTCGCCGCCAAATATTTCTCAAGGCGGGTCAGGAAATCATGTTGGTAATGCTTGAACTTATCACCTTCAATCACGTATTCCGCGTACTCATACTCTCGCGAAGACATGAAGATCACGCCACATTCGATATTTGTACCGAACATTACGTTGTGAGCCGTGGCATAAGCACATAGTTGAGCCATATAATCGACTACCATGCTCTCATCGGTCAGCTTGCGCTTGGAACGAGCGTTCTTGTAGTCCATGATCGCAGGCTTGCCCTTGTAGGTTCCAACAAGGTCGCACGTGCCCGCATAGGCGCCAGGGAAGTACAGCGGCGTTTCGATGCCCCAAACCTCATCGACCTTGGACAAGCCATTCTCGATGATGTTGTCAGCCATCTTCTTCGCCATCTTATAGATAAGATTGGTACCACCAGGGCGAGGAATTTCTTGGATATAATTTTCCAAGTGGGTGTGCATGATCGTACCCATCGCCGCCGACTGATCGCGGATCAATTCGGCTTGCTCGGTACCCACGCGCTTAATCCACTCATTCAGACCGGACTTGTCAGCGGTGTTGGAAATGATCGTCGTAACGCTCGGAAGCGGTTGACCGGTCTCGGGACACAGATAGAAACGATTGCCGTCTGCTAATGTCGTTCGTTCAAGCTTCGGGTAGGCGTACGGGGAAGTAATCTTCACTTACAAAATCCATAAATCAATATCCTTAATATATCGATTCATGGTAGGCAGATGCAATATTTTAATTAGGTAGTTTGATACCTATGCGAGCCATGACCTGAAGTTCTTCCGTTTTGAACTTCTGAGACACTATGCGAATAGCTTCTGGATAAATCTTGTGAAATTCATCGACTTCGCGCACTAATCCTGAGATTACGCTTGTTGACCAATATCCGTCAGCAGCAGCAGTATTAAACATATGCTCAATTTCTTTATATGTGCCGCCATTGAGCGCGCTCGCCATGGACGAATTGACTTCGGTGTGGCTGTAACGCGCCAAACGCGGGCGACCGTGCTTGAAAAGCAATACGCAATCGCCTTTGTCAAACGGCTGAAAACGCGCGTCGTTTATGCATGGAATATCTTCCTTGTTGATCCATCGCCCAACAAGGCGCCTCGATTTCATTAACTGGATCGGAAACGTGATCTCTTCGTACGTCATTGGGGCAACTTCAATCCAAGCTGACACATGACCTGAAGTTCTTCACTTTCAAACCGACTGGCGATTTGACGAACAATAGACGAAATTCCACCTTGGTACATACGGATTTCCCGTGCGTCTCCGCTGACCAAGCGCGTAGACCAAAATCCACCCGGAAGGGCGACTTGGAATTTATGAATTATTTTCCGTGCAGCCGCGTCACCAGTGTCGCGTAGGGCGTAGTCCAACTCGTTTCGGACATAGCGAACGAGCCGAGGTTGTGTGGTATTAAACAAAATCGAAACGTCGCCTTCATCCAAAGGCTGACAGTTTTTATGGTTGAGTAGAGAAACATGCTCGGGTCTAATCCACATATCGCATTGCCGAGGCATAACGAGTTGCATGGGAAATTCAATTGGTTCAAATTTGATCATAACGAATCCCCAGCTTAGCCATGACTTGCATTTCGGGATCATCGAAACGCAGCGGAATTTTCTTGATCGCACGCTCGCGTCTGGTATCGCTGAACTTCAGCGTGCCAGGGCTCACCATGACGGCTTCGGGCAACCAAACGCCCTTGGCATTATCCAGCAGTTGGAAAAATGCATTGATGGTCTTGTACGTGTGTGCTTGTGGAGGAAGCAGGCGATTGCCGACCACTGGATTATGTTCACGCATTTCGATGAAACGAATCAGACGTGCCGATTTGTTGTGCGTTTGCAGAACCACGTCGCCCCGGTCGTACACGCAATAGGGCGGCTCATGAATAGACATGGGATTGTCGTTCGACTTCCACACGATCCAATCGCGCGGAGGCTTTACCTTGATCGGAAATGATATCGGTTCAGAGGAAAACGGTTCCAAGTTTAAACATTGCCTTCAAATCATCGCCACCAAAGTAGCTAATCAATTTCTCCATGACAGTATTTCTATCATAGTTCAGTTTATTTGCAAGATATTTTGGTGTGATGGGTTCAATACGGTCTTCAGACCACCTTCCGTCCCACGTTGACCATTGAAAGAAATATTCAATGTGATAATCGGAAGCAGGCGGTGCGTTCAAATTAACGTCCGCATGATGGAAACGAATCAGGCGAACCAGTTCCCATTCATAGTATAGATAGCATCTACCGGGCACGAACGTATGTGACGCATTCAAAATTTCTTGGCGTTCTTGTTCAGTGCAGAACCGGGACACATATCCGTAATCATATCGCCCAGGCTGATACGGATAGATTTTGACTGGGAAATCAATCAACAAGGGACTTGTTCTCGTAGAAACGATCCACCAGAGCCTTAAGCCGTTGCATCATTTCAAGCGGAGCGACATTGAAATAACCAATGATGTCGTCCGACATTTGGTCTGCCATTTCGGCAAAATATTTTTGTTGCGCATCCGTATAGTCGAAGGGCGAAGACGGAGCACCGTACGATGCTTTCTCAAGCATCAATTCAAACAGTTCCTTGAAATCAGTACGCAGAACCTTCAAACCCATCAGATGTTTGATCTTGTTGGGATCGGTAAACAACTGACCTTCGTATTCATACGCTTCGACAATCTCGCCGCCCACGTAAGGCACAAGCTTGCCACCAGCCGTACGAACAGCCTTGACCGGTTTCATTTCGTTTACTTTGACTGTGGTCACGACCGAAGGACTCCAAGCATTTCAATTTCCACACCATAGCGGGTGTATAGATCAGTGATGTTCGTCCCGTCCTGCCACGAAATATCGACGCAGGGGGTCATTCCTTGGTTGATGGGGTCGTAGGTCTCCCCCACCCGCGTAATGGTCCCTACGAGGTTCTGAAGGCGATTGCGGACCACTGTACGGGGCTGAATGTCGGTAGCTTTATCCAGGGTCATTTGTGGTTGCCGTAATGCGCCACGCCTTCGGCGATGAACAGCATTCCGATGAAGGCAAAGATGCCCGCATAGGAACCAACCGCAGCAACCACGGGCGACCACCAACCATAGCCGAGGATCGCGGCGAAGATGGTCAGAGGAATGATTGCCAGCGTTGCTCCCTTGAGCATCGCAATGATGGAAGCCTTATCAGTGCTCACGACGTTCTCCGAGTTTTCTAATGGCGAAGGTCATCACAGCAATGAGTAATTGAGACAGCGCGAAACCCAGCGCAGCAGCCACAACTATCAGAATGCTTTCGGCGGCTCCAAAAGTTACAGCTTTAGGCAGCGACATGCCAGTGGTCAGACCGTACGTGGTCACGACGATAAACATGAGAGCCGCGATAAAAACTGCTACCGCCAGATACGGTTTGATGAATTCGCGCATGAAAAACCCCGCTAAGATAATTGAATACCTTAGCGGGGCTGTCATTTCGTGTCAACCAAATTTTTGGTTAAATTACATAGGTCCAGCGTCACCACCAGAGGAAATGTTTTTCTTGGCTTGGTCCGCGCCCATATCTGCGACGTGTTCCTTGTCCTTTTCCATTTCATCCTTAGTAACCGAACGTTCCTCTTCTTCAGGAGGCGCAAGATAAATGCGGTCGCCTTCGATCTTTTTGACGATCTTAACTTGATCCGGGTCCAGCAAATCCATGATCAAAGAACGATCAATGCTCAGACCAGTACGTTCCGTGCGCAGCTTGTCAATAACTTGCTGAACAGTCACGAACGGAACCTTGGACGCAACTAAAGGCGTCAAGATATCCATCAATGAATTCTTCAAATCATCGGTTACATTGCCATCATCAAATAGTTCATATAAACGCATGTTACTTCTTTTTCTGATCCATGGCGGTGAAACCTTTAGCAGCACGAGCCGCCTTGGCTTTCTCAGAACGCTTTTCGGCGTTGCTTAGATAGTCAACCATGGCTTCCTTGATGCCTTTGTTTTTCTCATTGGTCATCAACTTAACCAGCATAGCAATCGTCGCGGTACGCGATTCCGGGTCTTTTTCGATATCCGTAAGCACTTTATTCAACAAACGCTTCGCGGTTTCGATATCACCGGCTTCGATGGCACGATCCAATTGCGCAGGTAGAATACCAACAACGTTATGATCTTCACCTAGCTTAGGCTTTTTCTGAACGCGATAACCACGGGCATCAATCCAGGCAATACGAGCATTGGCGGGGACGATACCCTTGCCATCCTTCACAACGATCTTCCAACGCGGGGTCAGAACGTTACCGTCCCAAATACCAGTCAAGAAATGATCATCGGTAGGCTCAATACGAACAACGAACGGATCAGCCGCGCGTGAATTGTATTGCTCACCATTTTGCTCCGAATTCAAAACAAACAAATACGGAACTTGGATTGTGCGACCGCGCTTCTCCGAATAATCGGCTCTTGCACGTTCTTTAGCGTCTTGGACAGTAGGCATATCCAGAACCTTAACCTGAAATTGGCTAAGGCTCTGGGTTGCGTCAGACTTCGGAACGCCACGCATTCCGAAGTCTTCCTTCACTGTCTTAGTGACTGCACTACTCGGCTTACCCGTAGTGCCGCCGGTCTTAAAAGACGCTTTCGGCTTTACTTTACCAACAACCTTCGGCTTTGCAACGTTGCCAGCAGTCTTGGCGTGAGGCGCCAGCTTTACAGCGGCAGTCTCTTCAACCTTCTTCGGCTTGGCGTCACGCTCGGCAGAACGCTTCTTGAACTTAGCGAACTTGTCTTCGCTATCTTCGTCGTTCTTCTTGTGTGACTTGCCTTCTTCGATTTCTTTCTTCTTCTTCGAATCGGCACGATCCTTAGAACGCTTGTCTAGCTTGTCCTTCTTACCCTTTTCGAAGTTATCCTTCCAAGTGTTACCCTCTTGGACGATTTCAACAACGTCAATGGCGTCGATGGAGAAAGCTTCGGCAACAGCCTTGACAGCCGTAGCAGCCGACTTGCTTTCCTTCAGCTTAGCGAAGAATGCTTGATAAACCAGTTGGTCAGGGTTCGAAGATTCGCGCAGAGCCTTTGCCGAATAGGCAATGCTTTCCTTGCGAGCACGACCTTGAGCCGCACCAGATGCAGCCGGGTCTTCAAAGCCAGCGTCCAGATCGTCTTCGCCGCCCATGCCCATGTCGTCGCCCATAGCAGCATCGGGAGCAATGGTGTCGTCGCCACCAGCCATAGCCGGGTCTTCCATACCAGTTTCATCACCCATCGAAGCCATGTCGTCATCGCCCATGCCGCTATCCATGGACATATCGTTCACGGGTGCGCCCGATTCCAGGCGTTCAGCTTCGGTGGTGATGGCGTTCTTAGCAGCCTGAATGGCTTCTGTGGTTTCGCGAATCTTGCTTGTGGTCGCTTCGTTGAAGTGATCAGCAACTTCAGGACCGAATTCAACACGCATACTATCGAGGATAGGCATGATGTCATCGACTTCGATCTTGGCGAGGGTCTTCGCGATGTCTTGTAGCTTGTCAGCGATGCTCTTAACAGCAAGCACGACTTGCATCTTTTCAAGTTCGCTTTCAATTAAGAAAGCAACGCTTTCATTGACTTTCTTTGTCATTTAATGGCTCCTAAATTACTTTCTTTTATTCGTGCGAGGACGTTTCGGCGCAATTTCGCGCAGATATAAACGAACCGTTTCGCTGATTAATACCGACTTTGCATAGGTGGAATTACCAAGAGCCGCCGCTTCACCTTCTTTGACAAGAATAGTTTGACGTTTAGCCTTGTAATGTTCGTATATGCGTTTCAAGTCGTCTTCTGTGGAATTGAAGTCGAGCGACAAATCATAGCGACGCTCAAGTTGCTCACGTAGTGGAGCAAGCTTGCGCTTGGCGTTTTCCCTATCACTCATATAAAACTCCGGTAGCAAATGCATATTACGTATTTATACATGCAGATCGGAACGCTCTGTGTATTCTTTGGGGAAGCGGCGATGCATGGCATCTGCGATCTCATATTTGATCTCAGGCACGAATTTGATGTCCGCTTCGGGGCTTTCTGCCCAATGGAATAGGTGTTCCAATTGCTCGAATGTTAGAGTATTCACGGCTCTAATCATAAGCCCAACTTCGTTTGCGGTGTTCATTTTCATCGCATCGGGAGCTAGTTTTGTTGTGGCTCGAATAATATTTTGCAATTTCTCAAGAGAAATGCCTTGCAATGATACTCTATACAGCAACAAACTATTCGGAACGTATTGAGAAAGGGTAGCATACTTACCCGCATGATCTCGCGCAGCATGAAGAAGCTCTACCTTGTTCTCATCCGACAAATATTGAATGAAATCCGGGTGTGTTGTCTTCACATACTTGATCAGCACTTTATCTGGAACTTTGTATTGCAACACAGTCTTGTAGAAACGTTGATACTGAACCGGGTCGCGCAACAGCCGTTTCATAAATGCACCACTAAAATTTGGGTCTTCCCAATATTTTTCTGGAATAGCCGAAATAACAGAATATGGATCGTAGTAATGCTTTGAGTGTTGTTCATCAATGTGATCAAATAATTGATCAGCCGTAAAAGGAACACTACCAATCGGATAACGGAATGGGTTCATATCCAGCATGTCTTGAACTTCATGAGGCAAGGTTGTGTAGTCAATTGACTTCATGACAATAGGAACCTGATCAATATAGTCTTTCATATCGGCAATCGAGACCTTACCTTGTGCAACCATGTTCTTGAAGATTGCAGGTTTATCGCCCCAGATTTGCATTTGGGTCTTCGGTTCTGGTCTCATCTTCTTGTTGTTGTGCAACAATTCGATTTCTTTGATCGCATTCTTAGTGAAGAACACCGCTTGAGTGGGTTCCGAAGGGTGAATGTTACCATCGTCTTCGAAATCAACCGCGCCATCATATCCCAGGAGACGCAATAGCTTAGCCCACTGAACCATGCTCTTACGCTTCGGTGTCTTGATTTTTTCGTGATAAAATTCGGCGTAATGCTTCCATGCCTTGAAGACCATTTCAGCAGTAACGCGCTTTAATTGATCACCAACTACCGTATCTTCGTATTCTTTATTCAGATCGTCTAATGCTCGCTCGGCTTTAGGCATAGTAATTTCATCAGGATCATAAACATGAAAACCAGTTACTTTGGTTTCCCAATTGTTTTTGATCATACGATAGATGAAATTTTCTGCGTCACTTGCACCCGGAAACGCCAGAGCTTGCTTCTCTTCGTTCGTTACAAACGTGTCGGAATAAATGCGTGTGATGTTCCAAATCTTGGAGGCTGGACCATCATCGCGTGCATCGCCAGCAGCGCGTGTGATAACAAATTCTGTTGTGGTTTCGTCTAACCAACCGATCTTGTGAAGTTTCTTCAGGTCAGCTTCGTATTGTCCACCATCGTATGTGGACAGATTGAGAATATTACCGCGCGCCTGAAGCACGTGAATGTAAGGTTTGCCACCCGCGTAAGGAACTTCCATTTGGTGATTGATTACATAATCGACAGGATAGGTATAGATACCTAGCGGTGTGTGGAATTCACTCTTCGGATTGATACCAATCTTTGCGCCTTTTGTATTATGACGTTCGCCCTTGGACTTCAAACCGTGTGCTACAGGAGCCCCAATGGAATCTTCGTCATCATACGTGTATGCATCGGCTCTGAATGGATGCGATAGGTTGCCCACGTCAGATGTAAAACTGACAAAAATATCTTGGCGCCCCTTGTATTGTTTCAAGACATCAAGCACATGCTCTTTCTTGTTAAGAGTTGGGTTACGACGTTTTTCAAAAATCTCTAAGTGGCGCATGTGAGTATTTAGGGGTTGACAATTGTACTTGAAGTGATACTGTGTAGTTCTATTTTAATGGAGATTTCTATGACCGATACCGTTCGACTGTATGCCGTTCTGGGTCTTTCGTTTCTCGTTCTCGCTGGTGGCGTGGTCGTCTCGGTGATTTCGTAAAGCAATGCAAATCTACGCCAAATATAAGGGCACCGATCACTGGGAAGAGTTCTCGTTTCCAATCGAAAAACGAAGTTTCAATAGGCTATGGTCGTGGCGGAATTCTGATACGGACATCTTTAAGAAATTTTGCCAAATTTCTGTTCGGGTTGGACAGTTTCAGCATCACGACTATTGGGAATTCATCAACGCTTTCATGCCCACGGTCGAATCACCGTGGTTTATTCATAGTCCACTTACCAACAGTAATCCTAATGGGATTTGGACCGATCATGACGTTACGTTCACAAACGACGGCGACGCCATGCTTTTCAAAATGAAAGTACATGGCATCGCGTCTCGTTTAGAAGTGTTTGAGTTTACTTCACCAACTTATTCAGCTTGACACGAGCCGTCTTGGCTTGAGCCAAGCACTCGCTGAAACGATCTTCCATGATCGCAGCCTTAGTTGAATCGTTGCGACGTTCAGCCAATTGCATGTTGATCTTGTAGTTGGCAGCGTCGTTACGACGACGCAGGTATTCCGCCTCAATCGACAGAATTTGGCGGACCTTCACGTTGTTGATGGTCATCCCTTCGTTGAGACAACGAACCAGACCGAAAGCCGCATCGTACAGGCTCAAATCCGAAGCAATCGGTTCGCCCGTCTTGACGTTCACAACGTCATAATTTTTCAGACCTTCTTGTTCGTTGATGCGGATTTCCCAGCTACCAACGCGAGTACCGGTCGAAGTTTTTTGTGTACCTAACGCCTCGCGGAAACGGGGCGATTCGTTAGCAGTCTGAACCAGCTTTTGAACCGGTTCGTCCGCTTCAGCGGTGTACATAGCTTCAAGCAACTTTTTCATGCTTCCGGCGGCTGCACTCAATGGCATATCAACCGGTTTGATTTCCAGACCTTCGTCTGTGTTGAGCATAGGATCGGCGCCACCGAAATCCACACTCTCTGTAAACTGCGAACGGATGCTTGGTCCCGCCGCCTCTTCAATAACAGGGGCGTCGTCATAAGTAACACCGCTGTTCATTAGAGCGATAAGATTAGCCATTGCTGTCTTTTCGCCGCTACTAACTTGCGTCATATTAATATCTCCAAATATCCGATGCACTGTCTAAAGACAGAATGGTTTTATCATCGATACGCGAACGCTTAAGGACACCACGCGAAACCATTTTGCGCGCAACTTCCTTAGTACGTTCGTCGTCAATACTTGCTTTCTCGATTGATCCGCCCTTAGACTTGATCAAATCGATGATTTCTTGTTCTTCCTTGGAGACGGGAACCCGCATTCCACTGGCAATTTCAAAAAAACGCATAACTGTACCGATATAAGCCCATTATCTATTTAGTGACTTGGTTTTGCAATATTAATCGAAGAAGGGCGGGACCTTTTGAGCCCCGCCCTAATTTCTTACTTCAAACCAGCGTTTTTCTTGATTTTTGCAACGGCATCGTCGTCACATTCTTCAACCGCAGACTCTTTGACGCCGCCATTTTGGTCAGCATCCAGAGCACCCATGAAGTCTTGATCGTCCATCGGGTCCATTGCAAACGCAGAACCGGTTTGCTTGATCTTACCCGAGAGCTTCAAAGCATCGAATGCGTTGTTTGCGTCTTGAGGCGTAGCTTTCGGACCCAAACGATTCTTGATCGCGGCAATAGCCGACATGCGATCACGTCCGATTGTTTCTTGGTTTTTAGCTCCGGTATTCATACCAGACTGGCTAGTGGAGTTAGCCGACGTAGCAGAGGCGTTGGGAACGACTGGCTTTGCGGCAGTGCCACCAGACGTTCCCGAAGTCCCAACCGAACCTGACGAAACAGCTTCGTTACTTATTTTTTTTTTGCTAGCGCCCTTGGGCGCCTTAGTCTTTGCTTCGTCTGCAACTTCGTTCTTGTAGTCAAGAAGTGTCTTACGACCCGGAATTTCTTCCTCATCCTTCTTCTTAAACTTGTCTTCCTTGACAGTAGCAGTTTCGGCAATTGGACGACCGCTCATACGAGCAATCATCGCCATAACAGCAGCTTCGTCATCTTCCATGACTTCATCGCGCTCGCCAGCTTCCCACTTGGTTTGTTCAACCGGGTCAGCAAGAGTAATCTTCTTCAGACCGCGACCAGCCGATTCAGCCAAAGCAGCACGACCAGCGTTTTCAGCTTGCGAAACCAGAGCCTTCAGACGAGCAACGAGCGGCTTGAATTGGCTGATCTTCACATTCGGAATCAGGTTTTCGATTTGCGAAACCGCTGTTTCCAGAGCTTGTGCATCACCGTCCAGGGGAGTCGGGGCAGGGGCAGGAGCCATACCCAGAGAACCTAGATCAGCACCACCCATGTCAATGTGGTCATCATCCATGCCACCAACAACCGGCAGTTCCGGTGTGGAAGGAGCCGGGGCGACCGGAGAAATTGAGGGACCAGCCGGTGCGCTATCAGTCGGCATCGGCATTGCAGCAGGCGGGGGAGCCGGTTCATCGAACGGCAACGGAGCTTGATGCGGGGTGTAATCCTCATGCTCCAAGTCTGCATTATCAGTAGCACCGTCTAGATCAAGGTCCATGTCCAACGGATCAGTTGGAGTAATTGGAGCATTCATGTCCAAAGCATTATCGCCACCCAAATCCGCTTCGGGAGCTTCATCGCCCAGGTCTGTATCTAGACCAACATCCAAAGCCGCCGGGGCTTCGTCAGCCATTTCGGGTTCAGGAGCTTCATCTTCGCCAACAATACCAAAGTCAGGCATACCAGCTAGTTCACGGATGCGTCCAAGACCGCTAACGCCGGTCATACCCAGGACGCCTTCGGTCACTTTAACGTCTTTTTTATCAACCATTTTAAGTTCTCCATCAATGGATACGCCAACCGAATCACCAGCGGCAGCAGGAATTTTCACTGTACCCTCTTCGCCATCGACACTGACGATATCGCCAATGCCAAGACTATCAGCGTCCTTGGTGGTTTTTTCCTTTTGTTTCTTTTTCTTTTGTTTCTTGAAATCAGATTTACGCTTCAGCAGATCGGAGAATTCTTGGTCTTCAACGTCAGACTCATTCTTAGTCTTACCGATGATTTCCTCAACACGGCTCTTATCTTCGTCAACGCAAGCATCGACCAGGGATGCGATATCATCTATGTCTAGTTCTTTGATAGTTTTTTCGACTTCTTCTTTTTCCATGCCCAACAGGTCATGCAAAGCAGTTACAAAGTCAAAATCTTCTCTAGCTTCAGCATCTTCGGCTTCAGCAATAAGACGCAAATATCCTCGAATATCAGTGCTCATTTTTCCGGCTTTCCTTCACCTGAACAACATTCACACGCGGACGCACCGATGCAACCGTAACGACTTCACGCTTTGACAACTTGTCACCGCGCTTAGACCATACAGTTTTATGGCAATTCGCATTTTCGAACATTTCGCTAATAGTCATAGTATATCTAATCCGTTCCTTAAACGCATTATTCATCAGGTATTTATTCAAGACAAAAGAAAAGGCTCGCTGCAAAAACAGCGAGCCCAATCTAGATCACTAAAGATCAGTCTGTAATATTACAGGCTACCCTTGACAGTGATGGTAACGTTCGACGCGGTGAAACCGTTGTCGATACCAGCAGCGGCAATCGAGTTTGCCAGAGTCGGTGTTGCGTCCCATGCGCCAGCGTGTTCCGAAGCCCACGACAGCAGATAACGACCACCAGCAGCAGCCGGGGTACCCAGCAGAACCGGTTGACCGCGCAGCGAGATAACTTCAACCAGCTTATCCAGCGCAGCTTGCGAAGCAGCAGCAACAGTTGCGTTGGCGCCGCCCAGAGTTGCGTCAGCAGCGGTCAGAATCATGACCGAAGTGTTGGCAGTGAAGAAATCCATGTTACCGGTCAGGCTTTCGCCCGCGCCGACGTGACCATTTACTTTATTCTCATACATAATTGTATATCCTTCCTAAATGAAGTTTGGTAAAAGTATTTATCATTTTGCATTGAATGCGTTTGTTTAAGACCAGCGTAAACGGAACAAAAAAGCTTCTTCTGCATCTGAAAAATGAAAGATGTAGCAAAAAATAGGTTCGGGGTCTTCGGGACTAGTCGAAGAAATCCAAGTATGCTTCCAATTTGAATTCAAATTGGCTGCACACCAGAGGATCATTGACGAACCGTGCTGAATAGAAGTCCCATGCACCATAATTTTGTGCGGAAAACCTAGTCTCGCGTCGTCGTCTTCTTTTCCTCGCCCGTCACTAAAATCATAGGTGATAAGCATATCAACGCCTAATGAGTGGAGTAGTCTTCTTTTTGCTTTGATAGATACCCCGATCCCCGTTCGGATCGAAGCCAACGCCAATTCCACCAACTGCCCCTGGCGCCGTAGCAATGCTTGCGGCTCCGGTTGCACCCGATGATGCGCTCTCCATTTTTGGAGCATTACGCAAATCAGGAACGGGGAACGGAATATTCTTGCGATTGATCGTGCCGTTATCGGGCTTTTGACCAAACAAAATTTGTGGCCACTTCTGTTCGAAACGATCAAAGCTATCTTCGTCGTTCATTGAACCCCAACGCATCGACTGCCCGTTACCTTCGAAACGATGGGTCAACAGTACAGGCATCTTACGAACGCCGAGTTTTGCGAGAGCCCGCGCACGGTGACGACCTTCGTGACCGACGACTGTGGCAATGCCTTCTCCGGTGTGGTCGAATGACAGCAGCGGAACAGAATTAAATTTCACACCATTCTGAACAAGATCGGTGACGCCAGACATCTTATGATCGTCAAACCCATCTTGGGCGACTTCCAAGAATTCTTCAGGAGCCATCCAAATCAGGATGCTTCGGCTCTTATGATTTTGGCGTTCGGCTTGGCGAATTTGCTCTGCGTCGAAATATTCGTCGCCGTCGAAACCCTCATGTACTTTTTTCTTAGTATAATGATGGACTAGCTTAGCCGCACCAACGCCCGTGGCGAAGCCAGCAGCAGCGGCGACAACCGGGCTTATGCCCTTCTTCTTGTTCGGATCGTTTTCATAGCCATGCGACGGGGCAGAGCAACCCTTGCCGGTCTCTTGATTACAAACGTCATCCAACTCCAAATCATGTGCATGAGCAATCTTAGTCAAAGGACCAAGCAACTCTGAACGGCGTGCGTGAGCACGAAACATCTGAAGCATACGTGTCATCGCTAGCTCGCGATCATGCTTGTCCAAATCTTCCCATTCCATGACCAGACGGCGAATAGCACGCAAGGATGGATTTTTAATCTTGAAATTGAAATCAAGATTGGTGAAGAAATTTTTGTGAGCACCCGAATGGCGACCCGCGCCAATATCGCGCAACCAACGAATCAAAAGATTTTCGTGGATCGGCATATTAGCTTTGAAGCTGTCGCTATGCTCTTGGTCATGTAGCTCAACATCTTCAGCGATCAAGCTGTACAAGATCACGTACAGGTCGTTGGCATTGCTACGCCAATGATCGAAGTCACCGTTTTGAACAGTTTTCTTTGCATAAGATGCAGCAAAGCTTTGTGTAGATTTTTCGCAAGACAAGATATACAAGGCACAAATATTCAGAACCGCAATCTCAGCGAGATCGGCTGCACTATAGTTCTTCAACGCCGAAGTCGTTGAGATCAATTTGCTTTCTGTCAGTGTGCCAATGAAATCAAACATCTTTGATTGCCTTCAGTGCAGCAAACATGATGCGTTGAGCGTTGGTCTTTTCCGCCTTCGGTAGCGCATTGTAACGCGCCATGAAGTCGTTCCAATCACCTTGGGCTAATGCGCGGGCGCCATTAATTGCAGGCATATCCACGTGCATTCTACCAAGAAGATTGTTCATATCTTTGAAATCAAATCGGTGATTGGCAGTTTGATTTTCGTCGCCTTCGCCCTCTGCTTCACCACCTTCAGCGGGAGCTTCGGTAGAATCGGCAGCAGGCGTTTCGCCTGCACTTGCTTGATTTTTGGCAGAACCGTTTCCCGCGCCCTTGCTGGCAACGGTGTTTTTATCAGGAGTAGGTTTCTTCTTTTCATCAGCAGATGCGTTACCAGCACCCGAAGTCAATTTGCCGTCACGAGTAACGTCAACAAGACCTTGGTCGATCAGCATGTTTGCCAGGATCGGGAAGAATTTTACCGGATCAATTGTGTCGTCCGCTGCAAATTCGTTTAGATTTACCGATTCAGCAGTTGGTTTAGGTTCTTCAACAGCCGGGGTTTCGGTCGGCTTTTCCGTTGGCTTTTCAGCGGTGGCTTCAGCCTTGTCTTCAACTTTACCAAGCGCGGCGGAAGGCAAGACGATGCCATAAGCAGACTTCAAGAAAGCTTGCATTGTTCCAAGTGTTGCGGTCTTAATACCATGGCGACCAGCATAGCGGCGCCAAGCGTTATTCAACTCGCGAGCTACTTTATCGCGGTCCATACGACCAACGGCACGTTGGCTACCCGCCAGTGCAGCAGCAGCATTACCCGCGCGCTTGACGTTGCTCGTAACGGCGTTTCCCAGACCCTTGATGAAGTCGGCTTCGGTCAGGACAGTTTTATTTTCCATCTTCACGCGATTCCCTTATAGTCTTAATGCCACGGCGGAACTTACGTTCATCCCCGGTCTTGATCGAATTCAACAGTCTCTTAGTAAGATCATCCGCGTCTTCTTCATTGTAGCTTTCGCGAATAAGTTTCATCAAATGAGTTACGCTCGCAATAACTTGCTGCGCACGACTTTCAATGAAAAGATCGCGATTATGGCGAGGCGCATAGTCTAGCTCGTCCAATAAACTCTTGAATTTACGATCCAAAATTGTCACCTTTCTCATAACGCGCCACTAAGTTTTCCAACATATCAGCGGCTCGCGCCATACCTTCTTCAACTCCTAGCGCATGATCGCCCTCAGACTCGCTCTCCATAAAAGAACGTAGTTTGAAGATGATATCCCGACACTCTGCTAGGAAGGGGTTATTGGGATTATTGCTTACAGACTCCGTAAGAATCTGGGGGTCTGAATACTGACCCTCAGATTCTACGAGGACTCCATATTCACTCACAATGTGAATGAATGCTTTCATCTGCTCTGTATAGACTGAATCAACCATGATAGGTTATTTAGCCTATACAGTATTTCAGTTTTCATTATTTTTACGAGAAGCCGCAATCATATCAAGCATTCCCGTAACTTTGGGCGATGCTTTGGGTTGATGCTTCTGTTGTTCAGCCTCAATTTGCTCGCGGCTCTTGTGTTGAGGGTGAGCCATTTGCGATATAGACATCCCCTCTTGCGGCTCGATCTTTTCCATAGTTGGAGCTTCGTCGCCGCCCGAGACCGCTTGGCGCAATCGCAAATTGTCTCGCAACTCTTGAGCCGTTTGCGGCTTCAACAGATCGTCTTCGTCACCTTCTGGGTCCTTGATAACCATGGACACCGGATCGTAAGCCAGATCGATTTTTTGACCTACAGCCGATGCAGAACGAGTCTTCAGGAATTGGAGTTGATAAACGCCCCGTTCCTTCATGCTCATAGACGTGTAGATAGCGAACACGTTGTCAGCGGTGTTGATCTTCGAAATACCACCCGCAATGTGGCTATGGTCGTATTCGGTTGCTTCAACCGATCCACGGTTCAACTGAGAAGCCGAGACGACGGGGATTTGCCATTCTGAACCAATGGCGCGCAGTTCTTCCGAAACGTACTTGTCCTTGGTGAACATCGAAGAAACGTCGATCTTCGCATTGTTCGGGTGCATCAGGTCGAGATAGTCAACCACCAGGGCGTCAGGAGCGCGCCCCATCTGGATTTCGTATTCCTTGAGGTACGCCTTCAGATCGTTGGCAGTCGTACCCGCTTCGGGGAACTTCTTAACCTTTAGGTCGCCAATGCCCTTACCCATACCAATCGTCTTGATGACGAGAGCGGCTTTGGTGGAGTCGCGCATAACGCCCGACGTGCCTAGACCCGTGGTCATCGAGTCGAGGCGGAAGTTAACAAGGTCTTCCGACAGTTCTAGCGAGATATAGACGACATACTTGCCGTCCATCGCCCAGTTACGAGCGATGTTCTGAAGGAACAATGATTTACCAGAGCCCGAACCGCCGCAGAAAATGTTCAGCGTGCCCTTGGTGAAACCACCATTAAGTTTCTTGTCCAGCACCTTCCATGACGTGCTGATGATGTTGGAACGGTCCTTCAGACGTTCCAGGCGCCCCATAGGGTCTTCGAAATACGATGAGCCCAGGTCGGTCATGAGGCTGATAGTCAGAGCCTCTTGCACACGCGCTTGGACTTCCGGTCCCGCTACCGCAAGACCCTTCTTTTCGAGAACATTGGCTCCGTCGAAGATCGCGGATTCGAACGCGCGCAAACGACAGAATTTCTCAACTTCCGTCAGAAACCATTTGTTCTGTTGAGTGGAAGTTTCGCACAGTTCCAATTTCGTGTTAGTGACCGCACTAACTTGAAGAGTGGTAGGCAGGGTTTTGAAGTCTTCGGCAAAGTCTAAAATGTACTTTGCTGTCGGCTTGAGGTTTTCCGAAAAGTATTCAGTCTTGATAATACTACGGCAGAGCGCGAAGGAAGTCGGCTCGCTGATCATGTATGATAGTAATAGCTTCTGGTAGTTGTCTCCAAATTGATTTACGTCCGTCATTATTCACCAAAAAATATAGTTAAAAATCGTAGTTAAAAAATATAGTTAACAAAATTGGACAAGAAAACTCTGTAGGCGAAATGCGCCTACAGGGCTAAAGCTTGTTTCGTATTGAACAAAGCCATAGTACCAGTAAACATGACCAGAATCAAATTCATAAACGTGGGCTTATGAACATAGCTCATCGTTGTGAACGCGAAATTCGTAATCTGGAACGCGACTAAGCCGACATGAAGCCATCGTTGACGATTCGCGCGCTTTCGAGCGGCATCGCGAATTTTCACCATTTGCTTGTTATGCTCGTACTCCGGTACCGCCAGGGCAGGATTACTAGAGAAAGACAGCGTAAGTGTCGCATAGTTCCGAGGCTTTGGATCACCCAAATCCACATGGCAAACAAGTGTTTGATTCAAATCGTCAACATAAACAACGGCTTGCTTGGTTGTAAAATCACCAACGAAACGGGCTTCGCCTAGCGACAGCATTCCGTTGTTGGTGTCATGGGCAATCGGCTCATCGCTACCCTTGAGGGGTTTTTGCTTGATGTCCGAAAGATATTCGTGATCTTCATCAAAGATGATTTTCTTCCCACCAAACAGCACGATCCGCAATTTATCCGTGGGATAAAAATCAAAATCGCTGATGTTTGGATAGATGTTGAAATTCATGTGAAGAACAACCGACGAACGTTGAAGACGGTGAGACCACCATTAACAACTATTGAAATCATATTCGAGATTTCTCGGAAACTCGTTACACCGATATGTGAGCCATATGCTGTATTGAGCAAGGTCATCGAGAACGCACCGAAATTGATGGCAATGCAAATTGCCATCATCCAATGTAGGTGTACAGCCGAGCGCGCTTCTTTATTGCGCCGGGCGATATAATGCTCGCGCATATGCTGTTGAAACAGATCAAGTTCGCGTGCAGGAGTCATGTCAGAAAACTTTTGTGGATGCATCGTGCGAGGATGCCTGACCACATGATACCAAGCATGAAAGGCGCCCAGTGAAAGCCTTCGCGGAGTTGCCAGGACAACGTTAGCGAAATCAACCCCACGGACACGATCATGATAATCGCGATCCCGATATGTGTATCCTTCGCATTGTGTTGCATACGTTGACGCATCCACTCGTATTCAGTGGAAGGATCACCAGCCGAAGTCAGACCATCCCACATCATTTGCAGATTCACTTTGCGAGCATAACGAAGGGCAGGATGACGAGGATATTGAACGCCCAAATGCCGAGCACCGTGACACCCATACGGAAACCAAATTTAGCTTTCCGTTCTTCAGCGTTCCGCATCTGTGTCAAACGAGTATCGGTCAAAGCCTTAATCCCTACAGCGTTACCCGTTCTACCATATATGTGTTTCTTCCACAAGGCATCAAGTATCTCAGTGTTTGTTACCATTAGAAAAGCATCTTTCGGTACATATTAATTTTAAGCTTGTTTGCCGTCGCGCTCGCAACAATCGATTGCACGGTATAGAGTTGACCATAACGCTTGACCGCATCGGCAGCGTCTTTCAAGTCAGGTTCCCACCAATTATCAAAGCCGCGCCCTTCCTTGAGGCGAGGGAAACTCACCATCCAATCGTTGGTCAGGGCGTGCTCAATCATCCGATCACCGGCACTGTCACGGTCTGGCAATACGATAATTTTTTTACCGCTGGATTTCAACCACTGAGTTTGTTCCGCCGAGAGCTTGGCTCCGAGGGTCGAAACACCATCAATCGCGATGGCGTCGAAGGGTCCTTCGACTACCACGACGTACTCTCTAGGCGTATTCAGAACGCGGCTATTGGAAATTAAATTTGACGGCGTGTCGTTGTGATAGCGCATGACCTTTTCGTCATCACCGAAGTATCGCCCGGTCCAACCGACCAAACGACCTTCAAATTTGAAAGGGACGATCAGACGTTCATTCAGTTTGTGCCCGTGTGTGCCGGGGTCGGGCGTCCAATAATAGTCGCCCGTCTCCGCGATTACGTCGCCACGGGAATACAAATATTCAACAGCTTTATAGAAATTGGGATCGGTGCAGCCTTCGGTAGCCCATTGCGTGATCGTCTTCGCACCCTTGGCAAGCTGGACAGTCGGGAAGCTTGGGACAAACATTTGAGGGAAAGCTTCGGTGTCAACGTTCGACAACATGCGGCGAAGTTCCATCGCCTTCATGTTCATCTTTTTGACTTCGATGCTAGAAACCCCAAGCAATTCCAACAACTGGATCATGGTCGGGCTAAATGTGTTGCGCCCAATCTTGAAGATGTCGCGTGCGTTGCAGTTGAAGCAATAGATGCCGATGCCTTTGGAGTCTCGCTTGAGACCCAGGCGACCTTTGGTATCTCGCGATTCCCCACGGGATACACACAACGGGCAGTTCAGATTTACGTAATTAGTGTGCGACGTGCGTCGCTTGCCACCGATGTTTGAAACCAGGGCATCCCACACGAAATCGTCGTTAACAATCTTATCAAGCAAATTCATACCTGATAATACGAAAATTAACCACGAAATGCAAAATTCAAATTACATGAATTTCAGTTGGAAAAGCGTGGCGGCTTCCGAGCCCGCGATCCAAAATAGCAAGCCCATGTCGGGTCTACTCCAAAGTATCTGGCTGTCCCAGTGTCCCTTGGCGTTCTCTTCGCACCAGCCGTACAAAATATCCGCGCCACGAAAAAAATCGTTGTTTAGATCAGTCGCAACGCCCGCGATCCCGGCTATTTCAACTATGCGATCTTCGTACAACGTAAATTCGTAACCCGTCTCGCGGATTACTTGTTTGGGAAGACCCACATTCATCCGCCCAAAGCCTGCTTAGCGGCGGCGATGCGAGCTTCAGCTTTCGCCAGAGCGGCACGCTCTTGGTTCAAGGTCAGCATCAGCGACATGGCTTCATCCCAGGTCAAGCCGCCGCTTTTTTCACCCGTCATCAGCTTGGTTTCCATCGCGGCGACATCAAGCTTGTTGAGAGGCTTCGTACCCGTGATGACAGCGTGATCGGCAAAGGTCTTGGCTTCCTTGGCTTTCGCTTCGTCGCGATCCTTGTCATCCATGGCGATTTTATATTTGCGGAACCCACGATCTGACTTGACGCTCTCGATCTTGCTCAGACCGTCGCTCTTGGAATAGCCGCCCATGGCAAGACGAATTTGCCCTTCCATGTAGGTAATGCGGTCGCGTTGCAGCCAATGATATTCCTTGGCTTCGAAGTTGCTCAGTTCCGCCATCGAAGCATACGGGTCAGTCGGATCGACTGGCTTGGGCTTCAACTTATCTTCGGAGTCATAGTTGTGCAGCGATGCAGCAGTCAGAATCCACGTCAGTTCTTGAACAACCATCGTCACAGTGACGAGACGCGAAGGTTCGTCGTACGTCGCGGTGATGGTCTGAAGATCGGTCATGCTTTGATCGAAGACCGGGCTTGGAGCAAAACGCGGATCAATGGGAGGCGAATTCATTTAGCGCACTACCAACTTGTCATAGGAATATTCGATATTGCTAAAGAACGGTTCGGTTTGCATCGGGTCCACTTCGCGGATCAGCGCAAGAGCTTCCCAACCAAGTTCCTTGACGTTCTTCTCGTTGTAGAAATCCGGGGGTTGGAAGGGGGCGAGGATGGCGTTCAAATATTCGCACACCGCGATCACGTCGGCTTCCACCAGATAGATAGCGCGATTGGTGATGAAGGTACCTTCATCGCTACCATAGGACTGATACAGAACGAAGCCTTCGGATTGCGTAGCCATCTAAATCCTCCAAACAATGAAGGTACTTTATCAGACTACGCAATCCTGTCAAGACTAAACTTCGACAACCAAACTGGAATCGAAGTCGGGGTTCAAGTAATGTCCGTGATAGCCACGCGGATTACAAATAACACGACTGTCTCCAATCATGTAATCCGCGCTATCGTGGATATGACCATGAATCCAAAGATCAATGTTCATATCCAGCATGTCATTCTCAAGCCTACTCGCATACGCGGGCGTGAGTTTGTCATTCCGATACTTTTCAGCACACGACAGTTCCGAAGGGGCATGATGCGAAATCATCACGGTCTTACCTTCGAACGGTTGTGCCGTCGTGGTATACATGAACACCTTGGACACGTTGTGTTCGCGGATCAAATCTTGAGGGATGATCGGCTGGCGAACATCCATCCAAATTTCTTCGTAATCGCCCATGTCCGCCCGAGCAACAATGCAGGCATTGTGCGGGTTGCCATAGAGATTGAAATCCGTCCACATGGTTGCACCCATGAAGCGAACACCGCCGAGCACGACAGCATCGTTGTAGAGAACCTGAACGTTTGAGCCCTTGGCTTTATCTTTCATTTTCTCAAGATGGCGATGCAGGCGACGCTTGCCCCAAAACTCATGGTTTCCAGGGACATAGAGGACGGGCGTATCACCGAAGGTATCTTGAGCCCACATGACTCCCGCGACCCCCGGATGAATATCACCCGCGAGCACAACTACATCACATTCGGGAACTTCGTATTTGAACTTAGCGAATTCCAAATGCACGTCAGAGAGGATATGAATCTTCATGATATACCTGCAAAGAAGTACATCATACACTAATTACCAAAGATGTCAATCGTTTCGGTAAGTAACACCTTGGAAAGTATTAGCGAATGTATCGAAGCCCAAAACTTGAACTAGGAAACGAACCCACACCAAGTTACCGATAGCATCCATGTAGATCGGTCCATCAGTCGGTTCCGAAAATGTCGCGGTGTTGACGTTGAACCAATCTGAATCGTTGGAGCTAGGTTGATCTTCCAAAGAGCCTTGGATCAACAGATTGCCGATGAAACCGGTCATGTGGAACACGGCACTTTGCATACCACTGATGTTGCCCACTTGCGCCGCGCCCTGGAACGCGCCAGCAATGTATTCGGGAAACTGGTTCATATAATTAAATGATTGCGGCGTGAATTGATCAGCCGGAATTTCAATGGCTTCCTTGGGCGTCGCATAGGGTCCGTGAACGACCTTGAGGGCACTGTAGGGACCATAATCGCGATCTGTGTAGAGGAAGACCTTAGTACCGTTTTCGCGCTCTACGATCACGCTATACTCCAATTGACCTAGTGGCCAATCCACAACATCGCTAGGTTCCAGGGTCAGCATGTACAAACCCTTGGTCGGGTTGATAAGGTCCATGTCGCGCTCTAGAAGCGTTTTTTGGCGATGCGTGTCTACGATGACGGCGGTAGGAACAGCGTTCGAATTTGCTAAGTTGACTGCGCGGCGATCAACGTCTTTGACGAAGAAATGAATTTCGGTCGTGAGACCCTTCGGTACTGTGAAATCCGTCCGATTCACTGGGTAGTTCATTAAGCCGTCTCCGTACGTGGGTGCGAACGTCATAGTCACAACTTGAGGCATACTGAAAACATTGATGGTCGCGGTCATAGGGATATTTATCCCGAGACTTAGACGAAGAAATAATGTTTATTCGTATCGATGTCGTAGATCATATAAACGCCGTCTACCTGAAGAAACTCTACTTCATGACCGTCAATCTCTGCTTCCACGTGTGGATCAGGATCAACGATGGCGTAGAATTCTTCTTCACCAAGTTCGGAAGCATTGGCGTCGGCGATGGAAAAATCTTCCTCGTCACGCCACGGAAGTTCAGCGACAATGCATTGACCGTCTAAAAAAGCAGTAACACAAGTGCCTACGCAAGAGTAATCATCTTCAATCATTATCTTGCCCCGAGTAATATGTTCGCGCATACATATATTTATTGCAATGTTCACAAATAGTTGGCATTCTATAGATACTAAATACCAATATAATTGGGGAGTTCCCATGAGTATTTCATTAGAAAACGATACTACAGTTCTTACGGCAGCAATGTTGAAACAAATTCTAGTAAATTATAACTCTTCGGAAGTTGTAATTCGAACTAGAAATGGGGATTTTCATATCCTCATGAATGAACTTGACGTTTCAGAAGACAATGACGATCTCATTTTGGACCTTTCAAAACTAGTATAAGTAATTAACAATAGTTTGTGTAAAGACATAATGGACGATGATTCACGCATTTCTGAGATTCTTCAGAAATTCCCCTTTTTGAGCTATGGTGTGTATTGCGAGAAGCAATACATCGGGATCATTCAGAATTCCGATAACCAACTGCTATCCATGTATGTCTTGGATGCCCTTGACGACGACCTTCGTGGCGTCTTCCTCGCCTGTGGCGAAGATTGGTGGTGGGGTTCTAACCGCCAGATTCCAATCAATATTTTTCTCAAAGAACGTTTTAAAATTTTCCGACCGTGCCTGAAGCACTTCAGTAGAAAAGACTTTGATTTAGTCGCCGGTCCTTGCGTTAGTCTTGCGGAAACCATCGCTAAACGCTCTCGCACAAAGCAAGTCACGCTCATCCGCCGGATGTAGTTGACAAATTAATTATCTAAGCTAAGATACCAAAATCTTTTAATTGGTTTTGGAATTATGGCACGTCATCAATATCAAGAGATCATCGATTGGCGAGCCTCCAAGGCTGCACGCAAGGCGGAAAGCATCGCCGCGTTCAACCAGCACCACCACTGCGATAACCCCGTCACACGGGCTTACAAGCGCGATAAGAATGCCGCGCAATGGCTGTACCGGATGAGCAACAACCGGCACATGACCGCCGTCCGGTTCTTTACCTTCGAACAGATTCGCATTCGCCTCAAGCAAATGTATAACGCCCGGCAGGTCCATGATCTGATGTACAGCCGCGTATCCGTAGTCCACAACGTGCGTAGGAACCTCCGTCAGCTTAGGGAGAGCCGTTTTGACAACGGACTACCCTGGCACAATTCCGAGGGCTTCTGGTTCGATCCTAGGACCCTGTTCGTGCCCTTCGATGAGGAAGTGACCTTCGCCCGTGCAGCGAGTCACAAGTTCTCTCCGGTGTCGCTGATGCTGACAGTCAAAGATTGTCGGCTTCTGAAGCGCAAAGAAATTCAGAAACCACACAACGGCTACTGGTCGATTTCTGAATGGGATGATCCCGGTAGGGATGATGCAAAAGCCGAGATCGTATTTTATTTTTCAAATGAAGATGACATCATCGAATTCAAACTTCGGTACGGCAAATAAAAAAGAGGGTAGGAGATTTCTCCCCTACCCTCTTCTCACAACTCAAACCGGCTGGGTGTGGGTCTTAGTTGTTCAGGTTGGTCGAGACGGTGATCGCGTTACCGACCGCCGAGGTATCGACCGAAACGTTACCGCCGAAGGACGAGCGACCGATGTTGGTGCTGGCGCCTTGGATGGTCAGAGCGTTGACTTGGACGGTCAGCGGATCGACGGTGTTGCCGGTGTACGACGCCACGTTGCCGAAAGCCGAAGTCGAGAACGAAGCGTTGTCAGCGACCGACGAGCGAGTGAAGTCGGTCGAAGCCAGTTGCACCGTACCCAGGTTCAGTTGACCGGTCGCAGCCGCAACGCCCTTGGCGCCGAAGAACGACGAAGTGTTGCCGACAGCGATGGTGCTCACGTCCAGATCGTCACCGACCGAAACGCGGGCGATGTCGGTGGTGGCGAGTTGCACGGCGCCGACGTTGGCTTGCAGGCTGATCGACTTGTCGAAATCGGTGTTGCTGGTGACGTAGCCGTTCGACACGTAGTTGTGGGTCGATTCGACATCAACAGCGTTGCCGATGGCTTGCGTGCTGGTGGTCAGATCGGCGCCGACCGACGAACGAGTGACGCTGGTGGTCGCGATTTGGGCGGTCAGGGCGTTGACTTGCAGAGAAGCCACGCGAGCGTCGCCGTTGGTACGACCGCTGTTGCTGGTGTGGTCAGTCGTCGCCGGGATGTCCGACAGGACCGACAGGTTGGTGCCGACAGCGGCGGTCGAGAGGTTCAGCTTGCCGCCAACCGACGTGCGATGAACGTTCGACTGACCCAGTTGCAGGGTGCCCAGGTTCAGTTGGACGCCGTAGGAGTCGCCCGTAGCCGAAGCTTGAGTAGCGATGCCAGCGAACAGAGCTACGGCAGAAGCCGCGATGAGAAGATTACGCATATTGTAGGGTCTCTTTCCTATGCCGAGCGGAATGCCCGTGCTTTTTAAAGGGTACGTCTTACTTCGACGCCGACAGCTTATCCGCGATGGGATCAGCCGTGTTGTCGGCTACGGGAGTCGTGACAGGCACAACTTGACCGTAGGTAGTGGCGGCATACGAGCTACAAGTTTCCCCGTAATTCGTGCCATATGCAGCCCCGACCAACTTGAGTAGGGCTGATTCCATAGTCGCTCGCACGCCCAGTTGAATGGGCTCTTGAAGCTTACGACCCGCATTGATGTCGATCAGATAATCTCCGAGGAAATTAAAGACACCAAATTCGGTTTCATTACCGCTGATCTTCTTCCGTTCAGAGACGGTCTTGACCACGCGGAGCGTGCGGGCATCCACGATGCGAAGGTCCATCGCAATGCTCATGGAATAGACGCGATTGCCGCCGCCGATCCCTTGAACCTTGAGTTGGGCGCCGCCCGACGAAATGTTGTAGTTGATTTCGGTGATCGCACCAGTGATGTAGTAATCAACACCCTGGAATTGACCGCCGGTCAAGGACCGAAGACCTTTGCCGAGCAAAATCTTTTGCCCGTTCTTATCGACAGCCCACGTGCCTTGCTCCGAAGGATCGCCCAACAGGCTTTCCTTGGCGAGCGAGATTTCGGAGTCCACGATTGCGGTATCCGTGCGCTCAACGATGGCGAAGTCAGGAGCCAGCTTGCCCAGAGCCGTATAGACCATGTTGGACAGACCTTGGGTCATTTCGTAGCCGCCAGCCGAACCCGGCTCATTGGCGAAATTCGAAAACTTTCCCGAGTCATCGCGCAGGCGACCAACCGAGAAGACCGGGCGGCGCGGGTCCTTGGCGAGGTAGTTGGCGAAACAGACGAAACCGTTTTGAGTCGCGGTCACGTTGTTTTCCGGCGCCGATCCCAGAACCATCGCATTGCGTGGGTTCATCGGGTTGACTGCCTTCTTGCTTCCGGCGGAAGCCACGGCAGGAATTGCCATCGACATCATAAGAGCGACGGTCAGGAAAAGGTTACGCTTGTTCATTGGTTGCCCCCAGTTACCGTCGAACCGGTGTTGCCCGAATTCGTCGTGGTCGAGGGCTGGTTCGTGATGGTGTTACCGGTGATGGTGTTGTTCGCATCAGCGGTCGAGTCCGTGGTCGTCTGATTGACGTTGTTCGTATTGGTAGAAGACGAACCACACGTCAGAGCCGATCCGGCGCCCGTTGCAGAACAGTTGTTGTTGGTGGTGTTCTGGTTGACGATTTGCGTGAAGTTGTTGGTCGCCGAAGTTGACGAACCGAACAGACCACTTCCGCCGCCAATGACGCCAGAGCCGCCATTCTTGTACATCTTGTAGTAGTCGTTCTGCTTCTGCTGCATCAAAACAACGCTGTTTTGCGCTACAGAAGTTTCAGCGGGAGTGCGAAATTGCCAAGCACTCTTTTCGGTCTCGGCATGTGCGATCCCGGCAAGTGCTAGGCTTAGCGCACCAATAAGTGCGAGCTTGATTTTCATGTGTTTTTTCCAGTCCCCAAACGTCCCAGTCGGTGGAGCGGAGATAACACCGGTCGTTAGCCATTAGTCAAGCATGATCTGATCATTTTTTTACCACGCTATCGCCACATTTGAACGTAGAGGAGGCAAAAACCCCCGTCTCACTTGGGTTTTTCGCTGGTTAAGCGAGTGTAAATTTTTTTGCGACATTAAGGTTACGAATACGATTTTAACGATTTCTCAACCATATTCGTTAATGAACTAAAATTTCTTGACAAAAATTCGTTCGATGGTAGTATGAGATTCGAAACACATACTTTACTCAGTGTTTCATATTAAGAAGGCTTACAAGACACATATAATTGGTCGTATGTACGACATTATGGTGCAGTTATACCTTCTCTCATAGGAACGTATCGCAGCTATTGCCACTGCAATTAGCTTTATGACGAACGTTCACGCGCACTAAAACCGCATGGTTTTAGAAAGGCATCCCCATGACCTAACCGCAACCTTTTGAGAGGGAGAGAACCTGTGTCTCGCACCATTCGTAAATTGATTCTTCATCGCAATAATCATGCCCATTGTGCAAAAGCCAAGGACGGGCGTTTCAAATTATCCGATTACAACTATCTAAAACTTCCCAAGCCACCAGTTCCCGAACCGGTACGCTTCCGCATTGAGTACGAGGAAATGGGAGAAAAATATCGTAAAGTCCCATACGTCTTTCGGAATTGTGAAGGCGACCATGAGGAAGCCTATCGCTACGAGTATTACCCGGCGATGGTCAAGAAGGTCCGCTACGAGTGGAATCCCGACTACGATTCCGATGGCGCAGACCTACATTATATGTGGGAAAAAGTTCATCACATGGTTCGCCGGAATGGCACGTGCTATCGACAGCGCGTCCATGCCGCGCAACACGCAAAGCGTCGGATGCGTGTTGCGGCACGTCGCCAGGGTCATCGCGATATGATGCGAGACCTAGCCGAATTTGAGCGTGAACATCATGAGATCGTCGGCGTTGTCGAATGACAATAGCAAGGCGTATGAAATAGTTTGTACAGCCGGTTTGCGACGACGAATTGATGGCTTCGCCGTCGCAGACACGGGCACTTCGACTTTGTACATATCTTCATATTTTAAATGAAATTTGGTCTTGGTCTTAATCAACCAATCGCATTGTTGCTTAGTCAAAGTTTTCAAAACGCGATTATATTCAGTAATCTTGTTTTCAATTTTTCTATATTGAGCGACGGTCAATGTCGTTCTGGCATACGCAATATAGCGCGGGTTGCGCGCCCGATGACCCAAATGGTGTGTTAAGCCGTTCTCTCGGATGACAGCCAACGCAACGTCTTCGGGCATCGTTTCGCGATAGTCGTTTTGGTAATACGAATTGATGAGATATGGCGAAGTCACAAATGCCGTGCATTGCGCCTTAATCGACGGTTTCTTAAGATAACGAATTTGCCCAGGATCACGACGCAAAACCGACATGATCGTTTTCTCGGTTGGGTTCTTGCAATGCCGTATTTGGAACCCATACTGGCGAGCCGCTAGTTCCATAAGCTCATCCGTCTTATGGCACGCCTTCACATATCGCCACGCCGAGCCATTGTAACGAATAGCCAAGTTGGCAACGAGCGGAGTGTGATCCTTGATGCACTTCAAATTCATCGGAGAACGATGAATTGATTCGAACTGCAACTCTTCGGAAGGATTTGGATGATATTTGATCACGCTACCATCCGAACGCTTGATGGCGCGGAGCCACATTTCGTTGGTTGGTTTATCAATCTTGCTGATCAATTGCGGATAGGAATCCAACCCATATTCCAAGACAGCCTGCGTCGGGTTCTTGATTTTCTTGAACAGCGCAGGATTGAAGCGAATCGCCGCGATAGCGATTTGTTCTTCATCGGTCAGCTTGGAAAGAGTGGGTTTCTTAGGAAGAGAATTTGGGCGTGCCATTATCAATCTCAAAACGATATATGGCATGGCTTACGAAAATTAATTATATCCGTCAACCATTTTTCGTCAGGAAATCGTTGACTTTTCCTATCCCTTTGATATGGTGAAATCGCAAGTATTCGGAGACTTAATTGTACGCCAATTGGAACCGTATTGTGCTCGTTGATGAAACGAGAAGAAAAGTAGCCACTCTGAAAAGCGGTGGTAGCTATGCAATCCCATGCCAGTTGGATGAAATGTACTATGCCGAATATGATTTCGGCACGAAAGATCGTGCGATTGCATATATCCAAGAACGCGCAAAAGAAGAAGCCATCTACACATATTTGATGATCAATCCTTTCCAAACCATGGAAACAACGACTGCGCATAAGCCGCCGATGCTATTGGCTCTGATCGGCATCAAAGAACATATTGGGGATTTCCTGCTTCGCTCATCTGGCGAAACCCAATTGGCAAACAAGGGCGATTTGTTTTCCTATCGCGAAGACGAACCGACTGTTGGTTGGTTGGCGTGCGATCACACCAATAGCAGATACCAACCGGGTTTCATTGTCCTGAACAAAGACGCCTGCGACGAATTGGGTTGTTGGGATACCGTGTGTGAATGGGTTTCAATTTTGTTGGACCCCAATCGATGACCTACAAACTTTTTATCGATGACGAACGTTTCCCGCCCGACGATGGCGAGGAATGGAAAATCGTGCGCAACGTTTATCAAGCCATATCCACCGTGAGCGCATTTGGATGCCCGGCGTTCATCAGTTTCGATCATGACCTTGGCTTGAAATCAGACGAGACCCTTGAAGAGTCTGGCTATGATTTCGCGTGGTGGTTAGTGAACGTCGATTTGAGCGCGGATGGTGAATTCATCCCTGATGATTTTTCATTCTACGTTCACAGTCAGAATGTGGCAGGCAAAGCCAACATCGAAGGCTTGCTGAATAACTATCTGGCGCAACGCTGATGAATAAAGAATATAAATCTCAGCGAGAGTTGGAACGGGCGGGTTGGATCAACCTCCCGTTCGATAAGGTGTATAAACTTTCTTCCGTGATTGGCAGGGACAACATTCCCGCCGATGCTTACAGCGACTTTCCCACTCTTCTCATTGAGACCACACCCAAGTACAGGGTATGGAAATGGTGTCGGCAATATCTCAATGACATTCCCGAAATGTGTTTCGCGTGGGCAAGGGACGACGCTAACCGGAGGGCTTTCATTCGTTTTTCTACGGATGAAGACGCCGTGTTGTTTCGGTTGAAATGGCTATGAGGTACACGGTCAAAAAACGAAAGGCTCCGATCTCTCCTGGCGTGGGTTTGTATTTCATCAAACTCTATTGCCCGGTTAGTGAATATCCGTTCACGGGCAATTGGGGTAATAAAATTGACGATTGGTGTCTAGAAAATCACCCTGGAATGTTCGTTGATGGACCGTTCATCGAACCAGTGGCGTCTTACACTACCGAAAAAAGAAAATATTATCTTCATGTGTTTTGTCACACCGAAGAAGACGTGGCATTGTTCCTCTTGAAGTGGGGTGGGGCATGAACAGTCCTAAATGGCACGCCACGCCTCATCTGGTAGAATTTCCGAGCGGTGGCACACGGAATGGACATTTGGTGACGCAACTTGGTAAGTTTCTCCGCGAGAACTATGGCTCTCGTTGGTTCTATGAATTTTATGATGCTGACCGGCACGTTGCCGTAATCGGGTTCAAAAAACTCAATGACGCCATCGAAGCAAAATTGAAATGGAAAGGCGCAACGTGAGTGTTTGGTATTTGGAACCGGGTGTCTCGACGGGTGCGTTGCGCAACGTCGTCGGTCCTGAAGGGCGTCTGACTTCTGCTATCGTCAAATGGCTTAACGATGAGACCCAAGACAATTGGGTCTATCTGGAATTCAAACCAGAAAATGTTTCGATAATCGCATTCAAGTCCGATGAGGATTGCGTGAAAGCGATTTTGAAATATGGATAAAGTCGAACAAACATGGCTTGATGAACAATTGAGCGTGATACTTACGAACATAACTCGCCAAACTGCCATGAAAACAAGAGCAAGCAGACGTATTCCGCTTTGGCTTGGTTCGGTTGTTTCTGTTCCATTTATTAAGGTGTCCTATGTCCATATGACATGGTGCCTTAACAATCCCACGGAAGAATGGTTGACACTGAACGCTGGACCGTATGCCCAAACATGGGATATCTATCGTGTCATGAGCGATACCATAGAGTTTTCGTTCATCAACGATGATGTCGCGTTTAGTTTCAAGATGAAATTCGGATGACACCATTTCCCTATTACGGCATCAGTGAAGCCAAACTCAGCAACATCCAACGCGGATGGTTCTCGGAAAACTGTGTCGATCTGGTGGAATTCGTGGGCTTTGATATCCACACGATGACTTGCTTGTTTTACGTCGAGAGCGATCAAGACGTTGCTCTGCTTAAATTAAAATTTGATGCTTTTTCTCTTGAGGACAAAAGCCCCGCTATTTCTGTCTTCATCCCGTTCAACAGAATCGCCGCGCCAGGATTTACCCATGTGAGCCAAGACAATGCGGCGATGCGCCCGGCTGTCTATGACTGGTTCACGAAATCTTATTACAATCCGAAATGGGTTACGAAAGACAATGGCGTGATCATTACGGTTCGGGACATATACGAAGCCCATGGCATCCAAAAATTTGACTGGACCCAGATATGATAAGAGCCGGAAGGCTTTTCACCATTCCGGCTCTTGCGGGAATAACTTCCCTTGCCCTTTTGGGCGGTAAACGATTTGGGAGCCAGATGCGGAGACCGCAGAGCTTTCGCCACAGGATTTCTAGACTTGGGAATTTTGGACTTCATAACCTTTTTCTCCTATTGAATTTCCACTTTACTTATTTAAGAGTTTCCTGTCAATAAAACAAAAAAGCGGGACATTTCTGCCCCGCTTCTCTTGGTCCTAATTCGGAGACGAATTAGAAGTTGTAACGGAGACCAACGGTCAGAGCCGAAGCCTTGTAGTTGTCCAGCGTGCCGCGCGTCTTGACGTAATCAACGTCGTTGGCGATGAAATAACGCGCAGTACCGACCAGCGTCAGCTTGTCAGTCAGCGGGTAAGTCGCACCAGCCGAAGCGTTGAACACGACGCCATTACGGTCGCCCTTGACACCACGGTCGAACAGCGAACCGTAGCCAACGCCAGCACCGACGAACGGGGTGACGCCGTAGACAGTGACCGGCTCAACGTACACGTTGATGTTTGCCAGATTCGATTGGGTATCACCCAACTTCGGGTCGTTCAGACCGCGCAGAGCAACCACTTCGGCTTCAGCACGGACAGTGCCGAAATCGTGACCGACCGCGACCGAATAGGCTTCACCGTTATCACGGTTGGCTTGGAAACCGACGCCAGCTTGCGCTTGAACGTAATCGGTAGCAGCCAGGGCAGGAGCCGCAACAGCGGCAACAGAAAGAGCCGCGAGAGCGGCAATAGCGAGAGACTTCATTTAGGGAGGTAACTTTCTTATTTTTACACAAAAAGTAGTGCGTCAAATGACTTCTTAGAATTTACTAACGGGAACACCACTCATTCCCTGATGATGTATATATAGGGTGTCCCTATACCGATGTCAATAATCTCGTCGTACATTTTTTAACCGTGTTTGATGAAATTTCGTTCAGATTTGACATCAAGCATAAATGTGGTATTCTTCAGTATTGATTGAAAGGATATCCCATGGCGTCTCCCAAACAGATCGTATTCCATAAGCAAGAAGGTGAACGCTTCATCTTTTTGATGGATACGTCGTGGGTCCGAGACTATCGGTGGGATTGCAGTACAGTATATCCGCACGAAGAATTCCTCGAAAATCTTTGCGGCAACGATTGGTACTACGGCGGCAATCGTTGGCTCGTTAAGAGCGGTAGCCGATATGATCTTGGCGAGGAAGTTGATCGCGGCATCGTTGTTGTCGGTGAAGACAATGCTATGATGTTCAAACTGTCGAAATACGTTCAGTAATTATTCAAGCCAATCACTGAATCGCAGCTTGAATTGCGCGGCATAATCTTCGTTGTCGAAAGCGAAGAATAGCCAATCAGTCTTTGGCGGCACATACGGGACGCCAGCCTTACGAGCCAACGCCATACGGATATGTGCAAACGTATATGTGCTGCCTTCTTCCTGTTCGCGAGAGAAAGCCCATCGGCATTCAAACTTGCGACAGTACGCCGCCATGGCGATCATACGTTCATTGATTTCCGCGCTTGTCCCGTTCGACTTGAAACGGTAAGCGTTCGGAATCATCTTGAACGTGGTGTAGTGAATTTCACCACTACGCTTGGTAATATCCAAGAGATTGATGAACCTATACTTGTTTTTTGTGGTCACTGACGACGTTCCAAATCACCATAAGAGCCAAGGCGGTCACGATGGCGATATTAACGAGCCCTTCGGCGCCGACTTGCTTGAACCAAAAATAGTCCAGGGTTCCCACGCAAGCCAGGGCACACAGACCAACGACATTTGCGATAAATTTTCTCATGCTGGATCGCCGCCATTATCGATACACCGCATACCCGGATCACTCTGTTCCAGGCGTTCAGCCGCAGCGATCAAATGGTGAGCGATCACGCGCGCACGCGCAGGCGAGAAATGCGCGTATCGCCAACCTTGGTTGGGGTTTTGTTCATCCATGAACGAGACTCCAACGGTGTCGCTCCAATCGCTCGAAAGCGAACGACCAACGCCGATCCGATACGTGCTGTCGGTGGAACGGGTGATGCCGGTGGTGCCGGTATATTCGTTCATCCCGGCGCGCTTCAGCAGCGCATCGAAGCTCTCGCCCTTGGGTTCTTCGATAACGTGACGATTGATGATTTCGGTAATGGTCTTCAGCAGAACGTCATCTTGCTCGCTGACCGAGAAACAAACGTTGGGCATGGTGGCGTGATTGAATTCCACGCCGCACACACCTTCGATAGCGTAAAGCTTGTCAGCCAGCTTCACGTTGCGATCTCCATTCACTTCCTCGCGGAGGACGCGCTGAAATACGTCGAACGGCATTTCGTACTTATACGAAAGAGTTGTCAGCGCAAGCGTCATGAAAATCTCCAAAACAATTCTTGATCAGCATAACACACTTTATAGTATTGTCAAGCAACAGCTTCGGGACGATTTTCCCATTTCAACTTACAATGAACCGTATCTTCGTCGCTATCAACGAATAATCGGTTCATGTTGTAGCCCATATCGATAATATCGTATCGCCCAGTCAAGGTCGCAGCACACCATTCCGCAACCTTATCTTCCTTAAGAACCTTGTCATTGAAGAATATCGAGTATCCCTTCATGATCTGGCAACGCTTTTCGATGATGGAATAATCGTGTGCCGAACAATACATCGTCAATGGTTGGTTTGTTCGCCCGTGGTCATGTCCATTTTCTTGAATGTAAACGGTATCAGAGCACGAAATTTCAATGAACTTTTCGGCTTCGTAGTTGTCCCAAAAAACCGTACTCAATGCCGCGACCGACGTATGGTAGGCTTGCAACGGGCGCCGATTCGCCGACATGGCTCCCGTGGCTCCGATCCGATGCCAGGAGTGAACAGTTTGCATGGTGTCAACGACTTGCCACATGCGTTGCAGTTTCGGAATCACCACTTCCGCTCCGGGGCGAGGTTCAATCACGTTGCGATACATAACGGGTACAGTTTGCACCATGTTAGTATCTTCCATATAGGAAATACTATGCGCTTTATCTACGAAAACTAGCTTACCCATATAGCATATTCTCCGCGTCAACATCTTGACCGGTTTGTTCAATGATTAAATTAAGCTGGACACCGATGGATACGGCGAACGCGACGGCGTGTGATTTTTTGAAGAAATATTCATCCGAACCCTTGGTCCAAATGTCCGCGTCAATCTCGTGACGCGGATGGCTCAACAGATGACGTTTACCAGGGCGGATCAATGCCAGGATGACAGCCAAGTCCATGAAGCTCTTGGGCTTGATGGTGTTGACGATGTTGAAGCTGCTATGAATCTGCGACAGCATCGAAACGATTTCGGGACTTTCGAATAACTCCCACGGCGGCTCACGCATCAATTGTTCAAGATGGTCTTCATCCCGAACGCCCGCGTAAATGCTGTTGTTCAGAAAATCTATCTTGAAATATCCAAGGCTCTCGGCTTCCTCGTAGAGGTAAGCAGCCGTCTTGGAGATCGGGTCAACTGGGATATCTTGGAAGTACACACCCGAGGCGTGCTTGACCCGATGTCCGCGCTGTTCGATGGTTCCAGATACGTAAGAAAGACCCTCTAGGGCTTTCTCACGATCTAGAAAGTCGATATCAATATCTGTGGTAACGTCAACCATGTAACATCTTCAAATAATAGGCGTCTTCTTCGGTACTTAGAAACACGACATTTAATACTCTGTCGAATGCCTTTACCGATATCTTATCGAGGTATTCTCCATCGACACATGCCAGCATCACCGATTGGGGATGCCACTTTTTGGCAAGCCAGCGATTGTTCAGGCGAGCACGTTGAGCCGGGTTTACGAAAACCTCATACACCGAGTATGGCATAATCGGATGCCGAGAACCAAAATTTTTCTCGAAAATTTCCGCTTTTCGTTGGGTATCGAATTGGAAAACTGCGCGCTGCGAATAGACCGTAAACGTTAAAGGACTGTATGAACTTTGTTTTTCATCAATGAAATAATCCCAATGCTCGCCGATTTCACCCCAATAGACTTCATTCCATTTGAGAAGAAAATCCATGGTAGCTGGCATTTTATAGTGATCAAAGGCTACCGAGAACATTAAGTGTTATCAACAATAACCCGAATACCGGTTGGAGCCGAAGGGTTATCCAGACGCATATTCAAGCTAGCAGCAAAATCATACAAAATGTCAGTATCCGACAGTCGTTGCAGTTTCAGCAGTTCGACTTGACAGCCCGTTCGCATTTCCAAACATTTAATCAAAGATGTCAGCAGAAAGGTCAAACCCATCATAACCGGATGATCTAGATCACCCCGTTCATCGGGTTGAAGCTTGTTGACCTTGGTCAGCACACGCAAGAGCATCAATTGGAAATGGGTCGGATCGAGATCGCTCCATTTCAGCTTACCCTTGAAATACGGCTCGGATTGAAGATCGTTTAGTAACTTGTCTTCTTGATCCCAAAACTCGTTGGCGCGGGTGAAGTCCGTATCGTTGAAAATTAATGTGAACTGACGATCAGAAGCAAAATCATTTACAACAACAGTTGATGTCATAGGTCTCTCATGTTCATCTTATTATCTAGTTCGCGCCCTTGATTTTCAACAGTCTTGACCAAGTTGCGTAGCGTGATCCGAATAGCAGTTAGTTGTGTTTCTAGACGCTTAATATCTCTGGCTTGCTCACTGTTCTGAATTTCCAGCGTGCGAACATAAGCCAAATTTGGCACTTCAACTTGCTTGTCACCGACCGGGATCACCGCAGTCTTTTGACGCATTTCAAGCTCTGGCTTGCGGTTCAATACCGGTGCCAAAGTCTCGTCCTCGTTGAAATCTTCCTCTTCCTCATCGTGCGCGTACATCGCACTAACAAAATCATTCATCCCTAAATCCCAATCCAGCCATCACATTCTTGGCTACGTTATAGTCTTGTTGGTTTCGGGCGAACTTGAGACGCCAGAACCCTTGGTCAACGTATCCTTTGATCAAGTCCAATTGTTCTTCAGAGAACCGAGTGACCAGATCAGCAGCAGCCGGGGTTGTGTAAAGAACCCACGGGCTGATACGCCCTGCGCGAATCCAGAGAACAGCTTGGTTGGTGCTGACTTTCTTAAAGAAATCAGTCATTTCCTCACCATTCTCATCAGCCCATTGCATCATCAAGTAAACGTTGCGCTCCACCGCCGCATCCATCGATTCCCGCTTGTTCAAGTCCCGAACATAGGTTTCGTAGAGTGCCGGTGAAGTCCATTTCTTAATGCCCAATCCGCTTTTGACGACGTGATCGACAAAAGCTTGTGGGTTCACGGCGTTGATATCGCAGAGATATTTACCGAAGTTGAGAAAATCGTTGTAATAACTGCTTTTAACAAACTCGAAAATATTCTTCTCTTCGCGTTGAATATAGTTCGACGCATAGAATTTCTTGAAGGTCATCAGACCAAATCGCGAAGCTTTGCTATCCTTATCCATGTAGCGCAATTTCTGCGTACAGGTATGGGTCAGAAAGATCGCCTCTTGAACGTAACTCTTTTCGCAAAAGTCACATTTGAACTGAGGCTTACTTTTTGGCTTTGCCTTTGCTTTTGCCTTTGGGTTTTCCGACGAGCTTGCCATATGCTTCTAAAATCTCTTTTTCACGTTGCGGCGTACACCCGCTAGACTCAACAAATTCAACAAATGTATCATATGTATATTGCCCTAAAATCAGGTCCAATTCCATATCATTCGCATCCGTCCAAAACTCTGCCAGGAATGAGCGAACCTTGTCCGACTTGCGTTTAGCACCCGGATTAGGAATCCACTGATGTCCTTGGCGGCGTCCATAACCGGAGGCTGCTAGTAATTTATACTGAAGTTCAGGGTGCCCGGCGATATCCCAGAAATTGATATTCGCCCGCTCGTTGACGACAGACAGATAAAATTCCGCCGTCTCATTGGTGGTTGAACTTGCCCATCGTAGGACGACAGGGGGCGCGAAACCCTTTTGTTCATCTTCACTCAGGTTGGAATAGAAGTCTTTATTCCGATTGTCGATTGCCCGTAGGGTTTCGAAAATGTCTAGCTTGTAATCAGCCACAATACGCTCTTAAATGTCTATAGTATGGAGACCATTATAAATACAGGTAGACAGAGAGTCAAAATTTTCCTGTAGTGTCTCCCCACTAAGGTTTGCTCCTAAGCCCCGTAAGCGTGTTTTGTTTGCTTACGGGGCTTAGATTTTACGCTTTGGGCTTGCGACCGGGCTTAGCTCTCGGCTTCAGGGGAGCCGGTGGCGCGGGACGCTCTTTGATCTTACTCACCGCATCGTTGACGCCTTGCTTTGACAACCCACCACGGGCGGTCAAATCCTTCGGCTTACGACCGGGCTTCCCCTTCGGCTTTTCAATAGTTTCTTCAAGCTTCGTACGCTTGATGACCTTCATGCTTGCCGGGCGTCGAACCGTTGTGAAACCCGTAGCGGTATCACCAATCGTTTCATCCAACAGAGCCGCAACGACCGGATCATTTACGCGATCACGGAAGATGCCCTTATCGTTGGTAGGATCGCAGGGCTTGCATGGCGGTACTGCATTCGGCGGGGTCTTATCGCCATAAAATTCAGCAGGATCGAAAGCCGTGCCACGATAAAAATCAGTGGCGTCCTTTAACGATTCCACGACTTCGGGTTTCGCGGTTTCTTCTTCGGGAAACAGCGCATGATCGATGCCATTGACCGGAGCGATCATCGCCAGAAGGTCATGAACCATTTCGGCGACCAAACGACCCGAGGACTTCATATCACCGCGACCTAGAGCCGCGAGATACTTCTGAAGCTTTTGTTCTACTTGTTGTCTATTACTCATCAATCTTCACCACGTACAATATGTTCTTCATCATCTGTGTCTTCCGGGGCTTCCGGCTGACTCTCTGGTTCCAAATCGGGTTCTTCAATCATGCAAACACCTTTGAAATATCAAGCACTTCGGGTAACTTGTTGGTTTCTTTTACGAAATACGCACACAAGGGTTGCGGGTCATCGTTCAAGGGAACAGCCAGGATATGACCACGCTTGAGCTTTGGTGTTGACCACGCAACATCTGGGAAGGTGTTCTGGATTGAAATGTCCAAGAACCGAGGGGCGTAACCGTTGATCGGATTGAGAACGAACGCCTCGAATTCCCGGTCATTCAGTTTCTTAAGTTCGATAATTTCTAGGTTGCCCAAATCCTTGTCAGCAATCACGATAGACCAATCCATCGGGATTTGTACACGAAACGGACCAATTTGCAAATCGGCAGAAGGTCGGGTGTACTCGTCAATGAAAATCAGCGGAGGAAACCAGAAATCTACGTCAGCACTATTGCTATAATCTAGAACGCAATATCGAACATCATCAATTTGTTGAGGAATATTTGTCATATTCAATGACAAATTTTCGTTAGTTAAAATACGAATCTTACTACTCCCGCGACATTACCTGTCGCTTTTTTCTAAGCTTATAATATCAAATACTTAGGGAGTATTGCAATTAATATTTTACTTTATTGATAGTAAAAGGATATTGAGCATCAGCATAAGACTTCTTACGCTCAGTCAAATGCTTCTTCGAATACTTCAGGTTAGAGCAAACGTCATAAACATAAGCCATGCTCTTGCCAGGAGCCTTACGCAAGATACGACCCACCGACTGAATTGTCCGAATGGGGCTCTTACCGCATTCGATCAAAATCAGATTATGAATCTTCGGAATGTTGACGCCCGTAGACATCGTACCGTAGGTCGCCACCATGATCGTACCATGCGACGCACCTAGCGACTTGAATTCTCTCTTACGTTCTTCTGACTTAACCGTGCCGTTGATGAACACACAATCTTCGATGGCGTCTTGAATGTGCTGACCGGTTTCGATCCGATCCACGAGGATCAGTGTGTTACCGTCCAGACCAGCCGCGAAGGCAGACACCCAATCCAAACGTCTCGGATTTGAAACGAGGAACTTGTATTCGTCTTGATACGAACGGAAGCTGACATCACTATCGTCGGTCTGAATGATTTCAATCTGACATTCCGATAGAACGCCTTGATCCTGCAAATCCTTCGCCTTGACTTCGCCGACCACTGGACCGATTGAAACTAGCAGATTCAGGAATTCAAATTCTTCCTTCGGGATCGTACCTGTTAGACCCCAACGAATCGGGATGTTCGCGAAGTCGCCGCACAACAGGTCGCGTAGCTCTTGACCTTTAATGGTGTGGCATTCGTCCACCATGACGCAGACGACATCCTTCAAGAAATCATGAATGGACACGTCTTCCGCCGTCTCACCACGGCGGGTCTTCTTAGCGAAAACCGAAAGGCTCTGCCACGTGCAGATGGTGTGCTTGTGATTCCATTCCTTACGATCACCGAAGAACACACCGACATCCAAGCCAACGTTTTTGTAATCTTCTTCGGTTTGCTCAACCAGGGTCTTCGACGGAACGATGACGATGGAACGCCCTTGTTCCTCAACCAGCATGGACAGCGCAGCCGTGACAATCGTCTTACCGGCGCCCGTGCTCAATTGCTGAAGGGATTGGATGTTGTCGGTATAGTTCTTGATCGCTTGGACTTGATAGTCCCGAAGCATAATCGGTTGACCAGCCGCAGGGTGCCCTTCGGGCCACTTCTTGTGCGCAAGAAGAGACTCAGTAATCTCAGGGAACTTGACGTTGATCGGCTTACGAAGGTCTTCGATCTCTGGTTCATAACCAGCTTCAAGAACAATCGGTAGAACCCGATCAAGAATTTGAAGGTGAGTCGAGCCACCGACTGTGGCAAATGAAATCTTGCCATCCCACCGACCCAGCTTGAATGCTGGCATGTGGCGGGCGTAGGGAACAAAGAACTTACAAGCGTCTACGATCTTTCGACGGGTTAGTGGATCAAGGTCGTGGAATTTTACGTTTACTTCGTCTAGTATGGTTAATTTACAAGATGCCATTTAAAATACGTTAATGTGAGAAATATTTATCCCTCACATTAACGTGGTTAACGGCTCAATTACAATATTTAAATTAACTATTTTCGTTAGCTGAACTTCCGCAGGCGAGCCTTTTCCGCTTCCCAACCGCGATACCAGCGCACGTCATATTCGCCCCCGCCTTGCGGAGCGCATTCGTCCAGGGGATGATTGCGCCGGGCATGGAACCGACCGGCTTCTTCGGCATCCTCAAGGATGTCCGAATCGTCGTCTACGAAGAAGCTCACTTCTTCACCAGTTGGAGCTTGGTGCGGGCGTAGCCGTATTGCGCCGAGATACGACGATAGTCCTCGCCGTTCTTGATGCCACGAGTGCGCGCGAAGGTCATGTAGGCGGCTTCCTTACGAACAGCCAGCTTGCCGACATGGCGAGCCAGTTCGTCGGTGCTCATCTTGGCGATCTTGTTCTCGAAAATCTTAGAAACCAAAACCATAATCAAGTTCTCCGCGTTGCTTATGAACCTAATCTATCACTTATGTACTTAGTGTCAAGTGTTTTCGTCGGAAAGCTCGTATAGATCAACAGCGTTTTCGACAACTACTGTCGGAGCAACCATATTGCACAAAAACATCAAGTCTTCGGACTTGCTAGACTTGAAACCACGGGTTTCTAGCCCGCGTCTATGTGTGTAAGAGCGCGACAGGATGGTTCCCGTGCCATTGGGGAATAGCTCAGAGACCGCAGACTTGTTGCCGCTCATAAGGACCGTCATGGGGTAGTCCTTGCTATGCCCGGCAAGATGCGAATGGAATTGGTCATCTTCTGCGTAGCGATTGGCGGTCCACTGTTCACGGGCTGCATAATCCATGATGAGCAAACCAGCGCGGGTTTGTTCAATGAATTCAGGTGTCATGTCATCCTTAGAGACGAATTTCACACCATGCTCGCGAACCAATTTGAAGTTGGTGTTTGAAATCGCAACGTTGGCGTTCTGTGAGCCCATGACCGTGATGCTTGGAACGCCGACGATCTTGGCTGCTATCATGATGAGATAGAACGCCCGAGGGAACTGTTCGGCAGTGACCGCGCGCAACTTGTAATCCACCAGTTCTTGAACCATGCGCTTTTCGTCGGCAGTCAAGTCAGCCGGGAAATCCGTGATCAAATCCTTGTTCGACATTTCGATGATGTCGGGATCGACAAAAATGTCATTGATCTTAGATAGCTTGACGATCTTGCGCGCCAGGGAACCCGAGGCGGGGAGGGTAAAATCTTGGTTCACAGGATTTCTCCATACAGAACATTCTTGATCCACGCGGACAAAATTTCGTTGTCACAAATGTTGAAAATAAATTGTTCAGAGTCAGGATCATACGCAACGCCCGAGGGCTTACCCTTGCTGTTGGCGCAAAGGGTCAAATATTCTGCCACGTCATCGTCAAATCCGAAATTGTGTTTTGAAATAAAATCCACAACGGTTTCGTAATTGTCCCGATGAACCGGAACATTCCAAATCTTATTCTCGTTATCGAACGTCGGAAACTGGTCTACTTTCCACGAAAGGTCTCGGACCTTTGGTTTCATGTATTTCAAATCTTCGATGATCGTGTCATTTCGTTTAAAACGGAAACCCAACACATTATCACCAAGATAACGAACCTCGTTCGGAATGAACTTAGTCTCATACGGAACCTGACGATATATGGGACGATCCAACATATCCTTGATATCCCGCAGATCAAATTTATGCGTGATAGCGATCTCGTTTTGGAAACGAGTAATAAGTTTCAGGAGTTGGGCAGCTTGCGCCGTAGACAAAATCCGCTGATCGACTAGTCGAGAGTGGATATTGTTTACGAATTGTGAGGTCCACGAATCCGATGCCAATGCACTCGCGATGGGTCCGTTCCATCGCATTTCGCAAAGTTTTAGTGCAACATCTTCTACAAATAGTGTTGACAAGACTGAGATTCCATATATATTCAAAAAAGATTTTTAGCAGGGAGAGATTTTATGCTCGTGAATTTGATCAATAGCTTGAACGCATCGGCTTCCATGGTGATCGACACCGAAGCTAACACGATCTCGTACCCTGCGCACAACCTGACCCTCAATATAAAGCAAGGGCTGTCGGTTGACAATTTTATTCGTGAAGTGCTCGACGGTCCCGATGGCGATCTGTGGTCGATGGAAGTTTCCGTGACCCACAATATCAAGCTGTCGGAAGTTGCCCTCGCTCTGGGCGCCTAATGATTCGCGAGATTAAGGAAGGACGCAACGCGGGTAAGTTTCGTGTGGACACGACTTATCCGCTTGTTCCGTATAAATTGTATGATCCCGATGCCTGGGCGTGGGTGCGCGATAACGTAGAGAACTACGAGAGCGTTACCTTCGATACGCTCGATATGTCGAGAAACACCTACGTCGCATACTTCCTGACCATGGAAGACGCCGTTGCGTTCGCGTTCAAGTGGGGACGCACGTAATGGAGCCCGACGAAGACGAAATGAAATTGTGGGTCATGGCGCGAGTCATGTCACAAATCATCGTTGCCGGTGATGAACGCTATGAATGGTCAGAACCGCTTCCATACATGCCTCAGACATATACCATTCGGATCAAACAAGATCGCGAGCGAAAGCACGCGCTGGTAAAACAGGCGATTTCGCGAGATTTCTGTGTCCGCGAATTGAGCCTTGATGGTTGTCATGATGGCTATGTCATTGAATTCAAGAATGCAGATGACATGGCTATGTTCAAGCTGAAGTATATGTGATGATGGATTGGCTTATAGAACCTCTCATTTTTGATGAAGAAATGCAAAAAGCCGTTCGGTCGCACGCGAACGAAATACCGTATTGTGCGCAAGAGGATGACTTGATCCTTGATCTTATACCAATGGTAGCACAAAAAATGGCGTTCGCAGGACAAGTTTTGCAAATGGGCTATGAAGTGTTTCTTCTAGTTAACCCACAACTGCGACATATTATATTTCGAATTCCGAACGACGAAGATAGAGTCCTTATCAAACTCAAGTGTAATTTTCGTTGACACTTTCGTTTTTCGTAGTAATCTCCAAGACATAATTGTTTTGGAGATTTTTTCATGCCGCAAGACAATCAAGAGCCGGAAGTCGAAATCACCGCCCCTTCGGAAACCGAAGGCTACGATGATATGGACAACTATACCGACGTGTTCGGTATGCCGCCCTTCACCCTGGCTTATGCGATGGGGCTGGCGTGATCATTATCATCCAAATCGGCGTGATCGCCATCGTCATGTATGCCATCTGGGCGTTGCTGGCGGCTGCGTCCGATCTCGTTCTTCGGAATGATGTCATGTGGAAACTCTGGGCGTATTATCGATACGTCGCCGCCGTGGTCGTCGTGGGTTTCGCCATCATCGTTCGTCCTTATTTGTTCGGAGCCTAATCATGACCCAAGTCGAAATCGCCACCAGGGCAGGTTATGATTGCCGGTACGCCAATGGTAAGCTGACCCAGAATCCCTACAAGCGGGAATTTCTGATCGCCGCTTGGAACAAGGGCTGGCAACAAGCCGAAGAAGAACTGAAGGCATCGGATTTCACGCGGATGGACAATCCGTATAGCCTGCTGAATCCGAAATACATGAAAAATTTCCGATGAAAGTACGGAAGCGTTTCAAAAACCGGATGCTTCAATCCCAATACGAACGCTGGTGTCGCGAGGGCGCGGTTATGGGCGGGGCAAATACGTCCAAGACGGCTTACGTGTCCGGTTTCTCGTATCCCGATCTTCCCTCGCGACAAATTGCGGGGACCTTTACCTATGCCGCATGGCGAGCCGGGGTGGACAATCGCCGCGCCAAAAGATTTGGCGAAAATGACATCAACACTTTTTCCAAGGAACGGATCGATTTTCCGAACGACGTGATGGCGAAGGTTGCTCCGCATTTCCACAAATACTGTGTGACGTTGAGTGTCATGCCGAAAACCATCGCTCCCAATGGCGGTGGCTGGACGGATGTTCATTACACGGAAGAGTTTTTGGAATGGTCAAAAAAGCACGTGGGATCGTTGGTCGATCTCAGTGTTTTCATCAATCGCCAAAACACCGGTCTGACCGAAGGGTTCTGGACCCATTACCAAAACGCGCGGCGTGAACAAAATTTCTTCTTCTTGAATGAAGAGATCGCAACCATGTTTAAGATCAGGTGGGGATAATGATTACCATTCCTCGTTCAGACAGCGGTGATGAAAAATATCGCGACATCATGAAATATTTGAAGGAAAATATCAGCACCCAACCGTGCTATGATCGCGGGCTCTTTATGTCTGATCCCGATTCTTGGGATTACTTCATCTGCTTTCGCTCCACTGTTATCGAAATCGTAGTTCGATCCGACGAACATTCTGCTTTCATTAAGTTGAAGTGGTCGTAGCCATGGCTTTGTCTGAATACAGAATCGTGGTCTCGCGCCTGGACCCCATCATCTATAACCAAGAAATGCGTGTCGGCGCCGACGAATTCACGCCTGAGTTTCAGGCATGGATGTTGGAAAACATCGGTCCCATGCATATGCTTCACACGCTGAGCGGTCTCGCAACCGTCGATGGAAAAGTGTTTCGAGCCGATAAGCCGGAACGTGGATGGGGCACACTGAATCATATCAATGACGGCTGGAAAGAAGAAATTATTTTCCTTCACAAGGAAGACGCTGCGCTATTCAAAATCAAATGGGGCGGTGAAATTTGGCATAGGGGTATGCTAGATGAATAAATTTGACATTTCCACGCTGAATTATCCCAACATTTACGTCAACTTCAATTACACCCCAGAATTCAGGGCGTGGATGGAAGAACACGTTGGCGAGCACGTGAGCACCACCGCGCTTCATGGCTACTATTATTCCAACAACACGGTTCAACATGGACCCCCTATGAAGACGGGTTGGTCTGATGATGGCGTTACTGCTTTCGCGTGGCAGATCATCATTACTATTCCGAATGATGATGCGGCAATAGCTTTCAAACTGAAATGGCTATAGACAAAACCAATTTCGTTTGATATATTATCGTTATTCTTTGGAGAGTAACGAATGCTTCCTCAAATCGACAACGCGAACAAGACCGTCACCGTCGAACGTGTGACCGATCTCTATCGCCAGTTCGACAGAATGGATGTTCCTGGCTATTACGAAGGCGACGAGCAAAACCCCTACGCGGGTCGGTGCGCCGTCGTCCCCAAGTCGGCAACCGTGTACGCCATGGTTCCCGCTGGCTCTGATGAACAAATTTCCCTGGCTCGCGCCCTGCTGAAGGGTGTTGGTGGGCGCCGCAAGGTTCGGGAAAAGGTTTGCACGAAACCCGAAATCAATTATAACCAATTTGCCCAATCTGGGAAAATTTTGGTGTTGTGGGTCTAGATGATTAACTGGAAAAACGTAGGTCGGGCTCTTGCTATGCTGCTGGTCCTGCCCTGGATTTTTGCATGGTCGATGGTTATGACTATCGTCATGGCTAGCCATGGTCTGTGGTTTATAGTCATCGCTCCAACGGTGATCGGGGGCGCCCTCACTCTGGTCAGCTATTCGGTTCATGGGCAGTTCTGGTTCATCCGACATAAGGTAGAGATCGGCGAATTCTTTTCCGATCTGAAATCGGACCTGAAGAATTTCTTCTTCAAGACGCCCGATGCGTAGACCTAGCGACTGGCTCAAGGAAGCTGACGTAATCGCTGACCGCATTATCGAGGTTAAGCTGAAGCGTCTGCGCGCCCTGGAAACGGGTTTCCCGTTTCTGGTAAAAGCCTATGACGATTTGATCGCTGCATTGGACAGCAACGAAATGCAAGCCCTGCGGTTTGCGGCGGGGGACCTATGACTTATTTTGTACCTGTAGCCATTCTGGCACTTGCCTATATCATTGGTGGCAACGGCTGGATTGCGAGTTGTTGGGATTCCTTCAAGCGGTTTTGGGGTATTCAAAAGAATACTTGACAAAAGTGTTTCTTCGGCTAGATTACTCCATATAATTCTTTTTGGAGATTGTTCATGCCGTATCCCCAAGGTGCCCTTCAGACCCAGCAAGAATTCGAAAGCGTTCTTCTGCAACCGGGCAACATCGTCTGGGAAGTTCTGGGTCTGGGCGAACAGTCCTACATGCAGGAATACATGGTCGGTCCCCGATCCAAGGTTGTTTTCAACCGAGCGGGCACGTCGTATTTCTGCTATCACATGCTGGAAAACGGCAGGGAAGCTTCCGACTTCAGCCTTCGTGACTGCAACATCGGCGGTCTGAACAACTACAACAACCATTTCCTGTTCACCGTGCGTGCTCACGCCGAAGCCTATCTGGAAGTGGCGAAGACCATCCCTTTCGCTCGCGATCCGCTCGATTTCCTTTTTGAATATGACGAGCCTCATGCTTTCCGCTACGACGACGATGATGACGACCAAGCCCGGCGGGACGATGATGCCGTCGAACGCATGTTCTTCGAAGACATGCGCGAGGAACGTGAATCGCGTTCGAACATGGTGGTGTTCACGGACGGCGATCCCGAGCCCAATAACATCCTGGGCGCCAAGCTGATCGAAGCCATCCGCAAGAGTGCGGTCGCATGAAGCCGATGCGCGACAACAAATACGGCGACATCGTTATCCAACAAGGTGACGATGAAGTCTATACGGCTTACGTGATCGGTTATCCAGAAATGAACCGAGAGGGTAAGACCCCTGCTGAAGCTTTGCGCAAAGTCAACGTTGCTCTATATTGGGCGCGCGACAATAAGCGTAAGGCGGAAACCGCCCGCACGGATGCCGTTCGCAAGGCTAGTGAAGACCTTGATGCGATCTTTACTGGCAAGAAAAAGAAGAAATGGTGGCTATTCTAATACTTGACAAATTCCGTATTTGGTATTAGAATTCCACTATGAAAAATGTAAGCACACAAGAACGTAAGGTCTTCGCTCCGAGCGAAGAAGCAATGATCGAAAAGGCACGGGTCTTTTCGCGGGCGGCTTATGCTGCCCATGGCGTTGTCCGCAAGTATGACGGCTCCGAATATATCGTCCATCCGCACGCCGTTGCAGAACGTGTTCGCCGGATGCCCGGCGCGACCTGGGAAATGGTCGCCGCTGCATATCTGCACGATGTTGTAGAAGACACGCTGGTCGCCCTGTCGATCATCCGCGAAGAATTCGGCGATGAAGTCGCCCGCCTGACCGATGGTCTGACCGACGTGTCCAAGCCGGAAGACGGCAACCGCCGTGAACGGAAGGAATTGGACCGCCTGCATACCATCGCGCAATGCTGGAAAGTGAAGTCCGTCAAAAACGCGGACGTTACTGACAACTTCCCGTCCATCGTGGCTAAGGACTTCGGGTTCGCGAAGAAGTGGGTTCGCGAAAAGGCGGAACTGTATGACGGCGGCAACATGCTGGATTCCGATCCCGAGTCGCACGCCGAAGTCATGGCTCTGATTGCCGCCTTCTACGCCGATCCCCGTCACCGTCATGGCTAGACTGGGGCACACGCGGCGTCGTGTGACTTCGTACTATAACCCGGCTTCCTACGGCTATCGCCGCGTAGAACACTTGTACTATTTTTGGTACCAAGCCAATGAGGCTGAGTGTAAAGAAGCCAAGCGGCGTAACTATCTACAGACCAAAGACTTACCCTCTGTTAGAGACCACAAGGGGGTTTTGTTGAAGGGTCTGTACCGAGTTAGCCCCAAGATAGAAGACCTACCTGAAGAGGCTCTACACGCCTTCTGGCGGTATGTTAAAATCGAAATGCCCTGGACGGGGCGGGTGGTTGTGCCCGCCTCCGTTCATGGTCCACAAATTTATTCCAATCCCGTCTACGTCTTCCAAAACGAAGAAGACGCAGCAATGATGCAGTTGAAGTGGGGTTAGACGTGCCGCCATATCATCATATCCTAGGCGCACGAATTGTTGAGGACATAGCGTCCGCCAACAACCCGTACTATTTGCTTGATCGCAACAGCGACATTGTTTCTCCGTCGTTTACGCGCGAAGAAATCATCGTAATCCCTGCGACTAAAATGATTCCCAAGCGAGTGCGCCTAACGGGCGCAGGACGGTTCTCGCGCTATAGAATATTTGGGAAACACCACAACTATTCCAAATTCCTGTATCGGCTAGAAGAACCCGACAACTCAAACGACGTTTTGACGTGGATCGATAAGCACACGTCTGGCGAATGGTCGTTCGCACTTCCCACCCGCGACAATCCGGCTCGATATGGAGAAGGTGACATCTTCTTTTATTTTATGAATGAAGAAGATGCCACTCTGTTTAAGCTCAAGTGGAATTGTGTGGCGATGCTTATTTCAAAGCCAGCTTGACCATCACGGCATCTTCCGCGAATTGCAGAACCACATAGCGCGTGTTGGAATTATAATAGAAACGACCGCGACACATGCGATGTAGCATCGCCGAAACCTTGGATTGCTTCAAAGTCCGGTTGACCTTTATCTCGTAGATGCACCCGGCTTCGTCTCGTTCGAAAGTGGGCCACTCATTTTCGAGATAAAAATCTACCTTCGATTCCGTTATACGTTTAATTTCTGCGAACGGAAGCTGGTATTGCTCTGGGCTATCCTTATCGATGTATTCGAGTGCCCGAAACTCTGAATCAATAGCAACATGCCGACATACCCGCCGGTCTCTGACTTCTCTCGCATACCAATAATCAGGCTTAGGATCACGCGATATTGGGCTAACAATCGGCTCAAACGTGAATCCCAGCATGAAATCAAGCCAATACTGATATTGATCATAGCGACCGCGCAAGCGTCGAGGGTTCGGACCAATAACGAAGGTTTGGGTATTCTGCTGATACGATTGCATGGTGGTTCCATACCACATGGCACACGAAATTAAAACGAAAATAAATCTAGCATGACTGTTAAAAAAGCGTTACAATGAGAAAAATATAAACACCCGAGGGAGGGTAACGCTATGAAATTACGCATTGCGTGGGAACGTCTGGCTATCGTGATAGCCACTGGTTTGTTCTGGATCGGCATCGGTTGGGTTCTCTGTCGATCCACCGGTTTGATTGACTAACCGAAATTATTTTGGTAATGTCAGGGATGGCTTTTAAATGCGTCATCCCTGACAATTATACCCAAGCATACGTGTTGGATTTCAGCTACCGATTGAAAAATTGGATGCGCGACAATCTGACCGATGGCTTTCGGGACGTGAAGTTGTCGTACGTGTACGAGAGCAAGGAATGCATCGCGACCTTCCCGAACGATGAAGACGGCGTATATTTTCAATTGAAAATGCTTGACCCCGCCGTGATTCCAACGATGGGGAAGAAAGCGTGGTAATGTATTTCTGGCGCCGGATATCCCACTGGCTCAAGCATCATCCCCTGCGCAAACTGTTTTGGTATACGCTTGAAGTAGATCGAAACATGCTGAAATGGTATTCAGCAAATCCGTGGGCTGATGACGTGATGTTCCGCAACACGGACATTTCGGATTGGCTAATCGCCCACTACGATTATCCAGTTCCTATACATTCCCGTGCGCCCACAATTTCAAGCTTGGGAGCCGAGTGGAAACACTGGATCAAGCTTCGCACCGAAGAAGACGTGGTTTTGTTCAAACTCAAATGGAGCAAATATCATGTCGAGTGAGGTCCAATGAATTTCCAGAATGCTTTTCTTCTGCTGATCGGCGTGGGCTTTGTCCTATGGCTCGTTTACCAGAACATCAGTCTTGATTTGAAGGTCTATCGCCTCAATAGGCAGGTAGACCACTATAAGCAATTGTATGGTGAGCTTCCAAGTGGCGACAACTAAAACTGTTTCTAATAGCTATTCTCTACGCAAAATTGGTACGAACGATTTTCTAGTTCGCGAAAGCCTGTGGATTACCGCGAACCCCGCATCCGCACGGTATTCGTTAGCCGCTTCGCATCAACAAGCGACGGTTCCGATCTTTGAACCCAAGGGTGTGTCGTGGTCCACTGAGATCGTGGCTATCGATCACCTATATCGGTACAACCGAAATCGCCAAATCGACCCCGCGAATTATCCGCCTGTCGAAATTCATTTCAGAGAAAAACAAGTCATCCTCACTGACCTGGGCGTGCTCACGCCCCCGAAGACCGGCTTCGTTCGTTTCTTAGACGAGTATCCAGAGTTACGATCAACGGTAGAAGCCAACACGCTTCGCGCCATCCACAACAAGAAAACAAAAAACAATCCCGATTGGTTGTTGATCGGCGGTACCCAGCCCGGCAAAACCAAACTCAACCTGAAACCAAAACACGTCATCTTTCAAGAGCTTGATAGTTCGGTTGCAGGATACAACAACTACATAACCATTGTTGCTCTTTGGGGTTCTGAAGAAGACATGGTTCATACTCGATTGAAGATGAACATAGTCAAAAGAGTATGGGATATGAATATTCTAAAAATCGTACATGGGAACTTGCCAACTTCATTATTGTAGACTATACTGCATTCATGAAAGTTGTTCCTACATCTAGTTTCAGGTCGCAGATCAAAGGCAATGCTCCCGATATGTCGATGGAGTATATACCGCTGCCTGGACAATTCGCACAATCCACGTCGGGTTTTGTCGAATTCTATATGTACATCTTCGATCAAATCGACGCTGCGATGAATCGCCAGGGTACGACCTGGGATTACGAGATCGACGCGAATAACGATCTTCGGGTGTATTTCAACACCCATGATGATCGAGTCTATTTCCGCTTCCGTTATGTGCCGTGGGAAAACCGCAATAAATAATGGATGCGCGACTTACTCAATATCGTTGAACGAAGCATCAACACAATCGACTTTGATGACCTAGCCGAGCGGCTGTCTCATGAAGATGGCATCTACGATACCTGTCAATTCGATTACAATATCGAAAACAACAGAGACGAAGACGACGATATCAGCGACGAAGATCAAGCGGATTTCAAGGAATTCGTGCTGGATTGGTGCCGCGACACTCTTCACAATTCCTATTACAAATTCCAACATCTGTTCAAGGATGGTGTGATCACTCTCTATCGTGTGATCACGGCGCCTGTTGATTGGAAGCCGGATGAGCGTCACCCCGGCATCTACTGGTCCTGGGACAAGCACGCCGCTGAAGCCCACTGGGGCGACTTCCGACAGGGGAATGTCAAATGGCGCATGACAACGCAGGTTAAGAGCGAAGACATCGACTGGGATGCCACGCTGCTGATGAATGCGAACCCGAGCTACGAGGAAGAACGCGAGATTCGCATCCTCGAAAAGCCGATCACACTCACGAATGTTGAACGGTTGAAATAACAAACAGTTTTTCTAAATACTATCATGGAATCCGTAATCGGAAGATGGGATAGTATTTGGCTTTATGAGCCTAGCATGAAGACCGATCCACTTTTCGTGGTCGGTCTTCATTTGTATAGACCCGTAGTCAACTGGCTTGAACGACACGAACTGAGTGACGCCTTACGCAACGGCTACAGCGATTTAATTTTTGAAAATTTTGACGACGTGATCCTATTCAGGTTCGCTTTCGCCAGCACGATCCGGTTGTGGGATTGACCACACCGGCTTCTTTCCAAATAACTTATCTAACCACCAATCGGGGAACACCGGATCATCGTACAGTTCGATGAGGAACAGGTTGCCCTTGGATAGGTCTTCGCGCCACATTTTGACAGCGACATCCATCCATTTTTTGCCGTGGTAGTAGCCGTTCTGGTGGGAGCAAGTACCACCCGAAGACTCTGCGTTGTACATTTCGTACAGCATGTCTTCGCTAAAATCTAATTCGTGCTCCGTATCCCGAGTGAATATTCGGTACACGGCAACCATCTTTAGAAATTTCTTACTCAGTTTCTTGCGTTTAGCGGGGTCATTTGGTTATCCTCCGGGGCTTGATAGTTCTTTGATAGCGCGGTGAAATTCACGATAAATCTGCTTCAGTTGCCCATGGGCGCCGTTGGTGTCATTGATCGTGAATGGACGACGACGGCTGTCGCCGTTGTAGGTGACTTCGTAAAAGTGATGCTTCGACTTCAAACCGAAATCGACCTTCGCTCCGACAGCCGTAGCCTCTTGGAGCAAAAGTGCCTTTACGTTACGCAAATGTTTGGACATGAAAATAACCATATTTCGTTAATGGCTCATCATACCAAATTATTTACGAAGTTTCAACGGATTTTAGTATGGCGTGGAAGCCGAGAGACCCCCGCGCCATTAGTTAGTTAAATTCCGACGCCAGCGAAGAATCTATTCGTGTTGCCGCTGTCGGTGTAGCCAGAATACGAAGTAACCAGCCAACGATCACCGATCCAAGTCATGAACGCATATCCACCACGGCGATCACCATAAAGCGCAAAGCCAACGCCACCATTACCAGCATGAGTCATACAAGTGGCAATAACGCGCAGTTTTTGAGTAACAGTGGTCTCATAAGAGAAACCGTTTGGATTGACCCAATGAATAATCTTCTGTTCACCGACAAATTTGCCGTTTCCAAGGAAAACGGCATACGTCGGAATGTTATCCGGGTCAGGGCTCCCGGTGGTAGGAGTATTGATATTAATTTGGTCCGACCACATGGGTAGAATAGTCGGTTCGTTAGTCGAGTCAGCGGTTACTACCGCAATGGTAGGGGGTGTTTGATAAGTCAATTAAATTCTCGATAAAATAAAGGTTTGGTGCGTCCAGCAAGGATTGAACTTGCGACCCTCACAATGTCAATGTGATGCTCTCCCGCTGAGCTATGGACGCCCATTTCGAAAAATGGAAGAGGTTTGGTGGAGCCTATCGGATTCGAACCGATGACATTCTGCTTGCAAAGCAGACGCTCTACCAACTGAGCTAAGGCCCCTCCGAGGGTGTTGCTCATTACTAAGCAACGTTGGTATTTTTTATTTATATCCTACTTTTATTTATCTTGCAAGAACTTTCTACTGATTTTTGAACGCCAAATGCGCAATAACAGAAAGTTCGGAAAGGTCTACAGATTGGCGGGTTCCGATGACCAACCGATAGTTTGCCACGTGGATCGGATAAGACTTGATCCCGAGCCTTCCAAAACGTTCCACTAGAGCATTTGCCGTTGCTACATCGAAATGCGCAAAGGGAGTGCCTTGTTGATACTCGATTGCATACAGCGGTTCAGCGAGAGAATAGTTCTCACCTTTGTCGTTTTTGCGAAGCAGCAACTTGTTGTTCAGTGTGTGAACTGAACGATAGTCATCCGCCATCCTAGATTCTTTGGAATGCTTATTATAAAATTTCTGTGTTACCTCTTGCGTCTTGGCAAGATAGTTCCACCAATGATCAACGACTACTTCCATAATATTCTAAATCCCATTTCAAATTCGTCTAGTTCGCCAGGGTGAAATTGAAACGCCGCAAGAAAGAAACGCTTGCCTGACATGCCATCCGAGACCATATAGCTCATACGATGCCCGAGGCGTTCAACTCGTGCCACGGTCTCTTGGTCTTGTGCGATATTGAGTTCGTATGCATCGGAGCCCCCTTGCATGTTCTCAAGGTCAATATATTCTACGACCATGAACAATGCAGGTTTGGGGTAGGGCAGAAGCGAGACGAACATAGTATCGAGGGTATTCGCGGTAAAATACGACGATTTAGCATCGGTTGTCGAATTGGCTGAACTGCGACACCACTTGGACAAGTAATGGCAAGTACCAATCCAAGTATCCAAGTATGTTATCTTTTCAATCTTGCGCATCGAAAACCTTGACGTATTTTGATAAATTATATACTCTAACCAAAATATATTCAAGGGAGATTTTCGATGATTGAAACGTGGAACGAACTAATCAGCGCGGGGTTTCCGCGCGAACATATGATCAATGAAGCTGAACGCCATTTGCGCAACCTTCACGATCTTGAAGAAATCTCTTGTACGACATCGTTTGCCGACATCGACTCGGCTCGCATCGTCGTCAACGACTGGATCAACGAGCAAAAGAAACTGATCGAAGACGGGAACACCGATCCGGCTGAAGCCGTTTGATCTAGGTATCCCAGCAATCAGAGGAAGCCCCGGAATAGATAGCCGGGGCTTTTTCTATTTGGCTAGCAGTTTGAAAACTAAGAATTGATCGTTCATGTCATCATGATCATGTGCCAGCAACATACCATCTGGCAGAATATGCAAACGTCTTACGAAGATTTCGTAACGTTCCAACCGTTTGATATAGTCATCGATGTCTTCGAACGGAGTATGATAGAAATCTAACGATCCCATGTTGGGTAGATGCGTAATAAATTTAGGCTTGACCATGAAATATGCTAGACGAGCCTTTTGATCATTCAGTACCGCAGGGTGATAGCCCATATTCTTAGATTCCAGGGCATCGTAATCGTCCCATAGATGAGTCGTCATCATGGTTAGATTGTGGTGCGGGCGTTTAGCGTATGGCGCACAATGATAGTCGGGGTGGTACATATAATCTCAAGGTTGGTGCCACGAACTGGAATCGAACCAGTGACCTTCGGGTTTTCAATCCGACGCTCTACCAAAAATCTGAGCTATCGTGGCGTTATTTAAATTTCAGTTTGAATTCCACATATTCGTCTAGTTCCAGATCGACCAGAATATGCGGTCCCCGGAATGCATGAATAGTTTTAAGATGACCGCGTTCCTGTAACCACAAGAATGCCGGGACAGCCCGTGTGTCAACGTCTTCGATATCGACTATCATTCCGGCTCGATGCCGTTCGTAATATCGGGCTGTCGAAATTCTGAACCCAACATAATAAAGCTGAATTTCTTTACCAGCCTCATTACGGTAATAATGACAGCTTTCATCCTCGAAATAGAGTGGCTGATCGCGATCATAACTCATCGGGTAAACTTCATCTTCACAAAAACAAGATCATCTACATTTTCGAAATGAAGAGGCACGTAACAACAGTCGGTGATGCTACACCGCTCTGTGTTGCCGATGACGTATTCAATATTATTCTTTTCAAGAAAATACATGAACTGGGCATTCGACCCAGAAAGGATACGCATGAGCGTGCTACGAGTTTTCATGAACAGCAGCAAGCCCAAGCGAAACTCAGATCGCATTTCTGAACGAGGGACGGATAGCATCACCCCGGTCTCAGTGAACCTAACTGCGTCGAGCATCAGAGCCACTTGAGCTTGAACAGAGCGAAATCGTCATCGGACAGTCCGACAAGAACGTGAGCCCCATGACCGCCTGACAAATGAATGTCGATGCCTACGCGCTCCATCCATTCCCAGACTTCAATAGAATCATCGCGAAGGCGCCGCTTGGTCACGACCAAATCGTTTGTGTGCCCCACGCGGGGGATGCCTGATATGGCAAAAGATTCACTGTAGCGAAGACCGAAACGATTGACTTCGATCCCCTTCCCATCCGGGGTAATACGATACCCCTTCAACTGAGTGGGATCGTACATCAATCTGGCATTGCGGTCGTAGTTTTTCATAGCCATTTCAACTTGAAGAGTGCGGCGTCTTCTTCCGTGGCGAAACACAACATATCGCCCCATTGACGACTAAATGAGAACCACGCGGGATGCGATAAACGCTTATGCATCCACGTACGCACTTGACGTTGGAACACCTTGTCTCTACCGATTTCCAAGACTGAATTCGCCAACTTAATGCGTTCAGCCTGGGTACGAAATACAATGGTTCTCATCGTCACTCGCAGAAAAATTGGTGCTAGGAACTGGGATCGAACCAGTGACACTCGGATTTTCAATCCGATGCTCTACCATCTGAGCTACCCCAGCATGAAGACGTTGGTAGTGGTAGGTAGACTTGAACTACCGACATTCACATTATGAGTGTGACGCTCTACCGCTGAGCTATACCACCACGTTACGTCTTCAAAACTTCTTTAGCGGCGCCACCGCCATGGAGAAATTTGGGCTCCCGGTGTGCCCTCATCCTCTTGGAGCAAAGTGCAGTTGCCCACACCCATTACTTTCAACTCCCTAGCTGACAACACCTTAGTCTGAGAACTAGAGCGTGTCAACCAAATTTTAGTTTAAAATGCATGGCAACCTGTTCGTCCTTGAAACTCACAAGGCAAGTATCTCGCGTATCGCCCATGTATTTTGGATTATAGAGGATATCAATTCTAAAATCTTTATCGGGACAAATTGCATTTTTACCGGGGCAATTCTTGTATTTTTCATACCATCCACCGGCGCCATGATACGCGCATTCCAACTCAGGATAATTTGCTTCTAACCATTCATGAATTGGATAACACTGTTCTATACGGAAAGACCCGGTGTGCTGTCGGGCATAGTCCGCGTATTCGACTACATAAGGAAATCCAGTCATCCGAATTTCAACCGAAAATGCATCGCCATTTCTTCAGTGCAATGACAATGCAAGCCGTATGGTTTATCCAGCATGATTTCAATCGTGCCAAATTCTCGTGTGAAGCGTTTAGTGCTTAACGGCTTCATATATTTTTCGAAAGTATATTCGCCTTCGTAATGACTATCTAGCCATTCGATGATCTCTGACCGCATCGGGGGTTCTTGACATCGCGTTTTCTTATAGGGATCGTACTGATACGTGGTATCGTATTCGTCACTAATAACCCAACCACGAACATAATCGGGTTCGAAAATATGAGTATCATTAAACAGAAATGTAAGAGTTGCTGTCATTTGCTTTGAAATGTTTGGTGCGCGGTGACGGGCTTGAACCGCCGACCCTCTCGGTGTAAACGAGACGCTCTACCACTGAGCTAACCGCGCGCCGTAAAAAGAATTATTGGTCGGGGCGGCAGGATTCGAACCTGCGACCCTCTGGTCCCAAACCAGATGCGCTACCAGACTGCGCTACGCCCCGCCTTAACTCTTATTCTTACTATATAGACCCGATGGGTTCGGATCAATATTTATCTTATAGAAATTTCAATTTGAACATCGCCAAGTTGTCTGGGTCTTCAAACTGAAATTCAACCGTATCGGACAACGGAAAGTATTCTAACCTCATCCGCCAATCCGGTTCGTTATTGTCCAACCATTCAAACATCGCCGATGGCATACGAATAAGAATATCGCTCTTGTTTCGATGACCAAAGAACAAGCCGGATATTTTATTAGCCGCAACGACCATCGGATATGTCGTAGAAGATTTGAATTTCATAGCCATTTCAACTTGAATTCTACTTCGGTTTCGTCGGTGGTATTTCCGGTCAATTCTATATGGAAATGGTAGGCATCCGCAATCAAGTTATTATGTGGTAGCCCTTTATGAACAGCTATTACCCGGATGCAGATTTGACGTTTCATACACCATTGGTGCATTTTTCCTAAAACACTATAGCTATAACTTCTCGGCGTGGTATCCAACCATTCTCCCGGTATGCTAATGCTAGCGAAATGATGTATCAGCCCGTGTGAAATGCTTATTTTAATCATAGCCACTTCATCGCGAACATCATTTCAGCTTCTTCATTTGGCAAGCCGACTAGATACTGCGTCACAGAGTCATAATCGTTATCGTCAAAATAGAAAAACATGACAAGCGGGATGACGCCGAACTTTTGGGCGCACCAGTTTTCTACTTCTTTCTTACACCGCTTCGCGCCGTTGCATCGACCCATATCCGATGCCAGAACGATATCATAGCATCGCCGTGCTATCCGGGGAGGGATACCTTTTTTGCAGCAAATTTTCTTGCGGCGGGCGCGATTGATTTCGATCATAGCCACTTCAACTTGAAAGCGATCATGTCTTCTTCAGTCTCGAATTCGACTATCGAAGCAGCAGCATTTTCACCAGATTGGTAATTCATAAAGATGTAGACTGGATAGCCAAGATGTTTCCTAGCCCAATCATCAATAGGTGACTTCAGAGTCCAGCAAAAATAATGTGATTTCCAACCACCGTATAGCGCATAAATTTTCGCTCTCACGGGCGCGGATGCCGCGTAAGCGTGAAAATCATGTGCAACTAATGCAGTTGTGGGAAGAACTATAGCCATTTGAGCCTGAATATCAGCAAGTCGTCTTCGTTCGTAAATCTAATCCAAAACCTAACCCGATTGTTTGACGCCATCATCGTAGGTACTTCACTCAAATGGCGTTCACACCATTCAGCCATGTTCTCACGCCACACATAGATAATGTTATCGTCGTCAGCGATTGGAGCCCAACCGCCTCGCCGCCATGCGGAAACCTTCATCATAGGGGTGCGCAGATCATACATCGCATTTTAATACGAAAATTTCGTTGGATCGTCAAACGGATTATGGTATGCGAGAGGCTATGACGTTAGTTCCTATTCCACATGATGTCCTTATCGCGCACCCGGCTAGAATTCGGATGTTTTGCGACGAGATTCATCACATTCATGATAGCAAGTACACGAACTGGACGATGACCAAAGAGTCCAGAGATTGGGTAATGTCAAACCTGGGATACGAACCCGTATTCTACGATCCCGATCAGCATGAAACCAAATCCTCAGATATGATTTTGTGTTTTCGGTCAGATGAAGACGCCACCATTTTTAGATTGAAGTGGCTATGATTACCTACGCCGCCCTTAAAAATTATCCGGTTCACATTCGGAAAGGTTTCAGCTACCTCAACGGGCTGGACGACAATACGTCAACCGCGCATTGGCATTTGAAACCAGAAATCAAAGCATGGTGCAAAGAACAGTTCGGCTATGCACCACTCTTCTTTGATCCCGATGAATTTTCAACAGACTTTCCGAATTTTGCTTGTAGCTATGATTTGATCGTAGCTTTCAAATCAGATGATGACGCCGTACTATTTCAAGTTAAGTGGCTATGATAAACAACAAAACCTTGGCGAAATATCCGGTTCTCATCAGAGATCACGTGAATAAATTTCGCCACCTAGACGATACGGAAATTGATACCAGCGAAGGTGCTTGGCATCTGTATGCTCACATTAAGACGTGGTGCAAAAAATCACTTGGCTATGTGCCTTTGATTTACGATCCCGACTATTACGGGCACGAACCAAGTGACGATATGATTATGGGCTTTCGATCAGAAGAAGACGCAGCAACTTTTAAGCTGAAATACCTATGACTAATATTTGGCTCCGCGTATACATCGATGACATGGAAACACGCTACGACGATTCTTCCGCTGGACGTTGGACTCTTCGTCCAGATATCGCCGAATGGTGCCGAATCAATATGAATTATGTGCCACCCATCTTTGATCCCGATAAAATCACGGGAGAAAGATCGGATGATATGGCGATTGAATTTAAAGCCGAAGACCATCTAGTGCTGTTCAAGTTGAAATGGGTATGACACGCAAATCTTACATTTATCGAGACCATCTAGACGAAATGAAAAAGATCGATGCTGATCACAATAGCAAGTGGTCTCTTCGTCCAGACATTGCCAAATGGTGCGAAAAATATATTGGATACATCCCTCGGTTCTATGATCCTGACTTGCGCTATAAACCTAGACAAGTCACGCAAGATATGGCAATAAGCTTCCGATCTGCGGAAGACTTCGTGATGTTCAAGATGAAATGGCTATGAAATACTCGTACGTCGCAGATGTCGATGTTATAGAAGTGATTTCCATGGTGACTACATGGACATTACTCCCTAATGTTGCGTTCTGGTGTATTGAGAATTTAGGCTATGCCCCCGAATTGTTTGATCCAGATGAAACCGCCCCGCCGAGAAGCAACGGACGCCCGCCATATACAAATGACATGGGTTTGAGATTTGAATCGGAAGACGATTTCGTCATCTTCAAAATTAAATGGCTATGACTTATTATCTTAGAGATCGGGCTGACGCCTTGCGCAAATACGATCATGGCGAAGATTCCGATTGGAAACTTAGTCAGGACATTGCCGATTGGTGTGAATATTCATTCGGCTACATTCCCCAGTTTTTTGACCCCGACCATACCTTTAAACCGCATAGAGCAACTAGTGATATGGTTCTGGAATTCCAATCGGAAGATGACTACGCTATGTTCAAATTGAAATTCGGATGAAAGCCGTACTTCAACTTTCCGACCGCGAAATGCGCAAATACGACAACGGCGACGAAGATGCATGGCGCCTACGTCGTGACATCAGAGATTGGTGTCGCCAAACCATCGGTTATGCACCACGGATCGTTGACCCAGTAGACGGCAACGGTTTGAGCGATCAATCAGCTATCAACTTCCGATCAGCAAATCATTTGATGTTGTTCAAACTGAAATGGTCATAAATATTCTCATGAGATTTCATGAGATTATCACCGAAGGGCGCGATGCCCCACTGTTCCATTTCACTTCGGTCAATCTCTTGATCCGAAATATTCTGCCCGAAGATGCCTTGAAGCAAGGCAAGCGAGGCGGCGTCAGTCTGACGCGGAATCTCGCAACACCATTTTATTCAAACCGTTGGGATCGCGATGCGCTTCTGATCTTGAATCAAACTGCGCTCTCTCAAAGATTTAAAATTGTCCCGATGTTTGGCGACAGCCCTATCGAAGTCCCGGCTCTCAATCAAGCTAGAGCCGATGATCCAGATCATGAATGGGCGTCCCCGGAAAACGAACAAGAAGAACGTGTGATGGCTGATATTGCGCCATTGCACAAATATCTTTATGCCATCGCCGTCGATTCAGGTTACGAGGAAATCGACCTAACGTATCTTCGCAAAGTTACCGACGATAGCAGCGTCATGTGGACAATGTACCTTGGCGAGTATGCGAAGAAGACAGGAGCCAAACTCGTTGATCGGGCTTCGGTTCGCCGGAACGGAACCTGGGGCAAGGATATGACGA